TGTTATTGTGTACTTAGATGCACTTATAATCTCGTAAACCTGTGTCCATGATGTTATACCACGACTCGAAAGGGACAAAGTCATACTGCGAGTAATGAGGTATAAAAAAAAGTGTAATCAGTTTTCTAATATGGGTTAAGGAAAGCCTCATAGAAATCGCGGTAAATCGCGGAATCCGGATTGAGTTCTAGTGTGTCGGACACCTTGGATGCTCGATGACGGGCGATATAGCGTCTGAGACAGTTTCTTCGTGTGATGCACCTACATATGACATGTACAATCTTGACTTGCCGAAAAGTCGGAGCGTTTGGAGGAAATTGGTTGTTGTCAAGATCTAAACGTTTAAGCGAACCCGGATTGAAGTCTTTCCAGGATGATATTTGATTGTTGTAGAGATACAAATGTGTGATTAATCCCGGATTGAAGTCTTTCCAGGAGGATATTCGGTTTTTAAAGATATACAACTCTGTGAGTGAACCCGGATTGAAGTCTTTCCAGGAGGATATTTGGTTGTTGTAGATACACAACTCTGTGAGTGAACCCGGATTGAAGTCTTTCCAGGAGGATACTTGGTTGGTGCCGAGATCTAAACGTTCGAGTGAACCTGGATTGAAGTCTTTCCAGGAGGATACTTGGTTGGTGCCGAGATTCAAACGTTTGAGTGAGCCCGGATTGAAGTCTTTCCAGGAGGATATTTCGTTGTCGTAGAGATACAACTCTGTGAGTGAGCCCGGATTGAAGTCTTTCCAGGATGATATTTGGTTGGTGTCGAGATCTAAACGTTCGAGTGATCCCGGATTGAAGTCTTTCCAGGATGATATTTGGTTGGTGTCGAGATACAAATATTTAAGTGAGCCTGGATTGAAGTCTTTCCAGGAGGATATTTGGTTGTTGTCGAGATACAAACGTTTGAGCGGCTTTTTGTTTGGCTCATTTGTTATGGTGTACTCAGATGCACTTATAATCTCGTAAACCTGTGTCCAGGATGTTATACCACGACTCGAAAGGGACAATGCCATGCTGCGAGTAATGAGGTATGAAAAAAGTGTAATCAGTTTTCTGATGTGGGTTGGATAGACTGTATGATTTTTACATACAGGTTAGGATGAGAAAATAAAAAATAAGCATTATGTAAGTAAAGCTTCATAGAAATCCCGGTAGATCGCAGAGTCCGGATTGAACTGTAGTATAGATACAAACTTACCTGCTCGATGGCGCGCGATATAGCGTCTGATACAGTTCCTCCGTGTGATACACCTACAGATGGTGTGTACAATCTTGACTTGCCGGAAAGTCGGAGCGTTTGGGGGAAATTGGTTGTCATAGAGATACAAATGCGCGATTGAACCTGGATTGAAGTCTTTCCATGAGGATATTTGGTTGTTATAGAGATACAAATATTCGAGTGAGCCCGGATTGAAGTCTTTCCAGGAGGATATTTGGTTGTAGTTTAGATACAAATATTCGAGTGAGCCCGGATTGAAGTCTTTCCAGGAGGATATTTGGTTGTCATAGAGATACAAATACTTGAGTGAGCCCGGACTGAAGTCTTTCCAGGATGATATTTGGTTACTGTCGAGAAACAAACGTTCGAGTGAGCCCGGATTGAAATCTTTCCAGGAGGATATTTGGTTATTGTAGAGATACAAATACGTGAGCGGCTTTTTGTTTGGCTCATTTGTTATTGTGTACTCAGATGCGCTTATAATCTCGTAAACCTGTGTCCAGGATGTTATACCACGACCTGAGAGGACCAAAGTCATACCGGTATGGGTTATTTACGCTAGTGGGTTCAGTTTTCTAATATGGATTGGATTGGATAAATTGTATGATTTTACACACAGGTTAGGATGAGAAAATAAAAAAATAAGCATTGTGTAAGGAATTCATAATAGAAATCTCTGCAAATCGCAGAGTCCGGATTGAGTTCTAGTGTGTCGGCTATCTTGGATGCTCGATGACGTGCGATATAGCGTCTGAGACAGTTTCTTCGTGTGATGTACCTACGTATGACATGCACAATCTTAACTTGCCGGAAAGTTGGAGCTTCTGGGGGAAATTGGTTGTTGTCGAGATTCAAATACTTTGAGCCCGGATTGAAGTCTTTCCAGGATGATATTTGGTTGTTGTTGAGATATAAATACTTGATTGAGCCCGGATTGAAGTCTTTCCAGGAGGATATTTCGTTGTAGCTGAGATACAACTCTGCGAGTGAGCCCGGATTGAAGTCTTTCCAGGATGATATTCGGTTGTTGTGGAGATACAAACATTCGAGTGAGCCCGGATTGAAGTCTTTCCAGGATGATATTTGGTTGTTGTTGAGATTCAAACGTTTGAGTGAGCCCGGATTGAAGTCTTTCCAGGATGATATTCGATTGTAGCTTAGATACAACACTGTGAGCGGCTCTTTGTTTGGCTCATCTGTTATCGTGTACTCAGATGCGCTTATGAGCTCGTAGACCTGCGCCCAGGATATTATACTACAACCTGCGAGGAACAAAGTCATACTGGTATGGGTTATGAGGTATAAAAAAGTGTAATCAGTTTTCTAATATGGGTTAAGGAAAGCCCCATAGGAATCCTGGTAGATTAAGGAGTCCGGATTGAACTATAGTATAGATACAAACTTACGTGCTCGATGACGAGCGATATGGCGTCTGAGACAGTTCCTCCGTGTGATGTACTTACGTATGGCATGTGTAATCTTGACTTGTTGGAAAGTCGGAGCGTTCGGGGGAAATTGGTTGCCGTAGAGAGACAAACGTTCAAGTGAGCCCGGATTGAAGTACCGCCAGGATGATATTTGATTATCGCGGAGATACAAATGTGTAAGTGAACCCGGATTGAAGTACTGCCATGATGGTATTCGGTTAGCGTGTAGATACAAATGCTTGATTGAGCCCGGATTGAAATCTTTCCAGGAGGATATTTGGTTGCTATTGAGAATCAATTCCCCAAGTGAGCCCGGATTGAAGTCTTTCCAGGATGATATTTGGTTGTTTTCGATAACCAAACGTTTGAGCGAACCTGGATTGAAATCTTTCCAGGAGGATATTTGATTATCGCGGAGATACAAATGTGTGAGTGAACCCGAATTGAAGTCTTTCCAGGAGGATATTTGATTTCTGCTGAGATACAACTTTGTGAGTGGCTCTTTGTTTGGCTCATTTGTTATTGTGTACGCAGATGCGCTTATGAACTCGTAGACCTGCGTCCAGGATGTTATACCACGACTTGAGAGATCCAAAGACATACTGGTACGTGTTATGAGATATAAAAAAAGCGTAATCAGTTTTCTAATACGGGCCAAGGAAAGCCTCATAGAAATCCCGGTAGATCGCAGAGTCCGGATTAATTTCCAGTATGGTTGTAACTTTGGATGCTCGATGGCGCGCGACATATCGTCTGAGGCAGTTCCTCCGTGTGATGCACCTACATATGACATATACAATCTTGATTTGCCGAAAAGTTGGAGTGTTTGGGGGAAATTGGTTGTTGTTCAGATACAAATGTTCGAGTGAGCCCGGATTGAAGTACCGCCAGGATGATATTTGATTATCGCGGAGATCCAATTGTTCGAGTGAGCCCGGATTGAAGTCTTTCCACGATGATATTTCGTTGTTGAAGATATCCAAACGTTTGAGTGAGCCCGGATTGAAGTCTTTCCAGAAGGATATTTTGTTGTTGTAGAGATCCAAATATTCGAGTGAACCCGGATTGAAGTCTTTCCAGGAGGATAATTGGTTGTTGTGTATATGCAAATACACGATTGAACCCGGATTGAAATCTTTCCACGATGATATCTGGTTGTTGTAGATATACAACTCTGTGAGTGAACCCGGATTGAATTCTTTCCAGGATGATATCTGGTTGTTGTGGAGATACAACTCTGTGAGTGAACCCGGATTGAAGTCTTTCCAGGAGGATAATTGGTTGTCACCGAGATGCAACTCTGTGAGTGAGCCCGGATTGAAGTCTTTCCAGGAGGATATTTCGTTGCTGAAGATATCCAAACGTTTGAGTGAGCCCGGATTGAAGTCTTTCCAGAAGGATATTTTGTTGTTGTAGAGATCCAAATATTCGAGTGAACCCGGATTGAAGTCTTTCCAGGAGGATAATTGGTTGTTTTGGATATGCAAATACACGATTGAACCCGGATTGAAGTCTTTCCAGGATGATATTTGATTGTTGTGGAGATACAACTCTGTGAGTGGCTCTTTGTTTGGCTCATTTGTTATCGTGTACTCAGATGCGCTTATGAGTTCGTAGACCTGCGCCCAGGATGTTATACCACGACTAGAGAGGACCAAAGTCATAGCGATATGGGTTATTTACGGTGGTGGGTTCAGTTTTCTAATATGAAATGGGTAGATTGTATGATTTTACACATAGATTCGGATCAACTCACTCTCAAAAAAAACAAAGTCCGAAAAATCAGTTCGTTTGTTCGAGTCTGATCAGATAGCTTCGGGCTTCCTGTAAAGCGTCACGGATAGTCTGGGAGCCGACACGTCTTCCATTCTCAATGTCCCAGAGCTCCGGTTTATTATTGAAGTCGTCTAAAGCCTTCTCAAGACGTTGTACTTCTCTACGAGCCTCATCAATGGCTTCTTCAGGAGTCATGATATGTACATGTCGAGTATTGGGAAGCTCCGCTGGCGGTTCGTCTTCCGGATCCACCGCATGCTTGGCTCGCTCGGATATCGTAAGCTCGAGTATCGCCTTCTCGTGCGTAAGATCCTCTGTAAGACGTAGATATAGTTCAACGTTCTTAGTCATGTTTTCTTTGGCAATCTGATCGATCTCCTTGTTTACCTCATTGAGGCGCTTTTGGAGGTGTTCGGTTGTCGATGTATTGTTGTTCATTGTTCTGGGAGTAACTCACGAAATAATTCAATTTTTGACTATATACCTCTTTTTTAAGAAGGCGCCCCTTGCTATAACGAACAATTGTGCGAGTTGATGTATTCCACGCATCCTTAACAAAAAATGAGACAGAAAGACGAGAACCGGCAGTAGTATGCGGTTGTCGGATCACTTGATCTTGTCTAAAAGGTGTGATGGGCTCACGTAGATACTACTCGCCGGGTTCTTGGAGACGTTCTGCCAGAGTTGAAATTCTCGAGGACACGGAGTTACCGGATTCTCGGCGAAAAAATCATTATTGTTGATTACTTCTCAATCTGAATATTTCCTGATCTCTATCAAAGAGTTGTCGTTGCAAATATGAAATGTACAACCACAAATGCCCTGCTTCCCATACATAGAAGTTCCTTGCAGTTTGTTCGTCCGGAAATATGCGCGAAGGATCCGTCGCAGGACTCATTTCGGATGCAGGAACGTGATACGGTTGCACTGGTATCCAGGTAGGCGGGGTGACAGGTGTACGTATCGGTGCCTGTTTGGGTGATTGTACGGGGTACAATTGTACGGGTGCCTGCTTGGGCGGGACGACTTTCGTATTAACCGTTGCGCTTGTGGGCATCCGTGGCAGTTCCATGCGGGTTGTCTGAATCATTCGTGCGGGTGCTGAGGACTTTAATGCGTAAAGATGATGCGGTGCAACAGCTGGCACGGTTTTTTGTCCGGGTTGCGATGATGTCTTCGCGCGCTTGACAAGAGCGCATTCACCGCAGAGTCGTGCGGTCATTCCATGATCACAGATGAGACCCGAGTGCGATATCGAGCACGCATACATCAGAGAATCTCGTACGTAGTTTGCACATCGAACGTTAGACTCGTCAACGTAACGACATCGTAGAGGTTCGCCCGGATGCATGTTCACATTTGGGCTCACGCTAGGGTCCGGAGACTTTCGCTTCTCTGGAGCATTGCATTCCTTACAATCGAGTTTCTTAATTTTGTGCTTGCAGAAGTACCTTTCATGTGTCTTGCATGAGTAACCATTCTCACCAGCCGCGCTATGGCACTCCTCGTCCTTGTTTGATACGAATATGCAGTAATTCACGTGCTCATCGTGCTCATCGGGCTCGACCACCCGCTCAGGCTGATTGCCCGCGCTGCACTTCTGGCATCGATTCTTCACTCGCATATGCACACAGATCTGTTGATCGTGTCGCACACACATCCTGCGTTCACCCTGCGCGGGGTTCGTACATCTCGTCTGTGATATCTTCGAGACGAATGTGCACACAGGCATGGGTACGCTCTGGATGTCCTCAGAACTCTCATCACTTGATGAGCTACTGAAGCTCACAGAAATGAAAGAGCTCGAAGAGTCATCCTGTGCCGGGTTTACGAGCAAAGTGGGGATGTTCATAGTCCGTAATATCATATACACGTAATTCAATTTTTCTCCGATCGGAAAAAAGACGCTGTTTCTTGCGCGTTCATGCGCGCGTGTCGATCACGGGTTTGCCGCAGTCGCCACAGAACGCCTTCTTGTAGTCCACGTTACATTTGGCGTGCGGGTTCGTGCGTTCCGAGGAGTACGAACGCGTGCCGCAGTGCGGGCAGTATGACCAGGACCGTTCGAGGTACATTCCACAACCGTTGTGCGAGCAGTAAGACTTCTGCATCGCTATTAATTCGCTTAGTTTCGATTCTAAGCGCGTGTACTCATAGTTGGTCGTCGTCGTGGTCGTATGTGTGCACGGATCATATTCATAACAACCGCAGCTACTGTAGTTGTGCTTACTCGTTTTACTAAGTCGTTCTTTGGTTTCCTTGACCGCCTGCTCCCATTCTCCGTATGTTTGTGGCGGTGCCATGATGCCGTACGTGATATCCACGCATGCGAATCAATTTTTCACATATGCGCGTGATGTATAGTAAAAAAAGACACAGTTCAGGCGCTCACATACTTGTGTACGATTGCCGTCATGTTGTCTCGGATCGATTTCAGGTCGCCCTGTTCCTCTGTTAACAATTCAGAGATCGCCGATTTTACCGTTTTTGGATGGTGGATTTGTAAGTAGTCGATTACCAAGTTGACGATTGCGTAGAGATCATTAGAGTGATCATCGAATCGAATTGAGTCACTCCAGTCAATCAGATAAATATCATCATCGCTGATAACGATGTTCTCTGTGTGAACATCATTGTGGCAGAGCCCCCGTGCATTTAACTCATACAGTATATCTATCAGCCGGAGAAGTATCGATTTGTAGTTCGGTGACTCCATAAGATCACTAAGCATACAACCAGGAACGTAGCTTAAATGTACGTAATACCTGAGCCCCGGTTTAAGAAGTTCGTTTCTATAGTGGACGGATTTGTACCCATTGCTCTCTATCATTGTTTGTCCCGAAGATAGCAATCTGGGTGCGTACCGATACTGACTCAATTGCGGTAAGATGTCGGGCTCCGAAAAGTATTCATCTGAGAGTTTCAGAACTGTACGCTGTCCATCGCGGTTCAGCATGAATGTCACGCCCGCGTGACCGATTCGGTTTTCCGTGAACTGATATCTCACTCCATTAAACTCCAACTCTGATTCCAGAATCCTCAGCATGATTCGTAATAATGTATGGATTTCATCAATTTTTCACAAAAAAACATGCGTTGGGCGTGCCTGGTCAGTGGATGTTCGGGCGGATGAATTCGCTGGGCGCGTTTATCTCGCACCCATAAACCGGCGAGGATATGGACGTCTTGGGACCTGTCGTGATGTCCTTTATCAATAAGTGTGCCACGATTTTACCATCCTTCTTGATCTCAATAAGACGTTGATCGATCTTCTTGATCCACGTTATCTCTGCTGAGTAACTTTCCCGTAGGAAGTATCGTAGTTTTGCGAGTAAACCGTCTATCGCTCTCGTGTGGTTCAGATCCTCCGCGTAGAATTTCACCATCTTACGTCTGTGCGTTTGTATGGTAATCAGTTTTCACAATATGACACGTGAAAAAAGTCACGTGCTGCTAGCGCCCCCCCAGTGCACGCCTGCGTTTAGGGCGTAATTCCGCGCATGGGCTTTGAGGTACTGAAAGTTGTAATGGCTGAAAAGGTCATAGCGATTCGGTTGCTGCCAGAAGACCGCGCCCTCCGTCTGATTCGCGCAGAATCCCACGACCATTATCACCTGGTCACCGGGGAGTGTCCGATCCGCGATTGATACATCGTAGACCCAGCCCTCCTCATCACTGCTGTTGCGTACAGCAAATTCCCCTGTGAATACCAGTGTCGGGATCATGTTTGATTGTATGTTCGATTGTATACCCGGTGCGATATTCAGTTTTTATCAAAAAATTGAACTATTGTACCAAGTAATCGGGTAACCGAGTACCCGAGTACCCGAGTACCCGAGTAACCGGATACATTGGTAATGGACGACGCACATGACCTCCAACTGGGCGTGGAGGCGCTAACAGTCATGCTCAGGGAGCTCACAGACGACCTTTACGAAATGAGACAGTGTCTTGAAGCCAGTCTCAACATCTCCGTCAATAGGGTGCGCGAACTATTCGACATGCCCCGCTTGGTCATAACCGTGGGCTTGAATTCCGCATATTATATACCCATGCCTCCGGGATGTTACTACGGACCGTCACGCCAAGTTACGGGTATAAACGTCCTGCGTGCATGTGAAATTGGTGATTACCTAATTAGAGTACATGTACAGGATTCCCGGTTGCAAATATTTAGAAATATAGAACCCGTGCTCGTATTCGATGCCGGGACACATGAAAAGGCTGTGCAGATCTTCGAAAGTATCGTGGACGTTCTGGACAGCCTGGACGATGAGTGATGCGCGTATACTTTTTTGCATACGCGTGTACACGTGGGAAAAAATGACCACGTGTCTCGTAGTCAATTGCGAATGCGCTCGAGGGTGTTCAGGCGGGAGATGTTTAGGAACTCGCGACGCCATCCCGGTAGATTCGAGAAATACGCAACGACCGTACAGAGCGAGGCGGTGATGGTGAAAGTGCCCGCGCCCGTGTTGAATACGACGCACGGGAATTGTGGAATGACGTGCTCCGCGGTAAACCAGAACCCGAAGCGCGCAAACGTGCCAAGGTACATATGGGGAAACTCCTCGTGAGGGATCATACGCTCGTCGTGGTAGCCCTGACAGCGCTCAAAGTGGTTGCGCTTCGCCTTACTGGTAAGCTCGGTCATGCCCGACGTGGGAATGGTGTAGAGGTGCTTGTCCGCATAGTTCGACATGTTGTACTTCACGCCCATGCGTGGTACGAGTGGGATGTAATACGGAACGATGCGCTTCCAGCTCATGGTCGTTTGTTCCGTGCGTATGGGATTCAATTTTTCTGCAAGCGAAAAAAGCGCAATCACTCCATAATCTCGCAGGCGAGTTCGATGCAGTAGATGGAGTCCATTGCCGAGTACTTGATTTGCGCCTCGCTCAGTGGGATATTCCTCCAGTTGGATCGCTGCTGTGCCTTGCTCATCTCCTCACCGAGATATCGCTTAACGAGATTCGCTAGGGACGTTCGATTCGCGATGCGTGTTCTCAGGCGTTCGATGAGTTGCAGGTCCAGCAGGTTTGCAACGCGTATCTCGCTGCCGTTCGGTTGAACAAAGTCATTGTTGATATGGAATATCTCGTGATCACCTGCGATACACAATCGTATCGCTCCACCTTCAGTGAGTAGCCTTACGAGTGATTTGGGCATGACGCGCCGGCGCTTTGGATCCTTCCTATGGGCGGGCGCGTTTATTGGATTGAACGATATTACCGCACACAGGTCCGCGGTCGCGATGCTTATTACGCGGATTCTCTGATCTCCGTGGAGATCCCTTTCTGTGTCAAACGCAATAAGTCTGTGGGTACTTTCATTCAATGTGTCCCACATCAGATTACAAATGTGGTTAATGTCTCGCGGTTCGTACACGTACGTCACTGTACGTGGACGCTCGCACACGACGACTGTATGATCCTCGTGCGTTTCCATTCGCTTTGTGAACGGAATTGGAATCAATTTTTCGAATGTCGCACGGGAAGCGGGAAAAAAGGCGTTATCGCGGTGCAGGTAGTAGCTCCTAATATCCATCATAGACATGATCTTCAGTATCGGGTTGTCAGCGAGGCGGTGCGTAGTACCGAGCCCGAAGGTCGTATACTGAATGTAAGATTGCTTGGAAGTGGTATGCGTATGTGAAATCTCGTCAGTTTGCGCACGTTCTCGGCGTGAATACAGACTCTGCTATATGTGCGGATATTCGGGACGCGCTCATGATATGATAGTATGGTTTTTTGTGAAAAAATACGTTGGTGGTTAGGCGGTGCGACCAAGGTGCCATGTAATGAGCTCATGTGCGTTCTTGCCCATGAAGGGTGAGTTATTCATGTGTACACACGCACCGTTCGCGTATTGATAGTCCACAAGAACCACGCGCAGGTTATGCAGGAAGTACACAACCATACAACCGTTATCGTGCAATGTCTGGACGTTCGCGAGGTGTTTGTTCACATAATTCAACACTATCACAGACGTCCGTGAGCCCTCTCCCAAGTCGTGTACCGTAAGTGATATACCGGGGCTGTATATGCTCGTGGGTAACGCAGCCGTGATGGTTACGCGCCCCTCCGCGTTGTCATGCTTCGGACGCAGGGTGTGGGTCGTGTGCGTACCAAACACGCTTGGTGGACCCTTCTTCCATGAGGGAATCCACTTTACGAGTCGGTCGAAGTTATCTGTATTCGTGCTCACAGCGGTTTGCAGAATATCCTGAATGGTGCGTTTCGTCATTGGTTCGTATATATGCGTACGGGATTCAATTTTTGTTTGGGTTTCCGAAAGCATATACATATTGAAAAAGTGAATACTATATACGTATACAGTCAGGAAAATGGACGCGCGACAATTACGATTCACGCCCGAAAACCTGCATGCTCTTACGGGCATTGTGGGTTGGTCCCACGTGTACATCGAAGACGATCTATCGGACCCTCTGCGCGGGAAGCGTCGCCCGCGTAGTAGCACGTACGCGCACCACGTTTACAACCTAGAACGCCACGGTGCAACGATATATCACGTTATTATCCAACTAGAATCACCGGATGTCGCACGTACATGGTGGAACGAGATCATGGCGGGATTTTCAGAGTGTAAGTCCGTGGTACCCGACACAAATCCGGCAGTGCCGTATCTCGTGGAGGTTCGCGGAGTTCCCCGTGTGGAAACCATGCGTGAGCAGGTGGATGAGATACACATCTATGAGGGTCCTACCAGTGAATGGTGTTCGCAACCGGGGTTAGACCTGCTACTGTCTATGTCCGGACGCATCATGAAAATCGTGAACATCATTGTGTTACGTGGAAATGAGGTGCACAAAGTGTTTGTTTCCAAGAACAATCCGAACCTCGCATGGGATCCGCGTACTGTAGCCATCGCGATTATGCGCGACTTTGTGCTCACGTACGCATAATTTACATGCATACATTTTTTCCGTGCGTGGATATATACCGACACACGTACATATCGGAAATGGGTCCATTCTGCAAGTATGCGGATGCGCTCGGGAAGCCCGGTGAAGGCTTTCATAAGGCACGTTTGGGACCCTTCGCCGCGGGAGATCTCATCGCCACAATTATTGTTGTCATCATTATTGCACTTATATGGCGGGTAAATGTATTTGCAACGTTCGGTGTGGTTTTCGGACTTGGGGTCTTGATGCATTGGGCGTTCTGCGTAGATACCGCATTTATGCGGATGATATCAAAAAAATAATCATTTGTGCGCGTTTGTGTACGCGTCCATTTACGCTTTGCGTTCGTCGACCTTCTCGCGGAAGAGTTCGAGACATTTGTACCAACGGGACAATATTCAGTTTTGTGAAAACTGAAGGGTTCCTGACTGGGATGCTTGGAGAATGTCAGACGATCGTATAGATGCCGGGGAGCTCGCGCGCCAGCGAGGCAAGCACGTTCGTAAGACACATGAGGACGCAACACTGCACGAGTATGATGAAGCCGTAAACAAGACAGCAAAGAGGTACATCGCGGTACTGGAAGTTAATAGTATACCGGATTGGGTTGTCACCGCTGCGAGTCGCGGAGAGCATGCTATCGTTGCCTATGATGTGAGTTTCAATAACGCGAAACAACATCACGGGCTGCGCTATACACCGTTCTGTGCGCGATGCGGGCATGACAGTGTGCTGGAGATGGAGACTCCACGCTCTCAGAGGGAGTCCTGTAAACCCGGAAAACATAGTGACTCAGAGTTCTTCGATATTCAAGACCGCGTGCCTGTGTACAACGTATTCGCGGATGCACTCAAGGTCGTACATGCGGAGATCGTAAAGAAAGTTGGTAAGCGCGTCGCTCATGTCTACGTACGCACGCGTTACACCTCAAACCGCGCCTTTAAGATCGAGCTCCTTTGGGGTGATGCCTATCCGCAGTTCACGCGCCATAGCGACAAGATCAAACACGTGAGCTCACACACCGCAAGAACCATCTCCGGGACGGTGTTCTGCGTGTAAACGCACGCGCGTACGGTGTATTTTTTTCGCGGACATGTGAAAAATTGATATGCGAGCATGTAAACGTATACTTATGTCCACGAGAGGTACAATATGCGAAGCGCGTCTGTATCGCGATCAACGCAGTATGAATGACACACATAAGGTGTTGGCTCGGCAGGGATACTCTCTCAGCCGGAAAAGCGATCTCGCGTACGTGGGTGTTCTTGTTGTATCCTCCGCATATTCGTTATGCTGGGACGACGCGGACTTCGGAGATCTTAGACATCTTCGCATTAACTGCGGACTTCTGAACAATTGGTGTGGATTCAAGCCCAAATCTCTGATATCCCTAACCATCGATTGTGAGATTTCCGATTGGACGGGTTTTGATCCAGGGTCCATCAGGAAATTACAACTCGCCTCTCCGATGATTACGAGGAGCTGGGAGGGATTCAAAATCGGTTCCATCGATTCCCTCACTTTTCGGTACGGATATTTGACACCCACGCAGCGTGATACAAAAATTCAATTCCGTCACATTAGAGCGTGGCGATATGTGTTGCGGTATGTTCGACGCGTGACATGGCTGCGGCGGTGGGTTGCAGCGAATCGTGCAAAAAAGTTTGTGAATATGCTCGGACATGCGGAGAACTCATCAATTTACATGGATATGCACGATGAGCTTATAATTGCGCAGGAAAAAATACGACTCGTGCGTACGTAATCACTTTTTTGCGCGAAGGAGATTGATGAGTGGTTGCTGGAGGCGTGGGATCGCCGCCGTGAACTTATCGTCTACGAGGAGGGCGTCGAGGATCTCGCGTTTCTGCGCAATCGACATGTACGGAAGAGTGTGTAACATCACACCGTGTGCATCACGTCGGTCGAGAAGCTTGTGGATCACATCGTTCAGGATCTGCATCGTGTCTGCGCGAACGTGAAAGGGTTTAACCAGGGCTGCGTGGTCTGTGGGGATGTAGAGAATCGTACCATCCTCAGATGCGTTGCTGCACACGCGCGGATGCTTCGCTTCAGCGTCAATAATCACGCCACATCCATGTACGAAAGGCACCTCTGCAAGTCCCGTCCAGAACTCCACTATGCGACAGTCTGCGCGGATGGTCACGACATCCTCCGTAATGAGTTCAAATGCATCCCCGGCGTCCTGTATAAGCGCACAGCTGACAGCCCTCTCGGCGGATTCCATTGCAGTCTTCACGGAAGCCCATCGGTCAATCGAAACAGCGATGTCATCGCAGAAATTGTATGTATCGTTCGGCATCCCACCATAGGGGCTTGGGAGCAACACGCGAATCTTACCAGGTTCACCGGTATACATCATTAGCCCTGGCGAAATATCGTAATAAGCAAGGCTTCGAAACTCAACATCGACGGGTGAGGACATGTTGGTCCAGTTGATAAGTGCAATCGCGATATCTCGTCGACGAATATCCAGCATCAGGCGACCATCTCGCAATTCAAACCACGGTTGTGCGGTCATGTTCGTTGTGTATATGCGAACGGGATTCAATTTTTTTAAAATATCACAACCGTGATTGCGATGGTGGTAAAAAAAATATGTATACGCGCGCGCACGCGTGATTACTGCTTCTCAACATGCTCGGAGCGCACGAGGCTGATTAGCGGCTGCTGGAAGATTGGAACCTCGCGCATGAACGCGTCGTCCGCGAGGAGGGCGTCAAGGATCTCGCGCTTCTCTCGGATGGATGCGTTCGTTAGTGTGTTGTTGAGGAAACTTCGGTGCGTATACGCGCGCTCGGAAATCTCCTGAATTACGCGATTCCAGGTCTTGAGATCGACCTTCGGGGTGATAGACAGACTGAAGGGAATGCCGATAGCATCCGGGTCCGTGGGCAGGACGAGTAAGACATACGTGCCATAGTTCTTCTGCGGGTCTTTCGGGGATTGTGTGATATTCTCATACTTTGCTTCCACGATACGCGGATGCTTCGCGTTCGCGTCGATGATAACGCTGCAGCCGCGGACATATGAGCGCCCATCGAGATCCTGCCAGAACTTCGCATATCGGTGATTGGGAGTCACCTGCACGACACCTGGGGAAACCTCCTCCAGGAAGTTAAATGTGACACCTGCAGCGCTCGGCGCACCGGGTACGGGCGCGGCAGGCGCGGCAGGCTTGGTATACTTGTCGAGTGCATTCTCCATGAGGTATGCGTTCACGGCTTCGAGTGTCTCGAGGATACGACCCTCTGCGATGGTCGGGATCGATGCCTTGCATGATGCCTCATACATAGCGTCGGGATCGGCGTTCGGATAGGGTAGCCTTACGTGGGCTTCATCGCTGAAAATTCCCACGCCACAATTGTTAAGCATAGACCACATGGGTTCGAAGGTAATAGGGTACATACCTGCGGGAGTTTTCCAATTGATTAAAGCGCTTCGCATTTTATTGCCATGAATGCAAATTGTGAGCCCATGGTCTTTCACAATGCACCAGGGTTCATTCATGAAAGGGGATAAGAGTTCGATGGTCATTGTCGATGTGTTTGAATATCAGACATAGGAATTCAATTTTTCTAATATATCACAATCGCGATCACGCGAGAAAAAAAGACATGCACACATGTGCGCATGCATGCTCAGCAGTTCAGGACTACATAATCATGCGTAGAGCGCGGAGGAGGTTCTGTTCGGCGTCTGGCAATCCTTCTATGAATTCCTCATTTGACACAAGTTTTCGGAGGGTCGCGCAATTTTTCTCATTTTGCACGCACCAGTCGTAAGCCTCCAGGATGTCATCATTCAGGCTGGATATCTGCACGTGATCGATGCTAAAGGGCTTGGCTCGCGCGTCCAGGTCCTTCGGTACATGAAATATGCCATCTGTTATGTGTGGGTGCTCGGCGTCATCGTCTATGATGACACATGCGCATTTCCCATGTAAGTATCCCGCGAGGATATAATTCGCTTGAATGCTGGGTTCGCGAAGAATCACCCCCACGTAGAGGAAAACGCAAAGAAGTGCGAACAGTTGAAAGACTTGCTTGCGGATTACACGTTCATCAATACATTTGATACGGTTCCACGACATTTCCTCGAATTCCTGGTGACTCTGATCTAATGGGTGCGTATTTTTTCGCAGTGATGCACTTATGCGAAAAATTGAATCCCTGTTGTGGATATACCCATAGAGCGAACGAAAGTACGAAAATGTGCACGCTGGAATATATCGACCCACGAACCAACAAGGTTTGGTGCAAACGCACTGATAAAGAAGTGCGATTCTTCATTGGCGATGAGCACATGCTGAATACGCTCCTTGACTGGAAGAGTCCACCCGGCGTGTTTCAAATCAATTTCGCAACATCCCCGGACAAGTCTCCCGTGCAATGCTTTTACAGTGCTAATGTAACGGTTTGCGCTCCGCCGTGCAACGCCGCGATGTATTTGAAGCAGGACCCATCATGGTATGCCAACTTCAACTGCGCCATGAAGCTCCTGAACGAGTATGTGATCCGTGAACGCGCGACGATCACCGAGACGTATGTCGATCCACTGACGGGACGTGAGTGGTTCACCGCGACGGATGAGCAGATTACGTTCCACATGATCAGCCCAACATTTGTCGACATGCTCGATCGATGGGTCAATCTCAGTAACCAACACACGATCACGTTCGCACGCTCGCCATCTGCTAGGATTGACGTACACACGCATAATACCATCGTTTGGATACCACCGGATACCAATGATGTCGTGACTTACACGTGGAGTCATGTGAGAACGGATGTCAAGAATGCGTTCATGCGCACCATGGCTCTCCTGAAGGAGTTTGTGGAATATGAACGTGCCAATTGGGCTCGTACTGTTAGCTACACATCCTCACTCCGCGAGGTCGCGGAAGGTCTCGCGGAGATCATACCTGACCACCGAAACGTCAAACTTTGGGAGACGCTTACCGGGCACAACGCATGCGCGGTTGTCATGGACGCTCATGCAACGTGTCCACGATTTGAGGATGGTGCGATTTACATCCCAACGGATCCGGACGCACAGGCGAAATCTTTCCATTTGGACCGTGAGAGCATGGACAAGATCAATGACGCGCTCAAGGAGCTCCGCACGCGTATTGTGAGATACGAGCATAAGCGTGAGGAATTGTTTACACTGCTCGCGGACAGCGAACTTATAAGAGGACTTGATCCTATTTCGCGAAGTATTGCCGACGCTCTGCGCATGTCCCTCGAATAGGGATGCACATATTTTTTCGCGAACGCATGTATATGCGAAAAATTGAATTCTCATGGATATTATATTTCCTATGCGTAAGTGTGCACATATACACGTAACGGGTGAGGGTGCATCACAAGTCTGTGAGGACTGCGATATGCAGATGACACGTGCGGAGCTGCCCGCGATACCTGAACACGCCTGTGCAGGTGCTGAACACTCGCGCAAGCACGACACCGCCGTCACCGCGTGGGACGCCACAAGTGAAACATACCTGTGCTATCACTGTATGGCAAAAAATCGTTGAATTGTTGTATTTTTTCCGGGGCGGACGCATCGCACTATCAGACCTTCGTGAAGCGCATTTCCGTTGCAGTGTCTACGAGCACAGTCTCCTGTGAGTTCATAAGTACGTGGAACCTGCGCGGCACGCCTCCGACGAGCGTTCCCGGAAGCACGTCATCCACGCAGTTCGCAGTGATCGTGATGTCGCCTGCGAATCCCGGAATACACGTGAAGTCCCGCATGATACATTCACCGCGGTTATATGCTGTGTGTTCGTCGTTCAGCATAATATGGCGCATACGCAGTAGAAGCGTCTTGCCATCGGGCATCGTCGAGAATTCATACTCCTGCACGATTTGCGGTATACGTGCATCCGGCGCGGTGCGCCACTTTCCAATAAGCGCGCGATACGGACAATACTCCTTATTCGCAGATGAGAGCGGCATACTACCCGTCAGGTGCTCGTACTCGTTAATTTGATCCAGTTGCGCCTGCCAGTATGGTGGTATGTAATTCAGGGGTGGATTACTCGTACGCTCACGCGACTCCCGTGCTAGGAGCATTAAGATAATAATCGTGATTATGATTACGAACGCCCACTCAATCGCGCACATTGCGTGTTATATATCATACATGTGAAAAAATATGTGTGGTATTTAATGATTATCAGTTGATCCACATATCATCCACAGTGATAAGTGGTACATAATTGTGCGTATTCTCCTTATATTCCAGATATCCCTCAATTACACTCTTCGGCGTTGTATATTCACGCTGCGTAAGTTCGATCGGAGCTTTATACTGTGTGTAGAACAGTTTCAAGTTCGTACTTGGATTCACGGGTATGATTTTGAGTTGCTTGAGCTTCTGTTCCACTCGCTGTTCTATTATCTGAGCTACACGAGCACGTGCTCGCTGCGCGTCGCGTGTGTTACCATGTAACAGCGTATGCAGCCGCTTGGAAATCTCACTATCATACTTTTGTACGGACTGGTTATCATCGTCCTCATCGTCACCCGAGATGGTCTCACCTGCCAGGCTTGCCAGGCTTGCCAGGCTTGCCTCACCGGATGAGCTTGCCAGGCTTGCCTCACCGGATGAGCTTGCACTCTGCATACTTGCCTTACCGGATGAGCTTGCACTTCGTGCACTCTGCATACTTGCCTTACCGGATGAGCTTGTGGAGCGCGTCTCGGGTAGCGGTGGTGGTGGTTTATCAAGCGGTGGTGATACCAATACGCCAAGAGGAAGCGTGGTACCGCCGAGCTTGAGGCTGGGGTCCGCCTTTGTTATGTCCATATTGGGCGTAGTGACTGCGGACCATAGGATCTGGCTGCCTTTGTATGGGCACAGTTTCTCCAAATCATGATTCATTCGTTGTTGATCGTCCAGGAGACCCTTCAGTATCGGAACACCGGGACTACCCTCCGCGGTGGCGTGTAATAGTAGTTTTGTATACTGGTCGGGTCTGGTTTTCATAAGATGAATCATTACTGCGCACACATTTTTCTCACCATCGGATTTCACTGCCGCAAGTAGTACACGGTCGCGCTCGCGGTTGAACTCCGCCTGATTTGCATATACGCTCACCAACGTGTCACCCTGCCAGTCGTACTGGTTGTTAATATAATTCTCAAGATCATCTGGTGCAGGAGGTAACATTCCGTACATTTCAACCGCCCCCTTGACCTGACGGTCCCGTGCCGATATGAACGCGTTACGGCGCGTTATTAGATCCTGATAGGTTGTACCACCTATTACGTTCGCAGGTGGAGATTCCCACTTCGCATTTTTTATAGATCCGTAAACTGAATCTGCGATCTGTCTGTAGACGTCCATGCGCCCATCGGCGTCTAACTCTTTGAACTTCGAGGTTAAATCCTGTTGCAGTTTCTGTTTCGCAGAATTTACCTTGCCGGCAATAAGACTCGCCAACCGGTCTTCCGCGTCTTTGGTGTACGTCTGCACGTCAATCTTACTGTACAACCGCTCCCTTTCTTCGTCCGATTTATCCGGTAAATCAATGAGTTCCAATATCTGATCTAGTCCCTCCGCATTAGGTTTGTACGTCGGTAAGACAACCGCCATGTGATTTATCTCATCGATCTCATCCGGAGACAGTTCAATATATGGACGATATTCCGCGAGGTACTTCTGTTTCTCTGTTTCGATATCGGCATCGGATATGCGGAAGCCACGCAAACCATGTTCCGTGTTGTATGTGCGGATCCGCTCCGACATCCGATTATTGATGGCTTCGATAGTGGATACGAACTCAGGGGTCTGGACAGCATTCTTTTGTTTTTCTTTTTTCAATCGCATATTTTCTATATTTTTTGCGAGAATTCCCTGTATCATCGGTTGTGCAGCTGCCTTGCGAGCCTCTAGTATGCGTATCTGGTCATTTATCAACTTCTCAATGTCTTGGGCTGTGACGTCTACGGTGAAGTATTTACCGTCTCGCATGAGAGCGTCGCGATAGTCCTGCAAGGTTTCTGGATTACCTGTTACACGATATCGGAGCCCGCTGTTGAGATATTCAGTACTCAGATCACGCATCTTGCGGTCGAATTCGGGACCCGCACCCGTGATACCGGGCTTGCCAAGCTCGCCAAGCGCGCCAAGCGCGTGTAGGGCGCGTGGACAGATAAAGCGTCCGCTTTCGATAAGCTTTTCTACCGCCATCGCAAATAGGAGCTCATCGTTTTGCAGTTCGTCTGTCATACGGTCCGTTATGCGCTCACCGCAGAGGTATGCGATGGCGGCGCGTAGGTCGTGCTCCGGCTTACGATTACGTCGTATAACCGTGTACCGACTCACGAATATGAGTGCGATAATCACAATCGCGATAATTATCAGAATACAAACCAGTGCGGTACTCATGCGTATACTACGTATGCGAAAAAAAATGCGTATATGTGCACACGTCATGCGTGCTTTTGTGTAATGCGGTGTATTAATGCCGAAGATCGTAATATGAGGAAGTTTACAAATTCCGATTTCTTGTATGCGAGTGCGACACCGATGGTCATACCGATGAGCATTGGCAGGAGGGACGAGTACGCTGCGATCGCTCCGCAGAGAAACCCCCAGACAAATATGGACAGGGTACTCTGTGCAAGATCCGCCTCCATGCGCTTCTCCCGGTCCTGGAGATGCTCCTTCATATATGTACGAATCCGCGCCTCCATTGCTTAGATGTGTTGTTGTGTTCCGAGCACAGTTTCAGTTTTTCGATTGGTACGGTATACGTATACAGCGATAATGATACAAATGATAATTAGGAACATGATAAGCCACGCGGGCGCGGGCGCGGGCGTGACTCCCGGGTCCACAGGCGCGGGCGCGGGCACGACTTGTATGAACTCCTTTGGGTTCTTAACCTCCTGCGCGTGCTCCGCGTAGCTCACGTTCATCTCGCGGACCTCCACAACGGGATTGAACGTGACACGCTTGCCAGGCTTGCCAGGCTTGCCAGGCATATCTATGTACGTGCGTATAGTTTAATTTAGATAATTAATCGTGTGGGGAATATAGTTATGGATCGGCGAAGCGTGTATCTAGAGGCTGTGCGTGCGCTCATATGTCAAGCACGCTGGACGTGTACGCCGAGCGCGCCGGGTACGTACGTGTACCTCGTGGACGTGCATGGACTGCGTGTGGCGCGGGATGCGTGCACGGGCATATGGCGGCGGCTGCGCGGAACAGAGTTACAGTATGATGTGGACGTCGTAACGATAGCCGGGTCAGACGATGTTCTCGGGCTCTGTGGACTGTATCCGGATATGACGGGCGCGATACAAGATATGTTCTCACAGGACTGCAACGCGGGAAGTATCCGCGTTATCCTGAACATGAATGCGTACTACAACGAAACTCTGAGTTATGCAGATGCTGTGCGACGATGCGCTTGGACCCGCGAGCTCGTTAGCGATGCCATTGTACTGGATGTGAAACCTCATAGTTAGATAACATTGCTCTGATGTTTTTTACATATCGGACGCCGTGACTGTGTATGCAAGCCACTCATATGGGTGGTCCGCGCTCTCTGAGTTAGGGATGTCGTTCACATGCGATGGATCGGTGTTCGCGTATGCCCCCGTGAGCACGCGCCCGTGTATACTACTGAAGTACGCCAGATCATTGGTATCCGGATTTGCGCGACGCGTGACACCCTCAACGGGGTCCAAAGGAATGGGCATAAACCCGTGTTCGGCGAGGATTTCCTGCGTTTCTTCGGGATATGCACGCGTAAATAGGTGTATCTTCTCATGTGCTAGGACCTCCGGTGTGAATGTGCTCACCGGGTCGACCGTAGTGTCCAGAAAGATGGTATCTGCGCGCGTATGCGGCATACCCTCTTCATATATGCCGTCGGACGTCTTCGCAAAGACCCACGGGATGCTTGCCATGTGTGCCAGGCGTGCCAGGCGCGTACCAGCCGTGCCGAGCGTGCCGAGCGTGCCGAGCGTGCCGAGCGTACGCGCGAATGCGGATCCGCGCGGCGGGTCGCGTATGTAGTCGTCGACGAACTTTGCGAGACGCGTGAGCTGTGCACGCTCGTCGTCCGTGAAATCCCGTGCTGCGTTTGCCGCGCGCTCTACATACTCACGCGTGTTTGTGTATCCGCGTGCGTGCAGATCACTCTCCGTAAATCCGGATAGGTACCCATCCGCATCCGCGCTGATAAATGCGCGCGTCTCCGCCGCCGTCCGGAACGTGGGCGTGCCAGGCGTGCCAGGCGTGCCAGGCGTGCGTGTGACGAGGATGACGATGAGTGTGAGTGCGATCACGAGTGCGAAGGCGATCACCGTGCGCGCCATGTATATAGTATGCGTAAAAAGTAAATACGCGCGTCTTATTTGCGAAAAGTGATTCACGTGATGGGGTATTGGAGTACGTTCATGCATGTGGCTCTGGCACCTGCACGCGAATGGATCCACGCATCGGAATGATCTGGACGATGACATGCTCATAGACGATATACAATACTCTCACATTTCTGAGGGTACATCCACCGCGGGTGTGCGGCAGATCCTTATTGCGAGCGACGGCAGTCTCGGACAGGATGAAGCGGAAGATCGCGAGCCGTTTCTCTATCTGCTCGTACACGAGGTTAATGGACCTGCGCGCCGTGATGTGACGCTCAAAGATATGGCGCGACTTAAGCTCAACACGTCTTTGACCAACATTAATCCCTCAATTTGTATATACGGGGACGCGTGGATCGTGGCGGCGGACCAAGATACACGTGAGCTCTGTGATTTGTCGTATGATCCGCGTCCTGCATTGCGGTGCATTCAGTGGGGCGCTTCCGGTAATGAGCCAATGTGGCCGAACGACCTCATGCGTGAGTCGCTGAATCAGGAAATACGCGCGTTTGAAGACGATTCCGCCCTCATTGTGGACATTATCGCACACATCGCGGAGCTTCAACTGGACGCACCGGACTCACTGTGAAAAAAGACGTTTTTAGGTGTGTATTTTTTTCGTGGTACGACGAGCGCGTAGAAGCTCGTAATACAGGTCCATGCACATCCCGGAATTGCGCGAAACACCCAACATCTGCGCGAATCGCGCGACGATCGTATGTGCACACCACTTGCGTGCGACTTTGAACGCGACGTAAAAGTGATACAGGCGTCGTGCCTTACGGTATTTTTTGAGTTGATTCTTAAAGCTATCGGTACCAGAGAACCTGAAGTTGTTATAGATGCTCAAAGTTTTCAGGGTATTCGGAAGCTCTCCGAGGTCGTACCAGCTAGTGAGACAATTACCTGGTAGGAAAAGCCTCGAAACTCGACCGAGATCACACTCCCGAATGCTGCGTATTTGGTTGTTAGTGAGGTTTAGTTTATATACCACGCTCGGGAAATGACAGTCATGGATATCCGTGATCTGATTGCGTTCAAGCGAGATTAGGGTTGTGTTCGCGGGAAATACACAGCCCGCGACGTCACAAATGCTATTCCTGCCCAGAAAAAGGAATGTTATGTTTGGTGGGAATGTGTACCCGCGCAGACTGCGTATGCTATTACGATCAAGTCCTAAGTACTTCATCGATCTTGGAAATACGACATCGTCCAGGCTGTCGATGCGATTGATCGCCATGCGCAAACATTGTAGACGCGGCGGGATTGTCACGCCGATAAGACTCGATATCGCATTGTCTTCCATATTAAGTTCTTCCAGAGTCTCAGGGAATGTCCATCCATTGATGCATGTGATACCGTTCCTACACAGACACAGGTATCGAAGACCCGTAAACTTCGCGGTGGGGATCGGATCACAGAGCCTGTTGCACGCGTAGTTGACGCATTCTACTCCCTCCGGCGTGTGTTGCGACGCCTGTTCCCAGGTTTCCAAATTTCTCATGGAGAGATCCAGTATTGAATCCATCTTTCGGTGTACACACGTATGGGATTCAGTTTTTGAAAAATGATCTTGCGCAATACTTATAGAGCGATTATGAGATTATCTCTTAAAAAAGCCGGTATATCATCATGGGCGCAGGTCACGCGTATCATTCATAAAAAAGGTCTAACCCATACACTTACGTACCTGTATCTCAACGATAATCACATCTCAGACTGGGTGGATTGCAAGCTACCTGAGTCGTTGAAACAGTTGCATCTCAGCGATAATTGGATCACGAGTTGGGTGGGTTGCCGTTTACCCGAGTCGTTGGAAGTGTTGAATATCGATGGGAACTTTATTAAGGACTGGGTGGATTGCAAGCTACCCAGGTCATTGAAAGATCTGAATCTCGATGGTAACCGGATAACGAATTGGACGGGTTGTAAGTTGCCCGAGTCTTTGACAAGCCTGTATCTTTCGAGAAATAAGATCACGAGTTGGACAGATTGTAGGTTACCGGATTCAATCGAGAAACTGGTTATCATAGACAACCAGATCGCAGACTGGAAGGACTGCAGATTGCCCAAGTCGCTGAAAGTGCTAGCGCTTACTGGTAACCAGATCGCAGACTGGAAGTATTGCGAATTGCCTGTATCACTAGAACATCTATATCTTATCGAAAATCAGATCTCGGACTGGGTGGGATGCAGATTACCCAAACCATTGGAAAGTTTGTGCCTTTCAAAAAATAAGATCACAAGCTGGATAGGTTGCAAGTTACCCGAGTCATTAACGATTCTCGATCTCGATGATAACCAGATCGCGGATTGGACGGGATGCAAGCTACCTGAGTCACTAACTCATCTACATCTCAGGAATAACAAGATCGCGGATTGGACGGACTGTCTATTGCCCGAGTCACTAAGAGATCTGAATCTCGATGGTAACCAGATCGCGGGCTGGACGGACTGTCTATTGCCCGGATCGCTAAGAGATCTGAATCTCAACAGTAACCAGATCACAGACTGGACGGACTGTCGACTGCCCGAGTCACTAACTCATCTACATCTCAGGAATAACAAGATCGCGGATTGGACGGACTGTCTATTGCCCGAGTCACTAAGAGATCTGAATCTCGATGGTAACCAGATTGCGGGCTGGACGGACTGTCTATTGCCCGGATCGCTAAGAGATCTGAATCTCAATAGTAACCAGATCACAGACTGGACGGACTGTCGACTGCCCGAGTCGTTGACTAGTTTATATCTCGGTGGTAACCAGATTGCGGACTGGACGGACTGTCGACTGCCTGCGTCACTGACTAGTTTATATCTCAATAGTAACCAGATTGCGGACTGGACGGACTGTCGACTGCCTGCGTCACTGACTAGTTTGTATCTCAGGCATAACCAGATCACATACTGGGCAGACTGTCTATTGCCTGCATCACTGACTCGTTTGTATCTCAGGAATAATAAGATCGCAGACTGGACGGACTGTCGACTGCCCGAGTCGTTGACAGTGCTGGATCTCCGTGGTAATCAGATCGCAGACTGGACGGATTGCAAGTTGCCCGAGTCACTGAAGATACTGACTCTCGATGATAACCAGATCGCAGACTGGACGGATTGCAAGTTGCCCGAGTCACTGAAGATACTGAATCTCAGTGATAACTGGATTGCGGACTGGACGGATTGCAAGTTGCCCGAGTCACTGAAGATACTGAATCTCAATAGTAACTGGATCGCGGACTGGACGGACTGTCGACTGCCCGAGTCACTGAAGATACTGAATCTCGATGATAACCATATCGCGGGCTGGGTGGGCTGTCTATTGCCCGAGTCACTGAGACGTCTGGATCTCGATGGTAACCAGATCGCGGGCTGGACGGGCTGTCGATTGCCTGCGTCATTGAAGAAACTGAATCTTAGCAAAAACCAGATCACGAACTGGGTAGGCTGCAGGTTACCTGAGTCACTGAGAGATCTGAATCTTTCGGGAAATAATATCACAGGCTGGACAGATTGTAGATTACCGAATTCAATCAAGAAACTGAATCTTCTGGAAAACTATATTACAAACTGGACGGGTTGCCGCCTGCCTAAGTCTCTAAATGCATTGGACATCCGCTACAATACCATTACGGATTGGAAGGACTGCAGGTTACCCATATCACTGTCGTTTCTAGATATAAGTCATAACAAGATTGAGGATTGGACAAATTGTCATATACCTGAATCGTTGATGTATATAAGTATCTTCAACAACCCCATTATTGACAATATAAGATACCCTGAACCGTTCCTAAAGTCCTACCATATTGTGAAACGCACCACGCGATCTTACTTAGCACTAAAGATCTTTCGCAAATGGTACGAAAAAACAAAAATCCGTAGTTTCGCACAAGCGCTTGGCTTAGGTGTGGACTCATCGATATACGTGGATTTACATATGGAGCTTATATGAAGCAATTTTTTGAAAAATTGAATCCCGTGCGTGTGTATGTCAAAAACGAAAAATGGAACTGGAAATGGAACTGGAAATGGAAAGAGAACTGGAAAGGGAACTGGAAAGGGAACTGGAAATGGAAATGGACGATGGTCTGCGGGTGTTACCGGCGGTCACGCATAGTGGGAAGTTTCATGCGGATGAAGTTATGGCGGTCGCACTCCTGCATGTGACAGGCTTACTCGCGAATATGAATATTACGCGCACGCGCGATGCTAACGTTATTCGTGGGGCGATTGGATCCGCATACATCCTAGATGTTGGAGGCGTGCACGACCCGGAGGGCTTGCAGTTTGATCATCATCAGCGTAACTTCAATGAGTACTTCAATAAGCACGCGGAGAATCTTGGTGTACGTATGAGCTCACTCGGGCTGTTGTATAAGCACCTCGGGACGCGCGTGTTTACACGCTGCCTGCGCTGCCTGCGCTGCCTGCGCGTTCCGGGGCTTGCGACGGTCGACGCGCACCCTACGGACGCGCAGCTATTGGCATGGCACGAGAAGTTCTACAAAATGTATGTGTTGGAGATCGATGCGAATGATAACGGAGTGTCCGAACTTCGGGATGGGCTCAAGGGCGGCGAAGCATATCGCTACTCGCGTAACTGGACGCTTGCAGGTATTGTCTACCGGTCAAGCCGATTGCAGTACGCGGACAGCGGAGAGCTTGCAGAGGAGCAGGACGTAGCGTTTCGCGCAGCAGTTAACGCCTGTGCCAAGATGCTCACGGATGCACTCACGCACTTTATCGCGGATGAGATAATGTACGACACCGCGCGCGCACGTGTCGAGGATATCTTACCGAGCTTGTCGAGCACGCCGAGCACGCCGAGCGCACCCGGTGCGTCCGCGCGGTGCGGCGAGATGTCGCTGGAGATCACCGAGAGCGACACAGGGTCGGTCTATCGTGAGACGGGTTGTGGTGGTGCCATACTTGTGATGCACGAGAAGTTTGATTACTACCGCGCCGCCATGGACGCCGAACGCCCGGGCTATGAATGGTTGTTCTTCGTTCTACCGCGCGAGGACGGGAAGACAGACCCCGAGACGGATCTGTGGCAGGTGCACACTGTACAGATTCCTGGCCAGAAGTTTGCGCAGAAGGCAAACATCGCCGCGGAGGAACGCGCTCGCCACGTGTTGGGAGACGAGTTGAAGTTTGTCCACAACGATCGTTTCATTGGCGTGACGATCGGGTGCTCGGCGGCGAAGAAGCTCGCACTGCTGAGCTTACAGGAATACTGTGAGGATGTAGAGGCACGCAAGACCTTGGCACGCGAAAAAAATATGCGTCGCGTATCCATTATCGCGTTGGCGTTCGCATGTATTCTCGCCTACGCATCTGCGTATCATGCGAAGCATCAGATCAATGCCTAAGACGTGTTACGACTCTTTTTTGCGCACGCGGAACAGCGATTTCTTTGCGTAATGCGGCATTCCCAGCACTCAGCGATGGGTTTCGCACATGTGACGCACGCTCTGGGATTTTTGTTATCACAGGACTTACACAGGGTCAGTTCATCCTCGCAGTGTTCACAGTGACCGTTATCGGGTGAGCGTACTAAACGCGTACAATTGTGGCTGGGACACCTTCGTATCGTTGTCGTGCACAGACCACACATGGCGACCGTCCAATCGGTGTGCGCTGTGCATATGATAACCTTCCTATTACACTCATGGCAGGTCACCGGAAGAACATGATAAAGCGAATTACACTTTGCACAGGGATGCAAGACCGCGAAATCGTACTCGTATTCGAGCGGTGTGCGCGGATCGATGATCGCGTGACAGCGCGCGAGTTCTGCCTCCAGAACGTGGATGTATGCTGCCTGTGCGTCCATTTTCCCTGTAAATGTGCTCATGGAAAAAATTCAATTTGTGTCAGAGGGATTATTGGCACGTGGGGCAGCGGGTTTCTTGTGGATCTTGGTGGTGTAGGCACAACGGGTTTTCCTCTCCGCAGCTCGAACAGTGCATATGTGGGAAGCACTCAACACAGCGCCACATGCGAGGCGTCAGATCACCGCCTAAGACCTAATGACTCTTTTTTGCGCATATATGGCATCGACCCCCTTCACTCTCGAAGCAATGCGTGCATGAACGGACACTTGCATGGCATCGTGTGCAAAACTTCGGCGGAACAGTTGATGTGCAGGCTTTGCAAACATACGCTACGCCAGTTTGGCAGTGTACGCATACATCGTTGAATGGCTCTTGTTGATCACATGCGGGACACTTCCAGAATACTTCATAGCATTTATCGCAGTCTGTCGAATACCAATTTACACTAGGTTCCAATTCGTCACGACACGCCCCGCAGATAAGCGCATATTTAGCACAGTCCATACATTGCACAGTTTTCATATCATCTAAGTTTCCACAGTCCGCACACGGAAATATTGCGATAACTTCATAATTGTATTCAATACTCACGCCCGCGCGTAAGTGAGGGTGTACGAGAGTCTTCAAAGCCGGCACCTCATCCGACGAAGCGGCGATTTCAAGTTTGGTACATATTGTGCGTCCATCCCATCTACTCTCGCATAGTTTTATTAAGCCCGTTGTCGAATGTTTGAGTGGTGTGCGCGGATGGACGAGTTCGTGATAACGCGTTAGTTCCGCCTCCAGAACGTGGATGTATGCTGCTTGCGCGTCCATTTTCCGTGTATGTGTGTACGAAAAAATACGTATCAATTTTCGCGGTTATTCGGAGTCACTGGATACTTCCGATGCGTCGGCGTTCTGGTGTGCGATGGCACAGTCGTCACACTGGCTTGTGGGATTATATACGCAATTTACGCATATCAGCTTGATCTCGTTGCAGTCTGTGCACTGCTGCGTGAGCGTATACGGTCGACAACAGCATATTATGATGTTGCCATGAAACCCGCACGTATATACGATGCCCGCCGGTAAATCGTGTAAGTTATGATCGGAGCATATGTAGTACGGTTTACCACAGCATATAGCGTCGCAGACATACCATTCATTGCCATGCAGACAACGCGTACAATCAACGCCGTTGATACCGCATATACTGCAAGTTTGCAACCTTAGGTATTTCGTTGTATCGCATTCGGTACATGGGTATATCGTGTGCCTATTTGGTCGATAAATGACACGATCTATGGAAACACCGTAGGTTTCGTGCATATCGTCGAGCGTGGATGCACCCAGCTGACCGTACGCTTTGCGAAGCTTCTTATTCACGTTCCGGATCTCCGCCTCCAGAATGTGGATGTACGCAATCATACCGGTATGCGCGTTCTGTGCGTCCATTTTCCGTGTGTGTATGTAAAAAAACGCGTATCAATTTTATTGGGTTTTGTCGCGTCTACAGTCCAGGCAAAACGTCTCTTCTTCGGCGATACATCGATTACAGTACCACACCCGAGTCTCGCACGGAAGACAGTCATAATATCCACCCACGGAAGTGAGGTCGTGGTCCGGGCACGCCCAATGCACCCTGTTGCAGGCATCGCATCTGCATGTACTCCACTTCGTACATGAATAGCATACACTACGCTTACCGTTACAGACACAGCAATCCACACGCTTGATGGTCTCATAGGATTGACAATTCGCACATGGGAACCTCTTCGGTGTCGACGGTGCATATTCCAGTGGGTACTTAAGGTTTACATTCGCTGTTGTTAGCGCGTAGTACGCCGCGGACATGTGCGCGAGCTCTGCCTCCAGAATATGGATGTACGCCGCCTGTGCGTCCTGCGCATCCATTTTCCGTGTATGTGTGTATGGAAAAAAGAAATTCAATTTGTGTCGGGGAGATTTTGACACTCGTGACAGCGACCGAAGAATATACAATCGACGCAGGTGCTAAAGGACTTCGCACATATGGTGCATGTTTGAACTACATCAGAGCATGATTTACAGTAGATTATCTGACTGTAGCAGTGTTCACACGTTTTTGTTATTTCATATGTGTCCCTCGCGTTTACGTGCGTGGGACACCAGTAGATAATCGCCAAACATGCACAACATTTCACATAGTCCCAATCCGTGTGTTTCATACATATCATACCCTGCCTCTCACACAGGACGCACGTCGCATGTGATAGTGCGTATTCTGACCCGCACTTTGTGCAGGGGTATGACACGATCGGAGCCATAGAATACTCAATCGGATAACCATATACTGAGCTCGGGTGCAGAAGGGCATCGCTCCTATGACATCGTACGAGCTCCGCCTCCAGAATGTGGATGTACGCGTCCCGCGCGTCCATTTTCGTACACGTGTATATGAAAAAAGACATTCAATTTTCCATACTTGCCGAGCTTGCCGAGAGCGGGTCATGAACGATTCGGCAGTCCGAACAGTATACATTTGGATCTTTTGTACACACGTCACATAACCATACAGGGCGTTGGCAGTGCGCGCACGGTATACCTGTCCACGTGTCTTTGTGTGCACGACAATACCAAATCTCCGCAGAACACTGTCCGCAGGATCGAAATAACGCATCGTTACACCCACGACACGTTATATACAATTCGTCACAATCAGCGCATCTCGATACATATAAGTATTTCGCGGTAAAGCATTCGACGCAGGGATGTTCCACGTCTATATCGTATTCATAGTCATACTTATATCCATTCAAAGGTGAATATAGACGATCGTGGCACTCGGAGAGCTCCGCCTCCAGAATGTGAATATACGCTAGTGCCGCCTGGTACGCGTCCATTTTCCGTGCATACGTGCATACGGAAAAAAGCGGTTCAGTTTTTACCGGAATAGCATGTTGTGCATCGTAGATAGTTATCTATATAGCATTCCGAGCAACATGTAAAGGGTTTTTGACACTTATAGCACTTTTCCGTGCGGGACACGCATATGTCGCACAGGCGCATGAAACATTGACAGCGTTCGCAATGCACACCGCGTTGTTTGTCATTGTCTGCGCTGTGTGCGCGGCAGCGCCATTCCTTTTCATGACACGACGCACACTCTCTGAGAGAGTCGTCGTTGCACCCCAGGCATATCAGGTACACACCCTTACACTCGACGCATGTTATCTTTTCAATGCGGTCATCCGTGTTACATTTTACACAGACGTAACGCGGGATCATACGGAGTTCATAATCGTACGTACATCCATCACCTCGTCGCACGCGTGGGTGTAGGAGGTGTTGATACTCTTGCCATAATACCTGTGCGTTCTGTGCATTCATTTTCCTGTATGTATATGGAAAAAAGATTCAGTTTTTCGCATAATCGGTCATTCGGTCATTCGGTAATCATTGAATACCGAACATCTGGGCGATCTCCGTGAGGCTGTTGTGATGGAACAGCTGGGATAAGAATGCGAGATTCGGTTCCGCGTTCACCGACCACGGCAGGAAGTCGACACTTGTGATCGTACAGTTGTCAGCGCTCGGCGAGAGGATAAATAACATGTGTGAACTCTCCGCGGCGTCCTGAACACGCGTGCCGAGTTCACCGAGTGTGCCTTGCGCGGTATGAGTGCTCTCGTTGTAGAGGCGCGTCCACGCAGTCTCACGTATATCCGGGGTCTCGAATACGGTGATGAACTGCGTGCGCGCATCCGATGCGGCGTACGCATTGCGTATGACCGGTGGCATACATTGGACCTGGGATGCCAGTATGACCATACGCTTGCCAGCTGGGTGATCCATGGGTACACGCAGTACACGCGCCTGTCCATGAACGAGCTCGTTGATATACAGTAGAAAACGATAGTACGCGCCGTTGACATCCATCCACATGTACAAGCGCTCCTTAACGGTGCTGAGCTTCATCATATCGTCCTGGGTGCGGGGCGTGCAGTGCCGACGGTGGAGTTCGAGATTCGCCGTAAGACAGGCTTCATTACAGTAGGATATAGTCTTACAGGTCTCGCAGATGATTGGCGCATCGGATGTCGTGAATCGCTTGTGGCACACGGGATTTCCACAACCCACGTCCATGATCCGTATACTCACGTATGATATTCAATTTTTCATGAAAAAAGATTCATTTGTCATACGCACCACGGAGGTAGCGACGGAGGTGCAGCAGCGGTATGCACGCATGCACGTCGTGGAAGTGCGCGTAAATGTATCGAACACCAGTGTCGATAACGTTGAGAATTTCGTGTACATCTGGCATGGGCATGTCGTGCGTCGCTGACTCGGGTATACGTATATAGTAGCTCGGGTAGGGTTCCGGTGGTACGTTCTCACGCATGCACGCGAATATCGCCTCAGATGTCATGAAATGCGTTAGGATATTGCGAAAGCGCGTGATATCCTGTCGCGTTATCGCGCAGAATTTCGCAACGTCGCTTATGCGCTCTTCGGGTCGAAGGCGGTTCAGGATGATTTGAAGTGATCGGATATGCCATTCCAGGGCATTCACAACCCTGCGCAGATGATCACGCAGCTTATTTTCGGGATCGCAGATGCGCGCGACGTCCTCCGCGTAGACCTCCAGCGGCAGTATCTCGATATCCACATGTTCCATATCCGGTGTACTTTATGGTACGCGTGTGTGGTTCAATTTTCGTATGCGTGCGTACACGTGGAAAAAACGTTACATTCGGGCGAATGTACCGCGCACATAGTCGTATATGTGAATGAGAGGCGCGAGCGCATCGTATGTATGAGACGCCTCATAGCCGAGTCGGATGCACGTGTTTATGCACGCGTCCGTTTCGGATGCATGTGCCATTATGTGATCGCTGAGGTGTGCGCGTGCAGCTTTTCGCAGGACCAAACTGTGAGGCGGTAATTCCGTCTGTGTGTTGACTTTGCGCATATCGGTCAGGATATCCTCAGATATACATAAGCGGCTTACACAACGCAGAATTGTGCGTAGGTCCCGGTGTATCTGGACAAAGACGTCACGTGTGGCGAGGTGGGCTTTTTTCTCGCTTCCAAATCGGATAAACGTATCGCTGGTAAGTGCGTCCGCGATGGAAGATATTTCGTGTTTGAGCCTAAGTAATGCAGTTCGAAGGTTTTTTAGCTCCACTCGCAGATACTTGTCTGAACCCATGAACTGTAAAACTCGCTCCACGTACGCATCGTTCGTCAATACGGGCAATGCATACGCGTCTATTACTGTTTGTGCATGCTCGGCATTCGACGTTTCAATTTTCGCAAGGGTCTCCGGGGCGTACGTGTATAGTCCCGCACATGCATCTGCGCATTCTTGCGCCTGGTGTGGGAAAAAATGTCATCATGTGCGAATGTGCATGTGTTACTCCAGACGGAAGGCACCGTACAGGTAAGCACGCAGGTCCACCAGGGGCGACAGGCAAGCGCTCGTGTTAGCGGTGTCTTTTTGGGCTGACTTACAATAAGTCGGATGCATGCATTGACGTGTTTCAGGGTACGGAGAATATCCTTCATTAAAAGTGCATCGAAGCGATGTGCCACGCCTATGGGTATGAAGGGATATACGTTCGGTATACGAGCATCTGGGCTTTGTGTCGCCAGATATCCGAAGATCTTGCCGTAATCCGAAATCGACTCGAACACCGCGTGGAACATACGTAGGTCGTCACGTACGCGCGTGTAGAATGCTACTCGTGTGACGTGCGCCTCACAGGACTCGCTTACCTCACCCGCGAACTTGCTTACGATACGGTCATCTCCGGGTATATCGCTCTCCAGGACCGAAATAAGTGCATGTACGTCACGCATGATGGTTCGCACATGCTCACGCAATTGTTCGTTTAGACTGCAGATTCGCGTTACGACCACCTGGTAGTCCTCCGGAGACCCGATCTCGATTCGCCCCTCTTCCATTATCGCGCGTGCATGCTCGGCACGCGACGTTTCAATTTTCACGCGGGACGCGCTCGGACGGTCCGTATGTCGTGTCCGCGCGCTCACGTGACGCGCTGCGGCTTGTGCATGTGCTCGCGTAATGTGTGCATATCATATTACATGTAACCACGCACGGGGAACGCGCGTGTGTGCGCACGGATAGGCGCCTCTGTGCGCGAGTTTACGTGCACGTATCACATAGGTGGTTGACGTTACGTGTGGGCGCGCGTCGCCGTACGAGACGTGCGGACACGCGGATACGTGTACGTAACGCACGTATGTGCACTCGGAGGTGCTCGTGTGAAACGGTGTATGGATCCCGGACTCGCGATACGCGTGCGTGGGTGCGTGTACGCACACGGACGTGTGCATGTGTGTCGCGCACGACTGAACGAGCATCGTGTGATGTCAACGTGCGCGGGTATGCGAAGTTGGGCGTGGACGAGACTTACGAGGCAGTTGGGTGTCTGCGTGCGTGGCGAGCGCATTTGCAGATCGTATGAAAAAATGGTGCGAGGGTGTGCGTGCGCGGATGCGCGGGCGTGGGCGCGCCGGTCGGCGGGCTTGCGCGTGGGTGTCGCGAGTGTGGGAAAAAATGATGCTCGCGTGTGCGGGTTTCGCATATCAGTGCTCGAGTCCGAAAGCGCCGTGCAGGTAGGTCTTGAGGTGCAAGAGTGGGTGGCATATTTCGGGCAGATCTTCCTCACGGTCTGGGAAGCCTTCATATATTTCCTGGATGCACTTATCCGCGTAAGTCAGCGCTTTGTTCACGTTATACATGCACGCCGTATGTATCTCACCCTTGAATTCCTGAGGTATACAGGGGTATTGTTTCGGTAGGTTGTTCTGTATGTCGAACTTAAGCAAGTTGTCTATCACACCGGCAAATGGTACGCATGTTTTGAACTTGACATGGAACTTATGCAGAGACAGAGAAACAGAGAGATAGAAGCTTGGTAGTTTTTCTATCGCGGATACTGCACTGCGTTTTTGATAGCGTTTGGAAATCACCGTCTCGTTGCGCAGGGAGTTCAATGACTTCGAAAGCTTCTCCAGGTGAATGCTGAGCTTTTCGAGAACTTTGCGCACTCGCGTATCAGGCTCGACGATGAGCATAACTCGTTCACGTAAGTCCTCTTTGGACATCGGGATGATATCTATGTGCTCCATGCCGTGTTGAAGATGATGAAAATTTGTTGTATCAATTTTCACAGGAACGTCGTATAAACAGTATTATGGTAGGTCTGTCTATAAGTGTTTAAATGCACGCGTTCGCGGGTCCTCGTGAAAAATGGTATGACGATACGCGTACGCGAAACTCGCACGGTGGGACGTCGGATGGTCGCGCGGCTGACTCGTGTGGCGTGATTGCGCTCCTGTGATTTTCACAAATGTGTTTTCGAGGGGTCAAAAAAACGCCAAAATATCGCGGTCCGGATAGCCCGAATTTGTGGCCGACAGAGGGTCGGCGGGATCCGTTGTAACGGAAAAATCAGACCCTGTCGGAGAGGGTACTAAGGCTCCTCTGGGATAGGGGTCCCTTAGTACTCCGAGTTGGGGTACGTAACGGATCCGTTGTAACGGGTTTTCGTTACGCGCGCTTCCTCTCTTCGAAGTAGGAAGGGAGTATTCTATTATATGGTATTATATGTCGTGTAACGGGTGACTATTATACCCTCATTTTATGGTATTATTACAGTGTATTTTTCATGAGTAATGTGTATGTAAAAACATTAAAATTACTTCATTTTTCATACCCCAAATCCGGTGAAAAATTTTTAGTATATATCGAACACAAATGTATGTATTCTTCATAGCTTTTTTGATAACGAACTTCACTCCCAACTTGCATAATTATCTATTAAATACAAAAATGATAATGTTTATACCAAAACAGAACAAAGCAAAAAATGACATCAAAGATTTGTAACACTTGTGGTAAGGTTAAAAGTCTAACAAACTTCCACAAAGACAAAAAAGCCAGAGATGGTCACAAAAATAAGTGCAAACCTTGCACAAATACTAGTTTCAGAGAATATTATAGATGCACCAAAACCACAGAGAAAGTGGTCTTAGAAGCCGTTAGCGATTCTCCCGAAGAAACGTATGATATTGCACAAGACAACATCTTGCCACCGGATGACCCAGATATATTCGATCTTCTCGATGATTCAGGCGATTGTGATATCCTCAGAAAAAAACGCGAACCCGGAGCGTTCTACATCATATCCAATCCCTCGTATATAGATATAAATCATTATAAGATTGGGAAGACATGTAGAACCGAAAGAGATATCGCAACACGGTATAGGACATACTTTTTGAAACCCATTGTTCTGTATTATCGTGAGGTTGGGAAAAAGTACGAGGAGCATGAGCATACACTGAAACAGATTCTGGAACCCTACCGCGTGAAGAATGATATTGATAACGTGTCAGAGTTTGTACAAATGCCACTTCAGGACCTTATCGACGAGGTTGACAAATACTTCGCGTATGTCGAGAAGTTTGAAAGACGTACATGCAAAAAATGATCGAATTTACACATTTACATTATTTTTTATTTTTGTTTTAGAAAAATATTTTCCGTAAATCATATACCCGCGCTCATTCAATTAACACCGGTATATTCTTCACTGAAGTAACTGTCATTTAAGTCACACGAAAAAAAGTGTGATTTGACTTGTTACTTAGCAGGTATACTTAGGTTGTTATATTTCTTGAAATAAAAAATTATGGCGTCGAAGGTTTGCATTACGTGTCACACTGAAAAACCGCTTGCGGAATATCACAAAGACAAAACATCCAAGGACGGACACCGCGGTAAGTGCAAGCCTTGTACAAATACTAAAAGAGCTGCGTACTATGAAGCAACGAAGAAGGTCGCTCAGAATCCACAATCCGAACCCACTCTTAAGCAGAAGCTCGCACAGGCGATGTCCCATCTTTCCGAACACATAGATGCCGATCATTTCGATGACATATTTGCGTCTCTTGAAGAAATCAAAAAACTTACATATCAACGTCAAGTTGAGAACAAGGCTAATACAACAAACTCGATACGTTTAAATAACATCCACATACCATCCATACCGAATGCCGGTTTGGATGCACGCATCGAAATCCTACGCGGAATGTTCGCGGTTAGCTACATGCAAGCCACTGGACAGGCTATCAATAGCTCCAACGTGGGAATTATCATACGAAAAGTCTTCGGAGAGTATCAATGCCTCGTTGTCTATGACGGAGCAAACCTCACCGAAGACCAGCGCGAAGCCATTTCGCAGAGCATACCGCGCATCTGAATAAAAAAGCCTATCAACTGTTTTTTCGTCAGTACGCAGGGACTTCGCACATCCCGCACTGCTCACACTGCACCTTGCCAAGCTTGCCAATTTCGCCCACCACGCCAGGCGTGCTTGCCGCGTCCGAGTGCGCGACAACGGTCACGTGGATGCAGCGACGGCATTTCACGGCGTAGTAGATCTTCTGAGTGTCCTGTGCTACGCGTATCTCTATGATATCCATGTTCGCGTGTTCGCGTGTTCGCGTATGTTCGTATATACAGGTAAAAAATCAATTTTTCACATATTAACTCCGGAGCTTCGGCACGCCCGCGGAGACCGTACGAACGCCGTTATCCAGTACGACGACTATGTACGCGGGTATAAGATCCTGGTTCCTACGAACGACACTCAACTCTTGCACAATCCGCGCAGATACGGGTGTATCGATTGAATCCGGAAATATGTGACGGTACTCGGGTGGAACTTCGACCTTACAACGACCCTTTGTATAATCACACTGTTCGAGGAACCTGAACCACGGTGTGACGACCACTAACGTCCTATTAATTTCCATTTTCTCGTATGTACCCATTGTACTGCTCTTCAGATTGGAGATGGTGACGATTACGAAACCGTCCTCCCTTTTGTAGCCCGCGGTGGGGTTCAGGATATCAGTACCGATAGCCTTTGCGACGTACGCGATCTGTGCGTTTCTGAGCACCTGATCCAACACAGAGTTTATCTGCTCTTTTGTCATGACGTGCGTCACAGGAACACAAAGTATCTTGTGTGATTTCCAGTCCGAACGCTGGCATGTGACGTTGCAGTAATACGCGGATCGGCAAACAGAGCATTTCAACGTCTTCTCAAGTATTTTTGAACAGAACGCGCATATCACGCGCGAGCTCATTTTCTCGTTATAACATACAAAAAATCTTCAATTTTTCAAATGTTAACTCGCATGTTTAGGTGCACCTGTAGCGATAGTGTGTATATCGTTATTTGTTACAACAACCATATACACGGGTATAAGTTCTGGTTCTTCGCGAATGTCTCTCAACTCTTGCATATCGCTCTCGGACATCGGCGCCTTGACTGACTCCGGAAACACGTCACGATTCTCAGATGGTACATCAATTGTGCAACAACCTTCTGTATAGTCGCACCGTTCAAGAAATTTGGACCATGGCTTAATGAGTACAAGCGCATCTTGTACTTCTTCCGGATCATTATCCGGACTGTGAATAAGAGCGATTGCTATGCTGTCCGCGTTCTTATAGCCCTCGGTGGGGTTCAGTTTGTTCTGTCCAATAACCTGAATAATGTATCCGGTCTGTATGTCTTTGAGTATCTGCCTCATCATCGGATATGACAGTGCTTCTGTTGTATTATGCGTTTCTTTCGCGCAAAGTGTCTTGTGTGTCTTCCAATCCGCACTCTGGCATTCAGCGTTGCAATAATATACAGATCGGCAACCAGAGCATATCAGCGCTTTTATAAGTGTCTTTGAGCATGATGAACACACCGGACGCGAACTCATTTTTCCTGTTATAATATGTACACACACATCAATTTTCCAAATGAAAGCGCAAAAAATCCTCTCGGCAAGCTCCGGCAAGCTCCGGCAAGCTCCGGCAAGCTCCGGCAAGCTCCAAAAAAAGGCGTTTTTTCCATCGATTTTTGCTTGTGAAGTGCTGTTTTTCCATCGAAATTTGCGTTTGCAACATAACATTTTAGCTCTCGGGAGCGATCACACCGTGACTTTTCAGTGTTCTGTGCGATCCGTAAATGACGCCCCCACTAGGGACCTAGGGCGCCCCTAAAAAATCGCAATCACGTGAAAATCACGCTTTCACACATCGAGGTGCAGAATGATTGCCCACTCATAGGACTTGTAATTAAGCGGGTTGAGCTGTACCTGCGTTGTCGGTTTCAACGCTGTAAAGATGTAGTCTGGCGCGGTGAAGCGGCTACGAATATGCTTGATGAGTTTCTCATACTCAGAGTAACTCAAACATCCGTTGTCTCGTCCGGCGGGTTCTGTATAAGTGCTAGCCAGGGAATTGTTCAGTCTCCAGACGTATGGCGCGGTATTTCCGGACGTGTAATGGTGGTAGATCTCGGCATTGATCTCCTCCATGATATTCGCACGTTCTTTTTTGACGAATTTTTGACGCCTGATGGGTGCTTCGAGAATATACTTCTTCACCTTCTCGGCGGTTTCCTGCTCCGGGGTCTTGCGCTTGTTCACGGACATCGTAGGCATATTCCCATACATGTATTCAATTTTTCTTATAGCAAAAAAGACTTAGATGCGCACGGTAATCTCGTCGGGGATGTACACGCGCTCAGCGGCGAGGTCCTGCGGGCGTGGGAGCTTAATGTGGACCTCCATTTGGCGCAGCGCGCGGTACGTGATGAATTGATTACCGTCGCTCAATTGGAAGTAACGGTAGATACCATACTTGTGCGCGACGTACTTCGGATCGCGGCTGTATGCGTGTATGTTGTACTTGTCACAGCCCATGAGGTATAGTGCGGACATAATGCCACCTATGTATAGTCCGGATGCGATAATCTCTCTGCGTGCGCTCATTTCCGATTGTACCTCCGCACGGGATTCAATTTTTCGCATATCGCAACTATCAGAAAAAATGCCGGCAGCGCAGGCAGCGCAGGCAGCGCAGGCATCTCAGGTGCTCGAGTAAATGTGGAACACGAGCATCGTGTAGTTCGATTCGCTTGCGTGCCCGTCCATTATGCGCTCGAACTTGAAGCCCGACTGCGAAAACTCTTTCTCGAGGAATGCAACGAGATTCTTCCACTCCGCGAAGGTGAAGTGTACCGATTTCTGTTGCATGGATCCAACCGCGCGGTGCGCGCTGTGTTTATCGTATGTCCAGACGTAGGGACCGGCTTCATGTGCGTAGTGGTAGCGCACCGCGTTGGCGGTATGCGTGAGAATTGCCTCACGGCAGAATTCTAACTTCGCCTGGTACTCTTCCTGGGCTCGACGTACGTCATCCCGGAGTGTCTCCAGCGGTCCCACGGGCGTGCGCGTTGCACGTTCTTTAGGGATATTGTGCATAATCACGTAGGGTTCGGACTTCGTGCCCATAATGGCGTTCCAGAGATGTTGAAGCGCGATCATCGTGTTTCCGTTTGTAACCGCGCACGAGATTCAATTTTTCTCGGAAGGGAAAAAACTCAGTGCTCTGGGTCGTCTACGATGTCGAATTCCCAGATGGTGGCGATCGGGTACACCGGCTCACTGTTCCAGAGCATTTTGGGCGTCACTTGCGAGTACATGATGTAGTCCGGAGCGCAGAAGTATTCTCGGATGCGTTTTCTGAGTACATTGTACTCGGACTCGCTATGCGGGTCGGTGGGTGCGCCATCAATAGAGAACGTGCGGAGATCCTCACTGATATCCTCAGGGGAGTACCGCCAGGTGTAGGGATCACGCGTACCGTTCCCGAAATGCTTTTCCATGCCTTCCTCGATGCTTTTTATGATGAGGGAGTCGATCACCTTCAGGAACTGTTCGCGCTTGGCGGGTGCCTCTCGGCGAATCCTACGGATCTTCTCAGCGAGGGTCGTCATTTTCGTTTGGTTGTGTGTTTGTATCCCTGTGCGGGAATTCAATTTTTGGCAAAAAATCGCACTTTTCCCAGAACGAGATATGTCTCAGTTAAGCGCGATGGACCACGTATATCGCTCGTACGTGATGATCGTGACGTCCTTGTGATCATCAAAGGGTTCGAAAGTGAAGTCCGGTTGTGCGAATTCCCGCTTTAGATAGTCCACGAGAGCCACATACTCATCAAGTGTATAGTTTCCCCTACCCACGCCATTGAGATCCTTTTTGTCGAACCAGTCCAATGGTACACCGAACAACGCCCATGTGATGCTTTTGAATTTATGGGATTCCCTCATCCGTTCTTCCATTGTCGCGCATATACGCTCGAGAATCTTTCTGTTTGTTTCCTCGAGGAACTTGTCGCGCACGTCCTTTTTCGCATCGCGAATACCACGCAGTTTCTCCGCGAAGCTCATTTCTCTTGTAAACCCGCACGGTATTCAATTTTTTCCGTACGGGAAAAAATCAGGGTCGGGGCTTTGCGCTCGCGACGTACTGCTGCAGGCGGGCAAAGTCCGTATCCGCACGTAGTAGCGTGTTACGCTTACCCGGAGGTGGGTCCGCTGCACGCACGAGCGCCGCATGATCGGAGTGTTCCCAGATCCACCGTCCGAGGTCCGGATGCACTTGCGTAATCTGTGACCAGCGGCTGTGGAAGTTGCACACGCACCGGGGTTTCTGTACGTAAATACGCTTCAGTGTGGTACCGATGTCATAGTCATGTTGCCACATCGCGTATCCGCGAACGATCGCCTCCGCATCCTCGGACGCTAAATCCTCCGGTGTAATGGCGGGTGGCGGACCCGTGTAGTAATATCGATGGTGAACGTCTATGATCTCGCCCGCGAGCTTCGCTTTATGAAACCGCTCGTATACATCCGCGCGTACCTGCGCGGCGCGAAGGGCTTTATCTTCCAGTCTCTCGAGTTCGCGATCAATGTTCTGTATGACCTCGCGCGCGTGGTCTATCTCGCGCGTCAGATCGTCAATGCGCGCCTGGCACTTGCCGATCGTTGTCGGATGGAATAACAGGATTCCAAGGTCGTACGCGTCTGGGTCGCCGCTTCGCAGTCTCGACATCTGCGCCTCTGCACCAATGAGCGCGTTCTCTGCGCGATGCTTGGCAAGCGCAAAGTCATTCCTTCGGGCGTAATGAACCTCCCGTGCGCGCGCAAGAGCGTTCTCAGCGCGTTCTTTCTGCGCGACCGCACGATCCAGTTCCACCCGTATCTCTGCGCCCGCTATAACACGTGCATAATCCGTCTCATCGGGAATGATCTCGCGAAGACGCGTGCGCGCGACCTCACGCTCGAGGAAGTCCTGACGGTGTTTACAGTGGCATCCATGCCAAACGTCCCAGAGATAATCATTCAGGTACTTCTCACCAATTTCTAGATGGGCAATGATGCCGATATGCACACCGAGCGTTTGAATCGTCGGCAGGGGTACCGGAGGATCACGGAAGAACTCCGTATCACCCACAAATGTCGCGAACTTCATGAGCTCCGCCCACTCCTCACCGCTCAGCGTTGCTTCGCCCGCGCCGTTCGCGCGCACGTGGAAGTAGAAGCGTGTCGCGCGTCGCATGGTCTGTTCCGTGTACGTGAACGTGCGCGATCGACTTTCGCGGAACGCGCTGTCCAGTGCGAGCTGGATAACAGGCATATATCGCGCTATAACGTCCACAGGCACGCGTATCGTCCATGGGTGTCCACGCTCACTCTTCGGTTGTGTAAATGTTATCTTCACAGTTTCGGTCATCTTTACGGTTTTAACCGCGGAAAAAATCAATTTTTCCCTGAATTAATCGCGTAACCGATTAGTTCAGCGAGTTCATGAGCAGTAATGCGCGCAGGTTCGCGGAGAACGTGCTGGCACCGTCCGTAAAGTATTCCGATGGCGTATGTGTGGTCATCTCGCAATCACCATCGTCGTATCCGCACCATGCGGTGTTACAAGCGTCGTTGCAATAACCGTTTCCACGCATGAAGTCGCGACATTCCATGGAGCACCCATCGTGAATCTTGTAATCAAACTTGAGATCGCAGTACGCTATTTCATTGGTGCATTGAAATACAATTCCCAGTCCACCGCCTGCGGGGTATCGCACACCCCATGTGTCTGGCGCCCCACAAGACGTATCTTGACCGGTATAACTTGAGTCTTCGTAGTAACTAAATCGCATACGAGAGTTGAAGTTTTCAAGATTTTGAATACTCATCACGTAAACACATACTCTGCTGTCATACGCGTTAAATTCGTAGTCGATGGTACAGTTGGAGCACAGTGCCGACCCGTAAATGTACTCTCCAGGTTCCAGAGCAATGGGACATGTGGATCCGGGACAGGAACAGAAATCGCACATAGGGGAGTCGTAGCATGATTGCGCCTTCGTGAAGGCGAGTAGAAGTGCCAGAATGATCGTAACACGGACGAGCATTGTTGTGTGATATGTATATCATATTCAATTTTTAATTCACAAGATAAAAAATCCAATCCGACCACTGATCAGGAATCTGTTCGTTTCGTGCGTTTGGACGTGCCGTTGTCCACGTCCTCATGCGCGCGTTTGCCTGAATCGAGAATGAGTTGTTCGTCGCGCCACCAGACTTCCAAGCCCATTACATCATACTCCGCGCGTGTGTAGTCCCGGAGTATATGTCTCCATTTCTCCATATTCGTGCGCGGGTTACAGTACCCGCACGACATGTGTATCCGATCATGTGGACATACTAACGTCGCATGAGCGTCGCATGTCACGAGGTTACGTCCCATGCGCGCATAGCAAGCGTCCAACGAGCACTTGAAATCTTTGAAGAGGCGTGACCAGTGGGCATAGTAGTCACAGTCGATACAGGTGTCGATGTGCAGATCGTGGATACACATAATCTTGTTGTGGAAGCTGCAGTAGTCCCGTGTGTTATCCACGGAGGCATCCTCTCCGCAGGGGATGTCTCGCATACTGATAAACGCACATTTGACGTACTCCGTATCGCGTTCATCACGCATGCGTTCGAGGTCATCCGAGTGGTAGTGTTCGCTGTCATATGATGATGACACGCTCTCGGATATGTCGTCACTCAAACTCACGTTTGCACTGGAAGAGGACTCGGAAAAGGATATGCTTTCAACCATATCCGAGCTGATCTCGATGAATTCGCCGCTCTCGGAACTCATTTCGTGCGGGTGTGCAATGATACCCGAGGAAAAAATCAATTTTTCTCCGAGGTTAGCAGCGCCTCGTAGATGTCCATCATCGCGCACGACTGCATACCAACACCGAGCGCCTCTGCAAGTACGCGTACCTTGTGTCGCGCGCACCATTGTACACACGTGCGATAACAGATAAACATACACCGTGCACGGTATAGTACATGTGTGGTACCTATCTCTCCACCCCTCTTAATCACGTGACGTAGAGGGTTTCCATAGAACGAGAGATTCTGTAAGCGTGATGGTATATATGTGAGCGCAAGTGATTCCAGTCCATTGTGGCGCACGGACAATTCTTCCAGGGAATCCGGGAGGCGTACATCCGTGAGCGTCCGCAACCCGTTGATGCCAAGGTCTAAATTTCTCAACTTCGTGGGAAATACAACACCTGTCAGGGTCGTGAGTCCGCATCCACGCGCGTGAAGATCTCGTAGCTCCTCGGGAAATCGTACACCGAATAGTGATCGTATATTATTACTCCCGATGTTCAGTGTGTGCAGTTTACTGGGTAAACGTGTATCCGCGAGCGTATGTAGCTTATTGGATGATATATTCATTGTGTGCAGAGAATCCGGGAATTGCGCGTCCGCGAGTGTCGTGATACTGTTCAATCGTATATCCAATCGCTTGAGCGCGGGTGGGAATGACACGTCCGCGAGCGATTCTATAGCATTATTGTCAAGATCCAATTCCATCAACGAATCCGGGAACCGTAGACATCGAAGCGTCTGTGTATCCATGTTCATAGCGCAAAGGCAGAGTTTCTCCAGGTGAACGAATGCACGAAAATCCGGAAGACCAAAAGGTGCGTCGTAACTGAGGTCTAAGACGCGTAACCCCAACGGAAAGTGTGCATCGGCGAAAGACTCAATATAATAGTTACATCCAAGATGCAAATTCTCGAGACCGTCCGGGAACCGCACGTCCGCGAGAGACGATATGTTAATATCACTCACGGATAGTGCGCGTAACCCTGACGGGAATCGCACGTTTGCAATGGATGGCAATGCATTCATATCCACGTTCAAATACGTTAAACTTTCGGGAAACTGCACATTGGCAAGCGTGCGTATACCTGTGCGCTCTATATGAAGTTTTGTCACTGGCTGTCCGTCCGGGAGCGTGAAGTCATACCCGGCGAGGTCTGTAACGTCATGACCCTCAATTTTCAGGGACATGCTTGCCTGTGCTTGCCTACGTACACCGGTAAGTGGAAAAAAACGTGTATTCAATTTTCACGCGTCAGTACGTGCGCATGACCTCATACAGGAGATCCGCCTGTAGGTACGGGTTTAGATCATCCGCGAATGTGGATGCTATGTATGCGCGATAGCGTTTACGTCGGCGCCATGCACGTGCGATAACTTTTTGCGCGTTCACACGGTTCATAGGATTACTAAACAATACGCCATAGTCCCACATTTCGGGGTCGCGTTCTATAATGTCCCACGTGAGGTTTGGATTCATGGGTGTCTCGTCGCTATCCCACCAGGGGAGCTCAGGATGTGCACAAATGATATCCCACGTAATATTCGGATTGCGCGATAGATACCCATAATCCCATGGTATCTTGGGATGCGCGCGTACGATGTCCCATGTGATATTCGGATTTCGTGACAGCGACTTATACGACCAGCTCAAGTGAGGATGCGCGAGTACGATGTCCAACGTGATATTTGGATGCCGAGAGAGCCATGCATAATTCCAATCAACGTTGGGATGTTCGCACACGATATCCCACGTGATATTCGGGTTTTTGGACATCCATGCATAATTCCAACCAACGTTGGGATTTGCGCGCACGATATCCCACGTGATATTCGGATTTCGTGATAGATGTTTGTAATCCCATAGCATCTCGGGGTGTGCACGCACGATGTCCCATGTGATGTTCGGATTCATAGATAACCCTCCGTAATGCCATGGGTAATCGGGGTTTGCGAGAACGGTCGCCCATGTAACATTCGGATTTGTGGAGTACCAAAAGGGAAAAGGCGCGTTCACGGGTAGTTCTGCGATCATATCCGGAGTAAAACTGACATTTTTTGCGATGTATATCGAACGCTTGTCTGGATGTAGTTTCCATAACAGGTACACATGGTTGATGCACCCTGAGAACGCCATGCCGCCCTGTGCGTCTATAGAAAAAACGTGCATTCAATTTTCGATCACATGTGTGTGTTGCGGAGCTCCGTCTGCCAGGGTTCCGGTATGGGCTCGCTCGTCCAGGGGTTCGTAAGCTTACCTCGCGCATCACGTCGCCACGCGCGGAAGGTTACGAGGTTCATACCAAAGATCTTACCGTTTTGCAACTATTTAACACAACCTTCCTCGGGGTCTTCAAGTGTCATAAAGTCCGTATTTACAGGTGTGTGGTTTCCATAACTTTTTTTCAGTTCACTAATAAGTATGAGATTGCTCTGATATTCAAGTACGAACGCTGAGGCATCCTCGCCAGCAATGACGGCATTCGTCATTAGATGCCGTAACACGCAGTTACGCCGTAGCAACAATCCGATCGGGAACCCCGCAGCGTTCAGTGGGAAGACATGATAAAAGGTGCACGTGTCTGCACCGCTGCATACATCTGCGATAGTTTGTGAGAAATCATACACCTCCTGCTTATTATGTATGAGTATCGATTCGCGTATATCCGCCGCAACGATCATCTCTGCAATCGTTTGTGTTGGTGTCATGTCTAACGTAATCGAATATGTGAGCCCGCGTAACACCACACGAACCATTTTCTTTACGTAGATATAAAAGCAAAACATATATTCAATTTTCGCGCATATACTCGTACAGGAGATCCGCCTGTATATGCGCGTTCAATATGTCCACGAACGCCTTCGCGATCGCAGCCTTCGCGATCGCAGCCTTCGCGAATTCCCGGGCTACGCGTCGTTGTGCGCGTATATATTCACGTGCAGAACCGTTCAGGAACGGTTGTCCATACATACCACCGTCTATGCGTAGGAAATTGAAGGCAGGTGCCACAACAAATGTCTCCTGATCACTCATATACACCACGTCCGTGAATCATTTTTTGAAAATTGAACCACGCGCACGCATATGGAACGCCCGGTATCACTAGGGACATGGACTATCTGCAATCGCTACCGCTGAGTATTCAGCAGGACATTCTGGACTGCACGGACGTGTATGATAGCCTGTATCGCGTGGAATTCGCACCGAAAGGCGATATTACGTTAAGTAACGACGCAATACTGAAGCATGTGCCGCCTTTCATTGGGAAAGCGCCGATGACACGTCTACATATCAGTCGCGAAGTTACGTTAGAGGAGCATGGGTACGTGCGTCTGGGCAAAGCATGCTTCTTCCGCGGCGCACACGCCATATGTCACACGAAGCCCGGGGGTGATGTGTGCGTATACCACATTGGTAGTGTGTGCAATAGAATACTTATTGACTATGTGAAATCCAAGTTCGAAGTTCCGTGCGGTGCCTGCGGAAAGCCCATTCAGACCGAGTACACTGTGGAACGCGGCTTCTACCGTGAGTGTAAAGAAACAACCGTCCGTTGTAAGGATATTCGCTCGAAAGTCTTTCATCATGCGTGCTGGGAGGCGTTTCCGCAATGCGCACATTGTCCCTTTCGTGTGTGCGCGAAATGCTTTCCACCCTGCCACGGGGACGAACCGTTTTGCCATGCCCACGGGTGTCTACGCGCATGTAACGCCTGCAAGGAGTGGTACTGTACACAGAAACTTACGCAGGTTGACAAATACTCTGCACAATACTTCTGTGCTAAATGTGTCGTCACCTGCACAGGATGTGAACACGTGACGTCTCCGCTTTCGCGTATCCAGACGTGCACGCGTTGCAAAAAAACATGGTGCGGGTATTGTCCCTTCTTAGATAAGTTCCGCCTCACGAAGGACGCGCATACTATCGAGTCTCTGTGCGAAGCCTGCCACGAAGTACCGGAGATACCCTGCAATGTCTGCAAGACGCCGACTGCACGCGCAGGTTTGTTAATGTGTTTCAATTGCAAGCGCATGGATATATGTCAGGGTTGCATTCGTCATATACTGTCCGTGGAGAGTGAACCACACTCTGTGGAGTACGTCGAGGAATATGCATGCGCGAACTGCACGGAGCCACGTGAGGTCACGGTCTACATGCTCCGCGATGCACCGCACACCCCACACATCTAGCACGCATGTACCTGCGCGCATTTTTTCCCGTGTGCGTCATTCCATGACCACTTACGCGCGTACATCACTCCATGACCATTGGTATGCCGTAGGCGTTCGCGAGCTCGGCGACTGCACTAAGCGTCTCACGTCCAATATGTCCGTGTCCATAGGGCGCATGACGGTCCTTGCGTGATCCACGCTCGTGTTTGGAGTCATTGAAGTGTATGAGACCGATAGCGGCGCTGTCGCGTTCGATCCAGAATTTCAGATATTCCAATGGGTCGTGTCCTGCTGCGAAGACGTGGCACGTGTCGATGCAGATACCTAATCGTGCCTTCTCACTGGTTGTGAATCCATTCCAGAAATCCCAGAGCTCCTCGGCATCTGTGTAGAGCTCAGTGCCCTGACCCGCCGGCGTCTCGATAAGTAGTTGACACTCCGGTGAGCAGGAGTCCAACACCTCACGGATGCTTGTATTCATGTTAGTTTTTGCCTCCGAGACCGTGAGCGGTGGATTCTCGCGCGGCTTACTTGTACCGGGTTTTCCAACGTGCACAACGACGCCGCGCGCACCGATAACGCTGCCGACATCAAGATTATGGCGCAACACACCCAGTGCCCAGGAACCGGTCTCGCCCGCATCCTCGGACCGCTGATTACGTGGACGTGAGAGATTGATACTATACGGCGCGTGTATGTACACGCGCACCCCGCGCTCAGCGATAAACCCCGATGTACGCATAAGATCGTCGTCACTGAACAATTTCTCCTTTGAGAACTGGTTCCCGGCAAGAAATATCTGACATGCCGCACGTGTCGACCACTCCGCATAGTACCCCGTAAACGTCTCGAGTAGCGTATCTGCACGCCGCACGTGACACCCCACTGCCTGCACCGTCTCCGATACTGGCATATCCGGTGTGTCCGCAAGCCCGGCAATCCCGGCAAGTGCCCCCGCGACCACGTCCCGGAGCCCGATGACGGCGGGCGCAGTGGTCGCGGAGGTCGCAGATTCAAGCATGTATAGGAAGTTTGCGTGGTTCCAGTCCTCGATATGATGCGTAAGCGTCATCTGATTCCAGGGCAGTGCGACGGACACACGCTTTACGGTGTATCCGGATGCGCGTGCGAGTGCTGCGTACGCGAGTAGCTGTAAGACGGTTTCTTCGCGCATAGCTTCAAAGTTCGTTGTGGTCTTCACATCGACAATTTCTATTTCGGCATTCTCGCGCACGATGATATCCGGGTGTCCAGCAAAGTACGTGCCGCACAGTTCGACATCAAATTGACACATGCGTCCCCCGTACTCGCGCGTGGTGTACTCGCGTATGCGCGTCCAGAGGTCCTCATAACGTGCATCCGTAAGCAGACCCGGATAATACGTCAAACGCGTGTCATTGTGCGTACCCACGATAACGGCGCGCATGTACGCCTCCACGAAGTGTCCAAACTTCACGCGTCCATCAGGTGTCTGATACACGATCGTGGGAAACTTGCGTGGGGTGACCACCCGTGAGTCAAATACGCCAAACGGAATGATGTCCGATCCTACAAGCTCCGCGTAGTTTAAATGACGAATCACGTCTCGCACGCCGAGCATTATCTGTGAATATGTAAATTGAACGATCATTTTTCTAACATGGTATATACACACGAGGTACAAGACATGGCAAGCTTGGCAAGCTTGGCAAATGTAAGCTTATTGGCTCGTGTGGATTGCTGCGAATCCTGTGCATGTAACACGCACACATCTTACTGGAATGCTACGAATTCCACAGAGCTCTATCTACCCGAAACATACCTACCACATCATGATATCGATCCATGTACGCCCTACACGTCGCGGTCGGAGTACATCGCTGCGCTTGACGTACTGGGCGTCACGTGTACGGGTGAATGGTGCTCACCGGACGGCGAATTCTCCTGTACGGACGCGGGTCTCGACTGCTGGCAAGTTGAACACATATACGACCGCGTGGGCTCACCGTACGCGGATGCGGACACAGAAATCTACGGGAACGTTATCATGGCGTACGGGCGATGGAATAACGCGCTTGGATCCAAGTCCTGGGAGATTGTTCAGCAGGAGAAGTCCCAGGTTTATGGAGATATTATGATAGAAGCCGGCGCGTACCTCACTGCGTGCCACTTACCGAGCGTGCCGAGCCCGCCAAGCGCCCTTGCGTACTTCACGGTTGCGGCGGTGACGGTCGTTGTGACACTCGCGACGGTCGGAATCGCGTACATTGTCATGCGCATCGCGGTACGCTGGCGCAGCGTGCGTCGGCGCCGGTATCCGGAGGTGCTTATCGAGTCCCTCATCGACGAATGAACATGTACGCGTGTATTTTTTTCACATGGGGTATATAGTTCCCGCGGTGTGATGGACTCTCGCGCGATCGTCGCTGTGATAATTGTGGTATTGATGTGGTATTATCTCACGAAGTATGATCGCGAACTTATGCGTGCACGTGCGCGTCCATCGATGGACGGCGATTCCATCATCGCGCAAATGCAACCCGGTGACCTGTTACTCGGACAGTGGTATTATGACAATATGCGTGATCATCTACTATTTAACCGCGCATATGCAGCACTCACGGGAGGTGTGTTCACACACGCGTCCATCGTCGTGTGCGCACCGGACGGTCGGTTATACGTATTGGACAACTACCCGGAGCCCCGAACGGACGCCTATTACGGCACGCGTAAGACAGGTCCCGTACTTATGGACCTCCGGGACTTCATTGATAGCTATGGTGGTGACCTCTATTATTATAAATCGAACATACCGAGCGCGTCATCGTTCAATCTGCCGAGAAAATCGAACAAACCGAGTGCGTCAGCGTTCGATATGCCGAGCTTATGGTCGTACGTGCAGCGTGTGCGCAATAATACGTATGATCACAGTATCGGGCGCAAGATTAGTACTATACATAAACTGACACCGAATCCGGACGCTCTGAAACCTGCGAATAAGTCATTCTGTACAGAGACGGTGTCAGATGTTCTGAAACTTATGTATCCGGACGCCACGCGTGCGTTGGGTCACTCGTCACTCACGCACCCAGAAGATATACGTAAATTTGCGGAGTCATCCGCGCGCTATCAACCACCTATGCGCGTGGTGTCATGATGAATAATAATTTTTTGAGAAAATTGAAATATCCATATGAATATAAGAATCATGTCTGGTTGGTTTTCCAAGGAAACTCCCGAACAGGAGCTTGTTCGCCGCATTCGCGAGCACCCCGCAAACGCACCCGCACAACGCAAAACCTTTGTGGATGAATTGTCCGAGACTCTTCTCGTGCAAATCCGTGAGGGATTGTACGAGATGTACACGGACGGTAACGGACACAACTACAACTGGAGTCTTTCATGTGCATCCGGAGAGCTGTGGAAGGGCTTGCCCGGAAAGAAGTCCGGCATCCTGAGCTTCGAGGAGTACGAGAAATTCGTCGAACTCCTCAAAAGCAAGTTTAAGGAACCAAACTTTTACATTGCACCCACCGACGAGAAGGCAGAGCTTGATAGCTCGAGCTACACGACATATGAGTGGCACATCCGCGTCGCTGTGGACCCCAAGACTCTGCAGCCCGCGCCTGCCGAGCCTGCCGAGCCTGCCGCGCCCGCTGTCCCGGAAACCGCACCGGAAGCCACGGAGACGGCGTAGGCGCGCCACACACGCGAACATTTTTTCTCGTACGCGCACATACATGTATGAGAAAAAATTGAATAGGTACCGGGTGTATACCGGTGATGCGTGTCATCATTCTCTGTATCTTCGTATGCATGTGCCTCGCGTTCACGCGTCATCATGTTGCGATGAGCGAAAACAACTGCCAATCAGATGAGACACCGTGTAACATGGGGAATTATACCGCCTGCTGCGGTGCAGTGGATGCCTGCTGCTGTCCAGATGAATTGCACTGCTGCACGAACAGTAGTGAAGCCTGTGTGTGCAAGGGTATCTGCCCGGGTCCAACGTGCGTGTGCTACGCATGTCAGCCCGTGAACGGTGTCTGTCACCCATACTGTGCACATGCGTGATCGTTTTTTCGGCACGCTTGGCACGCTAGGGAAATGAGAGGTCTACGGAACCGGTGGCGGACCACTCGCCGATGAGATATCCGAGGGCGTTTACAACGACGTCTTCCCATCGTCCGAACCAATAGAATTTGTCTTGTTGGTGCTTTGCGCGGTCCATGTTCATATGTAAGCCGATTGCGCCGATACCGCTCTCTCCAAGCTCGAATAATGTTCCCACGAGCGTATAGGTCCAGAAGTTTCCGGGACAGACTATCCCGACAACCATGTAAAACCAGAAATGTGACACGTGCCACCAATCCAATTTAAAGTTTCCGATAGTGACTCTCGGCGTGGCGAGCGAATCATAAACCCATGAGGGTAACTCCCCGATGATAATGATGATCAGGGTTATGACAATGAACCACGCAAACAGTTCCCGAGTTATCACGGGTTTGTGCATGTTAATAAATTGACTGTGGTGTATTTTTTATATTGGAATTACGGTGTCTCGCGAACAGAGTTATGATGGCGATCACGATAACAAGAACCATGATGAGTAACGGTATTACCAACTGTGCGATATCCGCATAATTAACCCATGTGTTTTCCATCTCGTGAATCACATAACAGTCATTATTCGAAATGTATTCTTGTACATGCTTTTCCTTCACAGCGGCGACATCCCTGGTGTCGAAGAGCCCGTATGCACACGAATACTTACCAGGCGTACACGTGTCAATTTCTTTTTGTATTTGAAACAGACCCGTTGAGAGAAACGTATTAGCTATTTTCGGTAGCATGGCGTTCACATTACTTTTCTGTATAATGCCAGTCATGACGCGATACCATAAATCCTCCTGCGGTTCCGAGAATATCAGGTAGTTACTCGCCATGCTACCGAACATCTTAGCCATTGCACTTTTTGCGAACGCAACACGAATTCCCCGCTCTCGAGTTTCTCCCAGGAGTGCGTCTATCGGTTTAAGGCAGCGCGTATCCATATCGGCATATAAACCGCCGTATCTGTGTAATATACACACTTTTAAGGCGTCTACGCGCATTATGGGCTCAGAATATGCACTATAAACATACCAGAACACAGGATAGTGCTTGTATACGAGCCAGTTACCCATTATGTCTGTCCACATCACATGCATCCAATCTGGGTGCATGGTGATCCATTTCTCACGCAGAGGGACGAACTTCTCGGGTAGCGGGTTCTCCGTGGCACCAGATGGGTCTTTGAAATTAAACCAGATCTGGTGGATAATACGCCCGCCCGCCGCGCGCAATGACGCGTCCAGTGCGTCAAACTCCTTCTCCTGCATTATCTATACATACCAAAAAAGAATTGTTTAATATACGTACGCGATTTATGATGCGTTGTTGTACGTGGGGATCTTGTGATCGATGGTCGTGCGACAGGTCGGGCACTCTGTGAGTAACTCAGAGCATCGACCACAGCATATGAGGTGTGCACAGGGAAGGTATAACACGACCGCGGCGTTCTCCATGCAGACCGTGCAGGGTTGATCGTGCTTACCGGCGAGACGATCATCCAATGATCGCGTTAGCACCCCTGAGGTGCTTAGGTAGTCCATTTCGGACGCAAGTGCGCGCGTATGTTCTGGGTTTTCTTCAGGAATGGCAAATGCCTCGCGCGTCGCGCGCGCAACGGTGTCCACAACATTCGTGAGTCCTACACATGCGAACTTTGCCATATTTTTTTGGAATAATTCAATAATCTCCTCCTCTTCGGAATTCACATCCCGAATGCGTGCACCCCGAAGCCATGAGGAGCTTGCCGAGCCGCGGATGTTATCGGACATGATTTACTATATTGCCCGCGTATGTATACGTTTATATTACTTTGATGAGTTTTTACATATTTTTATTTTTTTAATTTTTTTCGTCGATCATCATATACACAAGTGAACACCTAAACACTAACATAAATGAAGACAGAAGAAAAGACCCTCATGGCTATTATCGTCGTAGTCCTACTCGTCATCGTCGGACTAATGTCGCTACAAGTATTCCTTTTCGCTAAAGTTGGCGGAAACTCCGCTCTGAGCTTCGGAGCCGGCGGCGGTGCAACCCTACTTCCCGGATACGGCGGAAACAAGGGTGCTACGGAACGCTTCTCTAAGCGCGCCACCGTCTATTAAGTCAGACGTGCATGAAAAAATTGATTTTTTCCTGCACATATTACGTAAATGCGCGCGCTTGATATATGTATGCACGTGCTTGCGTTGTTTGCGTTCTGTGCGAGCGTCATTGTCTCCGTACAACTCTGCGTACACATCACCGTGCGTGTTGTGTGCATTATGCTCGGGTGTTGACTTTTTTCCGGAGGTCCGTGACCTCGGCGCTGAGCTCCTGAATGGCGCGGATCATGGGTGCGATGAACTGCTCGTACGTGAGCTGATATGCGTCTGTGTCCGAGTTGTGCGAGATACCACCAAAGTCCGTGATGTTGGAGCTTGTGAGTACAGCCTCCACGTCCTGTGCGATCAGTCCGTAACGTCGTGCGTCGGATAGTGTATCCACGTCGCGCAATAGGTATTTCTTTGGTTTAAGTGCGTTTACGAACGCAAGTCCGAGGGTACAGTCCTCGATGTACGACTTCTTTCGGGCGTCAGAGGTCACAGTAAGTGCAACATTCACTTCAAAGCGTCCGACGTTACCATCACCGAGGCGCACATTACCATTTGCATTTGCAGGACCAACGATTGCTGCACCGTTGCCGATCACGGTGTCATTACCACCCGCTGCACCTCCTACAGTCGTGGCGCCTGCACCGATGGCGATAGATGCTGCGGTACCCGATGTAGCGCCGGTACCGAAGGCAATGCTGTCCGTGGCAGTTGCGGAGGCGTTTGTTCCATAGGATATAGCGTCCTGACCGCTGGACACCGACCCGTTACCAATGTTCACACGCCCGTCAGTGCCTCCCGGTGAAGTGCCAGGAATAAGACTGATACTGCCTCCTGTACCAGCACCGTCAGCATTTCCACCGGTAAATGTAATATCACCGCCGTTACCACCGGACGCAGCGACTGCATTACCTGCTGTAAATATAACACCTCCACCGGGTTGTCCAGTACCTCCGGTAAATATAAATCGTGATCCCGCAGTGGCGGCGGCATTACCTCCTACAAAGTTAAAGTCTCCAGCGTTCGCGGTAGCACCGTTACCAATAGTGAAATTCATTTCTCCCGAGTTTCCTCCGGAACCGATCGTAAAACTCAAGGAACCTGTTGTTCCCGCGGCGTTAGGTGTGTTTATAGATACAGCTCCACTGTTTGACAATCCGGTTGGTGTTCCAGACGCCAATATGAGTGCACCGCCTGCACCACCACCAGACCCAGCCGTAATGGACATGGTACCACCAACACCTGCTCCAGCACCGGAACCGGCACTAAGCGTCATGGCACCGCCGGCTCCACTTGTAGTGGCGTCGCCTGCACTGAGGGAAAATGCTCCTCCAGCACCGCTAGTAGTTCCGCCTGCACCAGACGTAAGACTGATAGCACCGCCGGCGCCCGTGGCTCCACCGTCACCTGACGTGATGGCAACAGGACCACCAGCACCGGCTGCAGCTCCGGACCCCGCATTGAGGAACACTGTACCGCCGTTTCCATTAGTTGGAGCGTCTCCCGCGGTTAAGGTTAAATTACCACCACTACCGCTCGTTGTACCACCTGTACCTGTTGTAAAGTTCATAGCTCCACCACTACCTGTCGCACCTCCGTTTCCGGACGTAAAAGTTATAGGACCACCTAATCCACCAGTTATAGCACTTCCAGTAGTTACTGAATAGGCACCCCCAAAAGGTATACCATCACCCGTGACAATTGCGATAGATCCGCCATTTCCGCTCGTGGCACCGCCTGAACCTGTTGTAAAGTTAATAGTACCTCCCGCGCCAATACCACCACCATCGCCCGCATTGAAAGACACCGAGCCACCGTTACCGGTTGTAAGGGCGTCTCCGGCACTGAAAGTCACCGCGCCACCGTTTCCGACTGTGGGTGCGTCTCCTGCACTTAGCACCAGTGCACCCCCGTTTCCGCTCGTGCTTCCACCCGTGCCCGCAGTCAGAGTAATAGCACCTCCTTCAGATAGTGCACCACCACCACCGTTACCTGCAGTCAGTTCAAAGAATCCACCAGACCCTGCACTTCCGGCAGCTCCTGCGGCTAATAACCTAACAGGACCGCCATTTCCTGCTGTACTGCTAGATCTGATAAAAACTTCACCATCAACAGTTGTGATCACACCAGTTCCTATCGCTATGGCTGCGGTGTTGGACGCATTCGCGCCAAATCCCACAGCGATACTATTCGCTCCCGCGACGGCGGTTCGTCCGACGGCGATACCGTTAGTGACACCTGCAGCGGCGACATCCGCGTCGGTTCCTATGAGTACATTGTCCGTACCGGCTATAAGCGTTACGCCAACACCGTCACCAATACCGATATTTCCCGCGCCTGTAGTATTTTCTAATGTACCATCTCCTATAAATATACTATCTCCCAGGGCACGTCCGAGTGTTGGCAATCCATTTATACCGTAACTCTCACCCGTGGGTATATCCAGCGAACCGAAATCATCTACGATGGCGAGACTATTATCGAGAATCGTACCGGAAGCGTCCTGCCATCGCGAAATGGCGTTTGGCGTTGTTGGAGGCACGCCTACGACGGTGCCACCACCCCCTGAGAATATAGGTTGCCACCCGTTTATGGGACCTTCCCACACTGCGACCTGCTCCGGGAGATACGCTCCGCCCTGTACGTATACGAGGTCACCGATTGGTGGTACAATAGGGACCCAAATTCTACCGTTCCAGAAGAATATAAAGTTTATAATCCATCCATTCGCGGTTGCAGTCGAAATATAGCGATCATATAGCTGCGGATTCACGGGGAGCCCTCCCGTGGGATCGAAGAACTCGATTACGCTCGCAGTCCGTCCTCCGGCAATTTCCATCTGATTCAGCATGTATGCGTTCAACACGCCGACATTCGTATCGACGGGTGTCGATGTCATACTGTTCGTTTATATTTCCGTGAATATAATTTGCACGTTTTTATTTTTTCATATCAAAAGTATACAGATAAACACATAAACCTAAGGAACGCAAAATGCTCGGTGGAGGTGAAGGTGTAGGAATCACACATGTGATCATTATCGTGTTGCTTCTACTAGTCTTGTGGAAGCTTTACAAAACCGAGACGCCAAAGGAGAAGGCATACGTGGGATACGGTCTGGATCGCTATCTCTACACAAGCGGCGCGACAATGCGTCGGCTGGGACAGGTGTTCTCGCAACCTGCACAGGGTGTACAGACAACCATTTACAATGCGGAGCTCAGACAATCACCCCAGACCTCCGCACAAGGTATTCCTGTTATTATGTACCTGGATACAGGTGATGCGAACCTGAAGGGTAATGCCGCAAACCTCTATGATGCTATCAACGAGACCAAGTGAGCGTGTGCACATAGGCACATAAGCATCATAGCAATTATTTTTTTAATTTTCCCAATTTTCTTCATCATACACATATACGCGAATTCGTAAAAAACGCAATATGCTCGGTGGTGACGCAACCGGACTAACTAACTCCTTGATCCTTGTGGTGATGCTCGTGCTCATATGCTGGGCTATTTTCTACATGGGCAAACACTTGGGACTAGAGAGATTTGAACAACGATCCTTCCGAGACTGGCCTTACCAGCCCCTTGCTACTGCCGCCCGACAGCTGCGATTATCCCGAGGTTACAACGAACCTATTAATCCTTCACTTCCGGATCCATACCTCTCAGGAATTCTGGACATGAGCGCGCAGGAGAACTCCTGGGTTGCCGCGGACTGGAGTGCCACGAAGTAAAACACGATCATGAAACATAATCAATATGCATTTTTTTCCACGCACATGTATACGATAATGCATGCAACTGCGATACTCGTGGTCCTGATACTTATAGCGCTCGTGGTCCTGTTTGCACACGGACGTACATCGGAGCGCTTCGGATCCTACGTCACAGACGATGTCGATGGTAAGTACGGCAATGGTGCACATGGGGATTATACGCAACCTTACGTAGAGGGATATTCACATGACCCTACGGTTACGTCTATGTCCTCGCTGCGATACAATCCCGAGCACGCGCTCGCGCTCACACACGACGATCCCAGAGCTCCCTAACACTGATTCTAACAATACGTGCAGGCGCTTGCATGATCCTTTTTTATAGTATGCGCGGATGTACGCTGTGAAAATTGAACGTGCATACATAGGTAACATGTACGCATAGGTCTTCAGATCGTGATGGCGGAGATCTTACACACCACAAGCGTGGACGAAGTGGACTTCGATGCTATAGAGGACGCCATCCAGACACGCAAGCGTGCTCAGGGACGTGCACAGTCCGAGCGCGAGATGCGTGCGAACACACACGCAGACTCCGGTTCCGATTGCGAGCCTGGCGAGATTGCGGACGGTGTACTCGACGATACGGATGACGATGAGTTCTCGATGATTGACGGTAAGTTTACTTATACGAAGCAAGTGGATCCCCATGTCGAGATGGAGATTGAACGCATAGATACGATATCACAGGTTCGGCATCGGCGTACACGAACCCGACATAAGCCCATGAATACGGAAAACTGGTCCTATGCCGATATATATGACGACCTTGCCGACCTTGCCGACCTGGACGATGGTGACTGGGGCGACCTCAACGCAGAGCCGCCGGAACCGCCGGAAGTGCGTTATGACGGGGTACGCGCGAAAAAAAGCCGTAAGCCCTGGTGGGAGAGTGACGAGGACGCAAAGAGCGCGGACAGTCTTGTACTAAACCGAATATTGAAACAGTTGGGAAACCTTCAGGAGAAAATCGAGAGCATGGAAACATGCCTTGAGGACCTCGCATCGAATTTCGGTGACTTGAACGTAAAAATTGACACCATCGAAGAGAAAGTTGATGAGATTAGAGAGAAGGTTTGCTTTGAGTGAATAGATATCCGATTAAGTCGCCCGCCTTTATTTTTTGCCCAACAACGAGCGACGGATCAAGAGCGCCATGATCTGGTGGTATGTAGACATCTACACGCGAACCGAGATGTATAACTCCGAGTTCGTCTCCGGCGGCGAACGACGCCCCGGGTGCGTGCGTGTAGCTGATGCGACGTGCGAGCGCGCCCGCGATCTGCGTAACACGTATCCATGTGCGTTCGTCACCCCCGTATGCAAGCGTATGGATGACCTTTTCGTTATGGTTGGATTTATCGAGCTCGTACGCAAGTGCAAACTTACCCGTGAGATCGTGCTGCACATCCAGTACATGACCGTCAAATGGAAAGTATTGACGATGTACATCCATCGGCGAAAGGAATATGGCGAGATGTCCACCCACACGATCCACAAGCACGATCTTACCGAACGCGGGTGCATAGACGCAGGTATACCCAGCACGTTCATGCGGACACGCGGCGAGCATGACGTCCGCCTGCCGATAGAAGTGCTTTATGAATGCTACATACAGAAAGAGTACGATATACAATAATACAAGCACGGATATTACGAACGCGCGCATGTCTATATACGCGTACGGAAAAAATATGCACATGAATCGTATACAAGGTATGCGATTCTAACTATACTGGCGCCAGCGATGCCCGCAGGCGATGCAGCTGATGAATAACGTACCGCCTTCATCCGCGCTTGCAGACTGTATTTCCCGGAAGCGTGTCTTGCTTTTCTTGCAATTCCCGCACTTATACATCTTGGAGTACTTCATAACAATACCCTGTTTCTCGCGATCCCGTATGAGCTCAATGTAAACGTGGTTGATCTTTGGGTTAAGCACGACCGAGCTCGCAGCACCCAACGCCTCAGGTTCGATAATCGGATAATGCGATGTGATCGCCGCAATACTATCCTCCGAGAGACCTGCAAGACCGGCGTGCATGCGCGCAATGGGTTCCGTACCCTCAAGCGCCTCTTCATACACGTTGTACAGTGCCTCCACGATGGCAAAGTTATAGATGCGTGATACCAAATAGGTTCGGGTCTGTTCATCATAAGATGCGTTTACGCTGGAATCTACGTCCAGGTTGATCTTCACGCCGTATGCGATATTGAAGTAGATGTGTGTAAAGCTCGTGTCACTCCAGTCGATTTGTAGGTGACGCTCACGTGCCTTTGCCGTCGCGTGCTTATAAATACCGATCTCAATCTCTGTGGCTATGCCCGTTTTCACTCGGGTAGATACACTCTGAAAGGGTGCATACGTATTCATACATTTCAGGATGGCGTTACGTTCGGCTTTGCGCTCTGACACAACCATTTTACGTTTGTTTTTACTATGTATGTGGGTTCAAATGATTTTTGTAATATATCGTTCAGTTTTCACGCGGAAAAAAGGTAACGTACGCGAATCAACGCACTGTGCGCAGTGTGTTAGTAACTCTGTACGATGACGGGCATTTCTTGGATGCGCACGAATATAAGTTTGCTGAGAAGGTGCTCACGCTCACCCACATCGATACGGTCAGGGAGTGCGCGCATGTATGCATACTTGTTGAAGAGTTGCGCGCGCGAATGAAAATTCGTGAGTATGTAGACCGATGCACCATCCTCATCGACGCGTTCCCCATTCGCGATGTAACCGAGGTTCGTTGGTAGCTCGTCGTTCGGTGATGCACGGTCTATGATAGGTTCCACGCTGTCAGAGTAAAATGACTTCAATACAGACACGTATTCATGTACGTCCAGCCCCGTCGCCGCGTCAGGAATCATGTCAATGACTTCTATCGCGGTACGCGGATGTACTGTGCGCGCAGTGACTTGTGCTTTTGTGTGATCCTGTATGTAGTATATAGCGGTACCATATGAGTTAATGGGCACCATTTCGCCGTTGACCTGTTGCATATTCGTGGACAGGCGCATCTGTATGCATATTGGGCAGTATGCATAACAGTCAACGGACTGTGCGTCTGGAAATATGCAGTAGATATCATCATACAGCGGTGTCTCGCAAAGACGACAGAGGTCCCCGTCTATCTCATTGATGATGTTCACATCAGCGTACTCCACTTTGTAAAGTATATCAGAACCTCGCCAAGGTTTAAGCTGGTGGCACGCAAAGTGCGAACTTATGCTATCGAAGAAGAGTTCGCCCCATTTGGGAGATAACCATCTTTTAATCTCGATGTCCGCCCGTTGTATGGTATTGTAGGTGATTGCACATCCGAACGCGGTCCATGTGGGTATGTCACCGGGATAATCCCTGCTCGCACGCATGTTTTTCAGTAAATCGGTGATGCCGGATTCATGATGTTTTGGTATATCCTCGATGCGCACATTCGAGAGGTCACCGTATTTCGTAGTATGTGAGATCCGTCCACACGGCTTAAAGCACTCTAATGACAGGTCTTCGTTCCATGTCGTACCGTCGTTCCATGTCATAACACCCTCGGAGTCATACACGATGGAGAATAATAAGCTAATTTGAGAATCCATGGGAATGCTTTTCGTAAAGATGGTCTGGTATAGCTCCTCAATGGACAATATTGTCCATACGAACTTGCTATATCTGAAGAATGTCGCCATAAATGGTAAATGTTCAAAGATAGTCTCGTACCGCAATACGCGCAGGTATCCCGGCGACTCATCATAGTCGGCTGAGAGCGTTGGACCTGTTACGAGCGTGGACTGTAACTTATTTTTCGCTCGCAGATTTGTAAACCCGAACGTTGAGGAGTTCACGGTGTGATACGCACCGAGAAGGTCTTTGATGAGTGGATGCGCATCCACTTCGCGTTTGATCGCTTTCAACAGCGAGTTTGCGAACTTTTCGTAGTTATCCGCGTTCACGGGCAGATATAACACGCCGTATGAGGGCTTAATGCGCACAACGCTCTTCTTATCCGGACTATTTATCATTGGATAGTTCATGTGTTGTTTCCGGTCAATCCAACGACCATTCTCAAATAGCTTTCGCCCGGTCTCCATGTTGAGCATCTCTTGCGCGATACGTGTAAGGTGTCCAATGGGATCGCTGATGTAGAACATTGCGCAGTGTATCACACCGATCGCGCTTCAATTTTCACACGCATGCCAAGCGTACACCACAAAAAAATGACACGCTCGGCACGCTCGGCACGCGCGTCACCCACGCACATCTACGTTCACGAGACGCCATATGTACACGTCACCGTTAAGATCCTTATGCGGTTCACTCTCGAGGTTCTCAATGTCTATATCATGCCGTCGCGCGAGTTCTACCATGGCATAGGTTCCAGGTAGGTACTCGATTTGCAGGGTTTCACTTTCATTGTGGGCGACAATGGCATATTCCTGCCATGCATCCTCAAAATGTGGATATGCATCGTCATCGCATGTCGTACCTGTGCACGGCGAGACCTGTATGAACCCACGCGTGGGCACGATGATCACCTCACTTGCCTCACGCTCCGTGTACGCCTCGCTACGCTCGCGTGCCTCGCTACGCTCGCGTGCCTCGCTACGCTCGCGTGCCTCGCTACGCTCGCGTGCCTCGCTACGCTCGCGTGCCTCGCTACGCTCGCGACAGGCGTAACACTCGTCGTAGTGACGTATGCCGCGTCCGTCGGGTATGCGACCGACATTACCCTCCTCGTGAAAGCTGCTTGCGGGGAGCACCTCGTAGAAGCTCACAATGATGCACATGTATGGATGTACGGATGTACGTACGCACGGGAACGTATTCAGTTTTGTCATTGTTAGAAGTTCTTTTGGCTGAGGACGATATCCTCACCGTTGACCGTCATATATAGTGGATCCGGGTCTGCCATGCCTGTTATGCTGTAGTTGGAGTATCCGTCGATACCCGGGCGCCCGGACAACACGTGAAACTTTGAGTCATATACACTATTGATACCGATGTCCTCACCAATGTCGCGATACGCGTATGTATCTGGTGCAGTATATGGACGTCGATCCGCATACTTGTTGAGATCAACGAAATTTTCATAGTAATGATCATATACGTCGAGACCCTGCGGATCTTTCTCGCTCCAGGTGTAACGTGCAAGGCGTTCGGCTTCCTTCATAGTTAGATCCTCTATCTCACCGGTGGCGGGTACGCCTGTGGTCTCATAGACGGTTTCCGCGCCCATGGGATGATTATTGTACACATCGAAGCGTTCGGTCTTCGATGAGACGCATAGTAGTATGATCACTATGCATATGAGTATGGCGAGCTCTGTCCACATCGCTTATATGGAGATATGAAAATTAATATATTGAAGAAATGTCACTGTCTTTATTAGGCATACGCACGCACGTGATATCACATAAAAAATATACAGTTTACAAATATCATTCGTCCCACGGACACCCCCAGTAAAATCAAAAAATCGATGTCACGCGCATGTGTTATGCTTTTTTGAAAAAATGAACCATGTTCGGGTGATATGCATGCACGATGGCGATGCTGAATCTCTCTGGGAGGGATATTACATCGTGGAAGTTCATCATAGATATCATACAGAAAAGAGGTCTAGCTGAATCACTGAAGATACTATATCTTAGTGGTAATCAGATCGCGGATTGGGCGGACTGCACTCTGCCCGATTCACTGGTAGAACTGCATCTCCACAATAATCAGATCACAAGCTGGGTGGGCTGTGCACTGCCGGCATCGCTGAAGATACTATACCTCAGTGATAACCTGATCACGGGCTGGACGGGGTGTACGTTACCTGATTCGCTGGTTGAATTATATCTCCAAAATAATCAGATTAAGGACTGGAAGGGCTGTGTCCTGCCGGTGTCACTGAAGAAACTATATCTCAGTGGTAACCAAATTACGGGCTGGTTAGATTGCACTCTGCCGGCATCACTAACGAAACTTCAACTTAATTATAATTGTATCTCAGACTGGGTGGGTTGCTCCCTGCCCGCGTCACTGGAGAAACTGGATCTCTACTATAATCGTATCGCGGACTGGGAGGGTTGTGTATTACCTGCATCACTGATGGAATTGGACATCAGTCATAATCAGATCACAAGCTGGGTGGGCTGCTCCCTGCCTGCGTCACTAAAGAGACTGTATCTCTACGATAATCAGATCGCGAATTGGGCGGGTTGCACTCTACCCGATTCACTGAGGAGAATGAGTCTCATAAACAACCCAGTTTTTCAACTCGATAATGGAAAGTCTCTTCAGCAGTATCGTATCGTGTACCGCGCCCGACGATCGTATGCTGCGTGGAAGATCGCACGTAGGTGTTACGCACAGGTGAAAGCCCGTCAGTTCGCACACATGCTCGGTGTGAACACGGAATCCGCGTTGTGTGCAGACATTCGAAGTGAATGCATGCTATGCTTTTTTGTGAAAAACTGAATACCCGTCGAGTATCACTATATCGCACATATGAACGCACCCTTTCAAATTATCGATGGTGTGATGCACATGTTTGGCGTTCCGCAAATTACTGTGAAAGAACAGAAGAACCTTATCGTGAGCGCATTGGAAGCACATGATGATGAATTCCCGTCCGGTGGACCGCACGATAGTATGTGCAAGCAGTGTGGTGCGCGTGCATTGCCGTGTAGCCCACATGTGGAGCACCTCTGTGTCGATTGCCTTGCGCAAGGTATTGTGAACTCCCGAGAGAACGCGAAGTCCGGCATGATTCTTATAAAGTTTGCTCCACGAACCGCAACACCGAACCGCCCTACCGTGACGTACGAGGACTACCCGAACGACCGACGCTCCGTGAATCGCTTACAGGTTAAATTTATAAGCGAATCCGAACTGCTTATCGGTACCGCACGCCTGAATTATGCACTCAAACGCGTACACGATACACCCGCGGAGGTTGCGCGCACTGGTGCGCATCTGAAGCATGAACTGTTCTCTTCCTGGATGGTTATAATAAATGAAGTGCATATGCGCAAGGACGCAGTGTTCATGGGTGTATTTCCCTTTACGATTGTGGGGAGTTACGTCTGCACAAACCAGATTTCCTTACGCGGATGTTTGTCGTTTGCGAACGCGGATGACCACTCGTGCTTTATCGCGGACTCCGTACCGCACGGATACTCTGGATGGTTCGAGAACAAAAAACCGGGTAGAGAGGGTGCAATATGGACGTACCGCTTCTGCCACGCCTGTGCATCCGCATATAATGAGCGACGCAACGAACCCTCGCCGGATGCGAAGATTGCCATGGCGCGCGCGGACATTCGCGAGTATGAGAATATGCAACAGGTGGATCTCATAAAGATCGTGATGAGTCTCAGGCGCGAACTTACGCAGAGTAATCGTCAACTCGAGGACCAAAAAAAGAAATACGACAAACTTAAGTCCGACAGCAATCGCATGCGCGCCTTCATCGCGCAGGCACAAGCCCTGCAGCTCCCCGACGACGACTGAACACCTGGACGCGCGCAGCTTCACATTTTTTCTGATGCTTGCCTACGCGCGTCGGATGTGTGCGTGGAAGGTGAGGAATTCGCGGTCCTTTTCGCGTCTCTCATGTGTCTTTACGGCGAAGAACACGTACGGCACGGGATACTTGACGATGGCTTCGTTAAATAGACGTGTGATCTCATTGAGCGGATTTTGACAGGTGCCACCGCCGTAATTTGTGATGATTATAGTATCGTGTCCACGTGTGATGGCTGTCTTAAACATCATATTGATACGTTTTCGGGTACGTTCGCGATCATTGGAGCTCTCAAAGTTCTCCACGTATCCGCTACCGGATGGGTTCGACACACTCATAAGCCCCGGACGTATCAGCGGTGGGACGTTCACAATGCTAATAGATACGGGCTTCTCGATGCGTTTTCCCTTTGCATTCTTGAACACGACGACTGTCGGGCTATAGAGTACTTCCTCTTCCAGAATTGGATACATGGACTCTTCTAACGCCTTGAAATAGTTGCTGCGTCGTAGGAGTTCCATCTCATCACCATCCGCGCCCTTCTTCACTCCAGGAATGGGATTGTTATTATTCCCGGGATTCACGAACAGCGGATTCGGATTACGAAAGCCCTCCTCGCGTAGGATGTCCAGTAGCGTGTAGACATCCTCGTGAAAGACCTTTACGACGGGGCTCACCGGGCTCGCCGGGCTCACGGCAAATTCGTCGTCCGCGATGTACGCCAGCTTCACGGACATATCACTGTTATAGGACTCGCCTTTTGTGTACGTGTCTTTCCAGGTCGCACGGTTCACGCGTAACGAGTCCTCAATTTGCCGTGAGGTCTTGTCACGTGCCGCCATACCCCCGTATTTCGTATTCATTTTCTTCCCGGACATGTATACGTATGCGTGTGTACGTGTTTAAATGCGTGCGAAAAAGGCATTGGAAATCGTACGTGCAGCGTGTGCACGAAAAAATGTTACCGTGACCACATTGTGACTACATGAACTCCGTGTAGCGACGGACTTCCGGTGCGCCGATGATGAAGTTTTTTTCGCGGTAGACTGCACGACGTGCACCGAATTGGTTCGCGATGCTTGTCTCCTTGTCTACGATGTCTATGACAATGCGTTCGATAGATTTGTCACCGCCGCGACGTGTAATGCGTCCTATAATCTGATTCATCTTCGACTTACGTGAGGTCGCGAAGATTATCGCGTCCATACGTGGAATGGAGAGTTGCTCACTTCCGAACGCATACGTGATCATAATGATACGTGCCTGTGTGGACGCCTGCGCTTTGTCCTCACCAGAGACACCACCTTTCAGTGTGCTCACTTCCTCGGTTCCAATGGTGATCTGCGGGGTTTCCACGGGGATATCGTCCATGTTACCGCTTGCGGTGAGTTGCTCGCGCAGGCGTGTGACATACTCCTTATTTTCGGCGAAAATAAAGATATTACGCCCAGCTTCGTAAAGCTCGCGGATCAGAGCGAAGATAAGTTTGTTGCGCTGCGGATCCTCACTAAACTGCTTCGCCATGAGACCCGCGTGCGTCGTACCGTCCGAACTCACACTGATCTTCTTTGTATGATCCGGGTGCCCGTAGTAATGTATTACTCGTACACGTCCGCGCCAGGGCGCCTCCTCTGCGGACTCGGGCGCATCCTCCATCTCTGCGTCTGCGATGTCCCGCGGATATATGAGCGGTCCGACGTGGTTCACGTATACAGAGTCGAATGCGTCTGCGCGTTCGTCGGGTGTAGCGGTAAGCCCAATGGTATTCGCGCATCCGAAGCGCCAGAACATCTCTTGGTACGCGATAGTTGGATAATTATGTATTTCATCGTAGATAACGGTGCGAAAACGCTGTACATACGTCTGCCAGGGCACAGATTCCGTGTGCCCGGCGCGCCCGGCGCGCCCGGAAAACTTAAATACATCCGAGACTGCGCTGTCCTTTACGATGAGCACGACGTCACCATCGCGCTTCGCCTTTGAGTGGTATTCACCAATGCGCAGATTTGGGTAATACGTACCAAAGATGTGCTGCCATTCTTCGAGCTGTAGCGTGTTCGGAATAATGATTGCGGTCTTACCGCCGAGATGTGCGGCGATATACGCAGAGATGTAACTCTTACCCTCACCGGTGCCCGCGACGATTACACACCCCGCGGCGCCACGAGCGCGTTGTACATCATTGTACACGTGCGCGAATAGATAGTCGATGATGCGCTTTTGATGTGGCATAGGATTGATACCCGGCGTGAGATCCACACCATCGGGAAATGAATCCCCAGGCATGACCTTGTTTACGTATTCCAGACCCGTGATGAACGTGTCCGCATGCGATCCGCCCGTATCCTTCAATGTAAGTAGATAGTTAAATATAATCTTCTCAGCGTCGCTGTGTCGCGATACAACGAGTAACGTACGACTACCCACGTTTATGTTCTTGTATAGGTAACGAAACTTCGCAGGGATAATCTTATTGCGCACCTGCGGCTGATATTTTACTGTAAGCTTCTGCTTTAGTGCGCGTACGGCACCGGGTGTTGTGAGCGCTATGAGTGCGCGCTCGTCGAATATGATACCCTTGTGCGTGATAAGGACTTTCATATGTGCGTATGTGTGTGAATTAACCGATCGCGTCTACGGATTTGTTGATAATGTCGTATAGGACTTTTTCGTCAATCAAATTTTCGTATTCCTCTTTTAATGTTTGAGCAATACGTTCCTTCGCGTACTTTGTGAAACTCTCCACAACCAGTTTCTCTCGCATACTTAACTCCTCTTCAGGCTTTATATAGAGTTCTGTCATACGCGTACCAGAGAGTTCTGGAAGACTGATCTCATAGCTTTCCAACGCGTCCGTAAAGACTTTGTGTGCGCGCGTGTATGCCTCATTGCGCACTTCCTTCTCATCCTTTTCCGGCTCACGGAGTAGTGGATCTGCGTCGAGCAGCGTGAAGCATGAGAGTACTCGCCCCACACGCCCCGTGATGCACACGACATGGACGCTGTTGCCGGTGTCGGTATCCGGGCGGTGGAAGTTTGCGAAGAGGATCTGCATGATGTCGTTCTCGATTTCCCCCATACGCGATATGTATGTACAGTCTATCAGTTGGTCGTAGAGCGCGATTTGCAAGTCTTCACGGGCATCTGCGTTCTCATGCGCGTTGATGCGTTCCCAGACGAGCGTGAGTATCCAGTCCTCCGCAATGGCAATTCGTGAACCGTCTTCCGCAATGGCGTTCGAGATGGACGTAATCGGGTATCCCTTGCGTATCTCCGCGAGCACGGCGCGTGCACGATTCATGTACTCACGGCGCTGCGCATCGTCACTGTATTCGCGCGTAATACGCGTCGTCATGAAATTCACGATCTCGTTCATGGCGGCATCGATTTGCGCTTCCTGTATCTCCTCTTCCGTGAGTCCAAGCGCCTCCATGTTCGCGAAAATTTCGCGGTTCTGTGTATCCGCGTGCAACTTTACGAGTCGATCATATTTCTTGGAAAGGCAACTCACAACCTCCGAATTGTGCACGTTCTGTCCATCATTGTTATGCTCCTGCAACGCCTCGAACACCTCGTCCACGTTCTCCGGTTCCGGGCGCACCGGGTTTACCGGGTTTACCGGGTTTACCGGGTTTACCGGGCGCGCGGCGGGTGTACCCGCGAACAGATGCTGTCCGAGGATGTTCAACACCGGTATAACCACTTCACGGTGTGCGTCTATAGGGCGACGCGGTTGCTCGCCAAGCTCGCCAAGCTCCACACGCTTGGTACGTGTATGTGGCTTGTGAGGCTCAGCTCTCGGCGTGCTTGGCGTGCTTGGCGCGTGCGCAGCGCGCTCGGTATGCGCGGTGCGCTCGGTATGCTCGGTATGCTCGGTACGCTCGGTATGCTCGCGTACAATCATAAGGGTTATGAGTATGAGTATGATGCATATCATCACGGCTATTATGAGCTTTTCTGTGTTTGACATATTGGCGTTATATACACATATGGGAAAAAAGTTTATAACGTTTACTCGGACAGAAGTTTTACGATCTCCGCGTTCGACTTCTTTGTGAGTTCATAAATGATGTACGCCATAACATCGATCAGCAGGGGTATGCGTAGCTTCTCAGCGGTGTTCATGACATCACAGAGCTCCTCCTTGCTCAACTTGTCGAACATATCTTTGATATTTCGTGAGCAATGAGCGTATTTTTTGTGCGTCATGAATGTCGTGATATCCTTCTTCATCGCCTCCTGGTCACTTGTCTCGATACCTGCATAATATTCGCAGAATACGAGGCAGTTATCGAAAGATGCTCTGGAAATACCCTCAACGACGATCATCTCTGTATCCATGTTCATCTGCTCAACGAGAAACTCAGACATCTCGGCGAACTGTTTAAGGACTTTGTACGTCGTATCCTGGACTGTTATGTCTACGTGTAGCGGCATGTTTTCGCGTTTCCGTATATCTATACGTTAATATTCAATTTTCTTATTCACGCAATTAATATATTACTATTTACGCGAGGCACGTGAATGATTCCCGTAATTCTATATCTTTTCATTTTACTTATTTATTATGGTTCTGATTACGTAATATTGGATTGGTCTCAGAAAAATATCCAGCTGTACCGAGACATCAATTATATATTCAATGTGCATCCATGTATAACGCGACCGGAATGCGGCGGAGGGTCTATATGGAGAAACGTGCCAAATGATCCATATATCAAGCAACTGTGTATTACAGAATCGAGTCTACAGCTGCAAATGCACCTCGCCTTGTTTGCAGGTTACGGGGGTATCAACGTCTCCGAGAGTAGTTATGGATCACGGGTATGCCGGTTGTTGTCGTTATCCCCGGAGGGTCTGTGTACATACGACCCGCTTTCACGTTCGCTGTATGTTAAAAACGTGTGCGGGTCCGTATACGAACTGTTAGACCTCGCACGAAACTGCGCGCGAATTACGGAGGCGTTCCCGTGTCGCGAACCTATGAGTAACCCTCGCGTGGAGTTACAGGAATACTACAAAAAATACTTTCGCACACCCGATCAGATGGTGATGTAACGCTCGACATCCTTGCCGAGGGGTAGTCCATTCTCGAAGTAGTATATTGCAGTCATAGTTGCGAGCTTCCGGTGTTTAAGCTCCGGGTCCTCTGTGGGTTCGTGTTCCTCAGAGATGTGTGCGATAGTGTCATCTTTACGGAGATAAACGTGCATGTACGGAGGCACCCCGATGAATTTTTTCAGACGAATGTCGTAACGCTTTACAGCATCACCAAGACTCTCATTATACATTACGAGGTATGACTCTCGATAATCCTTTTCGCCGAGGAACTTCTGCACGGACACGCGCTTGTCGGTCTCGATCCACACAACCTGGTCATTCGTAAGCTTACAGTACTTCATGGGCATCTGTGCTCATGCGTGTGTGGTGAGTTTCAATTTTCATAATGCGCACGGATCATGCGCGCGTGCGAGACTTATCATTACCGTCGCTGCTTGTAATATATCACCAATCGTACGATTACCATCTGCAAGCATGCGATTCTTACATTTGGTACATTTATGCTTCCACTTATTGTGTTCGCATTTCGTACTGGGTGTACAATCTGGGCACTTGCTCTTCCATTTATTATGATGGCACTTCAGGCTGGGTTTGCATTCTAAGCAGCCGGACTTTCGTTTATTATGTTCGCATTTCGCACTAGGTGTACAATCTATGCAATTCTGCTTGAGAATGATATGTGTGCATATCAGGTCCGACTTACATTTTAAGCATCTATTCTTCCACTTACCGTGTTCGCATTTCAGACTTGGCGTACATGTCAGGCAACTAGACTTCCGCTTGCCGTGTTCGCATTTTACGCTCGGTGTGCATGTCAGGCAACTAGACTTCCGCTTGCCGTGTTCGCATTTTACGCTTGGTGTGCACGTCAGGCAATTCTGCTTCCACTTCCCATGTTCGCATTTCAGACTTGGTATGCATTCCGGGCAACTGGACTTCCACTTACCGTGTTCGCATTTCAGACTTGATGTGCATGTTGAGCAGTTATTTTTCCACTTACCGTGATCGCATTTTAGACTTGGCGTGCATTGCATACAGGTATTTTTCCACTTACCATGTTCGCACTTTACGCTTGGTGTGCAAGTTGGGCAGGCTCGCTTCCATTTACCATGTTCGCACTTTACGCTTGGCGTGCATTTCAGGCAAATAAACTTTCGCTTACCGTGTTCGCATTTCAGACTTGGCGTACATTCCGGACAGCCACTCTTCCGCTTATCGTGTTTGCATTTCAGACTCGGTGTGCACTCCGGGCATGCGTTTTTCCACTTACCGTGTTCGCATTTTACGCTGGGTGTACACTCCGAGCATGCAATTTTCCATTTGTCGTGCTGACAGTGTTGCGTACAGTTGAATTTTCCGCAGAGTTTACCTGCGCGATTCGCATAGTTACAGAAGGACATGTATATGTGAAAAAAGGTATTCAGTTTTCATAATGCAGCGGTGGCGGTAATAGCCATCCACCAATGGGTTCTGGGATGTGATCTATGTCTGTGATAGTGTGCGTTTTCGTACGTTTACTGCTTGCGGACAATGACTGCGCTTTCCGGGAGGGCTTTCGCTTCTTGCATTCTTGGCAGGCGCGCTTCCACTTACCATGTTTGCATTTTACGCTTGGCGTACATATCGGACAGGCGCGCTTCCACTTACCATGATTGCATTTCAGATTTGGCGTGCATGTCAGACAGTCGCTCTTCCTCTTGTCATGATCGCATTTTACGCTTGGCGTGCATTCCGGACAGTTCTTGTTCAGTTTACCATGATCACATTTTACGCTTGGCGTACATTCCGGGCAGTTGCGCTTCCACTTACCATGTTCGCATTTCAGACTTGGCGTACATTCCGGACAGGAGTGCTTCCACTTGCCGTGTTCGCATTTCAGACTTGGCGTGCATTCCAGACAGTCGCCCTTCCTCTTGCCATGATCGCATTTCCGACTCGGCGTGCATATCAGACAATTCTGCGTCCACTTCCCATGTTCGCATTTTACGCTTGGGGTGCATTCCGGACAGTTATGCTTCCGCTTATCGTGCTTGCATTTCCGACTTGGTGTGCATTCCAGACAGTCATGTTTCCATTTCCCGTGTTCGCATTTCAGACTTGGCGTGCATTTCAGACAATTATACTTCCGCTTACCGTGAGGACATTTCAGATCCGGCGCGCATTCTAGACATCCATTTTTCCATTTACCGTGTTCGCATTTCAGACTTGGCGTGCATGTTGGACAGGCACTTTTCCGCTTACCGTGTTCGCATTTCAGACTTGGCGTACATGTTGGACAGACGCGCTTCCACTTACCGTGTTCGCATTTTACGCTTGGCGTACATTTCAGACAGTTCTGCTTCCGCTTACCATGATCACATTTCAGACTTGGCTTACATTTCAGACAGTTCTGCTTCCGCTTACCATGATCGCATTTTACGCTTGGGATGCATTCCGGACAGACGTGCTTCCACTTACCATGTTCGCATTTCCGACTTGGTGTGCATTTCAGACAGTTATGCTTCTATTTACCATGTTTGCATTTCAGTCTTGGCGTGCATTCTAGACATCCACTTTTCCATTTACCATGCTGACAGTGTTGCGTACAGCTGAATTTTCCGCAGAGTTCACCCGCACGGTTTGCATAGTTACAGAAAGACATGTGGGTATGTGTATGTAAAAAAGTAATTCAGTTTTAGAATGTACGTATGTACGTATGCGCATCAGATACCTGCATGAGCGTCGCGGATGAGGTTGTCCAGTGTCTGGGGATCCACCGCGGAGTCGCGGTAGTCTGCGCGTATGGCGTTCGCGACCTTTTCTTTCACGCGCTCCTGAAAGCGATCCACGCGCGTCTGTAACTCCTCATCGATTTCGGATTCCGGTGTGGCACCGTTATAGGCTTTTGCAACATCCGTTGGTGCTTTCATGAGTTCAGCATTTAGTATCGCGTAGGATTTAGAGAATACCTCATTTTTCATGATTTCGCGCGTCTTTATGGGTTTTGAGATAGTTGCATTGCTATCCATAAGTGTGAGCGAGTTGATCACACGCCCGCAACGTCCATTCGTACAGACCGTCGCGTAGTCTCCGTAGTGGTTGAGCTCCTGTCCACTTGCGAGAGCATCCATAAACGAATTACGCAGGTTTTCGCGATTGTCCGTATTGTCACTGCTGTGAATGCGCTTCCAGACGTTCAGGAGCACATTCGTCTCGTTATCATGCAATTTTGTGATCTCGTTACCTTTGCTCATCTCCTCAAGCACTGCCAGCGCACGACGGCGCGTGCTCTCGTCCGCGAAGCCACTGTGTTCCTGTACGGCTTTACGCACATCTGCGACGGTTGGATTACGACGATTTGTAGCACCACCGGTAATCATTTCCTCTTTGTCATTCTCATGTTGTATATGTCGATATATTCGCTCAAGTTCGTTACTTACCTGGGCTTCGTGTACATTTTGCGGGTCGCTGCGCACATTACGTTCCGCAAAGAAATTCTCCTGTGCGTTCTGTTTGTTGGTCTGATTGGGCTTACGCTTAATCTTGCGCACCGTGCGCGTGGGTTCCGTGCGCGTGCCACGTGTACCTCCGAAGTATGCCTGTACGCGCGCGTTGCGTACGGTATCGCGAACACCGGTAAAGTCGATTTCCACGTTTGTGGGAAGATCCGTGTTCTCGGTAAAGAACTCCTGCGCGCGATCAATCATAAGGTCCACAGTTGGACCGTTTGCGGTTTCGTTGTCGATAACGGTGTCCACAGCGTGATTTCCGATGCGTAGCATGGCGCGTGTATAGTAATCGCCTGCCATTTCGCGCGCACGTTCGCGCTCGATGTCGTTCGTAGCATTTTCCAGGTTGTTAAACCGGTATATATCACCAATCATGAAGGCGTTTGTAGCGGCGTGATTGCGACGGTTACGGGAGACCTTCTTACGGCGTTCATTTGTCTCGATAAGTGCCTCCTGTTTTTTCAGCTTTGTTAACGCCAGTTCGGTAATCTCGTCATTCTCATACCCCACGAGATCTGTGTATAATTTCTCGGGAGACGTAAATGTCTTGTCGTACTTACGACTAACGGCGTGCACCATGTTATCATATGCTTGCGAAAATACGTTCGCAGGGTGTTTCTTTTGTGCGACCAGATAGAATATGACTATCATGACCACAATAATGAAACCGATCACCATCCATGGCTTCATATTTATAGTTTATCACACAAAGTAAATTTAAATGTTTAATCTTATTGAACACTCGTACGTACGGATATATACGAATCATGAGCCGACTTCAGGCGTTACGCAAGAAAAATGACGAGATGCTGCTACGTATGCAGTTCTTCTGTCTGGACCCCAAACCCTCGAATTTTCGTGAGATATGTGAAAATCGACGTATCGCTAGCGAACAGGCGGATTACCTCGAAATATGGAAACTCGCGGCGATTCACCAGTATGGGCGCCATTGGGGTCTGTCGGAGTCCGAGCTTACGGAGAATCGTACGCGATTCACATCCGAAACAAAGAAGTTGCACGCTCGGTTGCTTATGCGTCCGACATCCGTAAACCTGGATCGTATGTGGTATATATTCTTCGCCACGGGTGATATCAATGCGCTCAAAGCTGCGTTCGAGGTAAGCGGAAACGAGTCCGCGTCACATGACTTACAGGTCGCAGCGTCGGATCAATTCGCGAACTTTCGTGACGAGTATATACGGCGCATCAACGAGGCGCTGGATCACGACAGTGAGTACTTTCGTAATCACGAGACTGTACATGGACTTCCGGACCATGAGAATATGATGCTTGAGACCGCGACGGTTTTTGATCGCTTCCAGAAGATGCTGGATAGCGCCACGAAGGAGCTCGACCGTCTGAAGGACGAGGACGAGGCGATCATCGCGCAGTTCACGCATACGGGTGGAGCGGACGCGGAGGACACGAAGGACGCGAAGGACACGGATGCCACGCAGGCGTTCGTGAATGAGCTCATTGGTGGTGACGAGGACGACGCAGACCCGGAGCGTGAGCGCATGCTTGAGATGTCCTCGCGATTCGACGAGATCGCACGTGACGTGCTCGGTAAGCGCTACGTCACGAAGAGTGCGGACGAGTAAACGTACTCCTTTGAAGAATTGAAATGTGTTTTTTCATATATACATGGACGTAAACGTAAGCTGGACGGATTTGAGCTTCACGACGTGGATCGATATCCTCACGTATTTGCGTGCTTCGTATAACCACCGACGATATGACCTGCGCGCGATCATGAATACACTTGGGACATGCCACACGTTCTGGGCGCATGCGCGGTCAGATGAGCTCTGGTACACGCTTTGCAATGAGTTTGATGATTTTGAGTCCCGGCTGCGCGCACATCAGACAGCAACGGGGTTGCCCTGGGTGCAGATATATCGTGATCGTAGCACACGCATATTAATGCAACGTACAGTCAAAGTGGGAGATACTGACCATCCTGAACACATTGTATACATTTCTATATGGGGTAATGGACAATGTATCATGGAAAAGAGTACGTCGAACATGATCGTTCAGGAACCTCTGAACACACAGACACGTCGTGTTATCGATATGCACGCATACGATCCATGTGTACTATTACTGTGTGATGATGGGTGCGTTATGGAGATGATCTTCGCACCTAGTCACGTACAGGAGTTTGCAGGCTTCGATGAGCCCACGCTCGTAACATTTCCGGGCATAGCGACGGACGATCGTACGCGTTTTGTACGTGCACTACCCATCGGAAACTTCGCCGTGAGCGAATCGAACCGCCTGTATGTTTGGAGTATCATAGACCACCCCGTAAATATGAATAAGATACGCACAAACCCATTGCATATTGGTGCCCTGGATGCATTTCCGGATAAGTATGACATCCTCGAATCACCGGACGTCCCAGGGCACACACGCGTACTCTATCGTGAGCGTACCGGCACGAATCTCATGACCGGGGCGCCCATATACGAGGATCGGTACCTGGACTTACCCAATGAGCAACTTTACGTGATGATATTGAATGCGCACTTCACGGAGGTGGAGCTTGCCGAGCTTGCCGAGCTTGCCGAGCTCGCAGGCGTCTTCACGCCGTGAAAAAATACATTATATCGATTTTTTCCCTACGCGCGGTAATTTTCGATAGGTACCCAGTCTCCAACTGCTGGCGAGTAATAGTGGTCGCGGCTCGATTCGGGGTCATAGGCGTTACCCTTCGCATCGCGATATTCATTGTTCTCCGCGCTCCACGTGAACGCGCCCTGGAGGTTCGCGGGAAGTTCAGGCGGTGCACTTTCCGGGCTTGCCGGGCTCACGGGACTCGGTGTAACGGGTGCAACGGGCGCGGACCGTGGCACGAGGATGCGTGTGCGTCCCGGCGCACCTTTACCACGTCCACCGCCACGTAGGATGAAGAAGAAGATGAGTCCGACGATAACGATGAGGATGATTGCCATGATAATAATGGTTGCGATGTCACCGAACAGATCACCGAAGAAGCTTTCGGTCTCTGCCTTCACGGTCTGGCTGACGTTTGCGACGATGTCATTCGCGACTTGCGTATCCGCGACATTGCGTTGAATGCACTCCTGATAGAGATTTGCGACCTGCTTGACGTCCGATCCGATAATGGTTCCATTATCCATAACGTTTTGGTCCTGCGTGATACTGGCGTCGCACCTTTGGAGGAACGAGAAGTCTATTTTTGTTTCCACGACGTTCTGAATGTTACTTATTGTGGTGGCTTCCGTATCCGCCATAAGCGTACCCAGGAGCTGCGTTTGCGTAGCCTCTGCCTGCTGATAGATTTCTGCAGCGATGGCGTTCGTAACGTCAGAGGTCACCTGATTATCCTGTAGACACGTTGCATTCAGTTCACCGTACTGTGATACATCCGAAAACTTAGATTTTCCTGTACGTCGCACAGTTTGTGACTGATTTATTATGGCTGCGCAGTTGCTGGAGTTCTTCATAAGCACATTCGTAATGGCTTCGTTCACAACATCTGAACTGGTTGTGGCTTCGGTACTACTCGTGAGTCCCATCTTAATTATATTAGTGCAACAATAAAATTAATCTTGTAATTATATTAGAAACACACTATTTATTATATATATTTTCTTGCATAACTCAGATGAAGATATTAGATGTGTTAAAAGCCAACCAAAAGATAGCCATTATCATCATCTTGGTACTCGTACTTATTCTATATCTCAAGTTCGGTAGACGCGAAAAAGCGAAGGTTAGTAAGAACAATCGTAAGAAGGGCAAGGGTCGCCGCGAGCGCAAGACCACGCGCCGCGGTCGGGGAAAGTCAGGTAAAGGTCGTGACGCGGATGAGGAGGACCCTAAAGAGCGTGCGTCTGTGCAGCGATCTAATCGTCACGATGACGACTCTGATAGCGAGGGTAGCTCCGACGAGGACCAGGATCTCCGTGAGGATGCCGATGAGTTGTATAACCTCGTTCATGAGGGTATGTGTAGTGGTATGCAACAGGCTGAGTTTGACGAGGCGGTGGGAGATCTTGCGAACGCTTTCGTCTTTATTGAACTGAAACAGATGTATAACCAGTGTATCGATAAGAACATGGATCCCGAGCGTTCCATCACCGTGAACGATTATATACGGATACTCAAAAAGGAATAAATTTCCACACCTGTATTTTTTTATATGTATGCATATACAGACGGACAGACGGACAGACGTTAGCACGAGTCATGGCACGTTTTTACAAAAAGAATGATTATGACGATTTTGTGGGTATACTCGGGCATGGAAACTATCCGATCATCTGGGAAAGTGGACTTACGGGAAACAGTGGGGATCTCAATGACAAGATAGGTAGCGTAGAGGTGCGCCCAGGCGCGAAAGTTACTCTATACGAGAATATATATCATGGAGGCGCAAGTCGTGTGTTGGACAACACACGCGGAAACGTACCGCGGAGATTTGACTTACAGAACTTCACATGTTCCGGGTGTGGCGGACATGACGGTACATGGGATGACGTAGCATCCTCGTTGAAAATTGTTGAGGAGAGTCAACGATTGTTGGAATTGTGCTCGTCGCCGTCCGGTATTGTAACGTCAGAGTGTCGTAACTGGTGTGCGGATCCGAAGAACCGTACACCCTGTAATACATCACAGACATCCTACTGCACGACGCCGCTCGATCGCGTCACGAGCCCCACGTGCAAGACATTTTATAATTGGACGAAGGACAATGGACTATCGACATCCACGTACGACAGTGCATGGCGTGATTATTGCACGTACAGTACTGATAAACTCAAAACAGATGCGTGTAAGAATTACATACGTGACAATCCGAATTCCAATGTGCGCGCGGCGTTCGACAGTGCCTGGGTGTCTTACTGTGCCACTACGGCGGGGTTCTCGGACACCGTAAACTGTGCATGTATCAATAGCACGCAGGAGTGTCCGACTCTCACGGATTCGCGTTGCGTGAACTCGCTAGCATATCGCACGCGAAACATCGACAACCAGCAATGTCCGAGTTCCGTGAACTGCAGTCAATACGTCTCGAATACTGGAAGTGTGAGTGTCGATTCGGAAATCAGCCAATTCTGCGGACTGAATCCGGACGCGAGTGTGGAGGGTGGCGCACTACCCCCGACGGCGGATGGTGATACGAGCGGTGTGAGTGTGCTCATGATTATCATTATCGCGGTGATCATACTCGCGCTCATTACCGCGGTGGTGGCGGCATTTGCCCTGCGCAAAAAATCCACGCCTGGCGCGCCCGGCACGCCTGGCACGCGCATGCGAATTTAAACATTTATGATTTAATTTTTTATATCCATACGTAATATACATTTACAAACGTATCAGGAACTATGTTCGAAGACGGAATGATGTGGATTATTCTCATTATTGTGGTCGTTGTTGCCGCACTAATATTCATGATGAACGGCAAGGGCAAATCCGCCGCTAAGACCAGTGAGTCATCGCCATCCAGCGAGGGCGAAATGACTGAATCCGGTATCGTAGAGACCCTAGCCGAGTAGACCACGTGTGCGCTCGACGTACGGATTGCGACCCCCTATTTTTTGCGTGCTCGGCAAAATTGAATTAAAGGGTACGTTATATTGATCATATACACAGACGCGTGTAAAAATGTCCAATAGCCTGACTGCGCACTATATTCGCGACATATTCGCGGATATACACCCGTCATGGAAGAAGATCTTCTTCTCAAGCGCATTTAAACCCATTATAAACGCATGTTTCTCCGAGTTGGACGACGATCTCGCGAGTAAGGGCGTGACGCGCCGGCATGTTGTCAAGAACGGTATGCATGCATACTTGCGTCCGGAACCCGCGAACATCTTTGATGCATTTCGTTATTTTGACGCCAACAACTTGCGCGCGATTGTTGTCGGACAGGACCCGTATCCGAGTCTAAAGAATGCATGCGGTATGTCATTCTCGGTTCCCCGCGAAACGGGAGAACTTTCGAAGTCCCTGAACAACATCTTCGCAGCACTAAAGAATAGTGGGTTTATTGAACGTCCGCCAACACACGGTAGCTTTACGAATATCGCCGAACAGGGTGTGCTGTTCCTCAATCGTTACCTTACGCGTACTCCGAACATACAGAGATCGGATTCCGGTGGTATTTACGTGAATGGTGACAAGGGAAAGGATAGTGACTGTATGCACAAATTCTGGTCTAAATTCACGGATAAGCTGTTAGCATATCTCGCGGGTGAGTTTCTCACTCAGAGATCAAACTATGGAGACCAACACATTACGGTCATGCTCTGGGGAGCGAAGGCGCAGGAGTTGGAAAAACAGATACGCGAGGCAACCTCGGCGTGCAGTACCGTGGACCGCGTGCATGTGTTGAAGTGGCGTCATCCCTCACCGCAATCATATATCGGCGTGCCGAAGGATCATCCGGACCGCTTTGAGTTCTGTGATCACTTCACGCGTACGAATGAGATCCTAGATGAGTTCGGATTCCCGACCATTGATTGGAATCCTGATCACAAGTGTGCTTTCGATACACGAGATCAGTTCTTTAGCATCCGCGGAGACGTCATGTCTGAGGATCCGAAAGCCCCACTAACGGATGACGAAAAGAAACTTATAATGAGCCTATTGAAGAGTGGGCGTGCTTACAACGACGGTACGGATACCTCCGCGAACCGCTACATCCGCGAACTGCTCGCGAAGCGTAAGACGGACACGCATGCCACGCATGCCGATCGTGCCACACCCGTTCCGGACGTCACACCTGCCACGCCTGCCACGCCCGTTCCGGAAACCCCGGAAACCGCGCCCACGTCGGAAATGCCGCCCGTGGTGATGTTTACGGATGGGGCATGTCCGGGGAATGGTAAGACAAATATGCATGTGCGTGGTGGATACGCGGCATGGTTTCCGGAGACCTACTGCGGCATGCCAAACGGTGTACCCGGTGCGGTGGTCTACGGGCGCCTGCCGGAACGCATGCTGAATATGCAGAAGGATCGAAGTATCGTGGAGATCAAGAACCCTGTGAAATGCACGAACCAACGTGCAGAGCTCCTGGGCGCCATACACGGCATTGAGGAGATACTGCGCAACTACCGCGAATCGCGCGTACGACGCCCTGTCATTATTGTTGCGGATAACGAATATGTTATTCGCTGGATGGTCGAGGGTCTCTGGAAGTACCGCAACGAGGACAAAAACTTGCGCAATGTTCAGGCGAATCGTGACCTCGTTGTATTGCTGTACAAATCACTCTCCGCGCTGTCGAAGATCCTACCCACGCGCGACGCGGACGTGGGTGACGACGGCGACGTGGAGATCGAGGACCTCCTACTCGGTATCAAGGCGCGCACGGCGTGGAAGCGCTACTTTGTCACGAAGGGCAAGTCTGGGCATCCGGAGTATGATCCTGATTGGCAGGGGCTCACGGTCCTGCACAAATACTCGCACAAATCTGCACCGGAGGAAGGTACTCCGGAGTGGGAGCGTTGGCATGGTAATAGCAAAGCCGATGAATACGCGAACACCGCACTCACACTCCCGGAAGAGGACATGTCCATGCACCGCGAGACCGCGTAATGAGCGTGCACGTGAACATGCGAAAAATTGAAACGCATTTTTTTTCACACAGTCATGTCATCTGAGTCAGCAATGATCCACGTGCTCACAGAGCGCGTTGCGGAACTCGAAGCGGAGAATGCGAAGCTCCGGCTCTCACTTGCAGAACCGCATTTCATAATAGAGAAGACGCGTGAGGAACGTCCCGAATATGCATTTATGATGATGACAGACTATGTAAATGGGTTGTTTTACGGTTTGACTATGGAAATTGATGAGAATGGTGACAATATATGTCTGGAAGATATCGATCCGCGCATCCAACGCATGATTTACACACGTCGTAGGCGTAAAGTGCTACCCAAACCGAACGTACCTATACGCAGTGTTAAATTGACATTTGACGACGCTTCCGGACATTGGATTACTTTTGGGAAGTCCGGGTTGGTTGTACTGCACGTTGAAGAAGAATGGGGTACTAATTCAATTAAAATAAGTGCAGACATGATATATCCGCTGCTGGAGCTCGCGAAGAAAGAAAGGTGTCTCATGGTCCGACGCAAAAATTGAAACGCATTTTTTCCCATACGTACACCGAACACGACGGTCATAACGAACACGACGGCCATGAGTTCATTGGAGTCCGCGGTGATTCACGTGCTCACGGATCGCGTTGCGGATCTTGAGGCGGAGCTCGCGGAGCTTCGACGCACATCCACGACGTCGCGGTTTGTCACAAATGATGATGGTTCGTATGAGTTTATATATAACGTAATGAATGTACGTGGTCATATAGGCGTGGTGGTACTGGAGATCGAGGAAATCCAAAATGGTCCAGAAACCGGTACGATGCATATCGGCGATCTCCATCCGCGCATACAGGAGATTATTTATGCATGCCCGAAAAAGGCGCATGGGTTCCAATATCGACCGATACCGGAACCGAATGCGTTAGTGAACGGTATGCGCCTCTTGGACGGAACAGGAAGGTTGAATGTTGACATCACCGGACCGCACAGCGCGACTGTCTATGCGGACATCGGTTATACGATTGTGAAGTACCACATTGACGACAGTGATACAATCATACCCATTATAGAACACGCGTACGCAAATGGGACCCTCTATATAGTGAGCACGCATGGTTGAAAAATGAAAAGTGTTTTTTCATATACATACTGAACATATGAACGACAATTACGAGCCGCTGTGCGACCTGCCGGTGGTCGCGCATGGGTTGAAGCGTTTACAGATAGAAATCGATACGCGCTATTGTGCCAATAATTTCATATGCCTGCGAGACCTGGACTTGCGCATACAGGAGATCATCTCCTTATACATCGATCACACGCGCATCAAGCCAGATACGCCCTTGCTGTCAATAATTATCTACGACGATCACAGGTGGTTGATGAAGCTGGAAAGAGGACTTGGTTTCGCGATGTACGGACGTATAGGCAAACGGTGGTCCTATATTGAAACGTATACGGGGAATGCACTCACGTTGCTGGAACATGCACAGGCACGCGGACTCTTGAATGTTGTATACATACCTGACGGATGCGGGTATTTTCATTGGTGATGATTTGTTTATACACTACGTGTAAAAAATGAAACACAATTTTTTGTATGAGGGACATAACGAACACGACGGTCATAACGAACACGACGGTCATAACGAACACGACGGTCATGAGTTCATTGGAGTCCGCGGTAATTCACGTGCTCGCGGATCGCGTTGCGGATCTCGAGGCGGAGCTCGCGGAGCTACGACGCACATCCACGACGTCGCGGTTTGCCATAAGCGATGATGGTTCGTACCAGTTTATATGTAACATGGCGAATGTGCGTGGTCGGACGGATGCGATGATACTAGAGATCGCGGAATACGAAGATCTTGGTCCAGGAACCATCACTATGCGAATATGCGATCTACATCCACGCGTACAGGAAATCATCTACACGTGCCCAAAGAGAACCTACGGTTATGAATACCGACCGATACCAGAGCCGGACACACCTGTGTCCGGTATAAAGCTGATAGACGGAAACGGAGCGTTGAATGTTGACGTTGTCGGGGCGCTCGGTACCTGTGTCTTTGTGAGATACGGTGATAGAAACGTGGGTATTCGTATTGATGATGATGCGATTATACCTATCCTGGAACGTGCGTATGCCGATGGAACCCTCGAGATCGCGAGCCATGATGACTAACCCTGGATCTTACGCATACATGATTTTTTTGTTGGAGACTCAGGCGCGTGCCTAGATAGGTAACCGTGAGCGCATGGGATGGACCCAATACATACTGTCCAATCGTGGGGATAGTATACGCGTAAACAAACTGATGAGACCCGAGCCAAGTTTCGGCATTGGACACATTCTTAGAAAGAATGCGGACGCGATGCCGATCACATATCATGACAGTCGGCGCACATTTGCGTCTATTCGTCGCGATTTGGAAGGCTATATTTCTGCAAGTGTATTTACAGATATTATGAACGAGTTACCAGAGGAGTATCCATCGCCATATCAGGTGCATATATTTGCATACATGGCTCACACGTTGAGAGGACTCACTGTGGAAGAACGACATACTGTGAGGAGCGAGGGATTATTAGCCAGTGTTAGCCGGGAATGGGGTTATCGACGTCACCAAGTAATTCGTATTATAGAACCGGTGACTCTACCCGGACATGTTACGGAGGAAAGTATTCGTGATATTGTGTTTTGGATGCAAGATTATTTCATGGATGTGGCATACGTGGGGCGATATTCAGATGGTAAAGCGCACCTTTTTGACGGACGTTGCGAAAGCCTCCCTAAGGGTTTTATGCACAACTCTTACGCTAGGAAACAGAGGGGTCAGCGCCCGCAACCGCGAGACTCATACGTATATGATATACGTATGACGATGTGAAAATTGAATCGGATGTGAAAGTCTTATGGACATTTGTTCACGGCACGGTAATCAATGTCTACCGAGAGCGAGAGCACGACCGAGGACCTTACCGAGCTTACGGATGTTGCCGTAAGCCGATGGATTGATGGGACGCGTGATTACGATCTCGAGCCGCTGGGGCGCATAGCCGCAAGGCGTGGGAAGGTGGATGCAAAGTCTATAGACACGTATACGAAAAAGAAGTATCTAGAGCCCGTGCACACGCGATGTGATCATTTGAGCGATTTCAAGATGACTCTCATGGAGCATCAACAGCGTACGGTACAGGCGATGCTGGATATTGAAATACAACGATACATAAAGGTTAATCTACGCGCGAACGTTAAGGAGTCATCGTTACATGCCGCACAGACGATCGGCGCGCCTCTTGTAGAGACGTGTGCGGGTGTACTTAGTGAACGCTTTGGCTCGGGTAAGACGATCGAAGTAATCGCATTGATATGCTCGCATAAGCGATATCTCGAACGTATGGACACTGCGAACGGTGGTCCGGGAATACGCAAGTACCCGGAGATCACACATTTACCCGTATATGGCGGTAAGCCCGTGGGCAATGTAAAGCAGTCCAAGAACATCTATTCGGAGTTTATCTGGTCCGGTTTTACACCGGAGGTTCGCCGCGTTTATCGTACCACACTTCCGCAGACGATCGTGTTCGCGGGACGTGTACCCATACGTCAGTGGCAGGAGGATGCGGAAAACTTCTCGGATCTACGGTGCTGGCTCATTGAGAATGTGTTTCATATGCGAGAGCTTTATGAATGCGTGTTCGATCCCCAGGGAAAAAATACGCGCGAACGTCTCATGAAATATGACATTGTCCTGGTGAAAAACGGTAAGATCAGTGGCAAGTTTGATCCTCCTGAGCTGGAGGGCACGCATATATATGGAAAGACTTCGAAGAATATTATGACGGTATTCGGCGAGCTATTCAAGAACATATGCTTTCAACGCGTGGTACTGGATGACTTTGACCAACTTGGCGTCCCGGCGGACTCCCTGGTCGTGCCGGCGATCTTTACATGGTTTGTATCCGCTACGAAAAAGACACCAAACACGGGACGATCTATAAAGTATCCGAAACGACTTCAGGACCTGCTATTTAAGTATCGTCCTACCTATCAGAGTGTATGGTCTAACCAGGAACTCTTTACATTCTTTAATGTCAGTTGCGAGGAGTCGTTTATTACGGAGTCCACAGAGGCTTCGAAAGTACGGTACTTTGTTTACAAGTTTGATAACCCACATGGTGAGTTTACGGGGCTTATTGGTACTCTCGGAGAGGAGGGTCAGAATATTATGGAAATGCTGAACGCTGGTGCTGATGGTGCCGCTGCCAAGGAAGGAGGCATGACCGAGAACGAAATGAAGTCCGGTAACCTCTGCATGAACTTATTCTCGAAAATTCTTGGAAAGAAATGGGACATATACTACAAGGCGTTGGAAATCGATGCATACATTCCACGGGTTCGCAAGTACCTGGAATCTCTTCCGGAGCTTCCGAAAGGTAAGAGTGCGCCCACGCCTGTACTGAAAGCCCTGCGTAAGAACATTAAGACACCGGGACCGTTTTCGGCTGTGAAAGAGAATATCAAGAAGACCAGTCACAATATCCAAACGATGATTGATCGCATTGATGATAAAAATCTTGAACTGCGTACAGAAACCGGCAAGGCGCTACAACGTGTGAAGGACAATCTTCGCGAGGGTGATTGCCCGATTACATGTGAACCGCTCGCAGAGTGTGAAATCATTATTATGAAGTGCTGCGGATGTGTTATGTCTGTCGAGGGTGCGAAGATGATGTTTGAGGGTGCTTATAAGGCGACTTGCGGAAACTGTCGTAGTCCCGTGACCCGCGACACTGTCGAGCCTGTGGACCCTAAGATCACCATCGAGGAGATCATTAACGAGGACATCGGGATTCCGGATCTCACTGAGGACGCGGTGGACGCAACAGCAACGGAAACGGAGCTGGACGAGCTGGACGAGCTGGACGATCTGGACGAGCTCACCGAGCTCACCGAGCCTGCCGAGCTCTACGAGGACGCGGAGACGGACGTGGATCGTGCACGTCGCGAAACCCTTGAACGCATGGAGGACGAGGGTTTGAACAAGATCAACACGGTGATATATCTTGCATTGGGAATGGATGATATGCTCGCAGAGAAGCGTGAAGAACGTACGGATATCAGCATTCCAAACTTACTTGAGGGTCGTTATGACAAGGGCGAGCCGAATAAGATGAAACTCAAGGTGCTTGTATATAACAAGTACGCGGACTTCTTCAAGTCTCTGGAACCGAAGCTGAATGCATTGGGTATCGCGTATGAGACGCTCACGGGTAGTGTACGCGCCACCGCGGAAATCAAGCGTCGATATCACCTGAATTACGACCATCCAAACGCAATCAATGTTCTATTCATTAAAGGACCGAAGTACTGCGCGGGTGCAAACCTGCAGAATACACATCGATTGATCTTCACACACAAGGAGATGGAACGCAGTACAGAGGAGCAGATGGCGGGACGCGCCGCACGCTTCGGGCGTACCACGAACCTCGAGATTCATTACATCCTGTTTGAAAACGAGTACGCGGAGATGCTCGGCGCACGTGTAGCGGACGGGGAGACCACATAAAAAAGATGCTGTACACGCTATCATTTTTTTAGTGGAACACCAGAACGGGCGTTAAGATACCCGTTCGTAATATATTGAATCGCACACCGTTCTCCACGCGCCCATACACTGAGCGTATAATTCCATTGGGCTGCGGTCTTATCATATAGTAGACATTGCTACCGATCGTGGGCAAAATTATGTACTGGTCGCGTAACCCCTCCCCTATGTAGTGCTGCGTATGCTGAAAATACGGTAGGAAGTACTCATGATTTACACGCGCCGAGTATGCGTAGTCAGGCTCGCAGAGATGCCCCGTAAGTATAACACCTCCCGTGAATATCACTTCGGAACATCTAACACACATGATTACACCTGCCATACAAACACCTATGGGTAATCCGACAGACCCATCCAGTATCGGTATCTGTACATACTTTCGGTTGTCATTTACATCCGAGAAGGTTTTGTAATGACCTCCGTTAAATTCAATAATGAAGTCCATTACCTGCCCCACGGGCACCGTGGGTGTAAAGAACAGAGTGATGTATACTATATCTTTTATTCGCGTATCTTGCGTGGGTACCGTTACACGTTGATTGCCCATAGCTCCGGGTGATTCACATATATGAAATCCCATCTTTCCAGTGATTTCTTCATGTACTTCCGTCAACCAATGTATGATCTCTATGTTTGCAGACGCATTGATACCTTGTGCTTCGCGCCTCATGAAATCCCGGTCGAGATGCTTCAATGCTACACGAAGCACCGCGCTCTTTAGGAACGCGCGTTTCCAGAGCTCGCTGTGGTGTGCACGGAGACTTTGCCACTCACGTGACGCCCAGCGCTCCGCACGCATGCGCATATAAACTGTTTCGCAGTCCGGTGAGAGCGTACACACGTTGTCGAGCGCGAGAAACTCACGCAGTGTGATATCGCGCAGTATGACCGCGAGCGCCTGTGTAAAGGTCTCCATTTTCGTTCGGTATCCGGTATGTATACTCGGTATGCGATTCATTTTTTATTTTATGAGCTATGAGCTCCACATCTTGTATATAAGACCGCCGCTATACATATGTGCGTTTATGGGGATACCCTTACGCTTTACTCCTCGGAGTCGTGCATTACGCGAGGGTCCATACCAATAGTCGTGATGTTGATGACTGTGTCTGTCACCGAAACTGTACACTCCGGATAACTCTGTGCTCATATTGTAGTTTGGGTGCGAAATATACGGAACAATGTAGTAATCATCTGTGTTCTCGTGTACGATACGGAAAGGGTTATAGTTGTAGTCGGATTCCTTGTGTCCGGTGAGTATCACGCGCGTACCGAACTGCACGTCTGGACATTCAACTTCTATACGGGTAAAGCGAAGCCACGAACCTCCCAATAACCCGGAGTATCCGTCGGTCGTAGGTATACATACGTATCCCGACCCATTATTTATCATCAGATACCTGAAGAATGGCATGCCACTCAACATAAGTGTGAAGCTTAGCACCGACCCTATGGGAGCGTCAGTGGTAAATTCAAGTGTTATGTGGGTAATGTCATGCATACGTCGCAAGGGTAATCCATATTCGATCGACACGGATCCGTCAGTTTCCCGTACGCAGGAGTGATTCACGAACCCCTCACGTCCTTCGATATACGTGTGCTTCTCACGTAGAAAGGTCAGTCTTTCTCGAGTTATGTCCGCGAATGGCGGATAATCCTCCTTGCATATCTTCTCCTCTAAAAATGCACACACACCGCGCTTCGACGCGCGCTTCATAAACGCACGCTTACATAACTCGCCATAGTGGTTACGTAAACTTTGCCACTCGCGTGACGCCCAACGTTCCGCGCGTATGCGCGTATACAGGTTCGCGCAGTCCGTGGACATCTCGCAGACGCAGTCAATAGCGAGCAACTCGCGCACGTGCACCTCGCGCAGTATGACCGCGAGTGCTTGTGTGAAGGTCTCCATTTTCGGTGTATAAAAAATATATGGTGTGCCTTTAAAACGTGTCGGGTATGCGCGTGTAGCGTACGGCAACAACACCGGCATAGAGTAATACGTTCCACAGGATACCCGTAGCGTCACCCGTTGTGTTCTCTCCCGTAAACACGCCCTGTGCGTTGTTTGGCAAGCCTGGCACGATTGGCACATGCGCGTATCGCGGGTGTGTGAGAAATGCCATGAATGTGATCGCGCCGAAGTGTTCCCAATAATGAGTTTCCCTTTCCTGTCCGAAAGACGTGTTTCCCGTGGCGATGGCGCGAGCACCGAAATGTACATCATTGGATCGCAGGACACAGGGTGTTAGTGCGCTACACTCACCGAGAATAAATCCCGTGTGTCCATCCAACAACGGTATACGTACGTATCCGCGCCCGTCATTCGGAAATCGATACGTCTTGATGTCAAGAATCACATCCTCGCCGGTCGTTACGCGGAGGGAGAGGATGTCGCCGATCGGACGATCCGTCTCATAGAATACTGTCACGTGCGTGATGTTGAATAGACGGTCGCTCTCCATCGGAATGTGGAGTGTACCCGCGTCTGCGCCCGTGAAGAGTTCATAACCCACCATTCCGTGCTCGTTCTGTACAATGCCGCGCCGAGACGGATGCCAGTTATTGCGAAAGTCAAGATCACACATTCGCGTACGCGGACCCTCTCGATGCGTTTGTGCAGTAAATCTCATGTATGCAATCCTACCTGTGAGCCGCCGTGCCCACCGTTCGCCGTAATGCGCGTACAGGTAGTGATAGCGCTCAGGTGTCATGTGTCGAGCCTCGCACTCGCGCGTATAAATGGTCGTACAGTCCGAATCGTAATAACGCACGCATGCGAGCGCTACGAACTCTGCAAGCCGCACCTCGCGCAGTATGACCGCGAGCGCCTGCATAAAGGTCTCCATTTTCCACTTGATATCCGGTATGTATTCGCTATAGTCGGAACGTGGTTCATTTTTAAGATATAATTACGACCTGGACAATGGCGTCCGGGTCACCCTCGAAGTACTCCTCACCGATGTCCGGGCGATGCTTCATGTCGCGTCGCCCTTTGAGCATGTCCTTCACAATATTCTCCGATGCGCGCGCATCCGGTTTGCGTATAAGCACGTGTAGGCAACTATCCGAGGGGTAGTGCTGCAGGCGTGTACGTGGATTATATTGATTCGTCATGCCGATCTTGTACACGGGTTCACCGGTCTTGATAAACTCGCGTTCCTGTATGACGTACATGTAACCGTGCGCGGTCGCGTCCGGCGCACTTGCCGCACCGAGCGCGCTGGGCTCGTCCTCCGCGCGTGCACGTGCACGGTGCGCATGGATGCAATCCGGGCAGCGGTCGCGTTTGCCATCGGGACTGTGCGCGTTCTTGTGATATTCTGCAAGTGGTATGCTCTTCTGGCATGCCGCACAGGTTTTCATAGGCTCTTTCGATGATGCCAGACCCATTATTCGCACGTGTATATTCGCCGCGCGTTTATTTATTTAATTGTATTAAATAGTTATCCATGTCCGTGTATACACAGAACCATGAGCGGTAAGCCTGGCAAGCCCGGTAAGCCCGGCAAGCCTGGCAAGCGTGTCACGTATGACACGGAGTCTGGTACGGCGGAGAATCCCGAAGCGAATTATGATGGTGTGATGGTGAAGGCAATGGAGAAGCTTGTGAAGCAGGTCTCAGATATGGAGAAGCTCACGAAGGAGATGTCTAAGCAAATAGAAAAACTTACCGTAAAGGTTAATGCGCTCGATGGTATACAAGAGCGTATGTCAAACATAGAATTTCGCATGGAGAATACGCATGTGCGCGTAGAGCAGATGCGTCACGATGTGGATATTACATCTTACGACGCCCATGCCGATGAGGACCTGCGAACATGGATGATGGATGAGAAGGATAAGAGCGCTGTGGATACTATGATGACGGGACGGGATATCGCCCGTGGTCTCGAGGATATTCATGAACGTCGTCGCAAGCACAATCTCTGAAGTTTCACATATACGACCCAGGTATTATTTTTTTTTTATGTATGCGTGTATACGCATGTTGAAAAAGTATCACGACGAAGGTATAATCATGTCCGGTTCCAACCCATTTCAGAATGGTGCGATGTATAATGCCATGCACAACAAGATACTTGAGCTTAAGCGTGAACTTGCGGAGATGCAATCTCAACGACAACCTTTGCCGTCACATCAACCGCAACCGAGTCTTCATGAGATGCAGGAACTCATGAGTGAGATGAAACGTCTACAAATGCAACTCGCACGCGAGGATATTGAGAGTCGCGTGCGTCGTGAGTATCAGGAGCGTTTTGACCGTGAGATTGCCGCTACTCGTGCTCAGCACGTAGACATCGAGGATCTCGGTGCACCATTGCCGAGCGTGCCGAGCGTGCCGAGCGTGCCGAGCGTGCCGAGCGTGCCGAGCGTGCCACAGGCGCGCCCTGTTTACCCCACACGACAAGCTCCACAAGCTCACCGAGCTCGGCAAGTGCAGCAAGTTCGGCAAGTGCAGCAAGTGCGATTGGAGGAGAGCATTCGTAGTCAGAAAGAGGAGCTCGCGCGTATTCAGAAGGAAGTCGAGGCTGCGCGCCAGGCAGCGCAGGCAGCGCAGGCAGCGCAGGCAGCGCAGGCAGTGCGGGAGCCGGCGACATTCGAAGAGGAAATCGAGCACATTGTTCAGACCAGTAAACCTGGAAAGGGTATGATTCAAGACTATTACGAGCTGGAATCTGTGCGTAGCGGTACCGAGGACGAGACCCGCCCATACACGGATTTCGAGGCACCGAGTCGGTCCATCATGCATTCGAAGAGCGACATATATGCTGAACAGGAGGCGCGTCTACTCTCAGCTGCAAGCACGCCGAAGTTTAAGGAGCAGCACGACGTGAAGATTGTCGAGATGCTGGATGGTACGCGACTCCTCGTTATTGATGGAATGTACATGAATTACAACGATGTCGCGAACGCTGTTGCATGCTACACAAGTGATCTCTAGAATGTTCTGCGAGGGAAAAAATTTTTTCTTTTCTTTTTCCGTGCACTCAGGTGCGGGCGGCGGGGCGTCGGCGTCCTCCGCGTCGGGCGGGTACGGGTGCGGGTGCAGGCTCGGCAGGCTCGGCAGGCTCGGCAGGCTCCTCGTCGACGATGTCCTCCTCGTTGTCCTCGGCAAGCTCGGCAAGCTCGGCAAGCTCCTCGGTGTCGGCTTCGTCGTCGGCAGCGTCGGCAGCGTCGGCAGCGTCGGCAGCGGCGTCGTGCACCGCCTTCATGTCGGTCTGATGCGCCTTCACGAGCTTGATCTTCTCGTCGATGAAGTCCATGAGAGCTTCGTGGTCCTCGCTGAGGTCGTCGCTTCCGTCAACCTCCTCGCGGCTGTCGAGTAGGATCATGCGTAGGACGAATTTCACGGTCTCCTCAGTGATGGTGGCAGACTTCTTGAACTCAATGGCGGTTTTGATGAGAGGGCAGATCCTTCGGATGAAGTCAATCATAAGGTTGGAGAAGAAGCGGGAGATGCTGGTGCTGACGCGAATCTTGTCGTGATCGTAGAATCCATCATCGAGCTTCGATTGTTTCCTGACCTTGCAGAGGTGGTTCACGTAGAACTCGAATCGAGGTCCGTGCTCGTGAGCATGCTCGGATTCCTCCTCCTCGTCATCCTCATATTCGTCGGAGCGCTCAATGTCGATGCCATACCACTGGTAGGTGGGCTTCTTGACGGGCTTGCCCTTGTCGTCGACGGTGGTGGTGACGGTCTTCTCGCAGAATCCATTTTCATGCTCGTGATCGCCGAAAGAGGGGAAGTTGTTAGTGGGAGCCACGTAAGCCTTGTTGTGCTTCTTGGCGTAGGCGCGTGCCTTTGCGATGAGTTCCTGACGGTGTGTCTTCTCATCATGTTCCCATTGAGCCTTGCGCTGCTGACGGTCCTCGATGGCGTTCCAGTGGGGGAGGTTCTCAAACAGTACGTAGAGGGGAAGGCTTTCAACACCGTCCTTCACAACGTGCTCGGGGACAATGATTTTTTGATCCTTTGCGATAGCCTGCTCCATGGCGTACTCAGCCAGCTCACCGATTCCGTACTCAAGCGCGGCAGCGATGGCGATTGTGGCGGGGTCGTTAATACGATAGTTTGCGCGGGAGAGGTGGTCTTTCTCCAGGAAGATCCTCAGGTCTGGGTACTTGGAGAGCAGACGTTCCAGGGCGGCATCAACCGCGGACTTGTCATCCACGTCCATTTTACCCAAGAGAGCCATGATCTCCTTGTGAGTGGCAACGCGAGTCTTGAAGGCGTTAGCTTCCTCCTTGGCGTGTCGGGCGAGGGGTGCGGTGAAGGCGGCTTGCATCTTCATCAGGTCCTTCTGTCCGCTTTCCGAGAATCCCTTGTCGTTCTCAACCTCGGCATTTGCCTTGCGTTGAAGTGTTTCAGAGATTTTGGTGAGGTTCTTGGCGACCGAGTGGGCTACACGTAAGCGGTTGTACTCATCAGAGACATACTTGTTGTAAACCGAAGCCTCGGCGTCATACGCCTCCTTGGCAACCTTGTAACTTGCCACGTTGGTGTTGTAGGCATCGATTGCCGCCTGGTAGGCGCCGTCGTCATCCTTGAAGTCGTTCTTCTTGGGCTTGATGGGCTTCTCAGGCTTCGAACCAAGCTCAGGAGCTCCGCGTTTCTTGATTTCTTCGATACGGTCGGTAAGTTCCTGAACATTTTCGCGGGTCTCGCGGTTGATTCCATATTCACTCATGTATGTGCGCACACGGGCATGGGAGATACCCAACCCAACGGTGCGGGAAAGTTGTTGACGCTTAGGTTTGTTTCCGTTTTCAGGCATGTTTTCGTGTTCGTGTTTTTCGTGATAGAAAATGCGGTAATCAGCAGGGTTGATTGTAGATATCTACCTTGACGATGATTGTTTATATAGTAATTCAATTTTATTAACCTCTCATGGAATTTTATGGACTGCATTTCGATCTAAAAAAATAGTACATGCGTACACCTCACTCCGCATCGGATATGTCATCGAGATCGTCATCCACACTGCCTTCGCTGCCTGCGCTACCTGCGCTCTCGTCATCGTCCGCGCTCTCGTCCGCGTCCGCGCTCTCGTCCGCGTCCGCACCACCTGTACCCGCATCCTCATTCACGTTCATATTGATAAACTCATTCAGCTCTTCATCATCAACGGTGTTTACGATGTTCTCATGCGCGGCATCCGGGTTTCGGCTTGCCGAGCTTGCCGAGCTTGGTGCGCTTGCCGAGCTTGGCACGCTTGCCGACCGCACGGGCGGGGCGGGAGGACCGTCAGGGGGCGAGTCGTTACTTGGGGCAGGTACATTGTCTCGTGTTTCGTTGTGTCCTATGGATGCGGGCGGAGGTATAGCATTCGGTGGCATAGGCTTTACGACCTTCTTTTCTTTGTCCTTCTTGATCGTCCAGATAATGAAAACGATGAACAATATAATGAGTACCGCTGTGGTAATCATTAGTATCTTATTTTCCTTAAACATAGAGAAGAACCCCTTACTTTTCGTCGCGGCGGAAGCCACAGCGGTCGCAGCAGCGGCGGGGTGGCTGCGCACGTCTGGTACGCTCGCCGTGCTTGGCATGCTCGCCGTGCTTGGCATATCCTCGACGTCTACGTCGTGCCGCGCACTATGTCTCCGTGAGGATCGGCTACGTGTGCGTTCTCTCTCGACAAATGAAGGTTCTAAACTTACGTCGTAATCTCCCATTATATGTTCGGTTTGGTGTTATTGTTTATAAAAGATTTGTGTTTAACAAATATATCACACGGTCATCATGGCTTTAAAACAATATGTAAAAGATGCTCGTGATATAGCTACGGCTATGGGCGTATACATGAACAAGCTTAACATGACAGGCTTTTCCGGTGCATTTCCGTATCTGGAAGATGTGATTAATGAAAATATCAAGTACGTAAGTAGCGCCACCAAAATAGGTAAACTCGTGAATCTATTCACAGATCCAATAGATACAAAGAACGTGCTTGAGAACGCGTTTGCTTTCGTAAACGAGATCATGAAGATACGTACCATGTTACATGAGGTTTTGGACATATTTATCAAACACCAAATAAACCCATCGCAGGAGGGTAGTCAGACCACCACCGGATCCACCATTACCCAATCGCATATAAATGATCTGTACGAGATGCTTTCGGATTTACGGGAAATAATGGACAGCTATCTTCCTCGGTCTCAAATAGATGAGTTGCGGGAAACGTTTGCCGATATCACTCTCACACATGTACAGGACTCAAAGGATGAATACTATACCAAGGAAACGGCGCGTCGTATAACGGATGAGTATGAAAAGTATTCTAGTAAAGGGCAAGGTAATAACGTAGTACTGTTTTACCAGACACTCATGGAGCACATTATTGAACGGAACACTGGGCACCCTGATGGTGCGAAGGTTGTGCGTATGGTCATGAAACTGATCGAGGGGCTCAAGACTGTTGCGGTTGCATCTCCACGCCTACAACTTATTGGGAATGGAAACAAAAAGAACAACACTGTGCAGAGACTCATACAGATGAATAATATTAAACCCTCTGAGACCATGAAACCGCTTCCGGATGCGCTGTTTGATCTTATCGGCGTCAAGGTTAAGAGCACTGACATCGCGAAGGCGTGCAAGGTGGCATCTACAAACGAGAAAAAAGTGGGTCTCATTATCATGCGTAAGGTTTCCAAGAACCCTATGGTGCACTATATTATGCCACTCATAGACAAGAAGACGGTTACGGAACGTAAACTCTTTCAGAGTAGTGATGCGGGTGTAAATCGCATGTTATACGAGCGTACACTCACGATCGCGCCTCTGCCCACGAACGCGAAGGCATCGGACAGCATCGACGTGTACGACGGGGAACACAGTGGTTCGGATTTGGACGTGTTTTACATTCTGGAAACGATCGACGGTGTGAATTACCGACCGTTATCTCCGTATGATATCGACTCGGAGAACTATGCCATACCTGCGGCATGGGTCAGGAACATACCGGTATTTGATAAGACGCCTTCTCGGCGTATGTGTGGATACAATGAGACTCTCAATGATGTCATTCTGTCTCATTTGAAGAAACCACTCGTGGACATGGACTTTATGAGTCGCGACGAGATACGTAAGGCAGAAATCAAATGGAAGAACATACGCGAAAACATACGCTCAGGTATAAAGGAGAAGTTCCGAGATAAGCTAAAAACAAAGGCGTCACTAACAAATCTTCTTGCGAGCGCCCAGCTACAGTCACACATGCTGTTGGCGATCACGCAGGAACTTGACGATGTAGACCGTGTGCGCAATGACGTGTATTATGAGGAGATGTCCCTCTCATATCTGAAGGACTTACAAGATATTCAGCGACGCATGGGACGTGATCTTGTGAACATATATCAGAAGGACTTCGCAACAAAGTCCGGCAACCTTGTGAAAGTGTTTGATGATGTGCTCGAAGCGGTTCTCAATAAGTACATCAACAACAAAAGTAACATATTTCTCACAATTAGGTTTAAATCGGAGCTGCTGGAGAAGACACTGCTGCATGCGTGACACGCGTACGTCATGCACATGTGATTTTTTATTTATCATTTAGAGTTTTTGCAAAGATGTGGCTATACACACGGTAAACTTGGTAAACATGGACCGTGATAGCGGAAGTAGTGACGACGAGCACACACAGGAGAAATCTATTCGCGCGCAGGCTCCTAAAGCCAAGAAGCGCGTTGGGCGTCCGCGAAAAACTATTGAGCGTCGTGATATTGTGCATGAGGGTGTGGTACATGTGCCGAGTAATCTCAATGACGTGACCGACGAAAGTCTCGTTTACACAGTCAGACTACTTTATGAGAACCCGCATATGTTTAAGAACATCTTCAACCTGTTCAAACATATGAAATCAGATAGTGTAAGTATTCGATTTGAGAAGGATCGTGTAAAGATGTTCACATGGGACAAGCTTAAGACGAGTCGCATTTACGTGGAGATAGATGGTAATAAGATGAATAGCTATTACTGTGAGAAGACGTTGGACTTACAATTTCGCGTGGAAAACCCTAAGAAGCGTCTGCAATCTCTGAGTAAAGAAAATACCGAGATACAGATTACAGCAAATCGTCGATGGGAGAAGGAGCGAATTGAGATGACACTGCGTAACGAAACAAACTCTATGCGTGGTGTAGACAATATCAATGTGGATTTACCCGAAGACGTGGATTGGCATGTGGAAGAGGATATCGCGAATGAGAAGTACTATCCTATCAAGTTTGAGATGATCTTTAAGACATTTAAGGATACCATCAGTAACATCTCACTGATGCTCAGTGCTGATGGTAAGTTCAGCATCGAAAAGACTGGGTTGGAGCAGTTGCGGTTTTGCTACAACTATGACGACAGTCTCGGTGATCATGATGAGTATTTCGAGGATTCGGGAAAAATCAATCTTCGTTCATCTGTAGGGGAAAACTATCCGTTCGCTGCGCCGGTGTTCGTTGAGCGTGTGAAACTGCTCGCGGGCTCATTGATCTCGGATGTTATACACATATCGGTCGATGAGAAGAAAGACCTTATCTTTACCATGTATTTGGACCAGGAAGAGGATGAAAACAAAAAACTAATTCCCGGTACAGAGAAGGCGTACATCAAGGTACTCACGCGACTGGCGGAGCTCCCGCCGGTGTAGGCGCTTAGAGATCCTGCAGGTCTGCAGGGTCCACGGTGTATTTTTTGCGCAGATCGCCGAGCTTACTGGGCTTGCCAGGCGCATGTGCGAGGATCTTTGGGAAGGCGACATAGTTTATCACGCGGCGAATACAGGTGTCTACGCGTTCCGGCGAGATAAAGTCCATCCACGCCTGTATCTGTGCCTGTAGTCGCGCGGATACCTGTGCGTATGCCACCTCCTCCGCCGCGAGCTCGTCCTTAATTGCTTCGTTGAATGCCGTGAGTCTCTCCACGGCGCTACCGTTATGCTCGGCACGCTCGGCACGCTCGGCACGCTCGTGCGTGCGCTGGCGCGCGGCGTTCATCTCTGCAATCGCGTCGCGTAGCGCTTTCGTAGTTTCGCGTATCTTGCGTTTTGCGACCACTCGCACAGGAGGTCCGGTCTCGCGTTCATATGCGCGTATACGAGCAATTGCGCTCTGCATATCCGTTTTTGCAGTACTTACGGCACCTGCGACGTACTGTTTCAGTATTTCATTATCGATTTCCGACAGTAACGCATCCACCGCCTCTGAGAACTCTACGATCTCCGTGACGCTCGGCACGCTCGCCGGGCTTGGCACGCTTGGCACGCTTGGCAAGCGCGATGCGTCGATGTCCGCGTTAAGATACTGCTTGTAATGTTTCGCAAGGTATTTGTGAAGTTTCGTGAGTGCATCCGATTCCTGTATCGCATTCAACTGCTCGCGAAGCACTTCATCAACGTTGTCAAGTTTACGAAAGTAATCCACGAGTGCTGCCTTATCGAGATTTGCAAGTTCACCCGGCGTGAGTTTCTCGGATGGATACATGCTGCGTACAGTACGTGCAACGACGTGCTTACCGTAATCCTCGGCGCCGCCATATATACCAAATGATCTTGATGTTAGGTCCTTTCGTATGTGATTTAGTTTGCGACTGCGCGACGCTGCACCGCTAACGGCATTCCCACCCATTACGAACTCATGCGTGGATGCACCCTCGACAAATCCACCGACCTTCACAGACGTGCCAGACGTATGCCGATCATCGATCTTTATGATGGTGTCCGCGATCTTCTTCGCGAGCTCCCGCAGCGACGTAACCTCTGTGGTGTTCTTCGCAGGCTTGGCAGGCTTGGCAAGCGCGCCCGATGAGTCGAAGTATGCGATGGCATGGCTGGCAACCTTTGCGGCGGCACTGAAATCGGATAGATAGGAGTCGGATGCCTTTGCGCCCTCCATACGACTGAGGGCGGTGGACATCGTACTGAGAGATGTTAGAAGGGCGGAATACTCGCGAAAGTCATCAGTAAGAACAGGATGACGTTTCTTCAATGCCTCCATATTACCCATGTCTATGAGCTTATTAACATGTGATATCTGTCCTGCGAATATATGTGTGATAATTTCCACGGACGCATTCACGAGCATGAACACTGCCTCGGAGGTCTTGCGTTTGTCTTCGCTGATAGTCATCTATATTTATACGCACATTCTTTCATAAAAAAATCAAAGCGTGCCTGCACGATTATGCACATCCGCGAGTAATGAATTGAAAGCAATCCGCGAACGGTTGAAACTTCGATGTGAGTTCTAAGAGACGCGTGCTCTCGGTTTCGTAAATACGTTCTTGCAATGATAATACATACTCCATTAATGCGTGAACGTGTTGTTTCTTGTCCTTAATCTTGTCTATTACAATTTCATGTACGAAGAAACGCCGCTCGTCAGGGTTAATACACGAACATATACAGAATAACACCTCGATGCGCTTGCGCGCACCGTGTCTGCATACGTAGCAAATAGGAATGATGTATTTTACGTGTTCCATCTGTTCAGGAAGAAAACCTTCCAGTGAGATGGACTCGAGAAAGTAAATGTTTTGCTCAAAGCATATATCGCGCATGGTTCTGGGATAGTACAGGTTCAGGTGCACGGATTGGTATTCCAGTAACTCGCTAACAAGCACAAGGAACTCCTCAGGCAGAGGTACAAAGGTTGCGCCGTACTGCATTTCTGCAAATACCCGGTGATCCATATCCTCTACAAACTCTGCGAGCATTGCCATGTGCAAGTCATCATATCCATGATGAAACTCGACCAATTTGCGATGTCGATAGTCGCGGTTATAACTATGACGGTTGTACACGGATTTGTCGTAAGATATACGCGACCGTATGATCACGTTCACCTCCGGCGCGTCGACGATAGGCTTGCCAGGCTTGCCAGGCTTGCCAGGCTTGCCATGCTCCACATCATCGCCAGGCTCGCCAGGCTCGGCAGGCTCGCCAGGCTCGGCAATCCACTCTTCTAGGTCTTCAGAATTGTCCGAGGACATCATCATAAATATATGACTACTTTGTATTTAAATAGTAGTCCTGTACTAACTATTGATAGGTAATCAATTTTGCGATGAGCAAAGCTACATATGTTTGTGTAGGAGGGAGAGATTTTATATTTTCGTCTGACGTGTCGCAACGCCTGCTTGTCGATACGGGTATCATATACAGAGCGGACACTATTGGTGATCGTGTTTACATAGACCGAAATCCTCTGTGGATGCCTCTGATAATAGATTATGCGCGTGGATATAATATTGATTTCAACAGTGCGTGCACAGGCGCGAGCGATGCCGAACTGGCCATACTGCGCGACGATATCGCCTACTATGCGCTCGGCACGCTCGGCACGCTCGGCACGCTCGGCGCCCGTATCGCACGTATCATGACGGACGACAATGCCCGGGACTATTTGGAGTTGGAGGACGAAGTGTTATTCGCGGAAGTATGTGCATGTCACTCCGGTGAGCGAGAACCCACCGAGGATATTGTGGAACGCGCAGAGCGTGCGGTGCGTATGGCAGAGTTTAAGGAGTACTTTACGGCTTCGTCTATGCGAGTTATAGGTGGAGCACTGGACTATTGGAAAGAGAGTGCTGATGTACCTGTGGCATCGCTTAAATCGTCGATAGAGAAACGCCTGGCGAGTGATGACGAGCTCATGCTGCAGGTATATGAATTTGCGGACTCATTGCGCCGCGTACCCCTCATATCCTGGGCAGTGGATAACGTTAAGATGTTTATCGTACATTACTTTATGCAAAAACGTAACACGTAAATCACACCCGTGCATATTTTTTTCGCACATACATTATATACGCACAATAAAAATGGACAGCATGGATGTGGGAATCGTTGTGGTCGGTGGACAACTGCCGGAAAATGAATATGCAAAGAAGTCGCATGCCATAAGTGAGTGTGCATTACATATACATGGCGAAAATGGCGTATGTGCACCGCCAAGCATCGTTAAAAAAATACGTGAATATCTGCTTCGCGAGCATGCAGACACATACACACCGGTACAACTGGAGAAGATGTCCAATGAGAGCGTACTGAACGCTGCCAAACAGGAATTAGGAGTGGAAAAGGAGTCTCAGGTGCTCGAGCATCCGAAAGTGCGCGGGCACATCGGTAGCGCCGCGGTAAAACACGCATTGGACTACTACTTCAAGGCTATCGGACCCACAGATAGCACGGCACTACTGGACAACTTTAATATCGACGAAACTCTACGTAAGTGGTCCCTTCACTCAGAGAAGCTTTTCAAGGGTAACAAGTTCTATCACATTCCTTTTCAGATGATCGATTTTAAACGTATGGGTACGGAACTTGCGACCCTGGACATACCGGCATTGATGAAACAGGGATATAAGAGCTTCGGTGTTATACTGAACACGGACGTCTCGACGGGTGGGGGCAAGCACTGGTTTGCGTTATATGGAGATCTGGATCATGCCGGAACGGAGAAGGACCCTATTGTGTTGGAGTATTTCAATAGCTCAGGTAACAGCCCGATGCGGGAGGTGTCTGAGTGGTTGGACGATACAGAGGTGGAGTTACGTAAACTTGGCATTGAAGCGGTTAAGCACCGATCCGCTACGCGTCGTTTGCAGCAATCACAAACAGAGTGCGGTGTCTGGTCCTTGATGTATCTGTTATCCCGTTTAAAGGGTCGGTCACCGGATTGGTTTTACAAGACAAAAGCAAATGATAAGGATATGATTGATGTTCGGAAGTATCTTTTCCGCGCGTAAACTATATGAACATACATATACGCATTTGTATTCACGCCTGTGCAAAAGTGAAAATGGGACTACATATCATATTAGATTTGGACGATACGCTTATTGGAAATGTTAAGGGAGATACGCGTGCGCGTCCACACTTGGGACCATTTCTGAAGTTCTGTTTTGCACATTTCGATTCTGTGTCCATATGGACCGCCGCAACTCGCGAATGGTGGGGTATGAATTACGGATATCATATTGCACATCACATGGGAGACAACACGTTCGCACGTGTATATACGAGTAAACATTGTGAGATTATGCGTGCGAAAGTGGGTAGTTCAGACCCCGCGTTTGCGGTTAAACCGTTATCTAAGCTCTGGGATGATCCAAATAATGACCTAAACGAAAAGAATACGATTATCGTGGATGATAACGCTCTCACCGCCGTGTACAATACACGAAACTTAATACACGTACGAGAGTTCTCGCAGAGCGATGACAAGGAGCTTCTGTATCTGGCAAACCGACTGAGCGCGGTTATCGCGGCATACGCAGAAACGCAGGATGTGCAAAAAATAGATCTACGTGCACAAATACCACTTATTATAGACGAGTAGCATTTTCCCGCGCGTATTTTTTGCCACGATGAATATAAAAATGGCGACGGGTGAGACGTGCATTATTTTAATCGCCATAGCGATCGTGCTCATACTCACATTTCTCGCGCGCCGGGCATCTGAGCCTGTGGAGCGTCTGACGAGTTATCCGGATGCACCGCGATGGGTGCATAATCAGCTGTTCTTCCCGTTACCGCGTAGTATGGGTGAGTTACGCGCAGTTGAGCAGGTGCGCACACTCACGGAGATGCTTGGTGACGGCGAAGGTGGCGGTGATGACGGTCCGGATCCTGAGCAGATTAAAAAAGAGAACGCGTATATCATGAACCTCCCGCAGTCTGAGGATTGTACGGACAACTATGAGGGCTGCCCAGTATGGGCGGAGAACGGTGAATGCGTTATCAACCCTGAATATATGTTATATAACTGCGCAAAGAGCTGCAAAGCCTGTGCACTCGGGGATCAGGAAAAATACAACATTACATACATCTATAACAACCGCCCGCCGCCCGCCTGTGTGTATCACGGTGAGGACTATCCGAGTACCGCGCGCTATCTGAACAAGTTGTATATGCTGAACCCGTAGTTATGTTGGGTTTAGGTTGCGCTCCGCCATGGCGGTGTGCACAGCTTGTAGAATAGACGCGTTTCCGGGGTTTGCGTTGCCCTTCTGTTTGATGATGGACATCTGTATCATGAGTTGGCGCGTAAGTGTCGCCCGGTAATCGGCGTCTGGATATATTTTTTCCAGATACGTCTCGATAATCTCCTTGTGATCCAACAGCGAGAGCTGTCCGACGGTATACATCATGATAAATGTCGTTGATAACAGATGAAAGATGATGGGTGTTGTCACACCCGCGTCGAGTAGTTCCTGAATACCAGCGATTGCCTTGCCTCGGGCATTCACCCGTACATTTTCAGATACGTGTGTAATCGAAAAGGCGACGTCCTGTGAGAGAAACGATTCCTGTAAGAGTTTCACAATCTCCATATTCGATCGTGGTGTCGTATAAAAAATCGTAAGCAAATGTTTAGATGGTGTCGGGATATTCGCGACTGAGATTGTACGACCAGTACTCTGTGGAAGAGAGTAGGTATTTTATAACCTTACTTTTTGGTATGATTCCGAGTTTCACGGACGTGGAGATGATGTCCTCCGCGCTTATTAGAGCTCCCAGATTTGCATACTTCCAGGGATTGTGGACGCCGTCCGCAAAATCCTGTCGGTGTAGTGCCTCGTAAAAGTCTATGACTTCCTGACTGTCTAATTTACGTTGCGCTTCGTAAATGCGCAGTCGTTCCACGACATTCAGCAACAACCCTAACAGCGTCTTCGCACGGGTCGCTCTAAATGGATAGGTCTTCAGTATGTGCATAGCGAGATCCACCTCGTCCTTGTTTTCCGTGACGTGGTAAATCTTATGATTCACAGTGACTTCCGGATCCTCGTAAATACTTACGACCACATCCTCGTCATGTAAACTAATCTCGTAGAACACATATATTTTGACTTCACCCATTTTCGCGGAACTAATATAATTAGTGGAATAGAATCAATTTTTATATGATGGAAAACGTCACCTTGTTCAACAACACGTCCTTTCCAGTGCAGGTCATCGAGGCGTTTAACACCATCGCCAAACACAAGGATGACCCTTTACGTTATCACCAACGTCTCGTCGTGGATTACGTCCTTAAGTATAAGTATTGTCGCGGGTTGCTCATATATCACAAAATGGGTTCAGGCAAAACGCGATTAGCCGCGGCAGTGGCGGAGGCACTCATGAAAGAGGATCCCAAACGCCGCACCATCTTTATCTCCGCTAAAGCTCTGCACGACAACTTCAAACACGACCTGCGCGAATACCTGAAGAGCGATCAGGCAAGCGATCAGGTACACGCGGATACGGACGCAGACTTCGCGAACCACCTCTCACAGCGGTATCGGTTTGTCTCTATGAATGCCAGTAATATGATTCAGCAGGTTTATCGCGCCACGCAGAAGGAGGGTGCGCAGATCTTTGCAGAGGTCTTTGAGAAGCTCTTTACGCGTGCCGAGCGTGCAAATGTGCCGAGCATCAAGAAGTTTAAGGAGGAGATGGAGAAGATCAACGCATTAGAGAATCTGGACGGGACTATGGTGATCATAGACGAGGCGCACAATATGTTTAACTCCGTGACGAATGGTTCGCGTAACGCACTGATGTTGTATTACATGCTGTTGTATGCAAACGATATAAAGATACTATTTATGTCTGGTAGTCCGATTGTAAACGACCCGTTTGAGTTGGCAGTGTGCTTCAATGCGCTCGCCGGTATTATGGACGGGGATACACTCTTTGGCGATAACTACCAGGACTTCTCTCGTTACTTCATTGATAATGCGGAACTAACCGAAAACGAAGCCCAGGACGCGGAGGAAATGCAAGGACCGCAAGAGCAGCGCCGGCGATTCCCGCTCATCAAGAACAAGAGTAAGTTTATGAATCGCATAACAGGATTGGTGAGTTACTTTGGTGCGGACAGTCCGGAGTTTAAGGCTTTGCTTCCGGAACCACAACCGCTTGTCATTGAACGTGTACCGATGTCACAGAAACAGTATACATACTACCTGATGGCGCGCGACAAGGAGATGGAAGAGACGAAGCGCTCTGCAGGGTTTAAGGGTCGCGCAATGGCGATGCAGAAGCCTGCCGGGTCCAGCTCGTCGTACCGTGTTATGTCTCGTCAGATCAGTAATTTCCTGTTTCCGGAATACGCATCGAAGATATATCGAAACGAGAAAGGACAGATCGTTTATGAGCGGCACCCTGATCAACTGAAACCGGAAACATTTAACCGTGCGGAGTTGTCCGTGTACTCTCCAAAACTCGTGAAACTCCTGGAGAACCTCGCGCTACATCTACCAAAAGACATGCTGCGCACCTGGCGTACCGGACACACCAAGGGGATCGGTCCGGGGCTCGTGTACTCGCAGTTCCTGGAGGTGGGTGTGGAGATCATCGCACAGGTGCTTGAACATGCCGGCATGCGGCGTATATCGGGTGTTGCCGACCTGATGAAGCCGCGTACCGGAAGCTCGGCGGGCTCGGCGGGCTCGGCGGGCTCGGCGGGCGTGGGCGCGTACGCCGTGATATCCGGCGAAACACCACCGGACTTACAGGAGGAGATTCTGAAAGCCTATAACCTACCCGAAAATGTGGACGCCGGTATCATATCCGTCTTACTTGTCACGGTGAAGGGTGCTGAGGGTCTAAATTTGTTCACGTGTACGCATGAGCATATGTTTGAATCCTTCTGGAATTACGCCCGTGTGGAGCAGTTCTTCGATCGTGCTGTGCGCCCAGGGTCCCTGTCCATGCGACCGAAATCCGAGCGCAAGGTGTACCGCTACGTCTATCTTGCGGACTATCCCGTGTCCGCGAAGGTGGCGAAGTCCACAACGAAAGCAGCGGACATCGGTATGGATTCAGCGGAATTCAATAAGAAGAGCAAGGAGATACAGAGTATTGAAAGCACTACGGATATCACGCTGTTCGGTCGTGCATCCCTGAACAACATATTGCGTACGAGCTTTTTCCGCACCTTGCAGGAGGCGAGTCTGGATTGTGCCATACACTACGGTACAAAAAAGGATAAACGTGGCACCGAAGATACACGTGAGATTAAATGTCGCATCTGTTTACCTACGGATCGCCCGCTCTATGTGCATAATCTTCGTCAGGACATGCGGCTGCCGTCATCCTGTGAGCCTCTGAAAAAGGAAAAGATAAAAGCAAAGTCTGTATCCGTGAATGAGCGTGAGTATATGTACACTCTTGATGATGCGGGAAATGTACACGTCTTTGAGCACGATGACCGCATAGACGGATATCGCGAGATATTTGCGAATCACCCAGAGTTCTATGACATCTACACCGCTATCAAGTCCAAGGAAAAAAAGTTGCGCTGATTTGTCACGCATTCAGCTGAGATCGCACTCAGATACACGCACATCGTATTTTTTGCAGTTCAGTTCCGCGACCGTCGGGCACCACAGGGAGAGCAGGTCGTCCATATCATAGTATCTCGCGGGCCACGTCTGTTCAGACTCCATGATCTCCTTCACGTGCAACATACGCTTCTCATATTCGCTCGCCGCCGGGTTTGCCGGGCGTGCCGGGCGTGCCACGGTGTCCGCGCTCGGCGCAGGCTCGTTGCGCCCGGCAAGCCCGGCAGGCTTCTCTGTGAAGTATCCCTCGCGTTTGATGATCTTTTCGATGGATTTGCACGCGGTCTTGTGCGCACGTGATGGGTCATTGAACGCCTCGGACACACTGGATTTGGGTCTAAGCCCGTTCTTTTTCTTTACAACCTGTACGGAGTGTACAACGTAAATAACTTTCATAGCAGTAGATATACCTGACATCGTGACGTGTATTTAAATAAAATTGATACGCATCCGGATATATATGCATAATGTCCTATGTTATTGGTAAACTTCTCGGAAAGGGTACCTACGGGCATGTACATCTCGCACGTACGCGCTCGGGTGCGGATATTGCTGTAAAGGTGTTTGACGTGTATCTGGGTGAGGATCTGAATCCCGGCGTTATACGTGAGCTGTGCGCGATCCAGATGTTGTACCACGAGAACATCGTTCATTTGCTAGGCATCAAGATGAATCCGGAGTCCATTGAAATGGCTATGGAATACGGAGGCGTTACGCTCGATGCATATATAAGTGCGACACCTGAGAGTGTTCGGTACATGAATGCATCTGATGTGTTGGGTAAGGTTCTGTCAGCGATTTCGTATATGCATCGCATCGGGGTCATCCACCGGGATATCAAACCCGCGAATATACTTATTGCCAGTAACGACGGTAACGACGGTAACGATGGTAACGATGGTACGCATGCGCTGAACGTGCGCCTGTGTGATTTTGGACTGGCGAAGAAGGTTGCACCATTCCGGATTAAGTCGCATACGCCCAACGTGTGCACCTGTGACTATAAATCGCCCGAGTTACTGTCGGACGACTTACGAGATTACGGGACGAAGATCGATATATGGTCTATGGGGTGCGTTATGTATGAGTATATGACAAACACCATGTTGTTCATGGGTAACACGGAGTTGATGATTATCAAATCTATACTGAGAAAACTCAGACCGAGCATTGAAGATCGTAGACGCATGGGTTTCCACTCCATTACTTCCAATGGCAACACTGATGAGTCCAATGTATTCAATAATATAACACATGATGCTGTTCGCATCTCGATCAAACGTATGGTGTCCTTCATACCTGAGGATCGTCCTACTGCCGCGGACGTACTTGTGACACTGGGACAACGTGAACATAATAAGATAAATAACCAGCGCGTCAACGAACATAATCGTCGTAGATTTGGATCCGACTTCTTCATTCGTGCACCGGACGGTCCGCGGGTCGCGCTGGGTGCGCGACGCCAGAGCATAGACGTTATGGAGAAACGTGCCACTGAGAAGCAGTGTTTGTGCATCGCGATAAACATATTTGATATGTATGCCGATGTAGCGAACCCTGTCGTAATAACACGCAAATGGCAATACATTGCGGGTGCGTGTGTGCTCATCGCGAGTAAGTATGTGGAGCTACATCATCTTCATGCATACAATATCACTCCTGACGGTGCATCCGAAACGAGTATCATGGACTGGGAACGCGAGATACTCAACGCGCTAGGGTTCCGTATTGGCGGTCCCACATTACTGGACATCTACCGCATCACAGTAAATGATGCAAAGATACCGGATGCGGATTGGTATGCACTGTTCACCTGGTTGCGGGAGTATACACCCATCGCGGGTAAGACTGCCCGGGAGATACGCGGAATGATTGTGCAGGAATTTGTTAACATGTAACTGCGTATTCGCATTTCCGTGTCTTTTTTAATATTTGAACCATAATATACGTATACGCATGTCGATTGAGAATTCGGTCGTAAAGATTATATCCACGATCGCCTCGCTGGATTATAGCGCGCCCTGGACCACCGGCAAGAAGGGCACCGGTATCGGTACGGGATACTGTATAAACGTGTCTCGTGGGAAGAAAAAGCTACGAATACTTACGAATGCGCACGTGATTGATGGGGCGAAGCGCGTGGTTATACACAAAAGCGGTTCCTCGGCGCGATACACTGCGGAAGTGGAATCTGTTATTTACGAATGTGACCTTGCTATACTCACACTTAGTAAAGAGAATAAACCTGACATTATAAAACGATTCTGGGACAACACGCCGCCACTGGAGATTGGACCTGTGCCCCCGAAATCATCGAAGGTTCGATGCTACGGATACCCTCTTGGAGGAGAGAATATAAGTGTCACGAAAGGTGTTATTAGCCGCGTGGAAATACTCCCGTACATGGACATTTCAAAGGGTATTGCCATTCAGATCGACGCTGCGATAAACCCCGGAAACTCTGGTGGTCCCGCAATCGGGTCGGATGGGCGTGTTGTCGGAACGGTGTTTTCCGGTATCGATGGTGAGGGTATTCAGAACATGGGCTATATTATTCCTACGTTCCTAACACGATACTTCTTGCGTTATCTTGAAAAATATGGACGTTTTGCAGGTCTGAGCTATCTCGGTGTCAGTGTACAGAACATGGAGAACGAATCGCTTCGTAAGTTCGCACAACTTAATCCCACGCAAACGGGTGTGCTTGTGTCGATGGTCGAAGATGGATCATCTGCGGATGGCGTGTTGCGCGCAGGTGATATTATCACGAAGATAAACGGACGCGACGTTGACTATGACGGCGCGATCAGGCTAGTAGATATTATTCGTGACTTCAACGAAAGCACCTATGTTCGTGACCCGGTGGACATTGGTAACGACGAGGTGTTCACCTCCCTAGATGAAATTGTGCATTACAGCAGTATGATCGGGCTTAAAATACCCGGGGAGAAGGTAAAAATATCCATTCTGCGGCGTGGTAAGGACAAAGTCATCAGCGTGACACTGAAGACTCGCGATTTTCTTGTGCCCATGTCACCGCATGGCGTAGATCCATTGTATTACATCGTGGGTGGGTATGTCTTCATTCCTCTTACACGCATGTATATCTTAGAGAAGCTCAGAAGTGGTGCGGACGTTGACCATCTTATTGGTACGTACGGTGGATCATCTCCGCAAGAGAAGGGTGAACAGGTGATCGTACTCTCCGAAATACTCTCCACGGGTCTCGCACATGGATATGAATCCGATAATAACGTCTTACACGCTGTAAACGGAAAGCAGATCAAAAACATCTACCACCTGCGAAAGGTCGTGGATGAATTACTGCGTAACGCCACTGCGAATGCATACCTCATCTTTGAATTCCGTGACAGCTCAGATATCCATGTGCTGAACATGCAGGATGTTAAGAAGTATAACAAAAAAATCGTGGAAGAGAACATCGGCAAGATCCCGCTCACAAACGTGCCAAGCGTGCCAAGCGTGCCAAGCGTGCCAAGCAGTTAGTCCGGGGATGCGCGCTCGATGTTCTGTTTCATGTGCTCCTCGTGGATCTTCTTTTTTTGTGCATACTTTCGCGAGAACGTTGTGTTCAAATACTGGAGGACGTTGTAGATAATCTCCCCGGGGCGGTTATTGGTGTGATCGTGTTTCGCGAGGTACTCACGCACGACTTGGATAAACGTGTGCGCGTCGTAACTCATGGGTACATCGCCGAACAACGGCGCGATCGTCGCGTCTGCATCGCATGTATCCGATTGTATACGCGTGCAGCGATTAAAGCGATATAGATAGTTTTCGTATTCTTCGTGGTTGTATTCGCGCGGGTGCCCGTAGGGAAAGCGCGTCTTATCGATTACCAGACGCGTTTCGGATGAAGTTTCGGATGCGAACGCCTGGAAGTGTATCTCACCATCCAGATACTCGGACACGCCCGGCGTATACGGGAGCCGAAACTTTAGCATTGCCGCGGATGGTTCCATAATCTCACACCAGCATCTCTGAAAGTCCATATCTCGCTTTACATCCTCTTCTAATTCTATATCCAATTCAGGAGTCATTTGTGAATAGTCCACACCATCCGGAACGCTGCGTATGTCCGATATGAACAGTGCTTCCGGGTGCGACTGTGCGTATGCACGCGCAACATCTTCTGTAAACAGCCCCTGATGAAATTCGATATTACGCATAGCCAGGTACCCGTGATACATAGGTGCGGGGTCCCAGAGGATAAAATGATGTTCAGGGAACAGATGTGCGAGGTAAGGTATGTGCTTGCCGTCTGCGGAGCCCGCGTAGATTACGTACCGCGATCGGTCGCCGTATTTCGTAAGAAATTCAAGTTCGGAGATAAACAGTTTTATCTGACCGAAGTGCAGGGGTGGTTTCCATTCAAACTTACGCCTGCGGTACGGGAGTGTACGTGTATTTCCCCAGTCTAGAATGCGATCAAACGGCACGTGCACGGCTTCCTCCTTCTCCTCATCGGCGAGCATGCGTTTGATGCGTATGGGGATGCGCTGTCCCGTCTTCTCTTCATTACCATAATAGACAATGGGTTTACGTGGACTCTCCGTATCACGTTTCGCTCTGAATCGGAAACTCATGTCCCCGTTCGTTGCATATCCTATCACAAAACATCATTTCAGTTTTCAAATAGAAAAAATATTCATCCGTCCATTTGTGCGCACAGCACATTAGTCCTCGAGGGATGTGAATTCGATCTGCCCAATGACGCGCTTGGAGGCGAGGAAGCAATGCACGCCTGTGACATCACCGCCCGCGGCGGATGTATCCACTTCGATAGTGAAGTTCAAGTTGTCGATCTTTGTAACAATATATCCCTTCGGGCGGTTGACTTCAACATCCAATGAGGGAATACCGGAATCGTAATCCAGCACGTAAATAAGGTCACCTGTGGCGAGGTGGTGGGGCTCGCTGGATGTGAATTGTGCCGGGTTCGCGGCATCTACGGTACAGGTAATGCGATCCTCGTCAAACTCAATCTTATCATATGGCGAGAAGAAGCAGATCGTGATGCTGTTCACCTGGGCAAACGGTTTGCGGAATATAAACTCAGGGCAGATGGGTACGAGATACAACCGATTCTTATCGCGACGATCAACCTCAAACTCAAAGTGATAATTCTGAACTACCGGTGTGCGATCATCTGGACCTATGAACTGCGTGACTTCAATACTCTGGGAGCGGAATTCTTTGATAAGCATACGCACCTTTGAGTAATAGTCATCCATAACATCGTTTACGGGTATCCAGAACGGACAGATCTTCATTTTGATAACCTCCTGAAGAGTGTCTTGAATTCGCATATCTCCCAGCTGTCCCGCCATACCGGATACGTTTATATACCATTTGTATTCACCTATCTCGTTGTGGTTTATCAGACTGTTCCGTGAGTCCAGTGGAAGCGTCTGGTGCGGCAGGGATACCGTGGCGAAGGTGGTCCATGTCTGTCGAAAGCTGTTAAACATATTATCGACGCTCTCGGGTGCGAGGAAGCGTTTAATCATACCCATACCTTCGTATAGCGACTTCTGTACGTCGGCATCGGTTATCTTGTGACTAGGTTTCAGTCCATCTGGGCTCGACTCATCACCTTCCATGCGTGCGCGGTCGATAACTGCATTTCCGCGTCGGCTCTGGAAGGACGTGTACTTAAGCTGATTCTCATTACGCGTGAGCTGATCCAATTCCTTTTTCTGGTATTCGCGCAGAGTCCCCGGACCGTCCGTAATGCTGTCGAGACCGAGTCGCTTCTCGATGTTGGACTCTTCTGAGTAGTGCTTCGCCATAGATTGATACTTAGTGAGGAACTGCCCGGCGATTTTCGTTTGCGATTCATCAAGACTCATGGTGAAGTAACGGTCTGGAGGCAACATGCTAATGAATTTAATGAGCGAGTCGATCTCTGTGGGTAGCATCTTTCGCCCAGTCATCTCAGATATTTTGTTTGCGATAGTGGTCACCGAGTCGCCCGTAAGTAGAATATCATAGTTGTCCGGCGTCAATATCGACGCCGTGGTTTGCAAAGCGCGACGCCTCTGCAATTCCACATTGCGTCCCTGTTTATGGTTTGTGGTGCTCATGGTTATATTAATTGGCGACAATTGTTTATGTGAAAAAAGCTGTGTGTAAATAATCACAGAATTGGCGCGATATCCATGTCGGACTCGCGACACACAGCTGCGAATAATCGTAGAATATAGTTGTATCTCCATGTCTTGTTGGTGATCCATTTATCGCATAGGTATACTCGCGGGAGCCAGGGTTGATGTATGTCTCTCCAATTATCAAAGCTCAATCGAACGCGACCAACTTCCAAGGTGTTGTCGTCACACATACGCAGAAGTTGCCCCTCGTTGTGTGTGCGTATGTAGAACTCACAGAACATCAGCAATAACGTGTATGTGTGCGCATCGTCGTCCCGACCGCGAAACCAGTCCGGATGTAACGTGAGTAAGTTTGTGTTTATACGATAGTATTCGATCATGGCAACGATCATCCATCCGATCGAGAAGGAGTTTAACCCGCCGAGCTTATGTCCATAGAGGTGGTTGTCGCGCAGTATGATCTTCACGGATCGATACAGATCGTGAAACCCATATCGCTCCAGCCACTCATGCAAGCGAAACACGTGCTCGAGACGTGCACGCGACTGGAGCGTCAGATCGATGTCCAGACGCGTGTCGCCGTCGCGGTTGTCATACGACAGGGGTATGACCTTCATGTCTGCGTTCGTGACCACGCGCCCGCGTATCCTGAACCCACTGAACTTCCTTTTTTTGGTTCGTTCTTCCAGAATTTGGAGAATATGTTTGAACGTGTTGTCATGCGCGATTATTGCGACATCTACGTCTGAGTCCTGAAAAGCCAGATCTAATAGCCACGACCCGTGCAATACGACTTCATAGGGTGTAAAGAGTTCACGAAGACTCTCAAGAGCAACCTCGACGGACACCACGTCCGTGCTATCCGGTAACGAGGACACAATCCTATAGAGCAGATTCATTCGTGTATGGTCGTGATACATGATCGAATAGATGTTTCATATTTAATATAAAAAATACAAATGTGCGCTCATGTACACGAGATTAGGTGTACGGGCGGAAGTCTGTCTCCATGGGTTGGGCTTCGGCAGACCACCATTCGCGGTCTTCGTTCTCCTTGAGTTCATTTACGAAGTACTTCTCGAATACGTTGCGCGTATTACGCACAGCACCATCAATTGCCTTCTTATTGATCTCGGAGCGATGTTGCTGTAGACGTGCGAGCGCTTCGTCTGCTGTGTAACCGCGCGGGTTAATCGGTACACTGTATTCCATATACATACCCGGCTGCGCGAGTTTAAAGTTACTGTGATATCCGGCTTGACTCGCCGTTGTACCCTGCGCGGTATTCGGTTGAAATATACTAGAACCACGCTGCATGGCACTCTGTACCATATCCGAGTTATCCAGATCATCGGGTTTAACGTCTGTCATATCTAAGGTCGTCTTACGTTGGAAAAGAGTATCCACATCACCAGACACCGTAATATTTCCGTATGGACTGAGATCCCCGTCCGCCGTGTCAATTAACATCTGCCCGTCCGGCGTGGCGACTTCCGTCGTGATCTCCTTCGGCTCCTCCATGTGCTCACTGGGTGCGCTTGGTACGCCGATTCCGAGGAAGTAGAAACCCGCGGCGGCAATAATGAGTGCGATAATAATGTTTACGGTCTGGGCACCACCACCAATAATGCCCACGAATATGAGTACAATGATAAGGAAAACGATTACCAGCGTGTGGTTCTCGAGTTTTATTTCCATTTTTTACGTATGTATATGTAATCACACACTTTTCCATTAAATGAAAAATAAAAAATGCACCGATTATGTTGTTATGTCCGGCGTTGTAGATGTGCGGGCAGAAAGGAGTCACGAATTTCCGCCACCGTCGGCGTGCTCGCGACACGGGACTCCCAATCCACGAACATGCGCATGAATAACCGCGTCTCTTTAGGCTCGCCATTGCCGATGATGACGACCTTTACGCTTTTCGGATGTGTTGAGCCTGACATGCCTGGCGAGTGTGACATGCCTGGCAAGTTATAACTCCACCGTGAAAAAATCAATTTTAGTATTTGACGCATTCACTTCTTGCCGCGCTTGCCAGGCTTGCCAGGCTTACCACGGTAGTTGCGCACGTAGTCCGGAAGGAAGCTGTCTGCGATTTCCTGGCGGACGGCGGGGTCTGTGAGGTCGCGATCGATTTCCGGTTCGGTGTTGCCGGAGCCCGCCTTGTCGCTGTCATCGTCGCTGCGTGCATCGCGCACCTCGCGTGCCTTTTCGTCTAGGACGTCGAGGTTCTTGCCCATCATACTCAGGAGCTTCTTGACCTTTGGGTCCTGAACCTTGCCCGCCATTTTTTGCTTGAAGTGCTTGATGATTTGGCGGAACTGTCGCGTAACCTCCATGTCCGCGGAGGAGTTCTTTGCGACATCACCAACGAAGTTCTCAATGATGATTCCGGGATTCTGACTGATCACAAAGTCCTTGTAGTAGTCATCGAAGTTACCTCGGAGCAAGTCAACCGACTTGGCGATCTTGTCGAATGCTTTTTCGCATCGCGGTATTTGTTTGCGCACCTGACCAATGTTGCGTACCAGCACTTCGGAGAACTTCTCCACATCGATATCTGGTTGCGTAATAAGCTTAACGATCTCCAAACCCTTCTTGTACAGAATGTGCAGGAAGAATAGCATGTATTTTCGCAGATCCGGTGTGAGGAACTCCTCGTGATACGATATCTGTTTAAAGTCTAATGAACTGAACTGAAACAGAATCAGTGAATCACCTTCGCACTTTGTGATAAACATCATGGAGAGTGCATCCTTGTCTTCGAGATCGTGCTTTGCGGTCTTGCGACGTTCCTTTTCCATCATAAGCACGTCCTTAATGTTTCGCGTGATCATAACGATCTCCTGCACGGGACGGCACTCCTTCAGTCCGTTGTATGCCTCTTTCAATTCCGCGAGATCATACTTTGAGTTAATACTTGCCAGGTACTTCGCCACCTCGGACTGCTGCTCGTTTAACCCTTTAAGATCCATCCCGGACATAACAGGGTTTCTGTTTTCTTCAATGGTGAGTGTCTCTAGTTCTTTCAGTGAGCTCGCTGCGTATGCGGATATCTCATCAAACGCTGATGCATAGTCCTTTCGAAAAACCATCGCGAAAGGTGATACCGCGAAGTCACCAAACATTTTGGTAACCTTCTTTGTTTCACCGAGCAACTGCTCATACTTCGGTATGGCTATCGCGGGATCTGGGTCCCCCGTGCCACACATCTGATTGAACAGATCGATAAGCTCGGGATCCTTCATGGTCTTCTTAGCAACGCTAACTTTTCCTTTTCTCGACATGCTTTCGTTGTTTGCACGCGATGATGATCGTTATAGTACGGTTGTCACGTTTCTCCAATAGAAAAAATAAAATTGAAATACGTTCTGTGGGTACTTACACACGGAAAATGAAGTTCATCTCGCACACCGCTGAGACCGCCATGGAGTCTGTGACGTTCGTGTATGATGATAAGTCCTGCGATGCATGGGTAGATATGGAGATCGTGAAGCGATTCTCGCATGAGCTCTACGAGTATCTCGATACACACACGTGCGCACAACTGCATATCGATGATATGTTCGCAATTCAGGACATACTCTTCAACTCACACAAATACTTTCAGAACCTCAAGGGTGCCCTGGTGGTGCATGTATGCCGTGGTGAGAAGCACTGTAAAACTAAGAAGAACAAAAACCGCGAGTTCGCGCGTCTCGTAGATGTCGTTGCACGATTCAACATTGAAGATGTACGCACGGCTCTCGTAGACTACATCGACGACCTTTACCCGAAGGACTTCGTCCTCGTGGACCCTGTGGATCTGAGACTCGTAATCTGTCGTCGCGGTGAGAAGCAAGCCGCATTTGAAATGTTGAAGTCTTTACGCGCATATGACTACATAATCGAAGAAAGTACATATTTCATCGATCAGATCGCGCAGGAGTGGCGTAAGGATCGGCTTTCGTAGAGAAAAAATGTTTTTTCCATGCACGCGCGTGCCGAGCGTGCCTAACTTGTCGTCTCGCCGAGTTCGCGGAGCTTGCGTACACAGGAGAGGTACTGTGCATAGTATCCAACCATACCCTGTACCTTCTTTTTCATCATCTCCTGTTCCTGCGGGGTGAGTAGGTGCCATGAGCGCTTAACCTTCTCAATAAGTATCTGATCATCCTCAATGAGGTCTTCATTCGGAATGGTACGGTCACTGTACTTGACGATGTCCTCTTTAAAATCCGACTTCAGGAAGCGATCCACGTTTCCGGCTTTGATATCGTCGCGATAGTCCCAGATGGGAGGTCCGGAAATCTTAAGCACGCCCTCAGGCGCCTCCTGCTTCGCAATGTTAAACTCGTCGGCGCGACGTTTCAGGTCCTCATCATCTTTGTTTTTTGTGAGCGCAGCCTTCACAAGATATGTGAGATTATTGATAAATCCCTTAATAGCCTCATCGCGAGTTTCGCGGAGTTCGCGCTTAACTTTAACGATGCTTTTACCCTGTCCCGACATGCTGTCTGTGTATATGCATATACACATAAATCTATAGATGGAAAAAATGTACACATGCGCGCTTGCCTAACGCTTGCCTATCGCCGCTTGCTCACGACCTTACCGACCTTCTTTCCGCTGGCGTTCGCAATATCTAAGTAGTAATCTTCGAGCATGAGTTCGCCGTCGGCATCATCCATATATCGTTGGCTCGGTGTCGCTTCAAAGTTATCCGCGCCCATGGCTCGCATAAACGAGGCATCGTCTTCAAATGTGTTCTGTTGCGGCGGTTTGGATTTGATCTTACGTCCGCCCTTTAGCCGCTGCTTGGACCCCACATCGTCGCTCATTTGCGGTCGACGTTTCTGCATAGCAGCCATCTTCTGTCTGATGACCTGCTCGCGTACGACGGGATCCGTTTCATCTTCCTCGTCACCATCTCCGGTATTAAGGATACTGTCGTGGAACGCATGGACCATCTCATCAGCGCTCATGTGACTGACACCAAAGTTATCGCGAGCCTCTCTACGCGGTGTAAGCACCTGAATAATCTTTTCCAGACTGACAATATGCTTATCACCGAAGATAAGGGTTGGTGCCTTCTGAACTCCTCGGCGCTTAATAAGTTCGTAATTCTTCTTGTTGATGTTAACGATTTGCACAAACATCTTTCTGTTGATCTGATCAATGTGCTTCGCTATAAACGCGGTCAGGATTTTGGTACTCCGAGCGTCCGGATTGACGTAGATATAAACTTTAGGTTTCTGCCCGCTCATCTCTACACAAACACCGTGATAGTATATGAATTATAGTGTGTCGTGTTTATATTAGAAAAGGCATATAAATCTCACACGATATTTTCGTTATATTAGAAAAATGATATGTCCTTGCCATAATATACACATATCGGTGTAATGAAGGTAAGTAACATCAAAATACAAACTATCGGTGTGAACCTGAATCATGAAGCCTTTGCCAAAGTGCCGAAGGACCTAGTCCCAACCTCCGTGAGTCAGCATATTAGTTTCGAGCTCGAGAATGTGAATACAGCGGTGGCAAATGCTATACGCGTCTGTACTATGGAGGAGATAGAATGGAAAGCCCTAAATGTAGAAACGTCCGATATCAGTTGTAACGAACCGGGTGTGTTACTCACGGAGCTACGCGATCGTATTGGATTGATACCCATTAATCAGGATATCCCGGACGACGCACGGTTCTCCTTGCACGCAGCGAACGATGCGAGCTCGCTTATAAACGTGACCGTATACTCCGGAGACCTTGTGCGGTCCGGTGGCGGTCGCGCAGGTGCACGTGCGGACTTCGATGAGCGCTTTCGCTTGGTGTCTCTAAGTCCCGGAAAGACTATACAGATCAATAATATACGCGTTGTTAGCGGTCGTGGATTTGAGAATGCGAAGTTTAACACCTGTGCGTTCGAGTACGACACGCTTGATCATATCGAGGTGCACTATCTTTCCGAGAAGGAGCAAATACTCTCACACATGACCGCCGTTTCGGACATCATTGCCGAGATGAAACGTCTGAAGCAGGCACGTGCGGGTACGCCTGGCATGCCCCTGTACGGGCAACGTATCATTGCCATTCCGAATACGGATATCCTTAGGGCGTGCCCAGAGAGTGTTCGCGATCGCGTGAAGAATCGCTTTGATATCATTCTTGAGAATACTAAATTGCAACCAATTTCCAGTTCACTTGCAAAGCCTCGACACTTCTATCTTGCGTTTAAGTTCTTCGCGGAAGTAGATCCTCTCGCGGTCATGCAACGTACCATGCAATCCCTGAAGGACCGCCTGCTCGCCATTAAGGCTTACATCGACGCGTACATTACGGACGCGGATGCGGCACCTGTTGGCTCCTCCGTGGAGATTACGGTCTCCGGGAGCATCGCGGAGATACTTGTACGTGGAGAGGATCACGTGATTGGGAATCTCATCGTGAAGACTATTCTGGAATTGGACCCGAACGTCGCAGGCGCACTCTATAAGATTATTCATCCGAGTAATCGCAGTGTGGTGCTTAAGGTTATGCATTCACAACCACTGAAGATCGTTACGGATGCCATCACGCGGTGCCACGACGACTTCGACAACCTGCAACGCCAGTTCACGAAAAAATAGACACTGTACGCCGTGTGCCGCGCGTGCCGTGCGTGCCGTGCGTGCGCTTATTTTTTCCCGCGCGGTCCGGCTTTCTTGAAGACGTGTTGCTTCGTGCCGAATAGCCAATTCGTCTCGATACCCTCACGGATGACGGCTTCTAGTGCGTCGATCTCTCGCAACCAGAGCGACTTCCAGGTCGTTGCGCGCGACGCCTGCAGTTCGCGTTTCATGTCTTCGATCTTCGCACGTAACGCGCGCACGCTCGCCTGGGATTTCTCTCCCACGGTAATCTGGTCGATATACTTGTAGCTCGCCCCGCTACTGTAAATAGCTTCGTGTAGCTGATCAACCTTCAGGTATCGTGGCTGGAATAGTATGGACTTGTTAAACTTTGTGAACTCATGCTCAGTAAGAATATCCTCTCTCTGCTCAGCTGTGAAGTCCTTGTCAATATTTATCGTTTTGTCCGAGTCCGCAAGGATGAAACGCAAGACGTTTTCCCAATAGTCGATGCGAAACTCCAATAGAAGCGACTGTCGTTCGATACGCTTCTCGTAGAGGTCGCGGCGTCGTGGAAACCAGTATTCGATTATCTGTTCATAGTTTTTAAACTCGCAGACGAAACCATCGTCCGTGATCATGTTCAGACGGCAGTGCATCTGCTGGCGTATACCCAGGTAATCCTCAATGGGGTCGATCTTACCATCAGATGTACCATACTCAGCCATGATTTTCTCGTACGCACCAGGCACGAGTTTAATTGTAATGTCCGTCTTGTCGTTACCCGTGTCGTCGTGTACAAACTTCACATACTCCTTCGGTGCACTGGAGGACGAGCTAGGTGCTCCGGACGCGGTTTTCTTGCCATCCGTAGGTATGCCCTCGAGCATACACTTATAGTCGTAGGACCACATGCGTAATGGAAGTTGGGTAATGTGCACCTCTTCGGTTTTTTCATTGTATGTGTAACTACCGAAGCACACCTCTGTTGCGGCTTTGACTGAATCGGATATCGGGCAGATATCAACAGACATACCCGGTCTGATCCAAACCTTGCCGAGTAGGCTACGTGGTGATACACCGCAACCGGGGTCCGGGTAGTTAAACTTTATAAGTCGTTTAACATTCGCAATAACCTCGTACGGATCGCGACCCCAGCAGTGAATGTTCCAACCAACAGCAACTGTGATACTGTTTTCCATAATCGCGATAGGGAGCACCGGTACGTAATTAACGGGTTCTGCTTGCTCACCATCTTCAAAGACGTAATCCAATAACCAGTCATCTTCATGTGGAAACATGGCATCGCAGAGTTTCTTATTGTATTTCGTATCAATATACCTCGGACTTCCTGTGTTATCGCGTCCCGTACGGCGGTCGCCGAACCCATTGGAAATGGGCATAAACAGCGGAAGATTAGAACCGCCCGTGAAGTTCTGAGCCATCTTAATGATCGTGTCATTCATGCTCGTATCACCATGTTGGTAATGAAAGTCTGAGGTGACTTTACCGGTCATCTGATACACCTTGACTTTCTTGTTACTGGAGTTCGCCATCTTTCGCCCTCCCGCAAATGCCTTGCGTTGACTGGGGATAAACCCGTCCACGGCGTGTTTCAGTTTGCGAGTCATAAAGTCTAATTGAAAGGACTTGGCTTCAATACCGAAGTGCTCTGAACACTTGATTAGAAGCTCATCCAGGAACTTCTGATCATACTCAAATTCCATAGGCGTGCAGAGAAATTTCTTGCGTAGAGCAGGACTCTTACCGTACGCGATATTCATGACTTCACGAGCGGCATCATCCATGGTGAAGGTGTAGATATTGTCCTCGATGTTCATACCGATATCCTGAATAACCTCTTCAGCGGTGTGTCCGGCAAGACCCTTGTAATACGAGACCTCGTATGCACTCGGAAGGTTCTCCGGTATCGTGTAATTGTCCGAGACCCATTGGGTGTATTCGCGTTCAGAATAGAATCGGTATACATCACCTGCTTTGTTGTTCGTGTAGACACGAATAAGTGGTGTGGCGATACGCTTTACAAACCCGCGCTTTACGAGTTCAGGGAAGAAGTGCATGAAATAGACAAGAATCAGACTACAGATCTGTCCAATACCGTCCAGATCCTGATCCGTCGCGATGACAATGCATCCGTAATTCAGTGTCTTAAATTCACTATCGAGCTTGTACTGCATACCATAATTCAGGTTCAGTGCCGCCATAAGTCCGTTAAACGCAACGTTCGCCTGAAGTTTCTTGCTCTTCACGATGTATGGCTTTCCTTTGCGGGTTACAGGGTCTTTGCTCTCCTTAATTGCATTTGGTGGTACACCCTGAATGTTATACGTACCACAGAAGTCCACACTCAGCGGTGTGTCCTTATTTGTGATAATATCACGTATGGGCTTGCATGCTGAATCTCCCTCAGGCACAAACAGCATGAGCTCGTTCAGGAACTTGGAGTTACCTGCCTTGCGTGCCTTCTCATATTTGCGAATCTTCACGTTTTTCCGTGTCTTATTGGATGTACTGTCCTTCTCTTCGCGTTCCAAAATGTTTAATTCGATTTCACTGCGCAACACGTTCCAAACCTTGTCTAGAAATGCATCTGGTAATACGTAAGTCCTCTTAAACTTGTTCAGATCCCTAGTGCCGAGTATCATTGAGGTCTTGGACTGACTTGTAAATTGTGGCAGTGGTATCTGAATGCTGTCCACGATAAACACAAAGTTTCGCAGCCTTGTGTCCGTGATCACCGTGTCGGATCGCAATACGGACTTAACCTTCTTGTTAACATGCGCAAGTATCTGACCATATAACCAGTTGATATGACTTCCACCCTCTGTAAGGTGTACGCTATTCAACATATGTACGGAGTTTGCGCGTGACGCGTTTGCGTTCGCAGCCGCCGCACCCACGGCGATACTCCATGGGAAGCGTACCGTATTGTCTTCAGACTTACACACGTGCATAACGGTGTTACCCTCTACAGGCATAAGGTCCGCAAGGTCCTTAACCGTCTTCACGGGTACGACCTCACCGTTAAAGATAACTTTCGCAACGCGTGAATATTCCAGGCGTTTTTTAGTCACGTAACGGTACTTTGTAGACCCAATAAACGCCGCCATCTGGTAGGTACGGAATTGTATTATGCGGCGAAACACAGACAGGTTTTCCGGTACGGTTATCCACTTGGGATTCTTTCGCGCCTGTGTTTTACGACACAGGTTTGCGTAGTCGGGAATGAAGCTAATCGTTGTATGCGGAAGCTTTTGCGCTGCGGTAAGCGTTTTTGCATCGCCCGTACGTGATGATATATCTATCACACGCGGAGGGTGAATAACTTCCATACTGTCCGTTACCTGCTGATAGTAGTACATATTGCGAACTTTATCCACGGTTTCAATAGAGAACTTGTCCGAGTCCACTATAATTAGTTTCATACCCAGTCCGTTAATACCACCGGTCACGCGGTCTGCGTCCTCGGCGCTCGCCTCGTAGAGGTCGCCGAAGTTCGAACCGCTACCCTCCTTCGTAATAACCGCCTCGACGGTATACATTTCTGGGTCTGGTAGATCGGGATGTCCTTTGTAGATATCAAAACCCTGTCCGTTGTTCATAATCGTAATCTCACCAGTCTCCTCGTCGAATCGCACGCTGATCTGAGTGACGGGTCCGCCCTCGGAGGGCGGGGTGTTCACAGAACGAATATACTGATCACATGCATTCACGAGGATTTCATCGAAGCACTTCAGCAGTGCATCACTGATGTTTGCCGGCGCCATCTCAAACTTACCCGTCTCGTCGTTCATCATCCAGTAGCTCGATTCGGATATGAGATTGGACCCCTTCCACATCGAGCGTCCTTTGACGCGCATCTTGAAATCAGGGAATCGCAGTTTGTGTTCGGACATTTGTACGTCTTTTGCGTGTTCTTCACGGAAACGTTCGTAATCACGGTGCGTGTGTTCAATTTTCAAATGAAAAAATGCGGACGCGTAGCGCGTTCAGTTGGCGAGTCCACCGAGTCCACCGAGCCCGGCAAGCCGGCGTTCCTCGTAGTCCCAGTAGAGTTTCTGAAGGAGTTCATCCTTGTCTTCGTTCTTGAGGTTCACGCGCATGAAGCGTGCCATCAGGCGATTGAATTGCCAGCGCACCATGAATGGAATATGAAAGTACACAGTGTACTTCTTAATGGGCGGCGGTGCTTTCGCGTTTGCGCGTGTCTGCGCGCTTATCGTGCGTCGTTTGTGCATGGCATCATAACAGGCTTTGTAGCTGTCATTGAACACCTTGTACTGATCCTCGTATGGATCACTCCCGGGAGTACCGATATTGTACATAGATTCTTCTATGAAATCATCAAGAGATTGTCCATCCGCGCCCACAATGTAGTCCCCAAAGTCGATCTGTTCGTCCGCGCTCTCCATACCAAGCGGGTCCTCCTTGTGCTTCAGGTCGCGGAATTCATTCACGGAAACCATCTGACCATCGATGACCCAATACTCGCTACCGTTCCAGTTGGTCTTCTTGTAGTGCTTTGCCTCGATGGTGATGAACCACGAGGGCTTGAACACGTGTGCGTTTCCAAAGCTCGATTGCCATTTGTTCTGAATGACTGTGAACATACGACTCTTGTTGTGCACGTCTATATGTACGTCCGGCATCCCACGTCTCCAGAGCCATGTGCATACGAGCACGAACGCGGCGATCACGATATCTAGTGTGCTGATATTTGCAAAGATTACTTCGAGCATGATTGTATATATGCGATCACATGTAAATCTTTATATGTATTTGCAAAAACTGAATACGCGTACCCTGTCATTGTGCGTATGACGGACGCGGACATATTTGTACCGACACTGCGCGCGGGTGAGATATACGTGATCATGCGTACATGGGATTACTACAAGGAGGTCGCGGCGGACATCATAGGTCACACGATGAATCCGCAAGAGGTCCGCGACTTTCTGCAGGGTATGGTCTTCGTGCACGCAGAGTACCTGTACCTCGGACCCGGGTTCGTACATGAGGAGGATACGTATGTGGATGCGGACGGCACGCGTACATACAGCGGTCAAGCAGAATTCTACACCATCGAGATCGTGAAGTCCCTACATACTCGATTATCCCGTGTGTAGCTTTTTTCATTTTGCGAAAAAATAAAATTGAAACGTATATCCGGATCACACCCATAACGTCCGGAAACACCCATCGAATGAGCGTGAGAGAACTGAAAGACGATATTACCCGTCTGCGCGAGGCGATTGGAAGTGAATCTCGATATGTCGATATCAAGAAGCTTGAGCAAGATTGCATGGACGCGTATGCGCAGAAAATGCGTAACATGCGCACCAACCGCGTAGGTATCTACGCGAAAGCCATACGATATGATAACATCATTACGGAAAGTCTGTGCATCACGGGATTCGCATCCTTCTTCGCCATTCTCGCTATTGCTTTTCAGAGCGGCGTATTCATGTCTCTGATGATCTTCGTGATGGTCGGATGCGCGATACGCATCGCCGTGAACACAAAAACCGTTCAGACCATCGAGAAGCAGAACAATCCCGATTACGATCGATCTCCATACGCGAAAGACCCGGACTACGTGATGATTCGCATGCGCTTGAGGAAGATCGCAGACGCATACCAGAAGAAGCAGGATTTCCTCCGCGAAAAGGGGTACTACAATGCGAAGACCTACAGTATTGCCATGGGAAACTCCAACACCGCGGAGCCTGCTGAGCCTGCGCCCGCGGAGAAAAAATAGACGCGCATATACGTGTGATATCATTTTTTTCGCGCGTACGTGTGCGCGTTTAGAGCACGCCCTCCGTGGATACGGGTATGTCCTCGTGGTTTGAGAGTCCGAAGAGTAGTCCGGACTCGGCTTCAAGTTGCGCTTCCGGCACATCCGCCTCCCCGGCGACCTGATCTGTGTCATAATCATGCTGGTTATACGTCACAAGACGTTCCACACCGTGCGCGTTGGACATCTTCGACGCGGGAATGTCCGGGTTATTTGGTTGTAGATATCGCAGATCGTATGGCGCATACTGCCCGTAGTGCGAGTCATTTGATATATTCTCATCATGCGCGGGATCACTGCGGTAGATGTCCGGCACGAGCCAGCTCGCATATGGCGCGAAGTGCTCCGTGTCGTCTATGGGCGCCGGTGTGGGTATGGGACGGACCGCGACCGCGCGCTCCACGTTCACTGATCCGGGCGCGCTTGCCGCGCTTGCCAGGCTCGGCGTACGCATGCCCGGAAAGCCTGCCAAGCTTGCCGAGCGTGTGTAGATTAACCATACGATGACTATCACGAGTATTACGAGTACGGCGAATTTCAAATATGCCAAGCGAATGCTCGCGACGACGATGGACTCCGGTATCGCGGGCGCCTGATAGACGGTGACGCGCTTGCCAGGCTCGCCAGGCGAGCCAGGCTCGGCATGTTCATGGGAACTCATGGTATATGCGTGTCCGTATTTTTTTCATGAAAGAAAAAACCATATTTATCCGACACGCTTGGCGTGCTTGGCACGCTTGGCACACTCACTCGTGGATGTGCTTGGAGACGATGCCTCCGAGTTTGAGCATGCTAATCTTCTCGGCACCGAAAAGCGGGCGTAGCTTCGCGTCTGCGTGGATAAGACGTCCGTCATTCTTGTCCTGAAGGTTGTGCTTCTTAATGTAGTCCCAGATCTTCTTCATGAACTGTCCGCGTGTGTCTGCGGTAGAGCCCACGACGGCGGAGAGGAGCGCATCGGGCTTAAACTTCTTCTTGAACGCAGCGGGTGTCGCGCGCTTCGCGGTGGGAGCCTTGCGCTTGGCACCTGCCTTCTTGGGTGCGGCTTTCTTAGCTTTCGTGGTGGAAGGTTTCTTCTTTGGCGGCATGTAAATACGTCAGGTATATGCTACGATGAAAACAATTTACCTCCAAAAATAATTCAAAAAATACAATCACAATCGAACGTGTACATTCGATTGGTTCGAGCGTACACATTCGATTGGTTATTCAACCGTAGAGTTCGTTGATGAGGTCCTCGACGTCATTGTCCTGTGGAGTACCCTCTGCGTTCGTTTCCGTGCTGGCTAGTCCGGCTTCCGCGTCGCGCATAGCCCGCGGGACTCCAGGGGTTCCGAGGCGTGGGGACTGGAAATCGCGGTCTTCGCGACCGTAGTTGTAAACGACGGGTGCTTCGCGAGAACTGGAGAGACGTTCGTTTCCAAGCAGTGCCTGCTTCGCGAGGATTTCGTCATTATAGGGACCGAACTGCTTTCCGAGCGTCGGGTCTGTGTTAACCTGCTGGAAGCGCTGATCCGCTCCTGCAGAGTACGAGGGTGCAAATCTCTCACTACCTTTATTCGAAAGTCTGTGGAATAGAATAACGAGTAGAATCACTACGATCGCCACCATCATAATGGTGTGAAGCGGTTGACGCTTAAATTCTGATTTAACATCATCGGTGTATCCCATGTTTTGCAAACGGTTACGTTCGTATATCATACCGACCGAAAAAAATATAAAAAATAATTCGCTAACTTTATGTTATACTCAGCGCACCATTGTTGTGTCTACTGATTCTTCATTTCTTTGAAACGAAGTTTGTGACGTGACATAAATGATTCACTGCAATCATAAATCTCACCAAGCTTTATAGTCCCATCAGAAATACATTGTTCATGAAGAGATTTTGCGTGTGTATCTTTGCTGTAATCCACATCAATAATAGCAATAGTGAATATTTTCATCTGATCTAGGAAGGATTCATCTTTTTGCGTTTTAGAACCCATATGTATAACCTTACATCTAAAGGGAGCATCGATATTGTTATTATTATTTTCTATAAACTTAATCAAATGTTTATCACCTCCGAAAGACACGTCATCCTCATAGTTCGGAAACTCCTTTTTCACATCATCATGTGTGACAATATTACTCGTAAACTTTGATATAGATCGCATCCATGTTCTAAATTCTTCCTTTTCATCTCTCTCTTCTCTCAGTTGACTCAAGGTTCTTATTGGGACCACCTTAGGCTCCTCATATGTGGTAACGTTGTCCGGTTTCATAATCGGAGTAGCTTGGTTCAATGATTCATCGCCTTTGATGACAGGGGTATGATATTTGATTGTCGTAACGATCTCGTCCATCATAGCATATTTGTCCCCATAAAAATACTCAGTTCCATAGTACATCTGTTCAAACTTTTTCTTAAATCTCTCTATTAGAATCCTTTCCATAACATGACAGTCGTGAACCTGTGCAAATATTACTATCTCCGTGTCTTTTGGATACTTAGCCATTCTCTGTTCCGGACGCTGAGTGGTTTTTCCTATTTTGTAAGTATCTTCCTTTTTATTTACAAATTCGCGTTCTTGAATGAGATAAATGTAATTCATTGTGTTCTATTGATATATCAACCCTATTTGTTTATATAGTTCCACTGTTCTATAGAATGCGCTAAAAACCGTGCGAAAAAAACCTATGTAGTGCGGAAGAGCTCTGTGTAGAGGTCCCTCGCCATATTGGAGTCTGCGTTCCAATGAAACATCATACAGACTTGCCGCCATCGATATCGCCGTACCCATCGCCGGAGCACCGCCCGCGTGATCACGTAAACGTGTATGGGATACAATGCACGAATCTGTCGCGTTGTCATATAATAAGACCCAGGTATGCCTTTATCACCGTATCCGATGACTCGTATGGATTTACAGTTTAGGAGGCGAAAGGATGATATTTTCCCGTCTAATACGTTTAATCTGTCCAGGTTACCCGCCTGGAAACTCCGCCAGTCTACGATGTGCGAACGCATAATCGTAAGTTGCCTAAGCCCGCCAGGATCGTAGCCGCGCCATGATGATAGCCTCGTACGTCGTATGTCTAATGCGATCAACGAACCCGGATGAAACCCGACCCAATCCGTCATTTCCGCGCCTAGTATACAAAGACTCTGCAGCGGGATTCTTCCCGACTCATACGTAAGCGTGTATCCGGAGTCGCGTATTCTCGTATGTAAGTCCACCCACGATTGTACACGCGTCAACACAAGTTCCGGTCCCATACTTCTCGATACACCCCTACGCGCGCTTCAGTTTTCACAAAAAATTATCAGTATCAAATCAACATGAGCGCCTCCCGAATGTCCGCACATACACTCGACTCTGCATTCAAATTAAGCGCGCGCACAAACTGACGGGCTTTCGCCCGTGCGCGCCATTTACGAGCGATCTTCAGTGCTGCATATTCGCTCCTAGCGTCGTCTATGATATCATACTGACTCACCCATGATACGTCGTGATAGTCTCCCATAAGGTTGTCATCAAGATCTAGCGTCTCCAGTGAATCGGGTAGGTGGCAGTCCTTCCAGTCGGCGATGTAGTTATATTCGAGTCGCAAATAATTCAATGACTCAGGTAAATGACAATACTTCCAGTCCGCAATCTCATTATCGGCGAGTTCCAGGATATCCAATGATGCGGGTAAATGACAGTTCTTCCAACCCGATATCCCGTTGCCATTAAGTATCAGGACCTCCAGTGAATCAGGGAAGTTACAGAATTCCCAATACTTGAGATAGTTTCCCCAGGCACTCAGTTTCTTCAGTGACCTGGGTAAGTTACAACCCTTCCAGCTCGTAATCTCATTATTATCGATATCCAAGCACTCCAGCGATTCAGGCAAACAACAATCCTCCCAGTTAGAAATCTGGTTTTCGCTAAGGATCAGTTTCCGTATTGGCGCTGTCATACCACTTTCGCGTATTAAGGTTGTGACTTGCGTCCATGTCGTGATACCACTCCTATCGAGATTGAGTGTCATTGACAGTGTATATTATCCGCGCGCGCTTCAATTTTCACACAAAAAAAATGTGTACACGTGTGTACGTCAGCTGAGTGCGTCGCGAATATCTGCGTATATTGTGGACTCTGTATTCATACCGAGAATGCGTGCGAACTGACGGGATTTAACATGTACGTACCACTTATGCGCGATCTTACACGCGGCATACGATAGTCGGGCGCGATACACAATGTGATACTGTTGATGAGACGTCATACTACCGGGTTTGAAAATTGGATTACCATCGAGATCCAGTTTTACCAACGAATCAGGCAAGGCGCATCCCGCCCAGTCCGTGATCTGATTACTGACGAGGTCCAGTTTCTCCAGTGACGCAGGCAGCATGCAACCCGCCCAGTTCGTGATTCGATTATAGCTGAGATACAGTTTTTCCAGGGAACCAGGTAGGGTGCAATCTGCCCAGCTCGTGATTCGGTTAGAGTCAAGATACAGTTTCTCCAGGGAACCAGGCAATGTACAACCCGCCCAGCTCGTGATCTGATTGTAACTGAGATACAGTTTTTCCAGGGAACCAGGTAGGGTGCAATCTGCCCAGCTCGTGATTCGGTTAGATTCAAGATACAGTTTCTCCAGGGAACCAGGCAATGTACAACCCGCCCAGCTCGTGATCTGATTTTTGATGAGATACAGTATCCTCAGTGATGCAGGCAGAGTGCAATCCACCCAGTTCGTGATCCGATTGTCACTGAGATACAGGTTCCTCAGTGACGCAGGCAGGGTGCAATCCGCCCAGTTTGTAATCTGGTTATCTTCGAGATCCAGTTTCTCCAGTGACGCAGGCAGCATGCAACCCGCCCAGTTCGTGATCTGATTGTAACTGAGATCCAGTTTCTTCAGTGACGCAGGCAGCATGCAACCCGCCCAGTTCGTGATCTGATTGTAACTGAGATGCAGGTTCCTCAGTGACGCAGGCAGGGTGCAGTCCGCCCAGTTTGTAATCTGGTTATCTTCGAGATCCAGTTTCTCCAGTGACTCTGGCAGCATGCAACCCTCCCAGTTCGTGATCCGGTTAGAGTTAAGATGCAGAATCTTCAGTGATGCAGGCAGCATGCAACCCTCCCAGTTCGTGATCTGATTATAGTTGAGATACAGATTCTCCAGTGACTCTGGCAGCATGCAACCCTTCCAGTTCGTGATCCGGTTAGATTTAAGATACAGAATCCTCAGTGATGCAGGCAGCATGCAACCCTCCCAGTTCGTGATCTGATTATAGTTGAGATACAGATTCTCCAGTGACTCTGGCAGCATGCAATCTGCCCAGTTCGTGATCCGGTTAGAGTTAAGATGCAGAATCCTCAGTGATGCAGGAAGGGTGCAATCCACCCAGCTCGTGATTTGGTTAGAGTCAAGATACAGTTTCTCCAATGACTCTGGCAGCATGCAACCCTCCCAGTTCGTGATCCGGTTAGAGTTAAGATACAGTTTCTCCAGTGACTCTGGCAGCATGCAACCCTCCCAGTTCGTGATCCGGTTAGATTTAAGATACAGAATCCTCAGTGATGCAGGCAGGGTGCAATCCACCCAGCTCGTGATTTGGTTAGAGTCAAGATACAGTATCTCCAAAGAATCAGGCAGGGTGCAACCCGCCCAGTTCCTGATCTGATTATAACTGAGATACAATATCTTCAGTGAATCAGTTAGACCTCTTTCTTGTATGGCGTCCATGACAGACTTCCATGTCGTGATACCCTGACCGGTTAGATTGAGTGTCATTGACAATGTATATTATCCGCGCGCGCTTCAGTTTTCACACAAAAAAATGTGTGCATGTGTGCATGTGTGTATGTGTGCACGTGGAGGTAATTTAGTACACGTGCGGATAGAGGTAGGCGTCGACGTCGTAGGCGGCACGGGTGTTCGTACCACCGACATCGAACTTCTCGGTGTTTAGGCGTGCGCCCGCCTGCTTGACCTGTGCGGAGCGGAGTTCCTGTGGGAGTTCCCAGAAATCCGGTTCACCACGTCCACTGACAAGGTGTTCGCCGCTACCACCGCCGTGCAGTGCGCGGTTTGCAACCTGCCAGCTGGGCATGTCGCCACCAACGTTCACGCCGCTGTGGGCGTCCGCCAGGCGCAAACCATCGAGATCGCGTGCGCGTTTGGCGAGCGCTGCGATTCCGGGACTCGTAATCTTACCATACTGCTGTTCTGGCCAGACAAAGTCCTCAACACCCTTCACGCGCATGGCAGAGGGTGTGGTATACTCTCCCTGTAGGGGTTGTGACATCTCCTGGCTAAGGTTGCGCATGTATGCACCCGAGGACATTCCACTCTGTGGGTACGCACCCCATCCCTGGTTAAAGCTCGATGCACCGTACGCATATGGGTATGCCACGTTCAGGTGCTCGGACGTGCCCGGTACGCCCGGTACGCCTGGCGAGCCTGCGCTCCAGCGGAAGAAGAGCATTGTGGCTAGAATTATGAGTACAATAAGCACGGCGAAGTACGCACACTTCATCTCATTTGTTATTTTGTCTAACATGGTGTTGATGCGTCGGTATATCTCACGGTTGAAAAAAATAATAAAGTGAAAAAATTGTTGCGTACGCTTGCGTTTTTTTCCATGCACATTGCGCGGTTACTGGGGACCAACACCTTGGAGGTTGCGGAGTCTGGTGGCGATGGTGAAGCGCTCATTGGGAGTGACTCCCGCACCGTAGCTTCCGGCACCCACAACGTATCCGCGAGTGGCGTCATCGATCACGCGGTATTCAACGGGAGGGACCATAGCTTGGTAGTTGGCGAGGACTTCGCTGTAAGTCTCGTCGAACTGGGGAGCATAGCGGTAGTTGGCAAGACGCTCAGTGCGGGAGTTGTTCATGATAGCGCTGGTGTTGTTGGAGGCACCGTTGGCGAGGTTAAGGGCATCCTCCTCGGCGGCAGCCTCGACATCGGAGACGTTCACCTTACCCTGCTGGGTGGCACCGGGACTGGCGACACCGAGCTCAGCGGCAGTGGCGATAACATCCTCATTGTAAGCGGTGTTGCGATCTCCCTGTCCAGGTTGGGACTGCTGGGAGTTGAATCGCATGGTGGGTCCAGACTGGAGAGCCTGAGCGGCAGCTCGTGTGTTAAGTCCTGCGCCGGCTCCTGTAATAGAGTTCGTGGCATTGATATCCTTCACTCCGGGTCCGTCCATCATACGCTCGGGTCCAGCTATCTTCTTGAGGTAGAACACGCACAGGAAGATAAGCAGAATAAGCACTCCGAAGTAGATGCAGAGGTTTTGGGGTTTCATCATGTCGTCACAGAATCCCATGGTTACTGTTTGTGAGAGTCAGGTGTAGCTGTATATGTGTCGGGTGAAAGAAAATTAAAATAAATATTGCCAAATGAACTTGGAAACGAAATATGTTAATGTGAGGAAAAAATCTGGACACGAAAAAATAAGTCATATGGATAATTGCCGCGCTTATAAAAATGAAAGGTAAAATATACGGACCCCCAGAGACATGAGCGCAAACGGGCACTATACACCATTAGGTATATACAAGAACCTACCAACGTTCTTTGAATATCGATCGCTGGAGCTCGTATCTGGAAGCATGAGCATCGAATCCCGCAAGGCACGCGTACCAAGCTCGGCAAGCTCGGCAAGCGTGGACATCGGTAAGAAGTGGCTGTCCGATGATGAGTTTATCAAGACCATTCAGTACCAGGGTTACATTGTTATTCAGGCGAAGGACACATCGGATCGCAAACGTACACTACGTAATTCACCGATGCCAGTGCGCAAGTTGCCCGTGAAGACGATTATCATTCTCTTTGATGATATCGAAAAGTTCACGAAGACGCCGGCATACAAAGCTCTGCTTGAGAAGATACCTAACATCTCGAATTCCCGCTCGTACAATCTAGATATTATTACGATTGCGCGTGACGATCCAAGTGTGCATTTACGCAAAGCCATCGCGAACATAGAATCACCCGGCTCCGCGGATGGCGGATACACGAAGATATTCTCACGTAAATACGTCCTACTACGAAACATTAACCCGTTGCACGTCAACGTTCCGAAGATTCGCGTACTCGACGAGGAGGAGCGTGCGGATGCGCTCGCGGCACTGCACACGGACCCACTGCAGCTCCCGCGCGTGTTCGATAGCGATGCTATTATGATCTGGTACCCAATAGAGGTCGGTGATATTGTTGAGGAGCTTCACGCTTCCGAGACTGTGGGATACGAAAAAATATATCGCCTCGTCGTACCCACACCCCAAATCGAAAAGTGATCACTGGGAACATCGAAAAGTGATCATTAGGAACATCGAGCGTATTTTTTTATAGGTCACCGATGGCGTCCAGGGCGTGTGCGTCCGGCGCGATGGGCGCCTCTTCATCCACGTCCGGCGCGGGCGAGCTTGGCGAGCTTGGTACGCGTGGAGCGCGTGGAGCGCGACGCTGGACGGGGCAACACGCCTCGACCATGCGCTGACGGATAACCATGCGCTCCTCATAGTCCGCAATGTCTTTGGTCTGTAGACGGATGTCCAGGATCTCCGCGGTGGCGTCACGTACTTTCTGTTCGACATTGCGCACGAAGTCCGGTTCCTTCTCGATCGGAACCATGCTGACCTTCAGGAGCTTCCATGGGATAAAACCGATGGGTTTCGCGTTTCGTGCGCGACACTCAGAAATGAACTCATACAGATACATGTCCAGGTACTCATTTAACTGATATGATCGCAATTCGGTCGCGAACTCCTCGTTTATCGTGTCGACGCGTGGTAGCTTTCCGGGCGCAAAGACCCGCTTTGGATAGAACAGTTTATATCCACGTTTTGCGAATCGGTTGTCAATGGACTTTTCCATGACGCCTAGGAATTCATTATTATTTTGCGGCTCTCCGAAGTCCTTGCCCGCGCGCCGACGCACGTGTCGCGCCTTCGTCAGAATACACGTATTCACAGTGTCATAAACGAGGCTATAATATGTACTACCGTTCTTCTCGGTAATGGTCTTGTGCATTATCCGTTTTACAATCTGCCATGTGTCCTCATGGTCGTCCTGGCAAAGTGTGCCCGCGGATGATCGGTACGTGGTGCTGTACAGGTATATCCAGGTGTTTCGCGTAATCTGCACGAGATTGCGTGTGATCGGTTCACACCCCTGCAGGATCGCTCTCCGTGCGGTCAGCACGATCGTATCGTAGTGTGATGCCGTGAGCAGTAGACCCGGTACGCCCGAGTCCCCAAGGTCCTCACTTTCCGTGTCCGTGTCCGTGTCCAGTTCCGTAAGGTCCACGCGCCACTCGTCACTTGTGCGCAGGTGCGGTTTCAGTCGGAGCTCCGCAACGTCGTCCGAGATGTCCGAGTATTCTTCGTTGTCGCTGCCGTCGCTGCCGTTATCGTCATCGCTGCCGTTATCGTCATCGTCATCACTGTCCGCGCCCCACGCGCACGACACACCGGGTTCCGTGTAAGGCTCGGAGGTGTCGTAGACGCCGATCATGCCGTATGCGAGTGGTTTCTCGACGTCCGCGAACGTCTCGGACGTGTCGCGATTGTGTAGATTGGTGTCGTGGTTATATGCAATACCGTCCGCGAATTGCGCGTATGAGCACTTTCGGAACGCTGCGTCTACGAATAGACATGCATCCACGATGTCGATCGTACAGGCACCTGTGCGCGGCTGTGAGTAGTACTGTGTGGGCACCTTGCCATCCGGTATGCGACTCGGTGGACATTTGTATTCCATGAGTACAATAATGTGCTCGTCAATTGCACATGGCATCACACGCTCCGCCCAGTCCGAAACGCGCTCCATCATCGGTAAATCCGTACGCAGATCGCCCCATGCCGCGTGTGTAGAGAATACGTGCGTATTCACAACATTCAATCCATCTGGGGAATAGGATTGGATGATGTTACCGTTAGAGTCGCGTAGCCCGGGTATGGAACCTGTTTCATATGTTTCCGTCTCAAGTATGAGATCGCAATATAATTGAATCATAGGCTCAAATAAGTTTCCCCATCGCGTGTACTTACTTCCGCGAAAGTTCGATAATCCAAGCTTCGCCTTGTACAACTCTTTCTTCTCAGATGCCGTACCGCGCGCGAGTTTGTGTATCTCACTACCACCAATAATTGGTGGCAAGTGGTCCGCAGCTTCGCGACTGCGCGCCCACGCCTTGCTACCCTGTGGAGGTAGGTAATCGAAATAATCAATAAATACAAGTAATTGGTCTCTCTTACTGCGTTCCATGAGCATGTCAGGGTCCGCGTAACGTGCAAGTCGTAACCAGTTTAGTTTTGTGCGATACACACGCGCGTGTTGTTCCGAGAGTTCACGGAGATTGCGTATCTCACCTGCGGACGATCCGTAGAACAGCTCCTCAATAATTGTGTCTGGGATATCGATTGCGGTCATTTTTCCGGTGTTATCCAATGTCAATTTAAATAGACGTTCAATTTTAGTTATGTATTTGTTAAAACTGAAATACAGGTAGTATCGTATCGTGCCGTTCATTGTTTATTATGGATAGTGATAAGAATTCGAAAATCTCTAAGGCTGACTTCCAAAAGATCATCAACCACATCAACGTACTTGCTAAGGAAATTGATGTGCCTGTGACCTCTCAGACGGATCTCACCGCGCGTATCGAAAACCTAAAGTACCTGAATGATCTGAAGTCCATCAGCAATGGTATCCTGCAACGGCTCACAGAGCTCTGCGAGAAGGAGCACAATGAGATTCAATTCTTCATCGACCAGGAAGAACAACGTCTGGCATCCGTAAAGAGTGCCCTACGTGGCGACACCCACGTCCCCGTGACCGTGCCAAGCTCGCCAAGCTCGCCAAGCTCGCCAGGCGCACCGGAAACGACAAGCTCGGCGAGCTCGGCGAGCATGTTCACGGTTCCGGAGGCTCTAGCGGATTCGTCGGAGCCGCGGCAGGACTATTACTGGGCAGTCGTGGGAAAGAAGGGACGTGTGCAACAGCACTATCAGGATATTACGCCACCCGCGCAGACCGAGGAGCGCAGCTCGGCAAGCTCGGCAAGCTCGGCAAGCTCGGCAAGCTCCGGTTACACGGTGATCAGCCAGCAGGTCGGGAAGGACAGTGGCTACGTACGCGCGGTCGAGGTGAATAATGTCGAGGAGTGCGTGCGCTTTCCGGGAAAGATCTGCTGGGCGAAAAACAAGCGCGTGTTCTGCTACTCTTTCAATGGTGTACCCCGTCCACTTGTGAGCCGAATTCCGCGAATCTATAGCGTGAGTGAAACACCGCGCAAGTTCTATGACAACAAGTTTCTGCGCAAGGGAGAGACGGTCAACCCGGAAGACCATGACTACCATATTCCTCTCGAGAATACGGAGCATGCAGATCACTGGTGCAACACGAACCGTGCACGATACCTACCCGCTTCCGCCGTCCCAGGTAAGTCGGACACGTTTATCTATCGTATAGGCGACTACGATAACTTCTCCAATGATATGGCGGCAATGCAGGAGAACAGCCCTGAGTACATCCTGTTCCGAAACATCGCCAGTGGGTACTGGATTACCCTGTGCGCTATCGAGGAGGCATTTGAGCGCCGTCGTCGCAGCCGTACTTCACGAAAGTAGCATTTGAATATATGAGAATCCTTTTTTCATAGTGATGAGTCGGAGACCGCTCGTCGTCAAAAAAAGTTACGGTATTATTGTATGCCGGCGTAATATCCGAACACGTAAGTGGGAGGTACTCGCAGTAAAAAAGCGCAACACGTATGCCTTCGTGGAATTTATCCTAAAACGGCACAATAGAAATGAACCAAAGAAGATTCTATATCTGCTCAACAATATGACATATGATGAGAAGGTAGACCTTCTGTCTTTAAACTTCGGACAGATCTGGCACCGGTTTCAGTTATTAAACCCGGACTTTACAACATACACGAATAAGAACGCGCGCATGAATCTTGAGGATCATGAGAAGTATAAGTCGCGCAAAATGAACTTTGAACGAACATTCCTGTGTGATAAGGGTAAGCTGCTTCGTGATCTTATCGCTAAGTCATATAACTCCATAAATAACTGGGAGATACCCAAAGGACGTAAAAACGGACCAGAGAAGATGTTAAACTGCGCTATACGCGAAACTGAAGAGGAAACCGGCTTGGATCCAATAGACTACAACCTACTCCTGGATGATGGTCCGCTGATGCTCATACAGCCCACACCCACTGTACGTTATGAAAGTTATTATTATGTAGCCGTAATTTACGACCATAAGCACAACCCGCGCGTTCCAGAGCGTATGAAAGTCGGTAAGCCTTCAGAGATAGCGGAGATACAGTGGATGACTGCTGAGAAGATAGGCGTCGTGGATGAGAGCGGTAAGTTATCTAAACTTGTTGAGGATGCGCTGAAAATTGTGCGTGTTAAATATGGTTACGACCGACTATTGAATCTGGATCTAATTTGAAGAAAAACACACGTAAACTCATATATTATGTCGCAAAATGTGCCAGACGTGCCAGGCGAGATGAACAAACTGGATATGAATGAGTTTCACGACAGTATTGTGGCACTTGCTGTGGAAACTGGAGAGAAGTCCGTGCTATACAAACACACGAACGAATTATATGAATTGCTTATGGACGGATTCGTCGATAATATACAGGCTGCGGCTCGTAACGGATACTTCTCCGCATTCCTGTCTTTGTTTAACATCAACGCCGCGTATCGCGGTAAGGTGCTCGTCATGGATTTGCTATTCCCATCGAATAAGGTGGTTCGCAAATGCCGCAAACATGATATCACACCCGTGTTTGAACGTATACGGACGACACTTAAACCATTTGATGTGGAATATAAGGTACTAAATCCGGACGACGAGAAAAAAATCCAGGTGGGTGCCATCGTCGTCTACTGGACCCCGCCGCCCGGCGGTGATGACGATAACGGCAGCGAAGGCAGCGAAGGCAGCGAAGGCAGCGAAGGCAGCACGGACGTACTGTAACAGCTCTCAATAAAATCGCGCAGATCTCTCAATTTTTTCACGCATGTGACATCTGAATCTTCCTTCGAATCGCGATCCACGACGATACGTCGGTCGTTGCACGCGATTGGCAGTCGGTTCCCGGGTCGATCCACAATAAGATAGTCTACATCGTGCGGAAATGCGCACGCATATTTACGATTCAGTGTGTGTATCCACTGTTCGGGACCGCTCACGTACCAGTTTTCGCTGTAGGGATGTACGATAACATCTTCACCTGAGAGTAGGTAGTAATCGTATCCGCATATCATATCTTTCATACACCGAGAAAGTACTTTGTTGATATGACTACGCGCCTCCTTTATTGGTTTACCGGTGATAAAGACGATCCGGTAGTACTTACGTACATGACGAATGAATCCGCTCGCATACTCAGCGACGGATATACACCCACGACCCGACTTATTGGTGAGTACCTGTGATACCCATATAAATATCACGCGTGTATGAGTCATTGATGTGTCTGACAGTAAGCCATTATTAAATTCAAATTTTCTAATTCACTAAGATATACACGAAAAATGAGTTACTTCGTGGACTTTCGAAACGATAAGAACACCGATCAGATACGGGATCTGTTGCTCAAGAAGGAGTTCGCGTCGTATGGTGCGCCCGGCGAGCCCGGCGCACCCGGCGAGCCCGGCGAGCCCGGCAAGCTTGGCGAGCTAATGATGCAGCCATATATCATACGTGAGGGTAATCTACGACTCCACGCGCATCAAAAGTTTGTAGGTAACTGGATCAATCCGGAAACACCGTTTCTGCGATTACTTGTTGACCACAGCACAGGATCCGGTAAAACGCTGTTGGCGCTTAACATGGCTATGCACTTCGTAAAACACTTTCAACGGCGATTTAATTTCAGTGATCAGAAGTATTCACCGACTATTTACATTATAGGCTTTGTGCGTCAGAACTTCCAGAAGGAGCTTATGACTCGTCCGGAATTTGGGTTCGTCACGAAGAAGGATGTGTCCGAGTATCGGCGATTAAAGTTTCTTGCAAATAATGGTTCCAAGAAAGATCAGGACGCGCTGGTCGATTTTGAGTCCAAGATTAAGAAACGCTTCTCCAAACGTACACGCGGAGGTTTCTATCGCTTCCTCGGATACAAGGAGCTCTTCAATAAACTCTTCGTGTTTCGCGAGGCAGGCGAGGCAGGCGAGGCAGGCGAGGCAGGCGAGGCAGGCGAGGCAGGCGAGGCAGGCGAGGCAGGCGAGTCTGGCGACGCGGAAACGGAAACGGATCTCTGGACGAGACTGAGCAAGGGTGAGGTGAAGATCAATATGGACTTCCTGGATACCTTCGCGAATTCTGTCGTGATATGCGATGAGATACATAACACATATAACTCTATTGATATCAATAACTATGGTACCGCTATTCAGACCATACTGGATATCTATGACGCCCCAGATAAGATGAACAAAATCGTGAGTCTGGAAGGCAAGACTGCGTATGGTGTGGATCGTATGAGTGTGTTGCGCAACTCCGTTGTGCGTGCGATATACATGTCTGCGACACCAATTAACAATAATCCTACAGAAATTGTGGACCTTTTGAACATGCTCGTGCCCTGGTCAGACCTTCCAAATGGAGAAAAGCTTACGAAGGATATGTTCTTCATTGATAGTCGCAATCTGAAGCCCGGTGCACTTGATCGTATTGCAAACATCAGTCGTGGATATGTGTCGTTTCTACGAGACGAAAACCCCGCACTTTACCCAGAGAAACGGTTTGAGGGCGAGGTTATAAAACTACCGAAGTCATACCTCGCCGAGCGTGTGAAGTGGGACGGTGGTAAAGTCATACCGTATTTGCAGTTTACACGCTGCCCAATGTCGCCATTACATTATAAAACGTACAAAAAGGCATACAATGGAGCCCTACCTCCGGATGGACAGACACTCATAGACATGGTCTTTCCCAATCCCGATCCCAAGTCCGATGAGGGATTATTCCGTAGCCGGGACATCAAATATGCGCTCACACACGCGTCACAGAAGTGGAAGGATGCAAATCGCATTGACATGGTAAAGCAAAGCATATCCGGTTCATCCAGTGCGCTCGTGGTTACTGGTGACTTCTGGGCGTTGGATAACATCGCGAAGTACTCTTCGAAGTTTGCCGAGATTGTTAAACGTGCAATTGCGAACCTGCGTGAAGACGGTGGTAAGATCATTATCAGCCACCAATATGTAAAGCTTTCCGGTGTTCTCGGGTTACAGGAGCTGTTTCGCAAGAACGGGTTCATAGATGAGTTTTCCAGCCCAACAAAAAACACCCTGTGTTCCGTTTGTGGTAAGGTTATGCACGGGCATACGAGTAAGCACGACTTCCAGCCCGCGCGGTTTATCACCCTGCATGGCGAGCTGGACAAGTCCTCAGAGAATCGCAGCATTGATAAGTTTAACAATCCCGACAACGTGGACGGATATAAGTACCGGATAATCATCGGTTCAAAGGTCCTGAACGAGGCGCTGGATTTCAATGCCGTACGTAACATCTGGATCAGCTTTGCACCACCGAACATATCCGCGCTGCTACAGATTATCGGACGTGGTTACCGATCTGGATCCGCGTTACTGTTACCTCCAGAGAAACGCGTGATGAAGATACAGATATTTACGTCCGCGCTGCCCGTACGCGAATGGGCTACGGATCTCTCATATGAGGAGCGTAAATACTTTGAAAAGACACAGGACTATCTTGTGATACAACAGCTCAGCAAAGCCCTGCACGCAAACGCCGTAGACGCCCCACTAAACTATGCGCGCATATTCCCGAGCTCACCTGCCGAGCGCGCTGAGCGCGGTCTCGGGGCACTGCCGTATGAAGTCTCGGATGCGTTCGGATCGTTCTGGTCGCAGGTCGCGAAGGGTAAGCGCACCGTGCGCGTTGAGGACCTGAAAGAGGCGACCTTTAATGCCTGGCATGATCGTAGTGAACTCAGCGACATTATTTACATGATTAAGCGCATGTTTATCGAGCAGTCCGCGGTATGGACATATGACGGTCTGTGGAAGATGATTCGCAATCCACCGTTTCCCATGGCAATGAACACAATGCTAATTGACGAGGACAACTTCAAGCTTGCCCTGTATATTATGACGGACATGAATACTATGGATGCTTACAATATACTTACGCGCGGGTCGGCGTCGTCTCAGGATCCGGTGGATCGCCTATTCAATAACCTGGACCGACGCGTGGTATTCCCGAACGGCGACGAGGCGCAAATCCAGTATCTATCAGGATACTACATACTGTTCCCCGTCAAACATGGACACGATATGGATTCTGGTATACCACAGCTCGGAGTGGAATCCGTGGAGCTGCTCGGGTATCCGGACGTGGATATCGACAGTTGGTATCGCCATGGTGACGATTTCGAAAAGACATCGCTGGGAATTACAAACTTCCTGAAGACTTCGCAACTGTCGTACGGACAGATGAAATACAAGTTCTACAAGTCGTTCCGTAATGTATCTATCGAAGCCATGCCCATCAGTGCGGAGATTTATGACATAGAGTTCCACAAACACCTACTTGAGGATTGCATTCGTTATGCATTCAATGTGCTCACATACGAGGCATTTCCCGTTTCGGAGCTACACGAATTCTACTTCAAAATGTTATACTTCTATGATCGCTTGGAAATGCTGCTTTTCGCCTTGCACTTACCGGACAATCGTATATACAGCGCGTACACCGCGAAACCGAACCCGAAAATCGGTCCGTACAGCTTGCCAGGCTCGCCAGGCTCGCCAGGCTCGCCAGGCGCACCGGACATGGACTACCGGTACAATGCGTTCCTGATGACGTCCATGGCGAAGAGCGGTCCGCCGGAGAAACTGGACTTCAAGCGCCTGAATGACTTCATTTCGGACGCGAAGGACATGACACCCGCGACACGCGCGCCGCGTATAGCACCAGAGTCCATGGATCTTACTGAGCCTGCCAAGCGCTCCGGGCGAGGCAAGATACGTAGGGTGCCGAGCAACATGCTACCCGTGGGTCACTTTCTGAATCTGGATGGTACGAATTCCATTGTGCCGTGGCTTTACAACCCGGACGAGGACGACTGGGCACGGTCCCCGGAATTTGTACGCGCACACCAGTTGCCAACGGATACACCCGTCGTGGAGAACGATATTATGATCGGGTACTACGACCTTGTGCCCGGCGGCTTGGAAGTGAAGTTCAAGACGCGTGCGCCTATACAGAAGATCGTGAAGCACTCGGATACGCGCCTCATTGAACGCGGTGCGGCATGTGATAGTAAACGTAAGGAGGAGATCATTGCGATGCTCGCGAAGGTCGGCGTTGCACGCACGCCGGACACGGCAAACATTAAGGAACTCTGTGAGAAACTGAAGATCGAACTTATGCGCCGCGAGCTCGCGGAGCGCACGAAGGCGCGTCACAATCCAAAGCACAAGCGTGTGCGCTGGTTTTACATGCACTTCGAGCAACAACCCGATCTCTGAGTACGTTTGGAAAAATTGAATATTTTTTCCATGCACATTCACACGTAAATGGTTCACGAGGGCACGACGTACAACGAATTGGCACAACAGCGAGGCGTGGACCCACGACGATTGAAGAAGATCGAATGGGTTATTAAGACTCTCACAATGTTGCGAATGTTCCGACATTGGTCCACATACCTGAAGCACCGCATTGTGCTCCCAATAACCTGGAACACGTGGATTGTGTGCATCATGTTGGATATCGTGCTTGATGACTTCGATGCGTTATTGTATCTTGTACCCGTGATCTTCACGATTGTTGCCATTGCGTTGTCCGTCATAGTTGCAGTGCAGACGCGATACCTTAAGAAGATGTATAAGAACGCGGACTTCACGGATTTCGAAATGGGTTTCTGCGCCGTGGATGTAAACCCCCACGAAAACGCCTAGTAGCGCGCACTCTCGCGTACATACGTAAACTGTTCATATAAATAGTGATAAAGATGAAATGATAGTTTTTTTAAAGAGTCGTCGTGTGGAACACATATCTATACTGCATGCAAAGATACGCATTGTACTCAGGTATCGTTGGCACGCTATTGTCTGGATACTTTTTAAATAAAAGAGTGGGTTCAATTTATAGCACTAGAGATCGAAAGGACTTCATGGAGAATATGAAGAAGTTTGTAAGTACGTATGACGTGCTCGACAAAGAAATCACGAATTCACATCTTATGATGTCAATTCATCCGGATGTCAGCGTGAGGACGGGCAACGCTGAAACCAAACAAAAGTTGGAGACCGAGAAGATCAATTTGTTTAGTAACGAAGAATATGAAAAGGTTAAGTGGGATCTACTTTCCGCAAAGAAGCTGATGACGGAGTTCAAAAACAACGGTTGTGGATTGTCGCGTGCATCCCAGCAGCAGGTCGCCCAAATTAACAAAGATTTGAAGGACTTGGAATCACAGTTCACACGAAATCTCTCCGAGATGGTATATAAGATCCAACTTACCAAAGACCAGTCTGAGACACTTGGCGTTCCGGTCGGTGATGACGGCATGACGACTATGAGTCCGGGTGTATATGAGAAGATAATGGTCTCCTGTGGTGATGACAAACTCCGACGCACGGCTGCGGAAATAAAGGAAACCGTAATAGAAAACAATGTGGTAGTACTGAAGTCCATCTATGAACTGCGTCAGCAGAAGGCGTCTCTATTGGGATATGAAAGTGTATCTAAGATGGTACATTCAGACGCCTCCATAAAAGATTGTCGCGCCTTCCTAACGAGCCTGATTGACGATATTAGACCCATGGTTCAGAGCGATATGGAAAAGAAGTCAAAGGTACTGGGCATACCTGTGTCTGAACTTAGAAAGTACCACAACCGAAAATACTACAACGCCCTGTATACGAGCAAAACGGTAGACGCAAGTGTTAGCGAGTCTATGTTTGATACGCAATTGGTTATTCAGACGTTCCGAGATATTTACCGGGATCTGCTGCGTCTCTCAGACTTAGAATACTCTGAGGAAGAATTGTGGATTAAACTTCCGTGTCTAAAAACCGACGGTAGAAAGATATACTTCGATATGTCCAGTAGAGACGGTAAATTTCCGCACCCATCTGAATGGGGATATTACGAGAACGGACAGCAGAATGCGTGCATAGTGTGCTCTATTGGTGACAAAATATCATATGACGTGTTAGTGAAGTTATTTCACGAGCTAGGACACGGGTTTAACACCGTGCTGGACAGAACAGAACATAACAACGTTGGAGGTACCAATGTATGCAGAGATATTGTGGAGGTCCCCGGAATCTATTTCGAAAGTTATATGGCAAAACCTGAAGTCATTCAGAGGTTCGGTGTCGATGAGGGGATCGCTGCGAAATTATCCGCATCACAAAAAGTCTTAAAAGCCGAAGCCGCGTTAATTAATGCATGCATGGCATTAGTGGACATAGAACTAAACGACGGCTTAATATCGGTGGAGGGTGTTCCCCAGAGATTAGAAGAGCTTTCTGGTTTTGAATTCACGGTGGGAAACTTTGTCACCCGATGGATACACCAGGTGGGGTATGAATGTCAATATTACTCATATGTGTACGCTCAATGCTGGGCGCCGCAGCTAAACGAGGATCTTATCTTGGAGTATCTTCAGTACTCGTCGGCTGAGAACTTGGAAAGAATGTTCGGACCCTTGGACACACAGGTATTTGTAAAGTCTATCATTTAAAGATCCACCGGATAGGTGGTATATCTATGACAGGTATGCGAATTTTTGGGACGCTGTACAATGGAATTCGCCGCAAAATCGTTTGTCCTCTGGTCACCGTAACGACAGTCGGAATTTGGGATCATTATCAACCCACTTACAAACCAGATAAACGATCTAAATATCAACCATCTGGATATATCGAACTGTAACAGGCACACGATACGCGCGTGCATATTTTTTCGTTAAAAATGATTTATAGATATAGACATATTCAGATACGCCGAGCACGCCGAGCACATCGAGAGATGATCATCGAGAAGGTTATTGAGGACAACGTATCCCTGAGTACACGCGAATTGATGTCTGCAAACATACAGCAGGTCATACTGGACAAGCTGCGTTATAAGTATGAGGGACGTTGCTGGGAGAACGCATATATCGTGCGCGTCATCGAGATAATCAAACGCAGTGATATCAAGATGGCGCGTGACCGATTGGACGGGCAGGGTGATGCAAACGCGCAATTTCGCGTGGAGGCAATCATCTATCCACAGGGAGATGTGCTTACAGGATGCACAATTAACAATATTAATCGCCATAATAACATCGTCTGTGAGCACGAACACGCGGTCGTGATTCTGAAAGATAATGGATACTTCCTCAGTCCGAAGGTCGGGCAGAAAATAACTGTAATGGTGCAACAGTCTTCGTATCTCACACGTGAGGATAAGGTGCAGATCTATTCCAGTCCGTACATGACCGATAAGCGTCAGGTACTCTATCGTATCCCTGCGCTCACAAACGTCACAGACGATCAGATTAAGCTGCTGGAGATCAGTCTCGAGCGCATCAAGTCTGCACGTGCGGCGTTAGACACCGCGCGAAAGGCATCCGGTACATCGGTATCATTCTTCGAATCCACGATGTATGCATATGCGGACGCACCGGACGCCGTATTAAAGAAGATCAAGACGCCTGGGTACAACCTGCTGGACCTCGAGAGCATGGCGCGCGAGATGGTCGCGGGAAAGACGAAGTCCGTGGGTAAGGCGGGCGAGTATCTCGCATATATGCGTCATCCGTCCACGAATATGGCTACAACCAAGATTTACGAGCTTACAAAGGGCTGGGAGTCTGGTGTGACGAAGATGATAACCATCAAGCCGCAAAACGTTTCCGACAAGTCGCTCATAGACCTTATGACGGATGTACTGAATGAGCATTCTATATATCTGAACATGATCGCGAGTATGTCACAAATCTACGCGAGCGCGGATATGCGCAAGCAACACGCGAACATCTGGGAGTCGTATGTGAAACAGAAAATGCCTGCACCCTGAATATGTTGAACATGCATACGTATATTTTTTATAACAATGACTGAGGTACAGATGCAATCCATTGTCCGGGACGCTATCAACCTGGACAAGGAGGATAAAATCAGAGTTATGATTATGGTGCGACGACACAACAGTAAGCTTGTAAACTTCAAGGCGGATGGATGCCGCATCATTTTAAACAACCTTCCGGAAGGAGTTATTAATGAGATATACAACTTCATCAGACATAAGTTGCAGTCTTAAGTCAGTTATCACGTGGGAAAAAAATAATTCGAACCATATAGCAAAACACAGTGATGGAATATCCAGATTTTGTTGAAACATTAAATATCTCTGGACGTGGTGAGTACGCAGAGCATATTACCGGAAGCTCCGAAATTCTTGAGCTCCCCTATAAAGACGGTGGCGCTCCAAGTTTTAACTCTAAGAACATAGACGACTTCCTAAAGCAGTTTAAGACCAAGCACGGTCGTAAGAAACATCACCGTGGCGGCGCAGACGACGATGATGAGAGTGCGGATAATATCGTTATCGAGAGCGACGACAGTGCGGACGAACTCTCCGACACAGGGATCACGTCGAAGAGCACGCCCGTCGGCGGTGGTGCGGACATGGTGGATGACGATGAGAGTGCGGACAGCGATGATATGCTCTCCGATGCAGGGATCATGTCCGTGGATGGTGGCGCAGACAGTGCAGACAGTGCAGACAGTGAGGACGTGCTCTCCGACGCGGGGATCGAGAGCGTGGATGATGCGACGGACGCGGAGTACGCAAGCCTCACAATGATCGGTGGTGCGGAGACTTTCGACGGTGTAAATGAGATCCTGCGGAAGTACAGTGACTTTATTGAGTAACACACAGATGGATGTGCAAACGAATGTGTGAACATTTTTTCTTTTGAAGATCCGTGCATGTCATTGAATACCAATGGACGATACATCGGACAAAAAAGCGGAGGAGCGCGAGAATATTAAGAAGACGCTGGAACTTATGGACGACATTTACAAGGTCGTGAAGGACGAGCGTTTCCATAAAGAGTTCACCGCGGAACAACGTCATAAGATCTTACTTGAGAAGTATAAGGATATTGCCAATATGTATCCGGTAGTGTTGCGCATTATGGCTCGCGACCTGCGATACAATCGCGTCGCATTGCGACGCATGCTGGAGAAACTTCTGAAAGATCAGGAGATCAACGCGCTTGAGAATGCAAAGCGTAGGGAATCCGGAAAACAGAAGCAGGACCCACTTGCCGCCATGCGCTCTTTTATCACACACCAGGCAGACTACGCAAAGTTCCTCTATATTGAGGAGACCAAGAAGGCTGGGCGTCATCTGAACATGAAAAATGCGAAGAAGATCTGGAACATTGAATATGACAATATGAATCGCGCACTGAAGAAGATCAAAGAGGACGAGGACCGCGCGCGCAACGAGTTCGAAGACGAGAAGAAGAAACATCTCGACCAACGTCGCAAAGAGCTCCTGGATTTCGTGACAGAACTCAATAACAATGCGGACAATGCGGACAATACGGACAATACGGACATCGTGGATGACGCGGACACCACATCGAGCTCGGCAAGCTCGGCAAGCTCGGCAAGCGTTGCGCCCACGGAGGAAGATATACGTGAATCGGAACTCGCAGAACTCGAGGAATTGGACAACTACATACAGGACCTGAATGAGGCACATACAAGCTTCCTCGAGGGGTCCGACGATGATAATATCATGCACGGCATGAGCAACGAGGACATGCACGAGTATGATCAACACCTCACGTATTGTCGACACCTATTTGACCTCGCCGTGAAATACGAGAAGATGGACGAAGCCACGTGTGCGGAGCTCACTGCAAAAATCGAGGGATGCACAACATGCCTGGAGACTGAGGCTCAGCGTCGCCATAGGCTCGCAGAGCAGGAGCGCCGCGCCGCGCAGGACGAGTGGATCGCGCACCTCAAACCGAAGCCGCACACGCGCGCCCGGCAGGGCAAGCGCACGGCACGCCGGTGAGCCGATGAGCTGCACGCACACATTTTTTCGGTATTAAAAATGTGGGAATATGTATGTAATTATATATACAAAATGCTCGGTGGCGGAGAAAACGACAGCATACTTATCGCGGTGGTTGTAATCGTAGTAATCATCACACTATTCTTTATGATTAAACCCAAACGCAATGCGAAAGAGCGGTACAATGGAGGAAACAATATCGACTTTCGTAAGCAGGATACGGACCGCAACCTGCCCGACGATGTAATGCCGCATACGGATGTACCGAATGTCGGTTCACCCTTCGTGATCATTGACAACTCCTGAATTCCCGATGCGCTAGGCGTGCCCCGGAACGTGAATTAGTTTTTTGAATAAAAATGCTCGCAGTGATATATACGTACGCGAAAAATGGCATTATTGATACCTCAGGCATACAAGAAGGATCTTAGTGAGCGGTCCGGTTTTCTTAAGCACGGTACGAAGTTCGCCGGGAAGAACCTAAAGGGATTGTTTATGGCACCAGAGAACATGCAGTACCTGGGACGCCAGTTATATACAATGACGACAATGCCCACGCATATAGCGAATGTTCTGAACACCGGGCTGAGTAAAGCGGACTACGGTGGCGCAGCGAAAGGTGCGAAGCGTGATGGATGGGGAACGGGCACCTTCGTGGATGGTAAGTTCGCGCCGCGCGGGAATTACGTACCGGAAGCCCTACGTCTTTCGGAGCAGCTTAAAAAGTATCGTTCAGAGATTGAGGACATAATCCCCAGTCTCATCGAGGATTATGGGTCGAAGTTCTATACAAACGACTTCTTCCCCGAAGACTACTCTACGAACAGCCCAATTATGCAGTTACATCACCTGAATAAGAAATTCCTACTGGAATCCTCGCAAGTTATTATTCAGTCCCCGAACATCCTTATATCGGATTACTATGACGTTAACCCGGACACCGGTGAGAGTGAAACCACGGAAGCGGACTTCAGTGCGCGCTCATACTCCGACGGTACATGGCACCCGGAGGATCTCTTCCTGAATACCGCTCGCAATCGTGCGACCTCTGCGTGGGTACCCATCGAGGTTACGTTTGATTCCAACCCGCCTCGTTCGCGTATGCGTCCGATGAAGAAACAAGGCTTCTCACCATTTGAGCAGAATCGTGCCACACGCAAGGCAGAGATAAAGGGTATCGCGTATCAGAGCCGCAAGGGATACGAGGCATTTGCTAGCGAGCCCGGTGGCACGGATTACGGTGCGGTGCTCATCGGGGGTAACATGGATCGTGGGGATTACGGTATTCCGGAACAGGAGTTCACATATGACCCACTGCTTGATGACCCGATGTATGGTCCGGGTCCCGGTCCCGGAAACCAGTATATGTATGACTATTACGGCGACGGCGGCTTCAGTAAGGGCGGTCTGTTTCCCGCCTGGCAGTATACACCGAACATTCGCGAGTATGACCGTCACGACAGTGCCGGACTTCGCGAGGGTGGGCGTAGTGATCGTCGCGTAAACTCCGCGCGTCGCACGGGCTACGACATGTCCGCGCTCCTCAGCAAGAGCACATACTAATACGCGCACGGATGTAAAAAATTGATTTTTTATTTTGGATATTCTGACAGGTGTAAAGATACCGAGACTAACCATGAACACAGACCGATTCGTCATATCGCTCACGGAAAAGGACCGATCCTACCAGGGACTATACTACAAAATGACCGCCGTATGCGAAGTTGTAGGCGACCGATACCGGTGCTACGTGGAAGAGTATCAATACTCGCACAAAACAAATGAATGGTATTACTACGTTAAATCGGGACCGCGTACAGACGAGTTCCTGCTCCGGGAAGTCCTCGTAACGCAAAAAGACATCACATTGCAGGATGTCCGCCAACCCTACGTGCATGCTACGCACGAACAGATTGTGAATCGTGCGCTTGAAGAGAACCACATGAAGTAAAAAGCCGGATGCGCTTTTTTCACGCGTACGGGTAGGGGTACGCGGGTTCGAGTGGATCCCGTGTGATCGTGTACCGTATGTCGACAAGCCAGCCATATGCGACCTGGGTCTCAATAAGCTTTCGTAGGTGTATAAGTCCATGTGCCTGCGCGGGTATGACGACCTCGCTTTCATGCGTCTTATGACGTGTTCGTGCACGGTAGTACTTTATCCAGAGACCTGTGAGCTCCGCCTGTGTGGCATCATCCAGTGGCGCGTCTCCGTGGATCTGCCAGTACCAGTATTCGATGTGTTCCATGGGGTTGCGCTCAATCTCCGTATGGTGGATATCTCGTTCATACATGACGTCTGGTGGCGATGCGCACATGATCTCCGTGAAGAATGCCCACTGATCCACAAGCGTCGGACCCAGGATCTCCGCCTGTAGCTCCTCGGACGTCATCTCGAAGTAACGCCATTCCGTCATACGCGCGCTCGACATGTATATACGTGCGGTATTTCATATTTAAAAAATGATCACCCTGATCGGGTATACACTTGCCAAGCTTGCCAAGCTCGCCAAGCACAATGAATTCACCGAGCGTGCATCCGTTCTACGTACAGACGCGCGCGTATGTGGATCGTATCCTCGTTTACGAACCGACGACTATTGGACTTATCGGTGAGATGTACCACGCATCCGGGGACGGTATCGATGATACACAGTACAAGATATTTAACGGGTTCGTGCCATTAGAGCTCATAGGTCGCGAATTCCTGTTGCGCATTTTGAGCAACGAGGGGATGCTGGAGTTACCCGCGCGCGACGTCTTCAGTGTACCACTGCGCACGGAAAGTGTTGACGCCGGTGGTGAGATCGCGAACTTTATTGTCGTGAACGACATTCCCGGCGAGGCGGAGGTCTGCTTCATAGAATTTTCACAGCGGTTCGCCCGTATGACTGGTATACCACGGGAGATTGAACTCATACGTAAACGCCCCGGCGAACTAAAAAAGGAATGGGGTCACAGTAACAAGGAGCTTATGGCGCGCGGTATTGATCCTGTAGCGCAGAACTTCATTTCGCCCGTCACGCTTTACGTGCCCGCAGAGACGCGCGAGGTACTAACAGACCTCGCAGACGAGAATATTATTATTCGATTCTACGGTGTGGATCTGCGTAAGCCACACACCATATAAAAGTTGATCACATATTTTTTCTATATTTCCCGACATATATTTCGGTGTTCCCGCATACGTACGTATGTCCGTCCTCACGATCGGTGATGCACCACGCCAGGCGCGCCGCGTCTGTGCGTTCGACCTTGACGGGACACTTATCACCACGAAGTCCGGGTATCAATTCGCGCGCAGTGCGCAGGACTGGCAGTGGCTCTATACGAATACGCTGGACCGGCTGCGCGCAATCGCGCGACCGGACACATGGATCGTGATTATCAGTAATCAGAAACTCACGTCCGGTGCGCGCGGCGCTACCGATAAGCGCCGCCTCGTGGAGAATAAGTTGCGCAACGTCTATCATGCGCTCACGACGGCGCTCCCGAACGCGCAGATAACGTTCTACGCTGCGCTTGCCGTGGATCGTTATCGCAAGCCCAGCACAGGCATCTTCGAGGATTACATACTCGACGTATCGGGTGCGCCCGGCGCGAGCTTCACGTACATCGGGGACGCTGCGGGACGCGCAGGTGATCATGCGGACTCCGATCGGAAATTCGCGTACAACGTACACCTCTTTCTGCAGTGGTCCAAACAGAGAGCGAGCGTGCGGTTCTACACGCCGGAGGAGTACTTCCTCCGTGAGCGCAGTGGTCCACGTCCGGCGTGGACGGGCTTCGACCCGCGCGTGTATCTTGACCGTGCTAAGCTTGGCGAGCTTGGCGAGCGTGCCCGGAATGTCGTGCAGCAGATCGCGCCGCGTACGCTCGTGATCATGGTTGGGGCACCGGCGTCCGGGAAATCCACGTTTGCTCATGCGCTCGTCGAGGCAAATCCGGATGTCGTGTATTTCGGATTGGACGACATGCCACGTAAGAAGAACTATGACAGTGCGTTTCTCTCCGCGTGCGCGAATGGTACGCGAAGTATCGTTGTGGACGCCACAAACCCAGACGCGGGTGCTCGCGAACGCTGGCTGCGGCATGCGCACCTGTTTGCACATATACGGATTTACGTACAGCCGAGTATGAGCACCGAAGACCGCGCACGCATCGCACATATGAACGTGTATCGTGCACGCTTGGCACGCGCGACGCCGAACGCGCCTGTGATTCCGGATATCGCGTATCGTATGTTCTATAAGCGGTACAGCGCACCGAGCGCGCGCGAACACGAATCCGTGGAGATCGTGCCGCTCGCGGAACCGCGCTTGCACTTCCCAAACGCGAAGGATCTCATGTACTTCCTGCAACGGTCCTGAATACACGCGCTGAACGTGCGAAAAATTGAATATCTTTTTTCGTACATTAAGCATGCAGGCAGCGCAGGACGTACAGGCAGCGCCAATGGTTCCGGGAAGCTGGGGATTTGTGCGCGTGACGATTACGGATGTGTTGACGCAGATGGACAATATCTATGTAAGTCACGTATTGGATCGTGGATGTCCGGGCTTCATACTCTTCCTACCGACTATGCGGCAGACACTCTACATCTGTAGCGCGAACCACGTACGCGCACTCTGTAAAAGTCTCGCGGAGATGCGACACGTTCTGCGGGTCTATAACGTATGGTATACGCAGGATGGAAACGCATCGCTCATAGCGTTCATTATACACCTCATGGAGAACGTGTACGAACCTGAAGATCTGCACGCGGTTGTAAACGTGCAACAAATCCGCGAGCGTGACTTTTTTTATAGAGAAAAATGAAAGCCACTAATATAGTAAATCGGTGTTACAGAAATGTCGAACCTCACAAAAAAAGACTTCGCGATTCTCTCCGCACTCGTCACGAGCATGGAGACGCACCGGGAGCGCATTGCCCATGCGGACGGTACGGAACTCGAGCTCGAGATTAAACTTCCGAATGTCGCACGTGACGACTTCCGTAAGCTCTACGGAGAGATCATCGCACTTAAGCACGTCGGCAAAATCGAAGAGAGCATTATCATACCCAGCATCTCAGGTGTGCCTGAGATGCGTGGCAAGCCCGGCAAGCCCGGCGCGCTCGGCAAGTGGGAGGGGCGTGTGGTGAAGCGTAAGGAGATGCTCTTTCAGGATGGTAAGCGGCTTACGGGTCAGGATCGCCATATTGAGAAGACAAACCTGACGCGATTCGTGAAGGGTCGTCCCGAGGAGTATGCGGTGAAGCTCGCCGAGGAGCGCGTAATTCAGGAGTTTTCGCCGACTATCGTGAATGAGTATCGTTTTCGGATGCGCTCATCTATTATTGTGGATGACGCGGATTATCCGGAGTTTCGCGGTTGGCGATTTGACTTTACATTTGTGCGTATGCTCACGAAGGATCAGAATGCCGCTATCATTAACAAGCTCCCGGAGTTTCGTGACGCCTTCTTCCAGTCGAGTCGCACACCGCGTGTGAGCATTGCAAACTTCCTGGATTTCGAGCCGGAGGGCGCGGAGTACGAAGTGGAGTTGGAATACGTTCCGGATAAAATGCCGGTGCTGAATAGTGTCGCGAAAGTCAAGGACTTTGTGCAGACGATCGAGGCACTTATGCCCGCGGTGCTCGGACTGATAGACCCGCGATATTACGAGCGCGTGGGTTACCACCAACTACTCATGGATATCGCGACAAAACTTATGCCTATGCAGAAGGCTCTGGAATACAAGAACCAGAAAACGCTAAAGAATCTTGTGAACCGTCCGCACTCATTTACACTTGAGGAGTGGAGGGAACGCATACTACCACAGATTGACAACTACTATGTGTCGGATAAAGCTGATGGCGAACGCGGGTTCCTTGTGATGGGTTCCGATATCGGTGGTAATGAGGCAAGTCCATACACGCTATTACTCACGGCAAATCGCATTGTGAGATTGGACGCCGTACCCGCGCCGGAGGATTACTGGGACCATCTTACCGTCTGCGACGCGGAGGTCCTGGACTTACGTGACGATGGTAAGATATCTCACGGGGATATCTATCTGTTTGACGTGTTGCTGTATAAGGGAAAGAATGTTGCGCGCGACGGGCTCGATGCACGTGAGAAGTACCTGGATACTCTCGGCGGTGCGCTAGGGAAAACGGTGCACAAAAAACCACTCGTACGCCTAACGCGCGAGGATTACGGTACACAGATCACGTCTATGTATAAGGACCGCGCAGGTCGTAAGTATCCGATCGATGGTCTGATATTTACGCAAGCGCAGGAACCGTACATGACTATGCGTACATACAAGTGGAAGCCCGCAGAAGAGCTCACGATTGACTTCCTTGTTATGCGCGCTCCGAGTCACAAACTCGTCGGTGTAAAGCAATATACACCGCCCGCCGGGCATGACGTGTTCTGGTTGTTCTCGGGTACGCGAACGCGCGAGCTTACGCGTTATGGACTCGAAAAAGTAAGTGGATGGCAGGATGTCTTCACTCGCGACGAGTTCCCGAACCTATTCCGTGCCGGAAATGATATGATACCCATACAGTTCAGTACGAGCTCGGACCCCTATGCCTACGTATACTTTCACCCACAGACCGGTGCCGCGAGCAAGATTGTCAACGCGTCAGACCTGCACGCGCACGTCGCAGAGTTCACGTATGACACATCTGGAGCGCCCGGCGCTCCAGATGGTGTATGGACTTTGAAGGGTATGCGTCCGGACAAAGATATCGAGGCAGAGAAGGGTACGAACTACGGCAACAGCTACAAGGTTGCGTTGGACACGTTCACGATTATCAAGAATCCCGTGACGCTCGCGGCGCTCACGGCGGCGACGGCACGTGGCGGCGCGGACACAACCGAACGCTCGGCGGATGTGTATTTCCAGGAGCAGAAGTCCGACATACATAAACCCGGTGTGAAGTTTAACAGTTTCGTGGTTGCGCAGTTACTGCGACAACTTGAGGATAAGCCGTGGGTTATCGATCTCGCCGCGGGGCGCGGTAACCACCTGTTTACATACAACGGATATGGTGTGCGCAATGGCATCTTTGTAGATATCGACGCGGCGGCGGTGGACGAGCTTGCGCGCCGTAAGGAGAGCTTTCATAAGAGCGAGTTGTACATCTATGGCAACCGTCCGCCTGCGGGTCGCAACATGCGCGTGTACACGAAGGTTCTGGATTTGAGTAAGCCGAATGTTAAGACACTCGCGGTGTTGCGCGATATGGACTTCCCAAAGGAGGGTGTGGATGGCGTCGTGATGACCTTCGCGATACACTACTTACTGGATGGTACTGCGGCGGCGCTAAAGAATGTTGTGGATCTTGTGGATGCGCTTGTACGACCGGGCGGCGTGTTTATCTTCACATGCTTTGATGGCGACCGCATTCGCGATCTACTCTCGGACGTGGATCCCGGCGCATCCTGGGATGTCACGGAACCCCCCGGCGGTGGTATCATCAAGTACAGCATCAAAAAACTTACGGGACCCGACGAAGGCAAACGCATTGGTGTTATACACCCATTCAGCCATGGTGAGTATTATGATGAGAACATCGTGGACATTGACTCCGTGCTCGCAGCGTTCGAAGCGCGCGGGTTCGTCGTACAACAGAACGGATCGTTTGGCGACTGGCTCGAGAAGTTCAAACAGTTCAATTACCGCATGTACCAGGCACTCAGCGCGGAGGACAAACTGTACTCCGGGCTTTACCAGTACGTCACGCTCTGGAAGAGAATATCGTAGATTTAGACATAAATTGAATTTTTTCCGAGGTTATGATCACGAACACGCAAATGGCGAACATCTTCTCGATTGACTTCTATACCCGCACGCCCGCTGCCGAACGCGAAATGTGCTTCCCATGGGAATCATACGGAGCCCCCGGTTTTCTGAGCAAGGATAACGTAGAAATAGACGGTTGCTATTGCTACTGCCGGCATTACGCTCGTTTACTTTACGACGACCTTATGGAGGACAAACTTTCCTGGAAGGTCGACCTGGAGAACAATATACATGTTCACCGCGAGAACGCCTTTGAAAAGCATGTTCTGAACGAATATGAAGAATTACGTCTTACCACCACTCACAAACAGCGCGAAGCCATAATTGCGAAGTTCGGCATGAAAGACGTGAGCGATATGTCCTACGTGTTCGCCAGGAAGAACCTGACAGCTACGGAGGGTTATGAAGCCCTTATCACGTTGATGAATTGCAATTGCTGCACACGTCACAACACGGACAAGCCGGACATGACTGAGCTCTTCAGCTATAGGATCGACGGTCATCGCTTTATCTATCCCAAAGATAAGGCGATGAATCACATTCGCCGGGTATTCTGGGGGAAACCCGAACTCACGGAACTCCTCGAATGAGACTCGTCGAATGAGATGTCTTTTTTTGCGCGAAAAAAAGCGTAACCGTATGCATTACAGCGTGCGCATAAGCTCATAGAGCATCTCGCGCTGCACGTACGTGTTCAACGTACCATCGAGCGCGTCACTCAGTGCCTGCTTGTACTTGCGGTACCGTCGCCAGGTACGCGCAATGACCTTCTGCGCGTTCACACGGTTCATGGGGTTCATTGTAAAGACATTAAGATATGACTTATTGTCCATATATTCCCGCGCGATATCCCACGTAACGTTTGGGTTCAGTAAGAGGCTACGGATGTTCCAGAGTTTATCTGGGTTCGCGCATGCTATGTCCCAAGTAATGTTTGGATTTGAGGAGAGGTTAGCGTAGTTCCAGGGTTTATCCGGGTTCGCGCGTACAATGTCCCAGGTAATGTTTCTGTTCACGGAGAGGAATGCGTAGTTCCAGGGTCTATCTGGATGTGCACATACAGTGTCCCAGGTAATGTTTGGATTCGAGGAGAGGAATGTGTAGTCCCAGGGTCTATCTGGGTTCGCGCATACAGTGTCCCAAGTAATGTTTGGATTTGAGGAGAGCCGTGTGTAGTTCCAAGGTATACCTGAGTTCGCGCATACGATTTCTGCGGTGATATTTGGGTTATAGGAAAGGTTCGTGTAGTCCCAGGGTCTATCTGGATTCGCGCGCACGATGTCCCAAGTAATGTTCGGATTCAAAGGTAGGAATAAGTAGCTCCAGGGTATATCTGGATGTGCGCGCACGATGTCCCAGGTGATGCTAAGATTCATGGAGAGATATGTGTAGTCCCAAGGTACATCTGGGTTCGCGCATACAGCGTCCCACGTAATATTTCGGTTCATGGAGAGGAATGCATAGCTCCAGGGTTTATCTGGGTTCGCGCACACGATGTCCCAGGTAATATTTGGGTTCCTGGATAGGTATTTGTAGTTCCAGGGAGCATCTGGGTGTGCACACACGATCTCCCATGTAATATTTCGATTCGTGGAGAGGTCTGCGTAATTCCAGGGTGCATCTGGGTATAATGCCCACAGCACATACACGTGGTTTATACACCCCGAGAACGGCATATTTTAGTATACGCGTGTATAATGTTCAATTTTTTCATACACACGCGCACACTGTAAAAAAATGTGATCACAGTGTACGCATGATCTCACAGAGCATCTCGCGCTGCACGTACACACTCAGGGTACCATCGAACGTTTCACTCAGCGCCTGCTTGTACTTGCGGTACCGTCGCCAGGTGCGCGCGATGACCTTCTGTGCGTTAACGTGGCTTACGGGACATGCTGAAGCGTACATCAAACATCTGCCAAAATGTTTTAGCACATCCCTCCAAGTGATGCTCGGATTTCGGAGAAGACGTACGTCGTTCCATGGTCTATTTGGGTGTGCGCGCACAATCTCCCACGTAATGTTTGGATTTGAGGAGAGATCGCAGTAGTCCCAGGGTCTATCTGGGTTTGCGCATACGATGTCCCACGTAACGTTTGGATTCTCGGACAGACGTTCGTAGTCCCATGGTAAATCTGGGTTCGCGCACACAATATCCCAAGTGATGTTTGGATTCGAGGAGAGACCGCTGTAGTCCCAGGGTAAATCTGGGTTTGCGCATACGATGTCCCAAGTAACATTTGGGTGATGGGAGAGACATGAATAGTTCCACTGTTTACTCGGATGCGCGCATATGATATCCCAGGTAATGTTCGGATTTAGGGAGAGTAACAAGTAATTCCAGGGCATATCCGGACGTTCGGATATCATATCCACAGCGCTTGGCTTCATAGAAAGTAATGTATATTTCCATGGTCTATCTGGGTGTGCGCGCACGTTGTCCCACGTAATTTTTGGGTTCTTGGAGAGTCCCTCGTAGTCCCAAGGTCTATCTGGATTTGCGCACACAATCTCCCACGTAATGTTTGGATTCTCTGACAGACCTTCATAGTTCCATGGTGTATCCGGGTTCGCACATACGATCTCCCAGGTGATGTTTGGGTTCTTGGAGAGCTCCTTGTAATTCCAGTGTACATCTGGATGCGCACGTACAATATCCCACGTAATATTTGGATTCTGGGAGAGTGACATATAGTCCCAGAAGACATCCGGGTGTAACGCCCACAGCAGATACACGTGGTTTATACATCCCGAGAACGGCATGTCCTAGTATACGTGCGCGTGTATATGTATGCATGTATAATGTTCATTTTTCTCATACACACGCATACTGTAAAAAAATGTGATCATAGCGTGCGCATGATCTCACAGAGCATCTCGCGCTGCACGTACACACTCAGGGTACCATCGAGCGCATCGCTCAGCGCGCGTTTGTACTTGCGGTACCGTCACCAGGTCCGTGCGATAACCTTCTGTGCGTTTACACGATTCATGGGATTCATTGAAATGTTACCTAAATGACCTAAATCATTTATGTGTTTTCGCGCGGTGTCCCAGGTAATGTTTGGATTTCTGGAAAGGCAATTATAATTCCAAGGTATGTTTGGGTTTGCGCGCACAATATCCCAGGTAATGTTTGGATTCAAGGAGAGATATTGGTAGTCCCAGAGTCTGTCTGGGTTCGCACATACAATGTCCCACGTAATGTTCGGGTTGGCGGAGAAATATGCGTAGTTCCAGGGTCTGTCTGGGTTCTCACGCACGATCTTCCAGGTAATGCTAGGATTCATGGAGAGAGATCCGTAATGCCAGCTTTTGTCCGGGTGCGCACGTACGATCTCCCAGGTAATGTCCGGGTTTTCGGAGAGATATCCGTAATGCCAGCGTATGTCCGAGTTTGTGCATACAATCTCCCAGGTAATGTTTGGATTCCGGGAGAGATATACGTAGTCCCAAGGTACATCTGGGTTCGCGCATACAGTGTCCCAGGTAATGTTTGGATTCCGGGAGAGCAATGAGTAATTCCAGAGCTTGTCCGGGTTCGCGCATACGATATCCCAGGTAATGTTCGGATTCGTGGAGAGCAATGAGTAATTCCAGGGTTTATCTGGGTGTGCGCATACGATGTCCCAGGTAATGTTAGGATTCATGGAAAGCAATGTGTAATCCCAGAGTTTATCTGAGTGTGCGCATACGATGTCCCAGGTAATGCTAGGATTCATGGAAAGATATACGTAATTCCAGGATACATCCGGGTGCAATGTCCACAATAGATACACGTGGTTTATACATCCCGAGAAAGGCATGATCTGTGTATATGCGAACAGTATTCAATTTTTCAACCCATATATACGCAGACGTATGAACGTGCGAACGTGCGAACGTGCGAAAAATGCGAACATTCGTGCTTATTTGGATACTTATAATCCTTATCGTGATACTTGTTGCGATGAACGCGCGCGAGTCACCCACGATATGGCCTGCGTATACGCAGTATCTGAATTCCGGGCAGCGGTATCGCATACCATTTGACGAGGCGCTTAGCGCGTGGAATACGGATGTCCAGCGCTGGGCGTACCGCAACGCGCAGATACCCACACGCTCGGCACGCTCGGCACGCTCGGCACGCGCGATCCGTGTGACGTCCTGGAACGTACACCAGTGGCGTCGCGCAGATGGTACACCCGCGGGCGCTGACCAGCTTGCTGCGGACCTTGCGACGATCGATGCGGATGTACTCTGTCTGCAGGAGTATGCACCCACGGAGGCACTCGCGGAACGATACCCGTACTCCGTTGTGGAGATGTTGTATGACCACGGTGGCGGATTTGGCAACGCGATATTTAGTAAGTATCCGATCACCCAACAGCGCGTCATTGAACTGCCCACGACCCCGCCCGTCTTGGAGCGGCGCGTGTGCATGCATGCCCAGATCGCCGTGCCCGGCGAAACACTACACGTCTTCAACACGCATTTAGAGGTCCGCAATGACTATCCGGATGTGCACCGGTATCGCTATCCACAATTGCACCGCATCATCGAGGCGATGAATGCCACGCCTGGACGTGTCATACTCTGCGGAGACTTTAACACCGGATGGAACTCCGAGGTGGATCGTCAGTTGCACCGTGAACTCACCGCTGCGGGATACCGGAACGCAGGCGCGTATGCTCGCCAAGCTCAGCATGTGCACACGAACATGGTGCGCAACACGAGTCTCTACGGCGGCTTCGTGGACCACATATACGTGCGTGCCAAGCGTGCCAAGCGTGCCGAGCGGATTGTGGGTTTCTATGAGCTCTTCACGAACGCCAGTGACCACTACCCCGTGATCGTCGACATCGATGCGTATGCGCACACATCGAAACTTGTTTCATAACATCGACGCGTGTGCGTCGATGTTAAAACTGAAAGCCCATGTAAAGAGATATCTCCATACGGAATAGACGCACAGTAATGGGACTGACATGGACGAAACCAAGGAAGGTAAAGAACAATACACTACTGCTTGTGAAGGCGCGCATTCCTGAGAAGGGTCAGCCCGGAAACAATGAAATTTGGACGCTCTATCGTTCAAAGAAGGACCAGCTGAAGGCGGATGGGTTCGGCGTTGCCAAGGACAATTACTATGGAGGTAAGTGGGACGTCACCTACTTCCATGAGATTGGTCCGACATCCTTCCAGAAAGATGAGAATGGTAAGGACCTCTGGGAGGCAGACTTCCGGCGCAAGGTTGCGAAGTGGAAGAACATCATTCAGAATGTACAGAGCGCCCTGGACAACCCGGACGGTACACAGTTCACGAAGCCTCCCGCAAAAAAGAATGCCGGACGCGGACGCGGCGCCACACCGGGTTCGGCAAGCGCGGCAAGCGAGCCTGGCGAGCTTGGTGAGCTTGGCGAGCTTGGTGAGCTTGACGAGTTTGTCAGTGGGATCAGCATATCCATGAACGCGCTGCTCGCAGAGTTCGACGACCTCGATACGAGCGACGACGACTTCAACTAGCTTGCCGCACGCGTGCCGGGCGCACCGCGCGTATTTTTTTCCGATAGCGCCCCCAGGTGAACCCGATAGTGTACGCGGTGGGTAGAGTTGTAATGAGCCATCGAAGGTCCGATGTACGACGCATATGTATATATAATTCGGTGTGGTTTCAGTTTTCGTTTCTGAAAAAATTGAATTGCGTGATGGTTTACAACGCGCAGATGTTTGATAGATTCGGAGAGATGCGTATTTTGCTCACGCATTTTGCGGCGGGAGGTGCCATCACACTTGCAACGCTTGGTCTTATGAGCGTGCACACCGGGAACGCACACGTAGATACGGTTGCAAACGCCATAGGCTTCGCGATGTTTGGTCTGACGTCCACGTTCGGCGGGGCGGTGATCTACACCATCGCCGAGACCATATATATGGTTGAGAAAAAAAGAGATTAGGTATTCGTGTTGGCTTTTTTCTTGAGCCATTCGCGAAACTCCTGATGGTACTCCTTCGCGTTTGTGACGCACTGGTCGCGCGTGAGACCGTGTTTCTTGAGATATTGGACCATAAATTCATCCTCCTCAATCGCGAACTTGGTGAACTCAGGGGTGCAGCAACAGGGTGCATATGGCACGACCAGTCCGTGTTCAGCGGCGAACTCCTCCCGTGTGAGAACAGGCGGGGGTGCTTCGAGCATATCCAGGCATTTCTGAAATGCATCAGGGGAATTCGGCAATAGCGCACGTAGGTGCTCGATCACGGTCATCGGTGTATGATTTTGATCATGAATCAACGGTTGACCGACCTCCGTGCGCACGTAGGCGTACTTTGCGTTCGGGTCCGCACCTGCCGTCAACAGCATACGTGTGGCTCCCAGATCCATATAGTAGCAGGTGTTGAAGAGTATATTGGTCTGTGTTATGTTGTCCCCGTGAGGTGTGTCTAGGGATTCCCAGTGGTTCAGTATCTCCTCAGCGAACTTGTGGTAATCCTGGGATTTCAGGGCTTCGAATGTGCGGTTGCAGATCTGCATTTTCGTCTTCGTGTTCTTGTGTATCTCCGAAAACAGATTCATTTTTTCGCAAAAAAAGACACTATTCGTCAGATTCACCTTGTTTCAATAGACCGCGTAGTTGAATGCATATAGCGATGAATGGGACCACAACCCCGGGACGCCAGTCATGCTTAGAGGTGTCTGATACGTGCACCCATTTGTAACCCATAACCTTCTCGGGATTCATAACAATTTTTGGTCTAGGGTTTGCCGCGTGGATAACATATGTTCGTGAGTATTTACCATTGGTATGTAACGTATCATACAATAGTATAGGCTTTCTAACATCCACGGGAACGCGAATCTTCTCACGTAGGCACCGATCTGCTGCACGTATAAGAGACTCGCCGGGCATTACTTCGCCACCTGGGAAGCCCCAACGGTCTTTGGCAATACCCTCAGATCTTTGTATAATAAGAATCTCCATATCCTCATTCAACATGCATACCGCCACACCATGGAATTCAGAACCTTTTGGAGCCCGCTTCATACCGTACTTTCCTCTTACACCAACAATTGGGCGCCATGGCGGTCGACGTTTGCTCTGGTCCATTTGCGCTAATAATATCCAAATCCGCAATCAATTTTGTCATATACCTACGCATATCAAATGCGTATGCCTACGCATTTGGTGTAAGTGGGAGGTAACTGCAGGCGGCGTAGGCGTGTCCGTCGTCCACGCAGGTATTCAGTGAAGTGTATGTGCGCCCGAGGACTTCACGCCCGCAGTCGCGCATGGATCGACCCGTCGCGCGCACACACTGCCCGACCGTGCGGTACGGGCGGAAGTACGGTATCATGTGCTCACCGGGCTCGCCGGGCTCGGTGTCTGTGCGGACGATAACCCAGAGGGCGATAAGTACAAGTACGACGAGAATGACACTCGCGGAGTTCAGCATATTTCCGGGTGTATATGTCGGTAGATAAAAAATAAATAAGCGTATAATCTCTATTATTAACGATACACGTTGTACGATGATGTGAGTGTACTGGATTCACGAGCCTCCTGACAGCAAGCATTTGATAGCATATGTATCGACATGCTCGCACGGTCCCGGCATTCCGCGAACCTACGGGCTTGAGTTGCATCCGAGAAATCCCCGTAAGTACACGTTGCCGTCCTGTCATCCATGTATTGTGGCACCACCGGAGCGGGTGCGGACGTGGATGATGTCGATGTGACATACGTTGTTGTGGGCGCGGGTGCGGGTGCGGGTACCACGTACTGGCATATGTAGTTGGGATGACCGTCAGCACGGCATGCCTCTACGGTTTTGTAATACTGGTTTACAATACGCTTGTAGCATGTCTTTTCATCTGTGGACGTACCCTTGTAGCACTTAACAACTTTGTTTTGCAGATCACTTGGACTGACCACAAGTTTTTCAGTACGGTGGAATAGGAACCACACCGCGATAAGTACAAGTACGATGAGGATGACGCTCGTGGAATTCAGCATATTTCCGGGTGTATATATACCGTGCGAAAATAATTCATCTGAAGAAACACGCGATCTGCGATATACTTACGGAAATATGCAGATTGCTGCGCCCACATCCAATCAAATTCTTATTGCGAGCTTCATTTCGGTCGGCGTTGCCACCGTTGCGTTCCCCGGAACCTGGTCGGAGTTCTTCGGACAGCGCATCGGCGCCGTACCCATAACACAAGTTATCGGTAACACCGGACTCACGATGCTCGCGACTCTCGGTGCCAGTGTCGTCCTCGCGAACGCCGCGCGCTACGTACGCACACCATAACGAACGCACGTGGAAAAAAGTTTTTTCTTTGATTTTTTTTAGATGAAAACGTCCAGCCCATCATTTCTCAAACATTTCACCATAGATCCCAAAGTGATTTGACTTTGTAAGCTAAAATTACGCACCACTTCTCTGCATTCTGGATGTAGAAGTTCTAGCACATATTTTAGAGCGGTTTCTTTGTCCAAATCACCTTTAAGTGTGAGAGGGTCAGTCAAAGTATTGTGTCGTTCATAACTCATCTTGTGATTTTTTTTGTGGTCATCCCAGTCCGGTTTCATATCTATCGCTTCTGATATGACCAAACGAATCCTCTTTTCATTATCCGAAATGAAAATCAAACTGTTCATGATCTTTGTTGTATTAATTATTTTTTTTAAATCTCCAAATGATTTACCACTAAGAAAAGATAAAATATCAATCATATTATCATTTCACGCAGGGAAAAAAGTTTTTTCCTATAACGAACGTATATACGTTCGTTATGATGAACGTACGTTAGAGTTCATCGAGTATTTGTGCATCGCTCTTGATGTTTGCCTGCACGAATTCCTCGTCCCACTTGAATGGGTTGTAGAGGTCGCCCACGCGGGGGTTCTTACCGAGCATGAGTGGTGGGGACACACCCTTCAGGTTGTCCGTCACGTAGTTAATCGCGCTCTCCTCGATAACGGAGATCGGGCTCGCGTCTGAGATGCGCAACAGGATGGAGGCGTCGCGCTTTGCGGTACCGTAGCGATCAATGCTTGTCACGCGTCCACTGTGCGTCATCTCGTCCGCGTAGACCGTGAAGTGACGATAGCTGGGCTCTCCGACCTGATCGCGGAACTCATAGATGATCTTCTCGCGTGAGCTGCCAATGCCGAATACGTTGTACATCTCGATAATACTATCCGACTGCACAGTGTAGGGGTCGATGTACGGGTTCTCGAGGATCGCATCGATGTTTGTGCCGTCCGTGAAGATGTAATAGATTTGCTTCTCTTGTAAGCTGCCATCCGGCGCAATGACGGTCTTGTTACCGGGCTTTACGAACGCCGCACGGATTCCGGGAACGCCACGGATCACGGTGTCCTGAATCTCGTTCGCCTTCTCACACATCATCTTTGTCGTGATAACAGACTTCGTGAACATCGTGTTACGCACATAAATACGCATAACAATATTCTCCGCGTTGTCGCTGGAGTATACGATGTGTGAATCTGGGAACTTCTTCCGGATCTCATAGTATATCGTTTCCATCTTCATCTGCTTCTCAATAAGCTTATACTTATCGAGTGCGATGCGTATGCACCAGTTCGCGAGGTCGCTCGGTGCCTTGATACCAGAATTGTACTTCTCGAAGTCCTTGATGATTGCACGTTCATGCTTGTATCCGGGATGCGTGGGTTCACCATACTCCTCGAAGAAGATCTGTCGCGAGGCAACGAAGTCACGCAGGCGCATCATCTCGATGTGGTGCGCGATCTCCTGAACCTTCGTCTTGTTGTCCTCATATTCAGCAATGACATTCAGAGTCATTGCGGGCGCCTTCATACGCTCCGTGGGTTTACCACCCGTGATCTCCTGAATACGGAACATGCCTTTCTTTTTCGTACTCGCAGCACCAGAGTTATGGTGACTATCGAGCACCATCTGAGTCATTGGCTCAGAGATACTTTGCGCGGCAATGATACCCATCGCCATGCCGTAACTGATAAGACTACGACTGTACGTGAGCTTAACGTTGTCGATAATGATGTCCAATGCACGGTCCGTGATGCGCAGGCGGTGTAACGCGCTCGTGTTTAGATAACTGCGGATGAGCACCTGTAGCATGTGCGTCGTCTCACGCAGGTGTGGAGGTACACGTGCGCGCTTCTGCTCCTGAATCTCATTCATTAGCGCGTAGACGATGGTCTCGCAGAGCGTGCGGACCTTCTCCACCGTCGCCACGGGGTCCAAACGCTCAGTATCGCTCGCCGTACCGCTCGCGTCGCGCAAACGGAGGTTATAGATTGTGTCCTCGATGATGCGACGGATGTTCACGGGCATGGGAATAGCGTCGCTGTAGAACTGTCCGCTTGCCTCCTCCATGCGTAGTGCGATCTCACGGAAGTAGTCGCGATCCGCGACGAGTTGCGTGTACTCGGCATCCAGGAGCTTCTGAACATTCGCATTGTGGAACTTCTTGTCAAACGTTTTCGCCTGGCTATGGAAGGTTTCATCGAATGTCTTGTTCGTGAAGCTACGGTCCATGGTAGGGAACTTCACCTTTTCAAGGAAACGCGGGTCCACACCGTCACCACCATAGAGCGGTTGCACGATCCCCGGGCTTTTCGTCAGTTTGCGTTGATTGTCTACGAGTAACGCCTCAAGGTTCTTAATTGCCATACGGTTTTGCATACCCGTGATACTCGTCGAGAGCGCCTTGTTGATAAGCTGATAACGATTCTCCTGCGCATGGAAGATAAATTCCGTGGGCGTGATACCTGCGCGGTATCCGTTCGCGATGTATCCGCGACTTCCCGGGCGCGGATCGTGGCGTGTAAAATACGGAGCGGTACGACCGCCGAAATTCTCCTTGATACGCTCGCCATTGATTTCAATCTGTCCAATGGCACTGGAGATGTTTTTGAAGTTAAACATCTTACCTTTCGAACCGTATGCAATGAGCTTGTACAAGTTGTTGTGTTGCGGGTCAATGTCGCTGTAGATATACGGACGGAACTCGTCGCCGGGATCCAGGGCGTTGATCTGCTGTTCCTCGTAATACTCCGTAATAGTCTTGCCGAGCGGTGGAATGATGTTTCCAGCGTTCAGTCGATCCGTAATCATGTAGGACTCAGCGATGAGTCCCTTCTCGATTTCGTGGATCTTCCCGAGAGTTGTATCCTTGAGCATGATGTCCGCCATACTCACAGTCACACCGCGGTTAAACAGGTATGCGATAGCCATCTGCTGTAAACTGAAACTTGCTTCCAGTGCGGCGCCGGGACCGTACTGGTTGTGAATAATGTGGAAGATACCTCCCTGAGCGCCTTCGCCGACGCTCGCCTTGTCGAGGATACCGGATTTTAGGGTACCACGATCGATCTCGACGTAGATGTCATCCGGGTCATAACGGATGTACTTCTCGATGTTTTTGTCATAGATCGCCGGACGTCCGGTGTAGTTGATACGATTATTCGTTTCGTGCAGATAAATGCTCACAAGCTCGCGACCTGTGAAGATCTTGTCTGCAGGGTATTGACTGAAGTCGTGTATCACGTCAGTCTGCGCAAATATGCGCATTGCGTGCTCCTTGTCCATCATTGTGGCACTGCGGGTAAACTCCGCTGTACCCACAAGGGAGTCCTGAGCTTCGCCCATCTTCGGACGAGCGTTCTTGTACGAAATAAAGCGCTGAGCAGGGCTCGCAAGCTGCTGGATCTCGTTAGTGGTCCTACTAGACCTTGTAAACAATAAATTCATGGCGTCGCCATCTTTTAACGTTTTTTAAGGGTGCAATCGATGCCAAAGGGCTTTCTGCATCGATGCGCATGTGAATTTCGGCGCTTGTGCATTATTGGGCTGCACGTCCCTTAAAAATGCCTACTCTTTCAAGTAGGAACGGACTTTACCTTAAGTCGTCACAGAGGCGTGGTTAGCCTCTCAGACCCACGACCATCAAGTCTCTGAACCTTCTCCATATCCTAAAGGCGGACTTAGGAGCTTGGCTGCGGATTGCCCAATCTTCAGTGATTTTACCATCCTCGAGGTCATTACCCTGATGCTGCACGCGCTGTTTCCAGCGCGCCGCGGTTACTGAAGCTCTAAGGGGTTTCCCGCAATTTGATCGTGTTGCATAATTTTACAACTTTACATACAAACCTGATTGACCAAATTGATCACATCAGGGTAAATGGTGTATTCTACACCAAACATATCAGCAAATTCAATAGCCGCGTCGTACGCGTCCATTATGCGCGTTCGCGCACCACCAAACTCACACTCAGTGAGCCGCGGGCGCTTATCGTCTTTGATACAAACCGTAATTTTTGTCATGCCTTGACGTTTTCTCAAACGAATATCTAAGCGTTCAATCTTGAGGTGCTTGTACTTTTCATACCTGGACTCTATCATCAACGGGTAATGGCTCGTAGTGGTTTCGTTTTGCTCTTTCAGCTTGTTTATATGATCCTTATTAAACTCGTAATCGTCAAGGACTTCTCCCATGTTAAGCATACATCTTCCAGATATATAAATAAGGTCTGCAGGCACCATCTCTGCCGCCAGGTTGTAAGCACGCTCGAAACAATCTTCGTATGCTTGATGCGCGTTTGTTTGGTAAGTGAATTTGTAGTCTACATCACCAAATGTCCTCAACTTCAGTCTGACAAATAGTATTTGGTTCATAAATATATCATCAATATATGCATCGCACATACGTTCGATATCTTCGCCAATGTCAATCAGCTTCTGTTTGTCGGCTTTCCTAACATTCGTGTCGGATATACGCTTCAAAGTTTCGTCCGTGTGCGAACCTCCAAATCCTCCGGGGTTGAGATTCAAACCGTCGCTGTACGTTTTGTAGTGGTCGATAAAGAGCCTCTCAAAGTAATCTAGATACTGTATGGGACAGCTCATGATAAGTTTGCATTTGAAGTTCTCTCGCCCATACTTACGAATGGCACCGTTGAGTTTGTAACATCCTCTTTCACCGTTTTCAGCTTCTTTGAAGTGTTCTTCGATACGTTTTTCATACCCGGCTTCGTAATAGCGCCCGCGCGCAGTTACGTACCTGTGTGAAACCGCCTGTCCGACGTACTTTTTCCCATTAGACAAACAAGTCATTAGGTATATGTCTCCATGCGGAATCGGAAGTTTCGTACTGGAAAAGATGTGTTTGAGCATTCTTTTTTCGTTTCGTTTGTGTTTCGGTTTTGTTGTATCATTTTTTGCTGATAAATGTTTATATAAAGTCTGCGTTGTAAAATTACACTAGCTGGTTATATTCGGGTCTCATACACGTGACGCTTCCTCCGCGCTACCAGAGGCATGTATGAGTCGATGCAAGCTTACACTGTTTACCCTCGCGCGCGCATTGCATAGCGCGTGAGGCAGCCAACTGTTGATTCCAATGGTCTAAAATCGGCATTAAATGCGGGGCAGATTAAAACGTTCATCCTTATAGTCTTCCCCTGTTCCATAATGACAACCCGCATGCTACAGATAGAGCTAGGCTCCAGCGAGGGCTGTCTGTTGAAGTTTACGATGTCGCCGTCGACGATATCGCGATAGATGACGTCACCGACCTCTAATTTGAGTTGTTCTCGGTGGCGATCGAGCCAGTGGATGCTTCCCGTCGTAGCCTTGTAAACAAGCGAAGCTTTCGGGTATGCACCGCTGGCGGCGTTCATAAAGTAAATCATGCACTGCTCGTAATTGTAATCGCGCACGATCACCGGCTTCAGGATACCCTGAGCAATAGCCCGTGGTACACCGACTTCGTCCAAACGAAGCGAAGTATCACAGGTAATAAAGGATCGCGCCATGTAGTTCACACGGCGACCCATGAGGTTACGGCGAATACGCCCGTACTTACGTGGTAGGCGTTTCGCGATACTTGTAAGCTGTTTGTTGCTCGAAGTCGTTATTTTGCGCTTCGTCGCTGTGGCAGAACTGCCCTTGATCATCTCGTAGACCTCCAGAGAGATGTTATCGATATGGATCATCATCTCGTCCGTAATGTCGTCCGGGATGGTAGCAGGTAGCCGCTTGTTTGCCTCCACGATGTGGCGTAGCAGCACCGTGAGGTCGTCGTTACCCGAGCGTCCGCCTTCGCTGCGTTCGCGATTCGGGCGAATAGTATTCGGTGGTACAGGTATCACCGTGAGAATAAGCTTACGTGGGTGACACGCGAGTGACTTACCCATTTGAAGCACGATCTCATCAGGGATGCGATCAAAGATCTCCGCGATCTTATGCGCCATAAGCTTCTCACGCTTCGCGAGTTTACCCTTTCCGGTCGCACCCGTAGCGCTCGCGACGAGGTCATACCACTCACGATAGATCGTAAAGTTGTCATCCTTGTCCTTCACGATATTCGGTTGCGCAGCACCACAATTCACGCACTGCATAATCTTTGTGGATGGGCGCGCGCGTTTCACGAACTGATTAAGAATCTTGTCCGGCCTGAAGCGCGTCTTCACATACGGAATGATAAGGTGTCCACAGTTGTAACAGATGACTTTAAGCCATCGCATGATCTCCTTCATATACAGAGGAGACTGTACGGGATAATTCAGGTTGATGTACCCGAAATGCCCCGGACACTTCTCCTTGTCCTGTTGACAGGTTTCGCATGTGACGTCACGACTGGTCGTTCCCATATGCGCGTCGTAAATGCCCCCGGGTACGGGGATGTTACCCTTACGCAGGTTGTCAGACTCTGTGACCTCCACGTGCCCATTTACACGATGATCTTCGCTTCCGAGCAGGTAGAACCCAATAGAGCTGATTTCGGCGTACGGGTATATTCCATCCGTTGAGATTTGAGACATTTTGATACCACCTTATAATTAATGACAGATATCTTTTTAAAAGAATATAATGATCAATTTTCATATGCACATCGGAGCTTCTGGAAGCTTCGAATGTATGTAAAAAATTGATTTGTGTATGCGTGTATACCAGATAGACATGCAGTGGGAGCTCCAGCTTTTCAACTACAAGAGTCAGACCCTGGTCACTCTGCCCGTGCAGAATGACGACGCCTGGGTGGGCATACTGAATGCACACGTGGACCGCTGGCTCGGTGATACATGGGTGCCCATCACATACCTCCTGCGCATGTGCATGCGCACACCCGACATACATGGAAATGGATACCTTTGTGATGAGGACCACCCGGGTGTCGTGCTCAAGAAGGACGGCTTTGTACCATACCGCGCAGACCTCATACGACGTGTGCATATGAGCATGCGTACGTTTTTTTTCTGTTGAAGACACACATGCATACAGATATACACATGGGCACGCATACCGAACTTGGTACACACGGCACGCGCGTGGAAATTCCGGAGGAGGACATCCTTCTCTTACAGCGTCTGGAGATGACGCGGCTGGAGTTCGAGCGACGCATGCGTCACGACATCACACCCGAGGACGAGATCACATTTGATGTCGTGAGCGACACGCGTGCGGAGTATGTACTTGATTCCGGGCTTGGCTACCCGATTACGCTCGCATACGCACAGTGGGACCTTCTGGGCGTGTACGATGCACAGTCCTGGACGTGGGCGTGGGCGCTCCTGTCACCACCCGAGCGATCGCGCGCGAGCGTCGTACGGGACGTCGCGTGTGCGCGCATGCCGGAATTCACCGCACACTTGAGCATCACACTCAGTGACCCCATGCTTATCAGCTACATACAGGCGCGACTCATGCAGACATTCGGATACACACATATCCACGTGCAGCACAATGCTGAACGCACGTTCACGGCGTTCGGATTGCGGAACGTGCACTGGGAGCCCTATGACCCCGAGGCACACACCACACAGCTGTACTACGCGACACTCGCAGGTGTGCGCGTCTAGCGTCACATGTACACGATTCGGTTTTTTTGTGAAAAGTGATACCCATATGCGCTTTATACATGGAAGATGACACTCGATCTACACAATCGAAATATCTCATCATGGGTCGACGTTATGTGGATTATTGAGATGGAGGGGTTATCCCAGTCGCTCGAGAGGTTGTGTCTCTGCTTTAATGACCTCAGCGACTGGGAATGGTGCGAACTCCCTGAGACTCTGCGCTATCTGTGCCTCTCGGGAAATAAGATCTCGAGCTGGAAAGGATGCCAATTACCTGAGAACTTGTGGAAACTCAACATCAGCTACAACAACATTTCCGACTGGAGGGATTGCGATCTCCCCATTTGTCTGGATGTGTTGTATCTCTGCGGGAATACCATAGCTGACTGGGAAGGCTTTCCCCTAAGCCATAATTTGCTTAACGCATGTGTGCACGGTAATCCTGTTCATCAAGGACCGGACGCGCCCGCGAGCTTTCTCTCATGGATCAATGGTGATCTTACACATGGTATACGCTGCAATAATTTTCTTGACATGCCTGTGTATTGTGGCGTTCTTCTAAGTACTGGCATTCACGCTATGAAGACCATAGAGCGCGCGTGGTGCGGTTATGTAGCGCTAAAAATGGCACGTAAGTGGTATTCTATCGCGAAAGCGCGACAGGTTGTTCGTATGTTGGGTATTCATTTAGATTCCGAGATCTATACGGACATCCGAGAGAGTCTTATCTGATTTTTTCCCGCGTACATCTAAAGACGTGTTCATATATGATTGTATATACGCATGAGCAGTGAAATATGAAGTTGCGGGGTCGGGCACTGCGGAATCTCGCGAGCATACGACTGAACGAGTATCCGAAGCACAATAATGCCGGGCGGTACTTTGCGCAGGTTGTGAAGGTCTATGATGGCGATACGATCACTATCGTGATGCGTGAGCGGGACGGTGCGCCGTACTTCCAGTATAACGTGCGCATGTATGGATACGACTCGCCGGAGCTTCGCCCACCGAAAAACACGCGCGATCGCGCACGTATTGTGGAGTCCGCGAAATCCGCGCGTGATTACCTACAGAAGCTCATATTCGGTAAGCCCGTGCTCGTGGAGGTGCTCCCGGACGCGGATAAGTACGGTCGGCTACTCTGTAAAGTCTACGCACGTCCAGGCATTGCGGATGCGATACGGTCCGGGAAAAAAGTGCGCGAATCTGAGTTCACGCTCTACGTAAACGACGCAATGATTGAGCGCGGGCATGGATACGCGTATTACGGAGGCACGAAGCGCTAACTCACGGACGTGCATACGCGCCGATCGCGCGCTCAAGTTCCGCGAGTTTGATCTGCTGTGCGGAGACCTTTGCGCGGAGCTCATAGCGCTCCTTCTCGTTCGCAATCTTGCGCTGTGTGTCCTCCGGAAGCTCAGACTTTGTGTCCGGTAGCACGTAAATCAATACGACGAGCATCGCCGTGATAATAATAGCAAATACAAAGTTTGCGCGCACATTGTCCTCGGGTATGGGGAACTTCTGCTTTATCGCGTCCTGTATGGATCGATTCCACATAAGTGCCGTCGCAAGCGCAAAACCACCAATAAAATAGTGACTGGCTTTTACCATGAACGCACCCGGCGCGTTCTTTCCACCACGCTCGAGTTCCACGCTATTCTTTACGATGTGCGTGGGGTCCGATGTGTTAATAATGTTCCGGTTGGGCGTGATTCCATCGATGATATCCGTCATCACACGTGTATATATTTACGCACACATTGCACACAATGGAAAACGGAAAATGCGAAAACTGAATGCGTATGTATTCACATGATCATGCAGCCGAATCACATTCATACGCATACCGTGTGCGATCGTGCGTTCGTGTTCGGTGAACGATTGCCGAAACTCGCGTCACGCATCGTGGATGCGGATGGACTGAAAAAGCTTGAGAAGATTTACGCGTGCCTGACAGCGCACGGGCAGGTATGCTCCTGCAATGCGTTCAAGTACATGAATGGATGCGCGTGCGGTTATCACGTGCTGGATGACTTCGATGTGTGGCATATCGTCGCGGGACATCTGCTCCCGAATGTGCGCGTTCTGAATGAGCTCACGGTGTTCGAGCGTCCCTACTTCGGAGAGATGAATAATATACGCGCGGTCACGCTTGCGCATATCGACGACTCGACTGTACCGGATATGATCGGGCTTATGGGTCTCGCGCTAAATGCAAAGATGGGCATCGACGAAAGCATGTATGATGCTGTGAGCACCGTTGCGTTGCGGTCCGGGCGCGCGAGCCTCCCGGATGATCTCAATTCCGCACTTGTAACGTACAGATATGGTGTACCCACATACGATATCATTTTCGGATTTCAGACTCTTGCGCGCGGAGAGGGCATAATCGAGAATGTATATATACGCAGATATCATGAAGTACGTGGTTACGGTGACATATATACGTACGAGGTGCCGCGTATCACACGCGACGGGTATTTCGAAGTCGCAGAAGATGGTCCGCTCGCATTCGCAAGTTTAGAGATATACATCATGTATAACCGTGCGGCGTTGCAGCACGCGCTTGAGTACATGAACGCGACGGTGGACGTCCGGGATAATGGATATCCCATTACCGTGAAGGTCGGTACTCTACCGACACGCACGCGTGAACTCGTGACGAATCTCATACGCACACAGCACGCGTAATCCCTTTTTTACCAAAACTGAATACGCACGCTAACTGTCTGAAAGACTATCGAATCGTTCATCATGCGCGACAATCCTACACGACAGTGAAATTCGCGAGAAGGTGGTACGCGCGAATGCGTTTTTTGTGAAAATTGAAACCCGTGCGCGATGAACACACAGAATATCGGGAACATGGATTCATTCTTGGGTGCGCGACTTTCACCATTTGGTGGATCCTCCTTGCAGGAGGAGATCAAGTATGCGGGATTTCGCAAGATCATGGAGTACTATGAGAACAGTAAGTTCCGCAAGACCTCTCAATACGGCTACGCTGTGGGTGTCGCGGGGCTCATGCTCGCCGCGAACTACGACAAGATCTGGCGTTACACAAAACCGCTCGCGATAAGCGCGTACGAAGTCACCAAGGCGCAACTAACGGGGCGTGATGAGCAGGTACGCGACGTGCGTCGCATCACGCGCACCATGCTTATTAATGACTTTCATGATATGCTGCACTGGTACCTCACCGCGCACTCGCTCACAGACACGAGTCCGAAGGACCGTCGCCATATGGATTTGGAGATTGCCAAAACCGAGCTCGCGCAGAATCTCTCAAAGGACCGCCTCTCAGAGCTACTTACGGAGGTTGTACCACCTGGCGTGGACTCCTACGTGCTATTTGAGGATCACCGAATCCACTACAAGTTCAGCGATGAAATGGTGGAGATCAGCGGCGCGACAAAGGAGGAGCGTAAGAACCTTATCGTGACCATGCGCGTCATCACGGACGACCCAACCCTACTCGTACGTTTCGGACAGCACGTGTGCAAGGAGTACAAGAAGTTCTCAAAGTCACTCACGCACCAGCAGCGCGTGTATATCAACAAGGGTTCCGAGAATGCGCGCCGACGCCACAACGCGGATGCACACGGTGGTGGTATCGCGGGCAATGCCGCAGACTGGGGCGCGTCGTCCAGGTCCACGTCCTCAGGCAGCGGCGGTCGTGCGGAATGGACCTCACGCCTCTTTGACGTAAAGAAGAGTCCAGAGTCTGTGATCCTGCACGGAAACGATACCGAACGCATTATGCGTGACGTACGCGACTTCATTTCGCCTGAGCGCGAGCAGTGGTATCTGGACAAGGGTCAACCCTACACGCGTCGCTACCTCTTCCATGGTAAGCCCGGTACGGGAAAAAGCTCTATGATTAATGCCATTGTCTCCATGACGGGACGCGACGCGTATTATCTCATGCTCAGCAGCGTGAGCAGCGATGCCGAGCTCGTGGAACTCATGAAGCCCATCGACTTCCGCAAGAGTATTCTCATCATCGAGGACATCGACTGTGCCTCGGACGCCGTACTCTCCCGCGAGGACGATGCCATCGGTGTGCGCGCCGAGCCTGGTGCGCGCGCCGAGCCGGGCATGGAGCCCGCGAGCACACTCACACTTGCGGGTATTCTGAATGTCTTCGGTGGCAACTTGACGAGTGATCACGGGCAGATCATGATTATGTCCTCCAATTACCCTGAGCGCCTGGACCCCGCGCTTCTGCGCCCCGGACGTTGCGACATGACCGTGGAGTTCCGCCTCTGCGACAAGGACCATGCTCTACGTATCGCGGAGTTCCTCTACGACGAGCGCGCACCCGCACGTTACTACACGGACGCGTATGTGCTCCGCGGTGAACCATCCCCCGCGGAAATCACGCAGAAGCTCGTGATGTACCTCAGCGACCGCGATCGTGTATACGAGGACATCTTTATGAAAAATGAAGCCTAATTTTTTTCATACGAATCGAATCAAAGATTCAATTCTGATGCTACGTCTGTACGAACTCCCGGAGGATGTGGACGCGAGCGCGGAGACACGGCTTCGCTACGCGGAGTTTGCACGTGAGTTCTATGAGCACGTATCGGACGATGTTTACACCGAAAAGCGTAACTCTCAGCGTCGCAATGTTAGTGAGGGGGATTGGGAACTAGATTTACAGAACATCACAGCGGACCTGGAATATGATTTAATGACCAACGCATATATACAACAATCAAATGCAATTTTTGCGCATGCAATCCGCACCGATCGATCGCTTGTTAAGCATCTATACTTTATAGGCGCATACCTACCCAATCATGTGATACATGCATATGGGTCATATGGTGTCTTCCCGCAAATAAATAAAGACATATTTACGCACACGGGCGCTCCAGTATTACCCCTGGACGTGAGTTTACGAATCGCGCGAGACATTGAACCGCAACACACCATGCAGGGTAATACATTTTACCCCATTCGATTTCCCTACACAAGCCCGACATTGTACTACGCGATACATAATGACGGGAACGAAAACTACAACTTCCATCTGGCGTTTGCAAAGTCGGACAGCTATATGTACAAAGGAAACGCCGTGTTTTACAACCCCATACAGAACCGCGTCGAGGACTGGAAGGGTCGCCCGCTCATATGAAAACTGAACGTGCGTTTTTTTATACACAAATCGAACGCACACGTTCGATTTACTTTGTGATTTATGCTGAGATTGTATGAGTTGCCTGCGGATGTCCCTGCGAGCGCAGAGACGCGGCGTCGTTATGCAAAGTTTGCGCACGCGTTCTATGAGGAGATGCGCATCTTTCGTGAACCGCGTAATTCCCACAACCGCGAGCGCGCAACACTGACCAGTGCGCATGACCGCCGTGAATTCGATGAACAATCGTGGTTCGCGCGACATCTCAATACGGAAACACCAATACAGATACTCCAATCGAATACACAGCCTTACACAGCGGGTTGTCTGGCGCTCGGCGTAAGCGTGCCAGGCGTGCCAGGTGTACCCGTGCGCGTGGTGGGGACATACTGCCATATAACGAACGGTGGAAGTATTGTGATCGAAGAGGTAATCACGAACGGGTATCCGCGCGCGTTGCCGATAGATCGCAGCTTAGCAATCGCGCGCAGTATCGAATCCGCGGGGTTCATATATGGACACACATATCACCCCATACGATTCCCGTACGTGTCAAGTTCCCTGTATTACGATGTTGAGTGCACAATGAACATCGATTACGAAATAGTGTTCACGCGCGAATTATCGAAAGAGTTCAAACGCAAATACTCAAAACGTGCCATATTCTATAACCCCATTCGGAATTGTGTGGAGGACGTATGCGGATACGTGATTACGTAAAAACTGAATGTGTTTTTTTACAAATCGAATCAAAGTTGCGATTCATGTATAACATCAGTCTCATCAAGATGTACGAGTTGCCAGGGTCTGTGCACGCGAGCGCGGAGACGCGGCGACGATATGCGGAATTTGCGCGGCGGTGTTACGCTAACATTGCGAAGTGGGACATACATATAGAAAAATTCAATTCATTCAGTGAGTATGGGCGCGACCCGCTCGTGCATCTTAAACACAAGGATAAATGGCTTTCTCTCACATCACGGACGCTTGATAAGCGGTCGGTTGGAACATTCATTGATAAACCATGCGGTCCGCCTATCTCTTCCGATTATCACTTAATCGGTATTTTACTGCCAGACAGCCCGTCCATACGTGTATCCTGCGCGTATTCACGTGACAAGGAGTGGATTGCGAATGACACACTACAGATTTCTCTTGAGGAGAATCTCTCTTGGGCGCGGAGCGTACACTCGGGTAACGTACTCCCGAGGTATACGTACCATCCCGTGCGATACCCGTATGTGTCGGATGGTATTGCGTACTCGGTCAAAAATACGCAGAACTATGACTATTATACTTTATACGTGAACCGAAAGTCCTTTACGTACAATGCTACCGATAGCAGTGAAGGTATATTCTATAACCCCATAAAGAATCGCGTTGAGGACTGGAAGGGTCGCCCGCTCATATGAAAACTGAACGCACACTTTTTCTTTCATATGTATCGTCTGTACGAATTACCAGCGGACGCGCCCGCGAGTGCAGAGACGCGGCGTCGCTATGCGGAATTTGCACAATGGTGTTATGAGCGTTTTGACGAACTAGCAGAACAGGGTTATGACGTATATGTGGAAAAACATAATACGAACACTCTGCGCGACGCTGAATACAATCTTGCGACTCCACGGACCACATATACTTCGGGCGACCTTCATTACACACGTTCAACAACTTCCATATACAAAGGTGTAAGACTCAATTCTCACAGAATGCCTAACGCTGTCGTACTAGGAGCGTACATACCGAATGACGTGCCGGTGTACAGTACATATACCAAATACGGTGGTGTATATTGTGAACAGAACAGTGAGGACATATCTATCCAGCAACAAGTACTTCCGCTCGAGAGCGTGTTACAGTCAGCGCGAGACGTGGAGAGCACAGGGTGTATCGCGGGGTACAAGTATATTCCCATACGGTTTCCATTTGTATCAGACAATATTTATTACAACATTGAAACCCTAGGTACGCACGATATATACTTTATGTGTACGACCGCCCAAATTTTCTACAATCACTTTGTTATAGCGGACATGATCTTCTATAACCCCATACAGAACATCATGGAGAACTACTACGGTGCGCGCATCACGTGAAAACTGAACTCTATTTTTTATATACGACCAATCTCAGCATGGCTTTGCGTCTGTATGAGCTTCCGGAGTGCGTGCCCGCGAGTGTGGAGACGCGTGCGCGATATGCGGAATTTGCACGCGCGTTCTATGATTCGTGCACTACGAAGACCATAAAACACGAACTGCGGTATGATATCGATAGTCCACACCGTCCGTACGTTAATTTAAGCAATGATGCGGAGCGACTCAAATTCGTGCTGGACGGCACACAGAGCGCGTGTGCAACCAAATATCGCATACATCCGGCGAACGCACCCGCATACAATGGATACGGCAATTATGAATTTGGTGATGTACTGGGTATACACGTGCCTGTAGGCGTTAAGACGGACGTCCGATGCGCCTACGACATACATGTGCGCGATGGGGTCCGTCGAAAATATGAACCCGGAAACGAAGTTTTCACGCACAGGGGTGCACCGACGCTCCCGCTGAGCACTGCGCTAAGTGTTGCACGCGGTGTGGAACTCCAGTCCGCGATTACCGATCACGTGTTCTATCCATTGAGATTCCCGTATGTAAACGATAACTTGGAATATGGTCTTTTTCTGAACGTTCCCTGTGACATACATATAACATACATAATCAGTGAGATACCGTACACACACATAAGCAAGAACAAAGATGCGTGTGTATTCTATAACCCCATACAGAACGTTGTGGAGAACTATTACGGCGAAAAAATTACGTGATGCGTGACCCGCGGGCGCGCGTCAACTCTGCACACGGGGGACCCAATAGACGGTTTGACTGCCATACTTTTTTGTTTGCACGGGATTGCCCTTTGGGTCATGTGTCTGTTTATATACACGAAACTGATAGCCCGGTGTCTGGGCGCCCGTATAGTAGGATGTAGCACCTGAGTTGCAACTTTCACGAGTCACACTACGTGCGGCTTCATAAAGTCGTTTCCATTCCGCGTCGGTGAGGGAGTTGACTTTTCGGTCCGGCGCTAGTCTCGCGGACCAAAGGATGTCACTTCGCAGGTAATTACCGATTCCTGATATGAGCTGTTGATTGTGCAAAGCATTCGCCAGAGCCGCCCGCCCGGACCGGGAGAGCTGTGTGCGAAATGTTTTCGGAGTCATCTTGCCCAGTATATCCGGACCCATACTGTCAAGTACGGCATCCAATTGTGGGCGTGTGAGCAGTTCTAGATATCCGAGACGTCTTGCATCGTCGAAGTACACGCGTTCGACATTGTCGACGGATTCGCTCGAGGAGTCTCGATAGAGAATTTCGACACCTGGGCGCGGCGGAGGCTCGGTACGCCACTTACCCGTGAGCATCATGTGACAGCCCAAATATTTATAACCAACAGACTTCCAATGACCGGAAGCTGGGTCGAGTAAGAGGTTTTGGATCTCAATATAGAGATATTTTCCTTTGCTGGCGACTTTTGTGAACTTGATTTGCGTGTTTTCGCGAGCGGCTAACGCGTTCAGGGAAGCGACCGCGCGGCGAAATCTCACATGTATGGGTGTGTTACTCTCTTTGGATGCTCCACCATTGATTTTGATCTTGACGAGCGTTTTGCTCACGAGCTCGTGGGAAAGCATATTCGCGGTCTTTCTCACTTCTGGACCCTCGGGCATGGTTCTGAGATCGAGCGTAAAATATTAATTTTCACGGAAAATCTGTATATTATAAATGGTGTTTCAAAATTCATTAAAAAATCATGATTTTTAGGGGGTCCAAGAATGGGATTTCTGAGTGAGAGTAATGGGTGAAATCTGAGAGAAATAATCTTACGCGCGCGCGCGCGCGCGTGGTAGGAGGGGATCTATACTCTATTGGTCTCTTACTACTGTGACTCTCAAAAATGAATCTCAGACAAGTCTCAAAATTCTCATGAATCTCAAAAACTCATTTTTTCTATAACCCTTCATTGAGATATGTAAACCTTCCTGCAGTGAATCTCATAGTAACTTTTTTATAAGCATATATAAAATAAAAAAGATGGATAGTACGTCGAGTTTACTCGATCCGTAAAATGTGTGAAATTTGCTTCTGTCTGATATGAGAAACTATGGATGACTTCATATCATTGGTGAAATTAAACCCTTCCTTATGATAAGTAAAATTTACTTTCCTTCTAGAAACAGTCTCCGTATTGATGTGGTTATCTATGATAGAGTGATCATTCATAATTTCTCTAAGTCTGGTAGCAATCGAAGCCTTGGCTGATGTCGCGATTTCAAACCCTGTGACTCCTGATGATAAGTCCTGATTGGATATTATCGATATACATAGAGTATCGTTTCGGTTCATTTTCTGAATTGTTTCTAACTCAGAAATGGCTTCCTTTAACGTTGCTACGTAATCTTCTATTTCTTCCAAAGACAAGTTTGTGATTACCTTTGACTTTACCAGATCATTGACATGTCTCAAAGCCTTGTTCGTCAATTGTGCCCTTTTCAGATCATCGGCTTTAGAATTCTTCATCAAAGTTCTGTTTCGGTTCACAGTTTTTTGACATTCTTTGCAAATGTTCTTGCGTCCATCCTTGTTATGTCTATCGATGTGAAATTCCGTGATTTCCTTCTCACAATCACATTTTCGGCACTTTTTTATGATCACATCAACATCCGAACTGGATATTTCGTCACTCATTTCTTTTATTTTTTTATTCTAAATTAATATGTCCACTAACTTATACTAGTCAGAAAACGAACACGGTTAAATGCTCCTTTTTTCTGTCGTTAACGTATGTATAATTTAGAACAAAACTATGTTCAGAAGAGTTCCTATATATAATTAACAAAAAAAATCACAAATCAATATTTATTTTCGTTAACGCGAATATCACCCGTATATCACGTCGCGCATGCAGGTCTGAATGATACTCAGATCACCCTCGAAGTACTCGCGACCGATGTCCCGGCGCTGTGTTAACGTGTTGTCCGCACAGAGCGCAATGAGACGACGCATGAGCTCCGCCTCCGCACCAATGGGGTCATAGACCTTGAAGAAGTCGATGACATTGCTGTTGTTGGGATACTGATTCAAACGCTTCGTGGGATTCTCCTTTTGTGTCTGACCGATCTTGTAGACTGGTTCGCCTGACTTCACGAACTCCCGTTCCTGAATGATGTAGAGATGACCGTGAAGCGGGTGTGAAAGCTCACCGCCCCATGTGATGGTTGCAGGCGTACGCGGAGCATACGGACCGCGAACCACGTCTGCAATGAGGTCGTCGATGCCTGCATATATGGACGCATCCATCTCCTTGATTTTCGCCTTGAGTAGATTGATACTCTCAATCAGGTCCTCCGGCTCGCCATTCGCGACGAGTTCCGCAATACGCATATCACGTCGCTCGCTTTCGTTGATAACCGCAGACTCATACGCCTGTATCTTTTTCTTGTATGCATCGAAACAGGGGATGCACCGCTCCGTATTGCGTCCATGCGGAAAGTCCGCATCCACGTAGAACTCAGCGTATGACTTATCCTCACCGCAAGCGTGACACTTCAGAACCCTCTCCGTATTCTGAGGGGCTGTCTTGTGAGCTTGATAATTGGCATTTCGAACGGACCGCGCGCAAGGTTTGCACGCGTTTTTGTATCCATCCTTTCCTTTTGCTTCTTTGTAGAACTCAGTGATGGGAAGCATATTAGAGCAAAGACGACATGTCTTCATGGGTGTGTCTTCACCATTTGAATCACTCATTTTTTCTCTCGTCTGCGTTGCGTAATAGAATATGCATATCAGTTTTCTATTCTTCATATAAAAATTGATGTGTTACGTATAAACTCACTGATGATGTTGTTGTTCTACGGTCTTCTCCTGTTTTCGTGCGTATACGCACAAAACTACACCGCGGAAGTACGTTATATGACACCTATGAGCCTATTTGCGAATAACCCCTTTCACTATCAGGTACAAGGTAATTCTGTCCGGTTATCCATCACGGTCTGCTCCGGACAGAACTTCAACGTGGAGATAATGGATAACACCCAGTTCGAAAATTGGGTTAACAGGTTAACTTACCAGCCGTTCGCATATCATTCAGAATACAATATTACGATAAGCACTCCGTGCTGGACTCGCAATGATATAGACTTCCACACGAACGACGGTTTGACTGTTCTATTTACACGCGACGAAGATCGAGAAAACGTTGAGGTTTACTTATCGTTGAGCATGTACTCCTATTGCGATAACACGGGTTGCCGTTCGAGCATGCTTGCCAATGGAGTATGCGAATCCACTTGCAACCACGAAGATTGTCATTTTGACGGTAATGAAACACACAGTGATTGTCTGTACACACATACGGACTCCGGATTGCGCTCCCTAATCCCATTGCTCCACATCCATGCGCTCGCATAGGGTTCACGTGCACATTTTTTCGTGAAAAAAGATTCAACGTGCATCAGATCACGTAGAAGGTGTTGGACGCGTCGTTATGCGTTCGCGGGAACCAGAGGATGGAGGTCTGACATATGCCCTCGTTGGAGAAATAGATTGTGAAAACGCGTCCATCTTCGGTATACTTCTGGATATCGCGAGAGAAATGTTCGTAGAGTTTGCGGCACTCAATCACGGAATTCACGTGTACAGATGAGACGGTCTTGGACATCTCGCCGAATGTTGCGGACTCTCGGACCTTGCGGAACATTTTGTCACCGACGTAACTGGGCGGTTGCTGAAACATCTGATTCACTGCGGGCAGGCTGTCCAGCAGGCGCGTACGTACGCCGGGCACACCTGGTGCACCGGGCGTGAACCAGGGAAACTTAGATTTCGGCATGTACACTGTGACACCTATACGGGTATTCAGTTTTTGCAAAAAAGGCAGGTAACTCATTAATAACCATGACCCCACGCGAGCAGTGTGGGAACAGGCACTTGATAAAGTACAACGCGAGCTTCACGGACATCCTTGTATTTCGAAGGTTCTCGCTTGCGTGAACATAGTATAATGGATTCGCACCCGAGTGAATCCGCATATTCCGTCCGTGGTATACGCGCAGGATGTTCATATCGGTCGCCCAACGTGATGGGTCATTAACGCGTATCTCATATGCATAGCCTGGTAGGGGCGTGACTCGCAATACGTTCTTCATGGTGTCTGCGATGTATCCCAAGTGGTCAAGCACGTAATTCGTATTATCACACTTTATTCGGTGAACGGTGATGCGAAAGTTCGCCGACATTTCTATAATGGGGTTGTGTACATCATACTCGTGACAGATGCGCACATGATGATCACGTCGTTCGACGATGTATGGAAACTCGCGCTCCTGTTCACGTTCTTCCAACGCCTCCGTGAGTATATGCACAAGCGCGTGCAGGCGCTCGTTCTCCGCACGTAGGTATGCGTTTGCCACGCTCATCACCGCGATGATACCCGCACAGGTATTCATTTTTTGCAAAAAAATACACGGGTCAGATCAACGCATCGAAGATGTCCGTACACACATTGGCGTCCAGTCCGAGTGCGAGCATACGCGCGAACTTACGGGTGTGTGCTCGTGCACGCCATCGACGCGCGACTTTTTTCGCCGCGTAGGTCCTTCGCGCACGGCAGACAATTCGATATTCATCCAAATAGTTTTCGCCTATATCTGTGTTCGTAATACCACCGAGATACAATTCCCTTAGGGACTCGGGCAACTGACAGCCTCGCCAGTCTGCAATACAATTACCACGTATGTATATACGGATTAGCGACTCGGGTAACCGGCAATCCTGCCAGCTCGCGATCTGGTTGTCGTCCAGACTCAACCTCCTCAGTGAGTCAGGTAGGCGACAATCCTGCCAGTCCGTAATCCGATTATTGTTAAGTTCCAGAGTATTCAACGACTTGAGCGATGTAAAATCCCACCAGTGCGTAATCTCGTTGCCTATAAGACCCAAACATGATAGAGATTCAGGTAGCGGACAATCCTTCCATTCAGTGATCTGATTATCATTAAGTCCCAAGAGATACAGTGATCCAGGTAATCGACAATCCTTCCAGTCCGTAATCCGGTTATTGTTCATGAACAAATACGTCAGTGACTCAGGTAGTCGGCACCCTGTCCAGTCCGCAATCTGATTGTTACTGATGCTCAGGCATGATAACAAATTCGGTAGGTTACACCCTTGCCAGTTCGTGATCTGGTTTTCACTCAGGGACAGGTATTTTAGCGACGCAGGCAGTGTACACCCCACCCAATCCGTAATCCGGTTATTATCCAGGTACAAGTACATCAATGTGTCGGGAAATGCGCAACCCGCCCAACCTGCAATCCGGTTATTATTCAGGTGCAAGTACATCAATGTGTCGGGAAATGCGCAACCCGCCCAATCTGCAATCTGATTACCATCAAGGTACAGGTGCGTCAATGTGTCAGGCAGTACGCATCCCTCCCAATCCGTAATTTGATTATCGATGAGATACAGACGCTCCAGTTTAACAAAAACACTTGTGCGTATGTGCTCGGACACCTGTGCCCATGATGTGATATTTAAATTGTCGAGATCCAGTGACATGATATGACATACGCACGTTATTCATTTTTCGCAAAAAAAAGCTTTCATATACGGGTGCGCGCGGATTGATTTTCAGTATCTTCGCTATGAGATCGAGCGCGATCCTCACAGGCATTACAGGAAACCGTACACTGTTTCGCGTAATAACTCTATATGACACACCGCGTGTACCGTTCCGTGTGTGGGCTACGCGTAGTATGCGACCTTTCTTCGGACACACAATGTGAATTTCATACATCAGCTCGGGGTCCGGTGCAACCCCTGCGACGTTGTACAGGAAGTCGGATATGAGCCCGACATGGTCATACTTCTCGTATGGGCCCTGCCGTGTCACAAGCACAAACTTATAATCCGAGGGGACCATGCCCGCGGACAGTGTCGGCGCGTACTCATAGAATATAAGAATGTCACCGCGTCGTGCTTTATCGGAACCCACATACGTGTGTAGTAAGAATGGGAATTCCGGTCTTTGATTCTCCGCGAGTATATGCACAAGCGCATACAGTCGTGCGTTCTCCTCACGCAGGTACGTGAGCTCGCTTGCCTCGCTTGCCTCGCTTGCCTCGCTTGCCTCGTCCGTCATGTCACCATACGACGATACACACATTCACTTTTCACAAAGGAAAAAATCGTTAGGTGCTATCGATGAGCACGCGCAACATACCGAGCTTATGGATTTCCTGAATCAGGCGCAGTGCCGTTTCCATTTCAGGTTGGGGGTATTGCGCCACGCGGTGTATATTCACCATGTGTGCATAGTAGAGAGGTTCGCCAGATCTGCCCGTCATATGACCAACAGATAGAGAATTGTAATTTGTATGACCACCAGCGTGATGTATATTTATGTAATACATATAGCGATTATTAACCTGTATGTCCATAACATCGCGCAGGAAGTCGCGAATATACCCTTTGTGATCATACGTGTCGTGTTTCCCACTAAAACGTACGACAGCAATGGCACACTCGTCCACGGGAAGCTTCATAATTGCGTTATTCAAATCAAAATGATAATATACGCGAATTACTGAATCCTCCGCTCGAATGACAAACGGAAAGACGGGTTCACGTATGGACTCCAACGCGTCCGTGAGTATGTGCACGAGTGCGCGTAGCGGTTCAATCTCGGACATCAATCTTCTAGCTCTCGGGAAAAAATCAATTTTTTCACATACATTCACGCAAGGCGTGAATGTGTGTCTACGTAAGGCGATCGCGGAACTTCTTGCTCTTGCGGTATATGGCGTAGTAGTGCCGTGTGGGCTCACGAGCGCTCGCCGTGCCACTGCCCGCGGTGCCGCCGCCTGCGCCGGCAACGGGAAAGCGCACCTCCTTGCTACTCACAAACGTGTAGCCGTGCGTCTTCAGGATGCGAGACCACTCATACTTTGATTTACAGCTCGCATAGTATTCTCTCTTAAACTCTGCATATGATTCATACTGCCCGACCATAATAATATCATAAATGGCATGCTCAAGCTCTACAAGCTTATCAAACGCCGCACCCTCAACGTTATTGGATGCGGGACGGTTATGCTCGCGTATAATGAGGTACCCACCCTTCTTCGTGCACCGAGCAACATCTTTTAACAGGTTCAGATCCCGCACGTGATGTAGAACCTGGTAGAAACTCACGAGCGAGAAGAAGCCGCTCGCGTATGTGAGCGAAGATCCGTCATACTGAGAGACGTCCACGCGCGCGCCCTTCGGGACGTGTACATCGATGGCATAGACGTGCGCGGGCTCAAAGTCAAACTCCTTTGCTACCTCCGCGGTAATTACACCGTCATGCGCACCGATATCCAAATATCGCCCGCCGCTAACTGCATCATCATGTATTTGATCATACATCTCGACGCTCATCATACCAATAATATCGTTTATACGCTTACTACCGCGGTACTCCGCGGCGTCCTCCGGACTGTGGTACGCCTCCTCGCGCCCGGGTAGCATCTGCTGCCGAGCATCGCGCAGCTCTCGAATAAACTGTTCATCACTCACACGCGATCGTGCAAGTGCATAGAGATCATTCTCATGTATGTGATTGCGAAAGAACTTCTTTAACAATCGTATAAAATCCTCACGTAATGGGGACCCGTATAGATCCGAAAACGACTGCATTTTTCGGCGGTCGTCGTATTAAAAAACATACTCATTACGCGCTATTTATTCAATATGCGCGCACGCATCGCCTCCGCATCCGCGATCTCGGACGGTGTATGCGTTCCGGAGGTGTCCGTGTTCGTCATAAGGTGCTGTGTGACGGGTACCGCGAATGCCTCGGGTATGAGCGGAATGCAACGCCCATCTACGGACACGTACAACACATCGCGTACCGTGTCGTAACGCACGCGCCGCGTGATGTACGTGTCCGTTGTACCATTTCGGTCGCGCACGGTTTCCTTGTAAGTATCGGGTCGCTTGAGGCTTCGCACGCCACGCAGGTAATGCGCATATGACAGATTCTCAACAATGCAGAGATTGTCATTCGCTGTAATGCGATTTTCCAACATGAAACCAATGATTTTCACGAGCTCGTCCTGAAATACCTCGATGAACTCCACGCGTCGTGCATGTTCACCATCGATACCCGCTATGGGGTGTCCCGCGTGCTCACAGGTGTCCATCAACACCGTGCATCCAATTGCCGTGCCACGCTCTACGAGAACGTGCACAATCGCATCCATGATAGTGCACCATGACGTAACTTCGACATCGGACATTACGCCCGCGTCATAGTCCGACCGCAACTCAAGTATGTACCGCTTCGTCACGTATACGGCTTCCACATCATTAACATTGCGTACGAGCCATGTCAATATGTTGCGCAGCGCCGAGAGTGCACATCGTCGCAGAGGTGCGCGAGCCTCCGCGTCCACAATCTTGCGCAACCGACTGAGCATGTGAATGCTACAGAGGTATATACGTGCGCAGAGCTCGCCAAGCTCGCCGTCCGCATCAGCATCCGTATCCGCGTCACTGTGCACGCGCACACGTACGGCTTCACGCGTGGCGGCGTTCAACTCCGACACGCAGGTGTCCAGTTCCGCACCCGCGGGCGCCTCCTCAATGCGCGTGTGCAGGTCTTGTAGGGATTCCAGTAGAGATTCCATTTCACGGATTTACGGGATGTAAGTGTGAAAAAATACGTAATTCAATTTTTCACCGGTACTCAGAGATACTCGGACGCGCCGTCCATGAGCGCGGACTGCACCGCGGGGTCACGGAAGCGCAGGACCTTCGGCTGCTGCGGCTTCATATTGTTACTGAGGATCGAATACGACACCGTCATAGGCTTTCCGCGGTAACGCGTATCGAAGTCGCCACTGTCCTCGAGGTACGCGTAGATGGCGTAAAGCGTCTCATACGGCGCATTCATATCCGAAGTGAAGGTCAAGCGCGCGTCCAGGGGTGGTAACGCCGCGTCCTCCGCGAGCTTCAGACGTGCTCGCACGCCCGAATCGTTCTCCGCGAGGCGCCATTTGACTGCGCCCACGGACTTACCACGCCCACCGGACTCATATCCGATGACGGGCCACTCAGCGTCCGGTCTCGGCTTAAGTTTTAACACCTTGTACGAGCGCTGCTCCTTCGCGAGCCCAACAAGATATGGCGCATCCATATTGCGTATGACCGCGCCTTCCAAGCCCTCGTCGAGATACGAGCGATACGCGGCATCCACCTCTTCGCGGTCCGCGCATTCCGTCACGGGCGCGAGCTTCAGGTGTTCCCACGTACGATCCGCCGCCGCCTCGTTGAACAGTGACTCGAGTAGTGTGCGACGCTCGGACCAGGGCATGTCCGGCTTATCCGTGTAGAAACAGTCAAACACCATGTAGTCTAATACGAGCTCTGGTGCACCACGCTTACTATCCGCCTGGCGTCGCGCGGTTCCAGAGATGTCCTGCAGCGAGAAGCCCGGCTTGTAGGTCTCACCGTCGAGATACAGCCCGGGATGCGCGCGTAGCATCTCATATGCCTCTGAGAGGATGTGATCCTGACCCTCGTATGTTTTTAACCCGCGCGAGTACCCATCTATCGGAAACTCCCCGTCCGTGGGCAAGTCCGGATGTTGCACGACGATGAAGCGCGTGCCGTCGTACTTCGGCTGCAGGTCACAGGGATACTGCACGTGGCGCCAGTTGTCCGACTTATCGACATCGTTCAGTGCCATGGGGAACACACGCCACGGTGTCTCTCCGCGGTGCGACATACTGATAAGCGCGTCAATGCTCGGATACTCGCCGGCTTCGATGAGGTGCTCGCGTACAGGTGTATTACCCTTGCGAATGCGCTTTTCATACTGCGTGCGCGCGTCTAGTATCGCCTGTGTGAATGCCGTTGTGTAGTTCGCGCGTCCGATATTCTTTCCCGAGGTCACGTATGTCGGTGAGGGGTCCTGCACCTTACCACTCTCCTGCGCGAACTCCGTCCACAGCACACCGACAGCGTCCTCGTCCAGTTTAGCGCGCTCGATATAGTCCTGGTTCACAGGAATGCGATCATCCTCCTCGTTCACGGGGTCAAACTCACCATTCTCATTGTCGTAGGTAATTCCGATCTTGATTTGCCACCAGTGATACTTACCATTCTTATCCACAGACCAGAGCTTCGGCATGACGAGTAGACCATCCTCCAGCGACCCCTGTGCGACAAACTTCAACACCTCCTGCTGATTCTTCGGTACGTTCGACATACTTTCCAACCGCGTGTGTGTTATAGGACAGGGGTTTCATTTTTCTAAATGCGAAAATTGAATACGTGCCAGGCGAGTATACGAAACAACCGAACACATGCCCGAGCACGCTATCGTTACACGCATTGCGGAGATCCTTGCGGATCGTCCTGAAATCTCTGACTACTTGAGCTGGATTGAAATCAGCAAGCTTCCCATGAACGCAAGCCGCATTCGTGAGTGGCAGGACCACCTGAACTGGGACATCGTTAGCCAATACCAACCACTGTCTCATGAGATCGTGGACGAGTTTGATAAGCATCTGCGCTATGATCTCATTTCTAAGAACCGAAACGTGGACCCGGAGGTGCTAAAGACTAAGATCGATCGCATGGACTTTGAGACCGTGCAGAAGTACCAGAAATTCGACGCGGATCTTATCAAGCACTTCTGGGAGCAGATCGACCCGAAACTTATTATGAAGTACCAGACGGACCTTCCAGAGGAGATAATTCGGGAGGTTCTTGAGCATCTGACACCTATGAACGAGCTCAAGAGCTACTTGCACATCGTGCTACAGTACCAAACTGTCTCCGAAGAGTTCATCCGTGCATTCATGCGCGCCGAGCGCGCCGAGCGCGCCGAGAACGTTATGGATATGGGTCTCGTACTGCTGTATCAGCAGGTCTCGGAAGACTTCCTGAACGAGTTCGTCGTACAAGATGAGAAACTTATGAAGATCGCCGTGAAGACACAGAAACTGTCCATGCAATTTATCAATAAGCACATTGCGGTGCTCTCGACACGTAAGGTCCTAAAGCACCAGGTACTCACGACGGAGTTCCTGAAGACGGAACTTGACTTTATCATGCGCACGATGGACGTGAAGCAGATTATGGAGACGGTTTCTGTTGTATTGAAGAACCAGGAAGTGGACTTCGAAACCTGCAACATGCTTATTGGTAAGATGTGCGGCGAGCTGCAAAAAGTCGGACGCAATGAGCGCACGATAAACAACCTCACGTACGACTCATGGATGCTCGTATTCCTACGCCTGAACTCCAGAGGTGGCGACCATTTCAATAACATCCGTTCACTGAAGTGGAAGAGCAAGTACCGCACAAAGGTGCGTAGCCGTCTGAATTGGATGCGCATCGCGAAAAACACTCTCAGCCCAGGACACGTGGAGCGCTGCCTCACACGCTACATCAAGAACGTTCCACTTTATACGTTCTTACGGCACAACGCAATCACGGAGGACCTGGCACGCAAGTTGCACGCCTCAGACCACCTGGGTGTCATGGAGTGGTGGGTGATACTTATCGAGGATAGCAAGCGCGTGGAATCCGAGAGGTTCTCGGAACGATTCCGAAATGCGCATGCAGACCGCCTGCTCTGGTGGAAGTACGTGAGCACGAACGCGGATACCGTCACGCAGTTCTATCAGGACTGCCTGCACGTCATCAATATGGACGCCGAGGGTTCCGAGGACGAGAACGTACCCACGGACATCAAGGGCGACAGGGACAACACGTCCATGTCATTCTCGGAGGTGGATGCGAACACACCACGTAAGGTCTATAGATACGATCTCAAACGTTTCTTGAACGACTTTGTACGCGACGCAAATTGGGGGCACATCCTGCGCTACGAGCAACTGGACGAGTGGTTTATTCGTCTCTTCGCGAACTTCGATGATCGCATCGAGATGTTCTGGTGGAAGATCGCACGTTATCAGAAGCTCAGCATTAAGTTCATCCGAAAGCACATCATGCAAATGGACGTGAACATCGTGCTCGGATACCAACGACTCGATGAACCACTGATCCGCGACCTCGCACCCTTCTTCGAGGAGGACGCCTGGGACAAAGTCGCACGCTACCAGCCTGTCAGCCCGGAGTTCATCGACGAGTTCCGACACATGCTCCCGGATACATAACATCCGCACGGAGCGTGAATGTCATGCGAAAACTGATGCATTATTCTTTTTTACCACACATCCACGTATGCACGACTACGAACCCTTCCCACACCGACAGCAGCGTCACGCGGACGACCCGCGTATCCCCGAGAACCTACGCTGGCGCAACATGCGCGATGACAGCGAAGGTTCGCCGTATTTCGTGATCACGCGCGTGAGTGAGGCGGGGACCTCAGACACGAGTCGACTCGTACTACCGACAGAAAATGCATTCACAGGTGTGATGTGTGCCTCCGTGACCGTGGATCGTCTACGTCGTTGTACGTCTGCACGTATAGACGGGCTACCAGCGCTGAAAGATCTGGGCATCATGCGCATTCGGGATGTATCCGTGTCCAGCGGACACGTGCTCTACTGCTGGCTGTACACAGATGAGGATCCGGAAGCACGTCCGGAGATGTATACGCTACGGTCGTTCAATGCACGTAAACCTGCAGAGGATCATGCTCAGTCCGAACAGTGTGTGAACACACTTGTACCCGGCGCGTCGCTCGCATCCACAGTTATATGCCTGCGGGATGTTATCGTGAAGATTATTGACGCACATGTCTATACGAAGACGAAAAAAACATACTACACACTCTCACAGAACCCCCTACCGCACACGAACGCGCTTGCCGAGCTTGGCGAGCTTGCCGAGCTCCCGGGCGCACTGCGCGCGCGTGCCACACGTATCGCCATTGCGCGGTGCATCTATGGTGTGCACATGAAACCCGGTGCGTGGCTCGGTGCATATTATGACGTGGGTGGCGAAATGCATGTTGCCAGTATCAATCACGGACCCATATTCGGTAGTAAGACCGCTCGCATTCCGGAAACACTCACACCGCTCTCCCGTGAGGACCGTACATGGCTGCGCGGGCTCGCGCGCGATCAGCATATCGTTGAGAATACGCATGCACGCACGCGCCTAGACCAGCTCATCACGGAGCTCACATAATCACGCGACGCGCTCGCTTGGTGTACGGTACTTCATGTTTAGTATCTTGAATATCTCTTTCTCATTTTTTACCTTTACAGGCTCAAGGATCCCTGATCCGTTATTGTCCGCTTTGCGATACAGTCCACGCTGATTCAATAGATAACCCTTCATACTCGCAACACGACGCATGCGTACGTTAAACTTACCGCTACCCGTGACAAACAGCAACGCGAATATATACTCCTCCGGATACGCGAGAAAGATATCCGCCTTCACATGCATGCCCGGCACACGTATGTACACGGTGAGTTTGTCCTGATTCCCGGCGAATGGGTCCAGGATGTGTATGAGCGACGAGCCGCGATTCACCTGGCTGCGAAAGCGCTCCCATGCCGCCATGGGCTTCTCCGCGGCGTTACGTCCACGTGATATGACTATGTCCAGATCACCACTCACGGACTTACCGCGGCGATAGGACCCACCAATATCGAACTTGATACCACGCGCATACTTATGAAATTCGCGATCAATAAGCGTAATTGTCTCGCGTGGCACGCGGTGTTTTGGACTATATCGTAAATCCATGCGTGTGGCAATGGGTAATCGCGCGAATGCATCTGTGGGCAGTGCGCAGAGCGCCTTACGTAATGACGCAACAGTCTTCACGCCTGGCGGTACGAGATCCACGTACCGCGCGGCGGTCTTCTCACCAATTCCCGGAAGCTGCGCAAGTAGTTCCATCTATATCGCACGCGTGAAAAAAAGTAAAATATCTTTTTTCACGTGTATACGTGAGCGCCTAGAGGTCGTCACCGAAGTCGTCATCATCATCCGGGAGCCCGTCGTCACCGTCGCCGTCGAGGTCGTCATCGATGCCGTCGCCTGCGCCGCCCGCGCCGCCTGCGCTGCCCGCGCCGTCGTCGTCCGCGAACTCATCACCGAACTCGTCCGCATCGCCCGCGAAGTCCGATGCCTTTGCCTTTGCCGTCGCCGTGGGTGCACCGCCGTTGCCGCCGTTGCCGCCGAAGTCCGAGGCATCCTCCTCGAGCGCATCCACGGGTGCGTCACCGAGGTCGTCGAGCTGTCCCGCCCATTCGCTTCCGGCGAAGGTGGGTTTGAAGCCTGCGGACTTCTTCACGATGAGCGTGGAGAATCTTGGAGTGAGGCTGATGCCCTGTCCCGAGAGGCTGATCTGACTCATGTTAAGGAATCCCGTGATGGAAGATCCGCCACGAATGAACGTGTGAATGTTTCCGTAGTTCACGGGATACTCGTCGCCCTCGCCGAATCCCACAGTCGCGGGACGGAAGAGTGGTTCGCCGGAAGGAGTTTGGTTCGTCGGGCGAGGCTTGGTAGCATCATAGATGGTGCACTGCCAGGGCTCGGCGGTTGCCTCCACATTGGTGGCATCCTTGTTGGGCTTGCGGAACTTGATTTCCATACGGATAATCGGCTCCTCGAAGACGGCGAGCACCTCCTCGGTGTTGCGATCTTTCTTTTCGTACTGGACGAAGAGGTTCACATTCGTAACGCGGTTGGAGAGCTGCTTGTTCTTCAACAACCGTGTGATCTTGCGACGGAGGATCTTCTCACACGCGATGAGTGCCTCACCGATGGGGTCTTCCTCCTCTTTGCCGCCCTTCGTAACCCAGTAACTCTTGCTCGTATTGCGGAACTGAAGCGTCACGGACTTGATCGTAGAGCTCTGACGTTCCTGCAGAGTGGGGATCTTGTTCCGGGTGGTCACCTTGCGGAAACGCACATTGAGAGGAACAAATTCCCACTTGGCTTCGCCGGCATCATCATGTCCGCAGATCACTTTAATGAGTACAGGGATGTAACGCACCATGTCCGTAACCTTGATGTTCTGAACATCGATCTTAAAGGCACCCTCTCCATAGGTGTCCTTTGGGTTCTCCTTCTTTGCGTGGGCGATTGCCTGCAAGATCTCTTTTCCAGTAACGTGTCTAAGTCCGTCCATTTGCTTTTCGTGTGCAGTTATATGCGTGCGTAAATGTACTCCGAGATGTGTTTTCAATTTTCACAAACGTGCAAGTATGTACAAGCGCCCCCAAATCTTTAAAAGACTTCCCACGCGCACACAGAAAAAAATGTGCACGCGGAGGCATGTACTTAGGTGAGCGTGATCGCAGGCACGGCGTTTGCGATACGCATGCGACAGCAGAGTCGTGTGAGGTGAAACGCCTCGAATACGGGTTCGATGCTCTCCTGTATCTGCGGCGTCACGTGTTTGTTGTCCGCGTGCACGTCCAATCCTGATTTAGGGTTTACGTGCGCGATATACGCTTCGCGCATTGCAATAAATAGCTCATACTTGTTACTGAGTGGTTCACCACATGTGAAGCAACGCATCGCCTCGAATTGCGCCATGTTTCCTCGTTTCCTCGTATGCACGTATGCACGTATGCACGTATTTATATACACACGCGAATCAATTTTCAAAACAAAAATTGATCCTACATGCGTGTACATGTATATGTATGTCCGTAACGCGCGTACGCATGATTGTCTGCGTCATTGCAAGCCAGGGTGCGGGATCGAATTACAAGACATTTAAGAACTCTGCGCGTCCGGTGCTCCTACGTGCAACGATCGCAAGCCTCATCGGTGGTGTGGTGCCGCCAAACATTATATGTGTATCTTACAATGACAATACGGATGCGGGTGCGCTGGCATACGAGGAAACTGCACAGATGTTCGTGAATCGCCCAGGAGTCATATTTCTTAAACAGGCAGAGCCGCAAACACAGTTCCAACATATACGGCACTGTATACGGCACGTCTGCGAGAACGTGAAGCTCGCGGACGATGTACACGTATTATTTATGGACGACGATGATCTACTCGGTAAGGATGTTCTACAGATGTTTACAAAATGGTATGCGGGATATACACGCAAACCCGTCCCGACGTCGCACATCAGTGATTACGTGCGCACGTACTTTGCCGGAAAGGGTAATGACGCGGAAAACCCCGTAGTTGAGGAACCAACGGACATTGCGACACTCGCGTCGAGTATGACATGTAGACCCTACTACTGGAAAACGAACCGCGTTGTCTTTCAAAATCCTGACCTGCATATATGGCACAGGGAGGATCACTGTGACTTCCCGGGAACGATAGTCCCACTTCCGATCGTGATTGTTATGCTTGCGCATCTAAACTGGTATAGTAGCGCTGTGGCGGATACCGTATTTACCACATGTGTTCCGGGCATAATAAAACACTCCGGTATCGGGGACATTGTGGAGTCCATGTGGTACGAGGATTGCGTATCCCCGAATACACGCCTCGCGTACCGCGAGTGACACAGAGTGGTGAAAAAATACTTTTTTCGTTTTCCCGAATCACGTATCGCGCGTAAGGCAATTAGTCCGCGTGGAACTCGCACTTCACGCCTTCGTTCACGAGCGCCTCCTCGAGCTCCTTGCGCGCATCTTCGTCCTTCACGACGCCTGCGATCTGCTTCGCGAGCTCGGAGTATCCGGTTCCGGGCTCGTGGATCTTATCCAGATCCTTCGCGAGCTCAGCCTCGCGGTCCTCCTCTTCCTCGTCGTCCTCAGCGGCGCCAGTGTATGCATAGTCATACTGAGAGTCAAACCACGGGCAGGGTGTGTAGAGGGCAAAGGTGTGCCAGAACGGTCCCTTAACCTGCATCACATCCTTTGCCTTGTCCAGAATATCGGGTTTGTCCATGCTTGTGGATCCCGGTTGTGTGAGGCTGCGGAAGGCGTTCACATTGCGTACAAGGTCGTTGAACGCTTCAGCTTCCTCACGTGCGTTATTGCTGTGGTTCATCTTCTTGATGGACGCGTACAGGAAGTGACGAAACTCATCAATGAGTAGGTGCAGACCCGGTTTTGCCTGGAAGTTCTCCACTGCCGCAGCGGGGTACACATTACTGAGCTGTCCGATTTTGTTTTCGGTGTCAACCACCTTGTACATATTTCGGATAGTCTCAGGCATAGTAACCTTTACGGGGTGGTCCTCTTTCAATCGGCGAACCTCCTCCTTTACTTTGCGTGGGTCCGACAGTACAAGACTTTCTCCGGATGTGTCATTCATAATTTCCTTCAACTTATCCACAGCATCGTCAGGTCCCGTGGTACTTACAGCTGTCAACACGCTAGCGGGAAAGTACAGACGGTTCTTGTAGATGAGGAAGAACGAGATGATGGGGTTCAGTGAGAGAATCGCGCGTGCCTTGTTGTACTGAACGGTTCCTTTCCATGCCATCATCTGGTTCACGACGGCGCGGAGCATGGGGCTTCGGCGCTTCTCATTCGGGTTCGCATTACGAATGCTCTGGTACTCGGCGTTCACGACATCCTGGACGAACTTATCGATCTCCACCTGGGTGGCACCGCCTGATACGTGCTCGGCACCGCCGCGCTTCTTACCACGACGTCCGGCACCGCCATTGGTCGCGGACGCCTTCTTGTAATCGACCTCACCCTTCAGTTCCCAGACCGCCATGTTTCCACGTTGGGCGTTACCGACGCGTCCAAATGGCTTAAATCCGGAATCCGGTGTGAGGACACCACCCTCGATATCCACCTTTGTGGCTCCCACAGACTTAACGCCGAGCTTCTTTCCAAGAAGGGTTGGGATATCATCCTTCATAGATGCGAACTCCTTGACGGTGGGAAGGTATTCCGTGATGATCAATGAGCTCACAATATCGGTAGCGTCCTCGGGGGACTCGCTTTCGATAAGCTTGTTAATCTTCGCGATAAGAGCCGTGTCAGGTAGGAGGAAGGTAATGCCTCCGCCCCGGCGCGGGCTCAGGGAACCCTGCATAGCCAGATTTTCAATAATGTCGTACACTTTGGGGTGACGAGCCTGAAGATAATCGGAAATGCGAGGGTATTTCTTCATTTTGGGGTTAGCAGCCCCGCGTACACTCTTTGTTTTGGGCATGATTTCACTCTGATTACGTGATGCACAATAAAAGATGTTGGTATATTAGCAATAGAAATAAAAATACCCTAAAATAATAATTAATATGTGTACGTATCTAAAATAATTTAAAAATGAAACACATATCATGAATATCATCGGAGAATGGAATTACTGAAGTGTCGCGTGTCCGTAATCGTGGACCCAAAGGCGACAGATATGTCCTACTCGCTGCGCTACGGTATACATGCTGACGGTCACGGCGTAGATCACAAAAACCTCACTGTGAAGTTCGTTCTGGTTACACATTACCAGATAAACTTCATGATCAGCGAGCTCGAAAGGATTATCGACATCAAACAACCATGCGACATTGAGTTTAACTTCAACAAGTGCCCACCCGCCATACGTGACGATGTCGACATCAAGAACAAACTGCGTAACATACTCTACCCGAAACCGCAGCACCTGCAATTCCTGACGCCCACGCCGCAACCAAACCTCTTCCCGCCCGCGGGCTTCACAGCACACGCGTCCGGTGCACCCGCACATGCGATCTCTGTGAATGACTATATCGATATGCAGAAAGTGAATGAGAGCCGCGCCGCGCGACTCATTCCCACCATTCACCTGCACATTCGCGAGCACGGCGCAAATCCGGACCTCACGGTGCTGCACACAGAGAAGGGTCGCAAGAAGATTTGGAATTATATCAAATCCGCGGGCGCAGTGCCGAACATGACTATGGACGAATCACTGTATATCGCCACACGCGTGCAGGCGATGCTCGAGCATGCCGAGCATGCCTAGCCGAGCGTGCGTGCATTATTTTTTCCCGCGCATGCACACGTGTGTATATGGAATATTTGTTTTGAAAAAATATCCCCGCAGGGATATACACTATTGTAACACTCACGTCAACCCAATCAAATTTCACTTCTCTCAACCATGGGAAATTTTCTAGGCAGTCAACGTGATAGTGTTCAAGATCTGTATGCGCACTACGCCCGAGACGTATTCGGGAAGGATGATCAACACACCGATCTCACTCGCGGTGGGTCCGAGGGCTACACCGTCGGCGGACTTGATGACCTGAAGAGCTACGGCTCCTCCATCATGTCCCAAGCCAAGCGCCAGCTCGTCAAGGACATCGCGTCCGACATTGCGCACGACCTCAAAATCAAGGAGGCTGACCCCAAAGGAAAGTCCCTTGATGAGGTGATCAAAGCCCTCAAGAAGATCGTTCCCGATCCTCGCGCTGGTCGCGGAAATGGAAAGACCTACAAGTCGGACAAGTCGCACCAAGAGGCTACCTGCAAGACCATCGCGAAGGTCATCAACCGACGCATGAACTCTACAGTCATCAACGTCAATGACCCTCCCGCGTCCGTCTGTGAACAGGTCTCGGAAGTCATGCACTCACTCTTCACGGGTATGCACGGCGAGTTCGTGGCGGTTCGCGAAGACGTGAAGCGCATCACTCGCAACCTGAACACCCTTGAGAACATGCTCGAAATGAACTTCAACGCTCTTGAGGGCAAGCTGTCCCGCATCCAAGAGGAGGAAGGTGCCCAGATCGGTGCCCCCACCAGCACCCTGCGTAAATTTCACAAGGACCTACTCACCGAGCTCAAGCGCCAACGCACACTTCTTGCCGGTATGACCGACACCGTTGCTCAGAAGTCCGAGCAGGACCTTGAAGCGCTTCTCGAGGAAAACAAGGAGTTCAAGGGACTCGTCAAGAAGATCAAGGCTAGTCCTGGATCCAGCGAGTTCGGCGAGAAGCTCTCGTACGTTCTCAGCGGAGTGCGTACCGTTGCCGAAGCCGCCAACGAGGTCGACAAGGCTCTACGCGCGCTCGGCATCTCCCGTGAGGAGTACGCCAAGCACAAGAACCCCAAGGACCTCAAGAAGTTCATTGGCAAGCACATCGCTGCCAAGCTCGACGCCGACGATGGCACTCTGCGTGACTACATCAAGGCGAGCAAGGCGATCTACGCCCACCAGTACATGCATGACGACGTCGTGAACGCCCTGAAGTCCAAATCCGGACGCGGCGAAGGCGGCGAAGGCAGCGAAGGCAGCGAAGGCAGCGAAGGCAGCGAAGGCAGCGAACATATGGACGGTGGTGAGCACACGGACGAGCACGCAGGAAGCGTCGAGGGCGGAGCCGTGCACGGAGGACTGAAACTCGATAAGCGTGTGCGCCGACGTGAGGAACTCCGTCGCGATCTCCTGAAGACGTTTAACCAACAGCTTTCAAGCCTGTATAACGACATGTCTGCCTCCATCAAGCGCCTTACGGACTCCGTTGTTGCCAAAAAAGCGGATCTCTCGGATGAGCTTGAGAACTTTATTCGTGCTGTGGAGATCCTTCCCGATATCGGACAGAAGTACACCTATTTTGCCCTCACGGGTTACCATGACGACATCCGATCGCGTGAGTACCGCGAGCGCTTCATTGCCTCTGCGAAGTATATGCTCGATGTTGTCGACTCTATGTCCCGTAAGTCCGCTACGTCCGGCATCCCCGCACTGAGCGATCTGAAGAAGTCTCTTGAGGGACTGATCGAACTCGTGGGACGATACTACAAGAAGTTTGCTGAGGGCTTCGGCGTCATGGAAGCCGGCATTAAGGGTAGCGGCATTGACACCGCGAAGCTCAAGGCTAAGACGAAGGCAATCGCCAAGGAAGCCGCAAAGACCGCTACGGAGGTCGCGCTCGCGGACACCCGCGGCGCCGCGGAAGGTTCCACGGAAGGCGGTAATGCGCACGGCGGCGCGCTCGGTGACGAGGAGGTGCTCTTCGGTAAGCCATTTAACATGGCGCAGATCAACCGCATCGCCTATGACTTTAACAACGCGGTTAACAAGCTTACATACAGATTCCGTACGGCGAAGATCCGTCAGAACCTCGCCAAGCTCCCCGCGGAGCGCAAGAGCTTCTCATCCGACTACGAGCGCGTTGTCGGTGATGCCGTCGCTGCAGCCGTGGACGTTGTAAACCGGGACCTCAAGTCCTTCCTCGCGGAATGCGAAGCTCTCGCAGAACCAGCCAACCCACCCCCGAACCGTGGTGACAAGGGTTATATCTACGCCCGCATCCGCGCCGCTGCTCCCGATGCCGATGTGGCGAAGGCACGTACGAAGGATCTCGTTGAGTTCGGTAAGGAGCTCGCCAAGTCAAAGGTGGACATGTACCGCACAGCCGAGGCTTTGGAGCACTACATGAATGCCTTCTCGGATGGTATCACTGAGCACCCGGATGATATTCAGGACATCGTACAGATGCTGAACAGCACGGAGATTATCTCCAAGTGGTACTCCGAGAAGTCTGGTGACAGTGTCGCTGCCGCCTTTGAGGTCTTCCCGAACTCCTTCACGGGTAATGCCGCCGGATACAGTAACGCGAACACCGAAAAGGCTCAGGTTGCTTATCAGGATCAACACTATTATGAGCGCGTTGTCGCGCTGTGCGGTCTTAACGGACAAAACCCACCCACTGGACAGAACGACCCCACTCCTGCAAACTCTGCACAGAACGCTGCGAACGCTGCAACCAACGCGAACCCGGGTCTTCCGGGCAACCCGCTGCTCGCGGTGCCTGTGTACAAAGATGGAGATGATCACCGCCTGCGCGATGCGTTGAAGTTTGTGGATAATGCTCTTCAGGTGAATCCATTGAAGAATATTGCGAGTATCTTTGTAAACATCGGATCGCGATTCGGTGGAAAGGAACTCTCCCGCAAGTCTCACCTTACCCCCGCCCAGATCTACAAGAATCTCCTGAACTATGTGAAGATGTCCAGCTTCACCCTCGGAGCCGAGGCAAAGCCCGTCGCGCCTGTGTATAACACGGGTGTGAACGTACCAAACGCTGTCGGTGGTGCAAACAACACCTATGACAATAACACTGCGGAACTCGCACCCACGGGTGTCAACATTGCTGCGAATGCGGATCTTCCCGCTGGAACACCTGAGGACCGTAAGTTCGCCTACGTCGCGTTTGCGGGCGTGGGTAAAGCTCGACGTGATAACATGATGATCGACAGCTTTACCAGCACGGACGACTTGTTCCAGATGTGCATTAAGTCCATGGTTGCCAAGGTACTCACGACCATCGGTGTTTACAACATGTTCAACCGTAACTACAGCGAGGACGGACTTGGATTCTACAGTGGCTTGCGCCTTGTACTCGGAGGTGCGAGCGAGACGCCTCAGGTCATCCCTGAGGCTCTAGAGCTCTATGTACGATTACCTCTACTCGCTGAGTTCTACCGCGAGATCTTCAACTTCGACCAGACCAATGAGCAGAGTCCGAACTACCGCGCCATCAGCCTTGTCCCCGAGATGTCTGGAACCTTCTCCGGGCTTATCAACATTATCTTTGACCGCGCGCGCTACGTAAAGGAGGGTAATTACGGTGAGAATGACACCCGCGCCCTCGTGCAAGAGATCAACAAAATCTACACGCGATTCCGTGGTTCCAAGAACCCCGTGAATGACGCCATTGATGAGTTTATCGCCGAGATCAACCGTCGTTACGGAATTATCGATGCCAAAGAGCGCACGGCATATCTTGACGAGCGTAAGAACCGCTATAACGACTACTACACACAGCCCGAGGGCGTTGAAGACTTCGATCTCGCCGGTCTTGAGGACGAGGGCAGTGACTTCAATCGTCCCGCCCCGAGTCTCAGTTATCAGACGGAGTTCGCGGACTCCAGCTACAACGCCAAGCACAAGTATGATCTCGCGAACATTGGCACCCACGAGGCGATGCTTCGTAAGGTGCGCTTGAAGATTGACGAGCTGTTCGACGAGGCTAAGCGCGTGCATGAGAAAAACAATAGCACGTCCTACCCGGACACCGTACGATCGCCACCCATTAGCTTCGCCTCGACACTGCGTGCACGCAAGCAGGAGCTCAAGGCTGCCTCTACCAATGAGGATAAGTACAAGGTTATCGCTACCGCTATCAATGGATTCGGATCCTTCGCTGTGACCGCACTCTCGCACAGCCTCGTTATGTTCCACGAGACTGTTTCGAACAACCTCACGATCTTAGATGCCGTTGCACGATCCATGCAGGCATTCAAGAACCGTGTGGGCGCTCTCGATGATGCTATTAAGGGTGCAATGATCTATGCGACTGATCTCACAAACGCGAACGCAAAGTTCGACGTATATGCAGCGCAAAATCCTATCGTGCCGCAATATCGCCAGGGTGCAGATGCGAACGTGAACCGACTACCCCTATATACTTTAGTTACTAATGCGAACAGAGGTGGTAGCGAGGAGGACAAGCGCCGCGCGCGCGAGTTCTTCCTGCGATTTGCACTGGATCAGGGTAAGATGATGAAGGAGACCTTCGAGGCTCTCTATGCGTATACACAGGATCACGACAAACTTGTGGACCTGAATATCGAGGCTATTCGTGATAAGGACGACAAACTCTGCGCTATTAACGTCTCCGTAAGCCACAGCGGACTCATTGAGGAGGTGAAATCCCTGCTCGTGCAGACTAAGGCACAACTGGACAAGTTCCGTGGCGTACTTCCGAAGTCTATCATCCAGAAGTATGAGCAGTACACGAATGGTGACGAACCCACACTTTACAACCTCGAGAAGAAGATCCTCGATAACATCATCGCGGGACGCCAACTCCAGCGTGACGAGGACGAGTATCCCTTTGATCGTGTGAACGAGAAACTCGGCAACATTATGAAGTACTTCACGCGATCATGGAACTTCAACGCCCGTGACTTGGCGGGCGCCGGAGCTGCTGGCAACATCGGGCAGTGGTTGGACCAACACTACAGCAGCAGCAACAACCCTCGCGTACAGGAGCTCCAGGCATATGGTAATCGCGCTGCCGCTGCCGTACAGCACTCGCGTCACGAGTTCGATCGCGAGATGAACGAGCTTGTGTACTATAACTCTATCGATAATGACCCTACTGCGCTCCGCGTCGTACCCGGAGGCGCTGGAAACATGGGCGCTGCCAACAATCCTATTAATCCTGCGGACTTTATTGGTCTGTTCACGTTGCTCGGAAACTCCGATGCTAAGAGCAAAGCGGGTGTCCAACCTTCACACAAGTGGACGGGTGTGCCGGATACCATTGCGTCTTACTATGATAAGGCGTTTGAAAGCTGGGATTTCTCTGATGAGAACAAATCCTTATGGCAGTCATTTAACCGTACGGTTGCCACTTATCTCAAGGTTGTCTTTGATAACTCTCTGCAACGCGTGTACGCCTCGACTGTTGATAAGTTTGCGAACGGTAGCATGAGCAGTGCGGTATTCAACAGTAAATGGTTCAGTGATGCCGGTGCGATTACCGCGAATGAGTTACGCACGAACACCCTTTTCGATGCGGATGCGTCCAAGGCAGCGAAGGGTGGAATCCTGTTGCAATCGCTCGCGATTATGCTACGTCAGCTTGTTTCGGAGCCCCACGCCTCCGGAGATCGTAAGAAGTATCTCGAGACGGATCTTGCGGAGATTCCGTTGTACATGAAGGAGCGCCTCGCTGCGAATCTCCCCATCTTACATAAGATGCTCGGTATGCTTCTTCAGCGTGCAAACCTCGCCCAGAAGTTCTCACTCGGATTGTACGTTGCCCAACCCGTTACATTTACCTCTGCAGGTGTGGCAGGTGTCACGGGTGCCACGGATGTCATGGCACGCACGAATGTCGAGATGACCACGAACCTCGGAAAGATTACGGACGCCGTCGCACGTGGGTGCCAATCACTTATCACGTGTATCGATGAGACGCTTTCGGAGTTGAACGACTCCCCGAAGTACATGGAGTTGCATGCAAACTTCATTGAAGATTACAAGTCCGCCAACGGTAAGATGCCACTTATGCCTGCGAGCTCACTGACATACCTCATTCGCACGGGCGCCAATTACAACCCGAATAACAACAATGAAGAAAACGAAGTTATCCGTCCCTTCTACAAGCCCGGAGACGACAAGTTCAAGATCATGTACGGCTCGCGCGGAATCGTGAACAGCGATCCCAGCCTCAAGGACCTACCGGGTATGTCCGTGCTGCTGAAGGCACACAACGAGTCGGTGGACGCACGTGGAGAGATCTCCGAGAAGGACCTAAACGATAGCCTGCGCTGCTCGCTGCGCCTGCTACGATACGTGCTTAACAGTATCAAGTACAAGGCAACGCTCTCCACAGAGAACAGCTACGCACGTGGATTGAACACCGTGCCCAGAGACGACCGTACGACCTGGCAAACATCCGGTGTTGGGCTTAGCCGCGTCGTCTTGCTCACAGAGAGCGCCTTCCAGAAGGATCAGATCCAGAGCCTGATCACTCACGTACAGAACGTCCGGGATTGCGACGACTACGCAAGCATGTCGCGCAAGGCTATTATCGCTTACAACATTGTGGACTTGAACAAGGTACCTATCAACTTTGCGGCTCTGATGAAGGAGATGCCCATGGTGAACCTGCTGAACTACTCATACACATTCGATCGCATGATTATGGACATGCTTGGACTCTCAAAGGACGACGTGGAAGCCATCATCACATACGAACGCGCCAATCCTATGAGTATCACCATGGACAAGCTTACAGGAAACGGTGCCGCCGGTGCGGGTATGGACGCGAGCAACAACAAACAGGTTGCCGCGCGTCTACTGGGACTGCTCACAATGTTCCCCTACACGGAGGTGGATCGCGAGGTGTATATTCGTCAGGTCTCACGTCTCGTGCGCGGTGACGCGGGTATCCAGGGACTCGAGCGCCCGAGCTACCTCAGCGACCAGATATACAACAAGGCACTATTCGGAGAACTCTATCCGGGCAACATGTACGAGGAGGAAGCCGGTCCCCGCACCGTGAACCCCCGCATGAAGCCCACACGTCTAGATCTTGCCAACGCAGCACGTAATGCAGTGGCAGGTATCACCAACGAACAGATTAACGCCGTAATTGAGGATGCAGTCACGGGTGCAAGTATGGCTCAGATGATTAATTCTGCTCAGAAAGTAGGTTTACAGCCGGGACCTGCCGTTGCCTTGGGTAATGCGCTATCGGAACTTGTTACGCCCGCGAACGATAGGAAAGGACTTGGGTACTCGTCCAAAGACCGTTCACTGCACTACATGGTCGCAAATAAGAATGGGCGCGATGCGGAGATTAAATCCGTGGACGTTGGTGATTATAAGGAGTTGCTCCAGGCTATTGGGCGCATGCGCTTCGATACCAAGTTCGTGCGTAACCTGTTCTGGCTCACGAATATCCAGCGTCTGCTCCGCTTGAAGATGCGTCAGGAACTCAACTGGTTCGACAGCAAGATCGTCAGTGAACACGCCGTGCTCGCGCCCTCCATCACGGAGTACAGCGGCAACCGCACCGGTCCACTGAATCGCTTCATGGAGTAAGGTACATACGTACAGAAAACAGAAAAATAGGAAAATGAAAACCCCATTTTTTCCCTATTCACCGAAAGTCGTAAATTCTTATAAAAATTGAATCATCTACAGATAATACAACCGAACCATGCCCAAAACCTCATCGTCCATCGTTCCCAATGAACATCGTACACCTCCGGCGCAGACCCCACTCTGGGCGGCGGCGAAGCGCCGGCACGCTCGGCGCGCTCGGCAAGCTCAGTACATGTGGTCCCCATACTCGAGTCTCACGGAGAAACAGTATGAGCAACTGAAGCACATCTGCCATCGCAGTCCCGTGAAGTTCGTGTCCGCCGAGTCACGAGACGGGGATAAGCCTCTTGCGCGCGTGCTCTTCCCGGAGTAATACGCATGCGCACGTCTGTACTTTTTTTTGTTCTGAATTTTCGATGCATACGTGAATATACATGAAGTTTCGCGGGCGGCTCATCGCGGAGGATAACGTCGCGCTTGCGCATGCACGCGAGGACGTGCGCGATATACAGAGATTGGAGGTGACAATATCCCACGAGTCGCACGACGTCGTGCAACGCGTCATATATACATACACGGAGGAGGGTACGAAACGGATAACGATACCCATGCGACGCGACCGACGGGACCTGTGTGCGACGGTGCTCATATCCGGCAACGGGCAGGGAAATCTATACAAGCACCTACAGCCAGACATCCTCGCGTACCTGAAAGCGCACCGCACGCAGAACCCCACGCACATGGGATCCGCATTTATCGGTCTGGAGATGGTATTTGATGTGCGCATCAAAAAATACACCTTTATACAGGAAGGTACAGATATCCGCGTTTCCGGGCTAAAATTCGTACTCGTGCACCTGTCCATGCCCACGCGTGCGCAGGCAAAATATTCATATTAAAATTGATTGCCGTTCAGTATATAGGCATGACCGAACTTTTTAAATATGACGAGAGGTGGGTCCCTGAGGTAATATCGATGCGTAATAGCGGGGTACTCTGTTATCTGAACTCCCTCGTTCAGTGTTTGATATCACTTCCTGCATTTAACAAGTCCCTGACCGTGCAGAAAGAGAAGTTTGCGGAGTCCGGGAACACACTGGCTTTGTCATTGATTAAACTGTTCGTGGATAACTATCGGTCGTCGGATGGATCCACAAGCTTGCGTAGCGCGTCCCTAGACAGTATACTCACTGAACTAATTCAGCGCCGTAAGCGCAGCCTGCGGGACGGAACACTTATGGCGGGACGTCAGGAGGATGCAGACGAGGGCTTCCATGTGTTACTTAACTCGCTGGACGGTGATCTACAAAATCTGAACAGTCATACGAGCGCGAATAGTATTGAAACGGTGTTCCATATTCGCTATGACACGATTATCAAATGTCGCTCCTGCAATGCCGAACGACACGCGGGTGATGATGAGGATGGTCCATCGAAGTTTGTAGAGCCACCAGAGCTCACGATTCACATCCCAGAGTACGACGACGTTATCGGACGAATAGACAGTCAGGAGGCAATGGAGAAGTATATCATGTTGCGTTCGGAGTTCCCGGATGGTTATCGCTGTGAGAAGTGCGGAGCCGAAAATAGTCGTGGAAATAACGTCGTGGTAAAACGTAACGTTCTACGTCGACTATCGTCGGTCATCGTTATTACCTTTAAGAACTACCCGGAGTATAACTCCAGTGGACGCAAGGCGTTACATTATTTTCCGCCGACCATGAAGTTTAAGTCCAAAGACGGGATACTCGTGTACCAGACTGTCGCGAAGATCGAACACTTCGGTGGAATGTCCGGTGGGCACTATATATCATACTGCAAGCGCCCAGTGCATAAGGGTAGTCATGAACAGCGCATAGCAGAGTACGAGACGTTTATCCAAAAACTGGAAGCCGCACGCGACGACCGGAACACGCGACAGGTCCAGCAGATAAAACAGCTCAAGCGGCGATTGCGCAACGCCAAGCAAACCTCCACAGACGTGTTTAACATGAATGACGATCGTGTGGTCTACTCAAAGGAAGGTATCGAACCCTCGCCGAACACATACATGGTCTTCTACCATCTCACGTGAATACATGCGTGCATACGTACATACGTACATGTGTGCATTTTTTTCCGCGCGTATGTATAACAATGAAAGGCGCACATATCGCATGGGGTGTAATTATCGTATGTCTGATACTCATGATCACGTTACGCATCGTGCAACCGTCGCCGCACGATCGCGCGCGTATCTCCGTGAATCTTACGAACGTGCGTGGGATTGCAATATCGGCGGGTGGTGTGTATGGATACGCACTACCAGGTGTATTTGACGCTCTGAGCGCACGCGGACTAAACCTGGGACCGGATAGTCCCGTGGAATACTTTATCGGGACCTCCGCGGGCGCGATGGAGTGCGCATTACTGAGCTGCCGGGTACCATTGGATATAATACGTGACGCCATTGTGGGCATCGACACGCCCGGGTTTCTGAAGAATGCGGATGGGAACCGCAGTGAGGCTTACGTGTCCTGTATTGGTATGGGTCGTATGATAAACGGCGATGTGTTCGGCGCCGCTATACGTGACACCCTGAACGCGCATACGCTCGGCGTCCGCGACATCACGCTCCGACAGGCGCATGAGATATACGGAACCACGTTTATCGCGGTGACTTCGGAACTGAAAACGTTTGCAGAACCGTATTATATTTCGCATGTGAACCACCCGGACATGCCCGTGTATGTTGCAGCGCAGATATCCGCATCGGCACCGTTTGTTGTCGCACCGACAGAGGTGGACGGACGTGTACTCGTGGACGGTGCCACCGTGGATGCGTACCCCCTACGCGAGCTGGCGAAACACATACCGCTCGACGAGTGTCTGGGAATACTCCTGGACCAGTTCACGGTGGGTTTATCGGGTAACTGTGGCGCGAATGCAAACACGAATCTCGTTGGTGCATATGTTCACGGGCGTGCGCATCCCTGGACCGAGATGTCGGACGCGGAGCGCGCGCGTACGATCTATGTGGTCTGTGAGGCATGCGCGGGCATGAATATGTTTGACGTGCGTGAACACGAGAAGGAACGCGCGTATACGGAAGGTGTGATGTCTGTGGAGAGTAGATTATCTATGTAAAGATTTTCACATGGGGAATATAGACAATGAGTTTTTTAGTCGGAGTACTTATTGTATGCTTTATCACCATCATCGGGTTAAACATAATTGCTGTTAGTCCCCGTGAGAAGTTCACGCGCGACCCGACGCTAAATCTGACCAAGATTCGCGGTATTGCCTTCTCATCCGCGGGCGTGCTTGGATATGCATTCGTCGGGGCGTTGAAGAATCTTATCGCGCGTGGTCTGGATGTATCTGCGTCCGGTATGTTGGATTACTTTGCGGGCGCGTCTGCGGGCTCGATATTAGCGGTACTACTAGCGTGTCGTGTACCACTGGACCGTATAGACGCGTACTATCAGCAATTGGAAGTTAAAGACGTGCTCGGTGTGAAGCATGATACGTATATTAAGTCCCTTAAGACGGCATCACTGCGCAGTAGTCACTTTATGGAGGACTCCGTCGAACATATATTGTACGAGCACACGGGTATCCGGAACATCACTCTCGAACAGATATATGAAAAGTACGGCACAACCGTTATACTCTCAGGCACGAATGTGAATTACATATCCCAACCACTATACATGTCTCGGTTCAGTCATCCGGATCTTAGCGCTGCACGCGCAGCGCGAGCCTCGTCCAGCATCCCGCTACTGTTCGCACCGGTAAGGATCGACGAATTTCTCGTGATGGATGGCGCCGCCGTGGATGCCTGCGTCATCAAGGAGTTACAGCATTACTTAGATATTTCGGAGATACTCTGCATGTCCATTGACTACTTAGACATGGTCATTACACCGGAAACCGTCATAAAGAAGTGTGTGCGAGACGTATCGGCGTGGTTTTTCGGTATATACCGCGTGCACCCGGCAAACCAGTTTACGCGCGCTGAGAAACAACGCACTATATACATCGCATGTATAGACTGTCCATCGACCCTGAACTTCTACATAGATGGCGAAGACAAGAAAAAAATATTCCAGAGTGGTAGTGACTCCGTGGACCGCTACTTCTCCGACTACGAGTACTATCTGTAGGCTACGGCAAGAGCTCCGTGCCGTAGTCCGGGTTTGCGAACTCGGACTTCGCGCTCTGCTCAAACATCCACACATATGAGGGTTCCGTTGTGTGGCGATACCAGTACGTGGGCTTTCCGGACTCATCCGGAATATACTTGCGATATTCTAAGGACTTCTCGGCGTTCTCATTCAGAGGCGCATAGATTTCACTGCGGTGCGGACCACCACCGGGTATCCCGGTGAGCTGCTGTCTACGCCAGTCATAACTATTCGTACGTGCCCAGTTATCATTTGCATATGCCGGATAATTTACGTCGCGCCCCACGCGCCATGCGCCGAGATTCTCATCATACGGTGGAAACACATAGTGCTCATCTACATAGCGTGCGTACACGAAACCCTCGTCGCTATCAATCGCTCGCGTGTTATCCAGACTCCGACTCATTTTCCTGATCGTGAGTTTGCGAAAATTGAATGCTATATCATTAGCCATTTAAAAATACCCACGTGAAATATTATACACATGGACATTATCGTGGAGGGTAACATCGGCGCGGGCAAGACTACGTATCTCAAGCTCCTGAAGGAGTTTACGGACGAAGAGTTGGATGTGAACATCGAACCGCTCGCCATGTGGAAGGAGCTCGGGCTTCTAGAGGCATTTTACAACGACCAGAAACGCTGGGCATACACCTTTCAGAGTACGGCGTTCGTCACGCGCTTTGCGGTCGCTGCACAGCCTCGCGTGAATCCCAAAGGTGTACGCGTTCTTGAGCGATCCGTATTTGCGGATAACAAGTGCTTCGCCGCGACACAGTACGAGGTCGGAAATATGAACGATATGGAGTGGCACGCGTACAGTATGTGGTATGAGGTCATGACCCAGAAGTTTCCGGACATACTCGCGTTTGACAAGATTATCTACCTACGCGCAACGCCGGAGACGTGTCTGCGACGTATCAAAACTCGCGATCGCGACGCGGAGTCAGATATGGACGTGAACTACCTGCGCGCTCTGCACGCGAAGTATGAAGCCTGGTTGATGTCTCCGGAGATGATGGGACGCGTGCACATAGTGGACGTGGAGAAAGACTGGGAGTCCCGCGACTCCTACCGCGAGCAGGTCTATGCAGACATCCGCAAGGTCATCGCGGACATCCGTGAAACACACTGATCCCGCGAAAAAATTGAATATTTTTTCCAACGCACACACGTACACACGTAAACAGGAATATGACACGTATACGCATCTGCCTAAGTGGTGTTCGCGATGGGACCCTCCCGGATCTCGGAAGCGCAGAGTTCGACGAGCAGGATGAGAAGGGGATGGATCGACATATCAAATGCCTGAAAAACGCGCGGCGATACTTCGGTGGACACTACGAGGTTAACATTACCATCGTGCTCGAAAACGAAAATTGAAAAGCACGTTTTTTATATACACACGAACATACACAATGTCGTTCATAGGGAATCCACTGCGCGGTACCCCCGAGGTCGTTATGAAGGACCCGAATCGCAAGAGCGCTTACCGTTTGGAAGTTTTCTATGTGCAGGACATAACCGAACCGAGCCGCGTATGTGCAACACAAAGACATCTTTGACAGCGAAGATAGGTGCGTGCGCACATTCATATTCGAGACGGAGAGCGATCGTGAGCGATTCGTGAACGGCATGAGTTTCATAAAGCAGCTCTACGGATTGGAGGGATGCCACGCGGTGGTCACAGACCTGCCCATTGAGGGTACTAAGAAGTGAACGGTGACCCTGTGAGAGAAATTGAATATTTTTTCCCTAATATATACACGCGCATGGAGGTGGATCTCTACCGGATCTGGCTCGGACCACGACCCTGGTGTGGTGAGGGTCCGGAGTTTATGTCGCACACGTTCTACGAATATCAGATGCAGGAGATGACCGATTACACGCGATACCTCATGGGTCTCACCAACGTTCTCGGCACGCCGTACGTTGTCTTCACGGAAGTCATAGCGGACGGCGCTATCGTACTCACGCACGTGAACACGTGAACATATAAAAACTGATGTATGTTTTTTCGTATGGAAAATGAAGCGCTATGAGTTCACGACACTCTTCTGGAACGTCTGTACGGGTAGCGGGGCGGAGGTCCACACGGAAACGAGTTGGGCGACACGTGGACCGCGCGTGCGCGACCTACTTACGCGTAACCCCGCGGACATCATGTGCCTCGTGGAGGTCGCGCGTGCCGGGCGTGCCGGGCGTGCCGCGAAGGCCGCGGATACGTTGAGCGTCTATGACCTCGCAGCGCCGTTTCGGAATCACCACCTCGTGATGCGCAGTTATGGAAGCAACTCGCTCGTCGCGCTTGTGAATACAAAGAAGTTTATCGTCGAAGACGTCCACGTGCGTGGTATATCCACAAACAACATCGCGATGTTTGTGGATCTCATGCATAAGCGTGCAGACACACCAATGACGCTTGTTGTAACGCACTTCCCGGCGAATCACCCGGGTCGCTACGACATCCTGAAGACATTCGGTGCACGCGTGCGCGAGCGCGTGGTGGGTGCGCGTCCGCTGCTGATATGCGGGGACTTCAACATGGAGGGCACACTCGCACGTGAGAGTATTGAGGAGCACACGGGTACGTGCGTGCGCATACCACCTGTATCTGATACGATCCCGGGAACGTTCCTCGGATTCCGTGAGATCGACCGCGCATATCGGGTACCAGATACCGCGCGCGAGTTCGACGTCGTAGCTGTGCGCGATCTGGAGACGGACCGCCACGCAATCGCAGATCTCACACAACACACTTACGGTGACACCATCGCGACGTACACGTATCCCTCGGACCACCTCGCCGTGCACCTGCGCGCATTCCTCACCGTGCGCGTGTGAGCATATTTTTTTGGGACAGCGAAAAATTGATTTCGTATGTATAAATACAACGGAACCATGTCCGATGATGGTCATTGCAATCATGTTGAGTGTCTCGCGGAGGCAGTGCTGAGGGGTGGTTACTTGGTATGTCTACATGGATGCCCCTTCTGCGGATGGGACGCCAACTGCCCTCATGGATGTCCTTACTGCCGTCACGGACCGCCTCACCGCGACTGATACAAAAAAGTATTTTTTCCATTTCGTGTACGCTTGGCACGCTTGGCACGCTTGGTTACCAGTTGACGAAGTTCTCGGCATTCTGAACCTTGCCCTCGTAGTTGTTTTCGAACTGGTACTGACCAGCAGGAACGAGGTTCTGCTCGGCAGTAAGATACGTGGCATCCTTGGCAGCGTAACCCCAGCGGAGAGGAGCACTGCGCTTAAGCACACTCTGATCGATATCGGGTTGCTGGCGAGCCGAGGCACCGATATCAACATGCTGAGGGCGGCGGAGACCCACGAAGTTAGTGAATGCAGAGTTTGTATTGTCGTCCGTGACGGAGGTGAAGTTAGCACCGGAGCTGAAGCGGCGCACATCCTTAACAAAATCCTGGTGGTTAGCGAAAGTAGAGGGGTCTAGTTCGGAGGTCTTAAGCACCTCTCCCCAGGACATATCGTCACCATATCCCATAACCTCCATGAGCTCAGCCGTCTCCGGGCTAATAGCACCGCCGAGCGATGGGCTCATATGCTCCGCCTTGCGACCGGCACTACCGCTGCCGCCCGCCATAGACTCATTCTCGGGAATCAAGAATCCGCTGACCTCCTTCGGACTCTTTCCACTGAGCGCGGACACCACGCTTGTACGGAACGCCTTTGTGAGGTGGATTAGCTGTGGCAGAAAGACCAGCAGTAGTACGATTACAACGACGATTGCTAGTATGATTTCCGGTTCCATCTTATTTTATCCCTGATGTATTTGGAATGGTATATATTACCGAATACGAAAAAAAAGTAAAAAAATATTAATTTCGAATTCATTCGCATATTAACTAGATGCGAGGCAAGTCACTCAGTGCGTCGGACTTGTTCTTCATCCAATTCCGAAATTCGTTGGCTTCACTTGTGTCTGTCACGGCACTGGGTCGGATCATCTGTCTTTTCGCACGCTGACGTGATTTAGAGTCCAGTAAACGTGACAGTCGGGCATTATCCTTGAGGTAGTTCTCGTTTAGCTCCAACTCTTTAATTTTCTTGTATGTTGCTGCTAAATCATAGTAACACTCCTCAATCTTCTCAATGAGATACACCTTCTCGTCCTCATCGATGAACTCCTCCTCTTCCAAGATGTTCAGATCCAACCGACTCGTAATCTGTTCCTGCATGGCTTTGACTTGCTCCTTGATACGCTTGGCATCCATGCAACCCTGTGCTATGGGCTTTCCGAACGCAACACTGATCTTGTTCTCACGTATGATTGTGTTCACGACCTCTCCAAAGCTGTTCATATCATCCTCACTGATCGACTTGTACTTAACCATGAGCAACTTCATCTTACGTTGCAAGGTTCGCAAGTCTGTCTGTGCTCGATGTAGGCGCTCGTTCTTCATGCATGTTTTCACGCGTGTACCGGTCATAGGATTTCGGTGGAGTTTCGGTATGTAGTAGTGAGCCATGTACTCCGTGAGTGACATGTGTAATGCTTCGGCGATATACGGCGCAAGAGTTTCGGCACGACTCTCACCGAGTTTCTTCGCATCACCGATCATTTTGTTCGCGAGTTTCGTACTCACTTCATCACTGGATTTCTTGTATCCGAACCCACCTTCCACACTGTCCTCGATGTTTGAGTTATGGAACGCCACGCTTTCCAGCTTGTCCAGGATATCCAACGTAGTGTCCCCGCCGTGGTAACTGTAAATGCGGTCCGTCTTCGCTTTCGATCGGATCTTCGCATATATGCCTTTCTGTACGGTACCGAACTCCGGATATACACTGCCAAAGTGTTCCTCGTAGTACTTCACAAGAATCTTCTTGGCTTCCCCGTGCGCTTTCTTATCCGCGCTTTTATAGGCTTCGTCGTCTTCGTACATCCAATCCTGGAAATGATGATCATACGCGCTATGATAAAGTAGGAAGCGCGCGAACTGACCGCAGATCTCGCCCGTCATGTAATAATCCATATCGATTTCCATACACGCACCCTCCTCGCGTTCCAACCAGTCATTATACACGGTATTCGTAAGAGATTCGAAGAATTCCATCTTCTCGCCCATACTCTTCTCCACCTTTGTACCGGTAATACCGTACTTCCAGGGATACTTTTTCGCGTAAATTATGGGAAACCGCTCACCGGCTTCCGGGCACTTAATGCCGAGCTCAGGGTGGTTCTCTTCGATGTATCGCATGCGTGATATGAGTTTCAACACGCTGACGTTACCGGGCTTTCCGGGATCGGGCAGCTTATAACGTTTCGTGCGCGCAAACATCTCTGGTTTCCACTCGTGATTCATGATGTCCTGCAAGTTGCATTCAACGATTTCGCGTAACGTACGCGTCTCCGTGATACAGAACGCGTCTTTCCAAACCTTGTAGCAGTTGATCTTCATAAACTCTGACCCACCACGCTTCTTGATTTCCAATCCGCGGATAAATAGCGTTTTGGACTTCATAAACTCACTCAGCGTACATTCGGGCATGCAGATCGCAAGATTTACAATACCCATGTGTTGCACACCAATGTACTTCTTTTTACCGACCATGGCAAACGGCCAGAGTACCTCCTCGTACGCCATCTTAAGGAAGCGCGTACCATTATCCTCGTAAAGCATGTTATTAACTTCGTTCTTAAACTTGTCCAGGTCTTCCATTGTGAGCTCTATCATACGCTTCCAGTACTCAGCTTTACTAATTTTCCCGTTGAGGAACGCGTCATCGAGATCTTCGAAGATATGTTCCGGACAACAGATGTACAGACTATCCGTGTCACCATACAATACACGGTAACCCTTAGACTCGACAAACTTCTTCACAAGTTTGATACTCTCCTGACCATTCGTTGTGATACCGCCGGCAATCTCGACAGCGAAGAATGGTGATAGCGAGTTGCCAGTCTCACCGTAAAAGGTGTTCATGAATCTCTTCAACGCAAGCTGCTTGGAATTCCAGTACGTAAACTGAAAGTTAATCTCTTCATAGACGGCGCGCATGCCTTTACCGCGTACAAGACCCGAACCCTCGGATATCCATTCCTTGTGGAAGAACGCGAGCACTTCATTCGCCCCGTGTAGCTTCCATTTGTAGAACTTTGCCTTCACGCTCTCACCCACGGCGACGGCGTTGTCATAGGAATCCTGTAGATCGGCGATGAATTGCTCTGCGAACTCCACAACGTATTTCTGCTGTTCATCGATGGGCAACTCAGCAAGTGCGTCCAGGGATTTGCTCTCAAAAACCTTCTCCATGAACTCCTTGGGCTCTTCGAAATAACCCATACGGTTTTTGAACTCGCTACGCAAATCAAACAGCTCTTTGAGAATGGTAGGGTACAACCCCATACCATCATATCGAATAATATTGCCCTTATCGTCCTTGATAGGCGTGTGCTGGACGATCCATCCGACACGAATCTCACGCGTCTCCACAGGTTCGCCGTCCTTGAAATACGGTACACTGACTTTCTTGAGACGATATCCCTCAGCCTCAAGTGCACGGGCGTACGCTTCGTCACGAATAAGCTTCTCAGGTGAGAGGTTAAACGTCATAATCTCAGACGGATACAGCGATGAGAAATCCAGACCCGTACAGGGTCGATCAATCTCATCATTCTCATCGACAGGTGTGTTTTTCACGTGTTCGATGCGCGCATGGATGTCCCGCGCTGTGACGCGGACGCTCGAGCTTGCGCGCGTCGTCGCCGCCTTACCCTCGGAGAACCACCAGTCGCGCAGCGGCGCGAACTCCGGTTCTTGTGGGTCGATGTACTTATGATCGAATGTGCGGATCATACGCCCATCGATGCCGCGTAGGACTTTTCGCGCAGCGTCCGCGCGGGTGTTCACGGGCTCGGTTTTCACCTGCACACGCTTACGCTTTGCGGTAACATGGTCGCGGTATAAACCTTTTTTCGGTGGTACGACATATGCACCGGGATACTTTCGCGGATCCTTGATACCACTACTGATATTTGTAAAGGCAATATCCCATTCCTTTTCGATACCGCGCGAAATGACAAGATTTCGCACCTTCATACCATCAGCTTTGTAAACTGCGTCGTCCATAGACGTGTATGATAGATTTGCCATCTCACGATGGTCGGGAACGACGTTACGAATCTTAAGTAGTTCGTGACATCGTTGCGCATCCACATTACAGTACTTTACAACATCTGTGGCTTCTTTGAGCACGTGAATGATCTCTTCCAGTGTGAGCTTTTCCGCGCCATAAGTAGAGTCGTCGACCTGCTTAAACGGATTATCACTAACGCCCGCGGCGCATCGCTCACGTACATTCGCGCGGTTGTACCAGACGTATTCGTCTCCATATTCACCACGGCGATCCTCTATGTATTCCATAATCTTGGCATAGTCGGTTGTCTTGGCGTCGCGAGCGAAGTCGCGCAGCAGACGATATATTTTAAACATTGTCTGATAAGGCATGTCTTCTTTTGATCCGAGTTTGCACACGGATAGGAAGAAGTTTAGGCTGGATTTCTCAGCGTTCGGCATGAGCCGGCGGAACACGATACGTACATCGATAGGTATGTATCCGGGCACACGGAAGAACGTTGCATCTACGTAAGTATCAGCATCGATCTTAATCTTGCTCTCGTTGTGTTCACCTTTAATCGCGTATTTCGCATTCTCCTCGGTATAAGCGAGACACGATGCAGCCCTTTTAAAGGTAGACATGATGCGATAGGGAACATTCGCACGTGTTTGCGTCTGCGCACTCTTAACGCGTGACGAGCCGATGTGACGTTCCATTTCGTCATATGTCTTCATGCGGTTAATCAGGAACGGCCAATCGTATTGACCGTCGTTGAATCCAGATACGAATTCAGGAGCCATGCGCCCAAGTATGTGACCCTTAATCTGTGCCATACTTACCTGGTTATCGCATTGGATGATGAGACAGTCGTCTCGTGGTGGTACGGGCATCTCCGATATACAAATCCGTAAGAACGGGTTGTCTTCAGAGTGCCAGCCAAATGTCATGCAATCCATGAACATAAGATCGGCTTCTCGCCCACTTTCGTCGAATATCTTTGCGGGATCTGGTGCATTACCGGTGGACCGATTTGAGTACGTCTCTATATCCCACGTTGCTATCATCGAACGATCCTGACGTAGATACGACAGACTCTGCTTCTTTTTTAGCAACGCAGGGTCACTGGACATACTGCGCATGTTCTTAATGTCAACGACAAACGCATGTTCGACATTACGGTGATTAACGTACTCACCGGACGTATCGATCTTATACTCGCTAACTTGGTTCCAATCGCAGAGATCGATCTTGTACTCGCGCGCAACCTTACGATAATGACTACTCAGGTCGTCTGACGCGGTTTCTAAATTCACGGTCATACGTGTGCCTGTATTCGTCGAATATACGTACGGGTTATCACGTAGGTACTTAATTGATCGGGTACGCTGCCATGAGGTATTGAAGTGTAATCGTACATAATCGCTCTTACTCTTCTGAAACCCCTCAAATGGAAGCTTACTTGTAAATCCGTAGCGCGTAGGAAAGCATCCGTTCGCCTTAAGCAAGTTCTGAACGTCTGATCCAAACGACTCTTTAGGTACTCCGTCCGGTACTTTTACATCGAAGAACAAATCAATGCCTTCAATAATTAGCGCCGCTTTAGATCCATTAAACAGTACACCAAACAGAATGAGTTTGTACTTTAACGAAGTTCCACCGTAACCGTTGGGCGTTTTGTAATGTTGCTCAACAAGATCATTCGGCAGAAAGTACACCGGTGCACCTTTCTTCAGCGAGTTACGCAGGAACCGCGTGTGTCCCTCATGAAGAAACTCCTTTCGGTTGGGAAGTGCCCGTAGCGCCGCCTGGCGCTCCTCGGTAGTCCCCGACCGGGAGTATTTGATAATCTTTCCATGATGCGCGTTGGTCGTTTGTTCGGTCATGCTTTATAATAGAAGCTGTCCTATCTTTAGATGACCCCCGTTCAGTTTTCACGTACGAAAACTGAAGTACATACGGGTGTACGGGTGTACGGATACAATGGAATGTGAGATACTGCGGGCGCTCGCGGAGATTCGCTCATGCCTACAGGAAATAAACGCGCGCATAGACCGTCTTACAAGTGTACTAGGCACTATTCGCATGCCGGTGTACCGAAAGGGGCGCGGGTGCTCCATCAGTGGAAAGCGTTACGAGGAGCAGGTTCTACAGGTTGTGCGTCGCCTGTATCACAATGATGAGCCGTTCTGCACGGAGACGGAAACCGCGGGATCCAGCGCGGAGGCGGATATCGTATGCGAGTACAACGGCATGCCTATACCCATAGAGGTGAAGATCGCAACCGCCCCGGACTGGATGCAGCTCGCCATCGTGCCACAGGATGGCAGCGACGGCAGCGACGGCAGCGACGGCAGCCCACCCGTGTGGCGGTCGAGTGGACGTGCGAAGATCGGACGCGCGGCGTCGGAAATCTTCGAGGCGCACATAAACAGTGTATCCATATTTGACGGTGAACTCCCACCACCCATGTGCACACCGATGTCGCACGCTGAGTGGAAGACGATGAAGGCGCAGACGCGTCAGTTTAACGACTTCTACATCCCATGTGAGGACCATGATCTGATATCACAGCTCTATAATGCGAAGGGATGTTATTATATTCAGGTTTCAGGTGGATACGGGCTGTATCACACAGGGCGCGATGTGTGTGGGCTTGGCGTGCCGAAGTTCAGCGTGTGCAGCCGTCTGCGCGTGCGCACAAAGATCACGGGCAGAAATGTCGTGCGTTCTGGAAACGCAAAAAAGGTGGGTCTGTTTGTTAGTTGCGCGGCACAACCCGTATCAATCAAGACGCTACCAAAGTCCCCTTATACACTGGACTCACTGGACGATCCCACGCGTATACCATGCACACTCACGGTCTAGAAGTTCAGGATAACCATCTCACTGGATTTTTTGCTGGCGTTCATCCCATATGACCAGGACACATCCAATATTGTGTAATCAGCGTAGAGTTCGCGTATATAGTCGTTGTCGTTGTAAGTCATGACCCACCGCAGCCCGGCGAGCTCGGCAAGCTCGGTAAGCCCCACAAGCGTATCCCGGAGCGCCACGTGGTCGAAACCCTCGTGCATGTCTCCATTTTTTCCATACAGCCGATCGCCACTCTTTCCAAGATCGTATGGCGGATCAAGGAATATGAGCGTTCGTGAGCGCGCATGCGGGGTTAGCCGCGTGCAAATGTGCTCCAGAAAGTCCTGGTAATCACGGTTGTGTATATACGTGCGCGACATGTCCATACTGCGCAATGTGTGCACTGAATTGTCTGTGAGGCGCTTATTGGAAGCCTCCTGAGAGAAACCGCCCGAGAGTGTCGCACCGCTGAACGAACACCGATTAATTACAAAATACATGGATGCCTGTGTGAGACTGTCCGGCTCGGACATAATACGCGTGCGGTAGTCCACAAAGTCCTCCTTGGATACCGGGCGCATATCCTCGACTGCGTCCGCGAGTTCATCTGCGCGCTTCTTTAGGACACGCCAGAAGACCGTCAAAGGCGTGAACTTGTCATTCACGAGCAATATCACATCGTGCGCATTCTGTAGATGGAATTCAAATGATCCACCACCGAAGAACGGCGATACCACATAGTCAATATCATCAAGATCCACGCGTGATGCGACAATCTCATACAAGCGCTTACACGCGCGTGTCTTCCCACCGGGATACCGCAGTGGCGACCGGTTCTGCATTATACATACGTTCACGTGCATGCATCAGTTTTCACATCCATTCATATGAAAAAATGTACTCTGTGTGTTCATGCGTCTACTTGTAAAGGAGGTGTTCGAGGAGTTCGTTCTCCTTCATGTACTGGCGCTCCGAGGGGCTTGGAGGCTCGGACATGATAGGATCTGCGGCACGCATGGCAATCGCACCGTCCGTGAGGCGTCCACCTCCGAGCATGGGTAGGTCACTGACGAAGTTCTCCGCGCCGAGACCGCCCGCAAGCTGTCGTGCGGCACCTACCTGGGCATTTGCGAAGTTCTCCGCGCCGAGACCGCCCGCAAGCTGTCGTGCGGCACCTGCCTGAGCATTCGCGAAGCCCTCGGCGCCTGCAGCACGCCGTATAATCTGTCGACCGTTCGCAAAGGTGTCGAACTGCGTGCTCAGACGGCGTGTGGTATCGCTCTGACCATTATCCATGTGTTCATCAAACGCCGTAGTGGGATAGAGTCCACGCGCAACCTCCGCCTTGCGCCCGGTGTACGAGCGACTACGGAACGCCTCCGACGCCTCCGACGCCTGCGCTGCCTGCGCGGCGTAGTGCTGTGCGATCATCTGGAGGTTTGCCTGGCGCTTCCACGCGGAGAAGAGCAACATAAGCATAACAATAAACATAGCGATAGTGATACCGATCACGATGGTCATTCGCATAACTGTTTTGTCTGTATCTGGGTCACCACCAAACATTGTAATATTTGATATGAAACGTGTATATCACGTGTATGAAAAAAATAAGTGAAATTATTTATTTTGCGTTCACAGACGCGGATCGAAAAGCGGGTTGTATGTGAGTAGGAGTCCGCAGTACTTGATGGGATACAGTGCGTAGTTTACGGGCTCGTATATGCCCGCCTCCACAGCGTTCAGCAGTACGAACTTAAACAGTACCCAAAAACCATCTGGGTGACCCCATTCGTTGTTCATCATGTGCGAGAGTTCATGCAAAACGACAAACATAATTGTATTGGTGTCATGAATATCGTGATTACCCTGGAGATTTTTTTCCTTCTCGCGCAGGCACAGGACGAGCCGAGCTTTGTCTTCCGTGTATGATGTATTACCCTCCTTGTTCAGTGGACTGATCTCACGTATCTCATCCGAGTCATAGTTGTTCATCAGCTGCGTCACACGTTCCTGTATATATTCCGGTGTGAGCACGGCGCGCATGTCATCCGCGATATCATTACCGTTGTATAATTCAGACGATCCGACCACATCAATATGATTGTTCTTTGTAGGATCCAGTCCCGAACTCACAAACGAGGATTTTACGTACTTGTTCTTCAGGTGGTTGATGAGCTTCTTACTACGCACCGTAATCTCCTCCAACACTTTCGCAGCGTCTTTGGGGTTGTGGTGCTGCCGATGCACGTAGTAGGACTCACACCCGGAATCCGGCGCGCTCGCCGAGCTTGCCGAGCCGGGTGCGCATGTGCGCACGCCGTATGTGTTCCAGGCGCTGTGTTTGTAGTAGTAGTGGTAGAACATCATGAGGGCAATGATGATGAGTAGTGCCCATGCAAGTGTCGGCATGTTCAAGGTTTCCTTGAAGTGAATTATATATTAGAAGAAATATAATACACGAAGAACAATGGACAATATTTTCGTGAAAAATCCAATCACGTTACATATTCTGTCCGTGAATCTGGCGTCGGATACACCGTTTACCACACAGGAGGAGATCACATTTATCGGGGGTGCTCCCCGGACGCCCAGCAAGTCCAGCAAACGTGGTGCGGCGGACTCGGACGTGGATATCTTCGACATCAGCGAGATTCTCGAGGACACACCGAGCACGCCCGTTACCGGCAAGCCTGCCAAGCCTACCAAGCCTGCCAAGCCCGTTACCGAGAAGCCCACAACAAGCACGTCGAGCGTGACACGCCGGGAGACGCAGGCGTCCATTTATCCGGAGGATCGCGTATCAGAGTTTAAGGCAAAGGTATACACGGAGACGGGTATCGAACCGTACAAACAGTATCTATTTGTGAAGTTTAATGATAATTATGTGCCGTTGTCATACCGCGTGCTGTCGAACGGTATGATTAACACGGATATTCGTAAATCGTTGGAGTCGCCGAGCCGCGTACTTGGATTACCATTGGACATGGACCTGTATAACGATCGCGATGCTATTACTGTGGAGGCAAACGATATGTTCTTCACCATGCAAGATGTACACCAGATATTTCGCACCCAGGACCTGTATATCATCAGTCTGGATGACGTGGTGGGACCGTTGCGTGGGAACCTTGATGAGTTGCTGCGTACGGATAGGGATCAGGTGGAACTCATATACTATGGATATGTAATAAAGTACTGGCCGATGCTCACGTTTGGCATATTTAAAAAGTATATATCGAGCGATAAGAGCATTAAGGAAAACTATCCGGACCTATCTCCGAACATCACCAAGTTGCGAGAGATGCAGGCGTCGGAAAAAGCGGTGTTGGACGCGAAATACGAAACCTTTTTCAAGGTCGGCGCTGAGTATTCACCACAGGTTGCTTTGTTTGAGAAACCATCGCCGCGCAGCGTCATTGACACCGCTATAAAGTCCGCGACAATGATTGTGCACGAGAAGTCTTGGGACTCATCACGTGTAGGATATGAATTCTCCGGTAAAACGCGAATAGACATGCGCAGTCTGTTCTATCACTTACATGCAAGTAAGGAGGCGCCGATTATTCGTGTACGTCTCATTATGTCCGGGCAGATCGTCACCATCACAAAAATCCGTACGCCCGGCGCCACAAGCTCGGCAAGCTCGGCAAGCGCGGACGACGATATCCGAAAGGTCTATGACAACCTGCGGCTGCGCCTGCACATGTCGTATTTCAACTCCATCATGGTTGCGCTCCGTACATCCGGTACTCGCGCGAAGTTCTTTATTCTCATTATTCGTGATACGGGTAAGTATGAAATAAAGTCCATATGGAATGAGGACGATAAGATGAACTTTAAGGATCTCGTATCTGCAATTAGTGAGACTGTAAACCCATATATAAAGAAGATCAATGAGATGGGTCGTACCGTATTTCAGGGTGGTTTACAACTCGAGCCTGTATCAGAGAGTAACGCGTCGTTCAGTGATCTAAATATGGCACTGTTCTGGAAGAAAAACATTAATTCGGCGACATTCGACACCCTGAAACGCATGCTCACGGATATATTACCATCAAAAATAATACGCTTCGCAGAGAGTCCAAGCACTATGAATGAGATGATATCCTATCTCCTCGTGAAAGGTATGACCGAGGAGGATCTTTCCGGGGTCTACAAGCACCTACAGGTCTCGAATTACTATGAGTACATGTCCGATGCCAAGGTTAAGCAAAAATGGTTCCAGATATTTGAGCTTGGGCGTGCTATTACGATCACGCATCGCACAATCGATGTGAAGATCGAGGTAGAAAACTTAAAAGAGAAGGAATTTAAATACTTCTATCAACACATAGTCTCGCTCATATACGAAGTGAAACAGGCGCGCGCATCTGCTCCCGGGAAGTCCGCCCTTGGGAAACCCGTTAAGTACAAGCCCGGTGCGAATCTCCTGAAGATACTGAAGGGACGCGATCCTGAGTTATATAACTTCAAGAAGTTTGGAAGTGATGTTGTGTACTCACGTAAATGTCAGAAGGATCATCAACCTGTACCGTACTCACCAGAGGAGTATGAGTCTCTGAGTGCATTGGATAGAAAGAAAGCCACGAAGTTTTGGAATTTTACATCTCAGACGCCGATGTACTATGTCTGTCCGAATCCAAAGTATCCCCACATGAGCTTTATTGTCGGGCAGCATCCAAAGGGTTATTGCCTTCCCTGCTGCAAGAAGACTCCTATGTTCTCATATGATATGACGGTAGGACGCGCCACGAAGAAGTCAAACATATACGAGGTGTGTTTGGGAAATCACGTGTACACAGAGGAGGACTCGGATATGGGACCCTCGCGATATATTATGAATTACGGCAAAGTTATCGACACGGGGCGCATCGGGAAGCTTCCGGATATCCTGGACCGTTGGATAATCTATAACGCTGAAGAGAAGGACATCATGGCGCGATCCCGTCCGGATAGCATCGTGTATTACAATGATAACGAGTACTCGGTTGACAAGTTGTGGAAGATAACCAAGAATAACAAAACGCGCATTGTTCCTGTGTCTTCACTTGTAGATCAACTCAGACAGAAGTCATGGAGTGCGACGAAGACGGTCAAGCATAGCGACGCGGAGTACAGTCCCGCGGATGTGGCGAAAAAGCCCGCGTTGAGTCCGGATCACTATTCGCGTATGATTAACGTGGACACGTCTTATCCAATCCTTGTGTACCGAAACATCACGGAAGGCTGGCAGGTGGTTATTGATGGTTTGCACCGACTTTCAAAGATGGCATACATAGATAAGGAGGAATTTGCGCAGATTAAGTACATAACACACAAACAACTCGAGAAAGCGAAAATACCGAAAGGTGTGGAACGAAAAAATGTGGGAAAGAAACTTCTCGTTCAGAAGGCGCTAAAGAAACCGAATTACTACTTATACGGCATCATGCAGAACTCTCAGTACGTGGATAATATTGGTGCTGCATACTCCATCGCCATGGCACTGGGGAAAACCCTACCGGAATATGTGACTGAGATTATCGAAACACTCGCGAAAACGGATGTTTACGGGTCCCTGTTACAAGGACGCATTGACAGGTATTTCCGCGATAAACGCGATCTTATGCACGCGCTTACATCGCTGTTTGTAGGCAAGGGGTCCACAGGAGTGGATTTGGGAAGTGTGGGTAAATTTCAGAAATGGAATGATCTGTTTGTAGACCTAACACGATTGTGTCTGGGCGTGTACGTTGTCGTACTCGAGGATCATAGTGGATCCATCGTCCTAAATCTACCGATAAAAATCAACACCGTACAGGACATCTTTCCTGCGCGCGTGGAACACAATAACCAATCGGACACCTATTTCGAGTACGTGTATCTATTTAAGCGTCAAAAACGCAGCCGCACGCTGTACACCGTCGGCGATATCTACTACCCGATATTTGTCATAACCCCACAGGAGTTCTTTAAGAACATGCAGATCGACCGCCGTGTATACAACCAGAACGATGAGATTGTGAACCTCACGCGCAAACTACTCACTAACGCACTCGTACCCGGCGTACCCGGTTCGCCGAGCGCGCCGAGCGCGCCTGACGTGTCGGACGCGGGTACGGAGCGGGATATCACGCTCTACACCGTCATGGAGTACCTTACCAAGCCCGCCAAGCCTGCCAAGCCCGCCAAGCGTATTCGCACGCTGTATGTGAATGGTAAGGGTCTGTGCTACGCGTTGGAGTTTAGCGACGGCATTATCATGCCTATAAAGTACTCCATTACGGACGTGATACCCGAGAAGTACTTTGTTGGTGAAAAGAAGGTTATCAGTCATGAACCCATTAAGGCGTGGAAGAGTGATATGCGCGCGGTGAAGGTGTTTATGACGGACTTTAATGCGTTTATTGCGCAGACATCTGCATATCTGCCTATTAAGGTGGATAAGGTGCTCTGTGATCTCACAGGCTCGGTGCTTGGATTTGTCTCCAATGGTTTGCGTTATTATATTGCCGGGAAGCCAAAGAAATCTGATTTCCTGAAGTACATGCGTGCCAGGGATAGCGACAATGTGAGCGACATACCCGCCATAAAGCTGAATTACGATCCCGCGAAGATCAATGCGTTGATACATAACGCGCAACATAGCGCCCGGACGGATGTAAATCCAATTATGAAGGATATGCAACGAATTATCTACGAGAAACACCTATACGAGCTCTTCACGTCAGAGCTAATGGCGCATCTGGATAAGGAACGCAACAAAGAAATACGCCGCAAACTTATACAGATACTTTCGTATGAAAACCTCCGGGGGAAATCCGAGTCTGTGCAGAAGCAGATTCGCGAGATCTTGCTACCCACATATCCGGAGGATAACGAACGCGTACAGGAGATCCTGGGTAATTACTACGCATCGCACTACAATAAGAAGGCACTATTGCAAGAGTTCGAGTCCCTGGTCTATCAATTTGATCGCATGTCTCTCAACGCACTACGAGACATGAGTGAGGGCTTCTTCCGTAACGACCTCGCTACGCGCAAAAGCACGCTCACGAAAATAAACGCATTTATCATGAATATCGCAAACGCATTCGTCATTCGTCGCGCACCGAAGTTCAGCTCACCCGGTGCGCCCGGCGCGCTCGTGGAGTGTGGGTCGGGTCTTGGGGCACGCGCACCGTACTGTGATCGTGGAAAGCTCGTGTTGTCTGAGGACAAATTGCGCAAGAACGTGCAGATATTCTCAGAGGAGATCGTAAATCCGTTGCACCGAGAGTATATACTCTCGTCCATTTACATATCTGAGGCATTCAACGCGTACAAGTTTCCGAAACAACCTGGTGAGGAGTTGTATGTTAAATTTGGTTAATACAAAAAATTCGCTGCGTAATATATCATGACAGACATCGAGGATATTGAGGACATCGATTTCGACGCGTTGTCCGAAACGAAATCCAATACTACTAATGCGAATAAGAAAAAGAAGAAGTCCCCGGGTGATTTTCCATCGTTGTTCGCAGATCTATTTATGAAGATTAACTGGAAGATAGCGTTCTTCCTTTTCATACTGTTTATCATTATCAATAGCGACATATTCATCGACAAGTGCCTCGGCAAGATCCCAGGCGCCGTTACGAACATGACGCCCACAGGAAAGGGTACCGTTGTACAGGCGGCGTGTCTCGTGCTCTTCTACATCATACTCGACGGCATTATCAGCGCTGGACTCATCTAGATCCGGACATACTCTAAAAAATACAGTATTACGATACTTTTTTGTCATGCGTCGACGGCAGCGACAGCGTTCTCGTCGTCGCTCATGTCCTCCGTGTCCGTGTAGGACCATTCGTCGTCCGGGTCGAGTTCGTCCGGCTTGATGTTCGGGTCATACGTGAGGTTCTCGTTCTTCAGCAGTAGGTCATTTAGCCAGTAATATATATAACGCGCCTCTTCCGGAGTCTTTGCATGATCGATATTGATCTTACCCTTTGCGAAGAGTTTGATCGTTGTGGGCTTTAATCCAGGTATACGTGATTTCTTGCGAATGATAAAACCCTGAAATCTCTCTGAATAATACCGAATGCTTGAGACGTCGTTATTTTCGGATGAGTCAAACTTTTTGTTTAACTTCGCAAAGTTCTTCGCCACGCACAATTGTATAACCCTACGTATGGTCTCTTTACCCATTGTGTAGTTATAGTTCGTATGGATAGTATCAAAGACAACCTGGAGTTTCTCATAGATCTTTATGAGTGCAAGCTCTTTGATAGCACTCTGGAGGTCCGAGAACATGACAAAGACGTCCTTTCTCTTGTTTGAGTTCACAAGTTGGTCGCGCAGTGCATCATAGTCGAAATCGCTACCGGGATCCGTTCGTGATTTTGCAGTTATGGTATAGTTCTTCATGAATTCGACCCATCCAATATCACGCGGACTGTCTTCATATCCCTCAAACACGGGATTCAAAAGGAATTCCAGGATGTCATCAAATCTTACAAGTAAAAACTTCTTGTTTCTTTCAGCGAAGTGATTCTGCAGGGCGCGCGGATCAATATAGCGTCCGAGCAATCGAAACTTGTAGTTTCGCATGTCTGATTTGAGAAACGATACGCGCTGTGTGTCTCGCGGGTGATGGCATAGCTGTACATCCAGGTTCGTAATGTAACTCAGATATCGACAGAGTTTGTCCAGTGGCTCGAGACAGTCTGAGAGATCCTCGCAGAGGGACCCTGGGACAGATATCGTACCATCGCGAAACAACTTGATTTTGTATATCTTCGTAATCCTCTCGGTACCGTCTCCAAGGTCTTCGATGCTGATATATCCAGGCTTAAGTTTGGTGTACTCCTCAACGTCAGATATCTCACGTGTGCAAGATCCCTGGATCTCAAATGTGATTTGTGAGTTAAAGGAGCTGCCGTCACCGGACTTCTTGCGCATGGATTTCGTCTTCTCCTTTGCTTTACGTCCGCGACCATTGATGTTCTTTACCTTCTGTCCAGGATACTCATACCCCTCAAGTGTGAAATGCCCAAAATTACAGTGAGCAGCAAGAATATCCTCCGTGGGGTACAGTTCGTCGATAAAGTCCTCCTCGTTCATGTAGATGTTCGTGACCTTCGTACCCACGGAGTTCGTGCTGTTTATCAAACGGCTGAACAGCAGCCTTTCCGGGTGGTAGATATCGCCCACATCCTCCGCGTCAAAGATGTCCATTTGCGCGAGGGTACCCTTGTGTAATTTCACATCCAAATCAATTTTCACAAGTGATATATAGACGTGTACATGTACGTGGACGTGAACAACTTCGTACCCTCACACACACAGGTACTACCCGGGCTCTGGCTCGGAAACGAGGCGTCCTCGCAGAGTGAGAAGTTCATACGTGACAAGGGTATCACGTTCGTGGTAAACTGTAGTAAAAGTATACCGAATAAGTTTGAGCGCATGGGTGTTCGATATATGCGCCTGGGCGTGAACGACCCGGGACCACTGCGTAATCCCTCGCAGAATGATGATAATATACGCATGGTCACTCTTATACCGAAGGCGACGGATGCGATACGCGCAGCTCTGGAGCGCGGTGAGAACGTTCTCGTGCATTGTCACGCGGGCGCCCAGCGCTCCGCGACTGTTGTGGTGAATTACCTCATACAGTATGGGCATTTCGTGGTGAACCGAGACTTCAACACCCTCGCGGAGAATCAGAAAAAACAAATGCTATACAACTCATCTGTGAACTACCTGGTATTTAAACGACCCTTTGTGTATTACGGAGGACTGAATAATAACTTTCGGTACGCGCTTGAGAACATTCTCGGCACACCACTGTCTACCCCGTAGTATGTTAGTCGTCGTATTGTGAGAGCTTGTCATAGGCATCAGACATCTGGTTTGTGGTGTAGTTTGCCTTTCCTTTCTGATCTTTGCGCATCTTACTATGTAGAAAGGCAGATGGGACGAGTTCCAAACCCAGGCGCCCGACCGGACCAATGTTAAACTTCTCCATCGTACCGGATACGATCGTCGACGTCTCGTAACGCAGTTTGCGTAACTTTGTGCGCACAGTGTTGTGCCAGTTTGTAAGATCTGGTAGCGTCACGTTTCCGACCTTACGTTCGCCATCGCAGACATACTCAATAGCCTGCGCGAACGCCAGTATAAACTCCGTACCAAATGAATTAAAGCGTCGTCGATCGTACTTGCGCCGCAGTATTTTCCGTACGTTATAGATCTCATCCAGCGTGGAGTCCTGGTTTACCTCCGGAATACGCGACAGATCCACGTCGTCGTCCTCTAACTCATACTTTAATTCATCAATATCCTCTAGGAGCTCAGATTTTTTCTCCTCCTCATCCTCACGTGACGCGAGTCCGTAGTCCACACTGCTACCTGCATAAGTCTGAATCGCTTGATCCAGAGGATCCATGGACATCTGAGCGCCAGGCATGCCGGGCATGCCGGACATCCCGTGTGGGGGCGCCATCTGTGGGTACTGCGGGTACTGTGGGTATTGTGGTGCGCGCTGCGGATACGCGGACGCGTGCGATGCAGACGGTGCAGACGGTGGTTGCGTGGGTATAGGACGGGACTGATTGTAAACCGGTCGCAACGCGGGGTTTACGGGGGCAACGTTTGGTCGCGACTTGGGTTGACGACCACGCATAATGTCCATCATCTCATCCGAGCCGCTGCCGTCGCTAGATCCGGATGCACTGTCGCTCACGTCGATGTCGCTGCCGGACTCGGATGCGCTGCCGTCGCTGCCGGACCCACTGTCGGACCCACTGTCGGATGCGGATGCAGAGCTGCGGCTGCGCGAGCCACGGACGCGCGTGAATCCGATCGCCCCCAGTGAACTCTCGCTATTACTGCTTGATCGACGCGAGGGCTTCGCCCGCTTTTGCGATGCCGCGCTCGGCGAGCCGCCTCCGCCGAGGATCTCCATGCCGGAGGATCTATTGATTTCCTGCATACGCGACCGAAACTCCTTTGCAGGGTCGTTGGTCTTTATTTTTCTAACACCTTTACCACCGATCATATCCTTTTCAAGTGCTTCCAAATCAATACGGTCGTTGACATGTTGCTTATTTAGTAACTTGGATAAACCGGTCAGGTTTGTAGGATCTTCGATGTTCTCCATGTTACCTGCGCGTATATGGTTAAACGACAGCAATATGTTTATATCATTACACGCGAACGCGTATTTAATAGATATGGATAAAAAATACACACCGAGTGCATTCATGTGTAATGTCCATCGACGGAGTTCATCTCTCTGAAGCGTGCAACATCGACACCGCTGGGTCCTTTGTATTGCATCATAATACTCTTATTTAGTCCCTCCTTTATGTCTGTTACAGTGACACCACGAATTTCCTGCACCAGCATCTTAAGCATCTGTAGTGATTCGCGCGGGTTTGTAATGTTTGCATCACGAACATTATTGATATAGTATTTCGCACATCGCTCATTGCACGTTAGTCGGTAAACCTTCATTACACGTTCCTCTATCGTACGTGAACCCTTACCCGATTTACCAATACTGTTTAATTCGGACAACTCCTCCGCGGCATATTCCTCCGCGTCGTCATACCGATCGATCGTTTTTGTCACCACCCGGCGATGCCAAGACAAAGGAATAAACATAGGCATGCCCTGTATCTTATTACTACATGATATGCACAGTAGGTTCGTACTCTTTATCCAAGACTTCTTGTCGGCGTAATAATCAGGTATCTCGTCGTACTGTCCTACCGCCGCGTCCTCGAGCGCATACATACCATAAGATGGTGCGAAGATATCATCGTATGTTTTTAGGTCCCCGATGGAATCAGATGCCTCGGGAATGGTAAATGATTCGGACCGTAGATCGTCGCTGAACACATCTTCTATATCGTCGACGATCGCGTCCACATATTCTGATGTAAAGGTGTATTCATCGGAACTATATTCCGTATCGCTAACCTGATCACCGTCGCTCTGTTTCTGCGAGAAGAAGTCCAAGTCGTATTCATTATCGAATCCCCGTGTAAATATTTCAAACTCGCTCTCGTCGGCGGGACAATCGGCTTCCGTTATACCAGGGAGAAATAGTGTATACGTTTTCATTTCGGTCGCGACAATTACATGATTTTTTATTATTTTTTGTTTAGAATAATATAACTTCTTCTGGATATAACTCACGATAATCACTAAGATACATGAGTTATTTTGGTGACAATGAAGTTATGGGTGGGATTTCTGTAGGGGATGATGAGTTTAGTTCATCATACCTATATGATGGTCTTACAGATATGAGCGTTTATGGGTATGGCGAGCCATTGGATCCATATTCACCTATTCAGAACGAGCCCATGGGACGAGACTATTCACCCGATAATTTTAACAGTTCTAATCCAAAGGTCCGGAGTAATTACAAGTACAAGCCACTCTCGACTTATAACCTGGATACCGATGCAATATATAGCAATCACATGTACGGCGGTATGGATCCGCGGTGGAGTGCCACGGACGCGCGATACCCACCATTCCAGCCGAACCCCGCGCGTAACAGCTGGAACGTCGAGAAAGGGTTCAATAAGAACTCCGTGGACTTTCAGTCCCCGGACTTCGTGAGCAGCAACGGTCAATATACCCCGAGTACAAAGGGAAAAAAGGAGCGCCTCGAAAACTTGCCCGGTGCGTGTGGCTGCGCGGTGTGTCGTAATACGCACATTGGATCTGGTCACAGTCTTACGCTGTTCCTCGTTTTCCTGATTATTGTACTTGTCATATTTGCGTACACGCAACTGAAGCAGAATAAGGAGATGGTCAAGATGATACGTGATCTGGTTGCGCACGCACGCGATACCGGGCACGCATAAGCGTGCGTGTACATGGGGCGCATTTTTTCACTGGCGGCGGCGGCGACGGCGGTAGGTCGGTGTGGGCGCGCCCGCCGAGCCCGGTGTGCCCGGCAAACCCTCGATAGTGAGTCCGCGCGTGGCGTCACGGATGATCGGGTTGTTCGTCGCGATAATGGACTGCTGTATGGTCTTCGGTTGCACGGAGTGTGCGGTAAGGAATTCATCCATGTATTTCTCCTCATCGATATCATCCTTCGTAACCCAACGTACGATGACATATGCCCTCTGTCGATGATCCTTCCCGTCCAGTCGGAGACTGGGCTTGTATTCTGCGGACTTCAGCGCCTTTAATGTATGAAAATAGATATGCTTTTGTGCGCGTGCATTATCCATGAAAGGCACGTCATAATTCGTAGGAATCTCCGTGACGGCGTACAACTGTTTACGCTCGTTCGCAGAGATAATGCTGTCCTCGATAAGTCCAAGGTTATCATTTACATAGTCCTCTATAAACCCATCACCCTTCGACTGCTTGCGCAGTTTGAACGCCGGTATAATACCCTTGCGATAGGACATTTCCTATACTGTACGCGAGATCATGTATTCAATTAATAATCCATACCAAAGCACGAGACACGTGACATGTATTTCGATGTACTCACGCATTGTGGGTGCCTGACGATACTCCGAATACCCGAGGCGTGTATGACAGACAAACAGATCGTATTGCGCCCGCAAGCCCGACAGAGTGTTCACGTGGATCGCGTGGATCTCGTCATAGACACGCAGGAATGTGCTCTGCGGATTCCCTATATGTGCACACTCGAACGTCATCGCTCGCGCGGTCATATTATGCAGGCGCGCGGGGCTCGGTACAAACCCCACAGCGTTCACGTAGTTAGGCGTGGCGTCAATCAGTGCCTCGTAACTAACATCGTCGGGTATGTGTGGATTATCCATGACCGTGCGTATATGTTGCAGTAGTATGCACGCGTAGCGGCGTGCTAACTCCGTATTTCCACCGAGCGCGGACGCTAAAGCACACATGATAGTGGGTTCTCGTCTATCCGCGAGTATGCACAGAGTATGTGCACGTACGTCCCGCGAGACGTACAGACACGCGCCGATAGTGGGCAACCATCCGTACGTCTTACGTTCATGCATAAACCTGAGCACATACCCGAGGTTTGCGCTTACGTCTGACATGCGTATCTATACGTAAACCTATCACTTTTAAAAAAATTGAAAACCGTTTCGTGTGTACTTATACGCACGAGGATCATGAGCGCGGACAACGACACGGAAAAATACATCCGGGAAAACCTGGATAAGTGCCTTTACTATGAGGGCGCTGATGCTCGCGCAAAGGTTGATAGTAACACCACCGCCCTGGCATACATGCATGAACAGACGGATGAACTCTGTCTTGCAGCCGTGAGGAGAAATGGGCATGCGCTGCGATACGTGCGCAAGCAGACGCCCGAGATATGCCTCGCGGCGGTGTCGTCTAATGCGGAAGCTCTGAAGTACGTACATGTACAGACTCCTGCGATCTGTATGGCAGCGGTGAAGCGAAATGCCCGCGTTGCCCTGGATTACGCACGTATCCAGACCCTGGACATGTACCTCGAGGCGCTGAAGGCTATGGATTACAGCATCGCCTATAAGTTCCGCGATCAGACCCCGGAGATCTGTGAAGTCCTCGTGCGCAAGTACCCGTCCGTATTGCCGTACATGCGATTCCAGACGGAAGACATGTGCAAGACCGCAGTTGCCGGTGCCCCACACATGATTGCGTATGTCTGGGCACAGACTGATGAAATCTGTCTTATCGCGGTGCATGGAGATGGGAAAGTGCTGTGCCACGTGTGCGATCAGACTCCGGAAATCTGCATTGCCGCGGTGCAGCAATGCCCAAGAGTGCTGGCGTACGTACGCGAACAGACCCGAGAGATCTGTATTGCGGCGGTGGCAAAATTTCCAGACGAAATTGAGTTTGTAAATCCGAAACTCTTCAAGAAGCCGGATGATGAACTTCCGGATCTTATCGCACGCGCAAAGACACTCTCACCCGCGGCACGCTGCGAGCTCGTGACCGCCCTCTTCGAATCTGCGTAAAGCGCACACATGCACACATGCACATGCGGAAATCTATTTTTTTCGCGGGTGATAAAAAAAATGGAACAACGGCGCGCGGAAAAATAACCGACGTTCACGTGCACATCACACATTGTAACGTAGGACGGCGGAGCCGTCGCTTATGAGCAGGAAGTTGATAGCGATACCGATGACCACCATCGTCGCGGAAATTAGTGGTGTTATGACGGAACTCGTGTACTTGATGAAGAACTCGCGTGTACGCGTGAGGTTTACATGCCCACTCGGCTGGTATGATCCGGGATACAGGTTAAACGTTGCCATGTACATCCCTATGTCGTCGGGTGTGCTGATGTTGAACCCTCCATACGTGTAGGGTATGTAACTGTTATAGAACTGTGCAGGCGTGGTGCGCCAGAGTTCAATGCCGTGGGTCTCGAAAGACGCGCTGTCGATAGTGGGAATGGGTCTTTTGTAAATACCCGTAGAGAACCCGAGTATGTGTGTGGGTGGCGGGATACCAGGGTTCGGTACCGCCACCGGGAACACCGGGAACACGTCCGTGACAAAGTGATAGCGGTGCCAATCCGTCATACTTTCGGGACCATTTAGATTGATATCAGGACGCAATCCGAAATAAATCGTTTCCGTGGGATACTTCAGCTGATCCAGGCGCAACTCCTCCGTGCCTCCAATTGCGTTAGCGTTATCCTGTCGGTGTACGCGGATCATGTTAAATCCAATGCGCTTGATAAATATGTCGTGTATCTCGGGATTTACGAAGATATTATTCGTGTACAGGTCCATTACTGTGATCGCAGGTTCTGTGAAGTCCGGGGTGTCAAACCCACGCGCAATCTCGGTGGCGTCCGCAATCTCGATCTTAATAAAACGTTGACCGTACGGGATGCTCACAGATGGAATAGCAAGTCGCGGATCCGTGTTAAACCAGAATAACAGTGGTATGAACATCTCCACACGCTGATGCGTAACCTTCGGCGTCTGCGGACCCTCCGTAATGAACTTCAGCTCACGATACTCATCGACGAGTGGGTCCTGGATGAGATACGCGGGTATGGGGACTTCCTGACCCACGCAGCGCTTCCAGGCGTCACGTTTGCTGTGTGATACCGTAAAGTTATAATGGAAGTTGTACACATCCGATGTATACTCGTCCAATCGGTTATTGTTTACTTCAAACCGTACACGACGAAATAGTCGATGCCCAAGGAAGTCGCAGTATCGAACCTGCGTACTCGTCGTTCCGACCGTGAGTCCCTCGAGCACGACATGCACCGCCATATCACTGAAGAAGTCTCCGAACTGTGGAATACTGAAGGTTACGGTGTCACCGAAGTTCGCGGAACCCTCCTGCACGCCAATTTTTTGATACTCGTAACCAATCGCGACAAATGGCTTGAAATGTGCATTCATAAACAGTATATGCGTACGTTCTATATCCACGAGTGTGGGTGTCGTATCCTTGATGGCGGGGTTCTTACAGCGTATGCGCTTTATTTCCCTGAGACGCTTATTGAGCAACGCCGTCGCCATAAGCATCTTATCCTGATTACCATCATTAACTATTAACTGAAACACACCACCTGTGGACATATTGTATATACTTATTGTATATATTTTGCGTATTTTTATATTTACATCATTCACATCATTTACCCATACGAAAATTGAAACGCACATGTGCAGTACCACCTCCCATCATGCGTTTCGGAACCGTACTGGTCTTTGTCTTGCTTTACATGCTGTGTGACATGCCTCGCGTGAAACGCGCCGTCGATTTAATGACCGGTGCGACGGTATGCGACATTAGTTGCTCTGTGACCAATCCGTTTATGGATCCCCCGGTATTCCGTAAAGAACAGCTTACAGGTGCGCGCGTAGAGGTGCAGATGCGAAATGAGGTTCTCCATGTAGAAACGCGTGGATGAGACGCGCGACGCGAAAAAAGCTTTTTTCCGTTTTGTGTTCTCAGTTGTAGTCCAATCCCTGTACGCGACGTGCGTTGTATCAGGGAAATAATAAGCTCTGCACCTCGGGCGTGCGCGTACTCGGGTCGTACGCATTGACGCCAAGGTATCCACCCGATGTGTACATGTACACGAAGTAATCGTATCGTCCGGATTCCAGGAATAAGGCATACAAGCTCTTATCACTTATGCGTTGCAAGACGCGTCGGGACAGAGGTCGCTGTATTTCGAACACGCCATGACCGGCGTAGGACTTAATCGCCCAGGGATTCGGAGTGAATTCTTCATCATGCCCGTTGATCTGCCAGTCCATCCATTCCAAGTCCGAGATGCGAAACATTTTTACACCGAACTCCGTCGCGACAACGACGTGATTCTCTGTTATGTCGATGATGTAACCGTTCCCATCGTGTCTTGTTAATTCGTATCCTTGTCCCGCGCAACGATAACCATTCTTCCACGACATACGATCGTAAACTTGCAATGCATCTTGCAATGCATCTTGAGGTACGCGCCCGGGATTCCCATTTACGTTCGACATACTTGGCGCACGATAGATACGCGTGTATGTGAATCAATTTTTCACAAAAAACCAACTACGCGCATCCGAGACGTCCTCGATGGCTGATGTACGCACGCACACAAACGGGAAAAAAGTTTTTTTCTTTTTCTTTTTCTTTTTTATGGTTTTTCTATTATTTTCGTTTTCATTCCATTTTCCATTAGGCTAGCCTTTGCGATGGGCAGGCGCGCGCTTGCGCGTGGCTGCTGGAGCAAATCGCATTCGAAGAATGCGATTTATGTAGAGTAACGGAGGACGGCGGAACCGTCGGAGATGAGGAGGAAGTTGATGGCGATACCAACAACAACGAGGTCGGCGGGGTTATCAGAGTCCACAGTACCGTCGAAGGCTTGGAACTGAAGGTAGAACTCACGGGCACGCGAGACGTTCACATGACCGCTGGGCTGGTAAGAGCCAGGGTAGAGGTTGAAGGTGATCATGTGCACACCGCAGTCATCGGGTGTCTTGATGTGCTGTCCACCATAGGTGTATGGGACATAGTGGTTGAAGAACGAAGCAGGGATATCACGGTAGAGGGGAACTCCGTGAGCCTCGATGGCAAGACGGTTGATCAGTCTGTTGCACTTAAGGTAGTTAGCCTGGCAGCGGTTCTGGTCAAGCACGTCGTTGATCTCCTGCATGCTAGGTTGTGCGGGGTTGTTAGCCCAGGCATCGGGGAGGGATGCGTTTGGCGAGCACAGATCGACGTTCACGTCATCGGTCTGAGCATAGATGTGCCAGCTCTGCAGCATCTTACCGCACTGTCCGGGAGTTGCGTTTCCGAGCAGAGGATCGATGTTGTCTACGGGGCGAAGACCAACGTAGAGAGTCTCAATGGGCCACTTAAGCTGATTGAGGAGGAGGTTCTCGTTTTGCTTGGTGGTGCGGATGACCTGCTTGCGGTGGACACGGATCAGTGAGAAGCCGATACGCTTGATGAAGATATCGTGGATCTCAGGGTTCACGAAGATGTTGTTGATGTACAAATCAGCAATGTCGATAGTGGGAGCCTGGTCAGTGGTGATAGGGTTGTTAGCGGGGTTGGAGCCGCTGGGTCCGCAGTGCTGCATGATCTCGTTCGCGGCAGCGAAGGTAACATCAATGAAGCGCTGTCCGTAGGGGATGGAGACAGATGGGATAGCGAGGCGAGGGTCCTTGTTGAACCAGAAGATGAGGGGAACCCACATCTCGATCTCAGGCTGGACAGACTTGGGTGTCTGAGGTCCATCAACGAATTGACGTACCTCACGGACACCGGCATCTCCAGCGATGACGGTCTCGGCAACGTTAACGTATCCGCGCATAGGGACTTCCTGTCCGACGGCGCGGTTCCAGCCAACCTGCTTGTTGGGGGTAACGAAGAACTTCTGGTGCATGTTGTAAACATCCGAGTCGTACTCATCCAGAGGGTTTCCGTTGACCTGGAAGCGCACGCGCTTCACGAGGCGTTGACCGAGGAAGTCAACATACGAGAGGTACTCATTGAAGCCGTTTCCTTCGACGGCGCCAGTGGCGGTAGCCGAGCTGAGCTTAAGGTGGAGAACCATGTCGTTGAAGAAATCTCCGAACTGAGGAATAGAGTACTGAACCTCAGCTCCAAGACGAGCGGCACCGGATTGAACCTGAACTTTGTTGTATTCATAGCCGATGGCAGCGAACGGCTTGAAGTGCGCATTCATGAACAGAATATGCGTGCGCTCGATATCAACCAGAGTAGGAGTGGGGTCCTTAATCTGGGGGTTACGGGCACGCATGCGCTCGATTTCAAGCAGGCGCTTGTTGAGCAGGGCGGTAGCCATCAACATACGATCCTGCTTTCCGTCATTGGTAATCAGTTGGAAGATACCACCGGTAGCCATATTTTATAATCGTTACGTAGGTGTACGGGAAGTCGGGTATATACTACCCTGAATAAATTTTGCGATAAAAAAATAATTATTCGGCTATGGGCATTTTTTCCATTTTTCCATTTTTTCACACAGTTATGCGGATACGAAATCGCGTCCATCCTGTGCGGCGGACATGAAGCGCAGTTGTGCGCCCTCGATATCCAGGGTGGGGAGCACACCGTCAACCAGTTCCCAGGCACCATTTGAAGGCGTGATGGTCAGGCGCAACTTGCTCAGGTTCGTGCTTACGACTGCCTGTGTCACAACCCAGACAGTACCCGAAGGACCCGTAAGCAGGTACACGCTTGTGTTATCGGGCTGCGTAGCCCAGGCAACGCCCACAGTGGCGACGTTTCCCACGTTAACGTAGCTTGTAATCGTACGAGTCTGCCCGGCACCCGTACCGCTGAGGATCTCAACGGTCCAACCATCGTAGAAGGTGTCGATTTCAGCATCAGCTCCAGCGAGTGTAATGGTTGCGGCACCGCCAGCTGTTGCGGTATTCGATACGAGGGCGGTTGCCATCACGGAGAGTGTGGTGAGTGGGGAGCCCGTTGGGAGCATACGTGCAATAAGACGCTGAGCATCGTTCACGGATTCCGCATCGGCAGTGATCACGGTGTCGATAATGCACGTGTCTGTGTCCGCAGCGACGGCAGCGGCAACGGTGTCACCGAGTTGGACGGTGATGACGTTACCGAGCTGTGCGACAGTAAAAGTAGAGGACCCATCGACAAGCGCGATAGCACCTCCACCATCGGCGAGGGCAAGGGTGTTTCCAGCACGGTTAGGATTCAGATCAGCCATGAATTACGAAAATGTGTAATGCGAAGTTGGTATATGCTGCCTGTGAAAAATATTTCACGCGTTTATTAATTATTTTTTACGTATTATTTTTTTGATTGTGGTAATATACCAAACCACTTACGTATCACACCGCATTCATGGCTACTGACCTTAACCCCAACCGCGCTGGAAATTCTCTAGACCTCGCTTATGTTTCTGGTCTTAACTTCGTAGGAGCCGGACCTGCTACTCTCACCGTGGCTCAACTTGGAAACACTATCTCCCTTCAGGTGTCTGGATCTGTCGGAGACACTCCCGCCGGTGCCGCCGAGACCGCCGTCTTCGAGACCCTTCTCGCCGCCGATGCTGCATCCGTGAACGACGCTCAGCGCCTAATCGCGCGCATGCTCCCAAGTGGATCGCCCTTCCTCCCTCTCGCCGTCTACAACTCGACCTCCGCGGTCTGGTACAACGCCAGCGTGCAACTCTCCACCGTCGCTAACAAGCTTCGTCTTACCATCGTGCCACCATCCGGCGCCTGGCCCGCCCTGGAAGCTCTCAGCATCGAGGGCACCCAGCTCCACTACATGTCTGTCGCTCAGGACGGACGCGACTTCGTCTCCGCCTAACTGTACATGCATACACCCCCCCAGCGAAAGAAAAACGAAAAACGAAAAACGAAATAATACTTTTTTCATGCAACGATCACAATAACGATTGTGATGACGATCACCACGAATATACAGAGTAACAGTATGCTCGCGCACCGCACATACCGGCGCTCGCGCGCCATGAGCGACGTCGTTTCCGCATCCATTTCCGTATATGCCCGTATGCACAGCGCGCGGTTCAATTTTTTCAGGACTGTGCGATGGTATGTACGACGCGCATTGGGTGCCTCCTGTGAATGTCCAGGGCGACCTGTAGGCACTGTGCGAGAGGTAGGAGAATAACACCGAGATCGGTGTTAACAGTCACCACGTCGTTCGGGCTGGTCCCGATGGCGAGCAGCCCGCGAAGTTCACGACCCACGCGCGGACGATCTATCTCCAATCCAATGATCTCATATCCATCAATTTCGTGAAAGGCATCCGTAATCCCATCGTATGTCACGGCGCCTGCGCCCGTGGATCTCCGATGCAAGAACGTGACCTGCATTCCCGGTGTAATGTCAAGCGTAAATCCCCGGCACATAAACACATCACCCGAAGTTATCGTGGATATATCCACCATGTCTGTATACGGACGTACTCGCGAATGTTCAACAGAAAAAATACGTAATCTGCACGTGTGTCACTCGAATAGTACGGCGCGGGCGTTTTCGATTGTGCTCCGGATCCACTCCTCGTAATCAACGCCTGGGTGATACGGTTGGGACCTAAACGTTTGGTGCGTGCCTGTGGCAACAACTGTATATTTGCGGGTGAACGGACCCGTATCTACGGGTGCGGAGAACACGGATAGATCACCGGACCGTCCGAGGCGTTGCCAGTGATTGTAACACTCACCACTGTACTCGAGACCCAGTCCGTATTCGCGCGCGATACACCGGAATTCGTACCTTATTGCCGCGAATAGTGATGTGTTTAGCGAATTCACTGCTTGATGTTCAATAGAAACCTCGAGCTCCGTGATGCGCTCTGTTAACACGTGTATGAGGGCGTCCCGCACGTCGATCTCCGTCATCGTACACAATGTTACATGTATGGGATTCAGTTTTTTAAAAGTTGATCTGTGCGATGCCGCGGTCTGTGTGCTCTGCGACGTAGTTGCTCATCTCCGAACAGTCACACATCATTGCCCAAATATCATCATCCTTCGCGAGCGTGGCGCTGCTCTGCAGGTGGATGCACTCCAATAGACGCGGTAGGCGTGGATCTCCGCGCAGTTTCTGTGAGAGGATCTTAAACAGTACGAACCAGTAATAGAAGCGATTCGGCTTCGTTCGCTGACGAGAGCGTCCACGATCCTTCTCATATTTGCGCCGATACTCGTCGGTCTGCGTAACCTTCTCATAACAGCTCATAGCAATGGAGAAATCTATGAGCACCTCTTGCTCCTCCTCGGGCGTGAGCTGCGGGGGTATTACCGGTATCCCATGCATACTTGTAATGACCTTGCGCAAATACGGCGCGTGATGATTGTGCTTCGTAAGGTGTTCCTCCTTTAACCACCGGCGTATCTGGCGACACGCCATCTGATTCATGCTGCGCAATCCGTTACCGTAGCGATACTCACGGACCGCGCGCTTATCTAAGCGGCTTATAACGTCCTCTGCAATCTTCCACTCCTCCTTTGCCTGAATTTGCATAAGACGTTTATCGCAGTGTCGTTTCGGATCGTAGCGCTTGTTTTTTGTACTCTGCACGCCACTCGACGTCTCGGACTGCGCATCATCATACACGGTGCCCTGCAGGAGCACGACACGCCCGCATTCATCGCACCGCAATTCTGCATCCTCTACATACAATATCATATCGCGACCACATGTGCAGCGATTTGGATTACTTTTCTCGGGCGTAAACACAATCTTCTGATCGTTAAAAGCTGTATAGATGCGATTTATAGCCTCCTCAAACCCCAACCGCGACATTACATTCGCGTTCACACATATCAGATCCACCGCGGACACGTGTACGTTCGGTCCATTATCCAGGCATGCGTTCTCGGCATCAATAAGAAACGATTTCATATCCGCGATGATATCCACCACATCGGTCTCCGCGGTCTCCGAAGCCGAGTGCTCGGCATGATCATAGAGGTCCGCGTTCAGGGTTGTCTCGTTCTTTACGAAGGTTTTAAATCCGCGCAAACTTGCTATATCCGCATGCACGTCGCGTACGTCGCGAAGTATGTGATTTACTTCGTCCAGCATGTTATTAGAGCAAATGATCTTCTGATATCGACTGTACACCGTCCGCATATCCTCGCGGCTGTCTGCGCAAACTTTGTAATGATCGGACAGACATGCCATGGAGTACGTCTGGTACTTCATAAAACTGTCCTCAACGCGTAATGAGACCCCATCCAGAGCATGATACACGGGCGTGCAGAGGTCCCGACGTACCTGTAACACGCGCGGCGATGCTAATGAAATAAACTTGTCGGTGACGTATCGCAAGTAGTTTAATGCATCACGTAGTGCATTATACTTGGCGATAAATTTATGATGAACGTTCTCCGTATTATTTGAAGCCATGCATGCAATTACTATATATCTGTATAACATTTCTGTGTTTTACTTTAAATTGCAAATCATCTGAACACATAGTAATAATCACGAATACCACAGAACAAGATGGAACCGCCCATGAAAACCCAATCCGAACAGGCTCAGAAAAAGTATGATGAGAACCTGGATCGGTTGTGGGAGGTTATTCAGAAGGCATCACCCAAGCGCAAGGAGGAGATTATCAATAGTCTTGATGCCAAGACTGTTACCGCGCTACGCACGCGAAAGAACCCTTACAAAAAGCCCGTATTTAAGGGTAACAAGGAACGGTATCTGTCTTTCCATGTTATCAATCTACGCGAGAAGTACCTGAAGCGATTCGCAATGACATCGCTCATCGGATTCATTTACCGCATGCTGGACGAGTACGAACCGGAAGCTGCAAAAACATATCCGAGCGAAAATGACAGCGAGTTCGGTAACCTGCACGTCAAGTATTTCAACGAGCTTAGACGCGTACGCCCCGCGGAGCTCTATCGCGCACAGGCGGCAGAGGTGTCGAAGAAAATATCACAGGTTCGTGCGGAGCTCGAATCCACATCCGATGAGGCGCTCCGGACACAAATCAACGCTACGCTTCGTACCCTCGTGAAGGAGAGTTTTCATGCTCGTACACGCCTGCACAAGCATGAACTCAAACTCGTACGCGATGAACGTAACACGGAAGACGAAAAGCTTAAATTCGCTCGTGCCGAAATCCAAGCTGTGGAACGTGCGGTCGAAGCGGCGAAGAAACGCATTCCCGAGCTGGAAAACGCTATCACCTCACGCAAGAAGTATGATGACGGACTCAATGAGCTTCGTGCGCGTTTGGAAAAAGAAGGCAAGGTTATGAACTTCAAACAGCGCACGGAGATCGCCAAAAAGCTCGGATTCACGCTCGAAGAAGCCGAATCCCGCACGGTGGAGAGCTATGAGCGCGAAATCACCGATAAACGCACATTTATCGATGCATCTGCCACGACGATCAGCGACAAGACTGCGGACGCAGACGCACAGCAAACGCGTGTGAATGAACTGAACGCCCAGATGCACGAACTTGAAGAGCGCATCGACACACTGAAGTCCGACTACAGCGCAAAGTTCAAAAGCACGCCCGGCACGCCCGGCATGACGGGCACGCCCGCCGCGAAAGCCGCGGGCAAGCGCGTACCTGGCAAGCTTGGCAAGCTTGCCAAGCACGCGAAGCCTATGCACGCGCTGGACGCTGTAGAACCCGAGGAGTATGAGCCCACGGACGAGGATGTGGATGCGATTAACGCGCGTGTGAAATCCGAGCTCGGTATCGAGCGCACCCGCGAGGAGCACACGGAGTACATGCAGGATATTATTCAGGACTTCCTGGACCAGTACTTCGTGTACAACCCAGATACGCATGTACAGTGTGCATACAAACCTAATTACGAGGATCCGCTTCGCACACCTTTGGAGATGGACCAACACCGACGCGTCGTTGAGCAGGAGTATGAACGCAATCTCCTGCCACCTGATGACACGTTTTATCGTTGGGCGCGTTACGAGGAGAACAACTACGAGGCGCTGCGCCAAGCCACGGACGACATATACTGCGAGAAGTCTGATTTTGAATTCGACATCGTACCACTCGAGGTTTTTGAGGGTCCCGATGCGAAAGAAAAGGCGGAGGAGTTCAATCGCAAGTACTCCGATGAAGTTGAGGCAGATATATTGCGTGCCACCTTTGGAGAACACAATCTTATGGGTAGTTGGGCGCAGAATCGCGAAAAGCGCGATTTCTACAACGAGAATTCAGAAATCATCAAGCGTATTCTCGACGAGAATGAAGAATCGCAGAAGTTCGGTAAGAAACTGAACAAGCAGCGCGCTGAAAAGAAGAAGGCGGAGAACGAGAAGGTTGCGGGTCCTCACGCGCCAAGTTTCCAGGCGTTCAAGAACAGCAACCCAAACCCACTTCGCGAGCACGGTGCCGTGGAAGCCTCCGAAATCGCCACCGAGAATATTATTCCGCGGGATGATGGGGAACTCGGAGAAAATGAAATGGAAGTCGGTGTATCAGTCATTCGTCCGATCCGACGCCGTGGCGGACGTCGTGGATACCGCGGCACCACGGACCAGTACAAGTTCCATATTCCCGAAGAAAAACTCAAACCCGAGAACGTCGAGGTACGACTGCCCAGTGCGGTGCACAAGCAACTTCAGAAGGATGAGGCAAAGGATACATGAACATACATGAACACATAAATATTAATGATTATTTTTTTATGCGTGCAAATATACATCCCCATTACCCGATCAATAAAAAAATAATGGACGAACCTCAACAATCCACCGCACAGTCTGGAATCGCCGGTAACAAAAAGATGCTTATTTACGGCGGCATCGCCCTCGCGGTCGTTATCGTTATCATTATCATCGTCGTTCTGCTCGTAAGCTCATCGAATATCGCCGTACCGAACGCCGTACCGAACGTCGTGCCGAACGTCGTGCCGAATGCACCCGTGGCAAATGCACCGAAGGGTGACTTCTTCTGGTCGTACAAACCGGAGGGCGGACTCACGTTTGACGAAGCCAAGGAGGGTTGCGCAAACGCCGGTGGACGCCTCGCGACCCGTCAGGAACTTATCCGTGCCGGAGAGGATATGGGATTCCAGCTATGCGCTGCCGGATGGCTGCAGAAGACGGACGGCAACCCGGATGCTGGATACTATATGCAGGCGAAGTACAGCGGGTGCGGAAATGCCGGATTCAATGGTTGGCAGACGAACCCTACACTCAAGCTCGGTTCGTACTGCGTCGGCACAACCCGTCCCCCAGCGGCGAATGGTCGATACATCGTCGACTACAATGCTCTCGAACGCTTCCGCAACGTCGGACCCGTTTCCCGCCAGGTCTACGGACTCTAATTACACGCGTACAAAAAACATACATACATACACATTTTTTCACCAGGGCACACCCGGGAGGTTCAGTGACGTGAAGTAGTCGATATCCACTTGATTCAATGAACTTGCGTAGCACACACCGAGTATACGATTGTGCACGAGCACACGCCCCGTGTCCAGGGTTCCCAGGCGATGAGAGACGTCTTTGTTATATCGCATGTAGCTTACAATAACCACGACCTTGTGTATCACCGGGTGATCCGCAACCGTCATCCTACATGACACATTGTAACCGGTTCCGGACTCATACTCGCGTGGAACATCGTTCATGAAGAACTCCACGTGCGTAATGCGCAGGAGCTCATCCGTCCGCAAACTCGCGTACCCCGGCATGCGCGCATGCAACGCGAACGTGTATTCGCTTGGCACGCTTGGCACGCTTGGCACGCTTGGCACGCTTGGCAAAATTGTGAATATGGGTCGCAGGGAGATTGTGTTCTCATACTCGCGCAGGCGCTCCTGCAGTATCCAAATAAGTGCGTCTCGTATGTCGCTCATCTATATTCATGTACTTGCGGTCGATAATTCAATTTTTTTCATTTGGACGTTATGCGAAAAGCGAATATGGTCCGTTGCGCAAATAGGAAAGTATGTTTCCGATATGGGATTTGATGCATTACGGTAAACAGGACCGCATGATTGAGGCAACCGGATTATTGTACAAGCGCCTTAAAGAACTAGAAAGAATGAGAATCAAGTTTGATTCACCACGTATCCCGGTATACACGGGTATACACGGCTATCCGGGATTCCCGATTGCGGATTTACCGGATCTTATACTGTATCATGTGTTCGCATTTTCCGGTATGGGCAATAAGCGAAAATATGCACGCACAGTCTTTCCATTGGTTTCAAAGCGCTGGTACAAAATAATGCGCACCGTGCCCGCGTACATTGGTATTCCCACAAAACTAGATACATATGTGGACTTCACAACAGAAGGGGTGTCCGGTCTGATCGAGTGCGCGGAGAACTGGGGATATCGCGTATTGGAGCCCGGCACATTTATTGGGGATCTTCCGGGGCATCGCATCATATTTCATAGCGGTCTGCGCTTCATCAGTCGAGAACGCATGTTGCAATGCGAAAAATGAATATAATATATGATATAAATGGGAAAAACGTGAACGGGAAAAACGTGAGAATGTGCAACCCACTCGTGCATACAGGTTTGTTGGAAGTCAAGCGTCCCGATCTGGAATGGGAATATCAGAAAACGCCGCGCTCACGCCAACTCACTGTGCGTTTGAACAAGCCATATCGAATCACGCTCATGCCAAGCGCAAACCTGACACGCGGATTCCCCATTGCAGATCTTCCCGGACTATTCATTCGCAAACTCATAAAAAAGTCACAAATGCGCGGTGAGCTACTTCTCGTATGTAAAGCGTTCGCGCGGCTCTGCGGACCCTATAAGCGTCCCGGTGCATACGTACATCCACCACCACCACCGGACACTTACATATTGGACATACCATTAATGTGGTGGTTCTTCAATCCCAGATTAACAATCCCCTTGGCGGCTCTCAATTATCACAGGTATTACACGTGGCTTGGCAAACCCATGATACCGAAGGGTGCAACACTGCGTGTGTATGGGCACCCGGGCGTGGATCTACCACCAGACGATGACGAATGGTACTATGTTATCGTATTCGCGCACAAAGACCCTACGGGCGCGTGGGCGCAGATTATCGTGCGCGAGAGTTGTACGCACTGGTACATAAAAAATGGGCACGAGTCCTCTCCCCCTATACAGGCGCGTACTACTTCAAGCCACTCATGAAGGCGCTCATATGTGGGTTGCTTACATCGATCTCATTCTCATCGCGCGCAACCATCTTGCAGAACTTTCGTACAGCATCCGAACACATCTTGAAATTGTCATGTATATCGGCGACGGTATACTGAAACATATTTTTTCCACCGCGCGTGTATACAAGCTTGAAGTGCTTTTCAGCCTCCTCATTCTCCTCACTGAATAGCTCCTCGAACACTGCCGCGGCTTTCTTCTTCTCGTACGGACTGAAACCATTCGTTCCGGTGTTAAAGAAGTGTGATGCCGTGGACTTGTGTGTGAAGAAGCTGTTGAATGCATTCTTTCGAATCTCGGGATCGATCCCCGTATCGTCCTGGAACGCGTAGAAGTGCGTTATTTTAGCATGACGACCCTTGAAGAAGAAATTCTTGATCACGTTGTCGTTGTTCTTCTTTCCCTCACGAATAAACGCCTTTATCTCCTCCTGCGCATCATCAAAGATGACGAGGATGTGAGGATTGTAGTCCAAATACATAATCGCGAGCTTCTCCTTTGCGTTCAGATTCGCGTTATCCACAAACTTCTGTTTGTGCGGTTGAATCGTCGCTTTGTAGAAGTCGATGAGTTGCGTTTTAATGAGATCCTTTGCCTCCTCACGCTTCTTCTTTTTCTCAGCGGCATTCTTGCAATTGCGCTCGATATCCATCAGTGCGCGTTTCTTCATGTTCAGGATCTTCTGAAGGTGCTGGGTGTGCTTGCGCGTCGCAACTTTCTTGAATAACCCGTGCAGGACTCTCAGATCATTTGCATTATTGTAAACGGATGCCGCGGCACGCTGCTGCTCATACAACTCCTTGATGTTTTCCAATGTGAAGTCCTCGTAGATGAGCCCTGTGGGCACGATTCCGTCATAGTCGTGTTTCTCGTGATTCGTGGGCGCAAACACCACCACACGCGGGAAGAGATGCTTCATGCGATACATGAAGTCGTTGATAAGTACAGTCTTTCCCGTTCCGCTTGGACCGTAGAATATACTGCTCTTATTGATGAAGCTGTACACAGATTTATCATACAGCGGGACATTGATATCCTCCTCGGGGAACCCTCGCGCCTTCATATGTACCTTAACAGAGTCCATGTGAGGATTTACGTACTTCTGCGTCAATGGGCGACTCGGTGCTTTGGCTTTCGGCGCGCTCGTGGGCACCTTCTTTGGGTCGCCATTCACATAGCTTGCTAAAAAATTCGACATGTTGCCTTTATACTATAGACATATATTTTATTTACATACGTAAATTTACTTCGGTGGTTTAAATGCGCCAGACTTCACGGGTGGTATACTGTCATTCACTGTGATATTCACATTCACGCGACTGTCTTTCGCCACCGCTTCCTCTGCGGCACCCGTTGCCTGCGCTGCCTGCGCTGCCTGCGCTGCCGTCGCTGCCTCCGCGGCGGGCTTCGCGCTCTCGGCAAGCTTGGCAAGCTCGTGCACGTCGATATCATCCGCCGCGGACTCCACACCGCGTTTTACGATCGTTTTTGCACCCGTATCGGAGTACTTGCTTTCGTACTCCGTTTCTATGTTTTTGTTATGAATAAATACCACGGATACGACGGCTATCAGGATAAACAGCCCGGCACGAAACATAATGTGAAAGAAGCTCTCGTCTTCATCCACAATGTCACGAAAGATAAAGTAGATAATAAGAACAATGATCGCAGCGAGAACGAACGATACCTTTATGGGGTCCGTGAAAAAGTCTCGCACTTTACCATTACCACCCTTTGCGGTACTGCTCAGGAACTTCCCCAACTCAAACATATGCGATATATTACACACAAAAAATATTATCACACTGCAAATTTACTCATCCGCAGAGAGTTCATCCCCGGAGCTCAACGTGCCGTCGCTGCCGTCGCTGCCGTCGCTGCCGTCGCTGCCGTCGCTGCCGTCGCTGCCGTCGCTGCCGTCGCTGCCGTCGTCATCATCCGTATCCTCGGCGCTGTTTGCGACCTCCTCCAAGTACTTCTCGCTCTTCGGAGGCTTGACATAGTCCTCGCCTGAGAACTCGATTCGTTTAATCTCCTCCAGTGGATCATTTGTATCCGTTGCGCGCGCGACGGGTGCGCTAGGCACGCTTGGCACGCTTGGCACGCTTGGCACGCTTGGCACGCTTGGCATGGGCGCGACGGATGTATGCGTATTTCGGAGCGCCTTCTCGGCATGGGCGCGCTCCTTCTCGGACTTGCGGAGTAGGGTTTTCAGGGCGTCGATGTAGTCTACGTACTTATTCACGGTGTTTTCTAACTCCTGCTTCTCGACGAGAAGGTCGTGAATTTCCTGTTGCAGCCGGTCGACGACGAGTTTCGGAACGGAGTCCATGTTCTCTTTACTGATGTCGATACCGCTACGGCTCGCGAGAATGAGGTTACACACATCATTGCGTTCCTTGGTGAGTATCTCCGTAAACTTGTCGCTCCAATGACGCATGAAACCACGCGCCCGGTTGACATCGTGACGAATATCGACGTCCGTAACGTCATTGGTGGCTTCGCGAATAACGTAAAGCGTGAACTTCGTCAGGGATTGTGTGAGTATAGCACGGAAGTACTTCTCTTTTCGTGCGTCGTATTTCAGCATAGCTTCGTATTCCTCTTTCGGAAGGAGAAACTTTGCGATCGTATCCACGAAGTCGCGATATGATAGGTGTACGGAGCTACCGTGTTTGCCCTCAAGAATCCGCATCTTGTTTATCTGGTCTTCGTAATAATTTTTTAGGTTTTCGATCACGCCCACATATTCCGGATTGATTTTCTCAGACGATCCCTCCATGCGTCCAAACGCGCGGTTATACCGCTCGATAACCGCCTTGTATGACTCCTCTACGCTGATATAACGCCCATCTTTGTGTGAATCCGCGGCGGTTTTGTAGTGTCGATTCCAATAGCAGTTCGCGAAATATACACCGATAATCTCAAATGCGCGATTGCAATTCTCATCTTTCGCATCCATTTTCAGCTTTTCGTATGTGCGTATGTGCGTATGTATATATTGTGCGAGGTATGGCACTTTAATTGATTTACGATACTCGTGAAAAATTGAAAATCTGTATGTATACACGTGAACGGGAACGTGAGATGGACGTTCTGCGATCCCTGAATCAGGATGATCCCGAGTTTATTCAGGGGTTACACGATGGATTATGGACAGTATCACGATTCGTGGGGCGCGAATTCTCGGTACCGTTTTACTGGGGATCCCGCGATAATCCAGACAAACAAAGAACATTTACTCTGATAGAAAACATAACCATAGGGTCTGCGCGTGAAGTCACAATACCGAAAGACGATTACCGGTGGAGGATACACACGCATATACACACGCCTGGAGTTTATGCCCCGCCGAGTTACCGGGACATAAACATGACGCTGCATAACGCCGTAAATGACGTTCACGGACGTCGTGGAGGGCTCTCACTAATATTGGAACAACGAGGGGCATGGTTTGTCTGCGGTACGGGCATGCTCGTAAGTCGCGTACGTCGAGACGAGTTTGATGTTGATAAATTCAAATGTGAATATGAAAAAAGGTTTTTAAATGTAACGCATGGCGCGAAGTCTCCCGATAGTTTGTGCAATTTTCTCCAGCAGCACGGCTTTATCGCAGAGTTCATACCTAAGATCGAAAACAATCCTGATCCCTTAATATGTCCACAGCTTTTTCAATAGCCATATGCACCTGATTGACGCGTACGTCCATGGGTTGGATATTTTTTTGCCCGGTTGTCTCCATAAGTATGTAATCACGTCCGTTACGTTCCATATAGCACGATAGCGCGGACAGGATGTCGCAGGATATATCATCCAGTGATACGAATTTGCGTTTCGGGTCTGATATACGCGTATTTAAAACGTTCACGATATCTGCGGACATACGTTCAAGTGGCACGTTACTGTTCGTACGTGTGGGTGACAGCGTGGACCCGACGCTAGCGCGGTTATCCACATGCCATCCCCACCCCTCGTGAAAGTCCATTACGAGATTCGTATCTGCAAACGCTTCGAGTATGTGCTTCGAGAGTGTATCACGAGACGTGTAGCGCTCGTGAAAACTACGATTCAGATCCGGTTGTGTAGGACTTCCCGTCCAGCGCTGATTACGCATAAGCCCGTATTCATTCGCGCGGGGTATTACAATGAAATTAAATTGTTCACGTGCGTTTCGCGCGAACCACCCATTATCGATAAGCGCCTGCAGTGCCACACTTCCCGCAGGTTCATTTCCATGTACACCACCTAGCATACCGATCGTAAAACGTTGCGGATCCTGAAAGTCTCCGAAATAGTGCACCTGCGGTGGATCCACGGGTCGTGAGACGCCAAATATCTCCGATGTATGCGTATGAAACGCCACGTAATAGATAAGCAGTAATGCCAACACGATAACGATGAAGCCCGACGCGCGCATAATATATGCTCAGTGGGAAAAAATGTTAAGATGGTTACACATCCGCGAATCCACTTAAAATAGCATCGCGAAAACGCAGACCTGACTCATGCCGAATGTAAAGATCATATTCGTGAGAGTAACAGATTTCCGGCGTAATTGTGAATATAACGTTGGAATTTATGAGTATTTCCGTTTTCTGTGCATTCACTTCACGAACGTGGAATTCCGAGGGCTTCCGCCATCCCGCCTCCAGCCTGACAAGCATACGACTGCGCGGAGCAGGGAGCTGGACCTGAACCCGTATCAGGGGACATCCAGAATCTGCGCGGCAGAACATGATTTTCCATTGGGGTTTATGCATTGCCTGCATATTGGCGAGTGCATCTGTGAGCGCATCTGTGAGCACGTAAATAACTGCGTCACGTGTGTCCATGACCTGTGTAAATGTAAAAAAGTGTGCGAATCAATTTTTTCGTGTGCGTATCGCCTCTACAACCGCGAGTCCGGACTCGTAGTCCGCATATATGCGGTACTTCGGCACATAGCATGTCTCGTGTCCGGGTTCCGTACATAAATGTAAAACGAGACGTCTCGTACCGCGGGATCCGACTTCGTGCATGTACACATCACCCCTTACGACTGCGATGTCGTAGTATTCCGCGTGGTGGGTCAAGGACCGCTTCTGACCGGGTGGTGTGTTCTTGTCACTGAGATATACACAGACATTTCCGAAACGTCCTTGGGTCATATTCACGCGCGGTAGACATAAACCGTTGTGTAGTCGCGCATTCTCCTCACGTAATTCCACAATCTCCGCCTCCAGTACATGCACGTATGCGCCAACGGAATCATCCATCGTCTGTATGTACGTTATGAGAATGAAAAAAGATTTCAATTTTCTCCCACGCGGTTGTGCGGAAGATCCTCCAAGTATCTGAGGAATCTAATTCCGGAATTAAAGCTATAATAGCGCTCTTTTGGCGGTACATAGCAGGTTTTTTGCGTCTCCAGATCGAAAATCACTAGTATCACCCTCGGGACGCCATATATACGCGCACAGATCCATGCCTTTCCTTCCATTGGGTATTCAATTTCAAAGTGCGTGCCCGGTATTACGTTATTATCCAATATGTTCGTTCGTAGACTTCCATCTTGATAAACAGTAAAGTCGACTTTAGCCATAAACGGAATACGTGCATTAGCATCTACATATGCAGCACGTAATTCCGCAATCTCCGCCTCCAGAATGTTCACATACGCGTTCATTGCGGTGCACGCGTCCATATTACCAAATATGCCGAGTGTATGTGTATGGGAAAAACGAGAATCAGTTTTTCGCAAGGAGAGACTCAGCGACCGCGACGGCGGACTCATAGTCCACATAAATGCACGCCACGCACATATATCCATATGAGATGTCCCTGCGCTTGCGTATCTCCACGATCGTCACCGGACCATCAGGATCTTCGGTACTGTAGACATCATATTCACCATCTTCACCATTTGCAAGACGCACAGCGTAACATCCACTCTTATAATAAACAGGCGAAATATGCATAAATTTGCATGATCTATGACCACGCGAATCGACATGCACATATTCTCCAAGTGCATGAAAGTACTTGGGTTGATCCACTAATTTGTAAATATTTGTGTGCTTTCTGCACATGTTGTTTCTCTCACATTCGGACTCTGCAAGCTTCGCTTCCAAGATGTGCACGTACGCACTCATCGCAGTGTGCGTGTCCATTTACCGAGTATGTCGAGCGTGCCAAGCGTATAAGAAAAAATGTTGTTCAATTTTCGCAACTATGCGGCGTTGCGCGGGTTCTTGCGAATGGCGTCGTGTGTGCCGCGCTCATTACTTGTGTCATATGAGAAGTAGTCCGTGTCCATGTTACGACGGATTCCAGCTTTGTTGCTCATACCACCGCCTGCGACATGGCGCGTGAAGAAACGGTCCTGCCCGAAACGCGTGGTGACTTGACCCTCCTGCATGTTACCGTATTGGTCCTCATTACCAATGTCAAACGTCTTACCCTGGCGTAGATAGTCCGCGTCGCTGTAGTCCTGCGTGACGCGCGTGTCCTTGCGATTCGCAGAGAATGCGCTTGCTTGGCGTTTCAGTGCTGCGTATGAGTGCGCCATCTTCTCCAGCGGTTTGTGTGATGCAGGTGTGGGTGCGGAGTTCCACATACTGTCCGTAACCGCCTCCACTGTGCGCCCGGCGTTCTTGAACACGAACAGCGGTGTGTTCTTCGTAGGATTGTTCACCTCCTGGCGACCCTCCGCGTCCGCCTCCGCGAGCATGCGATTACCCCACGAATCATCATCCGAAATGGGTTTACCATGTGCCACGACGTTGTACATAAACTCAATAATCTTCGGGTTTACCACGACATGATCGCGCGTGCTACGAATCTGATCCGCCGTCGCGGGCGTTAGACCACCACCTGCAGACTTTAGTAGTAGGTCTGTACGCGCTTGCAGTTTTTCATGTAGCGGCATACGATGCACAAGCTCCGTCATTTCATACATGTTTGCGAGCATGTGATCCGCTGCCTTGCGATTCTTTCCACGATATGACTCCAGAAATCGCACCTCATTCTGCGTAATACCAAGCAGTGCCAGAATATCACCCGTGACAGTGTTGTTACGGTTCTTAGCGATGCGCGTAGTGTTATTGAGCTTCACATCCGCACCAGCAGACGCCTGCATGTGCTCACGACTTGCTTGCGCACCAGTGCCGCTTGTAGAGTTCGCCATTAGTCGTACAAGATTCTTGGGTACGACGCCCTGCGCCTGCTCGATTTGCGACCAGGGTGTGTCATCCTCGACAATACGTAGTTGCGTCTCGTGATTGATCAGACCGCGCTGGCTATAGAGCTTTCCATACGATGCCACCTTTACACGGTGATCTGTGGTGCTGTTTGCACGTAGAGCGGCGCTACCTCCGTGTAGGATATTACTCAGGCGCGTGGTAATGCGCTGTCGTACGACCGGATCCTCGAAGGTACGCGCCATGCCCGTGCCGTCCGTAAGTACAGATGAATCCTCCTGATCACTCTTAAAGACGTTCGAGACGTGTGAATACACACCCACACCACCGTTGTGTCTATTCTCATATGATGTGCTGAAGATCTTCATACGCGTCTTAACCCAGTTCTGTGCGCTACGCAAGTTCTTGTACAACGTATTCGGATGCACACCACCGGAAGTTGTACTGTAGTCACCATCGTCCTTAAAATCGATGCGACGGAACTGTGCCTCGAGGTGGCGACGATACTCATTCCAGGGCTGTTCTGTAAGATAACCACGCGGATCCTTATCATGGAACTGCGTGTCGAAGTCTTCGTTCATCCATGGGTCCGTACCGGATTTAGGCGTGCCGTGATCGCGGATATTTAGACGATAAACCGACCCGGGGTTGCGTCGGGGTTCGTCACTCGCGAACATTGTGGCATTATCCGGTGTAAAGTCTTTAAGAGTATCCCGTTGATCATCATGTACGAGATCCGGATCCTCGAATAGTAGATGTTCCGAGGATTCGTATTTCTCTGGAAACATCTCAAAGCCCATATCTCCCGAGACCGAGCGCCCACGACGGGTACCGATGTAATACTCGGACATAAAGTTTGCACTGCTACGAGATGCCATCTTTTATATTTTTCCACGTGTGAATATACGCACTATATTCACACGTGGAAAATGCGTCTAAAAGAAAAAGAACTATTTCTATTCATCATCATCATACTCATAATGGCGGCGTTTTTAAGTTCGCAATCCAATCGCGTATCCATACCCGTAATCATCGGCAGCGCGATCGGTGGCATGCTCTCCATCGTTGCATATGACGCGTACATTAAGGACTGGCTGCTTACTGATGATGTGTAATTAAACATCATACGACTTTTTTCGCTCACGCATATAGCAAATATGTCCATCGATGTCCTGTTTAAGATAATTCTAATTATATTGGTCATCATCCTCGCATACACGCTCGTGCGCTATGCGATGCCAGGCGTGCCAGGCATGCCAGGCGTGCCAGGCACGGCGCGCACGACGGGTGGCTGCGACACCTGCGCAGGGGGTGCGCCGCTGAGCGCGGACGCCCGAGAGATTGTGGCACTTAGTGTACGCCAGGCGCGCGTGGGTGGCGGCAACAGTGTACGTGTGAGTCTCGGTGGTGCAGAGGCAGTAAAGTCTGGTGATCAGAACCGTGTGGCGGAGTATCTACAGAAAGCCGCGCGCGCCTATGACGATGCGACGGCGGTAGAGCTCAAGAGTCTCAAAAACGATATCGTGAACATTATACGTGCATATCCTGGGCTCGTTGAATATGTATGCAGTATTGACCCTGTCACGGACAATAAGAATATTTCTGATACTATTGAGGATATCCAGATCGCGGTACGCAAAACCGGCGGTGGTACGCTCGCGGATGAGGTGTACTCATTGATAAAACCGTATATACGCGAGGTGGGTAACTCGCGCAGTGTGGAAACCTTTCTTAAGTCCTATACGGGTATTAAAACTCTAAACGCGAAAAATATTCGCGCGGATATCAAAGCGGACAAAGCCATAAAGCACAAGGCGTTATATCAAATTATTGAGGATATTATTGACAATTCACCGAGCATAGGAAACAAAGAGGACTTTATTCGCAAGACCGGACTGCGTTACGAACACTTCCTACCCGCGAACAAACGTAAGTGGTTGTCCATTGCGGAAGACCTAGATATTGATATCGTACCGGATCTGCGCAACGAATTGCGTACATACCTACGCGATAATAGTGTACGTGCTCATACACGCGCGGATCTGGATCGTATTCTGGAAAAGATGGAGGGTTCACTGTCCATCTATAAGTTTGCACCAGGATATGCAAAAAAGACGAAGACGGCGATAGCAAAAGCTAAGGATAAGGCTTTCGCACTGGACACGCTCGCCGTGCTACCGATTCTCAAGGGTCTTGCGGAGAGCATGCGCAATACGAGTCGATGGTCCTCAGTGCTCGAACTTATCCGTGATCTTGGTTCTGCAAGACTTCTTACACCCGAAGAAGACGCGATACGTCGTATTCTCCACGCCCTGCACGCGGACGCGCCACCAGAGACCACTAGCCTGCTGAAGGATTTGCAGCGTGAACGCGAACGCACTGAACGCGAGGCGCGTGAACGCGAGTTCCGACGCGCGCATGAGGCGGAACTTCAACATAAGTCCGAAGAGATCGCCCGACTGCGCGAGGAGGCGGAACAAGCACAAATGCGCGCGGTGGTCGAGGAGTCCAAACGCACGGCAAAAGAGGAAGAGGCGCAACGTGCACAGGAGGAAGCCATCGCCGAACTTTCGCGTATCGATGTCACGGACACGGATGACGACACGGATATCTCGGCAAGCTCGGCAAGCTCGGCAAGCGAGGCAAGCTCGGCAAGCGAGGCAAGCTCGGCAAGCGAGGCAAGCTCGGCAAGCGAGGCAAGCTCGGCAAGCGAGGCAAGCGAGGCAAGCTCGGCAAGCTCGGCAAGCGAGGCAAGCTCGGTACGCGATCTGGAGGCGCGTATACGCGAAGCGAATGCACACGTGCGTGAACTGGAGCGTCAACGCGCGGAAACCGCAAACAACGACTCCACGGACCCGGAATGGCAGCGACTAGACCGCGAGATATTCGCGTCATATGATGAGATAAAAAATCTAACTCAGGAGCTCAATAACCTCACACAGGGCGCGTTTGAGACACGCCAGCAAGCACGCGAGCGCGACAATATCATCTCCGAATATGATTAGAGCATAAGTAGAGCATCCGCATTTTTTGTACCCGTGAACTTCGCAGTAAGTGGATCTGTCTCACATATGTGACGAATGCGCACCGCGTGCACATTTGTAGTGTCCGCAGTCGCCGCGGCATACAGCGCATCCGCAAGCACGTGTGCGGGTAAGGCGGAGAGTTTATAGTCGTGCATGGTCTGCACACTCATAATCTTCGCCTGCCGGAGCGCGTTTACGTCTACATCGATGTCGCGTGTGTAGAGGTAATCGAGCGGACAAGGATAGAAACAGCGGTATCCGAGTGTTTCAAGTATTCGTTGTTCCTCATTTACATGTGTCTCAACATCAGCGATGTCACATCCGAAACACGCAATATCCTTGTAACTGACATTTGAACGATCGCAACGTAATTTCGCCTGTATAGCAACACAACAACTTAATACAATCTGTACAGCGTCCTCCATTTCTGTATTACCAACACATTCGTCAAAGGTTACACCAACAACGTGCATATAGTGATTAAACATACGAATACTTGTTTGCAACAGTATCGCAGGGTCCGAAGTCTTGCTCGCGAGCCCAGAGCACGCAATGTCGGTGATCCACTCCGCGGCACATCGCAAGCTGTGTGGAGGATAATGGAAGTTTCCCACACCCTCAGGTTGCGGCTCCACTGAACGCAGGTATGTCAGGCTCGCCGGGCTCGCCGGGCTCGCCGGGCGCGCGTACCGTGTGAGGTATGTGCGCGCGGATATACGACGTTCTGGGAAGAATTCCAACAGGGCACTAACCTTCTCGGATATACCCGGTGTATATCGAGATATGCGATCCGGTACGAGTGTCGTCGGAGGTACATATTCCGGACGACGCATAACCGGAGGAGGGTTCATACGTGCATAATACTCGTCCGGTATGTGGAATATGTCCAATGGGTTCTTCCGGATACACTGGCAATGGCATAACTCGAGCAGTAGTATACCGACGGACCACATATCGATCTTTGAGTCGTAATGGCGAGACTTTAGCTCCACCTCCGGGGCACGATACGTACGTGTCTGTATCTGCTCAGCGGTATCCAGCGACATATCTCGGCGCGTTTCCGAATAGATCGCCGATCCAAAGTCAATGAGTTTAATATCCACAGTGTTCAGCGCGTGCGGCATCGTACTGGCTGGTTTGTGGACAAGCACGTTCGTAATTTTCACATCGCGGTGTATCCACCCACATGTGTGCATGTAATCCAATGCCAGAGCGAGCGCGTCCGTCACAGTGTTCATAAACTTTACATGTATGTGTTCCAATGTCAAGAGGGCATCCGCGTGTCGATAAACGTACTCTGATAGATCGCTATCACCGATTTCTAGCACTTGATGCACGCACGTGGCGCCATCATCCATGCGCGTGGTGTAGACACCTCCCGCGTGTGAAATAATATTCATGTGATCCGCGTATGCGATAAATGTAATTTCACGCAACATCCAGTAGTTGATACCAACATACCGCTCATCCTTCGGTTGTGTGTCGGTCTTTATGGCAACGTGCAGCGCGCCATGCGTCGCCTCGTATACGCGTCCGTACGTACCATAGCCCAGGAGTTCACCCTGTGTATACATACTATATTCATATATGGACCATCATTTTTCAAAAAAATTCGCACACGCGCGTACCGTGCTCATGTGCGCCGATGTCGTGGCGAGCTCGGCGAGCTCGGCGAGCTCGGCGAGCTCGGCGAGGTATGCGGGACCATCGTCACGTAATCGCTCTTTGTGCGTCGGAGCATGGGTATGTCGATCCATTCGGGACATTGTCGACGCATAAGTTTGTATATCTTATACGCGAGGCGTGCGGCGTGGCGCAACTGCTTTCGATGCTTGTGATCCGCGTACGCCTCGGGACTGCGTCTATGACCTTTCTGATGACTTGCCGACACACGTCCCGCAACCTGTGGGTTATTCTTACATATTACACCCCACCCCTGTAGGTAATCATTATCTAAACCACGTAAGAAGCAGTCAAACCTGAATGGTCTACGCATAATGATATCTTTACCAATACCGTTTATGGGCAGCTCGTCAATGTAATCTGCTTCCCAAACCCACCAGTGTAAACCGACGCGATCATCAACGCACGGATTAATGGGGTTTTTGGGCTGCTGTCCGCGCCACGGGAATATGAGATACGCCTTTCCCTCCGCGGGCAATGATCGAAACCAACCTCTAAGTTTCGCGTACCGGTATAGATCCTCGTAAATACCCTCCTTGATATTTGTCACATCCATCATGTATATTACCGCGCGGAAAAAATACGCACACAATCGGACGTGTGCGTTCGATTGCATCAGTGTGCCGCAACGGCGTAGGGCTCCGTGCACCATCGGCAGGTCTGATACTTACCTTTGTGATGCTTGTTCTGGATAAGTATGCTACCCTTGTGGTACTTCCAGGATTTCAGCGGTTTCTTTTCCGGCAGGAGGTACGCGAACAGTGTCAGTCGCACGGTAATAGTATCACCGTCGCTTCCCGTGAGCTGAAAGCTCCTCTCAAACTCACAGTGTCGGTACTTGCTGTACTGGATGATTTCCGATATCACGCGTTCATCCATCTGCGAACCGAACAGGTGCTGATCCAGAAACTTGCGCACGGTTTCCGGGGATTTCACGTTTGGCTTTTTGTCTGCGAGAGCATCGCGATATATGCGTTCGCACATCGTCTCCATGGACTTACGTGATTGAAATCCCGGGTATTGTCTGAGTATGCTCAATCCATCGTCAAGCGTCCCGGAGAAAGACTCGTCATCAATCATGGATGACGCCTCCTCCAAGCACCGTTTCTCGATTGTCAAGGCGTCCGCCTTTGCAACGACAAGATTTTCTTTGATCAACCAACCGCTTATGGTGTCTTCTGGGATCCATGCCATATACGTCTCCTTACTTTCATTTCGTTGCATGATTTGAATCATTACTTTCTTCTTTGGTATGCGAACAATCCCAGACAATGGAGAGTAGCTTGTTTTTTCGGTTCTGTCTCTCTGAACAAGAGACGTTGACCACAGAGGATGATTAGCCATATAGGAATCAATTTTTTGCATTGTTACATATAACGGTTGGTAAAACGTAGACGCGTTGTACCTTAACATGATTTAAATATATGCCGCCGTGTATATATAATAACGCGTGCAGTATTTAAAATAGGATACGCAAATGAGCATATCAGCGACCATATACATCGACCATCGCGAAAATGCAATGGAACGATCCGGTTCAACAAAGTTATCACCTGTAAGTTACTTCGACAAGGCTATCGACGCAAGCAATCGCAAACATGCGAACAAACCACTAAGTGGCGGTGGTGGTACCGTAAACTATATTGTCCGTGAGGTACCCACCGGCGACTACTGTATCGTCTTGCGCGGGTCGCCGGGCACGCCGGGCACGCCGGGCACGTCTGGCATCCTCGCGGCGGCGATCGAGCGTAAGGAGTGGAAGGATCTTGCCGCGAGCATTAAGGACGGACGCGCTTCCGGACAATCCAGTGCCCTAAAAGCCGCAAAGCAGGAGTACGGATGTAAGGTGTACTTCCTCGCTGAAGGCGGATTCACATACAAGGATGACACGCGTGTGGGTGGTAAGCACGGTATGCCGTTTGCTGCATTACACACAAAACTTCGTCACGAGCTCTTACGTGGTGTACCGTTTATACAGTGTAAGGACGCGGAACATACCGCGGATGTAATCGTAAAGATTACACGCGACCTCATACAGTTATACGCGCGCAAAGAAATCGATTTCCCATTGCAGACGAACGGCAATCGTCTCACCAATGCATACGTACAGAGCGTGCGTCGCCTGAACGCGAAGTTCCGCGCGCTTGCCGCGACAGGCGCGCTCGGCAAGCTTACCACGGACGCCGATAAAACGGATACCGAGCTCGCGGGCATCATTGCGAACGTCGAGGCGCAACTTGACGGCGCGCTTACCGAGCCTGGCGAGCCGGACGAGCCGGACGCGCTTGCCGAGATCCTTGCGGGCAGCGACGGCAGCGACGGCAGCGACGGTGGCACGGCGCTCCCGAAGGGGTTCGCGAAGAGGCGCGTGGCAGGTAGCGCAGACATCATCTCGGACATCTGGACCGCGATACCCGGGATCACAGGTAACTCAGCACCCATCATATCACAGACATACCATGTGTCGCAGTTCTTTCGTGCTACATGCGACAAGGACGAGCTGGACCGCCTACAGTCGGAGATTGCGGAGATGCGCTTTCCCAGCGGCTCGCGTATTGGTAAGCAGGCGGAAAAGATCATCACAAACTTCCGCACGCCGGAACGTGCGCGCAACGCGGCGATACGCGTGCTCAGTGCCATACCACAGGTTACCGAGAACACCGCTAAGAACATTTTGGATCTGTATGATATACAGCAGATCTGCGATCCGAAGACGTTCAATGCGGAAAACCTCGCTGGCATTCCGCGCAGTGCAAAAACAAATGTCGGTCCTGCGCTCGCAAAAAAGATCCTACAGTTTCTGCAGGCAAGCTAGATGGTCACGGCAGTGTGGTACGTGGGGTTCTTGATCGCACTGCGGTCGGAGGCACTCATACTGTAGTATCGCGCGTAGAAGTTACCCTCGCGATCGTCGAATTCTTGTTCAAATTTCCCCTTGGGTGTGGACACACTCACATTTGAGATGCGCATGCTCGCGCCGGAGGTGTATCCGGGTGCGTCGTCCGTGAGCTCCGTGGTAAATGATTCCGATTTACATGTAACACATAACACGAACAACAGTAAACATAGTAAAACAACGATGGCGATTTCGATCGTCATTTTTTACGTTGTGTAATTTCCGTGCGAGTATATAATTACCACTGTAAAAGTTCGCGAATACGAAAACATGGCGACACGCAGGCATATGCTACCATCGGACCTCGCGGGGTATTCTCATAGATCCACACCGCGAAAGCAACGTACGTATAATTACACAGACCAGTTCTTCTTTCAGGAGGGTGGGATATGGAACAAGAATCGCTATTACCGACCGAAAGGTGGATCGCCGGAACTGCAATGGGTTGGCAAGTACTTCATTCCTGTGGGTGCACAACCCGCACGCCCGGACGTGTCGAATTACGCTATGGAATACGAAATCGCTATGTTTGCGCGTCCAAACATATATCAGGTTATCTATGTCGATGATGAGGGTAATTTTCGTACGCAGCCCGAAGCCGCGTGGCGCCCGGGGCGCCTGAACATCATGGTGAACATGAACACAGACAAGATTGTGGACGTGCAGTACTTTTAACATTCTGAAGACTCCGCACTTTTTTGCATATATGCACATCGTCAAGAAGCGTGGAGAGTTGTGCGTACGCCCAGGTAGTGTTGGATCGCGCCCATACCTCGAGGCATGCGTTTTTGTACGCGTACACACGCACAAACAGACGAACGAGCATCGACTCTGTGCGAATATCGCAGGTGATATTCCGCATCTCATCAAATCGTCATGGGACTTCGCGCCCGGGCGCATGGACATAACGGGCACTTACCCGGCGATAGGTGAGTTTTTCTGTCGCGAATCGGACTTTGAAGAGGTCTGCCGGTACATCCGAGGCGTTGCAGAGGTTCGTGACATCAAGATCGTGCACCGACATCCCGCAGTCGCACACGAACCGGAACTCACGCGTGAAAACGTCGCGCTTACAGAGGAGACGTGTGAGGAGATGCGACGCGTCGCCACGGGTGTGATCAATGTGGACGCGGACATCGTAATATTCAAGTTCTACCGCGCACCACGCGGCATCAACTTCCGCAAGCTCGTGCCGGATGCCTACGCGTATGCGGACGGCAAGGACCATACATATCGCGAACCGCTACACATCGGTGCATATGCGACCTATGTCAGTAAACATAGCTCATTCCAGGCGTTCTTCTACTCACGCGCAATAATTGATCGTACGGGTCTCGTGCTGCCCGGGTCCTTCTCACAAAAAATTGAAATGAATATACCTGAATAGAGGTCATGGCGAACATATACACCGATGGCGCACTCGCGCACGCAGTGATCGCTGAGCTCGAGAAAAGAGCGTTCTTCCTGAGGGATTATGGATACAGTGTTTACTTGCTTGCATGTGCAGGGCTGAACGAGGAGCCCATAAACGGTCTCAACGCAATTGCTATCCTCAAAGAACTTGAAAAGACATTCTGTCCACGGGCGATAGGGGGAGGTAATGGTGATGCGTTGCTTATCAGCATCCAAAAAAACAGGAGCACCGTGGCGCCGGACATCATCAAGTACCTTGTTCGGGAGATCGGTTTCGATGTGAACCACGTTTATGATAAGGATAGGGGTGCATCCGCCCTACATTACGCCATTGGTTCTGGGCGACTGGACGTGGTTGAAAGACTGATTTCTCTCGGCGCGAACGTGCGCGTGTGTAGTGACTATCGTCACCCAATTGGAATGGTGCACTATATGTGCAAAGACGACGCGATCATATACGCGCTGCTCACGGCGGGCGCGGTGGTACCTGATGGTGTCGTACCTAAATCGTTTCAGCAATACATCGAGGATCTACGTGCAGAAGTAGATCGACTGAACAAAAAATATGAAGATGAGTTCGCACCGGATGGTCTCGGTGCAAAGCATGCAGCCGAGCATTTCAGTGAGCTGGCGAAACGTCAGAAAAATGAATGAGTATTTAGTGCGATTATTTTTTCACCGCGTATCTATACACACACGAAAATGCAGGACCTTATAATTCTTGCGGTGGTCATTATCATCGTTATCGTACTCATTGTACAGCCGAAATTCCCGAAGGGAAAGAACGCGAACACAAATGTTGAGCGTCTACAGGACGTGGGACGCTGCTCGTACATCTGCGACCACCGCCCGGGTGGTCAGGGCTGTGCGCAGTGCCTGAACACGCAATCGCCAACAAGCAACCAGAACCTCCGTGGCGCCGTCATCGGACTCCTCGAGTAGACGAAGCGCTCAAAAAATACAAGAATACGGGACTCTTTTTTTGCACGGATGTAACGGTCACACCGTTAGGTATTAATATCGTCATTGTGTCCGTCGTAATCGACTTCACTGAAGTCGAATTTATCCACGTATTCGGGATCCACGATGTCGTCAAACATACGAGATTGTCGATTGTCGATCATGTTTGCATCATCCGCATCACTAACTTTCTGTTCCGCCTGCAATGCCGCAAGGCGCGCGGCTTTCGCAGAGGCGAAGATCTTCTCGCCACGTAAAACGCTGGATATGAAGAACAACGTGAGTTCATTGGCAAACTTCTTTGTCATACCGGACTTGTGCGTAACTCGCATGATGCCCAACAGAGCCGAGAATAGGTAGTACAGGGTAAACTGCGACATAAGTACGGGATCTGCTTTCGTATACGTATACGCCTCCATATAAGCCTGTGAGTACTCGGTGTTTAGCGGAGTAAGCATGTCCACTGAGGGAAGCTTGTTAATTGCGGCGATGTCCGCGGGCGTTGCGGTACCCATAAGCTCCTTCGCTTCCATTCCGGGTTTGGATAGGTTCTCATAGTTCAGAATGGACACGTAGTCAAATATGAGCTCCTGAATGGTGGCGCCGAGACGATCCATGCGCGCGCGTGCCATCTCCGGTGTAAGTTCTTTGTATGGTGATGCGGACCCCTTCAGTATCTCGTCATACTCAATACGCTCGGTGAGCCCGATGTTGTTCATAAGGTTCATATACTCACGCTTACTTATCTTCATAGGCTTGAGTCCGCTCGTGAGCGTGGATCCAGCGACCAGTAGGTCATATGTCGAATCCACGAACTCATTCGTGATTCCCGGTTTATATTTCCACGACGATATGGCTTTGCTCACGGGTGGCAGCGGTACGCGCTCCGACGCGGTGATCGTCGGTATGGGACCCGTAATCGTCTTGCGCTCCTTGCGGTACTCCGCGATGTATTTCTTATAGAACTCCAGGTTGTGTTCTTGTGCATATGTCTTCTTAAACCCACAGTTTTTGCATTTCGGTTGACTCTCTCCGGAGAACGCGTGCGCCTGCTCACCACGCGCCTGCTGCTCCTTGCTGGGCTTCGGGCACTGGAACTCGTAAAAGCGGTAGAAGTTTGTGATTTCTAGCTCACGATCCGCGAACTTCTTTATGTTTTCTATATCATCTTCGGCGGTACTATGCACGTGGAAGCACTTTGCACACACCATGTCCGCGAAGATATAATCAGGTTCAAGCTTCACATCTGATCCCATGGCAATACGTACATCGTCTTTCTTGTATGCATCCAGACGTCGCTCCGGACGATATGCCGCAAGTTTCACATAGGCGATTACACGCCAATCATGCTTGTGGTATGTCTTCCGTGCGCTCCGGTGCGCCTCCGCTAGAGCGCCCGTCAGCAGGTGTGTGATGCCTTTGTTCACATCATAACCATATTCAATCGCGAGCGAGTTGTGCCCGACCTTGGCATCGTAGCGTCGTAGCACCCCAACGGGCATTGTACGGTAAGCCCGTGCGTAGTAGTGCTTCGTAAACGCGTACATAGACCGCTCCTTATCACGAATCTCGCGTGAACGCGCGTCCAGTACGATCTGGCTGTCTTTAGGGCGCACATCAATATGAAATGAATCTCCCGTCTTCGTGATACTAACCACATCCGGCGAATCCATAAAAGTACGACCCTTCACATAGTCAATGGAGTACTTTATAGCCTCGCGCATGATTTCCACTTGGGCTTTTGCTCGGGTGTGATGGAACGCCTCCCAACGCGTATTACCCGCTGGTGGTGTGACTTTCGGTGCGGACAGATTTACCGGCGGGATATTTGCGAATATGTATCCCGTATCCGAGTCCAGCATGGCGGACTTCTTACCTATCGCGGCTTCAGGCGTCTCAGCGCCCTGCATGATCTTGTTCACGGTGTTTACCGCCTGTATCCCGAGTGCGGGTCGCACACCCGCACGCGCCTGGCGAGCCTGGTGAGCCACACGCTGTAATGCCTCCACGCCGCGCATGTACGCGACGTATGTAAACGTGGAATCGTCTTCAAGAACCTTTGCGACTTTCATTTCCTCAGGAGCGTTCACGCGTGACTTTCCAATTATACCCTGGAGGTTCTGGTATGCCTTAAGGAGTGAACCGTCGACCCACTTCTCTGTGAGGTCCATATCCGGAATACGGGACATCACGACATTCAGAGAGTTCATAAGACGGCTACGTGCGTACACAAACATATCTTTTGCATTATTTAGCTTTCGTGGCGATGTAAAGTGTATCTTGCTTTTGTTTTCCGTAACGACCTTCACGAGCATCGCCCAGGTGTAAATACTCATATACACCTTTTTCCTATCGTCAACAATCTGATCCGTGTCAGACTTCACAGCCATGAGCTTCTTTTCGATAAGATGTATAAACTGATACATTGATGTCACGAGCGACGTAATAAACTTGTTCACGGACCGATCGGAAGTGAGTTCCTGGAATTCGATATTGTTACGTACAATATAACTTGCCTGCTTCCACATCCAGTCCTTCAGTTCATCATCCGCGTCCTGGGCATCGCGCGGGGTACCCGGTACTTGGTCATCACCCTCGAAAGAGACATCAGCCTCCATCTCCGCGGGTGAATACATCTTCTCGCCGCAGACTTTGCAGTAATACGCTGAGAACAGCGGTACGTCATCCGCATAGCTGCTGAGCGCCTTCTGTATCTGCGAATCTGTTTTGTGTTCGAGACGCATCTCAATCATCTCCAAGACATGCGGACAGATAATGGGGTGTTTCCCGGAGACATCGTGAATAATCTCATTCTTCACCGACTTGTAATTTTTTTGTAAGTACTTTTTCAGATCATTCAGGAGCTGTGCACGCTTCTTATTGTCAGTAGTGTGTCGTAAGCGTCGATAGATCTCATTCCACGGCATAGACTCCTGATCTCGCGATGCCTGCATAAGCTTCACAATACGCGCGTCCTCCTGTAGAATAATCTTTTTCTCACGCGGTGTTACGTGATCCATAATCGTACCAAATAGACGCAGTTTGTTGACTTTTGTCATATCATATGATGGTAGTTTGCGTGTTATTTCGCTCAGACGCTCCTGACCGAACCGCATGATGTATATCCATCGGTAACGCAGCTCTGTAAGGCTGGTATCCGTGTACTTCTTATTGGAGGCGGCATTACTCACCATCACGGCGTTGTGCATGTCCTGCTGCGCGATCGCACGATCGACATCTGCCTTTGCGGACAGTACTGCTCGTGCGTTCTTGGACCGCGTGTCACCGCCCGCGTAGTATGCGTAGACCTCCGCGAGGCTCTTGATGCGCAAGGAAATTAGATCCTGATGCGGTGATTCCCAAAACGTGTAATCAAACGCCACAGGAAAGTGTTTCTCAATTAGTGCGTAAAACTCGAGCATATTTGGATCTATCTTCGGAGATTTATAACGTGAGACAGAAGTCGTCGGTGACTCCTCAATAATGTCCACGACACGACTCAACCACGTGTGTACCGCGGACGCGCGCTTCGGTGCGATACGGTACACGACGGATAGACGATCGCTCGGGCGTGAGTACTGCGATTCATATCTCTTTTCGGAAAGATAGTCAAATAGTATGCTGCTCACATGTTTGGCATGCTCGTCGCTCGTAAATAGTATCTGTATACCATGCGGCGTAATTTCTCCGCCCGCCGCGTATGCAACCGACTCGAAACGTTGATACTCCGCGTCCACAAGTGCCAAATACTGCTGGTAGAGGTACTCCTCTGTGTAGGACCCGCCACGCAGGCGTCCGCGAATATCCATATTACCCGGTACGCGTTGCAGGTAATACTCAAATAACGGTATACGAGGCTTGAGTAGATACCCGCATACGTCCAGCTCCTGCCCCTGAGCGGCACGATACACACGTACGCTGCCTGTGCTGCCTACGCGTACGTCCTTCAGGAACACGATGTGATCTGGACGACTCGCGCGTAGACTTACCGTTGCCACACTTGCCACACTTGCCACGCTTGCCTCCGGTACGGCTTTCGCCTTCGCCTTCGCCTTCGCTTTCGTGGGCTTGGCGGGCTTCACAGGCTTCGCGCGTCCACCCGTGACGTTTACGAGGGTAGCGGGTGCGATGCCCACGATCGCCTGGATATCCTCCATAGTGTTCAGGGGTTTGTAGTAGGTTTTAACGATAGGTAGGACATTCTCGTACTCTATGATCTTTCGCAAAAGTAAAAATTCTATGTCCGGTTTCTGTTTACTTGTGTGAGCCTTTAGTTGGTTTAGCTCCATGTCGATGAAAGACCTGAGATAGTACGGAGATAAACCCGTTTCCTTTGATATCTGGTCATATTTGACCTTAATCTCCTCTTCCGATTCAAACCGGGTGGGTCGATCGGATGGCGGTTCCGATTTTACCACTTCTATCTCCGCCATTTTGTGCAACTATATTCACGTATGCTATATTTTTTCAAAGAGAATACACGCAATAATCCATCTAAAGGTTTGTAACCATGACTGTATGCTAAACAACAACGCAAACAAAAAATTACACGGGTTAATTTTCAATATGGAAGTACTCAAAACGGTCGCGCGCATTAACGAATTCACCGCTACACTGGATGAACTCACTGAGGAATCAGCAAAGGAAATCGTTGAACTTGTGAAAAAGAATGTCGGTGTGCTGAGTATCAAGGTCTCCCATGATGGACTGTCCGGCATCTCGCAGGCGAAGGACATGCAAACGGATATTAAGGACGGAGCAATTCCCAATCACGTTAAGCTGAATGGATTTAGTACCGTGTCCGACGTGGTACCCGGATTTAAAATCATGCTCTCCACGGTGCGACACCGTGCCGATTTCTCTATCTCTATGGTCAGGCGCTGCAATGGCGTTATTCTACACGTAGGAGAGTACACAGATGCGGAGGGCAAGGTCGCCGTAAGGTGCAAGCCCATGGTTATCCCAGCAAATGACCTCACTACAAAGATCGATAAGCGTCGCATCAACGACTACCTGAAGAATGATCTATACGATATCTACATGGTAAACGATGGTACGACCGTAAACATCTACTACGATGAGAACTACGTCTACTCCGAGACACTGCCCGCGTCCGGCGACGGCGGCGACGGCAACACGGAGCTGCAGCGTGTGTATCACCGCGGGGACTGGCTCTTCTCAACGAAGAACGCCAGCAACATCGGATCCATGATGTGGCGCGGTTCCACATACGGCGCTGTGATCTATGATGCACTTCGCCAATACAAGGATTTCAGCCTCGAGCGACTTGACAAGAACAAGTCATACACGATCGGTTTCAAGCATCCCGCGCACCATCCATTCGGTCAACCACGCGAATGGGACTGGGAGAAGCACTACAGCGAGACCGTCCAGGAAACGGACGCGCCAGAAGATCTCCCGTGGATTAAGGAGGCGTGGTTTATCCAAAGCGCGGACCTGGTGACCGGTAAGACCTCACAGACCGAGGACATCGGTTTGCCACTACAGAGGCAACACACACTCGCAGAGTTTGCGCATGCCGAACATGCCGATCCTGTGAACGAGAACACGGAAGACTACTTCCAGAACATTCTGGGTATGGCACATAGATCCATGCAGAAGTACTCCCAGGCATATAAGATGAATCTGCTCTCGGAGGAGGATATGCGCGAAGATCCACCGATCTTTCTGGGCGTGTTTCTGCGCTCTCGTGATGAGAGTGTAACCACACAGTTCTCGGATGTGCTGATTGAGAGCACGCTCTGGACGTCTATTCGCCACGCTATCTACCAGAAGCCATTCATCGCTAACCGAGAGTTGCGCGAGAAGCAAGGGCAGAGCTTCAAAAACTTTACATACGTCATCCTGGATGCGTATCTGAACTTCAAGAAAAATAAGGAGTTTATTATGCTGTTCCCACAGTTTCAACACTACTACGACCGAATGCAGAGCGTCATTGATGAAGTTACAAATGCGATATTTAACAGCATGAAACAGAACGGAAACGCGAAGCTCAGTCCTGAGTCCGAGTGGCTATATAATCGCTTCTACGACATCGTGAACAATGTCTTCCAGGCAAAGTCCGCGCCGGGCATGTCTGGTGCGACGGGGCGCGGCAGGCGCGGCGGGCGCGGACGCGGACGCGGGGGTCGCGGGCGTGGTGAGCGTGGCAGCAGCGCTGGTGAGCCCGGGATCGCGAGCATGCGCGTGACCATCGGCGATAAGAAGATCATCCGAGACATTATGGTGAATCCGAAGTACACGGAGATCTACTTCGAGGGACTCTACGTGTAAACTTTCGTGAGAAAATGAGAAAAGGAAAAGGAAAATGAGAAAAATAATAAAAAATTTTTTCTATTTTCCATACCTAAGTATACACAGACCATCGATATGGATCACGATACTGCACAGACTAGACAACTTCTCAGCCGAGGCTACGCCCAACAGCATTACGTCCCGCAAACCATGCTGAATGAGGGTTACAATAACAACCATGTTAAGAACAACGCGCAGATGAGCGACGGGTTCACAAATAGCTACGACTTCGGAGGTTCTGCGCACTCCACGCGCTTTGCGAAGAAGTACGCCGACCGTGGCACCATGAACCGCGCGGGAAACCTGCGCTTCATCTCCAAGGGCGACGAGCGCTAATTGGCGTGCATGCGTACGGAAAAAGGTTTTTTCCCATACATTTTCACTTCTCCTTGCGCGTGCGACTGCGACTGCGTGGGCGCTCACTTCCGGACTCGGAGGTGCTCTCCGACGATGACGCTCGGTTCTTCGCGGCGCGGAGCTCCTTTCGGTGGCGCTTCTGTGCCTCCCGCGCAAGCTGTTCCTCGTGTTCAAGTTTCTCCTTTCGAATGCGCTCGCGCGCCTCCATAAACTGCGCGAATTCATCTCCGTATTTCTGATGAATAAAGGTTGCGATATCGTTAATGTAGTGCTGTTTATCATCCAATGCACGCTTAATCTCCTCGCGTTCGGTGTCCAGCTCGATATACACCTTCTGTATGGTAGACCATCGTGCCACATACGTCAGTGGACGCATCCCTGCCCCGGGTTGAGCTACGCCTATCACCCATGAGCGCTCAACCTCATGCTCACCATCATCATACACGGCGACTCTGTGTATATATCCACCCTGCGTGAGATATCCATACTGGTTTATATACTTGATAAATATTCCGGGCTTCAACGTCGGATACTCCGCTTTCGGTATGTATACCATACCGCGCGTGTTGAGTTTAATGATCTCCTTCGGTGTGGGCATCATCGACGCAACGGACTTCGCCTTTGCACCCTTAGCCTTCGCACCCTTTGCCTTCGCTGCCTTCGCCTTCGCTGCCTTCGCTGCCTTCGCTGCCTTCGCTGCCTTCGCTGCCTTCGCTGCCGTCACCGTCGCGCCCGTGTCGTCATCGTCCGCGGACTCCTGACTACCCGCGGCGCCCGCATTATCGTCGAACGAGCCACTGCCACCCGTAAGCGATGAGAGGTGTGCCTCGAATTCCGAGAGGTCCGTAAAACTACCAACAAACTCGCTCACATCATCCACATCCGAGACCTCGAGATAGCTATCCGTCTTACTTTTCTCGGAGCGTGACTGTGAGCGCGAGCGCGATTTTACCTTCGGCGCCTCGATCTTCGGCATCACACGCTTGCTCGCCTTGCCGGGCTTGCCCGTGGGCTTCGCCTTCGCCGCCGCCGCGGACTTTGCGGACTTCACCTTACTGGCGAGCTTCGATGCGGGCGTGATTTTCTTCAGTCGCGAGCTCATGATATAATAGGTAAAAAATAAATTTCTAAATCTTCTCCTCAAGCAGGGGTAGTATTACATCGCGTGCCGTGTCATACCCGTAACCCTTTTGGATCTGTTCAATGATCTTCTGTGCGTTCTCCGTGTGTTTTATGAGTTCCCGTTCGCGGTCACGTCGCTCTAAGTATGTACACGCAACCTTCAGACGTGCCTGAAGATCTTCGTCTTTGTATGGGTCGTAAGAGGGATCCTTTATCTTTTGGTCGTACTCATATATGTACTTCCGAACCTCCTCACGTTCAACGCATGCTGCTTTAGCGTTTTCCAGATCGAAAGCCTCGATCTCCGCAATGCGCGCGCTTAACTCTGGGATGCGTGGATGTCCCTCAGGTAGTTTCGTACGTTCGGCAGCCAGCCGATCCCTCTCCTTGTAGAATGGCGTCATGACCTCGTACCGCTTCTCATTAACATAGTTCATAAGATCATTCACGATATCTGAGAGGTCCCGTTGCCGTTCCCTTTCCTTCTCATGCGCCGCGAACTCTAGCAATGCACAGTGACTAAACACATTCTCCGGATGTCCATACGGCAGCACAAGCTCCGCCGTATCATATCCACGAATGTTGCACGCCTCGTCCTCATCCGAATACTCACCCCAGTCATATCCACCATAACCACCACCATCATACCCATCACCATCATAACCTGCCATCGTAATCGTACTCTTGTATAAAAAAACGTGTTTCAATTTTGAGATCTCAGTTGCCGTCATTCCAGTTTCCAGGAACATCATCGAGTATGCCTCCTCCCCAGCCGCAGACATCTCCATCGTCATAATCAGCCTCTCGGAATCCTACACGGAGATCTATGTATGTATCACTATGACCGTCTGAATAGCCTGGCGTATCACCTACAAACAGAACACACTCGGTTTCCTTTTCTTTTTGAAGCTCAGCAATGCGTTGGATAGATTTTGCGTTCTCCATTTTTCTTTACGTAAATATACCCATTTATTATTTCAATTTTTCCGTTTATGCATATATACAAAAATGGTCAAAAGAACGGAAGATAGAAAAAGTAAAAAGGAAAAGGATCCTACCGAAGCCGCGATACTGGCACACAGGGAGTGGACAAAGAAAGAATACATGAAGATCATTAACTTGTCTACACTAAAGACATATGCAGCAAGTCGTCATATTATGTGGCTCTCAAAAGCAATAAATGGATTCCAGATGCGATTTGGTAGTATATGGCGTTTCGCAACGCTCGCAGAGCTTACCTATTTCTTACCTATAAAGAAGTATGAGTATGTCACCACCGTGTTCTCTATTTCGCGACAGAGGTCGCTTCCTGGGACTTTTAGAAAGGCGCGCAGTCAAAAGACCATGCAGTATCACACGAATTACGCATTTCTCTATGCCTCACAGGATGACAAGGGAAAGTTCGCATTAGAGTATGTGTGCACCGGGCATACGTATAAATCCGCTGATGGTGAGTATCGCCACGGTTTTATTCCAGCATTGCAGTTTACAAAGTTGTATGATGAATACTACGATATTATCGAACCTTACGAGAAGCACATACTTGCGTGCGCGAAACGTGGAGACTTTTCCCTGAGATCCACATCACATTTCCCGGATGGTAAATCCGGAAGTGCGCGCAAGTTACAGGCAGAGTTAGACGCACATCGCCTTGTCATAAAACTCTTTACGGTGACTTTTATCATAGAAGCGTTTAACGTATATGTACATTACGCGTCTCTTCACACGAGCGCGGGATTCAAAGAAGCGATGTTCGGTGTAGATGATATAAAGACGTTCGCGAGCATGTATGAAAAACAGGATAAGGACTGCATGCGACGAATGATGACCCAATTTCTGAATGTGCGTACGAGTGAAAAGTCCGGTAATATGGTAACTATGTGCGGACAGAAGATTATTCCATTACGCGCGAAGGAACTTGAGGAGCTTGAGAATATACGCTATGATACCTGGCGGGAGATCTACGTCGGTCAGCGTATGGGAGATCTCGTTATAAACTGCATTTCGCCGAGTTTTCCCATCTTTAAGGATTACACACTGCTACGTGCGGATCCCCAGGAAGCGAAGGACTTCTATGACAACCCCGTGAATCACATCAAGATGGATCACTCAGAGGTCGCGGCAACCGTTGTGCGCGAACTTGAGGACGTGCGACGTAAAACCTTCGTCATAGACCCGTTTAAGAAGAAGGAACTCTATGTGAGTTACAAGTTTGAGGGACTTTCACACACAATCGAAATTCCCATGGACTATGCTGAGAAGAATCTCATTATGTCCAACTACTCCGTGTGCATGCTCAATGAGAATGTTGGACGCACATTCGGAGACCTGCCGAATATCATGCAGAACCGTGTGATGCAGATACGCATTGGACCCATCTTCGCATCGCGTCTGATGTTCTCGAAGTACGTTTTCGAGTATGTCTATGGATTGTACTGCATGAACTATCACATGGGTGTGATACACACGGATTTGCACGTGAACAACGTTACGACATTTGACAAGGTCAAGCTCATGAACATCGACACGGGAGCGGTGCAGCCGCCAAATGTAAATCCGCACATTGTTTATGGCGTACACGACGCGTACTACGTATTTCCGCATACGGGGCGGTATGGTAGTATTATTGACTTCAGTCGCGGTATTATTTCTGAGGAGAAGTTACACGAGCAGTTTCCGAAGCGTACAGCGAAGGGGATCGTTGAGAAGGAAAAGAAGCGCATTCTGAGCAAGTATGAGATGCTCCTGCCGGACTTCTATCGTGACAATGAGAGCGCACTGAAAGCCGCTGTTGAGGAGAAGTTTGCCGTTGTGTTTAAGCTATTCTCCGCTATCGATATGTACATATTCTCGCAGGGAGCGGCACAGATGATTCGCACACAGATACTCACGGATACGCGTCTGAAGGAGTATGGGGATCGGTCCGTCATTGAGTCCGGGATACTACCACTGCTCGAGGAGATGCGCGATATTGCATATGAAACTCTCACGGGTGATATGTTCAAGGTGTTCGCTCGACGCGCGGACGAGATTCGTGAATCAGACTTCGCCTGGCCCAACCTGCGCATTATTCAGACGTGCTTTAATCACGCACTCGTGGGTGCATACGACCCCATGGGGCAACCACCAATCATCGGTACCGTGCGTGAGATTGTGGAACCACAACTTATCGACTACTACTCCGTGGACAACCCGTTACAATACAATACGCGCGAATATGAGAACTTTCCACCCATCTCAAAACTCGATTACATTATCGAACACAAACTGCCACTTTTTACGATCGGTGTGGAGAATTGGGAAGAGCATCTTAAATATCTCGAACGCGAAGACATGGAAGAGAAGTCCGAGAAGATCCGTGCGGAAGCAAAAGAGGAGAAGAAGTTACGCCGCGGTACGGACACGAAGCCCAGCAAAAAAGATCTCGAACGTCTGAAGACGGAGCCTGGATTTACGAGTGAGGAAATCTACTACGACACCTGAGCAATTCATATTTCACGTAGAGATTCGGATCCCAGCGTATATTTTTTCCGTAACACTTTACACCATCCACACACGCGCGATATATAACCTGTGGATCCATACCTTCCGTCCCATGCGTATTCGCAAGCATGTGTATGATACTCGGATGCCATCGTTGTATGACGCCGCTACTATCCAGGATTACGATGGGATACGCCTCCAGGTACGCACTTTCTGGGAATTCCGGGTGCTCGGGCTGCTCGGGCATGCCTGTGAGCTCTGCGAGGAGCGCGTCCAGTACCGCGCCTGTCGTATCCACAGGCGTGGCATGCGCAAGAATGTCGCTTACGGCGCAGCGTGTCTTTATGCCGGTATCAGACGTGAGCATTACGTATCCGTTATTCGGTATGAGTAGAAACGCGTCACGCTTTCGCACAATCTCGCCGTGTACGGTCGCCTCATATCGTGTGAACCCAGGCACATCGTGCCACGATGTATGGTCTAGCCAGTATGGATGGTCCGATGCATACGCAATGTCGTCAAAGATGACACATCCGTGCCGTTTAAAGTAATACGATTTATTTTCCATGCAAAATGCAAAATACAAAAAGTTGATGAAAATGTAAAAATTGAAAGCCTATTCCGGTAATATCTACACTCGCAATATGAGTTCAACAGATAACGAAAACATCACCATCCTTGTCAACTCCCACGAAGAAAGGGACGATGAAAGCGCACCTCCCGCGACCAGTGTGGAAATGGAATTCCCGAAGCGGCTTGTGAAGTACTTTGGAGTGATCAGCAACCTTATGGAGGACATCAGCGAAGAAGGTGAGGAAGACGTACCCGTGCCGGTCCCAAAGATAACCCGGGACGTTATGAAGGATGTTCTCGATTTTGCATCACAACCCTGCTTCGATGAGTATATGAAGTACTACAATGACCCCGCAAACTGGATCAACGACGATCTACGAATCGCAACTCGAGAATGGAACGCACTCGTAGACCAGGGTACAGAGTACATTCGCAACCGATACGATGCGGACCGTCAGCGGTACCTCAAGATCATCCTCGCTTCGGACTACCTCGGATGCACCTTCATCTCGAAAGCATGCGCGCGCTACGGCGCGAGTGTCATCAAGGGCAAGACCGGCGCCGAGATGCGCGAGGCTTTCGGAATACCGGCGAATGACGGACCCTTTTCTCCTGAGGTTATGCAGGACGCCGTCGATCATGCGAAGGCGCGTGGCATCAAAATCGACGAGACAAAGTACATCAAAAAAGACGCCGAGCCTACCACGGAGGCAAGCGAGGCAAGCGAGGCAAGCGAGGCAAGCGAGGCAAGCGAGGTAAGCTAGTTCAGCTAGTTCAGCTAGTTTGACCACTGGTTCTTGCACGTGGGACAACTATAGAACACTTTTTTGTCGTCGCCAAACTGCCGATATGCCACGACTTTCGTACCGCACTTGCTGCATCCATCTGGGAGGCGTATGAGCGGGTTCGTGGGGTCCGCGCCGGCGTTCGCGAGCGAGTTGCGCCAACGCGAGTTTGTCGTGAGCTCTCCGGCATCCTCATTGTCTGTAAGTGTGTGTTCGGCTTTCGCCTCAAATATCTGCCCTGTGCGACTAGACTTGAACTTGAGTTTGTCACCGGTCGTGACCTCCGTGAGTAGCGATCCCGTATTATCAAAGTACTTGTCGGACATCTCTGTATATTAGTGCGTATCAATTTTCTCGGCGCGTATACGTAATAATTTGATAAATGTACGCAGAGTTGCGCGATCGACATACATCGCTAGACGCGATGTGTTTAAATTGCGCGCGAACACCCTGTAAGTTCACGTATGTGTCGCACACAATGTTATGCGTGTCAGATGTAACGTATGTGACATGCACGGCATCGCAAACGCTGAACAGCGCGTCGTATATCTGTACACCGCCGATTATTACGATATCCTTGCCGATTTCGCGTGAACGCGCGAGTGCGCTTTCCGGGGATGCACAGACGATCACCGTTTCACCCATCTGCACACTCGTCTGTGTGCGCGTTACCACAACGTTTATGCGTCCGGGCAATGGACGCGCGCGCACGGGAAGCGAATCCCACGTCTTACGACCCATAATTACGGTTTTTCCGGCGGTATGCTCAGCAAACCACGCCATGTCCTCTGGAACGTTCCAGGGTATGTTACCAGAGTATCCGATACCCAGTCGATCTGGCGTTTCCGGTACTCCTGCAACAATCGCGGAAATATGCATTATTACATAGTACTATCGGGACTTTCATCTTTAAAAAATATACACGTTCGGATATGTTGATATCCATCATCCGAAGCGCGTGTCAAGGTACGTGGGGTCCCCATCGACATTACCACCGCCACGCTTACTGGGTTTACCGGGTTTACCGGGTTTACCGGGTTTACCGGGTGCGGCGCGCTCGGCGCGCTCGGCGATCATGAGGACCTCACGGTCGGTGATAGGAAAAGTCATTTCGCGTACTTTCCAGTGCTCCACAACGGCGCGCGTAGGCGTGTCCAGGAGGGTTCGCTCCACGATAAGCGGGTTACGACGATCCACGAACTCCTTTTTTGCCATGGCAATGGGATCCGTATACCCGGATACATCTGTGAACACCTGTGACCCCTGTTCTATTTGGCTCGCGCGGATACCGATCGCCTCCGTCATCTCGGGACGTTGTATGATATGACTAGTAATACGGTCATCCGGGGCAACAACCTGGATGACCTTGTGATTGCGATCCTGCAAGTTTGTAATAATCTGTGACGCACCCACGTCGATATCCTCATCGACATCGTCCGCGTCATCCGCGTCATCATCATCCTTCCGCAAACTCTCGAGGCGCTCGTCATCGTCGATCTGGTCGACTTCTTCCAGCTCCGGAACCTCATCGGAACTCATACCATCGACATCATCCGGATATATGGCTTCGTCGCTCGCGATATCGTCATCATAGCTACTCATATCGCGTTAATATATACTAGAGATTCACAAATTGATTAAGGTATAAATTATATCGCTGTTATCAATTTTCATATCAGATGAGCGCCTTTAAGTCTAAAATAACGAACGCCGCGATCGTGATTGTGCAGTTTCTCATTGGATTGCGCGCACGCAAACTGAACATTCTGGAACGGATGGCGTTTTACATGTGCGTATATGCACACGCAGACATACTCACGGTACTTGCATGCATCGGTACTATCGGTCAGCGGTCCGCACCTCTTGTCGTAAGCGAGCACAGCCTCTCTGAGAATTATGTGCATCCACGCACGCATCGACCGCGCCGATATCACATCATCCGTGCGCAACTCGGTGCGCTGGACATCGCGTTTCGACTCGCGTGGCTCTCACGACACACGGAGCTTGACATGCAGTCCTTCCGTGAGTGGGTTCGGCTCGCGTATCCAAACTCGTCGCTGGAAACATCGCAGGTTAGGATAAAAGTTTTACCCGTCGAGGGTACGGAAAAATTGCTATCACGCACAGTGGTTTATGACCTGAAGGACGGGACCTGGTGTATAGAGGGGGAAATGGACCCAGAGCCGGTTATGTTCGATGCATTCCCGCTATTTACAAAACAATAAGTAGGAACGCACGCATAAAACGATAAGGGCTTATTTCCCTTTTAAAGAATTAAATTTTTTATCGTCATCGATATATTTGCCTATCGTAGCAAATCGAAAATTGAACCGTATTTCACAGTACATGTCATCGGTAGCTATGATTACAAATACCGACCTATCCGTTCTGTACGAAACCTGCTATCAATGGAAAGCGCTTGTCAAAGAATTCTTAGACAACGAACGCTACGTTATTCCCAATGGATCCCCTGAGGCTAACATTACAGACCAGTGCCGGGGACGGGTTTATCACATTCCGTTTAACATAAACGGGTTTGCAGGTCGTACAGAGGGAAACATGGAGTTGTCTATGGAACTTCAGGAATCTAAATTTGATATTCAGAGCCTTATGGGAAAATCCGGTTCTAGCTCTGAATATGTTATCAAAAACGCCTTCACGCCTTTGGACATATTTTTCCAGTATGTAGAAGCGTGTCGATTGGCGAATGTTCCTATGTATCTTTCTGAGAGACAATATCTCATCGTTCCTAAAAAAAAGAAGGAACTTGAGGTGATAGACGCCAACTGGTCTTCTCCAGACTATCAGGAAGTCCGTCCGGATCTCGACTCCCCAGATTCGTGCGATGATGACGAGGATTTGTTTAATGAAGTTGTTGACATTGGCGCAGAAGTAGACGAACTAGACGTACCACCTGATGAAGAATTTGACGTCGAATCCCTTGCTAGAAATCTACTCTTAGAAAAATCAGGCATAGAGCTGGATTTCGACATATACCAACGTAGTGATACGCGTCAAATTAACGATGCGGCTTACTGGACACTAGCTCAGCAAATATTCATAATCCTAGCCAGTACTTTGAATATACAACCAAACATGCCCAATGGTATGACCGATGACAATTACCTATATACATATGCGGTTATATTACGCAAACCGAATGTGGTATTTGTCAGTCATTCTAAGCATGGGGACTGTTACAAGGACAGTTTTCACTTACGGATTCCGGGAATTAAAGTTTCGCGAGAGTACAAACTCTTCTTGATGGATCGCATGATTAAAGACAATGTCCTCGGCATAGGTATGAGCTGCGTCACGACGCTTATTAACTCACATCGGGATGTTCTCGATGTGGGTTCGGCTAGATATCCCGCGATGCTCTTAGGTAGTATGAAAAATGGCGGCAAAGAACCACATCAATTTTACATGTTACTTAGGGCGCAGGTTTCCATAACCACACCTCATCCTTTCGTACATCTTGATCAAGTGTCGGATTTTGATCCGGTTGTGGATCCTAACGAGACTACCAAAATAAAACATCCCACAAAGAAAGGCAATTACAAAATGAATGTGCGCCCGAATCCTGAGTATCGCTATAACCTTACTCACGAGTGCAGTTTGCTTTACGAGGCTCCACGCGGACTGATAAAGAAACATGAGTTTGAACCTGTTTCTGAGCTTGCTCACGAACTGCGTCTGCTTCGTGAGAGGAAAGCGTTAAACGGAAACTCAGATGACCTACATCTTGTGAACGAGATGGAGATTACCGCCGTTCAGAATGCCGTGGAGACCATCTGTAATCGTAGTTTTGAAGCGGCATACATTAAAGAGCTTCTGGATATTCTGGACCATTCACGTACATCTGAATACCAGGCGTGGAGAAATGTTGTATGCGCCCTTGCATGGGAAAGCCACGAATACAAACCGCTAGCCATATGGTTCAGTTTGCGAAACCAAGAAGCGTGGATTAAAGATGGTGCTGGACACCTGGAACAGAATTGGCAATGGGCGCTTTCCAGACCGCGAGACGTCAATAACCCTGACGAAATAAGCGTAAAATCCATAGAGGCTTGGGCTCGCCAAGACAACTACGAGGCGTACAATCGTATACAGAAATACAACGCCATGTCCATTCTCAGCGCCATCGCAACCGAGGAAGACGGTGATTTACCGGAGGACTCCGTTGCAGACCTGCTGTTGGCTATGTTCGGTAGCAAGTTTGCAACAGACGAGGATCCTCTGAGTGGTGCGAAAGGCTCAGATATGAAATGGTTTGAGTTTGTTTATCCGGAAGATGTAAAATCAAGCGATTTGGTTCGCGGATTCGTTTACAAGTGGAGATCCGAGAAGATTCCCACTGGTTTGTATGATTATATCACAAGCAAGGATAAGCTCAAGATGTTCTTCACAAAGTACATTAACTACAATAAGGAACGTATTGAGAGGGCAATAATACAAATTCAGGAATACGAATCTACAGGAAACGCAACCGGTGTGGAAGTGGAACGTATAAAAAGAAGGATAGAGTACTACGAGAAACTCAACGCGAACATACGAAAAACAAAGAAACGCCTTGGAAAAAAGAGATTTATCTTCGATGTGCTTGATTGCTGTAAGATGAAATTCAGGCGTCGTGGATTTATGGAGGTGTTAGATCAAAACCCAGATGTGTTCGGCGTGGCAAACGGAGTTCTTCGCCTACGACCCGAGACTGAGCTTATTCAACGCTATCATGAGATTCCCATTACGCGATGCAGTCAAGTTGACTATGAACCATACAACCCGAATAATCCCATTGTTCGTGAAACAGAGGAAGCCATTAAAAGGGCTTTCGTGACGCCTGAAGGCGAGTTTGACGAGGAGAGTTATGAGTTTAATATGATGTTCCTCGCGTCCAGTTTAGACGGTCACAAAAAGGCGCCCATATTCATGATATGGGAGGGTGATGGTTCTGGAGGAAAGTCCACACTTACTGAATTGCATCTTGGAACTCTGGGAAGAGTTACTAAAGGTGGGTACGGTAACAAGATGAACACAGACTTCTTTACTATGAAAAGCAAAGGTGGTACTGGCGCGGACTCTGAAAAGATGTCTATGAAATTCTCGCGATACAACTATGCTTCGGAAACTGCACACGGGGATGCCTTGCAAATGAGTAAGATTAAGGAATTCACAGGTGGAGAAAACATCGCCAGTCGAGAACTATTCGGAAAGCATGACGTATTCGAACCAAATGGTATTTACTTGCTTATTACAAACTTCGAACTGACAATCCATGGCAGCGATTATGGTACATGGCGTCGTATACTTCGAACAGTATTTCGCAGAAAGTTCCGAGCGCAACTAGACCCAACGGATCCATTGGTGATGATTGCGGACCCGAAATGGATAAGAGCCTCAAAAGATCCGCAATATCAAAAGGCGTATCTAAGTATTCTTGTAAAGTTCTATGAGAAGCTTCGTGATGAATATAGCAACGATATTACGAAAGTTCCCCATAAACGTATTCTCGAGGAGACACAGAAGTACCGCGACGAACAAGACGTCTACAGTGAGTTCATGTCCAAACAATCCGTTTACATTGGCAAGATCTATCCCGGTACGACTCGCGAAGTCAAACGTATCCCGTTGCAAGAGATCTCCGAGAAGTTTAAAAAGTGGTATGCCATGAACAAGGGTGATAAACAACCCATGAGTTCAGAAGTGTTGGAGAATCTACGCCGTTCTATTGATGGTAAGTACATGCGCGAGATTAATGGACGACGATATCTCGTTGAGCATTACATCATGTCGGCAAACGAGGAATTCAACCTTGAGGAGGTCGTCGAGAAGATCAAACAGGATGAAGCCATGAATGACCTCTCTGGGAACACGGGATATGATGCGAACGCAGAGGACCTACCGGAAGACTTCGTGGAAGACTTCGTGGAAGACTTACCGGAAGATCTACCAGATGATGCAGTCGGCGATGACATCGCGATGCCAGACGATCTCATGGACGATCTCGACGCTGAGGATTACGGTACCATTGAAAACCTGGACAACATCGAGGCACCGGACGATCTTTCGGATGATCTTACGGACGACGCGGAAAAAAGTGACGTGGGCGACGCGGGCGACGCGGGCGACGCGGACGCAGACGATGACTGGGACGATCTGGACGACCTTGAACTCTAGGCATTGAGGTCCACGACGTAGATCGTGTGCGTGTTGTCATCATCACCGCCGCGTGCGGTACTATTTTTTTCCGTCACGTAAGCGTCATCCGTCGGTGAGTAGTACAGTTCGACCTGCTTAAGATTGAATACGATACGTCGCGCGGAGGGTTTGTGATAGGGAATATGTAGGCGGTGATACGCGGGCTTGATCTCCGAGAGCCGCTGATATTCGCGTATGGTCTCCATGCGCGTGGTTATATTATAATGCGAACAGTCTTCAAAAAATAATACGTACATCCGCGTGGACGTGGATGTTCACTGTGTGGGAGCGGGAGCGGTCTCCACGATGTTGATATTGTCACCGACCTGCGTGCAGCGCTGCAGGATGGACGCGCGCAGCTCATCTTCCACGGTCTCGGCGGTGGACGCGAGTTCCGCGAGTTCCGCGGGCTCCGCGACCCTGCCAACGGCGGGGCAGCTCATGAAGTCCGCGGGGAACTTTGCGCGCAGGGCGATGACACTCATGGGCTTAGCAAGCTTGGCAACGTCCTCAGGTGTGGCGGTAGGATCTCGGATGCTCGGGTTTGCAGCGCGTGCCTTCTCGACGTCTGGGATACGATCGGAAACCTCGGCGTCGCGTGCGATGAGAAGCTCGCGGATCGCCTGCATCACGGGGATGTTTGTGAGTTTCTCAGCGAATGCCTTGCGGGCAGTGAGGTCTACGGAGTTCACGTCGTCAGCGATTCGCATTGCAGCGCGCCACTTGCGTCGCACGGTGATCGCAGGCGTGTTGACGGACATGTTGGGTTTCCACTCATCAAAGGAGACTATGTGCAGACTCAAGACCTTGCGCCACTTTGTAGCGGTCTGTGTAGACCCCCACCAGCCCCAGAAGCCCGTTGCCTTCGTGGTTTCGGAGTACTTTCTCCAAATGGTCATCTTACTACTGTCGCGTTCTGGGGCGCAGTGCACGACAATGTAATGACCTTCGGGTAGGGAATCACGTGCGCGCACGCGTGCGAACTCACGCTTCTCGAGGACCTTTCCCGAGAGATCGACCGTTGCACTCGCGGCGTTGTCCTGCCCGTCCTTCTGAACTATGTAGTCGACGACAAAGGATTCAATGTCAAATCGCGCATTCATCTTATCAGTATGTACAGTCATCACGGAAGCCTTTCCCGTGATATAATTTTTCTTGACGATGGCGAAAGTTATTGGCTGCATGTCTCGATTATACATCACACGTGATATTAATTCATAAGAAAAAATTATTTACCGTAGCACCCCACACACATACCGTCCGCCATGAAGCCGTACCCATCCCATGCGCGATTCTGTGCAACCTTTACCGCGTATACGATGTGGTTTCCATATGAAACGCGCTTGAACCGTGCACCCACCTCGCGCAAACCCGTCCACAGGTGCGCGTCGAGTTTGTGATACTTCTCAGCGTGTGACAGCATAATCAGGCGCACATCATCATCTGCGATGGATATGAAATTCATGAACCGGTGCATAACGCGCTCAACGTTGTGAAAGTCAGAATCGCGAACGCGTAGAAAGTGTATGGGGTGTGCACACAGAGAAGTCATCATGTTATTGTAGTCACGTGTGATCTGACTATCACGCTTATGATGCGATTCATCGATCTCCACCACAAGGTATGGACTCCCAATGGCGTCATTGTGCCAGAGGAAGAACCGGTCGTAGGCTTTGCGGCGGTTCACGTCAAAACGAAACTCCGCAATACGCGTGAGTTCACGTGCAAAGTGTCGTGTTATAACTTCGTCGAACGCCTCCTCAAACTCATGCACTCGCACGCGTGGTACGTCCATGCAGGCATGCGCACAGGTATACATTCAGTTTTCGCAGGCAGAAAAAATGCAGACGTCACGTGGATGCGCGTTCACTCGCGGAGCTGGATCGCGTGCACGGTCACGATGCTTCCGTTGCGGCTCGAGGCAGCGGAGAGGATATCAAACTCTGCGTGTGCCAGGAAGCGCGCGACAATCTTGTCCTCAACCTTGATCAGTTCATTCTCTGTGAGGGTCCGACATGAGTCCTCAAAGCGGTGGTCCCAGATCGTGAAGTAATATTCGGCACCACGTCGCACGGCGTCCTCCATCTTTTCCATGACTTTCAGTAACACTTCACGCACCGCCTTCTCCAGACGCGCAGTGCGTGTGGACTCCTCCTTAATCTTTCTGAGGCGCTTCGCGAAGGCGTTCAGGTCCACATCTTTCACTTCCTCGGCGTTCGCGTTGTCCGCAGCGGACGTGGTCGGCACTTCGGGTAGCGCGATAGGTGTGTTCGATTCCTTCGCTTCCTTCGCGTCTTCTGCGGGCGTTTGTGCGTCCGGAATTGAGTGTGGTCCGTCGAGCTTCGCAATGGCTTCGCTGTATTCTTTCCTTGCGGCTTCCAACTTGTGTGCAGCATCCTTCATTGTGCGGAGTGCCTCCGGAACGGTCGTGGGATTAACTCCGTGGACGGCTTGCAGATCGCGTACGGTGCGACCGAACTCGGCTTGCGCATCCATCCATTTTTTGGCAATTTCTTCACGTGACATCCTGTCTGAGAATGGTATCCGCACGGTCTTTCAATTTTTCCAAATGCACAAAAAAAAACAAATGATCGTGCACACAGTCAAGTTACGGCACTTCGACGCAGAGCGCCCACACAGGTCCTCTACCGGTGACATTACGAACAAGACCTACAGTGGTGAAACCAGCTGTTGTAAACCGCTCGGAGACGATGTCCATCATCTCCACCCACTCGTCCTTGGTAACGGGGTAGTCCCGTTCAAAGGAGTGCTGGTATATGTAGTAGGGTGCCCAAGGCTTCGTCCGGTTCCACATACCACGCATCACATGCCGGATAACGTCGATCACGGACGTCTCAAGGTAGTTTTGGCGCGCTGCACGAATGCGTATCGCTAAGTCATTGAGGTCCGGTTCCACAGGCTCGGCAGGCTCCACAGGCTCGGCAAGCTCCTGAATGAATTCGCGCGTCGCCTCCATAATATCTTCCAGTGTGCATAGGGATTGATTCTCCTCAATTCCGCAATTATTGTTAATCGCAACGATCTTTTTTCTGAAAACATCTTCGGCAGCTTCGGTAGCTTCGATAGACATCATGGCTCATAACGCCCGTATGGGATTCATTTTTTCGCAAAAAAAAAAATACGTATTTCCTACGACGCGCATCAGTCAAGGGTGAGCACGTACGCCGTAGGGGACGCAGGGTCCTCCTCAACGGTGAATCCCACCGCCCGGAATTGAGCGGTAATATTCGCCACCAGGGTGGTCCATTCGATGTCACTCAGCGGCGTTCTCCCACTCTCGTTCATGTGGCTGAACTTCGCACACATAGATCGGTCGAACGCATACGGGAGCCAGGGTTCCGGTCGGTCCATAATAGTGCGCATCATCTCAACGATAACGCCTTTTTCGACGGTTTTAAGGAAGAGATCGCGGCGATGAGTGTCGCGCATGACGCGCAATCGGGTCGCGAAGGTATCCAGGTCCACGTTTGCATCCGTGGTCGTTGAGGGCTGTGCGTCCTGGGTTGCCTGCATTGACTGCCATGCGCTGCGCGCACGATTCAATTGATTTGCAGCATCTATCATTTCTTCCAAGCTGCCCCTACCTGCGTATGCGTCCTTGCCATACTTCTTGTGGATTTCGCGCATCTTGCTATCGTACAGAGCCTGTGCGGACTGCCAGTTCTTCTTTGATTGCTCGTAAGACATGCTTTTCGTGATATGCGCAATGCAAGTTTCAATTTTTAAAAAAAACATATTACGTGCCGCGTGTACCGACAACACACGGCTGCAGTACGATGCCGTACACGGGGTCCAGCATTTCAGTGTCATACGTGCGTCGGAAGTCATAGACAGCACAGGCATCGTTCGGGTACCCGGCGAACGTGTGTAGATTCTCTTTGAGGAAATCTCTATAAGTGGGGTAATATATTTTCTCGATGATGTTCCCGAGATAACTGTCCTTCGGTCTCAGCATGGTTGTGAGTTGTATCATGTCACCCGGAGTCGCAAGCGTTACACCACCGCGCACGGGTAGGGCAATGGTGTCGATCTTTTCGCTTACGAGGGCGTCGAATATCACCGTACTGACATACGTATGGAACGTATCTTCCGATGTGACGTCCACCGTGTCCGTGTGCGCAGGCAAGCGTACAGGCAAGCGTACAGGCAAGCGTACAGGCAAGCGTATATCCACGTGAGTGAAGTTGTAGTCCATAACCGGACGGAGTGCTTCGATGAACTTCTTACAGACGCGCTCCCAGCGGTGCGCATACGGGATGCGCGCGATCTCGCACGCTGCATGACGCTCCGCAGGAGTATTAGCGATACGGAGACGCTCGCGTGCATCCGGGTCCGCAATGCTCTCGATATTCACGTAAATCATCTCCGAGTTCGCATGTGTACCGTGAAACATATTTATCAGTTTACCGCTCGGTGACACAACCGCCATCTTGCGCATACGGTGGACACTTGACATATTCAGTGTTATGAACACAAACATATCCGCGTTGAGACTCAGAGCGGACTCACCGCTTTCCGTGAACCCAACACCAATGCGCCCCGTGAAGTTGTCCACAGGATACGCATCAGGTTCAATGAGGAAGATTTTGCGTTGGCTGTAGATAGCACCGCCATTCTCAACGCTCAGGGGCCCGAGGAGCTCGTGTGGGTATGGAGTATCGCTCGGGTGTCCGGCGAACGTGTGTATGATGTGTAGGATCATGGCTCTCAGGAGCTTGTCATTTGTGTGCGGTGAGGATTCCATCACAATATGGACTGTGTGAGAATCAATTTTTTTACGTAAATATATACTGTGCGTGCCGTTCGAGAGCATGAAGCGCCGCGGTGTTCGCGTAGCACTCACTGATAACGCGCATTGTTGGTACGTGGTAGATGAAGTATCCGTACACGGTATCATTGCCATCGTCGTAGCGCGCAGCGACCGCGCGGTACGTCGTGTCGTCGACGGACCCCACGTACGCATCGTCTGGACAGAGCGCGTGTAGCGCGTCATATGACGCCGGAGACGGCACGAACGTGTACATATTTGTCGGGCGTACACGCTCGGTACGCCCGGCGAGCAGAATAAGGTACACGATGAGGACCACACAGATAAATATCAACAGGACGATCATACCGGCGAAAAATTGATCCGCGTGCGTCTATATCACGTACAGAAAAAATGATGAGCGATAAAATGCCCCCATTTCATTCGTTACCCAAGAACGAAAAGGCACTGTTCTACCGGTCGTGCTATCACATTCTTATGATTAGGAACACAGTGGGTCCGGATGAGATCGCACGCACGCTTCACATGTCGCTCGTATACAAGTTGAACCTGCTTACGAGTGCATGGGAAGACTTTAATATCCGCGAGAACAACGTAATCGAGAGCGTGATGCCGGACGCACTCCAGAAGCTTAGCATCACCGCGCAACTGTGTGAAATCGCCCGTTGCACGTTCTACACACAGGACAAAGCCGTATGGCGACGTCTCGCAGATGCTTTCATCAATGACAACTTCATGCTGTTATGTGAGATACTACACGAGATCCCCGAGGACACGCTTGCCAAGCTTGCCAAGCTTGGCAAGTTCATGAGCGTGCCGGATACGGCAGGCGTGCGACTTGTCTATGGGATCCTCACGATGGATGCGGGGTGCGTTCCCGAAGCGCTCACGGGCGTGCGTGAGGAGTTGCGTACATTATGGCGCATCTTTGTTATGCAGCATGCCAAACAGATAGAACCCTTTTACGACGTATCTATGGAGAAGCTGACGAGCGGGGATACAATATTGGACATACCGGGGTTTAACATACGCATTCCGTCGGACCGAATGAACATAATACGAGATATGTTTAATCGTTTGCACCAGACACGCGTACTGACGAGTGCGTACACACACGGGGACATGCTCACCGAGCGTCAGGTGATCGCCATGCGTGAACTGGGAGAGCTTTTCGTATCGAAATACGCCAAGGATATCAATCGCATCGCCCGTGAATTTCACACGCGACTATGCACATGACCATACGAACTCGCTGCAGAGGTGTGTTTTTTCTCAATATCGCGATGCGTGATTGGTATGTGAAAATTGATTCACACGTGCATATGAAAACGGCACGCGAACCATGTCGCAGTTTCGTGATCTACTTGAAACGATTATGAGAGTCCCGGAGCTCCGAGAAATGGTGGACGCTGCGGCTCGCGCACAAGTCCTTGCTCTGGAGGCGGAAGTCGACTCACTAAAGGTGGAACTCAAGAAAGCACACTATGAACGCAACGATGTATGCTATACGTGCCATCGACGTGATGATCATGATATACCCGTAATGATCAATTCGCAAAACAAAAACATTGGCATCTACAGCATTCGTGACTACGCCGATCGTACGGGGTACAAAATACTATTCAATGTTGAACTAGACCGTACCTACACAATCGAAAGAGTAAGCGATAATGACTCTGCATTTCGCTTACCAAGCAGGATATTCACACTCGAAGGTGTTCATATTTCCGGATATTCATACTCACTCAGATGTGACAACGGGATCACGGATATCCGCGTGCGCCCGCCCATGAGCCTGGAACCCATAAAGTTCTATAAGTTGCGTAACCACCCGGATAATCACTATTTGGTTATACACGACGCACAGATCGAGAAACTTACGATTACGGCGTCCGTGTTTCCCAATTCATGGTGCAAGAATTACGTTAGTAATAAGTATGATTTCTCGCGAGATGTGGATACGTTGGAGTATAGTGACGATGTGATCGTTCGCAGGTCTGCTAGCGCCATTATAAGTCGTGTCGACCAATCGCGTGGACATCATTGACGACGCTAGCAACGCGGACATTGCGCGGTTTGCCTGTACGAGTATACGCACACGCGATACGTAAAATTTACATTTTTTCACATGCGCGAACTCGTCACACGAACGAGCGCGCGGGTGCGTAGCGTACATGTACGCCGAGTTCGGCGCCTCGGGCACCTCGTGAAAAATCGCGTGAAATCGACGAAAATATTTCGGTGTTTTAGCTCAGTTCGGAAAACACTTTTTTGTATGAGAGTATTAGTATCGGTTTTAACAGGTATACCCCAACCTGTTAATCGGCTAGTCGGAGTAGGAAGGGAGAACCGGGTGATCTGTCCCTTCCCGGTCAACCTGTACATCACAAAATGTACAGGTTTTGCCCAACCTGTACAAAAAATCGTAACCTGTACATTTTTTTCCCGGTGTACTAAGACACCTTTGGACCCGGAAAGCCTTAAATGACAACCTGTACATGGGTTTTACAATTCTATTATCGCGCGAGACAGACCACCAATAGTCGTTGTAGTAGTACCTATATCATCCAATAGGACCTTACTTCACCGAGTGTAAAAATGTAAAATGTACAGGTTTTAGCAGGTCGCCCAACCTGTACATTTTTTACCCATTTTACTCTGTGATATAATGTAGTATTAGTATCGGAATCCCTTCCCACGCCGAGTTGGGTTACCCGTGCACATGACGTATTATTACGCGCATGCATACACCGAACTTACCGTATACCCATTCTTATACTTTATAGATGTCTTACCACTGCGAGTTTGTGTAAACGGTGCGTCTCACGACAGGTCTATTTTTAAAGGTTTTTCTCATACCGAAACCTGCTAACCTGCTAGAAAAAATCACGTATATATAAGACGTTTTGAAGTCTATTCTCCCTTACCACGTTGAGTTATACAGCCTGGGTATACATGTTTTTTCATACATATGATATCCAAGCACGCATACTCATACCACACGCGATGCCATACACCTGTACGGACTACAGGGAGCGAGTTGTCTGAGTATGATGTTCATGTACTGAATTTTTTACGTATCACACAACTACGTATTGTGAGACGCACGCATGCGATAACGGTACTCAGAGTACGACCCGAATGGTTTGGCACACATGCAACATATTACACTGACGATAACGTGCAAGCGGGAACACTGGTCATAAAGGAAATAACATCAGTTCGTACACTCTCGCGCGGTGTTATATCGTATGACACTCCTAAAATCATAAAAATGTCAAACCATATAAGTTGACGTACATGGTATCCGTGAACAGATGCCACGTCCTGTACTTCCTGTTTGTCCGAATCGCATTCATATTTACATTGTACGTATCGATAGTGATATCTCTCAAGATGTACATACAACGCCCGCACAGGGTATAACCTCGTTCACATGCCGTGTCGCATGCGCATGTACATGTAAACACAAACGCGATCATGATCGAAGTACTCGTTTTACGAAGTACGGAATGTCCCAAAAGCACACACATACGCCGAGTTCACGCGTACACGCATCCATACGCATGTGTTCGCGTGAAAATTGAAAAAACAATAATTTTCTATTTAGAAATATTTATACACATAAGCATATTTACACTTGTGGACATTGACATTCGAGATTCAAAAAACTCAATTTAGTAACATCCACATAGCATACTTTAGTGTAGAAAATAATTTAAAATGAAATTAACTAAAGTATGTAATGGATGTAAAACTGAGAAAAGTTCGTCCGAATTCTACAAAAGAAAAAATTGTAAGGGTGGACTTTCGACTCAGTGTAAGGCGTGTGAGTACGCCGCCGAATGCGAGCGCAAATGCGCCGCAAAAAAAGCAGCAGAGGCTGCGACGATTGACGCGTTGTCACTCATGCACGCGGAGATAAACAACCTGAGTGCGAATGCTCGTGTGTATGGTCCGGAGGACGTTCTCGCAGCCACGGAGCGTATTCGTAAGTACGCGCAGGAGGCGCTCATCGAGGACCACTTACCGAAAGATCGTGCAGTTGTATTTCTCAAGAGCGACATCTCATACGTAAATACAGACGCACATCGCGAATGGATACGCATGAAGGTCATGCAGGAGGTTATAAATGCCACGCAAAATCCACATAAATCACATACTGATATACACATCTTCGACCGCAACGACAAGATTAAAATCATCATGAACTTCGAGGATGTGAAGGTCACAAGCTCGCCAAGCTCGCCAAGCTCGCCAAGCTCGCCAAGCTCGCCAAGCTCGCTCGTGGACACGATACGTCGCGCGTGCACGCCCGGCACGCCCGGCACGCATTGAACATGCATACACGGACACTTTTTTTTTAAACAGAAAGAGTGTATACATACATATAATGGACAATCGTAGTTGTGAAATACTGTAATGGTGTGCTATTAACGAACAGTTTTACATTGTCAGTGCCGTTCTTCTCGGGAGACGCCTTCCGCAGGTGGATTGCAAACTCCAGTGACCCCGGTGTAATGGTGAGTGCGTTTTACGGCGTTTCGGTGGGTGATCCACGTGCGCATCTGTCGGAGGGTGCGCGACGCATGCTAGACTTGCCAAACGCTGGTGGAAATAGTGTATGGTCGGAGGTAATGTCTTACGAGGTGATTCGCATAATGTTTAATTGTCGATTGTGTTATACCGAAACGGAGTTATCATACTTCCCCTATGGTTCAAGTATATCAGATTACTCTGTGAGCACGCACGCGCGCGCAATCATCGGCGTGTCGGTCACACGCGCGATGGCTTACCGTTTCAGGTTTACGCTCGCGGAAGCGATACGACTTCTCACGAAGAAGCTTTACGGGGTGATCAATTCGACACGGTGCGTCATGAAAAACATGCGCTGGCTTAAACAGATACTACACGTCTGGGTTCAGGAACCATACATGATACCGATCCTTCTGGAGGCTTATCACCAACATGTGGATCCGGGTCTCCATGCGAACACACTTTTGGTCCTCACAGTTTCCCACAATGCGAGTTACCTCTATGCGAACACGTAGCACGTAAGCGTACAAACCATGAAAAAATATTGAAAAATGACATGTAAAATGCTGTATTTTTATTTTTCGTTTTTCAAAAGGGGGTCCTCAGTCCCAACCTAGGGGCGTTTTTCCGGGTTTTCTAAAACCATGAAATGTTACGTACCAATCGCTCAAATCGTATGCTACGCACCGATCGGCATGTGAATTTCGACCGAAAAACAGCACTGCGCGCGCGAAAAATGGCGAAAAAAACGCCTATTTTCGTAGGCTTGCCAGGCTTGCCAGGCTTGCCAGTGCTCCGGATGCGAAAAAAATACACGTGATTTCATATTCACATACGGAAATTCACGCGAGTGTGTCGAAATTTGCATCATAGGGTATGTATCCATCAAGCACGCAAATGTGTTCGGCATTCGCGTTGTACATGTTCGTACGAGCATCTCGGCGAACAAGTGATTTACCGTATATAATAAACTTCGGGTTCGTATCACCATATTCCTCAAGTTCGCGCGCGTCCTCGAAGTACGGGGACGAGATAGTAAGCGGTAAATTTGCTTTACGCGTCTTGTAGATACGACGTCTCGTATCCCATATGGCAATATTCAGTTTGTATCCCTCGAATATGCACTGCTTGATAGTGCGTATATAGTCCATTTTTTCATCATCTGAGTATGATCCCGCGATGTTGCGGAGCGATCCGTCTGCACACGTGAACGCATCCAGTCCAATGGCTGCCATATTGTTTATAACACCATCACGAAACGCGACAATTCGCACGAGAGCATCGTATGCCACCCCACGTTCGTTGCACCACGCACGCAGATCATTCAGATGCGTAATTCCACTGCTCGCACGCGTTACCTGAGCAACCATGCGTTGAAACTCCACAAAGATGATAACAAATCGTATGAAGTCGTCCGCAACAAACAGCTGTGACTTTAACTCGCTGTACCGACTGATTTTACGACCGTTCGGAAACAACGTGAACAGACCCGCGCGATGCGCCTTTTCATAGTTCTCAGCGAGAGCGCGTGGAAATAGACTCATGGATTTCTCTTCCAGGAATGCCGCGATCGTCACAAGATCAATCACTGGCGCTCCCCATGCGTAACCTGCAAGAATCATGCGTACACTCTCGGGTGCGATCATACGGAACTTATTCATGATAAACCCGATAGGCGTGGGAATAGAGTTACTATTCACCGCACCGAGTGTGAATAACATTTCCAGCGCCGACTGCAGCGCATCTGCACTTGGTAAGTCCAGTAAGTCCATCTTATACAGATTGATTTTCTTGCTACCGAGTTCCTTCTCGAACGTGGATGCGAGCGCCTCTGTAAGCTCACCCGTCTCTGTGTTCGCGCGTTCAGCAACAAACAGCTCATAAAGTGTCTCGTTATTGTTACGGTTCTCGATATCCAATTCCTTTACGAGTAGATTCAGCACTACGAGTGCGATGTGCTCCTTAATAATAGCGGGATATTGATCTTCCTGTAGCAGGTCCAAGGTTTCCTTCGTATACATGGCATAGCAGGTGCCCGGAGCCTTGCGTCCGGAACGTCCACGGCGCTGTTTATACATACTTTGCGTTACGGGTTTGTTTATTAGCATGTCCACGTTGTAATTGGGAGCGTACTCACTGGAGTTTACGAATCCCGTATCAATAACATATCGCAAGGTATCGATGGTGATACCCGTCTCACCGACATTCGTGGCGGCGATAACACGGCGCACAGGCTTCGCAAACGACACCTTTACCTTGCCGGACTTCTTATCGCGATCGCGAATCTCTGTACGTAATTTGTTGATATCGGCGAACAGGTTACGGTAGTCTTCCGACTGCGCGGTAACCACGTCACCCGTAAGCTGTACGGGAAACACCGGATACTTACGAAAGTAAGGATGACGGCTATTCAGCTGCTCCACGCCGCGCACAAGCTTCTTCACCTCAGCCCCGCCGGACACGAAGATGATGATGTCCCGGAACGCGTTGTCCTCGCCCAGCGCGCCACCGCCTGTCTTGGGGACAAAGAGTGCAGGGTCGGCTTTCCGTGCATTCTTGAGCTCGGACTCGCTGAGAAAGTCCTCTGGATGCTCTACGTGTATACGTTCCACGGTATCTAACGCCGAACGGATGAAATCCGTACTATCGTATGGTAAGAAGTGTTCCTCGATGGGAAATGTGGACCCACGTACACGGATGATGTTCTTGTATCGCTCACCCACAGGTATGCTATCCAGGAGGTAATCCGCGTACTTCTTCGTGTCAAATGTCGCGGAGGTCACAATAAGGAAAGGACATTCAGGTTTTTTATAGTTACGTTCAATGAACTTCTTCAAGCTGTACATTGCGGTGTCTGTATCCGTGGAGCGCTCATGCGCCTCGTCGATAATAATATGCGAGTACTTATTCATGAAGTCCTCGTCGCTCATGATGTTCATCTGCTGAACGATGACACCAATAGTCATGAATATTAAACCGCGCATCGGGCGTTTGCTCTCCGGACCGGTTTGGAACCCGATATTCTCTCCCAGTATCAGCGGTGTACGTGATGATTTACCAGACGCCTTTAACATCTCCGCGGTGTTGAACGGTACAATCTGATTTTGCGGTATATCGATTGCGGTAAGCACGCGCGGTTGTGTTACAGCGATATTCTTTCTCATGCGATCATAGAAACGATGATAGAGCTCTGCAGGCATTACAGTAGACTTACCGGAACCTGTCGAACTATGTACGATAAGTATGCGATCCGCAGTACTATCCGCGCGCATAGACGATCCGTAACTCTTAGGGGAACGCTTGTCAAACCAGTCCATAATATAGTCAATGGGTACGATGTCATCTAGCTCCTTCTGTCCGGGACTCCATTTTGTGGCTTCCAGATTGCCCTTCACGAGTAGCGTGGGCAATGGCATTGACGTGTATATGTATACGTACATCCGATATTTAAAAAAACATTAATAATTTGCTTGCATCAAACACCGTAGTGCGCACATATGGGCGCGTACACGTCGGGCGTGCCGGGCGTGCTTGATGTAAACACGAAAACGTGCGTGGGAAACTTTGCTACGATACGCTTCACCCGCGCATCCTTCTGTATATCATGGTCATTGCTACTCTCGTAGGCGTGCGTACCGGGAGCGAGTTGTTTCTCATATACCAGATATGGTGAGTCCATGCTGTCTTTGTAATACTTTGCATCGGTCCAGTCCACGACGTTGAATAGTACACATACCCGCGCCTGTGCAAGCCATGATTGAATGCAAATAGACGCGTTGTCCATAATCTCTATGACGTATGGGGGATTTGCCGCAACGGTACGTCCTTCCACATGTTCCGGTTGCAACGTAAACACACTTCCAAGTGATCCGAAAACTGCATCTGTGTCGGGAAATAGCGAACAGAATTGTGTGCCATCGTCGATAAGCATGAGTTGACTGTTTATAGGTGATGCGAACGCTTCGATAGATACATCGTACTCCGCGTGTACAAATTCATACCATTCGCGGGGAAGATTCCATTGCTGTCCGCGGCACAGTATACACGCGTAGCGCAGGAGCATGGTAGTGATAGTGGTCACGATATCCTCGCGATCCATCATGTCGTGCATCCGGGCACGCCGAAACAGCGCGTCGATACGCTCCTGTGGTAGTGTACGTGTAAAATCCTCACACCGAAATACACACTCCTCAAGCGTCGCGTGTACGTCCGCATGCCGCACTTGAACATGCAGAAATTCCTCGATCGCCTCCTGTATATACACGGACGCTGCACGCGTCGCGGCGCGGGACCTCAAGAGATTCTTCTTATTCGTTTCTGAAACGAAACTTCGATACAGACTGTGCTCACGTGTGACGCTCACGAACACCGCGTCCGTGTGCACGCCCAGTATGCGCGGTACACTCGCCATCCGTAGGAGAAACCGCTCAAATATGTTCAGCATTTCATATTGGTTGTTATGCCCATGTGCACGCTTATTGAGATAGCCTGTGATGCGCTCGATCACAAGCCATCGTGCATACTCCCGTTGCAGCATCTTTCAGTTTGTCTGCGCGATCATATGGACACGCGTTTCATTTTTCTAATAAGATTCTTCACTACCGATATCATCCCGAAGGTTACTGTTCTCCAGTCGCAAAGTGAAAACAGTTTCCTTTAGGTCTCGGATCTGTGTTGCCTGTGCGGCGATATCCTGCGTCTGTAGCGAACTCGTCATCGTAAGCTCATTGATCTCCCTTTCCATCTCATCGATCGTGCGCTTTAGACGGTCATTGTCGTCACTGTATGATCGTAACAGCTGATCACGTTGCGTGATCTGTAATCGTAGTTTGCTTATCAGACTGTCATAATGTGAACTTAGATCCTCGAGGTGCTCACTATTATTCACGTAATGCGCCTTTTCTTCCTGTAGATGGTCAATAGTCCGTTTTACACATCCAAAATCTACGACAATAAATAATCCGGAGAGGAGGATCGCGCAGGAAATACCCCAGCCGATATATGGCGTGTGCGTCTCACACTCAAACCGTATCGCGATAAGCACCGCGCCACAGAAGCACTGCACCGCCGCCAGACACTTCAGTGCAAACCACACCTTTCCCAAAACTGTCATTCGCGCCATTTTTCACACGTGTATATTGCGCACGTGTAAAAAAATAGCGCGCGAATACTTATGAGTTAAACACGTGCTTGGTATTGGAGTCGTATGAATACGACAGATGACCCATGAGCCGGAAATTAACTGTGGACACACCTATGCGACCGAATGGATATCGGTGTATGTATGGTTTAATCAAACCGATGTTGATGCGCCGTATGAAATTCTCATTGTGTATGATAACATCGAGTGACTTTGAGTCTACGTGTTCAAAGTTCGCCATGTCCTCAATCTTTTCGGACATCGCAATCCGCATTTTGATACCCATACACGTGATCTTTTGTATGTTCTCTGATGTGATCTGTGGTTGTGCGCTCATCATTTGGCGTATCTGTGCCTCCTGGTCCAATGTGATCCCGTAAGACCTCCAGGCATCCATTCCGATAAAGTACACGACGCACTTATCCGTGAAGCAACCACGATCACCATCCTCCGCGAGCTTCAGTATACCGGGCTTGTCGGGCTCGCCAGGCTCGCCAGGCTCGCCGGGCTCGGTCATCTTGCGCTTGAGCGACATATGCAGATCTGTACGTGTACGCGAATTCAATTTTTTCATAAGTGTAAAGATACACGGTATTACAGGTCACCGAGCGCATCGATGTCCGACTGTAGTGCGGGCGGTGGGCGTTTCGGTAGCTTCTTCTTTCGCATAAATTCCTCCTCGCTAATCTCTGGTATCTCAGAGTCCTTGATCTCCACGAGGCGATCAGCCATCTGCTGTAACATGTCCGGATCCGGATTCACGAGACGCAACATCTCACCAGTCTTCACATTGAACAAGCGATATTCCGAGTACACACATCCTGTGAGTAGCGCATATAGCGCGAGCTGTATTACGTGCTCTGTCTGTAACATAGACGTAAACTTAAACTCCCATAATACATCGGCGTCCACGCAGTCGCATATTCCTTTGACTGTATAGTGCATGTTCCCGTCAACTACGCGCTCGTATTCACAGGTAACTTCGAATCGCGCGTCCTCAGAGATCTGTGCTCCGAGGCGTTGCAACGACTCGCGCGCATCACCGGGTTTCATCCACTTGTACGTATTAATCTGATTAACCTTATGTATATACCCGGACACGTGCGCATTATAGATGTTCGCCTGTCGCAAGAACAGTGGTACGTTTGCGAGCACATAGTCCAGGCGCGCCTCCGCACCGTCCACGCCATTCACATCCGCATCCGGTACAATGCGGTCACAGACGTACCCGATAACGTCCGAAACGGTTCCGCACTTCAGGTATGCAAACATCAGGGGTACGACCGTCCCGGTAATCTCGGAAACGGTTTCAATGCGTTTCGGTTCTGTGAACTTTGTATATATGAAGTCCTGCACGTTTATTATATCCCAAACACCTGCATTCTCGATGTGTTCCGTCTCGTAGTACGTTTGCAACTCATTAAGATGGTCATTATTCAGGTGTGAGCATAGCTGTGTGACAGTATACTTATCGCGTCCTCCGCGCACAACCGGTTGCACTTCGCCGACATCTCCGTGTACGTCACAAAGCTCATATACGGCGTCTACATTCAAGAATGGTAGAGGATGTACAATTTTCGCGGGCGAGCGCCTTGTAGCGGATGTGTCCTGCGCGTGTAGTACGACAAGCTTCTCGAGCGCGCGCGTGCATGCCACGTACATTACGTTCGGACATATAGACGGGTCATCGTATCGCGCGAAATACTCAAAATATCCCGAGTCGAAACCAAATACGAGTACGAGTTTACGCTCCAGTCCCTTTGACTGGTGAAATGAAAGCACAGCGATTTTGCCGTTCATATCGCGACGATCCGGTACCGTGTCATCACTCACGGGTGCGTAGATCTTGCGTCCGTTTTGAGATAGGTAGTTCGCGAGACGACGCACAGGTACGCTCGCGGACTTAATGGATGGCGACAGTAACATAATATCCTCGTCGGCAAACCCGTGCAGGTGTCCCGCGAGTGCATGAGGTCTAAACATATGCGCACGTTCATATACGACTTGCGGTCCGGGCTTCGCAGCGATCATGCGATCCGTGTGAATCATCACACGATTCACGAACTCTGCGATCTCATGCGTGATGCGGAAACTCGTATGCATTTCCAGTTGCGTCCAGGGTAAGTCGTTCACGATGTACTTACGCTCGGCGTGCGTGAGATATCGCGCATCCGCACCCTTAAACTGATAGATTGTCTGATACTTGTCGCCGATAAGCATTACGGGAACACCGGTCTCGCGCCCGTGAATATCCGAGTAGAAACGGCGAAACAGCTGAAACAACAGGTCCGTAACATCCTGAGACTCGTCGAGCACAATGAGGCGAAACGGTCGCGCACTGGAGTACCCAGTCAGGTGTGCGCCCGCGATACTCTGCTCGATACCGCTATCCTTGAAATCGCGCGAACCGTAGTACTTATAACAGAGTGAGTGATAGGTGTGCACTTCCACGTTGTCCAATCCGAGAGACTCCGCACGTGCACGGGACTCGCTTTTCAGATCTTTGTTATATGTGATAATCAACACGCGCGCACCCGTAGCGCGCAGGCGTTCGCCGATATGCATACACAGCGTGGTTTTTCCGGACCCCGCAACAGCATCCACAACAACATTCGTTGAGAGTGTACAGGCGCTATCGATAATGAGCTGCTGCTCCGCACTCGGGCTCGGCAGTTCCGGTAGCGCAGGTAGTGTAGACATGCGAAAAATTGATTACTGTATTATGTTACACAGGACGCATGTCTTCAGATCAAATAGAACGCGCACTTGCGTACATCCACATCCTGGAGGCGGAGAACGCGCGCCTGCGCGAGAAACTCCAATACGTGAAGACATCACTGATCGTGGAGCGTGTTACAGAAGTAGATCTATCATACCTTGTCATTCGGGATTATGCAAAAATGATGAGTCGGAGTATTGTCGTGCGATCTCTGCATGTACGCGTAATGTACGCAAACTATGAGAACTCTGGCTGTCAGTCATGGGGACCGTCTCTCACAGGTATGCTCGTCGATCTCGTTCCGCATGAGAAACCCGCAAACCCGGACACGTGGGTTTTGGAGGTTGTGGAATTTCGCATGTGCGGCGGTACGAGGAACGATACGTACCAACAGGTCATTACGTACGGTAACACGGGGGGTCTTATACAGATGACGGTGCACCCTCTGGGTCAATATCCGCACGTGCCAAATGACGACACACTCGTATTTATGGATGAACGGCAATTGAACGGTTTGAGCCGATTGGTGTTAAACGAAGCGAACGCGCATCACATCCTTACGGAGTTCCTCGCATGCGGAGCATCCATGCATGTTCAGACTTTTTATTATTACCATCCATAATACGTAACGTAATTTTTTGAAAATTGAATTCCACGTGAACATACATATCGCAAATGTCCTCAGAACGTGCTGAACTGGCGTACATACATATCTTGGAGGCGGAGAATGTGCGCCTAAAAAAGAAAAATGAGATGCTCGCGCGGACCTCCAACTATCAGTACTGGACGGACGAGGGTGTGTTTCATCTAAAATTTCCCGAACGGCACCTGAGCGCGAAAGGTCCATATACCACGAAGATCGTCTTATGCATGGAAGAAGGGGAGGGTGATTGGGTTTATGGTGACATTGAGAAGTTTATTTGCACACATGCCACACCCAGACTCTCGGACGATGACCTGTGTTTAATGGATATAAGCTCCATGGATCTCACAGTCTACGATGATACGGGTGTGGTATTTTCGGTTGTTGTTGAAGGCAGATACACCGCGCATGTACGGTCCAGTCCCGTCATGCATGATCATGTACGTCCAAACAATTTCTGGGGGGACAGTGACAGTGACGAGGACGATGCCTATGGTATTTACGGATGCATATATTTTCAACATGTCGGGGATCTGTTCATGGAAATACTCAAAGGCGCACAGAGTTACACCGTAACCAAACACGATGCATAAAAAAGGCTAATCTATATAATGCACTTTTTTATTCTACATGTGTCGACGTGCGGAGATGTTGATCAATGGACTCCAATGATGACGCAATGCGTTCCAGGACGGACATCAGGGATGTGAACGCGGGCATGTCTTCGATGGTCTCTTCGTGGTCGGAACTGTCACTTTCCACCGCGTCGGTGCTCTCGAGAATCTCAATACTTACATCCGACACGCTGCGTACCTCCGTCCGGTTAACGTACGCGGATATGGATTCTGAGACCGCGAGACCCTGACGCTCCATGTATGTATCCATATTCTCATCGGACATGGATGAGTTGCAGGACGTACAGATCGGACGTAGATTCTCCACGACCGTCGGTCCGCCATTCGCGACAGAAATGACATGCCCCACGATAAAGTTTGCCGCGTTTATGTCCACTTCACCACAGCACAGACACTTTCCCTGATATACGTTGTCAAAGTACGTACGCCAGAGGCGGTCTTTCATATCTTTCGTGACCTTCGGACGAATGTTTGGTACGAAGCTCTTATCGAGCATGTGTACCCATAGTTCGTTTTTTGTCACAGATGTTCGGTCAAGATCACGTTTCCTGTACATAACACCATTCTTGATCTTGAGGATCGCACGCATGTGTGAAACTTTTAGCGCCGCGAGTATAGCAGCGTGACGATCCGGACTTATCACACCCCAGTCTATCTTGCATACATCACCCTTCGTAAATTTCTTGCTCAGATCTATCTTGAGCTCGGACCGTGCCCACGCGGGTAGCTTTTCAATACCCTCCTTCGCGTCTTTGAGTAGCGCGGATGTCATGTCTATTCATGACTCCCGTATACATCTCTAACATAAAAAAATAGCACTGCGCAAACGATCACTTTTTTCTAGTAGTGCGTGAGCATGCGGGCGGAGGGGTCCTGGGTGTCGGACCACTTTGGCATCCAGATGTACGGGATGAGTTCCTGGCGCTCCGCGTAGTTTACGCGTGGATATGTGTTACGGAAGCACTTCCAGTACCAGTACTGCTCTTTTGAATACGGTTTCATAATTTCCTTGTTCCGGTCCTCGAGTGCGCAATCATATTCCAGGTCACTGATTATCAGGTCTGCATGTTCCGTGAGCAGTCGGTGCCATGCGCGTGCGGGATCCATCGAGGACACACCATCGGAGAATGCCTCCTTACGTCGCCAGAGCACGGACGCTGGAATAATTTCGGGATCTGCAAACGCACAGCGTATGAGGTGCTTCTCCATGCGTGTCGATGGGTCGGGATGCCCGGAGATGTGTCGCAGTTCGGGCGCGATGTTCAGATAACTTGAGACAAATGTTTTGTCCAGGAAAGGTACACGAGCTTCGAGACCGAAGTGCGAGATTGTGCGGTCCGCACGCAACACGTCGTACATGTACAGGTCGCCGAGCAATCGCAGTGACTCCTCATGACCGTCCGCGGGCGTGGGTGCGTTATGGAAATAGATATATCCCTGTGCGAGTTCGTCCGCGCCCTCACCGCTAAAAATGACCTTCACGTCTGTGTTCTCGGAAATCCACTTGCTTAGTAGATACATTCCCACGGACGCGCGCACGGTCGTGACGTCAAATGATTCCAGTACCGCAATAAGCTCCGGAATGACAGCGATACCCTCCTCGGGTGTGAAGTGTACCTCATGGTGAATACTACCAATATGATCGGCGACCGCTTGCGCGTACGCGAGGTCCGTTGCGCCCTCCATACCAATCGAGAATGTATGCAATTGGAAGTCCGGATGGGTCTCACGCATGCATCTCTGCACGAGCGCCGCAACGAGACTACTATCCAAGCCACCTGATAGCAGGCAACCGATTGGGCGATCGCTCATGAGACGTTTGCGCACAGCATCCGTAAGCCCACGCTTCACGACCGTAAGCGCCTCCTCGTATGCGCTGACCTCCAACGTAATCGCATGCCACATCGGCTCCCAATACGGGTCTGCGACGGCTGTCATGTTTGCGAGTTGCACCGTCATTACGTGCCCGGGCGGGAAGGGTCTGACGCCCTGTGTGCCCGCACCCGTGAGCGCGTGAATTGCCTTCATCTCACTCGCGAAGATCCACTCACGAGCGTCCGCGTCCGAACACATGAATAGCGGGCGCACGCCGAGGGGGTCCCGTGCGATCTGTACGGTCCCACGTGTACCATCGTAAAGCGCGTAGGCGAAGACGCCATCAAGTTCATTTGGTACGGAGTACCAGGCGTCACCTTTATCCGGGTCCGTGCAATGTTCATAGGCGTGAAAAATGCTCTCACAGTCGGAGGTGCTCGTGCACACGTGCCCCTCGGATATCTGGGCGTGATTATAGATCTCACCGTTTGCGATGAGCACGAGGTCACGGTCGTCACGGTCGTCACGCGCGATCATGGGTTGGTTCCCGCTCTCACTGAGATCCATGATCGCAAGGCGCTGAAAACCCATGAATACGCGTCGTCCATCCGCGAGTTCGCGTGTCCAGTGTCCAAAACTGTCCGGACCGCGTGGAGCGAGTGCTTGCGCCGCGCGAATAAGCTGCGTTTCCGTGTATTCCCGCCCGATATAGAGAAAAATGCCGCACATTTGTGTATGTATCCGGTAACACACTTCAATTTTCTATATGAGAAAATTGACGCACATCCAGTGCGCATTGTGCACACACGAAAATGGACGCACAGGTTGCGGCTTTCGTCACGATACTGTCGGAAGAAGTCGCACGACTAAATCGCGAGCTTACTTGAAGACCGACTAATCAAGAGTTTAAACCATTATCATGACAAGGTGTTGGCGGTGTTCACATGCGATTTATGTCATACTCCTGCGCGTTATAGATTTGATGAAACGTTCGGGTTCCCCTGTATATGCCGTATATGTAATCGTACCCTTTGTCGTTATTGTTGTGGATCAGAAAGTGACCTGGATGATGACGAAGGTGTTATTTGGTACCTATGCAAAAAATGCGAACATGTGTGACGCACGTAACGCATGTATTTTTTTTTTCAAAACTGAATCACGTCCGACGTAGATAGACGCACATTGTCCATGTGCGACGAGCTCGCGGCACTGCGTGCATACGTGTACGTCCTGGAAGCGGAGATCACGCGCGCTCGCAGTTGAAGAAAAGCGACATAACGATATAACCGAGATAAATCATCAACTGTGCGAAAAGATCGAAGATGTAGTAAACATCGGCGAATGTGCATACTGTGACAAGGTCTACGTTGGGAAGAGTTGTTTCGGTTACTACGGCGTGTGCGAGATGTGTGGTGTGGAAATGTGTGAAGAGTGCGCCATCAAGAAAGCGGGCGCTCGGCTCTGTGACTGTGGTACATGGATGTGTGGACAGTGCATGGACGAGGATCACAGTTGTGAAACCAATGATGACACAGAGTGACTTTTTTCAAAACTGAATCACGTCCGGTGTCTACAGGTGGACATCGATCATGAGCGACGAGCTCGTAGCATTGCACGCGTACATACACGTTCTGGAGGAGCGCGTACGAAAATTTGAGGCGCGCGAACGGATTCTCATATCACGAACTCGCGATCCGGAAACCTACGAGAGAATATTTGCGGAAATATGTGATATATGCGACGGTCCGCACAATGAAGTGTTCGTGGAGGTTACACCGCTCGGTATGCAATGCGCAATGTGCGATCGAATGTGTTGCATAACGTGTTGCGGTATTGGTGCGGCCGAGTGTAACATTTGTCATGAGTGGATCTGTTCCACGTGCGTGGGAGATGATCCGCGGCGTAAGGTTAGAAGGATCCTGTCATCGATTTCGGGTCCAGATGGTCCTACATTTGCTTACAATAGGTATATGTGCGGGCGGCATGAAACTGGATACACACCGCCCGACGACGCCACCTGATGTTCGACTTTTTTGTAAAAAAGTGAATCCCGTTCCACACAGCATACCAGATAAATGGACGTCTACGCATACGTACATATACTGGAGGAGCGTATACGCGAACTGGAGGCGCGTGAAGAGCGCGTGCGCCAGCGCCTTAATGCACAACATGAAAGCATATACGAAACCGTGCTCGGGTGCCCGTGTGCGCACTGCGGCGTAGAAACAGCCGATGTGCATACCGAAATCGAATATCGCAGCGAATACTGTGCTACGTGTGGTATATATCTCTGCGATACCTGTGCGGGCGCAACTTCACATGGCAGATGCGACATCTGTCTTGGTTGGTACTGTGGCACGTGCATTGCGAAGAATCCTCTTCGCCGCGTCGCAACACGAATCATGTACCACATTCTGGTTCCCACGTCTGTAAAAAATGTATGTGCACGCCATCTCGAGTACAAGTATTCTCTGTATGAACGCACAGCGGATACGTAGGCTCTTTTTTTGCACATTAGGCGGTCGTGGCGGATGCGGTCACAAGCGCGACCATGATCACCGCGATCGTCACAACGACAATCATGATCGCGGGCGTGTCCACCTCGTAGTTGTACGGCGCGTCCACGTCGTTCGGTGTGCTGGGTACGCCTGGCGAGTACTCCATGAACCACGCAAGTGCCGCGCGATCGCTCTCGGGGATCACATGCGCGATCTTTTTCATCTCGGCAGGCGTGAAGAATCGCAGCTCCGCGAAAGAGTCCGCGAGCGCATGTCCGCTCACAGCGTCCGGGTCCACACGCACGATATAGTACTCGCTGACCCGCGTGACCTCTCCGGGTTCGTTCCACTCCGGGCGTTCATCATACTGTTCGCATTTCTGAATATGTGTATTCAGAAATGTTTCAGTCCACTGATAGCGTCGTACAACGCATTCAGGTACGCTTTCCGTGTCGAATTCGTAATCGATTTCGCGCGGAGCGTCCACCCGTGAGCGCGTGTTGTATCCGTGTGACGGCGAGCGGAAATGTCGGAGTATAGAACGCTCCACGGCTTGTTTGACGGTCTCACCGTCGAGACGATGCACGGCAAATGGCAAATGCCATCCAACGGCAACGCGATAACGAATAAGCCCCATGCGCTTCCAATCATGTGACACAAATTGCGCGCCATATGTCATTTCATTACCATCCGCGTAATGCGATGCTTCGTGCTGCGACCAGTCATACGTCCGCCACGTGGTCCTAGACATATTCGGATGTATCATGTACCACGAGTCGTACATTCAATTTTTGTACACGAGATATGAAAAAATATTATCACAAACCGACACGCAAGTGCGTACGTCCCTCGCGCAGATATGAGGGATCTAGCAGGTTAATATCTTCGAGGGATGTGTTTGATGTCATAAGTATGATTGTGTTTTCATACAATCCGAGATCAAACATATCGAAGAACTGGCACCACGTAGTTTTATTTCTTATTTGTATGGGAACCTTCTTATGTAGACGCCCACTGATATGTACTGTTTTGGATAGCATGATATCTATCTCGTCAAGTACAATTATGAGCGGTGCGTCTTCTTGTGGTTTAACTTTCTTATAGAGTTTGCTTATACTGTCTCCAGGATCAGAGGGGTTAAAGCTGTAAACCAATGAACCCTTCAGACGCGCAGCGAGAAGCAAACCCAGAGAGGATTTGCCAGTTCCGGGTGCTCCCCATATGAAAGTCGATAAATACGGACACTGCCGTTGTTTTCTTTCTTGAAACTTTTCTACAATAGAGTCTAGCACGCTCCTCTGCGATTCGCGTTCCGTAAATTTACAGGCTCGCAAAGAGCGCTTGCTGTAGTAGAACCATGCAAAATTTCCATGCCGTTCATATAAATTAACCACGGTTACATTCTCGCACGTGTCACTGCCGTTTGAGGGTTCATGTGTTAAGATTTTGTAATTATCGTGAGATGATATAATCCAGGCTTTTTCTGTTATATTACCACCCGTTTCTATGTTGGATGAAATACACCCAAAAGCAAAGGGTTTTCTTGATATGAAAACGCCACTCGGTTTCCCGTTGTAACTCATAGCACAGTTATCCTTAACGTGCTCACGTACAATTTCTATCTTGGATTCTTCGGTTATCTCTGCTACGTGCAAGTACTTTCTTAATATAATGGCAAATATCATCCAACCATTCATAATGAAACTCAAAAAGATGACTGCGATAGTGGAGACATATTCCCACATGGTCGTTGCGTGATATAAAAAATCAATTTTTTCACGTGCGCACTAGGGTGTCCAGGCACCATCGCGGATCTGGGCATCGATTTCCGCACGGATATCCGGTTCCTGCCATCCATCGGGCTTTAGGATCTTCCCGTCTTCGCGTTTGCGGAACTCGCCAGTCTTGGGATCGCGTTTCGCCATGTTCGCGGCATGCACGACATTGAACGTACGGTCTAGGTTCACGCCCATACGGGAACCCATGTCATACATGTAATAGGACGCATCTGTCATGGCATCCGCCTGCTCCGCGATGAGTGCTACAGGGTCCGAAGGTTTGACATACGTTTCATTGTGATCACGATCACAGAGTCCGCGCACAACATCGATAACATTCTCACCGGGTTCCATCACGGTCTGCATAAGCTCGACCATCTCGCTGATCACCATGCCCGTGATGAACTCCGCCTGTGCGCGCGTGAGAGGCTCGCGTGGGCGATCCGGACGCGGACCAAAGGCGCCCTCCGTGAACTCGCGTACACGGTTCGCGTTCGTTCCATAACGGTTCATATAGTCCAATTCGAAGAGAAGTGCCGCGCTAATACGCGTTGCGGTGCGCGGGTACCTGCCCATGAAGTCCATCATTTTCTCCGCGAGAGCCTCTGGTGCCGTCCAGTAGAAATGACTCTTAATGTACTTCAGATACTCATAATACACAACAATGTCCTCGGGCTTGATGTACCTCCGTCCGATGTCCAGCAGGCGCATCATCTGCTTCATCGTAGCCGAATCCGAGGGTTCGCGTTCCTGCAAGTACGCAATGAGTTCCCGTTCGTGTACCTCGATTGTCAGATAAATTTCCTGTCTGCTACCATGAATTAGCACTTGAACTGCATGATACGCATCCATGTTTCTTATTTACGTTGCATGCCGTATTCAATTTTCACATTGAGATAAGTTCCTGTGGTGATTATATTCGCCATGTTCTGGGATCGGTCGCGCTCACTGCGCAAAGCCGAAAAAACGGTCATATTCATGGTTATAGACACACTACTCGTTCTTCTATTCACGTGGATTTGGTTCGCAGTCATACAGAAATCCGAACATGCCTTTGGCGAGTCCATAGGTTATACAATTTACATAACGGTACTATTCGGGGCTTACTACTACGCATACGACATGATATGGACGTCGTCACACGAACATGAGCGTTAGTGAAAACTGATGTCCATGCCCGCCATGCGCGCCGCCTCGTAGATGTTCGCGGGCGCTACCGGTAAACCGCTCGCCGAGCAGCGCGGAGTAACGCCCGTTCGCATCACCATTCATAGTGCCCGCGTTTCGGAAAGCGCCGGCGAAGTACGCTATAAGTATAATCACACCGATAAGTACGAGTATTACAGATATTGCGATAGCAAAACCGCGGTATCCACGGTGCCGGTTTTTTCGCTCACGTAGGAGTTGCTCCTCATGGTCATAGAGCGCGTCCTCCCAGGCGTCCGCGTCCACGTCCGCGTCGTCGCCGCCGCGCATTGCTATAAGTTCCTGTGGAGACGCGTTATACATCTGTGCTTGCATGCGAAGTATCTCCGAGTCACTGCGCCTCGGTGCAGGCACACGCTTGATGGCTTTCCCGCCATGTGCGCTCATATTCTCATATAGCACACGTGCGATATTACATGCGAAAAAATAATACATGCCCAGGCACGCTAGGCACGCTGGGCACGCTAGGCACGCTGCGCGATTACGGCGTCGTTCGTGCGCTTCTGCTGGAGCATCATTGGCGGCATGTCCATACCCACAGCAAGCCCCATGTCCATGATATCCACGTTATCCGGTACACCCGGTGCCATGTGTTCCGAGCGCACAGCGGGCACACCTCCACTACCATAGACACCCTGCGTGTTGATACGTCGCACAAAGAACGCCTCGTGCGCGAACGGTTGAAGAAGCATATACCAGACGATTACAAGGAATATGAGCGCACAGACTATCGTTACAACGATAATGAGCATGCGCTGCCGACGCTGCCGTCGCTGCCTGCGCTGCCTGCGCTTCACGGAGTCCGTGGGACCGTCGTCCGTCGCCCGGTTTATGAGCCTCTGCATCTCGGCATGCTTTTCTTTCATAATTTCCTTGCTTTGCTGTTCCTCTGCGAGAAGGTTCTGATACCCACGTTTCAATCTCTCGCGTTCTTCGGGATCCGTTTCCGTTTGAAGGGCTTCCTCGTAATGTTGCTTCATATCTTCGAGGCTCGGTATGGTCGGATATGGTTCTTCATTTATCGATGTGCCTATGTCTGTCATTTCGTATATTCGCGCACGGAAAAAAATAACCGCATAATATCATGTTCGGTGCGCGAGGCGTACGGTAAGTTCGGCAAGTGCGGAATAGTTGTACGGCTGTCCGGCGTATGAGCGGTTCCCATAGACGTTTGTGGTACCGATGGTCTTGCCATCATAGCGTGCAGAAAGTGCGTGCATACGCATAACGTATTGTTCGCGATGGTCTTCAAACCACATGCGTATCTCCTCCGTGAACATGTCAGCGAACGGGTGCGCGATGGTGTTACCTGCGTGCACAGGTATGAGTATGCGCTCAAGGGTCTCACGGGCGCAGACGTATTGCACGTAATCCGTATAAGCGGGTACCGCGGGATCCGTAGGTTTGTTATACCACGCGGGTTCATTGCAGAGCGGGTGATTATCGAGTATGCCGAGTATAGTCTGCATGATCGTCATAAACGTCATGAATGCAACCCAGCCCTCGCCCTGCCACGTTCCGAGGATGCTCAGGCAGACCTTGCCACCATCTCCGATGCCCGCCATCGGAGATGACGGTTGATAGAGGTTTGGATGGCAACGTATGCTGAACGGTGAGTGAAATAGTACACGTGGAGGTTCCACAGGGTACTGTCGTGCGACCATCCCCGTGCCCGTGTTGTTGTACTGTGTTCCAGGTTCGATCGTGAAGAACATAAATGCACCCTCATACGGGGAGTCTCGTGGACCTACGAGCATGACATAAATCTTTGAGACATCATCATCAATAGTCTTCACAAATATGCCGTGCTCCGGACCCTCCTGCACGAGCGTTGCGTAGTCCTTCAACACGCGCTTGATATTCTTCACGGGATACTTCGACATTCGTACGTACACATATATGCGGGTAGACGTGATCAATTTTCACGCGCATGTGCGCGTACATGTAAAAAATTGAATCCGCACACGTATACATACACGAAAGATGGACCGTGCGGAATTCTTCTCGGAGTTCTGCGCTCGAAACGGTTTACTGATACGCCGCGTGCACAAACCCGGTGCGAATTACACAGTACTCACGACCGCGGCATTTGTAGACCACAATCCTAACACTTTGTTACATGTACACCTCTACCGGGATCTCACGCGTGTACGCGTGTCCTATGCGTCGGATGCAAACGCGGAATTCCCAAAAAAAGAATTCGGTAACATATTTGTAGATGTATTCACGGACACACTGGAGACCACGCGGGAATATGGGTATTGCTGCATGTGCGAAGACCCGTGCAATGCATCATCACAGACCTGCGGAGCCTGTCCGCGTGCCCGCTATGGACTGTTCTAACGCGCATGCCGTGCGTGCTCTTTTTTCGCAGCGCAGGCAGGCGGGCAGTTGTACACGTGAGCGCACGATGTATGGGTCCAGCGTGAGCGTGAACACGGCGTTCCACATCCCACCTCCGTATACACCTGCGTAGTGCGTGTGCGTAATGCGGTAACCGGCACGCTTGAACACGGGCTTCAGGAGCTTCTTAATGTAATTATGTGTATGTACGCCGCGCCGGTTTTTTCCGGTCATTCGTGTCATAAACGTCACACTGAACACGATGCGAATGGGTGTATGTATGTTCAGGAACTTGTAAATGGTGTAAAGCGGATAGTGTTGATCGGTCTTACTTCCTATAATCGTACCCATGAAATCAAAGAACGCGCAGTTTATACGCGTACGTTTGCGAGCGTGTGCGTCAATCACGTGATCCAGGGGCTCGTTGTAGAGGTGGCGCGTAGGCATGTGTAGACGCGATGCTGCGCGCAACTGTCGCGCGTGTGTTCGTGGATTGATCTCTGCAATGATAATGTTCCGGGGCGACACACCCGCGGTGATGAGTTCGCGCGATGAGTGCAGACGGGACGAGTCCAACACGAGTGCATGTACACCACGTGCACCAAACTCGCGCACGGCGGTCTGTGCGATGAGTGTATTTATGCGACGCTTCTCAGACTCATTCGCGCTCCCATCGAACACTGATGCGCGGCGTAGGTGTGCGTACATTCACGTATGCGATATGGTAAGACGGGAAAAAATCAATTTTTCCACATGATGCGGAAGGTGAGGTTCCATCGTGGCTCCGTGACATGCATGCGCTTGGGCAGTGTATGCTGCCAGTACTTTTGCGTATCTCCATGCATTACGAGCATATCACCGTTACTTAAGTGCATTTTGTATTTCTGTTCATGCGCGGACTTCTTACGGAAAATGAAGTCGCGTGCGGCACCGAGAGATAAAGAGACGATCACGGAACTTGCGAGATCGCGTTCATCGTCCGCATGCCATCCGATATAGCTGTTACCGTCTTCGTAATAATTTACGAGCACAAAGTTGATTCCTGCACAGTCATCCGGTAGTAAGTTTCGATTGCGCAGATATTCCGTGATTTCATTCGCGAGATCTTGCAGGAACGGTGTCCACGCCCGCGCAGGGACTTCCGTGCCGCTAAACCGATAAGATATTCCCGTATCCCCGAACGCGGTTTGCTTACGTGGAATACGCATCCACTTTCCGTACACGAAGACCTGTGAATTATCATCGTATGTCAAGTCCGTCAACCGGTCTATAAGATGCTCGCACCGATCCTCATTCAGATATCCCGGGTAATAGTGTAAACTAAGTTTATTATTGTTGATATCCACAGACTCCGGTAAGTGCTCAGACATATCGACAACATCACAATCAGAACACGTATTCAATTTTGTAAAAAACTACAACTGTGTATGTGTGCGAAGGCGCTTCTTGAGCGTATTATCACCCATAAGGATAAAGTTGTACGTAACCGTGCCGCGTATTCGGTGTATATACGCGAGCATGTCGTCTGGAATTTCTTTCCAACTTTTGATATTGATAATACCTTTCGTGACAATGCGATCGAAATCCGCGCCTGCGTTCTTGCCCCGGAACTCATACCAGTGTACCCAGATCTTGAAGATTGCGTATCCGCTGTATGCGGATATGCGAAGACGACTGAGCTTCGTCATGTCTTTCAGGTCCAACGCAAGAACGAGATTGAGGACCTTGCGGGCGTTATCATCGAGCGCTGTATTCTTGCACGCCTCATAGCACCAGTCCAGTATACGCGTTCCGATTTCGATTTTCTTCTGCCCGGGACCCTCCAAGAGCAGCGCAAGTATGTTTGTTGCACTGTATTTATGTTCCCACACGGTGGCGAACAAACGTAGGCATATATTTTCCATAAGATGCTGCACACGTGTGAATCCGCCATACAATGATAAGTACAGCATATGCGCGAACTCGTCTGCGTCCGTGCCCACAAGCTCTTCAATCTGTTTATATGCCGTATCTGGATCATACATCGAAAGCACACACACCCGAACGTGATTCGGATCATACCCGTGCATGTCGATGACACGGGTCTGCGATTCCTGCATAGGCGCGTCAAGCATGACGCGAAAGTACTCCGAGCATGTTGCGAGCCACATCGCGTGCACGTAAATGCATGTGTCGTCATCCAGTGTAATTTTCACATCCGAGTACTGTTCATTGTTGTACATCCCTGCGAGATGACGGGATTGTGCATCCGTTAGTCGAAACATTTTCGATTACGTTTCTTCGATGTCCATATGTATGTATTCAATTTTTACATACATACAAATGCGGAAATGTAAAAATGTAAAAATGTAAAAATTGAAACCCCCTTCGGTGATATATCATGAGGGTGGTGCACGGATGTGCCGGTGGTACTCCGATGCGTCTCCTTAAAAACACACGGGGAGACAGTGTTTCCTTTTTTCATTCTGAAGATTTGCCGATGTAATGTGTAAATCGATCGCGCGTGTGTCGACGCGTCTGCCGGTGGTAACGCCACGAGACACATCACGTGAATATATGAAAAAAGGAAGCCGTTGGTTTCCTTTTTTCATTCTGAAGAGTTGTCAGTATAGTGTGTGTAATGATAGCATGTTATATCTACACGTCTGCCGGTGGTAGCGCTACGAGATATAATATGCATTTATGGAAAGGAAAACCGTCGGTTTCCTTTTTTATATTAAAGAAATAACGGATACATGAATGTAGGCACCAGCGGTGCTGGTACTTACATATACGTACGTCAATAGGTATGATTTACGCGCCATATGTTTCATGTGGTGTGTGAGTATATTTTGTTATAGTTTTGACAAAAAATATGACCATGTGCCTGTATAAATTAATAAGACAGTCCACGCGAGGTTGGGAAAGCCGGTGGTTTTCCTTTTTTTCAGGGAAAGTAGTTTGCAATGATGTCCCGCACACCGTTCATATTCCAGAGCTCATCATTCACGAGCACAATGATTACCATACGATCGGAATCCAGTTGCGCCGGAATCTCCTTATTCAACAGCGGCGCGTAGAACGAGAAGTACGGATCAACAAGTTCCTCCTTGTCAGGGTTCCTGCTGTTTGCGTATTCGGTGCAGAGCACAATGCTTCGGCAATGCATGGACTTCGTAAGTGTACGCATGTAACGGGAATCCTTCCAGTATGGAAGCATGCATATGAATCCAAGTGGGCGATCACCATGCATCATTTCATGCAGAGCACGTTCCGTGAAATCATCAATAATCATCTCAATCGGTGGTGGATGTGCCTGTATAAAGCCACTCAGGCGTTTCTCAGATATCAAGTCCGCATACATACCCACGCTCCCGAAGTGGCGATCCGTATCGTGAAACAAGCTGCCATATATGCTTATACGCGTGTTCCGACTGATGGGCGAAGCGAAGAGCTCCACGTTGCAGCGTAGCTCAGCCGAAAGCAGGTCAAAGACATCATCCGAACAACACCACTGCGATGGATCCTTCCCACCACATGTGATAATGTCGTATCTTAAAAATACAGCACATATACGCCGCACATCCTCACACTGTCGCGCGAGATTGTTATACACGTTTGCGGGTATCCGTATATCGAATTTGTACTTGTTCACTTGCCGACCCTTGCCCTTGCCCTTTCCGTGACGCATTGCGGGTCGCGCAGCCGTCGCAGCCGTCGCAGCCGTCGCAGCCGTTGCTCGGTGCCCGGGCTTAAACTCATAGCTGACAACTACGAACTCGCCCTCGCCGCGACGTCTTTCAGTTCGCGGGTCCGTCAATGTTCCGCGATCTATGTGATATTTCGCGAGATATATGTCACGAATCTCGCACAACGCATCCTTCAGTGCCGGTAGGTTCGTACCAGGATACTTCATCATAAGATCGTCGTAAAACGCATCCGTGGATTCCTTATGTTGAAACTCGGGGATCGCCGGATGCTCATCATTTCCCAGACTCTTACTGGTCATGACGTACCGGTTCAGAATACGTTCTGCCTCCCAACCCTGTCCACCACAATATTCTTTTATGGCACCGAGCATTTTTTGCATGCAATAGTGATCCGCGACAATAGCTTCCAGGCAGTCCATCTTTACATACAGTACGCACTTTCATTTTTCTAATATGATCACATAATCGCATGTATCACATGTGATCGGGGTCCATACTCGTGGGTTCAAAGGGTCCAGGTACTTCCGCGCCGTTCATCTGAAATACAGGGCTTTTGCGCACGTCAAACTTCTTCTCTCCATGTGGTTTATCTGGGTGATACGCGTTGATCGGACGCGTTAGGCGCTGGTCTATGCGCGGCGTCCCACGTAATAGGTACGTCTTGTAATAAATGAGACTCAGGTAATCCGCACTCCAGTTTCGCTCTCCGTAAGTCTGCGTGGTCAGGAAGAATGGTAACACCTTGTACAGGTCGTCCAAACCCTTTGCGTTTACATCTGAGGTATTCCGCAGCGTGTTGATAACCTTTTCTGCCGCTTCGATAACCCATATCCCACTCTGATACATATAGAGATGATAGGCACGTTCCTTCTCCGGCGTGTTCTGGTCGTGGTACTTCTGTAACGCGTACAGAAGTACGTTCTGCGGTCCACTGATAGAGACGTCGGATGTGGGTATCGCCGGGAATGTGGGATTCACCTTGCATAGGTACTTACTTGTCTCCGCGAGATTGAAACACGGCTGCATACGCCCATAATTGTCATAGAGTTCCCAGGACCACGCCTGGTCATCATTCTTAACGACAATCGTACGCGGGCGCAACACATCCCCATACATGTTGTAGTATGTTCGCCGAGCGCGCTTGCCAAGTGCGTCTGCGAGCGCGGTGAAGTCGTCGCTGACGATGTTTACGCGGTCATTACCCGTCGAGCTGGACGTGTGAAACGCGAGCGTGTGTGTCTTAGCGTCGTAAGACATCTCCGCCGCAGCGCATCCATTCACAAGTTTAGTAATCTCATCGAGCATCCCCGTGTCTGCAAGCGTCTTGTGAAAGGCGGAACCCACACCTATCAACGCACGCAGTGCCATGAGCATAATAGCATACTCCTGATACCCACCGAGCATTTGTCCCGCGAGCACGGATGTTGGCACGCGTGCAGTCTCGACGAGCTTCGGATTACTACCGACGTTCAGGTTGCTGGAAAGCTTTTTGTCATAGGGTACACCATACTCGTCGTACATCAATCGATACCGTTTGATGTCCTTATGCACGCGATGCGCGATAACTTCCCACGGCGGTTTCTCAAAGGGCTGTGATAATGCGCGGTGCATATCCATCCATTGAAATATGGGATGTGTCACACGCATACCCTTGTACATCTGCGTGGGGATGCGATCGTAAATCTCTGCGGGCATATACGACACATCTGCGACATTATCTACATGGTTTATCTTTACACGACGCGTGGTGGCGTGCACAGCATTCTGAGCGAGTACACCTGTAAATCCAGCTTTATGTAGAATGTCTGCTATTTCATCAGAGTCTCCCTCGATGTCTGGGCTATAGAAGTCGTAATCCGGCACGGCGTCGTCCGCGTAGATTCCGGGGTGATCCGCGAGACGCAGCGAAATGTCAATACTCATACCTCCGTAAAGTATACGCTTCTTACGTACAACATACTGGCGTACAATTTCCAGCGCACGCTCGATATCCACAAAGCCATCGGTACAACGTTCCTGAATATCCTCATAGACCTTCGAGTTATTAAACACGTGTTCCAGAGACGTGATTTCTGTCATTTCCCCGTGCATTCGTATGTATATACGTACATACGGAGATTTTCATAAGATAAAAAATACTTTCTTTGCATATCCCTCCGTGCGACAGATGGGACAGGTGGTCAGATCGCGCGCACATGCGAAATGTATCTCATTGTGTGCGCAGGGATGAAATACCGCATCCCCCACGCCGTCCAGGCAGATGCAGCACTCACGCTCATCGGGCTCGCCGGGCTCATCGGGCTTGCCGGGCGCGATGAGCCACATGCGCACACACTTCGGGAGCGCGCGGACGTCCGATGCGAGATCACGTATGCTCTCGATGGTAAAGCCCTCGTGCAGGCAGGTGCTCAGGATATCTACCCATCCCGCACGCAGGGCGTAGTTGCACATTAATGAGTGTCGCGTGTCGTCGTCGTAGTCCGTGAAGATATTCGGCGCACATGCGAAGACTTTTTCCGCAACAGCGCGCATTCCTGCATTGCGTCGGTATCTCTTGGACTTATCGGAGTTCCCATGTCCAGAATCCAACATACACGCGATATGCGCGTACATAGGCATTCCCCATCCACCTGCGCAGGACATGGATAAATACCCGATGCGTGTTAACAGGTACGGGTTCTCGTCAATCATGCGGATTGCCTCGTCACAGGACTCATTCTTCACAGCGCGATACAGCTCCTGGTACGTCACCATGTATGCAATATCTGAATATGAAAAAAAGTATTTCAATTTTGTGTATCGCGCATCTCACGGGGTCTCAGCACGATCGACAATGCCCAGGAACCCGTTTCTAAGGATGATAGTACGTGGCTCCGTCCACTTCACGTGTGCACTGATACGGGCATACTCTGAGTTCACGGTGATCATGGAGATCGTCTCGCCTGCGCCCAGAGGCATCGTGAGCGTATACCATCCACCACTCGTGCGTGTGAGTGGAATTGTGCGTTCGTTTACATGTACCGTGATATCCGAAACGGGATCCTCCGGCTTAATCGAGAGTTCGATCGCCTGAATTTCGTCCAGAGAGTGCGTTTCACCGTCACAGATCTGAATGTTCTTGTCACGATGTATATCACACGTCTTCGTGTAACCTTCCGAGCTTGACCCGGCAGAGGCGGCAGTGATGATGGTCTGCAGGTTCTCAGAGTATCGTAAGCCGTAGAATCGTACCTTCACACGCAGATAGAGTCCGCCGGGCTTCCCGTTTGGATCCGGAAGTGGTACTTCCATGCTGTTAAAGTAGATGTTTGTGAATCGCTTGCCGAACGGAATGCTAATAAGCGGTATCCCACGGATCTTTGATGTGTCACCATTTGCGGCGTCCTGACAGAACCACAGCTTCAGCGGTAGTGGTTTGTCCGGTAGTGGTCCCGAGTCGTTCATCCATGAACCCCAAGTAGGTCCACCGAGCGTGAAGTCTACGGACTTCACAATTTCGCTGGCAATATCGCCGATCGTGTATGCGACCGTTTGTGAACCATCCGATTCGTAGCGTATAAGTTCCTTTGCACTCACAGTAATCTCTCCGAACGACGAGTAGGTCTCGTGACTCGCGTGCGCTATGGGTCCCATAGAGAACTGTGCGGATGTACCGTTTCGTATGGCGTTGAGACTGATCGGCGCAGTTTGCTCCACAAGCAGTACTTTTTTTGGTGCCTTCATGTATATATTCAATAGGACCCTTCAATTTTTACAAGGAAAAAATTGAAACCGTGCGCGTGTTCATGTGTAACCGTGCGATGGAAATCGACGCGGACGCTGAAGTTGCATACGTCACACAGGCGTCGGGTGTGCCGAGCGATGTCGCGCGCGACATCCTGAACGCGTATTACGATGTTGTACACATACACCCGAATCCCGATCGACATTATACGGAAATTCAGGCGCGCACGGGGCAGACCCGCGAGACCGTAATACGCGTATTCGACGCACAACTACGCTTCCTACAGGCGTGGGGTATCGCGGTGCGAACTGATGAAAATGACGAAAATGACGAAAAGTGAAAAACTGAATGTGTTTTTTACATATTCCCGAACGTGCAGTGAATACCACGATGGAAAAAATCAACTCAAAGGAGGATGCGTATGTCTACGTACTCGAGCAACAAAAAGAGATGCTCAGCAAACGTGTGGAGGATCTCGAGACTCAAATCGAGCAGTATAACGCCCAGCTAAAAGCCATGAATCCCGCTCCGGACGTAATACCCGCTCGGGAAGTAATACCCGCTCCGGGACGCGGGTGTATCCGGTACAACCTGAAGAACGGATGCCTTCATATCCATCCGAATACCATCTTTAACATGAACAACAAGAATACGGATCCCGAAGTCCGGTCCATTCCTGTGCGGTATCATCGCGACGCGTCCGTGATGAAAGCCGTTCTTGATACGGTGAAGGACCTCTTCATCCACCCGAACGGAGTACATGATCCGAACGCGTTCAACATGGTGATGCTCTACCTTGCATCCACGCTTCACGAACAGGATACGAACGTGTATCTGAACCTAATTGGTGACGGAACTAGTGGTGTGGGTACACTCATAGACCTCTATGTCTGCATGTTGAACAACTGGGGCGCCCTAGAAAATGTGCATAAGACCTCTCTTATCGAAGGGCATCCCGTCTGGACACCCCGTGCGCTCGCGTTCTACGCTTACGAACACGGCGACGTCAATTCAAAGGCGGATGTGACTCACTGCGTCTCGCGTCCACACATCTTCTTATCGAACACTGAAGTGGATTTCGTGCAGGGCACTGCCAAGCACGTTATCAAAATCCACATTATTCGCAAGTACCGTGGCAAGGCAGACCCCAATGACCCATGCGTGGCTCGTGCAAATATCATTGTCTCCCAATCCGTGTTGAGACCGGATTGGAAGGAAGCGTTCCTTGCGATCCTCGTGGACTTCTATGAGCGCTTCCGTGACGAGTTCGGCTGCGACATCCACGCCGTCATCGCACGCTATCACACGCAGTCCGCGTAGATTGTGCGCGCCGCACGGCAATTATTATTTTTTCATGTGAAATTTGAATTACCTATTAAAGAAATACCATAGGTATAGGATTGCTTGACTGGGAGTCGGCGTACGAACCTGAGAGCATGACTACTTTCGACTTTGGCAAGTTTGAGGAGATGTTCGCGCATGCGGAATCCGCATCCGTGGACGCTCAACCAACGTTTACGCAGTCTGAGATTGAGAAAATGAACATGGACCATATTAAGAATGGCGCGTTCACGCTTAATGTCTCAAAGCGTACACAGACGCGCATCACGGACGAACGCGAGCTTAGTCAGTTCGCCGGACCGCGGCGCGGTAATCGCGCGCGTCCGAAGCTACGTAAGAACTACTGTGAAGCGTGTGATGCGCCTATGGAGAAGGATCAACTAGATAACGGCGTCACGGGCTACGTGTGTCATGGATGCGGAAAGCAGGGTGATTACTGTTACGACTCGATTGTGGACGATGTGGATCGTACATCTACGGGCAATGATGCGAGCACGTACAATACATACTCATCTGCGTCCGCACCGCTTACGATTACGGGTCCTGGTGGACATATACAACGCCGCGGTATTATCGGTGGTAATGCGTCTTACAAAAAAGCGCAGGAGAAGACAACGCGTAAAGAGTTCCAGCAGATTCTGTCCAGTTCGGAGATTGGGCAGCAGATACCTCCGGAAGTTAGACGTGAGGCTGAGGATTTATTTCTGAGCATTCAGGGTCAAAAAATACTGCGTGCGAGCCATCGTACAGGTACAATGGCAGCATGTTTGGATGTGAAGTGCGCGGCTCATATGATACCGCGTAAATGCAAGGAGATATCTGAGATGTTCGGCATTATGCGCAGCACGCTCTCTGCAGGACATAGTACCCTGAATAAGCTCATTGAACGCGGGCTTATCGACGAGCAGATAAAGCCTGTTACCACGTCACGATCTCATGGTAAGGACAGCCCGGAAATAGTTGGATACATCAACCGCTATTTCGAAGGTCTGGATATCCCGCTAGATGACGGTTACGGAATCTATGAAGGTGCAGATGCTGCGCACATTGAGGAGATCATGGAGATTATGGAAGATGAGGACCGTGATAATACCGAATGGCATCCAAACTACAAGCGATTCGCTTTGGATCTCATTCGCTTCACGCAAACCTTTAAAATAGCTGATACGAGCATGGACAGCAGTAAATGCGCCGGCATCATCTACATCCTCTCTACACGTATACCGGAGCTAGACATCCTACCGGAGCACATTGAACGAGAGTGTAACATCTCTAAATCAACCTTTCTGAAGTTCGCAAACGAGATAGATCGCTTTCTCAATACCTACGACCCCGATTCCCAAAAAACAAAACGCAAAATGCGTCATCTCTTTAAAAAGTATGACATTCCGCTGAAGCACACGCTCTGAGCGCATAGGCATATGTGATCATTTTTTTCGCGAAAAAATGCGGACGTGTGTGGACATGCGGTCAGGTAACCTTCTCGAACTCCTTCGCGTGTAGTAATCGGTACGCGAGCGTGTTCTTATCCGCGATACCCCGTTCATAGTAGTCGTGACATGCCTGCGAGTATCCGGCAAGGTCTTTTTTCTTTTTGTGTTCACTGTAGGCTCGTGAGGCGTCACCGTTAAATGGGCTGCTTGTGTTTGGAGCATCCAACAGCACAATGATGGATGTGAATATGGCGTTTATGCCGTACAACGGACTCCACTTGTCGGACTTTATGACATCCAGACAGATACTGCCACCTGTGGCAATGTTTGTGTGAAAGATGGGAGTCATGAAGAGTACATTCGGTGCGTCGCGCGGATATGTCTTTCGGTCTCCCAGACCTCCGTAGATAAACTTTATCTGCAATACATGCGTCTCACCGGCGTAGATACCCTGTGCGATCGTAAAACGTAGGTAGCAGATTCCGGCATCGTCATACGCACCCTCGGTGTCCTGGAAGAAGTCAAAGTCGGGGCTGCCATACCCGACCTGAATTTCCTTGAGAACTCGTTTATTAAACGCCATTATGCCCTCCGTAGATATATGTCTATAACGTTTCAATTTTCGTTTCCATACACCACCATAGACGCGTGCGGTGGAAAATATGACGAAATATCAAAATTGAATATCATCTCCGGAAACATGCCAAAATCACTTTCATATTAGAAATTTGAGTCGCAAAACAAAATATCTGCATCTTCGGTAACATGTCTGCTGATTCATCTGACGGAATTCTCGATAACTTCATGGGCAACTATGAAACCCTGCAAAAGCCTGTGTGTGCTAACAAGATTGGCGCCGCTATGTACTTTGCCATCTTGCAACAACGCGAGAAGCTGGAGGCAGAGTCCGACGACGAGCTTGATCGGTACTTCGAGTACCTGAACCTCACGGAGGAACTCAACCCGAAATCCAAACCTAAAAAGTCGAAGAAGAAGAAGGATGATGACGAAGAAACGGAAGAAGCCGACGAGGATGAAGACGAGGACGAGGAGGAAGACAAGCTTGCTTATTCCTACACGTACATCGCGAAGCTCCCTGTCAAAGGTGCAGACAAGAAAGCCACCGGAGAATTCTACGAGTCCGAGGAGAAGAAGAAGAAGTTTGTCTCCATGCCCGCCCCTGTGAAGCAGATACTGCAATACGTGCTCAACTGCCTCGTTCACGAGTGCTACAAGTACTATGAGGAGAACGGAAAGTCCTTCCCTGCCGATGAGAGCAACATACTCTCTGAAGTCGCAAAGTACGCGCAGAAGCACTGCGAAGACGCTATCTCGCCGTTTGTGTTTGAGGTTGCGGACCTGTACGGCGACGTCTCCGAGATCCTTGATGATGAAACCAAGAAGGGAACCGGTGTTCTTCGTTCCTGGATGGACACAGAGTTCAAGAAGATCTTCCAGATCGGAAAGTCGAAGAAACCAATGTCCACTCAGCTGATTCGCATTCAGGACAGCTACATCAACTTCCTCAAGGCTCTCTCAGTCTTCATGACGGACCACCTCTGGGAGAACCGAACTGCTATCAACATTGGTAAGATCCTCGGAACCTTCCGCCAAATCTCTCGCCTTGTTGCAAAGAATGGCGGAGAGTGTCCGCCAGTCTTCTACGAGTATGCTAAGATGTACGTTGAGCAGAATACCACCAAGCGCGCCGCCAGCAAGGGTAAAGGCAAGGGTGCCGGCAAGGCGCCTGCGAGCAAGGGCAAAGCCAAAGGCAAAGGCGCCGGCAAGGCACCTGCCAGCAAGGGCAAAGCCAAGGGCAAAGGTGCAGTTAAGAGGTCGGAACCCGAGCCGGAGATCGAAGATGATGATGACGACGACTTCGATGACGACGACAACGAAACCCTCGGAGGTGCTCTGGACGCCGTGGACGATGAAGACGATGACGACTTCGGTGAGAACTGGGCGGACGACGCTCTCCCCGATGACGAGTAGATGACACGCAAATCATGCAACATTATTTTTTCCACACGTTCGTATGTATGTGCGTATTTTCTTTAAACATATTTCATCTAAGTTATATACATAAAATGGGTACGCATGTCATAATAGCGGTCGTATTAGTCATACTAATAATCATCTTCGCATACAACATGAAGATGTACAGTATTTACTCCGATCAAATGGAAGGATTATGGATGGCTCCAGATTCTTTCTGTGCAGAGTCGGATATAGATGGAATGCTGGTGTACGTCGGTCCGGTAATCAGCGGAGGAGTCATGACCGGAGAAAAGCGCAAAGCCTGCCTTATTATGCACGCAAATAACACCACTATCGCGTACAAGAAGTTGGAGCTACGCATATCATCAGCAGGACTCTCCATGTTATTGCCTATGGGTATTGATACATCATGGTCACGCACGGCTCGCGTGAGTGATGATACACGAGAAACAGACGATCTGGAAACAGGTATAATCGATGAGTCCGATGATGCGAGCACCATACCGCTGGGCGATATCATGCCCGATCGTATAACGATAATGATGGATCTTAAAGAGGGTAAGATGACATGGACAGGTAAACCCTTGCCGGACGCACCTAGAAACGAGAAGGGTGAGGATAAAATCACGTATGCGGAGTTATACAAGGACAACATATCATCTGCGTTGGGGCGGAATCTTACGGGCGATGCCGACGTGAAATCCATTGACGCATCCGCCTACATCCCGGAGACCGCGTAACGCATATGCCGAGCGTGCCGAGCGTGGCGCATACCTCTGCATATTTTTTCATCTGAAGTTTTGTCGCGGATACATTAGTTCACGTTGCGCCGCAGTGGTTGCCGAAAGGGGAGAACGCATCCGCAAGTATCTCTGGCTAAATCGTTGTATTCTGTAAAAGAGCGTGACACATCAGTGAACAGACCGGGCTTAGTTTAGCGCTCTGCACACATCACGTTTTGCATGCGAGACGTGGTATGTAACGCGGATCCATGGGAGATTAGAGAAGTACCCCGTGTGATCTGGACGCGAAAGCGTGGCGCGGTCTCCAGTACAGCCGACAAAATGAACCACTGGGTGTACACGGCGTGCGCGTCATGTACATGGTCAAACTCAAAATGATTCCATCGTCACACCGTGCGTTGTTGTGTAAAGTTCAGACCGCGGGTGCGATAAAAAAGCGGTTTCCAAAGTATGAACTTCAATGGGAACAGCATACTAACTTTTTTTAATACGTATACCCGTACACCCGGAAAATCAGTATAGGTAATCGGAGGACATCAGACCGATCAGTGAGTGTATGACCTTCTGCTTCTCAATATTTTCCGGAGTGAGTAAGGCTTTGTGTATACGGATACTCGTAGGAAATATGCGCATATGGTTCATATACCCGGGATTACGGATGTTATGGGACTTTATGACCTTTCTGCGCATCTGTATGTATATGTCTTTCACGGATCGGTCTCCGTGCTCCTCGGCAAACTCCTTTTTCCAAATGCGTATGATTTGCTCATTAATTCTAATATTCTTCTTAAGTGACAGTCGTGGTTCACCCTTAAGTTCGCTTCTAAAAATAATAATCCATAAGTCATCGGTACTACAAACCTCAGACCAGTTCTTACATACGGATGCACATCGTAATATCATTCCCGTGGGTAGGTACTGTGATATACGTATAAAGCTGTCCTTATCTAGGAGGTCACCGGTATTCTCGAGCTCCATTTTTTACGTTATATATTAACGTTAACAATATACGTTCAATAATTATTTCGTCCCCCTATCATACAGAGAAATGCATCCAAAACTAGTGGGTTCAGCGATCCTCGGAGTGGTCATACTGATCACCATTATACTTATCGTTATCGGACACACAGTCCTCACGGGTAGCGCGCAGGGTGTTATGCTCGGTGTGGGTTACGGAGTACTCGGTGGTGTATTGCTTGGATTCGGTTCCGGTTTTGCCGTATGGAAGCTCGGGTCGCTTGGCGCGTTCAGTAGTGCCGCCTACGATGTCATATACGAGTGATATGTGCGCGCGCACGCATGCGAATTATTATTTTTTTATGCGGGGCTTTTTTCCACGTGCGGATATATACACGTACATACGTAAGAACATGGAAGGTGTACCAACATCTGAAAACATTCGAGAACGGCTCGGCGTAGGCGATGCCGAGATGCGTAACAAGACACTTATTGTCGGTGGCGGCGTGCTGTTGGGAGTTATTATCGTCGTCATGCTTATCCTGACGCTTGTATTTGGATTTTCATTCGGTGAAGCCGCATTATCCACGGCGCTCGCAGGTTTCGCATTCCTCGCGGGTTTCGGCGTAGCGTTCTTCCTACGCAGTAAGCAAGGCAAAAAACTCTTCAAGAAAGCCGCATTCAAGACCGATTAGACAAGCGCCCGGCATGCTCCGCAAAGGTCGCGATATGGTGCTTACGTGGGAGGTCCTTAATGCCAAATTTTTTGACCCATGCCTCCGCGGACTGACTGCGGATGTTTGCGACGTCACGACATATCTCCGCATAATGCGAGTCCTTGTACTGCTGGTACAGCGCGATGTTACGATCGATCGCAGGTACCTGGCGCCCCACAAGCTTCACGTTCAACTCATGAACACGATCCGAGAATGCCTTCGGAATGTCGCTTTGCTTGAAGATACTCGGAGAACCATTTGTAAGATAGCGTATGTAACGCATCTCATCATATAGGATGTCCATTTGTAACTCCGTAAGATTCTTCTTGTATCCAATACCGAAGACATAAACCTCTGAGTTCGCGGGACGTGATGTCTCCGGTTTCACAACGTACAGTTTACTGAAGCAGTTGGCAAGGAGATAGAGATGTGACATCTTGGGAGCCTCGAAGAAGCTGAATTCCTTCAACATCATGCAACCACCTTTCTTTAGTGTTGCGAGCGATGAGAGCATATGCCCCATCTGTACGGGGATGTTTTGGAACTCTTCCTCATCGTAATTCACGTCCGGAGGTACAAATTTTACATCAGACGTAATGAAGTGTAATCCGGACGGGAAGCGCTTCTCCATCTCGCTGACAAATGACTTTATGTTCGCAGGTGAGGTAATATCACCGTCCCCGTCCACGCCAAATACCCAACGATCCTTGTAGTTTCGTATAAGACCGTACGTGTCGGTAAGGTAGAAAGTGTTTGCGAGTCGTGGATCACCTGTGATCGATCGTGTGTAGAGATCTCGGTAACTGTTCGCCGCCCATGTCCAATCGATCTGTGGGTAATGACTGAATAGATAGTGATTCATCGCGACCATGAAGTTACCGGGCGCTTCCGCGATATGGAAACTGTTAAAGTCGCGCGATACTGTTGTACCGGCACGTGTATTCACTTTGGCAATCTTTGAGAGTAGTGGTTCGTCCAGCAAACTCATACACTCATACATCTTCATCCAGGCATTGGTAACAATTTCAGCATTATAGCGCTGTACCAGTATACCGCGTCTCCCACGCAAGTCCTCATAGCGATTACACGCCGTAGATACCGTATTGAATTTCTTATCTGATGCGGGGTCGCTACGAATGGGTGTTATACGATTCTTCGCGGCGTTCAGTTGCTCTTTCAGTTCGAGGTTTTCAGGATATGTGTAATCATAATCCGAAAAATCGGTTCGCCAATTCGTCGGATTGTTTACACCATCACGCAGTGTACCACTCTGCATGCGACTCTCATAATCACCTGGTCCATCGTACTTTGGTCGTAACCAATCACCCGTCGCAGGAAGCTTCTGCTTCAATTTGCAGGCAGCCAGTGATACATCGTAGATAAACATCGTTCCTGTGTGTATAACATAAACGCGATCACTTTTCATATTGGAAAACATACATAAAACACATGGAAAAACGCAGGAAATCATATAAAAACAAGGACATACACAGACATCGCATACATAGGAAAACGCCTAGGAAAACACTCAGGAAAATGGTCACGCGCACGATTATAAACAATAAGAACGGACGACGTCATACCGTATTCACGCAGAAGTATGAGGGTGTGTTATACACTATACGTACCGCTTGTGCGGTACTCACGTGTGGCAACCAAATACTCATGATCCGAGACCACGACTCCGGCGTGCCGGGCTCGCCGGGCAAGATTGTGGAGTTCCCCGGCGGGAAGGTCGAAGCATCCGATAAATCGGTCTATGATACAATGGGACGCGAACTCTGGGAGGAACTTTTCCTACAGGGTCAACACGAAGGCGACTATCTCAAGAACTGGGCAGAAATAAAACAGCATATCATCACACACCCGAATGATGAGAAGCACGCCGCGTGGATATACATAATGAACCAGATTGTGAATAGTTCGTATCTATACATACAGAGGGACGGTTCCACATTGAAAACGGTATACTTCATTGTAAACATGGACCCGAATATCGTGCGGTTCCTAATCGAATCTTTGAACCACGTGTACCTGTTAGACATGCAGGCGTTACAGGATGCGCGGGATCTCGTTTACCACAGCCCACATCTCTCCGGATCATCCGCGGTGTGGCGTATGATCGAGGTGCCTGCAATGAAAGATAAATCACGTACATTTGTGAAGATACGCGGACGCGAGTTGTTCTGTATGCCAAAAAATCTTACTATCACATTCGGAAACGGATGATCTTCCCGTGATTGTACGCTTCCGTGGCGAAGTCGCCACAATCTATATGTGGGTCACCCGCTAGAATACTCATGGACAGTGTGACACTGCGAAGACTCGGTGACTTACAAATCCATCTGAGTAGACGATCTCTCGATATACCTGTCGTAAACGTTACGTCCATGACGGTCATGCGTTTTAGAGCGGGCAACTTACAGAGATTGCGAATGATTACCGGGTCCAGCCCCGAGCATTGTTTAAGTTCGACGTGTGTTAGCGTTACCATCTTTAGGTATAGGGGTACGCAGACCGCACAGCACATCTCTTTTTTCACTAAGATCATCGATTTTATCTTTTCATATTCAATAAGGCGCTCAAATAAACCTGCAAGGCACTTGTTACTCGACATATTAGACCCCTGCCAAGACAGGTGCGTCACGTTTATGAAACTCTTGTATAGATCACCGAGATAGTGAGGGGCTACCTCATTCATGCTTACGTATTGAATTTTCGGATAACTCGCCAAGTTGAAACTTGCAGGTGGACGCGTGCGATGTATACAGATATATCGTATGTTCGGGAACACGCGCAATGTGCGATAACTGTACGGATGGTCCGCCAGCAACCACCACGCTTTGTGTAGCATGTGCGCATTCCAGGATTTACATATTAGGCGGTGCGCATATGGTATACCCGACGTGTTTTTGTAAAAATCATACAGGAACTGATGTATGATGTTCTCGGCACAATGCATCGGAATCTCGTCCCAGTAGATCGCGACCTCCAACCGCTTCCCGGGGTTCGCAAGCTCGCCAGGCTCGCCAAGCTCGCCAGGCTCGCCAAGCTCGCCGTGCGTGCGCTTGGCAGGCTTCACAGGTATACGGGAGAGGACGCGCGCCATAATTTTCAAGCGTGCCGAGCGTGCCGAGCGTACCGAGCGTGCCGAGCGTGTCACTGTATATGTGCGCACACAATCAATTTTTTCATCGTTCGCACATGCGAAATATTTAAATGAAAAAAAGATCGCGTAAACATACAGCATGTCTGTACGCCAGTATAAGTTCGAAAAAACGCTCGATCATGGCACCTTTGCGAAGGTCAAACTTGCCGAGAACACCCTTACAAAGGAGCTTGTAGCAATAAAAATCATAAAAAAGATAAACTGTAAGGAGGACTCCATAAAAAGAGAGGTTGCAATTTTGAGAGCGTGCAAACACTCGCATATCGTCAAATACTACGATCTTATACAGGATGAAAAAAACTATTACATCATTATGGAGTACGTGGAAGGTATCAATCTCTTTGATCGGGTGTCCAACAGCCCACTTATACCCGAGCCCCTGTGTAAGAAATACTTCGTGCAGATCCTATCTGCGATTAGATACTGCCACAGCCAACTTATAGCACATCGGGACCTAAAGCTCGAAAATGTTATGCTCACATCGGACGACAATATAAAAATAATCGATTTTGGGTTGTCTACGCGTCTGAACCTGGACGGAAAACGACATAACACCTGGTGCGGTTCGGTCATGTACTTACCTCCCGAAATATGTACACGCAACGAGTACACATCCCCACGTGTGGATATATGGTGTTTAGGTGTCATGCTGTTCGCTTTGCTCACGAAATATATGCCGTTCGGGGGTAAAGATGATCGAGTGGTAATAGAAAACATTATCAACTGCAAATATCGCATACCGGAGTTCGTTTCTCGCAGTGCGTCGGATCTCATACGCAAGATGCTGCGTAAGGAGCCCGCTGCACGCGCATCACTCGAACAGGTGCGTAATCATAAGTGGCTGCGAGACGCGCCAGACGCGCCACTTGAGATCCCACGACGTCGAACCTCACTTGGTGGTGATACGTCGATCAGTTTGATAATTATAGACAAGATGGAACAAATTGGGTTCGACGGGGACGAAGCTATGCGATCCATACGTCGCGGAGACCAGAACGAGTACACCGCCGTCTACCGTGACATACGAGATCGCATTCACTTCGGATCTACGCCCGGACTCTCCAATGAGTCGGATGACGATGACTCGAAGCTCACAACTTATAAGCGTGGACATTCCGAATCGGATCTCAAATCCTCCATGGATGATATGTCCTCTCCGTCTCTCGCGCGCAATGCGAAGGTGCGAAAGAACGGAAGGGGACAGAAGATCCTAGAAAAACTCTTCACGAAATATTAAAATTGAACGCTCGTACGTACAGGATACCAGATACCGTACACAGACGAAAGTATGTCCGACACACGTAAATGCGAGTCCTGTGAAAACGAACTCCCTGCGGATCAGTTTACAAAGCGCGGAAAGGGCGTTTCGAAAACCTGTAAGGAATGCGTACGCGTAAAGGGTGCTGCGACACGCGAGAAGAAGAAGATCGACGCCAAGCGTCAGGAGGCACGCGACGCCTTCAACGCCCATTGGCGCGAGACCGGTGAAAAAATAGAATCATTCGATCTCTCACAGCTCTCCGAACTAGTGAAGGAGTACCAGAAGCAGATCCGCCAGCTGCAGTCCTAGCGCACGTGCGCGCGTTCCATATTTTTTCACACCGTAAGTACGATGAGACGCTTGAGATTGTTCTCGTCGTCGTATACGCTGATATCGTACCGGGTCTTCGAGCGTTGTTCAATGGACGCGTTGAGTATATATCCGCTCTTATCATCTGTATAATCTACAGTGAATGCGTCCATGGACGCATTTAGTCTCCAATTTGTAAAGTCATACACCTGCGAGTCCGTTAGCCATGTGAGTGTTAACACGAGACTTTCACCGTTCTCCATCGAGAAGGTTGCCGTGCCGGAGACCTGCTTATACTTGGACACTGATCCGGGGACTTTATAGGTCGTTATCAATGCATTCCACCCATGCGCGACAAGCGCACCCACATAGTTCGACTTCGCAGGTGCGCGAAAGCCCTCGATGGACACAGTACCCGTCGCGGTCTGCGTACCGTTCGAATTCAGTATTACGGTGCCCGTGTGCGCGCGTACCGGGTGTGCTTGGCTAGCGGACGCGTATATGGATATGACCACGATCGCGAGCACGATCACCACCGCAATGATCCACACCCATATCGGAATCTCGGGCATTATGTATATGTACGCGCGGTATTAATTACGCGTATAAAAAATGAATTACTTGCTGAACTTGCTGAACTTACTGAGCTTACCGAGTGCACACATATGGAGTTTGCATACGTACACATACTCGAGAGCGCGCTCGTGGAGTCTCAGCGTCGCGAATGTGCGTACCAGGACACCTTGGACATGGTGAATCGCCATCTTCTCGCAAACAAACTTGGCGTGTGTTATACCTGTACGAGCGTAGATTACTACAATGATTTCTATTTCGCGCACTGTATGATCTGTGACGAATCAAGTGTGGATATGAATTACTGCCCGGACTGTACGAATATGCACGTAGACATATGCGATCAATGCGGTGGTTGTATCATAAAAAATCATAACCATGCGCATGTATCCGCATGTCCGGACTGCGGGACGTCCTTTACCTAGAGTAATTGACATCGGGCTTTTTTTATACACTGCTTACATTTGTGATTATTAATATGAATATTACTATAAGCAATAGTATCGACATCCTCGTACAATGGATATCATAAAAAACACATCACGTGAATCATCATACACAACTCCGGGTATGAGCATGTATTGCGTAAGCCCAAACGTACCCACAGTCGTAAATCCGCGCGATATCATCCGCGAACGCGCATGTCGCGACCTCACGGACGATTATGCTCGGCAAGCTCCCTCAGTATTTTCACGAATTCGCGAAAATCCTCATCATGAAGACGGATCGTCATAAACCCATCGTAAACCGGTAACTCGCATTCCCAGAAGAGATTTCCGGTGTGTCGCCAGCAGTACCACGATCTGCGTGGATGCATTGGGTTTGTTTCGTCGTAGAACGAATACAGACACTGGGTATCCTTCAACTTATCGATTTTCACGTGATGAACATCACTCATATCGACAAGTATATCGTGTAAATGATTCTGAAAACGCAGGTATTGCCTACCATCATCATGATGCGTAGAGATACGCGTTCGGTAGACGCCCGTGAGCTCCTCGCTTAGCGCGCGAACCTCTTCCTGTAGGAGCCAGATCAGAGCGTCGCGTGTGTCCATTTTAGAGATGAACACCGCGCAGCAATTCAATTTTTTCCTAGAGTACGCGGAGGCACAGAGAAAAGACGTATATATAGCGAAAAATTGAATATCTGAACAGATCATATCTGCCAGAATGTCTAAGAACAGCACTACACCAGAGTCCACTATCGTATTCGTGGGTCGTATCCCACACAAAATATGCTCCCGATACCTGTCTACGGGGAACTCACATACATGCCTCGCATGCCAGCGAATCGTTCGCGGGATATACCTCGCGAAACCCATAATAGGCGATGAACCCGCGACCGTCTGCCGCGACTGCGTCCGGAGATAAAATGCCCGCGCATTTTTTCACATACAGGAAAAAAGTGTTTTTTTCCGCAGATGCGCGCTGATATTAGAGCGCGTCCTGCATGGTGGTGATAGCTTTGTCGATGCGATCCTCCGCGAAGTTTAGACCGAGGAGATACGCGCGCAAGCCCTCGGGGTCGAGTGTATTCTCTTGGAGATCCCCACCATCCGCAGGCGGGTCACTGCGCAGGTAGTCCATGACCTCCTCGAGATCCTCGGGGATGTTCACCGTGTCATTCTTGACCTTCTTCACGACGGTTTTCGGTCCAACGCCCTTGATCTTGCTCTCCTGGAAGTCCGTACCCAGTGCAACGGCAATCTTCAGGAATTCGTCATAGTCCACATCCAAGGCGCTCAGCACATCCTCAAGCTCGTAGACCTTGTAAACTGTCTTCTTGGTCTTCCCTGAGGCACTACGTTCCGTGACGTGTCGCAGTAAGTTGCCACCGAATATGAGCACGTCCGAGTCCGCGGAGAGCATGTACGTACAGAAGCGCTCGCCGATCTCTCCGGACGTCATGTATGCGCCGTAGTGCTCGGCTTCAATACCCTCAGGCGCCTCGACATACGTCACACCCATGAGTGTGAGCAACTTCTTGATGTCCGCAACATGCTTTCCGGTCATGACGAACGCCTGCTTCTCCTGACCGCGAGATTTTCCAATCTGCCGGCGGTCGCGACGCTTCTCTGCTTCGAACTTCTTGAACTTGTTTGGTTTAGACGAGTCAAACACCCAGAGTTGCTTAACCTTCGCGCGATGCAGCATCTGTACGGTGTTGAAGATGCGCAGGATGTGTGAGGTTGGATTCCCCTCGGAGTCCGTGAGCGCTTCCACATGTGACATCGCCAACAGAGAGTTGTAGATGTAGTCACTCGCGTCTATAGCAATGCGATGCCCCTCCAGGCTCGAAAGTTCAATGCGCTCTCCCAGATTGTTCAGCGTGTTTCCGGCTTCGGGATCATAGTACTCATGCTCCTCATTACTTATGGGTAATTTGAACAGGTCCTTCACTCCCATTCTCCGATACGGCTGGCGTTTCCAGTGATGACTCGTTGATATCTTTCATTTTTTGCATCTCCAATATGTTTTCGTGGGCGTTCCAGTTCGCGGCGGCGATCTTATACAGCTTTCCCGTCCCCGGACCGTAGGCGTATGCCCGCCATGCGCGCTGTATCTTTATTGCGGCTTCATGTCGCGCGGATTCCGCGTGTGGTATGAGCGCTTTCAATACGGACACCTGTTCCGTGAGGAACGCGACCTGTGCAATGAGTGCGTTGAAATCGTGTCCCGCAATCACAACATCCGCAGACCCACACGTGGGCGGACGTCCTAACTCAATCCGGGACCCCGTAACCTTAATATACGCGCTCTGCGCATTCGGTCGCAACTCCACCGTGCTATTTACCGTGTGACCGGGACTCATATTGATGAAGCCACGGTGCACCTGCGAATCACGCGCGAGACGCGCGGAGTACGCATAACTGTCCTCTTCGAAGGTCGCGGCGTGGTCGTAACTACCGTCGTAATCCCGGTACATGTTACGTGTATGCATGTTCCGTGTGGTATCTCCAAATCGAAAAAATGGCAGCGATGGCAGCGATGGCGGCAGTCAGCCCGTAAGTGCGTATGCGAAGGCGATACCTGCGATGATGCCGAGGGTCGATGGTAGGTCCGCCCACCACTTGCCGGAGTCCCGGCGATCTGTGTGCATGAGGTACCCGAGGAACGCACCCACTGCGCCGTATACGATTGCCAGGGGTACGAATGCGAATAACCACGCGATAAATGTGAGGATGGACATATGTGTTCACTTGTGTTTCCGTGTTATCATGCGATTGTGTATCAATTTTCATATGTTTTCCTATGCGTTCCATACGCGGACCTACGTACGTCCGAACACGGATCCGGAGATGTTCAGGGTTATCGGGGACACTGTGTGCGCGTTACCACCCTGGATCTCCGCGAGGTACCCGACAACGTGTATGAAGAAGAATATGCGTATTATCTTCTCTAATATGTCGACGGAAACGACGAATGCGTGTATATTTACGCCCTGGCTCGCAGCGACGCATATGGCGATGTACACAATAAATATGGGTATGCCGACTTCTTGAATGATATACATGTTAAATTTTGTCTGCCCGTATGTATATTGCGCAGCCATCATGGCTTTAATAAAATCGGAATATGTGCTCTATGTAGCACTCATCATTCTTCTTATCTTGGTATTGATGCATTTTTCGGATTCATCCGTGAACATCTACAAGCGCTACAGGTACTTTGATTACAACGGTACAACGCCACCACACGCGTCCGTCATAAAGAAGCTCGCAGAGAACGCGTGGCTCGGTAATCCCTCCGCGCAATACGCCACGCATGCGCGCGACGCCATCTCTCAGGCACAGGCAAGCATTGCGCACTGGCTTAAGAGTGTTGGACAGGACGCCGATGCATTTACATCCGCGAACTACGTTATCTTTAATAGTGGAGCAAGCGAGGGTAACAACCACATTATTCGTAGTGTGGCATCTCGCGACCGCCCGCACATCGTCATATCCGCCATTGAACACAAAACAAGCATTGATTGCGCAAAACATCTCGCGGAGTTGGGTCTTGTGGAGGTTACGTTTGTAGAGCCCACGGCGGAGGGTATTATCGAACCCGTGTCCGTAGCACGCGCCATGAACGAACGCACGGTGCTTGTATCCGTCATGCATATAAACAACGAGACCGGTGCGATAAACGACATCGCGGGCATTAGTGAGGCGATACGTGCGACGTCCGCACAGCTGAAGCCAGACGCTTCACATCGCGCAATGTTTCACGTGGATGCCGTGCAGAGCTTCGGAAAGATGCCCATACCCATGAACGCCTGGGGTATCGATGCACTTACCATGTCCTTCCATAAGATCTGCGGTCCCGCGGGACTCGGAGCACTTGTTCTCAACCGGAACGTAAACATCACCGCGCAGATCGCCGGAACACAGAACTTCGCATTGCGCGGCGGCACGGAGAATGTCGCCGCCATCGCCGCCGTGCCGGAAACCATGCGTATCATGACACACAAACGCGAGGCGAAGAACGCACAACTACGTGCATACGGTGAGTATGTCATACGGGCGCTTCTGGACACACCCGGTGCTCAGCTTGGCAACTACGCACGGTACTACGGTAAGTCCGATGACTACGACCCATACGCGGGCGTGCCGGGCACGCCGGGCGTGCCGGGCGTGTTTGACATCGTGCCGCTCGGACCCGCGGACGCACAGCGCAAGGCACCGAACACATTATACTTCGCGATCGTGAAGCACGCGCCGCTTGCGCGTCACTTCTGTAATATAGAATTCCGTGACTCATTATTCGAAAAGCACCGCGTCGTTGTGTCAATCGGTTCGGCGTGCTCCGCGAGCAAGACTACCGCCTCGCATGTTCTGAACGCTATGAAGGCACCGTATATCATCCGTTGCGGTGTTGTACGCGTGTCCTTCGGCGACCTTACGACCTGGAGCGAAGTCCGCGCACTCGTAGCCGCGCTGCGCGCATGTATCCGCGACCAGCTGAACTAATTTACGTATGCACAGACGTACGCATGCGTATTCCTTTTTTGCATGGAAAAATTGATTCTCCGCGCGTGTATACATGGATAGACGCAATGCTAATACGTACGTGGCTAGAAAAGCAATTCAGTAGACAGTTGGTATTGCATGACACCTACATACGCTGTGACATGATTAATATCGCGAAGTTTCCTTTGTATGACTTACCGGACTCCGTGCTTCATGAGGTGTTTCGATATATTGCGATCTCGTATCCACGACTTGCGCCGGCGCTCGGACTTACCTGTCAGCGTTGGAATACCATATTTCGTAATGTTCTCGATGATACTTGCATATTCAGCGAAAGACTCGCGTACAATGAATCACTCATGAACAAGTCGGATATGTATCAATTGTATCAATATACACGCAACGAAAATGATCTCATTCGGTTGGGGTTCACGAATGCTGAGCTACCCGACGCCGCAGGACGGTACCCCCATGACATGATATGGGCCATGGGGTATCGATATGTACGCGCATGTGAATCGAGTACACAACACCCATCGCGTCCCAAACTTACCGCGGCACGCCGAAGAATAGATGTGTGGTATCCGTTGATCACGATAGATGGAACATTCTACCAGGATGTCGTCCTGCGCATTGACCTGTCCACACCGTCTGCGGGGACGGCAGCGACGGCAGCGACGGCAGCGACGGAACCTGGAATGCCCGCGCGCGATATGAATCGCCGGGAAATGCGCGCCACGGCACGTGGAAAGAAAGGCGTGAGCCGCGGACAGCGCCAGGAGTGGAAAGGTCAACGACGACGCCGTTGAGAAAAAATGTTTTTTCATGCGCGCGGCTGACGGCGACGGTAGTGGAAGAAGTCGTCAAACAATCCCGGCCACTTGGGCAATGGTATTTGTCGGACCAGTTCATAGTCCCGCTCCAGGATATCGAAGAATTCTTTTGTGCCCGTGCTGCACGCTTCGGCTACGCCTTCCTGGTTTATCCATGTCGGTTCCCCCACATAGAAGATGTCCGCACGCTCGGCAAGCTCGGCACGCTGGAGCACGCGCGCGTCCATGCCTTCACCGGTATGACCCTTCTGTGGAGGCCAGCAGAGTAGCACGTTGTACTTCGTATGTTGGGCTAATGCACTCTCATCGCCTACGTGTACGTCATGATAACGGCGGGTGAATTTGTTTTTTGGTATATCATATCCCACGCAATCGACACCGGCGTCGCTCAGTAGTCGTAACCAGTATCCAGACCCGGCACCGATTTCGATCAATTTGCGCTCGCTGGATTGACATACATCGGCAATGTAGGCAATTATATCCGGTGAGGGGATCGCCCAGGCGGATATATCAACCAAATCCAAACGCCCCATCATGACATGCACATTTGCGACACCGTCAATAAAATCCATCTCACAAATGGGACGGCTTTCTTTGCGGCACGTAAGCGCGTAATCTGGAGTGTCTTCAGAAATGCTCAGGGATTGATGCTTTTCGTAGAACTCATGCCAGACTTCATACAATGGATTTGCAACACCGTCTTCCCGCAGCTGCTCGAATTTGCGAATAGCTTCATCAAAGTCAATGAGTAGTTCCTTCTGGTCTATATCCCCAATCATATCCCTTATGAGGGAACTCATAAATGACGTGTCGTTGGATCCGGTATTTCCCATGACCTCACGTATAGATGTTTACGCATACGAAATTCAATTTTTTGAAAACACGCATGTATTAAGAAAAAATATGTTTTCCCTGTGTGCATGTGTGCATGTGTGCATGTGTGCGTCTATTCGGGGTCTTCGATGTCCGCAACAGAAAGTGCTTGGGTGTCGAAGTCCGTGATCCACTCCGGATGTCCGAGGAGGGCGCATGCGAGGGCGTAGCCGTGTCCGAAGGGCTGGTCCGTGTCCAGTAGGAGCGCCTTGATATTTTCTTCATTGATCGCAATGCTTCCCACTTCGGATTCACCGTAGATACCGTCCTCCAGCGTACTTGCAGGCATCTGGTCGTAAGGTGACTTCACTGACCCGTCCGAATCCTCACGGCGTTCAGGACCGTCGACATCGAGGATCTGGATGTTATAGCCGGAGTCAAGCAACTCTTTGATGGTGCCGAAGTCCTTTGTTTGAGTCGCCATGTGCATATACAGCGGTGCGTAGATCTTGATGCGAGCCTCCGTATAACTGTACTTCACGCGCGGAGTGTCGCCAGTCATGTTCACGGCTTTCTCCAGCGCGCCGGCGTCGGCGGCGTCGGCGGCGGGCGTGTCTACGGGCCACACGTGGCACATCGCGTACTGCGCGTGCTTCGAACCGACAGGGTAGCGCATGGGTTTGTCATGAGACATACCTGCCTTGCGCCACGCCCAGTACTGAGGTCGAATCTCCTGGGTCTTAGGATTCACGTGGATCTCACGCTTCCAGGACCAGTCAGCGTCCGCATTCTGGAATTCAGGCACAAAGGGGTAAAGCTTCGCACACTGCCAGATGTTCTCCATGATGTACCCATGTTCGTCACGTAAGACGAACGGTGAGAGTTCCGCTCCGACGCCAGACTTATTGTGGCTCGTGACAACGATGTTCAGGAAACCCTCAGTGTGTGGGAACTTCGGTCCCTTCGCGAGACGTGGAGTGATGCGCCCCACGCGCAGCGAACCGCGACGTTCAGCCTTGAGGTTCGCCTCTCGGGCAGTCATAACGTGCGCATATTCAGGTTTTTCCAACTTTTTGTAGAGCGCGGCGACGCGACGTGCGTCCGGGCTCGTTTGTCGCGCGGAACTTGCCGAGCCGGCGGTCTTTCGTCCGCGCACGGCTACGACGGCGTCGAATTTTGCGACAAGGGATTGTAAATATTCCTCCTGATTCTTGAGCAATTCATCGTAGTGAGAGATGCGGTCCTGCATACTTTGAAGGCAGCTCTTAATCTCGTCGCTCACGGCGAGTATTTCTTTTCCTGTGGCTTTCGTTCCGGACATGATAAGTGATGTTCAATACCTAGTTTCAATTTTATCTTTAATAGTTATATCCACACCGATGCGATAATCGAAAGAATCGGACTTCGAGACGCGTGACGCATCAATAAGCTTTAGTGTGATGTTCTCCGGGCAGACATCCAGAGCAAGCCCGTATGCCTCTGATGATAGGCTCGCAACATAGTACCATGACATCTGTATCATGCGCATAAGCTCACCGACCGCGGTGTTAATTCGCATGCGTTCATTATCGCTTAGCTGTGCGATGCGCCCGTTAGCATCCCATACATTGTTTACGTCTGTAAGCACGGGACTGAGTTGCCATTTCTCCCATGAACGAATAATGTCTCCAGTATCCGGGTCGGTCGTCTCGGAAATCATAACCTCCTCCTCTACATGCCCGTATTCCGCGGGAATGTGGTAGAAAGATGAGCGGTCTAAGAATACGCCCGGGACGCCAGATATGTCCTGGATATTCTTCGCAATTTCGCGGTAGCGCGCATATCTCGGTCCCGGAGCCTTTAGAAACATTCGGTAGTATTCATGCATTAATCCCTTTATCGCGCGTTCAGAAACGGAAATGGTCTGCTCCGTCTCGCGCAGCTGCGCGGGCGTTGGCGGTAGGATGTTGTTCAGGTTCATTTACCTGTATGTACATGTGCGTATGTGTATTCAATATAAAAAGTGAACGTCGTACCACATATAGAAAATGGACCACGGCGAGGAGAGTTATCTTACGCTTCTGGAGGTGCTTATCACCCGGCATGGTGTGAAGAGTGCGAACCGCACGGACACAGATACGATTCGCACGTCTGGCGAGCTCCTGAAATTCGATCTCACGGACGAGACCGGTGCGCGCATCATGCCCATACTCACGACAAAACGTGTATACTGGAAGACGGTTCTTGGTGAGTTGTTATGGTTCATTGAGGGCGGTACGGACGCTCGTGTGCTCGCGGAGCGTGGTGTACATATCTGGGATGATAATGCAACACGTGAATTCCTGGATGCGCGCGGACTTACGAATCACGCAGTTGGGGATCTTGGACCCGTATATGGCTTCCAGTGGCGCCACTACGGTGCGATTTACCGCGGTCCTCATGCAGACTACACTGGTCAGGGCATCGATCAGCTCCAGAATGTCATTGACGGCTTGCGCAAGGACCCCTATTCGCGTCGACACATCATCTGCGCGTGGAATCCCCTACAGCTGGACGAGATGGCGCTCCCACCCTGTCACTACACTGTACAGTTCCTCGCGATGCCTCCCGGCGCTCTGGACTGCGTCGTGAATATGCGCAGCGCGGATATGTTTCTTGGTGTGCCATTCAACATCGCAAGTTACGCGTTCCTCACGCATATGATCGCGTATCTCGTAGGCATGACCCCACGCACCCTGACAATCATGATCGGTGACGCGCACGTGTATGTGAACCATGTTGAGCAATGCAAAACAATGATTGCGCGCAAACCGTATGCGTTCCCGAAGCTCGAGTTCATGCGCGAAGCCGAGCAAATCGAATGTATCGACGACTTCGTTCCCGAGGACTTCGTCGTAGTAAACTACGCGCACCACCCGGGGCTCAGCGGCAAGATGGCCATCTAATATGCCGAGCGTGCAAAAAAAGAACGTATGTGCACCGGTACATCGGTATATTTTTTAGTATGGGTCCGTGCGCCTCGTGCGTGAGGCGTGCAGGCGCTCCGATGTATCAGGCGTACTGAGTACAATGATCACGATTATGAGTATGATGACTACGAGTGCGAGTGCGACTATCGTGCCTGCACGCGCACGACTGCGCTTCTGGAGCTCACTATACCCATATCCGAATGCATAGAGCTCTCTTCCGAGTCCGTACGCGAGTCCATCCTTGTCCGGTGTGTTGTCGACGATCATCTTCAGTCGCTTTTCGTATATGTCTTTGCGGTCGTCTGGCACGTGTATCTTCGCGCGGTCCCACTTGTCGTATAGTGCGGACTCATTTTTTGCTGTTTGTAGTAAGGGTGTACTGTCCATGTTCGCACACTCGTATATGATGGTGCGGAAAAAATAATCCATGGGAATTCTCACATGCTCACGCGCGTATCCATCCGCGTTCGCGCGCGAGTGCAACGGCTACCTCGAGCTGGGGCTTCACGAGCGCGTGTGGAACGCGCATCTTACCAAACACTTCATCTCCCAGTCCGGAAATGCTACTATGAAACCATATTACACCGTCGTCCCTGATTTCGATCATGCCATCGCCGTGATTGCCATTGTAGAAAATGTAGTATCCCATTCTACCCTCGCACATCTGCGCCCATTTCTCCGCATTCAGTTCAGCAGGGTCGTGGATGACGTACGTGTAGTTCAACGCTCCATCAGCAGTAGTGATCTCGAAAGTCATTTTCCAGCTCACGCCTTCATCCTCTACGGGCGTCTGATTATCCCATGGCTCAACGGTTACGGTGACGTTCATAGTTTTCCTGGTTGTCGAATTTACGCACGTACACGCTTTCAATTTTCACAAATGAAAAAAATGTAACCGCGCGGCGCGCCTGGCACGCTCTTTACGCAGTCAGTAGTCCACGCTCCTGTGCGAGCGCGACGGCGGACTCGAGCTGCGGTTTCACGATCGCATGTGGAATACTCATCGTGCCTTTCACATCGCCGCCAGCGCCGGAGGGCGCGCCTACGAACTGCATCATGCCATCGTCCGTGATCTGAATGTAACCGTCGCCATTGCCCTGGTAGAAGGGGTACATACCGACGATCCCATCGCACATCGCCCGCCACTTCGCCAACGGCAGGAGGTCCGCTTCCCATACGGTGTATGTGTACCGCATGACAGCATCGTCGCGCGCGATGATGGTGAATTTCATACCAACTTCAACACACTCATCTTCCACAAGTTCGACGGTTACGGTGGGCATTCTCACGTTTTCGGGTTTTCGGGTTTCCGGATATATGCATGTACGCGCTTTCAAATTTTACAAAATTGAAAAAAGCATACTGAAAAATAGTGCGTGACCAGATATACGAGAATGAAAGAACTTATCGAAGATGGATCCATTTTTCGCTGGAGCATGTTCCCCATACGTGACACCACGTCATGGGAGAAGTTCTATCTGAAAGCACAGGAACAGTTCTGGGTGCACACAGAGATCGACAAGGAGCTCGCGAAGGATAAAACGCAGTGGGACAAGCTATCTCCGGAAATACAGAAATTTATTCTCTATGTATTGGCGTTCTTCGCCGTAAGTGACGGCAAGGTTGGCGAGATCATTGAGGAGGAAATCATGCCTCGCATCAAGATGCGCGAAGCCATGCTCTGGTATAACTTCAAGAACATGATGGAGGACATCCATAACATCGTCTACGCGAAGCTTGTGGAGACGTATGTGCCGGATCGCGTCGAGCAGGCGAAACTCCTGAACTCCGTGGACCACTATCCTGTTATCAAGAGTAAGATTGGGTGGATCAATAAGTGGATGGGTTCGCAGGATAACGACCTCTGGGAACTGAGTGTGGAGAGCCGCCGCGCCATCCAGATCCTACTCAGCGAGCACGCCGTGTTACGCGAGGCGATTACGAAGTCCGGTAGCATCCCGCAGAATAATCCCGAGGTTGTCAATCTGCAGCGCAAGCTCGGGCAGAGCAAGCCGCCGCTTGCGCGTGTTATCTTCCTGGAAGCCATACTTGAAGGCATATTCTTCTCGGGAAGTTTCTGCGCGATATTCTGGATCTATCACCAGTATGGCAAGCTGCCCGGACTCACAAAAGCGAATGAGTTCATTTCCCGTGACGAGGGTATGCATACCGCTTACGATATATACCTGTATAACAACCATATACAGAATCGCTTACCGCAACGGGATGCACACGAAATGATCAGCGAAGCGGTATCCATTGAGTCCGACTTTATCTGTGAGGCACTTCCCGCAGGGCTCCCGGGCATGAACGCGGACCTGATGACGCAGTACATACAGTTTGTTGCGGATCAACTGCTCGTACAAATGCGATACGCGCGCATATACAACGTTGGGAATCCCTTTGACTTTATGGAGAAGCAATCCATCGGCGTGCGCATGAGTGACTTCTTCGTGGACGGGAATGTCTCTGAGTACGGACACTTCGCTGCGGGCACGACCGCCGAAGACCAACAACTGGACTTCGGCGAGGACTTCTGACATCGGCGCATGAAAAAATACATACCTTTTTTGGCAAGCTTGCCAAGCTAGCAGTCCAACACGGTTATCTGACTGATGAGCGTTGTCTGAAAGGGCATGGACATGCGGTAACGCTGATCGTATACCGTGCTCGTATTTCGCAGGGGTACCAGAGCGTTTCGTTGCGCTCCGATCTTTGGTAATACATACTCCGCGAGTTCGCAATCGTTTACGCACAGGGGTATGCTACTTATTAACTCAAACATCTTCCCGGGATCGTTCGGATTGTCATAGTAGAAGGGACTACATACACTCGGCTTGGACTCTATCTTCTGCCGGAGAATTGCCGGAATACTTCCGAGCGTATTCGCGGAGCCTGTAGAGCCTGAGTTCGGGGTGCTTGCTGTTCCGGACGTACTCGCAGAACCTGTGCCCGGTGTACTAGACGTACTCGTAGGGCTTGCATTGCTACGTGTGGCGACGACTACAACAACTATAATTACGATAATCACGATAACTATGATGATCACAATAGCAATAATGAGTCCCGTATTACTCTGTGTCCGGGGCACACGCGGTGGCGGTGGCGGTGGACGTGGACGTGGACTTTCCATCAGTATATAACGGACGCGAAAAAAATACATATAATTTATCATGTTATCATATTATCATATTACTTAATTTTTGAGATACAGACCATCACCGGGTTTGTCAGAGAATACGAACCACATACTCTTGTCGGGTGCTTTGTATTTCAACTGACCAGTGGATATGAATCCAATACACTCAGAGCCTCGAGCGGTACACAACGCTGCGAGGTCCCCGATCTTCCCGGCAAGGTCCGCACGATAGAGTAAGTCACCGCCTTCATATGTGAGGAAGTTATATCTCTCGTATCCACGTGGAACGGGCGCAACGGTCGTACTTGGCGGGGTAATCGTTGTGTAGCTTGGATCATTATACGTGACACTCGTAGAGGTCTGCACGGGTGACGCAGGCGCAGAAACGGTTTGCACGGGCTGCTGTGCAACCTGCTGAATCTGCGCGTTCGTCAGTGTCTGCGTATACGTCGGTGCACTTGGCGTGCTTGGCGTGCTTGGCATGCTTGGCATGCTTGGCGCGCTTGCGTTCCCTGTCGCGAACATGATCACGAGTATAATAATGAGCACAATCACAATGGAGAGTGCGACGGCAATTACGATAATCGGTGCCTTGCTGCGTTTCGGTGCGGTATTCGGTGAGGGATCCATATTCATTATATATCCATGAAAAAATAAACTCACGATGGTATTTATTGGAGGCACCCCAGATCCTGACCCACGTATCCGAGAGCTTCAAGATATATGGTGTAATACTGTTGACGCATCTCCCAAAGCGAGTTATCGGGGTCGGATACAATCTTATCCGAGAGCGCTGCATCCTCCGCAGCCGCGCGATTTACGGCATCCACATACTGATTACAGTTCGTAACACAGAACTCTATGAGCGGATGTTGATCAAACATCACTCCAGGATCCTCGAGGTCCGGCGCCCCACCAAACGCCGCACAGGCATCCGAATTCGCGGTGCTCGCCACGACACCGTCCGCAAAGCTCGCCGTATTCGCGTTTGCGTTTCCCTTATTGTTCGCGTTTACCACGATATTCGCATTCGCGGAGCTTGCCGCGCACGGGCATGCCGGGCACGCTGGGCATGCGGGACGTGCGAATGTAAAGTTGTACATGAAGAACAGTATGAACAGTACGATGATCACTGCGACTATCAGGATGGGTATCCCGAAAACGGAATCGTTGTCGTTGTCGTTTTTCGGCATGATATAATGTTGCGTTGAAAAAAAGTGGTGTTGGATTCATATTATGCCAGTAGTTTCGGACAATGTTCGGCGAACACAGGAAGCGCCTCTTCAAGGGCGATTTCGCGTCTCACGTTCGGTCCCGAACAGATTTCGCATCCAGGGTAGTACTTTCCTCCCTGGATGGCGCACACGTCGCGTAACATACCTGTGACATTGTCACACGCCGCGAACATGGGATTTGGCGCGCACGTACTCTTTGCGATGTCCCAAGTACCACCCATGGTCGCGCAGATCTCGGCGGCGGTCAGTCCCGTTTTCCCGGGTAGATCGTGCAATTTTGTGGCACACGATTCGGCATTGCCGTTAAGTTTCGCGAAAGTGAACACAAGAAGTACAACGATAACCACTGTGAGGGCTGCGAGAATGTGTTCCGGTTTCATAATTTATCGATTCGATGGTGTATATATGCGTGCACAAAAAAATATTCATGATATAAATTATTAACGGAAGAAGTACCCCACACCAGGTCCCGGAGTGATGGATTCACTGTTCGCGCCCTCAATACCCATTGAAAAGTGTAAGCTGTGCTTTGCAGATGCGGAGCAACCCGGCCAGAGACCCTGAATAAAGACCGAAATGACATCACCCTCTTGCAGACTGACGTTCTGACCCTGAGAATCTATCGCGGAACCCATGTACCTTAAGTCCAACCACCCGCGTCTGAGTTCCGGAATATTCGTTCGGGCATCCGCACGGTAGACGACTTGTTCGTTACGCGTGACTTCGATTCCTACACGCCCACAGTAGTTGCCCCAACCCTGATCCTTCACCGTACCTGTCATGTCCAAAGTTGCAAGCTTGCAGGGGCTGTTTACCCGCGCCAATATAACGGATTTTTTGGCACGTACACCAGAGAACCAGTCTTTCCTCACAGTGTAACCCAACTGTCCTCGCGTGCCGGTGGGCGAAATCTCTACAGTTGGCTCGACAATGCTGGTCGTTGCGGAAGGACTCACATATTCCGGAACTCTGTAATATATCATAGTCATCGTTGCCATATCCGTTATGGTATGTGATGTCGGTTGATCCAGGCGCTCAATCGCTGCGCCCACAACAGCGGACCACGGCTTATACCAGAAACAGTAGCCAATGAGTATGATAATGATCACAAGCGTGACCGCGAGGTACATATTTTTCGATATGCACTTCGGTGATGTGGGTGATTTTTTCTCTGCTTCCATGTGTATATATGCACACGCAATTTAATCACATGAAAAAATATTTCGCAACGCGTGCGCGATCACTGACAGGATAGGCACCCATCGTCGCCGATGATGCACACGGGACCACCAACATAGGTCTCGTCCTCCACGGGCGTGCTCGCTTGGCTCGCCTGGCTCGCCTGGCTAACGAGCTGCGTTTTCTGCGCGTCCGTAGCGGCGAGACGACGCGTGTAGTAGGAACCGGTCTTGATACCGCGACGCCAGCTGTAGCTGTGTATCTGCGTGAGCAACTTCACAGTTGGGCGCGGAATGAAGAGGCTCATGCTCTGAGACTGATCTACGAACGGTCCACGGCACAGTGCCTGGTTGATAATGGATTTCGGTGACATATCCCAAGAGATCTTGAATAGCTCCTTAATGTCGCGCGGTATACCCGACACGTCCGCAATGGACCCGCGACGGTCCTGAAGAATCTGATTCTTGATATGATCCGTCCAAAGACCACGTTCCATAAGCGTCTTTATAAGTGCGCGGTTTACAATCGTAAACTCACCCGCCTTGTTGCGTCGCTTATACACAAGCGAGCTGTGCGGCTCAAAACACGGGCTGTTACCCATAATCGTGCTTGTACTACCTGTAGGCATGGGTGCGATAAACAGACTATTGCGTAGTCCATGTGCCTTGATACGCGCTCGCACATCCTCCCAGAGCTCGGTATCCAGTGGAAACTGCAGACATGTATCACCCTGTTCGGCAATCCAGAGATCCATCTGCAACTGTCCACGTGCGGCGGGGCAGCCATCGTTCTCGTGGTAACTCGGATACGCGCCGTCGCGCGCAGCGAGTTCTGTGCTCGCGCGCAGTGCTGCAGCGTAACGCGTCTCGGCAATACGGAACGTGAGTTCCAGGGCATCAGGGGAGTCAAACGCGTATCCCATAGCCGTGAACGTGTCCGCGAGTCCCTGCTCACCTATGCCCATGGGGCGGTGTCGCATGTTCGACGTGCGCGCCTCCGGGATCGGATAGAAGTTGATATCGATAATACGATTCAGGTTGTATACACAGACCTCCGTCCACTGCGCAAGCGCGTCGAAGTCAAACTTTCGGTTTGTTCCGTCATTGTGAACAAACTTCGGGAGACAGAGGCTTGCGAGGTTGCACACGGCGGTCTCGGTTGCGCTGGAGACCTCGACAATCTCCGTGCAGAGATTCGAGGACTGTACGGTACCAACATTCATCTGATTGGACTTGCGATTCACATGGTCCTTGAACAGTATGTACGGCACGCCCGTCTCCATGATAACCTCGCAGGCTTCATTCCACAGGTCCACGGGATTAATCTTACGTACATATTTACCCGCGCGAACGTATGTGCGATAGAGTTCCGTGAACGCATACACGCCTGGGTGCACAGCCACCTGTTCGTCCGTGAGCCATTCGGACGCAAACTCATGATCGTAGGCTTCCGCAAGACCCGGGCATGCGTCCGGACACATGAGGTGCCAGGACTCGCGCGTACCACCGGGCTGATGCGTCTGCAGACAGCGCATAAACTCGTCATTTATCCAAAGCGCATAGAATAGATTCCGGGCGCGATCTTCGTCATTTCCGCGTATCTTACGTAGAGATAGGAATGCCATGATATCCGCGTGCCAGGGCTCCAGATATATGGCATGCGATCCTGGACGCTTGCCACCACCCTGGTCTACACCCACGGCGATCGTGTCCACAGTCTTCAACCACGGCTTAATGCCATTACTGTTGCCTCCAGTACCACGTATATATGATCCCTGGGCACGGAACTTATGTACATGCGAACCAATTCCACCAGCCCACTTGCTAAGAAACATACAATTCTTGTACCACTCCGCAATACCCTCAATCGAATCAGTTGGTGGAGTAGTAAGATAGCAAGAGCTGAGTTGTGGTGTAAGCGTGCCGGCATTGAACAGCGTCGGTGTAGCGTGCATAATGTACCCACGGCTTAAACCTTCATATGTACGTGCGATATGGAACTTCTCCGTGTCCGTAAGCACGCGCACGCCTTGTGCCTGCACCGCCCAGTTCGCCGAGCCCACGCGGTAATTCGGTGCATCAGCGGGCGCGCAGTGGATACCGATAGCTACGCGCATAAACATATGCTGTGGACGCTCAATAATAATGACATTATTCTCATCCGCATGCTCACTTTCATCGTGTACACGCTGCAGGTATGTCTGCTGCAACAACTTAAATCCCACATAGTCATGGTTATAATCGCGACTGTAATCGATTTGCGACTCAATCCACGATGCACTCACCGGGTCGTTCAGCACGCACATCATATACGGCGCCACGAGCGGCGCGGTATTACCCTGCGCGTCCTTATTCTGATAGAGCGCGGTCATCGTGTACTTGAAGAGATTCTCCTCCAGATTTACCAAGTTTACGCTCGGCGAGCGTAAATCGGAAAGTAGGTACCGCAGATCGTAGATATTGTTCTTATGGTAACTCGATATAGAGATACGTGCGGCGAGGTCGCCGTAATCCGGGTGCACCAGCAGTTTTGGTTGCGCGATCGACGCCGCGATGTCGTCTAGCTCCGTGGTACTGATACCATCAAACATTGCCGCGATCACCTTCTGTGCGATCGCATCCGCGTCCACGTGTGTAAGCGGTGCGAGCGACGCCTTCATCTTGTAAAGCTGTGCATCCGAGTGTCGCATGCGCTCCATATCCTCCGGAAGTGCAAGCATGTTCTGAATACGATACTTGATCTTATCAAAGCTCACCTTCTCACGTTGTCCATTGCGTTTCACGACCTCCATGTTCGTTCGTGCGTATGTCATATGATGGATATATTTCCAATTCAATTTTGTCCATACATCGGCACATGTATGTGTCGATGTGTGTGTGAAAATTGAAACGCATACGAATGATATGCACGTACGGAAACGCATGAGCGAGGACACGGAAATGGATGAGCATGCTCTCATCAAGTTGGTATTCCCAAACTACTCCCTCGTGCCAAACGTTCAGTACTGGAGACGAGATCAGCTGCGTAACTTGCCGTACTTCGACAGATTATTCGACAGTGGGTACGTGGATTCCGACGCTCATGAGTTTACATTACCCGATGACCCTATGATGTTCACTATGATGATACGAGCGGCGTTGGGCACGAGCGTCCGTGAACGCTTTAACGACATGACGGATTTCTACGGTCTAGACCTGGACTACGACGCCGTGAAATCGAAGTCACGATCATCGGCAAGCGAGAAGCGCTCGGTGCACCGGAAACGCCCCACGATTGTGCGGATGCTTGAAACACATGTATCCGCGAATGAGCAGCGCGCGGATCTCATAGTTCCCACATGCGCGGAAGTATTGCGGTTCGATATTATGCGCCCTACACTGCCAACAGCTCACATGCAGAGAAATATGCATTTCGGAGTCACAGTGGGCGACGGCACCGCGGTGGAGGTAAATGGTATGGAGTCACGTCGTATCATCGCGCACTTACTAAACAAGAGCATTCGCGACGGTGACGTGCGTGTGACAGTCCACCTGAGTCAACCAGTTCCCACGGACGTCGATATCTATGCGGATATGCATTACATACCACATCCCGAGCACGATACCGCGCCGTGATCGCATTTTTTTACATGTGCAAAAAAGCGACCCGTGGGCGCGCAGGCAAGCACAGGCAAGCGCCTACATCCACTGTCGGATGTTCACAGTGTACTCCACGAGTTCGGGGACGGGTACCGTGCGTAGTACGGAGTGATATAGTTGCGGTACCTCGTTTGCCTGCCAGTCTAATTGTATTTCCTCACCACCGATGGCTGGTGAGCTGGTTATACGTGCAATGCTTCCAGCGGTGTTGTTCCGCGCGGAGCTCGCGCTAAATACCGCGGTCGCGCCATCTGGATCTGTAGACTTAACAATAAATAGATATGAACCCTGCATATCCGTACTTGGGATATCTACGCGTGTCATGGCATTATCCGGGAGACTCAGCGTAACGACGGTGCCCCCACCCCCGCCGCCACCACCGCCACACGACTGGCATGAGCCATCTAGTTTTAATTTTCCCACACCCGGGTACATGATATATTCACGTATGAACATTATGTTCTATATGAAAATATAAAAAGTGAACGCCTACCTACGCGTTATATCATGTACACGTGCGATAGTAGGACCCTGCGCGTGCAGGAGCTGGAAGAGCTTTACAATAAGAACGACATCATCAAGCCCCAAATACAACGAAAGGTGTGCTGGGATATACATCCGAATCCGAAAGTTGAAAACAAGAAGACCAATGCCTATGAGTATATTGAGTTCTTGATACACACGCGTAACGCCATCAACCCGTTGATATTCGTGAAGAAGATATACGACAACAAAGAGAAGAAGATACTTATTGACGGTAACAACCGACTAAACGCTATCATTAACTTCCTACGGAAGCCCCTTTTCCTCTTCCGGGACTTAATACCGGAGGGGTTTAATACACCCTGTGCGGAATTTCTACAATCCGTACCCCTGAGCGAATTGATCCTGAACGGTGTTATGGATCTTTTTCGCAAGTACGACAAGAAGGACCTATTGGAAGCGAACTACGCGACCTGTGACAAACACACTCTGAAGGATGCATATCATGAGATGGCAGAGGAGTTACGTGATTACAATTTCGCGGGAGTTATCATTCCCGTAAACGAGTTCAGCAATGTTTCGGAGTCTGAGCTTGTAAAGTTGTACGAAGGGTTAAACAAGACAGGTGTCTCACTATCCCAGCAAGACGTGCTTGCATCCACAACGAGTATATACACATACGACGCGGATAGTATACGCATATATGCGGATTTACGGAAAATAATGGACGATTACTACGGACACATAAACACCGAAGAGGTGCTCACGACCGAGTACGATACCACGCGACTGAACCTCTATGAGGTCCTAATGGGGTTGAAGATCAAGATCAAACAGGACTTTCCGTTTATATTCTCCGATAGGATCGTGAAAGTCGCGGAAGGTAATTACGAGTTTATATTTCAGTGGTACAAACAGATATTTCGTGGGTTTGATAAGCCCGCGACCGCGCTTGAATTGGATGAGTTTATCGAGAAGACATTCGAGATCATCACATTCATATCATCCATCTATGATAAAATGTATATGCGAGATCTCAAACCCTTGAGCAAGACGTATGCGTGTACGATTAACAAGAGTGCTCTGACGATCATTTATATCTATCTCTATCAGGATTTCACCGAAGAGCGCAAACGCATAATCACGGGAAGTATCTTCTACCGGGAGCTGCTTAACTCCATCAAGTTTGATAAGAGTGAATCAGCCGCGAAGACCCGTTTCGCACTCGGAGACGGACTTGAGATTGTCTATAAGGAATTTAGCGGTGCGAAAGTCAAGACAATCGACTTAGACACGGACATCACCATACCCACACCCACCCTGGAGACATTCACGTCTATGATAGAGTTCGCCATTGCAAAGTCATTGGAACTGCGCCCGGCATCACCGCCACGGCGACGAAAACTCTGTAAGACGTATGTCATACTATTGTCGGATTACTTCTCGACAATGGTGCCGTATGCCACCCTGCAAAAACCGAAAGAGGTAGAACACATCGTACCGTTTTCGTCCAGCTACCCATCGCGACAGTTATTAGACATCGACCGTTTGGGTAACCTCACGCTCATAGACAAAGACGTGAACACAAAACGCGGTAACGCCCGCTTGACGGAGGCGTTTATACAAAAACACAAATTGCACTACATTGGCTATCCGAATGAACAAGAATATGGAAAGGTCGTGAACGACATGGGGCGTATACTCGCCGCGAACGCGTATAACGATTTGTGCCAGACTCGAGAACGTATGTACATCGACTGTCTGATGAAGTCCCTGTACGATGCGGACACATGATACTCACGGACGGTGCACCCGGTGGTATTTTTTCTTATTGTGTTTGCACGCTGGGAAAATATACTGCGCGAAAATATAGCATGCATGTCCGGTACGGCAAAAATATCGTACTTCGGTGATATCGACATATTCCCCGGAACGGACACCGGTATATACGGTGAGGGGTCGCTCGCGGTAGCGGGTAATCTCACGGTCAGTGGTACCCTCACATCTCTTGATACTACGGATACGACCATGACGGATGGTATTGTGGCTGTGAATTTTGAACCTATGACGGACGGGCGTGATGGTGGTTTATGGGTCGGACGCACACAAGCCGACATTATTCTGGACGCACCCGCGGTGTCCGGTACCGCTCAGGTGGGATCGACCGCTAGCACGATCATCCTAGAGGTCGGAAGCTCCGCGCTGGACGATTTCTATAATGGTTGGCTCATACGTATTACCGGGGGCACGGGTGCCGGGCAGACGCGCACCGTGACAGATTACGTGGGCGGGACGCTTACGGCAACCATCACACCGGACTGGGTAACCATACCGGACGCCACATCTACGTATGACCTGTTCAATACGGTCACGCCTGCACCGATATGGGACGAGTCGAACCGCGAGTTTGCCATGGCATATACCGCGGATCCACACACCGCAAATCCCTTAAATATTACGCGATACGCGGACTTACATGTGAATAACCTCACGCTGGACGGTGATATAACAGGACTCGTGGAGATCGTCACACTTATAGAGAATTCCGCGACCCCTGTAAACATCGAGAATACGGACACGCGCGGTGCATACTTTATCACTGTGGAGTCCGTTGTGAATAACGGCGCAGCGGCAACATTCTCCGCGTCATCGAACGAGACCGCTGTCGCAGGAAACACGGTGCGCATCACGAACTCACCCGCAGCCGCGCCAAGTTCCGTGCAAATAGACATTGTATATCTCGCGAATAACAAGGTGCAGCTTTATCACTCCGTGACGGGTCCCACGGGCGCAGCGATCGAGTATCGCGTGATCTCGCGTTCCGTGAACTTTATTGCCGGTGGAAGCAACACCGCGAGTAACGTCGGGCTCTCGGGCGTGGGTCTCTTTCGTAGTAAGGTGGGAGTGGACTTGCAGTTTCGTAATATCGATGTCGCATCTAGCCGGTTGACCGTTGCCCTGAACGCCGTAAACCGCACCGTGGAGTTAGACGCTGTCGAAGCGAACTTCGATATTAACGCGCTCGGAGGTGGACCGCTAACCGTGCCGAATGGCGGTACAGGTGCGATATCGTTCACTGCGGGCGATATACTACAGGGTAACGGAGCGGGTGCGATTACGGCAAGTGGTATACAGGCGACTGATGTGGTTACCCTGAATGGTGTGCAGACACTCACGAATAAGACTATTACAGACGCGAGTAACATAGTATCTGCGGACTTCCTAAAGACCACGGGCGCGGATGTGGATGTCGTATCCTCAGCACCTCCGGGTGTCGGCGATATACTCATCGCTACGAGTGCCACGACCGCAACCTGGCAACCCATACCTGCGGTCACACTACGTACGACATATACACTCAGCTATATCAGATTTGATGTCGTCGCGACAACTTACGGCACGGTATCCTGGTTCCCATGGGTAAATTCACGATATTCTGGATATACGAACGGTGTACTTATTTACTACGCAGTCATACCTGGAGCCAAAGCACTGAGTATACGGCTACGAGACGTAACCGCCGCAGCGGACCTTGCTGTGAACGCGGGTATTGCCGTGACAAACTGGTACATAACACCCATAGCAAATCCGGGCGCGGATGCGGTGTTAGAGTTTCAGGCACTGAGAGGTCCGGGTGCCGGACCGAATCCATATATACTCGGAATCGTCATGGAGTTTGATCTGTAATGCATACATTTTGAACCATTTTTTCCATGCATTATATATAATGCAATGCCATTCGTATACGCAGATCTGCGAATTGGAGACAATGTTTACAACATTCGGTCATGCGTGCGCGCAGCAACAGTCGTAAATGGGGATCTATCCACGGATTTTGCTGCCGGACAAACCATCGACGGGGTAACGCTCATCGCGGGCGATATCATACTCATAAAAAATCAATCTGCAGCGGCGGAGAACGGAATATACTGGGTGGAAGCCGTGGGAACTCCTACTCGCGCATATGGATTGGAACCCGGTAATAGCGCATCGGCGGTGTTCACATGGATATGCGAGGGTGATATAAACGCAACTACGGGGTGGATATGCACGAATACACCCGGGCTGGATGAAGTCGGCGTGGGGCTACTCGACTTCCAGCGATATGACGCGCGTGGAGCCCTAGACGTCTCACGCGGCGGCACGGGTGTGAACCTCACAGGCGCGACGGCGTTTCGACTCTTACAAACGAATGCCGGGTCTACGGCGTTCGAGACGACAACCACACCGCGTGTCACGGCGCTGCACGACACAAATGGTAATCCCACCGTGACTCTTGTGGGAGACGCGAGTCCCGCAAACCATGTGCGCGTATCCAGCGGTGACACGGGTATCGAGCCCTCAATCAGCGTTATCGGTACGGATACGGACATTGACTTGCTTTTACAGACGAAAGGTGCCGGAATGCTTATCGTGGGCTCGGAAAGCGCAGGTAACGCGGGCGCGATAGCTTTCGAGGATAATGACGGTGCTGAGAGCGTAACGATTACGGTTCCAGGTTCTCTGAGCGGCTCATACGCACTGCGACTACCCAACGGCGTGGGATCAAGTGGATATGTCCTAACGACGGATGGTGCGAATCCCGCCGCACTTACATGGTCCGCACCCTTACCCGCGAGTCTCATTGCGACATCGACTCTTGGAACATCCACTGCGAGCGCAGTATACGTGCTCATTGCGGACATGGAGTTCGTAACACCGACCGCCGGAACATGGCTCGTGACGTTCTCTTCATCCGGAACTGTTGACGCTGCCAATACAACGACCGAGTACATTATCTCGATCGATGGCGGTACGAGTGCCGTCGCCGGGAGCACCCGTGAGATCCGCATCACAACCAACGGAAATACGGGATCCATATCCGCGTTGCATGCCATGACACACGTCACCGTTACGGGCGCGGAGAATATCGGTGTATACTACCGTACAAGTGCGGGTACGTTCTCCATAGGCGCGCGATCGCTCTCCGCTATCCGTGTCGCCTAAAAAAATTAAGCGAACGAGAATATGTCGTACGCATTATTGAAAATGGCAGCAATGCGCCATTCATGAATCGCCTCATCAATTTCCGGATTATCTGGCATTTCCAGTGTGGGAGTCTCAGAGAGTTCGAAAGACTCGGACGACTCCGAGCCCGTATATCGCTTGACAAATTTTTTGGAGCGCTGGATTTGCAGCTCCGCCTGCAACTTCATCTTCTCAACCTCCGTCATAAGATTCGAGTACATCATCGCCTTTGGCGAGCACTTGTTTCGGGTGTGCGACTTACAGTTACCGCTTTGGGAGAACTTACTTCCACATGCGGAGCACTCGTACTGCTTGATGCCGAGGTGCATTTTCATGTGACGCACATTGTTCGATTGGTTATTCGACTTATGACCGCAGAGGTGACAGGTGTAGATGTTTCCATTGCATACCTGTTTGTCTCGATATCGAGGTGTGCGTCCCATTTGCGTATATGTGTACGTGTCTATACACACCCTGAGATTATTTCACACGATCGGTATTCAATTTTTTGCATTCTCAAGCATTTCCACGCACATATTCACTACTTCCTCCGTTGTGAGTTTCTTCGCATAATTATACTCAAGATCAGATGCGTGCAGCCAACAATAGCAACGTGAATTGACACGTGTACGTCGCTTACAGCCAAGTACATTACAAAGTCTATGTTTACTGGTGCTATATTTTAATCGCCCAGGTGCATATCTTCCATATGCTTGCACCATCGACATAATAATTCCCGGATCATAACCATACATCCGGAGTTCTTCCTCAAATTCCCTGATAATGCGTACATGTGCATTATCCATACCTCCACGAAACTGCATCTCCTCGTACCGTAAGTAGAGCTCTTTAACGAAGCTACGGAAATCCATAGGGTTGTTTTTGGTCTCCCACAGGTCCTCACGTATGAGTCGAATAGTCACGCAGTGAGACGGGCAGAAATATCCCTGGTGCGCATAAGTAAGATTCTTCTTTCGTTTACAAAGCACGTGTCCGCAACGCATCGCTCTGTTTATATCGTATGGAGATTCAATTTTTAACAAAAAAGTACGAGTGGGTATACGCGTATACGCGTATATGTATGCAAAATATTGAATTAGAACGAAGCGCGTGCTTCGTTCTGCGCGAATCATGCCGATAGACCTGGCTTTGCTTGCGGATCTCACGCGTTCTACAATCACGTCCGCAACATATTCGCATACGCCAGCCCCGAGAGCCTCGAGAACCTGCAACAATCAGAACCATAGTTCCGATTGTTGGATATTTTTTGGCGGATGCGCACCGGAAAAAAATGTCAACGTATTCGGCTTAGACACGACTTCCGACGATTGGTCCGGTGAGGGTGCCTCCGGAGGAGCTGCCGGTTACGATGCCGTTGGCAGAGAATACCAATGTGATAGAAAGGAAGAAACCAATCTCAGCTTGGAACTTAAGGGTCGAGGTGTTCACCTTGCCGATGGTGTTGGCATTGAACTCGACGTTGGAGCCCTCATATTTTTTCGGGTGTTTTTCGTCGGAGGTGAGTCGCACGATGACAAACGGCTCAGCGTCGGCATCTTCACCTTCATCTTCAAGTAAGCGCAATGCGAGAACATAGTGGCGGGCACCTGGCAAGGTGATAACGTAGTTACCGACGCAACCCTTTAGGGTAGCAATTTTCTTTGCCTTCTCTTGCGCGCGCTTCTTGGCTTCGCTATCCATGGTCATGGAAGCAAGTCCGGCACGGAAGAGCTTGTTAAGTTCATCCATAACGTTGACGTTAACGTCAACGTCGCCTTCAGGAGGAGCATTATCAGAGAACATATTACTCGTTGTTTCAAGTGTAACCCGAATTACGTATTCAATTTTTCTAAAATGTATGTTTTTAAAAATGAATGGCGATCCGAAGCATACTCTGATCGTAGCGATAGACGGAATGGGTATTCTGACTAATGAAGAGCGCAAGCTGTTTGAAGACCCGGACGCGGTTGAAAGGACGGTTTGTAGAGCCTCTGAGCATCAGCAACTCCTTCATGATGAGTCCATGAGCGTATCCATTCAAGAACATGAAAGAACCGTTCGTATATCGGGAAAAGCACTCTTTGCACGAACGTCTGAACTCAGTATCGCTCAATGGACATTCGGTATTCGAAAAGGTGGGTCATTACCATCCACAAGCGACATAAAAAGCGCAATTCTACGACTTGCCAAACACGGTGTTGTTGTGTCTTCGAAGAGAGAAGCGGATTATCTGGAAGTCGTCCTCGGATTGGTTTTCGCAGAGCAGTCGTACAAGCTAGAGTATCGCTTTATTTACGAGGACAACAACGTATATCTGATTGGAGGTATGCGTAGTCCCGTAATTCAGAACATACGAAACGATAAGGATATTGTATCGAAAGTCGTTGATCGCATCAACAGAAAAATTGACATCCTACGCGAATATGATGTACAAGAAGAAGAGCTGGTCTATGAAATCATGACCGAACGTTATGAGGGCATTAGGGATTCCGTAATCGACGTAGACGCCGGAACTCTGGAAATCCAATTTTATGGCACGAAGTATGACACAACCGTAAAAATCGATGCACATAACCGTTCTATTGTTGCGTGCATTAAGAAATTCTTCAAGGACATATTTTACAAGTCTCTCACGGTCAAAGACGAGAACAGCCTCGCGGGCGTTCTCGAGAAGTTTCGCACTGCTCCGGATATGAACATTACGCGCGCATTCCATACGCACGCGAAAGCCATTGTGAAGAAGGCGCGTGCGGAGGATATACACGCTCTCACACAGGTGGAGCCCTTCTGGATGGGACACCTCCTCCACTGGGCGCGATAAGAGCCAGTACCGGAAAAAATAATTTTTTCAGGACCGTTCTCGGTAAATCACTGCTGGTACTTCTGCATGAGCGCGACAAATGCCGGACCACCATACGCCGTGAGCTCCTCCACGATCTCGCGCTTCGCAGTGTCAATAACCTCACGTTTCAGCGCCTCGCGACGCTCGGCATCGCGACGCTTGACGTGTGTCCGCCAGATGTCCGGATAGCGCTTTTGTAATACGTGTTTCAAATCTCGACGCACCACCGGATCATCGAGCTCAATAACGGCACCATTGTCGATGAGCAATTGTATGGCGTCGCGCGCACATTCCCCGTCCCGATAGCTATATAAACCTAAGATATAACGTAACGAGCCACTTCCATGGTCCAGCTGACAGTTGACGTCCGCGCCGTGCTCCACAAGTAGTTTTATACACGCATATGCATCCGTGTCTATGTTAACGCCAAACTGTGCGCACAATAGTAGGGGTATACACCCGTCATGGTGGATGCGATTCGGGTCCGTGCCCGCGTCCAATAGTGTCTTTAGCGCGCTCGGAATTCTCAGTCGACACGCCGCGCTCATAAGCCGATCCGTATCGCCGCCGCTATTCAGATACTCAGACAGGCGTACAGGATCACGCACAATATCCGCGGGATCCTCGCGTGTAAGTACGTCCATACTCGGATGTTCGGATGTTTCGTGCAGAACGATTCATTTTTTTTTTCGCACAATGGAAATTTTTTCATTTGGTGAATCATATAATGGTGGGAATATAGGACATTATCAGTAATCATGTCCACACCATATCCCACCATATACAGGGGAAACGTGCGTATCGAACCCGGGTCTGATGTGTCAATATACGGCGCGGGTACTCTGGAAGTGAGCACAGCCCCGACCACCAATTTTCAAGTAGCCACAAAGAAGTATGTGGACGACGCTATTGCCGGTCTGGACTGGAAGGAGGCGTGCGACTATAAAACGACGGGGGCGCTCTCTACGAGCGTCACGCCGAGTGGTGCAAAGGAGGGTAAGACACTCACGAACGCTGGTGCTCAGGTAGCGCTCACAATTGATGGTACCGCTGTCTTTGTGGGCGCACGCGTGCTCGTGGACTCGTTCGGTACTGGAGGCGTTGTGGGTGTCACAGATGTTGATAACGGTATCTACACCGTGACGAACGTAGGATCCGGTGCATCAAATTGGGTGCTCACGCGCGCAGCCGACGCGGATGGCACACCCACGTCGGAAGTAGACAACGGCATGACCGTGCTTATTACCGGGGGTGTGACGGCTGCGGGGACCGTGTGGACGCTTGTATCCGCGATAGACCCCGTGGATGTAGACGTCGACCCACAGATATTCGTGCAATCCGGCGCAGGTGCTACGCCGACGTGGTCCACTGTCCTGAGTACGGGTAACGTTTCGGGTGCAAATAATGCGATTATGACCTCTGGGCAGTCTATTCAGGGTGAGGATGCCGCGGCGGCGGGCGCACTTCAGTTGCGCGGAGGTAACGCCTCGGGCGCGGCAGCAGTGGGTGGTACTGTCGCCGTGACGGGTGGCACGGCGGGACTTAACGGTTCCGGCGGTTCAATAACACTTATTGCACAACAGTCGAACCCGAGTGTGGGCACACCCGCACTTGGTGCGTCATTCCTCGCGGACGGTGGAAACCTCTCCGGAAACGGTGGTGACGCGTCCATGCGCGCGGGTGACTCCGCAAACCAAGTCGGTGACAACGGCGGTAACGCGTTCGTGAGCGCCGGCGATTCGAACAGCATATCTGGGTCCGGCGGTACCGTTACCGTAAGCGCGGGTGTGGGCGCAGCGGGCGCGGCGAACGGCGGTAGTGTGAATATCACAGCCGGAGGATCGGTGGGTGCGGGCACGGGTGGAAGTATAACGCTTACCGCGGGCTCCACGGTCGGAGGCACCGACGGCGTTATTAACACGGCGAGCCCGGTCATCGTCGCCACAACGTCCCGTGTGACGCTCCCGTCTGCCCAGGCTCCCGCAGGTACGACCGCATTCGTAAAAAATACCGGCGTCACGACAAACGTCGGACTTCCGAATACCGGAACGGCGGGTGGAGAGCTCGCATTCGATGAGGGTTCCGCCGACATGTACCTGCACGAAGGCGCAGGCGTATGGTCACTCATATACACAACGAATAACGCGCCAACGCTCGCGGAGGTGCTTGTCGCGGGAAATGACACCGAGGGTACCGCGATCATAAACAGCCTCGGAGACGTCACCATTGCGGACACGCTCGCGATCACGCCGACAACAAACCAGATCATACTCGGCACAGGGAATACTACGACACTCACCGCACCCGCACCCGGAGCCCCGATTACGCTCACATTCCCGAACACAGCCTCGGACACGCTTGTTGCACGCAATACGACGGACACACTCACGAACAAAACGATCACGGACTCAAGCAACAACGTGACCGCACGTGCACTCTTCACGGGCAGCGGTGCCGGATCCGTGAGCACATTTGCAGCGCCCGCACCGACCGCAGGTCAGGTACTTACCGCGACAAGTGCGACGACTGCAACCTGGCAAGACACTGCAGATACGGGCATTACGAGCCTAAACGGGCTCACAGCAGCTGCGCAAACCCTTGTTACGGGCACCGCGGGCACAGACTTCAATATCAACTCTGCCGGATCCACGCACACGTTTAACATTCCGGACGCCAGTGCCACAAACCGCGGTCTCGTAACTACAGGAGCCCAGACGCTCGCGGGTGCAAAGACCCTCAGTAGTTCACTTTCCATTACACCAACAACAAATCAACTGGTACTCGGTACAACAAATACCACGACACTTGCTGCACCGGCACCCGGAGCCCCGATTACACTCACGCTTCCAAGCACGAGTTCAGATACTCTAGTCGCTCGCAATACTACGGACACTCTAACGAATAAGACACTTATTGATGCGAGCACGCGTTTCGCGGACGATGTTACGCCAACTAAGATCATGCAGTTTCAGCTCAGCGGTATCACCGCCGCCACGACACGCACGCTCACTGTACCGAACGCAAGCGGTACAATTGTCTTGGATACATTCGCGCAAACGCTCACGAACAAGACGATGACAAGCAACACGAATAACGTCACGGCGCGTGCACTGTTCACGGGCAGCGGTGCGGGGTCCGTGAGCACCTATGCCGCCGCCGCGCCCACCGCTGGGCAAGTACTCGTGGCGACGAGCGCCACGACCGCTACATGGCAGAACGCTTCTGCTGTTGCATCGCCCTGGAGCACTGTGCTCGCCACAGGCAACACCAGTGGTGGTACAAACGCCGTGATGTCCTCCGGGGATGTAATAAACTACGTTGATCAAATAACTATAACAAGCAACCTTGCGACTGCTAACGTAAAGATCGGAAACGCTGTAGCTACGGTTGGCGGCGTAAATCAAATTATTATCGGTAACAGTACAGGTAATGCTGCAGGTGGTAATGGAAACATTATTATTGGTAATGCTGCAGGAGCAAATGCAAACATTTCCGTTAATACTATTATCGGATCGGGTGCTGATGTGGAACTATTTGCACAAGACTCTACAGTGGTTGGTGCGAGCGCTCTTGCAGGTGCGAGCAGTTTCGTCGGTGGTAGTGGAGCAACTTCTGCGGATCAGGATGTGGTAATCGGGTATCAGGCAAAAGCGAATGCCGCATCCGTATCCCTTGGATACCAAACGGGTAATGCCATCACTACCGCCACGCGTAATGTGCTTATCGGTTATCGTTCCGCGCTGTTACTGGAAACGGGTAACGACGTTGTGAGTATCGGACATAATGCATATGCCACGAACACTGCGACCTCAGGCGTAGTCGCCATCGGATCCAGTGCGCTCAAGGTGTACAATCCAATAGGTGTGGAAAGTAATGGTATGGTAGCCGTGGGATATCTTACATTTGATCAAAAAACATCCGGAACTGGGTGTGTCGCGGTTGGACCTGAAGCGGGTTCAGGAATCGCTCTTACGGGAATTGATCTCACGCTGATAGGTCGTGGAGCTAATGTAAACGCCGTAGGAGATGCAAGTGCTACTATTGTTGGTGCCGGATCATCAGGAGGAGATCGATCAACCACACTTGGTAGTCTTTCCAGTGCTTCGGCAACCGAGAGTATTGCCATTGGTATATCATCAAACATAAGCGTTCCCTGCACGAGAGGAATTGCAATAGGAACTAGTGCGCTTATAGGCGTTTCCGGTGTGGAAGCAATATCCATAGGTTACACAACCGCTACAAGTGTTGCCAGAGGTATCGCTATAGGTTCAGGTGCAAACGCTGCCGATGTCACAACGGCGCCTGTGGGTAACCGTGCACCTATAGCCATTGGTGATTCCGCATCAACAAATGCTACGCGCGCCATCGCTATCGGATATAGCGCATCCGCTACTAGTGCGAGCGGTGGTGATGGTAATGAGGAATCTCCGATAGCTATAGGTAACAATGCAACCGCCAGTGCTGTAAGCGCAATAGGTATAGGTAGAGACGCCAATGCCAGTAATATCGGAGCGATTTGTATTGGTGACAGTGCGATATCTTCCGGAACTAATTCAATAGCGTTTGGGGATTCCACTTCATCAACAAATACCGACGCTATAAGCATTGGTAGAAGTGCATCTGCTACGGCTGCCGATACCATAGCGATAGGTAGACAATCAAACGCCTTATCTGCTACGGGAGCGATCGCCATAGGTCAAGGATCCAATGCAAGATCGGTAGGAGCTATAAGTATTGGTAACGTTTCCGGATCGTCCAACATCACGCCGGGTGTGGATCAAATCGCAATCGGAACTAACGCCTTAGGAAGTGCATCCGCCACGGGCGCTACCAACTACGCTATAGGTAATAACGCGCTACAACGATTAACATCAGGAACAAATAATGTCGCCATCGGTAACGCGGCTGGAGAATATATAACAACCGGAACACGTCATACGATAGTGGGTCATGAGGCTGGTGCTACCACTACTGGTTTGGATATCGAAACCGACGTCACGGCTATTGGTTACCAAGCCGGGTTTGTCAACCCAGGCGGAGATGGTCATAGCTTTTCTACAGTTATTGGTTCAGTATGTCAAAGTACAGGACTGCATGGAACCGCTGTGGGATACAACGCGCGACCAGGTACATATGGTGTAAGTATTGGTTCCAATGCGACAGCCGCGACCGCTATAGGAACTTCCATATCGATTGGTGCATTCTCATCTACAAATGGTGTAGGATCCATTGCTATCGGTAGTCAATCATCAGCTGTCAATAATACTGTTGCACAATCAACAAATACCATTGCCATTGGTACTTCAGCACGAGCTGGCGCCATTGGATGTATCGCAATAGGTGCCAGCGCTCTCAATTCGGCATCAGGTATAGATAACTTAGCCATAGGAGAAAGTGCACTAACGGCATTAACCACGGGTGTAGGAAATCTCGCTGTTGGTACCACCTGCGGTACAATATTAACAATCGGTTCCTCTAACGTGATTGTCGGTCATGACGCTGGTAATATCCAGACAAATTCGAGCTTAAATACGATTATCGGAGCGGGCGCCCAAACAACAGCCGCGACAATAAGCTCGTGCGTTATTGTTGGTTCTAACTCTAATGCGTCTACAAATTCATCTATCGTCATAGGCAGCGGGTTGTCACCTACAGGATCATCTGGTATAACGATTGGATCGGGAATAGTCGCGGCTAATGGTTTAAACTCCATAGCCATAGGTGTGAGTTCACTAACTGGCACCGGTAACAGGGGTATAGTTATCGGCGACACCGCTGGCGCATCTACCATAACAGGGGAAGATAACATAATCATAGGAACCAGTGCCGGATCAGCAATAACCAGCGGTGTAAGTAATGTGATTATCGGTGACACATCAGGTGACGTGGTTACCACTGGTAATACCAATGTACTGATTGGGTTTAATGCTGAGACTAACGCATCAGGAACCAATGATGCTATTGCGATTGGTAATGCGTCAAATGCAAGCACAAATAGTATAGCATTGGGTATACTTTGCACGTCTGGTTCAGGTGCATCAGGCGTATTCGTCGGTAATCGCGCAGGAAACTTTACCGCCACGGGCGCCAGCAACGTGTGTGTAGGCGCAAATTCAGGTGATGCATTGACATCCGGGGCAAATAACGTATTTATCGGTGCAAGTGCAGGTAACGCTGAAACAACAGGTAGTGGTAGTATTTGCATTGGAGTCAACTCCGATGTTACAGCGGGAGCGAAAGATCGAGTGGCTATAGGTAATGGAGTCGTAGCGACGCTTGATGATTCAGTGTTCTTCTCATCCTTATTGACGGCATCAGCGCCTGCAACCGATGCAAACTTCTCTGGTGCTAATGGCGGTCGGTTATTCCCGGTATCTTCCACAGCTCGCGTAAAGAAAAATATAGTGGATCTCGCCGAAGAATATGATTCTTCAAACATTTACAACTTACGTCCTGTTATTTATACGCATAAAACAGATGAGACTCCCACGCGTCATATTGGACTTATTGCCGAAGAGGTTGCCGAAGTAGCACCGCACCTTGCCGTTATGGATAGGTTTGTAGATCCCAAAACTGGTAAAAAAGAAGATAAGAAGTCTCCGTGTAGTGTGCGATATTCTTTACTTCCCGTGCTGCTATTGGAAGAGGTTAAGAAACAGAAAAAGCAACTTGAAGAAGCGCACGATCTCATATCGAAGCTTGCATTGCGCCTATCCGCATTGGAAGCGCGCAGCTAAACACATAACATGAAAGAAAAATGATTTTTTGTTGTGCGAATTATATTGAATGTGTATATATAGACAATATAGAACATACGCAGAATGTTCCGCGGTGATAGGAAAACCATATACATTAATAGCTCTCCGGCGTATCGAGATCCCGATGGTACGAGTGAGGACTTCACTATCACGGACACGCAACAGACCATCACGAACTTACCGAAGACTGTGAAGCTCGTGAACGCATGTATACCATTCTCATGGTTCAACGTGTATTATATCGACATTGGTGGCGACGTAACAGCAAATAACCACTTCGAGTTCAGTGACAGCGCGGACACGCTATTTACGTTCGATGTAGATCCCGGTGACTATAACGGTACAACCTTAGCCGCGGCGATCGAGACCGCCATGAACGCCACGGTGTCTCCGGACACCTTCACTGTGACCTTCGATGCGACATCCTTCAAATTCACTTTTGAGTCTAGCAACGTTTTAGGTCTCACATTACACTTTGATGGTGTCACAAACAATATGGCAACGCTTCTCGGATTCAATCCCAGTGGTCCGGACCCCGCGAAAGCTCAGATTATCACATCACCGAACGTCGCGATTCTACTCATTGATATGGAAATGTTTGTCTGCTCAGACCTTGTGTGCGGCGCGGACAACGGTGTGATACCCTGGAACACAAGCAACCCAGACCCGGACCTTTGCATACTTGCGCGTGTTCCCATCCGTGCATGCTTCGGAACCATTGTGGATTACACCGCACACCCGGAAATTCCCTTCTACCCAACCACGCAAAGCTACTTCTGCAAAGTCAAAGACCCATTGGATGCCAGCCCGCGTACGATGCGCTTCTATCTCGTGTGGCCCTCCGGTGTGCCCGTGGACCTGAACGGCTACAACTGGACGGGTGAACTTGTATTCGATTTCAACGGGTAACGCACTGATGCGTGTAGATTTTTTCCCATATAAAGATTTGCACAATCAGCATATAGCGAAAGCATGTCCACACCAGTAGCAGCGCAACCGTATACGATGACCGCGGAGCTCGCACAGCGAGTGTCCAACTATCTCGAGAACAAACCCTACAAGGTCTCCAAACCTGTTATGGACGGGTTGCGAGAAGCAAAAGCCAATAACGGCGACATCGTCTACCAGATGGACGTGAATCTGGTTGTCCACCTCCTGGACAATATTATGCTAAACGAAGAAGATATTCGCACCTTCATGCTCCTGCGTGTGGGCTACGAGAATCTCATACGTCGCACGCAGGCAGCACCGCCCGTGCCGAGCGTGCCGAGCGTGCCGAGCGTACGTGAGACCCCCGCGGAGGCGGATGCGCACGACAACGTTTCCGAGGAGCTTGCCGAGCTTGCCGAGCTTGCCGAGCTTGCCGAGCTTGCCGAGCTTGCCGAGCTTGCCGAGACGGTGGAGCCTGCCGAGCCTGCCGAGCCTGCCGAGCCTGCCGAGCCTGCCGAGTCCACGGAAACCGGCAACACGGGCACACCGCCTGACGAGGATACGGACGCGGGAAGCGCGGAGTAATGCGATACGTAATACAATTACAAATCACAATTTTTTCCCATACGAATTATAGAGATGCCGTCAACGTACGTCGCGTGCATTATTATCGCGATCATCGTCATCATACTATGCGCACGCGCGCGAGAGCGACTCTCCGAATCACGTCATTGCCGCGTGTGTGACCAGTTTGCACATACACAGGCTTGCGCAGCGTGTATCGAGAACCCGCCACAGCACACGTATTACATGTAGCGCATGCATTTCCGTAATTTAAAATCGTACGCGTGGAGAATATAGCTATGTTCTCCATAGACCAGGTAGCACCTATACAGGATGATATTGAACAACGCATAATGCATGAACGTATGCGGTACTCGCGTGTATACGAGGTCACGGAAACCTATATCGCCGCACACGCGAAAGTTGTACCTGAGAACGTCGTTATGCTCGGTGGGCGTATCGGCGTACAGCTTGTACTCGGGCGCGGACGGTCCACGGATACATACATGTTCCAGTATGAACTCTACACTGAGAACCCGCTGAAGCATGCGAATGATCTCACAAATGACATCGCGAAAGCCATGTCACCGGGCGGAGCATGGAAAGAGGGTTCGGAAGAGTTTATTGTGTTTTTAAAGACGTTCGAGGGCACGGGCGAGCCTGGTGGTTTCGGAAAATTTGGTATATACATCGACAATCGACCCATTATAACGATTATCGGCGTGTCGCGTGGCACGGTGAAGGTCGTGCGCCCAAATGTTGTGAAGTCATTCGACGGTAAGAAGGAGTTCGCGGTGATACCTGCGGAAATACAACTCCTGGACATCTATCGTGTACTCTATACACCCGGAGAGGTCGATAACTGGGAACAATATCTCAGTGACGAGAACCAACTCTTTCAGCACCTTCGTGAACGCGAACGTGTCATACACGGCGATGCCGAGCCTGCCGAGCCTGCCGGAAGCCGCAGGGATATCGAGAACGCGATTATGCAGGGATTCATTGCGAATAATCCGCGTGTCGTATTACTCGGAGAGCATGCACTTCACCTACTGGATAATGCACCGATAAAGACACACGTCATACAGGTATGCGCAACCATCGACACAAATGAGCTCATTGCCGCGTTACAGAAGCTACCCGGTGTTCCGGAACTCACATTCTCCGAACGATCATTGGATATCATGAAGGACCAACGTCTACGCCGCATTACGATTCGTACGGGTGAAAAGGAGGTTCTGTACGTGTACAACGCCGTGCAATATGACCTCCTCCCGTTCAACACTCTGCGCGCAGGCAAGTCGTACATTCAGGTCGCGAACCCGTTTGTCGTGCTGCGATTCCTACTTGTGGAGATATGGATGGTACGCGTGATCCTTGCGAAAGGAAAGATCGATGAGAACTTCGCTAAGGCGCGTATCACATCCATGCTTGGGAAGGTGCTTCGACTGCGTAAGCGCATGTCCGAGGGCGCCGCGAGTAACAAGACCATCACAACCATCAGCGACAGCTACTTTGGCGCCACCGCGGAGGAGGATGGTATGAAGATCTTTCAAATGTCCGCCGAGGACTATCTCGGTACATACGTGAGCCCCGTCGCACATCAGAAACGCACTGCTGGCGAGAAAAAAAGATATCCAGATTACATGCCCCAGCGCGTGCATGCCGAGACCGGTAGCTACCGCGCACTCGGGCGCTCGGGTTAGTACATAAACTCACGGCGCGTACGCTGCACATACGCATCATAGTCTGTGCACATACGCTCATATTTTTTGCTATCGCACATATTCGCATCCTTCTGTATTTCACAGAGGTAGATCTTCATCAGATCTTGAGAGGTGCACGCATCCATCGGATTGAGTTCCTTTGGAGAAAGTTCGCGCAGGAATGGAGCGTAACATTTCGCGAATATCTCCGGTTCCATGTACTTGTCGATTACACCTTGCATATCCTCGCGAAACTGTTCTGCGATCCATTCTTTCATCGAATCGACATGCACGAGATCACTATTACGCACGAAGGCGTCGCGTCGCGCCATCTCCGCCTCCAGTGTGTGGATGTACGCTTGGCACTCGCGTAATTCGCTCTCGGACATCACGAACGTCGTGTATATGCGTGCAGGATTCAATTTTTGTGCAGGCGTGTCTGGCATACATGTATTAACTTTTTCAAAAAATGCATGTTTGCGGTAATGCATAACGAGTCGTGTGAGCTCCTCGGGGTCGTACTGCACGCTGTGCCTGCCGAGAACCATATCCACATATGCGTTCACCGCAGATTTGAATAATGTGAACTCTTCTCTGCACATACGTACGGCAGCGCCATAATAACCCACGTGGCTGTACGCTGCAGTGTGTGCGGCGCGTTCGTCCTCCGGGAGCTCGCGCAGCCACTTTAATGCCGCACGGACCTCATCCGCCGGTAATGCGTCCGCGACAGCTAGGAGTTCATTTTTCCGTGCGTCCGTTGCCTTTATCCAACACTCTGCGTGATCGTTCTGTGCCATGGTTTCCGATATAAATAAAAAAGATAAATTCAATTTTTCGCATATTCGCGTACATGTATGCGTGAATATGTGTCTACTCTTCGTCCGCGCCTTCGCCATCGTCGCCTTCGTCAGCCTTCGCCTCTTCGGCTTCCTTGAGCTTCTCAGCCTTCATCTCGTCGTGAGCGTCCTTGAGCTTGTCGCGTCCTTCCTTGTCGTAGGTGGCAGAGGTGGGTCCTGTGAAGTACTTCGTATAGTAGTAGCTGGCAACGGCAGCGATGAAGGCATCACCCTCCTTGTTCTTTGTCTTCGGGTTCTTCTTCACCTCGGCTTCGGCGTGAGCAACCTTGTCCTCATCACAGAATTTGGAAACAGTGCCTTCGGGATCTTCCTTCCAGATACGAGTGAACCAGATCTTCATCGAGGGAATAGCAGGTTTCTTGTCATCGTCTTTCTTCGATCCCGCCTTAGCTGCGGCTCCGCGAGACTTGGCGCTGGAAGTCAATCGTGCAGCGTCCAGCTTGGTCTCGAAGCCCTGTTGCGCCTCCTGGATGTCTCGGACACGGCTTTCAAGCTCGCTCAGGCGTGCATTAGTATTCTTGCATAGTTCAAGTGTTTCCTGAACGGAAGCGAGGATTTGGGCGGATGCTCCGCTAGCCTTGGGTGCACTGGATTTGGACATCTTCACAGTGTAAATTTCGTGGAAATCGATATGTTCGCGATCACGCTTTCAATTTTAATATTCCGACATGTTTCTAATATAAAAATTGATTACATATCCGCATGGCATGCATATCGCACGCGATGCCAATCATTGGATTGTGTGGATTACCCGGAGCCGGAAAGACTACCGCCGCGGAGGCGCTCTCCCAGGGACAGAGCGACGCAAAGGCATATGAGTACGTATACTTACCAGGACGCTCATCCATAACGGACCACATCGCACAGATTGTGTATAATGAACCCGAGGTCATCGACACGGTGCTCCGCAAGCGTCTGGATCCGAATTACGTCGACAAGTGGCGCACGCACTGCGGGAACTATGCCATATGTCGCACGCCCGGCACGCCCGGCACGCCCGGTACGCCCAGTGCGTGCGAGATGTTCTTCTCGCTCGCTGTGAAGCAGATTACGGCAAGTCTATTCGGGTTCTCCTGGGAGCTCGTGCTCGGGACAACCGCGGAGTTACGCGAGGCACGTGAGACCGTGCGCTCTGTTGTCAGTTATGCGCACTGTGACCGTCCAACCGTGCGCGCAGCATTGGAGTACGTCGGTACGGATATCTTTCGCGAGGGATTGGATCGTGATGTCTGGTTGAACATCACGATGCGCAATGCGCAGAACTTTCTTGCCGAGCTTGCCGAGCTTGCCGAGCTTGCCGAGCACGGGAAGCCGGACAGGCTCGTCGTCATCTCGGATCTACGATTCCGGAATGAGGCGGAGGCGGTTATCCGCGCGGGTGGACACATCATTCAGATCTATCGCAAGCCCGAGGATCTTGTTCTTACGGACGCGTTGCGTGCGCGACACCCCTCTGTCTGGTCATTTCTGGAGTTCCCAGATGAGCTCATTACCGCGCGCATACAGAATTCCGGCACAAAGGCAGAACTCGTAGACGCCATACATGCGTGTATGTTTTTTATGAATACAACTGAATGTCGGTTTTTACAATTTTTGTATATAGACATCCACAGCGTTTGCACCTATTTCTACGGCGTAAACATTCATAACACTTCGGAAGATCACCTGAAAAACATTGATGTGTATACCAGTACCACATCCAGTGCAGAAATAAAGTTTACCGTCCTTTGGAACGAGCGTTTTGATCGTTCCACCGAAACGCATCATATATAATTGCACACGAATCTTTAACCGAGTTGGAACCCGATTCCGGGTGCGTAAGTGCGCGCCCAGGTGTCGTCCGCGACCGTTCGCGGGATAACTTTTTGAACAGGCATCTCGCTGGCGAGTCCGGCGTCGGATGCGGGCCAGTTCGGTGCCTGTATGTACGCGGTGCCGCCTGAAGTGTCGGACGGCACAGCAGTGCGCCAGCGGCGGATGTGTCGCCCGGGATAGCTCATGTTCGGGCGCAAGCCATAGGGGACGGGTGATGCACTGGATATAGACTGAAAACCTAGACTTGATGAGAAGCCCTCAGTATCCGGCGCCGATGTGATCAGCCACATTACCAGTAAAAGCGTTACAATAACTACCACATATTCCATATTCCCTCTGCGAAATCTATACTACTACGAAGAAAAAAACAAAAGAAAAATAGCAGCCCTTCGGACGGGTCCGGAACCCCACACAAATGTCCGATTTTCGTTTGTCGCATATAGAGGCTCCGGGCTTATCATTTAAAAGCTTGCGTGGATGCTTTTTTGCATTTTTCTCGCACTCGGCGAATTTATTTTTTTATTTGAAACTTATCTCCGGGTACATATACCCACATTTTTAGTATTCATCATGACCGCTACCACTGGAGGTGCCGCCAAAAAGCGCAAGACTGCCGGAAAACGCAAGCCCGCTTCCCGCAAGGGAAAGAAGACTGTTGCTCGCAAAACTACTGTGAAGTCCAAGTACTCCGAGATGACTGTTGAGCAACTTCGCAAGAAGATCTCCCGCTACAATAAGAAGCACCCCGACAACAAGATCAAGACCACCAAGAAGGTCAAGAAGGGATCGGAGACCGTCTACAAACCCCTCGGCAAGCGCTCCCTCGCCGCCAAGGCTAAGGCTAAACGCCTGTAAGACAAGCGTTTGTACGCCTGTACGCCTGTACGCCTGTACGCCTGTACGCCTGTACGCCTGTACGCCTGTACGCCCGTACGCCCGTACGCCTGTACGTCTGTAAAAACGTACATGATTAAAAGAAAAAACACTTTTTTCACGTATGTGAATGTTTCTCGAGAGTTTCTACATATCTTTCTGCGCTCGCAAAATCGGAGAATGTGGAGACATATTCTTTGTGATCCTGCATAACAATCAAAACCTTATACCGCGCGGCTTTAGATGCACCACCAGTTTCTATGATCTTTACGTGCATAATGGATTCGCTGGGAATCCAGGTGGATTCGTTTATACGTATGTGCACGTATGTAGTTCAATTTTCGTATTTTCACACTTCGGAGCAAAAAAAAAAGATAAGCGCTACATTTTCGCATTCACGTATTGCATGCTTGTACGATTTTCTCCGCGAATTCGCGCGCGCCCGCCTTATCAGTGCCAAATTCTGTAATAACATAACTACTGATATCCTCAACATCAATCATCACCGTGTATTGGATGTCATCGCCGATGCCATCTTCATCTATCTCTACTCCACGAACACGCTCACTTCGTACCCAAACGCCTTTTTCCACCTCCACGAGCGGCATACTCTCGATGATGCATATTCCACGCACATATTTCAATTTTCTCAGTCATGCGTTCGCACGTATTGAGACAATAGACTCAACGGGAACGGAATAATTCAAGTGCGCGTACACGCGCCATCCGTGAAAAAATACCACAGATCAGTTTTTTACACGTGATAGCAGTGTGCACAGACGGGCGTGTACGTCTCGGAGCCACCGACAACAATTTCCGCGTTGCGTAGGGACTCGTCCGCAACATCCATGCGTGTATAGACCGCGGGACCGTGTGATCCGTGGCAGTCCGCGCAGATGGCGGTTAGACGCAGTTCCACATCCGCGATGCGTGCAACATCGTGCATCTGACCGAAATGCTCGCGTTTGTGGTTATAATCCAGTCCTGAGATCACGAGTGTCTGCACGCCCGGAAGCGCACGTACGCGTTGCGTAAAGTCTAAGAGATCCGGGAAGAACTGTCCCTCATCTACGAAGACATGCGCGACGTCCGCGAGCATGCCATCCGTTATCTCCGCAAGCGTGGACACGGACACCGCGGGATGCGTAAGGTCGTCATGACTCACGACGAGCGGTGTTTCATCACGCACCTCGGCGTCGTAACGCGTATCCCCGCGATACTTGATCATACATACGGCGGTGGCACGCTCGGCACGCTCGGCACGCTCGGCACGTGTAATGAGCTCCGTGGACTTACCTGCGAACATCGGACCGCAAATCACCGTAACCTTCGCGCGATTCATGTTTCTTATGATATGTCTATATGGTATTTCATTTCTAAAATAAAAACTGAATGGGTGCCTTTGTGTATAATCATGATCGGCAGCGTGCTCAAAATTAGATGCACCAAACGCTGCCACAACTACAAAGATCTGTGGAATTCAGGAGAAACCAAAACAATTTCAGGCACCGCGTTTCCGGTGAAATTCGAATGGTTGTCGCACCCGCAAGTTATTATTACAAATTCACATTTAGTAGACGAAAGTGTACTCATAGAGGTCACGTGCGATCACACAGCGTACACTGCAACGGTCATTGCCTTCGTGAATGAATTGGATATCGCAGTGCTGTCCGTTGAGGATCCGAAGTTCTGGTCGCAGGTGTCACTATTCGACGTATACGATATGTATGTACCAAGCGCGAACGACCGTATACAGGTGTTTGGGTATCCCGATGGAGGGTATGTGGCATCAATAACGGACGGGGTTGTCAGTAGACTTACAATTAAATCAGTTAATTACAGCGTACCACAGGTACTCATACAGGTTGACGCCGCCGTAAACCGAGGAAACTCCGGAGGACCCGTGGTACACATAGAATCCGGGAAGGTCATAGGCGTTACGTCCGGAAACGTCATCGCAGCACAAAATACATCGTATGTAATACCGTTCAGAGATATCAGTCGTGTTCTACACGATTACAGGCAATCCAAAACACGACTAAATTGTTACGACCTAGGAGCCGTAATCGAACCCTCGGATGCCGGAATTTTGCGCGTTACATGCACATACAACGCGTCACAGTCCGCATGGGCAATCGGAGACGTGCTTATCGCTGTAGACGGTAATCGCGACATCGTGTCCGATCATTTGAAGCTCATGCAGTACATGCGCAATACGCGTAAAAGTGGACCCATTATGGTAGACATCATGCGAAACGGCTCACCGGCGCGTATCGTGGCTCATCTCGATATGATACCTGACAAGTATCTGTCATATAGCTCGCAGCATATAGACAGGCGTTACTACCTATTTGCAGGTCTGGACTTTATGTGCGTTAATCTACGATACTTTCAACCGTTAGAAAAGCTGTATAAATTAGGAAACAGTCATAAAATAGCGTTGTATGAAAGATATAGAGATCTCTATCGAACAGACAAAGCCAAACAGTCAGTAATTCTTAAGCGTATCTTTCCCACAGAGCTTACGAAGCCATATCAGTACCAGAACCTCATTCTCCGAAAGATAAATAATCGATGTATCACGGGTATGCGGGACGTCTATGTGGAATGTGAAACACCACATGTAGACCGCGAAATGATAACATTTACATTGGAACACCCGGGAACCGGCGAACTCCTGAATATCGATATCAATCACAGAGAGGCGCTACGCTCGTGCGAGTCAATCGCCCAACTTTACATACAGAAACATTACCACAGTATGTAATAGAAAATTGATTGATGTTTTTTCCCATAGCGAAAATGAAACTAAACCCGATTTTCAAGACGTTAGCCCGCCCCATATACGACGCGAGCCCGAATACGCGGTATGACTACGAAAAACCCGACTTCGCGGCAAGCTCGGCAAGCGTACCAGGCGCGGCAAGCTCGGCAAGCTCGGCAAGCGTACCAGGCGCGGCGAGCGCGACAACGCTCTCAGACGAGGACTTCTGGAACGGTATTGAGCATCTGGGATGGCAGGACCGCAGTGACCACATTATGAATCCTGCAAGCGTGCGCGCGCAATTATGTTCACGTTTTAAACCTGAGGAAATGCAGAATTTTGTGGACCGCCTCTGGGAGTGCATGGAAGAGATCCGCGAAGTCCTCCTGAACAGCGGTCAGTCAGAAGAGCTCATCACAGACGCATTACTGTCACACATTGTGGGTAAGGGCATGATATTCTATACGTGTGTACTGGACGATCCGGACTTCGCCATGTACCTCACGGTGGGCGAGGGTGAAGACGTACAGGACCTCTGGTCCATCGCACGTGACTGCCCGTGAAAAAAATGCTTACATGCGCGTATGTTTTTTCAGGCGGTGTCCACTGCTGCGGCCTGCGCGGCACGCTCCTCCGCCTCGACCTCCTCGTACCACGTACCCTTCACACGGACCTGCGCGGCGAGCTGCTCCTCCTCCACGGTTGTCGTCACCTCCTCCACGCTTGGCATGGTCGTCACGGTCACAACCTGTGCAGGTTGTGCGGAAACCTCGTCGCTCCCGATGCTCTCAATGCTCGGACTGCGCTGCAGATCCATGTTCTCATCATGTCGGTCCAGCCGATCCAGCAGCGACTCCAGATTCTGTGCGCTCGCACGCATACATGTGGCAGGCGTGTTGCGCTCGCCACGCTCGCCACGCTCGCCACGCTCGCCACGCTCGCCACGCTCGCCATGCGCACCGCGTGTACGACGTTCCGAACCGCGTCCACGCCCACGCGTACCACGACCGCGTCCGCGTCCACGCTCCACATGCTCGCCACGCTCGCCACGCTCGCCACGCTCGCCACGCTCCACATGCTCCGTGTGCCCGGCGTGCCCTGCGTACGCAACGGCTTCGTATGCGATCTTGTCGGCGTTCCAGCGCATGGAAACGATATCCTCCAGACGAAACCATTCCAGAATCATTCGTGCATCCGTGACGAGTACATACCAAGGCGTGGTGCGAAGACAGTTTTGGAAATCCATTCGACTTCCCCGCATAAGCTCACGAACCGCATAGGCAACTTCAGCCTCATACCGATCTCGCGGCTGTGCGGCGTTACATTGTCTCTGGAAGTACGGAATAGCATCGCCGTCTGTGTTTCTGTTTGTTACCAATCGACATTTGCTAACGGATTCAAACAACCTCTTCAATCTGCCGCAGTACGTTTCGTCGTTCATGTTTCCGGGTGTTCCCTGATATTCCCCGTTACCATTTCAATTTTGATATAGAGATTTAATATGATAGAGCATAGCACATAAAAATGGCTGATGAATTTGATGACCTAAGTGATCTCAGTGATGAAGTTGCCGAGCTTTCAGAAGACAATATCGACCCAGACCTCGGAGACCTCTCCTGGAGCGATGAGGAATTGCCGATCGTGACACCCGTGCCAAGCTTGCCAAGCGCAGCGCCGGGCAAGCTTGCCAAGCTTGGCAAGCTTGGCACACGCGAGAAAAAACTCTTAGAGAAATATGAGGACCTGGAAGTCGATGATGCGGATGAGATTGAAGAGATGGTGGAGTTAATGAACGATCGCCGAGCATTCAGTGAGAGGCTCGAGAACGATCCAGAGTTTCGTGCCAAGTACATCGCCAGAGAGGAGGCGCGTCGAAAGCGTCTGGAGCGCGAAAATGAAGACGACGGTGCTGACGACATCATCCGACGACTACAAGGCGGGTACATGGATGATGACGATAATGAATATCGGGAAAGCATAGACACGGACGCCTTGCACGAGCTCGAGGACCTCGAAGACTTTGTACCGGCGCCCGCTGGTCCAGTGGCACCCGCAGTACCGGCAAGCATATACATCCAGCACGTGGACAAAATTGTCATTAACATGTCATTCAATTAGGACTGTATCACATGCAAAAGCAGACTTACATACGGAACATGTATTTTTTCGTTTATCAGACGCACAATACTGTATGTATCCGTGATGTCAGGATCCGCGTCACTGATGATCATTGTACCCTTACCACCGAGCAGGAAAGCTGCGCGACCCGCCTCCATGCTCGTGATGTCTCCGACGCTGGGATCATGTGGGAAGGGGTAAAAGGGAATGGACCAGAATTTCGTCATAAGTAACCAATTCGCCATACGTTTATCAAACTCATCATCATACGTCGCCTCAAGCGTCACACGTATGCGATCCGTAAACATTGTCACGTAATCCGGTGAGAAGTGTACATCGACCTCCGCGAGTATCTGCGCGCTCCAGCTGCGCGTAAAGATAATCGTGCCCGCACGCGCGCCAGGCGCGCCTGGCATGGCACGCTTGGCAAGCCAGTAGGAGTCCCAGACGTCCGCCGTCGTGCGCGCCTCCGCGACACGCACCCAGGGCTGTTCCAGCAGCCGGCGGTACGCTGCGAGGTCGTCCCCGCGCAGCAGTGATTTATATTGACGTTCCCATGGCAACTCGCGCATCTCGGGGCGGTGCAAGTGCTCCTCGCGCACACCTGGTTCCCTGGTCGCCATAAATGTCAGATAATCATCCTGCGATTCCATATTTGTTTTCAACATGTGGTTCAATGGATGTACCACATATCGTACAGATCGCCAGAGGCTCTCCGGTGCACCCGTCTCTACAACGATAGGCGTCGTGGGTAATGCGTTCATCTTCTGTATAGTCACATGCGCACGTGTCTTCAAAATAAACACAAAAAATGCACACGTACACACATACACGCGTATGTGTTTACATACTCTCACGTGTGGCGGCGATCACGGAGACCTTGATGGCGGGTCCACGTATGTATCGTCCTGTTTCCACGTCCATGAACTTAAACATCGTCTGGTAACGCTTTCCTGGCTCCGCAGTGTCTGGCATATGTACGGACAGCCTTATAGTCGCCTGTGCATCTGGAGCCAACCCGCCTAGGCTCTCGGACACATCCAATGTGCCGGCATCAAACGTCAGTGCCTGGCGAATTCGGCGGTTGTTCGGGAAAACGCTCACATGTTCCGGGAGCGGAGCGTTTCCCGCGTTCACAAGTGTCCACACCACCGCAATGTCCTCGCCGGGTGCAAACGCGGACTTCGTGGAGGGTGTAGGTTTACCGCCGCGCGCCATGCGCACAACGGGTGCACTTGGCGCACTTGGCACGCTCGGCACGCTCGGCACGGTCGCGTCCGCGACACGGAAGCGATAGCGCATGAGGGTATCCGACGCAAAGACGTTGGCGGGTATGGGACGTGCACGTCGATGTATATTCGTGAGAGTCTCATTCGGTGAGATGGTAATCCAGTCGTCCTGGCGGTCACGGTAGCGCAGATGTGTCAGTGGACGTGTCTCACCGAACAACGCGAGTATTTCACGTTTTAGGTCCTCGATGCCAAATGGTCCTTTCGCAGCCGTGACCCGGACCTCCAGGTAGCGCGTCTCGTCATCATTCTCACGCGTGACCTTGCACTCATAGAGGTGCTCATTCGTAGGCATCGTGTTGTTCATGGTGTTCATGTTGGGGTATACGGGATGTGGATTTCAATTTTTCACGTACAGACATGTATGCGTAAATATACATGACGCGTGCACACATTGTTCTCGGTTATGCGGGACAGAATACAGAGTTGCGCAAAGAACATATATTCGCGTCGCGCACGTGTCGCATGGCGACACTGCGTAATGCACCAAACGGATTGCAATTCGCCATTGATATGATGCAGGCGAATCTTGAGGACGTGCTACGCATATTGAAGTGGAATAAGACACATGGCGTCAAACTTTTCCGTATTGGGTCGGATTTTGCGCCACATATCACAAACCCAGAGTTTTTGCATCCGAGCGATCGCCCAGATTATCGCAAGCTTGTATATAGCCCCGCGCGATGTAAACGCATACTTGCGCGTATTGGCGCCTACGCGCGCAAACACGGAATGCGATTGACATTCCATCCGGACCCATTTATCGTACTTGGCACACCCAGCCCGGAGGTACTCGTGAAGAGTCGTCGCGAGTTGTATTTTCACGCACGTGTGCTGGACCTCATGGGTGCGGATTTAAACTCAGTCATCGTATTGCACGGGGGCGGGACGTACGGGGATAAACGCGCGGCGATTGGGCGCTGGATACGCGAGTTTGATAAGTTGCCCATCACGATAAAGCGCCGGCTCGTAATAGAAAACGACGAATACTCGTATAACGTTAGTGATATGCTTACGCTGTCACGCGGTGTGAAACCGTTCCCTCTAAACGCGCACGGCAGTCATTGGAAACAGGACCGTGTGTACAAGATACCCGTGATATTTGATACGTTCCATTACGAGTGTTATGACCGCGCGCTGCAGCGACGCTGGCGCCAGCAGAGTGACGAGAGTCGCACCTTCGAACCGGATCAGATGCAGGAACAGAAGTTCACGGAGTATCTATTACCACTCGTGTCGCGCTCGTGGGGCTCGCGTATCATGAAGATGCACATCTCAAACCAGAAACCCGACGGGCAACTCGGTGCGCATTCAGATTACATCACGCGCGTACCGAAGTACCTATTCACACTACCGGAGGATCTCGGACGCCCGCGTATCGATCTTATGGTGGAGGCAAAAATGAAAGAGCGTGCGGTCCTCCGCCTACGCAAACGATACCCGCATATATTCCATTGAAAAATTGAATACACGTACATGTATGTACGATCATGTCCTGCTGTGCACATTGCGACACGCCCATGTACTTTTTTCGTGAAAAAAGCGTACACGTATGCGCATGTCATGTACGGGACTCGAGGTACGTGACGATCTCTGCATGCCCACGTTCCCGTGCGGCTGCGATCGCACCGGCGCAATCCAACGGGCATCCCGCGACGATAGCGGTCTTCAGTGCGTCCGGATACCCGTTCTGCGCGAGCGTCGTGCAAAGCATCTTGTCGACTGGAAACTTTAGGGCGAGAAATTTGCTCAGGAAGTGCAGATTTCCACTTTCCGCCACGCCATTGAGCGCGTTCGCGTCCGGTTCGTATCCCGCACCTATGAGCTTGTTGATGAGCTCGCCGTGATTGCCGTGCACTGCACCATAGTATGCAGACCCATCGTGTTTGTATCCAAGGGCGCGAAATCGCTGCAACCAATCAAAGCGGTTGTGAAACGCGGCGGCGAAGATTGTATTATGTGATACGGCGCAATTTACGGACAGTAGATGATCCAATACGTCCTCGCGACTATCTTCGGGTCCGTTAAATGCAGCCGCAAACACCAACCCGCTCTTATCACATCCCTGCACCAATAGGTACTTCACCAGCTCCAAATTTCCACTACGCGCGGCGAGTTCAAGTTCGCATCCCTGTAGTTTCACGCCGCGCTCAATAAACCCGCGCACGGCGACAAGGTCGCCGTCGAGCGCTGCCGAATGTATATCCGGATAGGCTTCCATATTCCGTTTTCTATTGTGCATATTTCCGGGTACGGGATTCAGTTTTTCAAAAAAGAAAGGTAAAGACTACTTGCCGTAGCGCATGCGATACGCTTCACGCATGAGGGTATCCTGCTGCACGACATTCGTGACGGTCTGCCCGAGATGATAAATGAGGTCGTTGCGCGCGATAGTACACACACTATTGTCAAATAGCCATCGTTTAAGGCGACTATTATCATGACACTCCTGCATGTACTTCTCAAATAGTGAGATCGTTTTCAGAGTGTCTGTGGTGATTTGCGCCTTCTGCGCTTTCATAGCTTCCTCGGACATCTTTTGCAGTTTCGCATCACGTTCCCGCTGCCAGGCACGCCACTTCGCCTCACTGGGAAACTCCGGTTTTGATTCGCTCCCACCCATATCTGTGTGATGTACAAAAAAGGTATTCAATTTTTCTATTTGTATGGGTGATTTAGAATGGCGCGGAGAATCCACCCTTACGCGTAATCTTTCCCGCTGCCGTGAGCAGGAACGCAATACCCACGCCTCCAAAGAGCCAGGGGAACCACTTGACGTATTCAACATCTCCGGAATGCATAATCCACGCAATAATTAGGAAGAGTATTCCAACAATGACCAGTGCTGTATTCAAATCGAGCATGTTGCCCAATGCGCGAACGTATATCAATCGCGCGAAAAATACACAGGAAATTAATTATGTGATCTCGGGCACATTCGGATAACGGTCCGCATAGTCATAAACGCGTGGGTCCTGGCTCACACCCACGTACATCGTACGCCCACGGAAGCGCTCTCGCATGCCAGGCGCGCCGAGCACGGTAAGCGCGACGACAATGACCGCGAGGACAATGAGCACGGCGAGCACGGTGTTCGTGGGCATCTGTATATTCACATGTGAATTAAATAATTAGTTTATATGTAGGTATATAGATGTCCAACGACACACTGAAGAACTTTATTATGGACGGTAGCGATCGCACGGTCCAGGATCTTATCGGCAAGTTAAAGTTTATCTCACGTATTCGTGAGGGTGAAATCCTGGATACGAAGTCCTTTACACTGCAGGAATGGGACTGGACTGTCACTGCATATCGTACATTCCTTACGTTATTCACTTCGCGTAAACAGAGTCGAGATGTATCACTAAAGTTCTATCGTACAGTGTTCGCGGAGGCGTTCGCCCTTGTAATTAAATATCTAGAACGCGATCCACCGGACTTTCTATATGATACCGGTCTCGTGATACTTGACCATATCGAGTCCGCAATACCTGGACTTGAGAACCATGGGAAGACCTACGCAACTGACCCCATGCACCGAGCACAGGTGGACGCCTTTATCGAGTCCTCACAGACGAAGATCGCGGACATCCGCGCACGCCAAATGCACAATGACCTTGACGAGTTCAGCGACCTGTAACGCGCACGTGTAAAAAATTGAATTCCCTAAGCGAACATTAATGCACGATGGATGAACGTGTGAGCGCGTACATCCACGTACTGGAGGCGGAACTCGCGGACATGCGAACGGAAAATGAAACAATAAAGGATGTATATTACGCCCGTGTTATTGGTTCAAAGCCCCCTTATCTGGTTTATGGAAATAAACGCTTGCCAATCCAGAAACTAGAAATTTGCGCCTGGCGATCTGCGCGCGGTGTGCTGCCGGACGACGGCGTGCGTACGCTTCTGGATTGGCTAAACATCGATGAGGACTTTCCCGTGGTGCATTTGCGATTAGACTCCACACTAAGGGGACGTGCAATAGATATCCAACCAAGTAGGAACTCAGACCGTTTCAGCATAGGACATTTCGGGGGAGACGCATGGTATGCGTACCCCATAACGCGAGACAATGCTCAGCGCGTGGTTACCGATATCGTCGCGCGCTTCGATGATATACCCGTCGTGGTTCAAGAAGCGGATTTCGATGAGTGCTTTTTTACATACACCCAGTATATGTGAAAAATTGAATTCCATGAGCGAACATTGACGTATGATGGAAGCATATATCCACACACTGGAGGCTGAGATCGCCGGGTTTAAGGAGCTCACGCAGAAGCAGGCACAGCAACTCGCGGAGTATCAGCAGACATACGACGTGCGATTCGAGGACTGCGCCGCTCTTGGCGGCATGCCCGGTTATGCGCTCGTTTTACCATGCGGGTTCGTATATCGAATTGAGCGCGTGACTCTGTTCAAGAAATCGCGCAACCCGGTGTTCCTCCAAAACGCCAAGTTTAAGGAAGTCATGAAAGCCATGACCGCATGGCTTGGTCTGTCGTTCAGAAAATACGAAGAGATTGCCGTCGAACTCCGCGATCATAATGATCATATAATATTCTCGATCGTATGCACACCACTAGGACATACACACTTCAGATATATTACGCATACTAATATAGAGAATATGACCACGCGAAACGCTGAATACATTATCCGAAAACTCGTTGAGAACTTCGAAATTGCCGGCTTAAGCACATGACTCTTCGCTTTTTTCAAAACTGAAACGTGTGCAAGAGCATCATTACGTTATGTCGGATGTACGGGCGTGCCAGGCATACATCCACGTTCTGGAGGCGGAAGTCGCAGACGTCCGGGATGCGCTTGCGGACGTGCGGGCACGGCTCGCGGAGTACGAGCAGATGTACGATATCCAATTCAAAGATGCATACGGTCCCGGAGGTGAGCTCGTGGGTCACCTAATCGCAACGGGTCGCAATCAGTTGTTTCAGATTACGAGCGTAAATGTTTATGTGAGACCCGTTCACGATGCTCTGGTGCACAATGTGGAAATTCGTAATGCAAATAATACATTGGCGTCATGGATCGGTGCATCATCAACGGAGAATTGTCTACTGGTAGTCATCATGCACGGTCATAACGGGTGGGTGGAGATTATGTGCTCGATACATTTACCCGGACGGTTCATATGCACTACCGAACACGGACATACACAATTCATGTCCACGCAGAACACAGAGCGCGTCGTTCGAAAGATCGCCGAGAACTTCCCGATCACACTTACCGCATGATTCGCACTTTTTTGCGTACACGTCTGCACGTCCGTGCATGTGAAAAATTGAATACCGCTCCCGAACATCAACACACGATGTCGGACGTACAGGCGTGCCAGGCGTACGTACACGTATTGGAGGCGGAGGTCGCGAGAATGCGCATAGAGCTCGCAGATTACAAGCACACGTACGATGTGGAGGTCGTGGAACACAATGTAGGCGATGGACTCGCCTGGTATATGCGCTTACCGTCCTGGAGAAGAGACGAGATAAACCGATACATGCCTATCAAGGGTCCCACTCTCAAACGCGCAAGATTTGCGGTCGCCATGACAGATATCGAAAGGCAGAATATGCGCTTGCTGTGCTCATGGATCGGTTCGGATGTGAACGATGGTACTTATTTGGACATCAACCATAATTGGTATGGCACATTTCGCATGGTCGCCAGCACGTACAAATACGGTGCATTTGCCATACACGATGGGACATATCTCGAATTCTGGATGACAACAGAGAACGCCGAACGCGTCGTACGGGACATAGCCGCGCACTTTAATATTCGCGTCGAATAAGACAGACGTGCTTTTTTCAAAAACTGAATACCATACATATATATCACCACTACACAATGGACGTTCGTGACGCCTACATCCGGCTTCTGGAGGCGGAGCTCGCACATAAAGACGAAGTGATACGCGATATTGAAAGCGTATACGGTGCACGCGTGGAACCGAAACGCATGTATACGCTTTTTGATATGCCAGTTAGGATCCGATTCTTCGATAGATGGATCCCCATTGACTCCCCGGAGTTACTCTGGCGTCCGTATTCCAAAAACACGGATTATGGAGAGGTGTACGCGTATAATACGCGCCTAATATGTAATTTGGTAGACGTGGATCACAGGGACAACATGGAAGCGTACATAGATTTGAACATGAGAGACATGCATTTCATTGAGTGTAGTCGCACGGTGCGCGGAGGATTCGACGTTATGGAGAACGCGACCTGTGTTTACATGCTTATGCGAGAGAACGCGAAGGAGGTCATTCGTACGATCGCGGGATACCGCGAGTTTCGTGCTTAACACGCATTTTTTTTTCAAAACTGAATACCGCACGCATGTATGACCACACAATGGACATTCGTGATGCCTACATCCAGCTTCTGGAGGCGGAACTCACGCGCACCCGGAAGGCGCTTCAGTACCATCGCAATATACATGACGTGACGATTGTGAAATATGGGAAAACGCAGCATATGCTGCGGTATCTACGCTACAATATGTCAATATCGCATCCTCAGATATGTCGCAGTCCCGCTCGCGATGGAGATCCACGCATTCACAACTCGTTACTTATGCAAAAATGGTTGGGAGCTATTCCGGACGCCAGCGTCATCATTTACATATCTCTATGGAGTGAGGTACCTATTCCGCCACGCATCGTATCCGATGAATATAAACCGGATCTCTTCCACGTGTTCTACGATAGACACGTAAGGGCAACGATGACACGTCAGAATGCAAAACACATCATTCAAACAATCGCACGCCTATACGCGGACAATTTCCCGGTCGTGGACAGATACGACATATAACTTCACATACACGCGCGCTTTTTTCACACACATGTACATGTATGCGAAAATTGAATATAATACATAAGTAAACGCGCACAGCAAACAATGGAGCTCGCGGTCGTACACGTGCTCACGGAGCGCTGCGCGGACCTCGAGGCAAAACTGCAACAATACCGCGATGTCTACGAGATACGGTTCGTGTGCGACGATGACGGCAGCGAAGGCAGCGAAGGCAAATATTACCTCTGTCAGCATCGTGGTCGCGTACGCGTTGAGAAAACTAAGTTGCGCGTATGGGTGACGTCACATGATCCGTCCACGAGCAAGAAAAGGCTCATACGCATGCATAACACGTCCATTATGTGTGCGGAACTTGGTACGCTCGGCACGCATGTTAACTGTGAGTTGCGGTTCGATAACCCTAATAATCCTATGATAATCTTCCCAAGTGATGAAGACGAGGGCATATTCTACTTGCGTACCATTGGCAGTGTAGACCCTATTACGGAGGGCAATGCACGCAAGATCTTTCGGAGCATCGCAACACACTGCCCACCAAAGGTCATCATGTATGATTGATCACACGTAATTTTTTTCACGCACACGTGCATATGCGCACATGTAAAAAATTGATTGAACGTGCGCATACACAGCAAACAATGGAACTCGCGGTCATACACGTGATCACGGAGCGCTGCGCGGAACTCGAGGCACAACTGCAACAATACCGCGATATCTACGACGTGCGGTTCGTGCGTGACGATGACGGCACATATTACCTCTGTCAGCATCATCGTCGCGTACGCGTTAATGGTGCTAAGTTATGCGTATGGATGGAGTCGCATGATCCGCATCCGAGCGAGAAAATGCACATACGCATGCACAACTCGTCCATTATGCGCGCGGAGCTCGACAAGCTTGGCAAGCTCCACACGCACATCGTGTGCGAATTACGGTTTGGTGATCCTGAGACGCCTGCAATGATATTTACGAGCGATATAGACGAGGGCATATTCTATCTACATGCTACTTCCAGCGTACCTATCATGAAAGACAATGCACGCGAGATATTTCGGAGTATTGCGACATACTGCCCACCGAAGGTTATCGTGTACGATTATTACGTATAATTTTTTCGCGCGTGAGTATATATGTATCGGGAAAATGAGCCTCTCGTTACCATCTCTCATTGAGGGCGCGTTTTCGCTCACGGCAGCGCTCGCATGGAACGAGGCGGCAAAGTCCATTGTGAACCGCGTCGTACCCATAAAGGACGGTGAACAGGATCCAAACAAAAAGATGAAGGCAAGCATTATTTATGCCATACTCGTGACACTATTCGTAGTGGTGATGTTTGTCATCTATAACACCACGCGCAAAGCCGCGGGCGTCGTCGCTGACGGCGTGAAGCAGGCGATCGCGAACAGAGGAGGCACGGGCACCGTGGAAGGCTTCCGCCTGAGCAACTATATTAAACTCTGACGTGCAATACACCATGATCGCTGCCATGACAGACGCGAACATCATTATGGTCACGTTCGATCCGAAAACGTACGAACCCAGTGGTATAGCGAGTTGGAACCGTGGGTTTGATTACCATCGCATGTACTGTCACACGACTGATGCAGATTGCGAGGAGTTTGTACACACACTTACGCAGCGATGTCATGATATATATGCGAGTATATGCGATTTACTGGTGAACCCTTTCGTTCTCACGAACATTATCGAAGAGTGCATAAGTATAGAGAAACTAAATAGGCATCGGCACCCGATTTGTAAGAGGCATACCACTACGCCCTGTATTCGTATAGATGTCTCGCAGCTAATACATTGCATGTACATTGATACGCACGGCGCATTGCATGTCGACACACGCGAAGCTGCGGACGTCTTTACCAACGAATTAAAGCAGGCAGGCGCGAAGCGCCCCAACCAGTGGTAACTATATTAAACTCTGACACGTGATACGTCATGATTATTGGAATGACGAATGCGAACATCATTATGAGTGACTCGTGGGTGGATAGGTACCAGCCCACTGGTACGGCAAACTATCACTATGCACGTGATGTCTTTCTCACGTTGTGCCTCGTGAAGGGCACAGAACGCGAGGACTTTGTTCACGCACTCGCGCGGCGGTGCTATGAGATATACGCGGGTATGTGCGATTTACTTGCGAACCCTTTCGTACTCATGGACATTATTGAAGAGGGCATTCACGTAGAGGGTCTGAACACGTATCAACACCCGTCCTGCATATTCAAATCATGTATATACATTGACATAGCACAAATTATGCAGTGCATGCATATTGACGCGCACGGTGCACTGCACATCGACAAGCAACACCTGCGAAAAATTGATTCGCTTTCGAGTGTATAGATGTCCGATTACGAATCACTGCGCGCATATACATCGATCCTGGAGGATGAGATCACAAGACTGATGCATGCACATTGGACGCGCTTCGAAATCCGAGATAATGAATTATACATCGTAGAACCTGTAACAGGGACATCACGTAGATGCGCGTGCAGTGCATGTATACTCACTGAAAGAGGGTGGAGTACTTACGATACATGCAGCGACCTTAATGCGAGGACAGACCTGGAGAACGCGTTTCTCTCAGATTAGATGGTGTGGAAATAAAAGTTAGCTACCCAGGTTGTTTCTACGTGACTATAGGCAATATCAATTACCCTATATCCAAAGAGAATGTCACAAAGCTCATCACGGACATCTACAACTACCATAAAGGACTCGGGTCCCCCATTCCTAGACGGTGACCACATTTTTTTCCGTCCGTCCGTACGTGCGTCCGTACGTACGCGCGTCCGGTAATTTGAAAATTGATCCGTGTACGCACATATACGCGTGCACACAGTCAAACGGAAAATGGACATACACGCGGAACTTACACCGGAGGAGATTGAAGCCATCGAGGCGCAATTCGCAGCGCTTGACGTGCCGAGCGTGCCAAGCGTGCCAAGCGTGCCAGGCGTGCCAAGCGTGCCGAGCGTGCCAAGCGTGCCCGTAGTACACACGAACACCTGGGATGACTGGGACGCGTCGGAGGCGGATGCAAAGGAACTCGCGGAGCAGTTCGAACGCTCGGGGCTTATGGAGCAGATTCTCACAACAGAGATCAATGACAGCGTACTCAGAATGATACATCCGTATCAAGTTGAGCACGTGCAGAATCTTGTTTACGCGCTACGAACGCATGGAAAAGCTGTGGATCTCAGTGATACGGGCACGGGTAAGACCTACGCTGCGGCGGCGGTGTGCGCGCAACTCGGATTGCGACCACTTATTATCACACCGAAAGCCACGATCCCCCAATGGTATGACGTGTGTGATCAGTTCGACATCATGCCGCTCGGCGTCGTCAATTACGAGACTGCAAAAAATAGTAAGTACTATGAGGATGTATACGCATTCTATGAGGATACGCGTGCGACATGTCCATACATCGAAGTTATACGTGAACCTGTACCGGGTGTATTCACACCTGCTGGTCATCAGAAATATCGCATCTCCGAAATTAAGTGGACCCTACCACCGGGTACACTTGTTATCTTTGACGAGGCTCAGCGCGCGAAGAATGGTATCTCGTCCGGTGGTCCGATCAGCACGGGTGCGACCGCTACGAGTCAGCTCGTTGTCTCTGCACAACCGTACATAAAGAAGTCTGCGGGTACCTTCGTCATGTTTCTATCCGCCACAATTACGGATAAAGTAGAGTGCTTCGATGCCATATGCTTCCACATGGGGTTCTTCGCTCCGTACAGTAAGCGCGCATATGACAGCTTCACAAATGCACTCGGCGACGAACCCATGCAACGCCTGCATGATAAGCTTATTCCGAAATACGGATCGCGTATGAATATCGAGAAGATTAAAGAGTATTCCGGGGACACGCACTTCCGCAAAAATGACGTTCTTGCGAAGGCATATGCTATGGACCCGGAAGTCGCAGGTGAGATCGAGGCTCAACATGTTATTATCCAGAGGGCGATGGACGCCGTACGCGGCAAGGAAAGTATGACAGACAACCCGCTCGTGGTCATGCTCCGCGCGAGACAGAAAATAGAACTCCTAAAGCTTCCGACATTTGTGGAGCTCACGGAGAAGTATATACGCGCAGGCAAACATATTGTGTGGTTCCTTAACTTCAATGAGACAAAGAAATTACTCACGAAGAAGATACTCAGTCTACGCACGGATCCGAATGATCCCGAGAGCCCGCGACTTCTGCGCATGACTGACATCGACTTTATCGACGGTATGAATACGCCCAGTGAACGCGAGGAGATACGCAATGCCTTTCAGCGAGATGAGTTGAAGGTGCTTATCTGCCAAATACGCGCGGGCGGTGTAGGTATCTCACTACACGACCTCATTGGTGACCATGCACGAGTGTCACTTATCAGTCCCACGTGGTCCGCAATTGAGCTACACCAGGCACTCGGACGCATTTACCGCTCGAGCGCGAAGACGGACGCCAAACAGCGCATCATCTACTGCAAGCCCGCCGCGCCCGCGGTGCCCGCCGCGCCCACAGCGCCCGCCGCGCCCGCCGCGCTCCACGGCATACAGAACCTCATGGGTGCCGAGGCAAGCGCACACATGGAGAAGAACGACGAGCGTGCGTACACGATCGAGGAGGACATCTGCAAGAACGTGAACGGAAAACTCCGTAACATCCTCCTCCTGAACGAGGGTGACCTCACAGGCTACCGCGACCTCGTATAATATTGCAATTTGCGTAATTTATACAACCCACGAATATTTTTTTCGTGTGAGAAATATACACATGCGAGTATATCCATGCTCTCAGGTTGTAAACTATTTTCGTGGCTCACCGCCATTGTCATTGTACTAACGCTTATCGGCATCGTGATGTTCTTCATCAACATGCCCGACGGTACCTCCGGCGGGGCGGTTGCCGGATTCGTAATCGGTATGGGAATCAATATTGCCATCATGGTGTACCTGTTTAAGATGTACGGGGACTGTGCAGGTCGCCAGGACATCATAGCGACTGAGCTCGGACCGCAATACCGTACACCGAAGGCGTTCCGGGAGCGGCTCCAGGCGCTCAAGGGAAGTTCGGCAAGCTCGGCAAGCTCGGCAAGCTCGGCAAGCTCGGCAAGCTCGGCAAGCGAGGTGCGCGAGTGAAACGAGGCACGCGAATGAAACGAGGTGAGTGTAAATTGTTATGGGATATTTTTTTGCGCGTGTACTATAATCATGCACGAAGAATTATTGGTACTTGCGGCGGTCATCGTCATCGTTATTATTATTGTATCACGACGTGCGCGCGCGGGCGCGGAGTACTTCTCAGAGGTCACACCCGCGCTCCCGAACGCGTCGTTTGTACGCCTGTATGAGGGTTTTAACTACACGCACGAGGTCTTCAACAAGAACGCAGACAGCGCGAAGGACCAGTCGTTATATTATCGCATACTCATGCCCATATACCTAAAGTCCATTGATATTAATGTCACACCCGGCGACCGTGACGCAAAGGGTAATCCGCGCGGTGTGAGTATCTATTCTGTTTACCCCGGAGATGTCGTCGCCTCAAGTGTTGCAACGGGTATCTACATGGATGCGTATGACGATCCTGCATTCGCCTTCCGCGCGAACTCACCGAAGTATCAGCATGTCGTGAGCGTAAAGCCCGGTGAACACCTACGCATGGAGCTAGAGGACACTGTCAAGCGCATCTTCATGGTCATAAACGTGTAACTACACGTTTATATATATGAAAAAAGTCAGGACATGCACGGGCATGCGTCAGAGCGGCACCTCGCGGAAGTCTGTGGGCGCATACGCGAGTGGCTTGGCAGTGACTATGCTGAAGTCATTCACACGTATGACGTGATCATCCTTTTTTCCCTCGCGAATACCGATGTTGTAGTTCGCATAGGGCGTCCGCACAGCGTCAAGCGCAATCTGGTAAAACTCCCTTGGACCATAGAAATACTGTATGGCAAAAGCTATCGTGTTACCGAGTAGCTCAGGTCCATCTTCACATCGCCAGGATTCTGGCAACGGCACGTGCACGTCACGTATCGCGTCCACGTCTTCACCATACACATTGTACCAGATCATGAATGATGCCCGCGTCTTTCTCAAATTTTGCATATCACGAATGATCTCTGCGTAGGGCGTGTCCACATAGAAACCGCGTCCCGTACCCGTGTCCGTGTCCGTCACAACGATAGAATCGTCGAACACATTGCGGGAAAATTGTATTTCATAACTCTCTGGGAACGCCTGACCGAATATGCGTACAAGCTCGCCGTCGTCCGGGTTCAGGACTAGCGTCGCATCCTCGCCAAACTCCGCGTAATGCGCAATGGCATTCTCGAAACAGCACGTCACGCTGCGCGGAATCGTGAGGTACCCGGATCCACTGAGATCCGAATTACGTATAAGCGTGAAGTTCGGTCCGACGATCCATGCCTGTGTATAGCCATAACTACCACATTTTATGACGTCTCCTACGCGTAACTCAATAGTATTGATGTCTGCGCTTTCGTGCAGTGCGTGCATACGCGCGCGTCGCTGCATGTCCATATGTTTGTATACCCACCCGTACGTGTATTCAGTTTTCACAATTGCGAGCGTTCACGGGTAAGCTCATCCGCGTGCGTGCGATCCCGTGTGTGTGGCAGGTGGTGCGGTGGGCTGTAGATTGTATAAAGCTTCAGCGGGTCGCGATCGCTCGTATTCACAACATTGTGCCGGATACCGCGCGGTACGACCGCCGCGGAACCGTCTCGCAGTGCGTAAACGTGGGTACCGGCAATGAGCTCTCCCGTACCGGACTCCACACGGAAGAACTGGTCATTATCCGGATGGACCTCCGCGCCGAGTTCCGCACCCACGGGCACAGACATAAGTGCGATCTGCATACCTTCAGAGGTGTATATCACGTCACGCCAGTTTTCGTTCTCACGCGTGAGAGTTTCGATATCCGCATGCCACGGAACCACACGGTGAGCGTGACGCGTCGGGTGCGCGACCGAAAGGGCGACGATGAGCACAAGTATGAGTATGAGTATAATCAATAGTGCGCGCATGTATATTCGCGCGCATATTTTTTTCCCATATGCATATACATGAGCTCCACACGGAAAACCACACGAAAAACCGCGAAGGCAGCGAAGGCAGCGAATACATCACGGAAAGCCGCGAAGGTCGCGAATACATCACGGAAAGCCGCGAAGGCAGCGAAGGCAGGTCACTACATCGTGCACGGCGGTGGGCGCGTGACGCACGGCGGGCGCGCAACGGACGTGCAGAGTGTGACCTTTGATAAGCAGTACTGGGATGCGAGACGCGCAAAGTCTTGGCTACGTGAGCGCGGATTCAAGTCTCCGAAAGTCGATGAGACCGCAAACCAATTACGCTTCCGTCAGCGCGCACCTGGGCAGTACAACCGCTACGCCACAAAGAAGATCTCACCGACAATCAACCTCGTGCTCGGCATCCGCCCCGGCGCCCCAACGCGCGCACCAAAGAAGTAAAGGTATACGCTTATGTTGATCATTATTTTTTCTAAACTTAAACCATATACACAGTATACACATCGTCAGAAAGGATGCTAGATATGCGTAAAATACTTATATTTTCAACAATTATTATGGCGGCTCTCGCCTCGACCACTACACCGTTGACATCCAATCCAACGACATCTTTCTCCACTCAGGAGTCCGCCTCAACAACTACACCGTTGACATCCAATCCAACGACATCTTTCTCCACACAGGAGTCAGCCTCGACAACTACACCGTTGACATCCAATCCAACGACATCTTTCTCCACTCAGGAGTCCGTCTCGACAACTACACCGTTGACATCCAATCCAACGACATCTTTCTCCACTCAGGAGTCCGCCTCAACAACTACGCCGCTGACATCCAATCCAACGACATCTTTCTCCACTCAGGAGTCCGCCTCGACAACTACACCGTTGACATCCAATCCAACGACATCTTTCTCCACTCAGGAGTCCGTCTCGACAACTACACCGTTGACATCCAATCCAACGACATCTTTCTCCACCCAGGAGTCCGCCTCAACAACTACGCCGCTGACATCTTTCTCCACTCAGGAGTCCGCCTCAACAACTACGCCGCTGACATCTTTCTCCACTCAGGAGTCCGTCTCAACAACTACGCCGCTGACATCTTTCTCCACTCAGGAGTCCGCCTCGACAACTACGCCGCTGACATCTTTCTCCACTCAGGA